CGGAAGACGAGGGGCTCGTGGAGTGCAAGCTGTGCGGACAGCGGCACCGTCGCGATTTCTGCCCGACCTTGAGCATCGAACTGCACGTCGTCGGGCCGAAGGGAGAGGTTACGGAGTGATGAGGAAACGAGGAGACGATGCCGGGGCGCTGTGGAAGGCAACGCTGCGATGTGCCGACTGCGGCGAGATTCTGAACACCGCAGAGCACGTCCCCGAACATGAGAAGTCGAAGGTGAGCATGGCGTCGCCGCTTGTCGCCGGTCGATGCCCTAAAGGCTGCCGTTCGACCTGTTCCGACATGAACATGAACACGACCATCGAGTGGGAGCAGGAGGTTGCGCCATGAGTAAGAAACGAAGGTATTGGACCGACAAGGAGATACGCACCATCGTACGGATGTTTCGGCGCGGCAAGACAGACTCCGAAATTGCTCTCAAGCTGGAGCGGACGGAGCGGAGCGTTTCTCTGAAGCGGTATGCACTGGGGCTACGTCACGAGGCGTGTCCAACTGTCAACAGGAAACCAACCCTCGCTACGGCCGGAAGGCGTGCGGGGACGGCCGGACGGCCAGAAAGACAACCTATGTCAACATGGACACCAACCAAGTTGTACTATGCCCTCGCGCGTTCTGAGGAGTTTGTATACGTCGACAAAGGGGCGCGGGGCAAGAGCAAGGGAACAAAGAAAAGAGGGCTGCGGCCCTGGGCCACTTTCAAAAAGGATCTGGTTCCCGAAGCCAAGGCGATCCTTGAAGAGTTTTTCGCGAGTCCTCATGTTTCATGGTCTCCCGTAGGGCAGCGCAAGGGTAACTCTGGCGTGATAGGGGTTTCGACGGATCCCATGCGGGCTTTTGTGGAACGGATCGTGAATTCGATCGATGCGTTGCTCATGCGGGCCAAGGAGGAGGGCGGTTATGCGGAGGAACAGAATGTTAGGGATGCCGTGAAAAAGTGGCTCGGCGTTCCTCATGAAGCCCTTATTGACATGTCTGATCATGACATCCGTGAACGGCTGGCCAAACTGATTACGGTGAGGTTTTGGCGTCCTGACTCCGGGGCACGCGTGAGTCAGTTTATGTTGGACATCCGCGACATGGGCATTGGGCTAGCCCCCGCGGAGGTTCCCCACACGATTGTAGGACTCAACGACAGTTTGAAGATCGGGATGCCGTATGTGGTGGGGCAATTTGGTCAAGGCGCGGCGGCAACGTTTCGGTTTGGGGAATACGCGATCATCGTGACGCGCAAGTTTGGGACAAGTCGTGTGTCGCTGACTGTGGTCAAGGAGGAGTTTGAACCGGGGTACAAAGCACCCATTTACTACTACATGCTCTGGGATGAGGAGATTGCCGTGTTGGATATTCCCGAGGAGGAGTTTCCAGCCGGAACCCTTGTGAGGCACATCGGGTACGCGGCTGAGGAGTACAGGGCCAAGGCTCGACATCGAAGCCTATACGGCGCCTTCAACTACTATCTGTTTGATAGCCCGTGGCCATGTTTTCTGGAGAATTACGGACTGCCCTCTTGTCGAGCGGCTACTAGCTCGGTTGAGTGGGGAGCCCATCGGACCATCAAAGGCAGCCGCAATGCTCTTGTCCGTGCTCGGGACCAGAAGACCTTTCGCGGCCGTGCGGAAGACCGAACGACAATTGCCGCTTACGATCGAACGACTGAGTGGCTAGGAACAGTCAAGATCCGCGGCTGCAAGTATGAAGTTGGGTCGTTTACGGCAGAATACTTCGTTATCGATCGCCCAGCGCAGGAGGGTAAAAAGAAGAAGTCGGAAAAAAAGTCGGAGGAGTTTGTCAAGAAGAACCATCCTGTGGTGTTCACCGTCAACGGGGTTGCGCACGGTTCGTGGACACGCTCATTCATCGCCACCGATCTTAACCTGCCGAGTCTTGAACAGAAGATTATCGTTCATGTGAATTGCGACGGCTTGACAATGGTGGGCAAAAATCTCGTAGTTTCCTCGACGCGAGAGGCGCTTTGCGACAATTCCGTGACAGAGGAGATTAGGCGTCGTTTGCTGACTTGGTTAGGCCAAGATGATGACTTACGTCGTCTGAACCGCGAGTTTTTGGCGCGGTCAATCAAAGGGCGTGCCTCACGGATGAGCCGAGCAATGCAGAACCTAGCCAAGAGCTACCTTGAGAAGCTCGGGATTGGGGATACTATCCTGAAGCGAGGTACAACTTTCAGGCCGCCAAAGCCCGAGATAGAGATCGTGGATCCTCCGACAAGCATTCGGTGGTCTCTGGGCGCCAATGAGCTTGAATTCGTCCCTGGGCGGCAGCGATTGCTTCAGTTTGAGACGAATGCTCCGGGGCGCTACTGGGATCCTGACAACATGGATGTGTCTTCGATCGTGATTAAGAGTGAGGGGGTCGAGATGGGAGGGGGTACCATGCTCAAAAACGGCCGGGCAAGAGTGCGATTCGTATGCCCAGAAGAGGCCGTCGTAGGTTCGACAGGAGAGATTCGGGTCATCTTGAAGGTAGGCGACAAGCGTATAGAAGATCGTGTGCCTGTGATCGTCGTTGCTACCAAGGTCAAAGGCGAGCCCCCTGAGGGAGAAGACACGAGGAAGTTGGGAAGGAGAATTCCCGAGCCCACTTATGTGAAGGTTTCGAGCCTGCGTGATGAGGTCTGGAAAACAGCCGGATTCCCCGAGGACCCGATACGAGGAGCGTTCTCCTGGCTCGTGCAGGAGAACAAGTTTATCGTGTACTGGTCAGCGCTGCTCCCAGAATTTCAAGAGGAGTGGAAGGAGTACGAGGCGGCGGACCCGAACGTGGCAGAGTCCTTCGAGAACTTCTATAAGCTGGCTCTGTTTCTTTACTGCGCGGTTGATGCTTCTAGTAACTACGGCGGCCTGCCTACGGTGACTAATGGGCCGCTTGCGCTGGAGGATTCGTCTGTACAAGAGAAAATCATCAATACGCGGCGGGCTATAGCTCACAAATGTGTGCTCCAGGCCAAGACCTGGATGGAGTCTGAGTTGTCAGACAAACAAGTGTTGTCCAGCGCGGTCGCCGCCGCCTAACCCCTGGTGCGTGTTTCAGGCCGTTTGGGGTATACTGGCCCCTGAGCGGTGATCCATCGCTTGATCTCCAAAGGTCAGCCCACACCTGGCCTGGGACGGAGACAAAGGGGCTTCCACACCTCGGGTCGCGTTCCTCGATTCTCTGATCGGTTTCGGGGTTCGGAGTGTGGGTCTGAGCCCGGAGCCGGGGGGAGAGTTAAGAACGTGACCGAGAAGAAGAAGTTGAAGCAGCGCATTCGTGCGCGCATGGCCAAGACGGGTGAATCGTACATGACGGCGATGGCCCAGATTGGAAGAGAGGCTGCCCACGCGCAGAAGCTCTTTGATCTGGAGGAGTACTACGAGTTGATGAGCCGGTCGCCCGTGCCCGAGGATGATCCGGTGGTGCGTCGGGCTGAGGAGGAGCTACGCAAGCGTGGTTGGGTTCAAGCAGGGATGGACGGGTTTGTCGAGTTTGGGTTCGGGGAGGAGGAAGTTGAAACCGCGATCCAGGGCAAGTGGAAGCGCCCGCAGGACGACAAGTGGCTACATCGTGAAGAGGCTGTGTGGGAGGAGATCGAAGAGGCCGCGCGGAAGCGAGAGGGACGGAAGAAGTATGCCGCTGGGGATTACGTCGAGGCGACGGCGCTCTACCGGACTATCGTTACGAAGGGTGTGAGAGTAGAAAAGCGAGGCGAGTCGTGGTTCCCCATCGAGCCCGATGAGGGCATATTCAAGCAGGCTGAGAAGGTGTACTTGCCGGACAAGACCGTGATCAAGGATGCCCAGGAGGAGCACCCAGACACACGAACATTGCGTACTGTGTGCCGAATCGCGGACTTGAGCATGGATGCTGCTCGACACCTTGCGGACAAGCCTCCGAAGCTGTCGAAGGAACAGCTAGCGTGGGCAAAGAAGGTCGCTGAGAGCATCGAGAAGGAGCCTCAGGATGGAGAGATGGCGTCGGTTACGTTTGGTCCTCATCTGCCGAACGGGGAGATGCTGAGCGAAGGGATGCTCGCTGCTTTGGCCGAGAAGATAGGCGGTACCGTAGAGGACGGCCGGGTGGTGGCGACACTTCCTGTCGAACATCCCCGCGCACAGGAAGCCCTGATGAAAGGTGGGATCTCCGTGTCGGCGGAGAGCATCAGGTCGAAGGGTAAGACGATCCCATTTCCGCCGATTCCTGGGCCTGGGATTCATCCAGCTTACGCCCAAGGGGGCGTCGAGAGGGAGCCTCAGGAGGTTCGCCGAGGCGATGTGCTCATGTATGAGGAAACCGGAGAGGAGCCGTTGTGGGTTGTTGGGGAGACGCGTGGAGGTATTTTGGTAGTGCCTGCCGGGACCCCGACGACGCTGTGGCCTACCAAGCAGACGGAGCTTTCTCTGTATGGGATTCAGAGTGCTCTCAAAGGGGGGCGGATCACGGTCGAGAAGATGCCGGCGGAGCTACGGGACAAAGACCTTTCGGATCTTCAGCCGATAGTGTTTCGAGATGCGGTGAACGGGCTTCTCGACAATCTTCATCGTGGCGACTGGGAAGTGGCGAAGGGCTATTGGGAAGAGACTTGTATGCTGGCGGGACGGCATCAGATGGAGCCGCATCCGTGGCTCAAGAAGCTGTTTGAGACGGAGGAAGGGGTGGTGATCAAGGGTTCTGGTCTGCCGTGGGATAGTCCTGAGATGGAGAGCCCGTCTGTAATTGTTACGGGCGGGGTTGCGGTCCAGAAAGCCTCCGAGATCGAGGACGATACGCGGTCAAATCGGGAAGCGCGAGCGAATCTTCAAGCGGCTCTACAGATTCTTGATCATGGCGGAGAGGAGCCCCGCGCGCTTTGGCGTCTGTATGACGCGGTTGTTCATCTGGCTGAGGGGCTTGGCGAGGCGGAGGTTACAAGCGGTCTCGGGGCGGCTCGTGGCTGGAGGATGGTGAGGGCTGATCCTTTCCCGCCGATTCCGGGGCCGGGGGTTCACACTGTTCCCGAGCCTGATGTGACTTGGATCTACTCCCCGGACAAGAGGGGGGAAGCGGAGCATCTCGGTCCTGGCTACTACCATGCCTATCGTCGGACTGACCGGGACAGCTTCCGATCTGTTTTCTCGGATGTGGTCGACAACGGCACTGTGGTATCTGTTTGCGGCGATTACGGCACCGCGACGATGGAGACGAAGACCCCAGGAGCGCCGAAGTGCCCCAAGTGCTTGGCTTGTCTTGAAGAGATGGGACACGATTCCGGTTAGATGGGGTAATTGTTACTGATGCACGACATGCGGACGGACGGCGACTGCTTTCGCTGCTGCGTAGCCACGGTGCTTGGTCTGGAGTACGCGGACGTGCCCGCGTTCAACGAGCCAGATGAAGATCAGTGGGTAGGCAATCTCTCAGCGTGGTGTCGAGAGCGCGGGATTTCGATGGTGATGGTGTTGCCTCACGAGGGTACTGTATGGTCACACTTCCTCAGCCACGGCTTGTGGATTGCAGGAGGACCGGGGCCGCGAGGAATTCACCACGCCGTCGTGTACGATGGGCCGAACCTACTTCACGATCCGCACGAGTCACGAGAAGGGCTGCTCAAGATCACGGATGCCTTGGTCTTGTTCCGCCGGGACGGCAAGCTGTGATGGACCACCGAATGAAGCAACTTTTGAGAGAGCGAGGAGTGGCAATTGCCGAGGATGCTGAGGACGCTCGGATTGTGTATGGCGTGGGCTGCACTTGGTGGGGCAGCATCTATGAGGTTGCGAAGCGTGAGCGCAGCGGGTTGCCTTGCTGTCCAGAGTGCGGTGGGATGTTGATGGAAGTGGAAAGTCAAGAAGTGTGGGACGAGAACGTTCAGTCCTACGCGGATTCGGTTGGTGATTCGGGCTATCCAGCGTACATTGCTTGGCTTCGTGGCAGGTGTATCCAGGGTCACTACGAGTTGGGAATCGACTCGACCAAAGTGGACTGGGAGGCCGTTCACGATCTCCGTTACAGGGCTCCGAGGCATGTCACGTTTCCCAAGAGTGTGACGGAGCGGTGGACTGAGGGCGAGTGGGTCTATGTCGATCGAGATGGGACGCTTCGATTCGATGAGGCGCACGTCACGGCACTTGGGTATGTGAATGCTGACACGGCCGCTATCTACCGAAGGGCTGTCGGGCATAACTCGGAGCTTTACTGGCAGCGTCGCTGGGCACACGGCGTTGCTTACTCGTGCTGAGCAGAAGTCGCTTCGATAGGAGGGTCCATGCCGACATACTGGGAAGCCTTCGCTGCCGAAGCCTACAAGAAGGGGGTTCGGCTCGCTGATTACGACATTATCGATGTGCTCGAAATGTTCTGGAATTGGCTGGCTCACAACGGGCACATTCGGGATGTCGCGGCGGGCTTTAGGCCGAATCCGCTCGACCGGGTGACGGAGGCTGCCGATGGGCGACCCGAGTAACCGCATGTTTCCCTGGCACGTGGTCAAGACCGTGAGTTGGCTTGGGCTTTGCGTGTTGGCTGCCATGGCTCTGCGCATCTACGACAGAACGCAGAGAGCGCGCACCATCTACGAGTGCATGGCGACGCTTCAAGGCTCACCACTCGGCAAGCGGTACGCTTGGTGCGACATGCTGGAGAAGGAGGGCGTGCCTCCGCTCGTGCCGGAGAAGACGCAAGAGAAGCCGAAGGGGGAGACCAAGAAGCAGGTTGATCTGAGCGACAACAAGAGGTTGGTCTCTGACGTGAACCTTCCTGCTCCGCCTCCGAGGGGGGTAGAGCCGGGGTCGGCTGATGATCCGTGCATGCAGACGTGTGTGGGTTTGGAGAAACAGGAACGGGGGCGCTGTCTGCTGAAATGCCACGATTGGCGTCGTCTCTGTTTGAACGACAAGGAATTGGTCGCCTACGAGGAGGCTCTTGAGGACTGTCTGGCGAGGAGCGACGATCCGCTTCTCTTTCATGACGATTGTGAGCACATGGCTGCTTTGGAGGCTTGCTGGTGAAGAAGTTTCCCATCAAGACTGATCACCCGGATGACCAAACTCTTGCGCCCCAGGGGGAGCCTTACGGGCTGCGCTATAGACCGTCTGATGCGCTGGCGCGTGGCGGCGCGGCTGAGCCTGGGGTAGCTACGATCACGCGCATCGTGGAGCTTCTGATCGAGGCGACGGCGGATGGGAAGATCAGTTGGTTCCGCGACGCCGAGTACTTCGCGGTGACGTATTTCCCCATGTTGGCGGTGACATTTCGTCTTCAGGTTTCGGGGCCTCTTCAGTCATCGTTTGGCGGGGGCTACGCAGCGACAGAAAAGACCAGCTTCGATCCGAGCAGGGCGATGCACTTGAGCATTGCGTTCATCGACAACAAGGAGTTTCGGTGCCTCGCGAGCCAGTATTCGAGGATTCACGATCTCTCCAAGCTCGTCTGGAGTACGTTTGAGGACGCTTTCCAGCGAGATCGGAACGAGCGTCTGGAGTGGCTGGAGAAGGCGCTTCGCGTGTTTCTACCTCATGTTGTTTCGTCCAACGTAGACCCGGAGGACGAGCCATGAGTTGTGAGAAGCATCGAGGCCGCACGGTTGCCCGCTGTCTGTGGTGTAGGCTGGAAGAGGCGCAGGAGCGCCTTACGGCAGTGGAAACTGCGTTGACGTTTGCTGGCGACTGCACTACAACGTGGCCGGGGGATTGGGGATCGCATCCGTCTATTGCTGCCATCTATGCTGTGATTTCTGGCTGGGGTGAAGCGTGGCCGTCGGTGCTCAGGGACATGAGGGGCTTGAACGAAAGAGGAAAGGGTGGCTGGAGCAGCGAGTTTGCAGAGCGTCTGAGGCGTCATTGTCAAGCCGTGGAGCATACGAGAAGGCATCGCGGGGCACCGGATGAGCGTCCTGAGAATCCGGCACTGGATGCGTTGCTTCAGGATCTCAGAGAAGAATTGGAGAAGATGACTCAAGAGATCTTGGAGAAGACCAGATCTCGGCTGTACACAGGATGCAGCGAGTGTGACCGGCTTCGGGATCTTCTTGAGGAGAAAGAGGCGCGTGGCAGGGACTTGGCAGAGGCCCTTCAAGACATGACGCTCTTGGCCAACATGGCATGGCCCACGCTTCAGAAACAGGTAAACTCAAATGTCGAGGCAAAGGAGTGGGTCTTCACGTACCAAAAGACCGTCAAGAAGGTCGAAGAGAAGCTGGCCAATCCTTTGAAGATCGTCAGGCGTAGGTAGGATGCTTGTGGGCTGGCAGTCTTGGGATCGCGTATGCTCTCGGGACTTTGGTCGTGAGGGTGCCAAGATGTCAGCCCTTTTTGGAGAAGAGCATGGGCTGGGCACACTGCGGTGAAGACGACCAAGGGCGGCCGATAGGTTACGCCATCGAGGCAACTTGCGATCATCCGGGCTGCGAGACCAAGATCGATCGTGGGCTTTCCTACTGCTGTGGCGGCATGCATGGAGGCGAGGCTGTCGAGAATCACGATGGGTCTTGCTTCATCACGACGTGCGGACGCTACTTCTGCCCGGATCATCGAGTCCTTGCCGTGGCCTTCGTGAACGGGGTTGATCGGGGTGTCGAGGTTTGCGAAACCTGCGCGGACGAAATTTTGAAGTATCTCGGGGACTACGCCAATTGGCCGAAATCCTACGAACCCCCCCCACCGAGCCGGAGTAAGCCGTGAGAGTCGATAGCATCTCTTTTCATCCCATCCGTCTGACGATGAAGCGCCTCAAGCCTGGCAAGTTTTGGATCGGGCGCCTTGGGTTTCGACAAGGCGGCAAGGATCTGAGCGGCAAGGATCTGGGGATGGTCGAGTACGTGGATGGTCGTTGGCTGGCCACGAACATGAGCCCGTGGCCCTATACGGATATGTACCATTGTTCATCCTTCCGAGCGGCTGTTCTGCATCTTTGCACGGATTCGGACGTACACGGATGGGCCGCAAGACTGCGGTTCTGTACACATGCTTCGTGTGCAGGCGGGTGGTGTCTGGTACACGGTGCTTTTTGGCAAACATGGTCCGTATGTGTACGAGGACTTTTCGATCCCTGGGTATCGCTCGATTCTGCCTGATAATCAGCAAGCTCAACTTCGGAAGGTTGTTTGCATAGCTGAGAAGTGGGCGAAGGAGAACCTATGAGACGCCAAGAGCTACTTGAGCGAGCCATCGAGATCTTGGCGAGTCTCCCCAGGACGGCTCCGTACTCCAATCCCACAACGAGTCGCCAAGCAGCGAAACGCATGGCTCCGTTCCTGACTCCTCGCCGCCTTCAGGTCTACGATCACATTCTTCGTGCTGGAGAGAGAGGAGTCGAGGACACCGAAGGAGCCGAGGCGCTTGGGCTCGAAGCGGGTCGTCAGTATTCGCCGCGACGCAAGGATCTCGTTGATGCGGGGCTCGTGTTGGACAGCGGGCAAACGCGCAAAACGCCGCGGGGGCATGATGCTACTGTCTGGGTTGTGAATCCCGACCCTGATCCCGTGCGAGTCGAAGCGACGATCAAGGCCAAGAAGGAAGAGGCAGCCAGGGCGAAGGGGATCACCATTGGCGACTATCCGAAAGCCGACATGGCGTTGCTCAAGTTGCCTGGGGGTCTCAGCATCCACATTCCTGAGCCTGTGCTGGATGCCTTGACATCGAGCTTGAGCGGCCAGGAGGGGGATCTACAACAGCTTCAGAGCGCGCTCGAAAGTGAAGGTTTTGGTCTTCCAGACGACGGGCTAGACGAGATGTTGCGAGAGGCGAATGTCCAAGTAGCTATTGACGAGCTAGGGATGCTGGACTGGTGAGTTGCTCTCCACTGCTCGATGGGGTCACGGATCCGTTGGATGTGCTTCGCGTCATCCGAAACAACCCCGTGCTCTGCTACTCGGAGTCCTCTGCCTTTCGGCCGCTGGAGGAACGAGGCTGGGCCGTCTACGAGGATGGTCGTTGGCAGTTGACGGAAGAGGGTAAAGAACAGGCAGGGCCGCCTACTTCCAAACCCAAGAAGCCCCCGGCTCTCCTGGGTGGTTTCTTCAAGGTACGAAAGGCATCCAAATGAAGAAGATCCTCGCGCGCCTCGTTGGGTTTGCTGTTGCGTTGGGACTGTATTACGGGATCGCGTACATGATCTTGATGGCGCTCGGTCCGGCGTACCATCGTCCGTACATGCTCCACATTCTGGCGTGGCTGGGAGCCGTGGCATTCGGGAGTGGTGACTGGATCAACGGAGCGCTGCACAGCCGGATTGTACGGAGCTATTGGAAGGCCCAGGGGTACACGGCTGAGGCTTCTCAGAGGAAGCTGGAGGAGCTTGAGGAGCATGCTCGGGGAGGGTCGTGGGTCAAGCATGGCGGCCGGGAGTGAGGATGGGGTATAAGGGAGTGTGGGCTTCCTTCAGGACAAGGTAGACCTGGACTTCGGTCTTGCGTTTGGTCATCCTCATGTTCCCTTCCTCATCGGAGATGCGGGTGGGGAGGATGGTCTCAAAGGAGCAGACTAGCTCAGGCTTGGTAAGCTCCTCGGTGTTGAGCGTGGTCCTGCACTTGCCGGTTGGGATGAGATTCCAGAAGGCGTCGAGGACTTCTTGGTACTCAGGCTGGTTCATCCTCATCTCAGCTTCGAAGATGGTTCCGGCTTCGGTCTTCCGACGCCCCTTGGTCATCGAGCCATCTTCGTTGAAGGTGACGGTGCCTTTGGTGCTGCGGACTTCGGCCTTGCGACACAGAGAGAGCACGAGCTTCTCTCCGAGGTTCATGAAGCCACGTCGGGTCGGGTCTCCTTTCTTCTCGGACTCGGCAAACAGGGTGTACGCATGAGCCAGGTTTGAGAAGCCATCCGGGTGGTCGTCTCGGATGATCATGCGAGCGAAGGGCCGACCGGGAATCTTCTCTAGCTTGATCTCCACGGTCGTCGCCTCGGTATCCCAGCAATTCTGCACTAGCTCATAGAGGACGACTCCGCGGCCTCGATGATCGATGAGCTTGCGCAGACCCTCCTTGTCTACGGCGAACCAGTTGTTTTGGGTCATGGTTTGGTCCTTGTCTTCTCTACGCGGGTTTGGGAAGAATGTTTACTTGCCCTTAAATTGTCGCACGTGGCAATTCGGAGGTCGATAGCTTCAATCAACTTTGTTCGCGCGAGATCGAAACGTTTTTTCGCGAAACGGAAACTTCACTTGCTCTCCGACTGTGATCGCAGGGAGCCTCGCATAACTTGGTCTCTGGAGGGCACGTCAGATCAACAACCGGTAGCCATTCATTGCGTTTTGGAGTAGGTTAAGGTGTGGAGTGGTTACCCCTAGTCGAAAGAACCAGGCCCGAGTCGGAGGAACCGGAACCTCCGCGTGGTCATCCGATGCCGTACACGTCACCAGAGATGGGTGCGGGTTGTGTCAAGCCGTTGGTGAACGAGTACTACAGTGAAGGCTGCTACCTCTGGGTGGTGTTGGAACAGACTGATGCCGACCTAGAAGTGGAAGATGCTGCGTTTGATCAGGCAACCGACCCGCCTCCCTGGGTGGAGTACATGCTCAGCGACGTAGGGTTGGAGGATATCGTCGGATGTGGTCGCGGTTCGTTCCGTGGATGGGGCGGTGTGTTGGAGTGGTCGATGGAGAACGGCATCGCGCCGGGGCAGCCTTTCTTGATCTTCTGCTCGCGCCCGTGGACTACGAAGACATGGACCGACTACGGTTGGGAGTACGACGTGGACTTTGAGGCGTGGATCGTGCGGAGGCTGCCCACGGAGATGGGTGTTCGCCAGTACGAGAGGGTGGTGAGCGAGGTCTTCAGCGACCGCCAGAAAATCCTTGACGCCGAGCGCCTGCGTCGGTAGAGTCCCGGCGAAGTGCAAGAAGCACTACAACTTGATTGGCAGCGAGGACCACCCTGACGTGACCTTTACGGCCACGTCAGATGAGTAACTCCAACCCCAATCCCAAAAACCAGCCTGAAAACCCCAAGCCCCGGAAATCGCGTCCGGGCATGAAGCGCATCGTTGTGGACTATCGGCTCGTTGCGATGCAGGCTTCGCATGTGGATGCGATTGCTCGTGCGGAGCAATCGCAGTATTTGAACCCCGACCATTTGCCGCGATGTCCGAAGTGTTTTCTCTTGCTTCGGAGATCCCAGCACTTCTGTCGCTGGAACGTTGCACGGGAGGCTCCCGGTCGTGATCCGAATCCTCCCATGCGACGTGAACCCATCTTCCGATGGGTAAAGGACGACTCTGGGTGATCGCTAGTCGGGCTATTGGCTTGCATAGGTAGAGTACCTTATGCATGAACGATAACCCACGTCACAGATTCAAGGTTGGAGATAGGGTCATGCTCGACTTGAATGACCTTCGGATCGTGATCTGTGGCGCATGTGGGGCTCGGTGGGGAATTGTGGGCATGTTGGGAATTTCTTTCATGGAGTGCCCTGAGTGCGGGGAGGCTTGCGGCATCGGTGAGGTTTCCATGGGCGTTGATTCTCAGGCGGCGATATGGAGTAACTAGTGCTATGGACCGTCGTCGCAAGATGCTCAAGAAACGTCGCCGCCTCCAGCGTTTGGCAGAGGAGGAGACACCGGGTGTTCGGTTGATCTTCGCGGAGGGATACGCTGCCACGAAGGGCAAGAGGATTCCGGGCGACAAGGATGAGCCGCCGCCTGCGCCCGAAGAACAGCCATGATCGATGGCGTACTACGTCCCAGGGAAATTCGTCTACCTGGCGACGCCGCACACGGCATCGTCCTCTACGATCACGGTGTTTCGGAAGTGGGAGCGGGATAGGGGTTTCGGTCGCGAGATCAAGACTCACCACATCCTGCTGGCCGACATCAAGAAGCAGCTTCAAGGGCATCCGCACCTTCCTCAGATTACGAACGAGCTAGTCTGGACGGTTCTTCGCAACCCCTACGATCTGATCGTGTCGTGGTGGTTGCGGAGGGGTGTTCCGAGAGGCCGAAGCGACTTCAGGTCGTTTGCCCGGTCTTGGACGGATGAGCCGTATGTCGTGAACGGCAAGATGTATTTCCACCTTCCAGACGCCAAGCGTGTTCTTTTCTTTGAGCGCATGGAGGCCGACTTTCGGAAGCTGGCTCAGGACTTGGATCTTCCGCCCATCGAGTTGCCGCAGACCAACCCGACGCCAGACAAGAAGCCATGGCAGACGTACTATGATGACGAGGCTCTCAGAATCGTGAACGAACGGTGGGGCTCAGAATTCGAGTCCTTCTACGACCGGATCACTAGCTCGTCTATGTTACCCAAGATTGAGTGACTCCAGTTGAGGTTTACTGCCTGGAGGGGCTTCTTCCTCCGTTGCTTCACTCCGATCTCAACGAACGGACCTTGTACGTCGTGAGGAAGCGATGGCTGGAGAAGTGGACTGAACGGGAGATTGCATCTTCGTGCGGATGGAGTATACCTGCGGTACAGTTTCATTTGCGGCGGGCGCAAGAGATCTTACGCAACAACAGGAGTCATGATGCCGGTTGACATTCCAGAGTGGGGTGAGAGTCGTCGCGGAGGCACCCATCTGTACGTGCCTTTCAACGAGGACTTCATCACGGATCTCAAAACGAAACTCCCGAGCACCAAGCGAGTGTGGAAACCTGATGATGGTGCTTGGTGGATACATGACGATTGGCTCGATCAGGTCGAGTCGTTGCTCAAAGAGCATTTCGAGGACTACGAGTAGTCCTCCTATAGGTTCGGCCAGGGTAGGAGATCTTGGTCGTGCGAGAGCGCAAACTACGCAAGGCTCTGATTCGACTGGCGTATGAGCGTCCTGACAGCCGATCGAAGTTGCTTGCGGTGCTTGCCAAGGCGCTATCCAAAGCGCACAAGATCCCGCGAGTGCCGGGAGTTGCTTGGGTCGAGGAGCTTGGGGGAAAGGTCTGGATAGGGCTCAAGAGAAAGATCAAGCCGCAGCGTGTCGAGCATATCCGAACGCTCGCCAAGGGTCTCCTTCACGATGAGGGGGCCGAGGTCAAGAAGTCCACTACGAAAGGTGGAAAATCTCCGACCAAAGGCTTCGCGGACATCTTTCTTGAGTACGCGCCCGCCAGGACCGCCTCTCAACTCACCACCACGATTCTCGATCAGATGGGCGGAGTGGGTCGCATTCGTGCGATGACGGGAGCACACTCGTTTGTCGATCACGGGGATGCCGTGTCGTTCTTGTTTCCCAACCGGCAGAGGAGTCGTGGGAACAGCGTGAAGATCACGCTCGACAGAGGTCGTGACACCTACAACATGGAGTTTTTCAACGTCTCGATTCGCGGGGCCAAGAAGGTCAAGACGTTCAAGGACGTTGGTGCTGAGCAGCTAGCCCCGTTGTTCTCGAAGCAGACAGGGCTGCACCTGAGGCTCGTGTAGGTCTGCCCTGTGACTCGCAAGTGAAGCCGGTCCTGACGAGACTCCGGGTTCTGTTCGAGGACATTGTGGTTGTGGGGTCCTGGCAGCAGGCACTTGGGATGGAGTTTCAGGGCTTTCGAGGAACCTACGGAAGTTTCCAGGTTCTTTTCGCTCGCTCCGATGTCGGGCTCACGCTCTGGTTCATTCTGGGGGAGCGAGGCTGGCTGCTACGGATCGGTGTCCGCAAGCTCATGGAGGATGGCCAGATCGCTGAGAAGGTCTGGCAGAGGGACGTAGAGAGCCCGGTCGCGTTCTTCATGCAGACAGGCTATGGGAGCCTCCTGCGGGCCGAGTTGAACCGGGTGCTCGACTCGTTTCGTAGCTGATGTTTTTCGTGGAACATTTCCGGCCCCTGGGCCGGAACGGTGGATAACTACGCGCGATGGCCGCGAGTGCGTAAAAAGCGCGAAAGTATACTCTTGGGGGAATTCCGCGTAGAGAGGCTAGGAGAGGCCATGCCAACGATTGCTGATGACACCTTTGTTCCCCTCGACATTGAAGTGATCGATGTCGAAGTGAACGATTCAGACTACCATTCTGAGCTACCGGCCGGGACGTTCGTTCTCGACATCGTGCTTCGGGTGAGAGGTAGAGGAGGGTCGCGAGGCCGAGATTGATGTCACGGCCGAGGTAGACGTGGTGGATGGCCAGACAATCAGCGCGAGGGTCAGAGTGGCCATTCCGAGCGAGTTTGACGAATCCGACCCAGAGGTTCCCGACTGGATCGTGGGCGGTCAACATCCCCAGATTCTTGCCGCGGTCGCAAAGGCTGGCGAGGATCACTTCCTCCCACTGGGCAAGGCCATGGAGGCTTTGATGGCGTTGACGCCGCATGAGCGCGGTCTTGTTCTTTGTTGGTTTTGTGATGCGTGCCACGAGTACGTCGGCCCCGGCGACGATCATCGCTGCACTCAGGGCAGCGAGCTTTATCCTTCGGCGGATGAGGCAAAGCCATGAGAAATTAAACGGTTGGATGATGATGAAACTCCCGAGACGATTTGACCGACGACGCCGCAAGCTCGCGCGAGAAGCAGTCGAAAGCCTCTCTTTTCAGGAGCGGTTCATCATCGACACCGTGTCAACACAGTTGACACGTCATCCTCGACTCGTCACCAATGGTCTTGTTGCAACTGACGCTGACTGCGTGCTCGTCCAGTACGTCAAGAGCGTCAGCCCCAAGGGTCGCTCGATCAAGACGGACTCCGAGCTAAGGGTTGGCTCCGGTTCATTGAAGGACCGGCCGCGGAAGATGAGGCCAACCCGTATGGGCATGTGGTGCTCACGGAGGCGGCGCAGGATGTCATCGAGTCCGCAACAGGGGTGACCGTGTGGTGACGCCTATCTCCATGACTACCGAGGAGATGACCGAAGCGGCTTTGCAGTGGTTTGGTAGCCTAGGCAAGTGGCCGAAGGAAAGCGTCAGGCAGATGGTCACGCAGCTTCGCAACGCGAAAACCGAGACTGCGGAGTACTACGGAGTCCAGGCGATTCTGCTTTCGTTCTTGGTGGCGAACAATGGAGAGTGGCCGCCCATGTCGCCGGGGAAATTCAGCAAGAAGATCATCCCCCTGATGCCCGATCTCATCACACGGTACGCCAAATCGATTATGATTGTCGAGACGAGGCACGATGGCACGTAGGAAGAAGTCACAGATTGTCGTGTCGTACAGGCACAAAGAGAACACCGAGGTTGTTGGGGTCTATCCCACGCACGAGAAGGCCATGGAGGCAGCCATCGATCATCTCAAGTCCTTGAATGTGGACGAGTGTGATCTGGATGGGCTCACGTGGGAAGAGGCAGTCGAGCAGTGGGAAGACTTGTCTGATGGCTATGAGGATTTCACGTTTGTAGAGCGATAGGAGCAGATCGGGATGCGACCATACACACGAGTAGATCAAGTCTTGGCCGCCGCGATGCCCGCTTGTGCTGGAGTTGCAGCAAGCGGGATTTTCATCGTTCTTGGGACAGAGCCTCATTTGGTGTGGGGACTTCCGGTGCTTGCTCTGATTCTGTTGCCGTAACGGTAGAATGCGTGCGTGTCGAAGAAGAAGGCACGCATCGTCACCCGAGACGATCTCCAAAGGCACTATCCTGGCGTCAAGCTAGCTCGCTATTTCTGGCAGGAGACTGAGGACGATCCCGACGTAGGCTGGACGGTCGAGCACCCATTCGAGCCGTCCCATGTGGTGGACTTCTATGCCTACGGAGCGGGCCGCACGGCGACCTTGAAGGACTACGTGTACCTGGACGCCGTGCCCAACCTGTCCGGCTACCAGGAAGCCTTCACGCCCTGCGACTTCACGCGCGGGATTCCGCTGGGCGGCGATCGGATGTTGTACTTCCCTTCGTACCTGAAGGACCCCAAGACGGGGAATTGGTGGCACACGCGAAATGAGCATTTCTCCTGGGTGCGGGGGAAGTGTCGCGTCGCCCCCGTTACGTACATGAAAGAGTTGCCTTCCGAGCTACGTGAACCGGAGGAGCAACAAGGATTCGTGTACTTCGTGTCCGCTGGAGAAGGTGGCCCGATCAAGATCGGGTGGTCGCAGGATGTTGCGTCTCGCATCGAACAGTTGCAGGTAGGAAATGCCTACAAGTTGATCTTGCTAGCGAAGATTCCGGGGACGATGGCTGATGAGGCCGAGACCCACAAGCGGTTCAAGCATCTGCGAATGGAGTCCGAGTGGTTTCGGAACAGCATCGAGATCACCGGATGGCTGGAGTGCCTAGGGAAGCGGTAGCCGGACTATAGATCTCCCTTGGCTGAATGCCGCCTTCGTTCAAACGTGTCGCTCGGAGGTATCTGGAGCGCCAGGGGGCGTTTCCCGAGTTGAAGCATGAGCAGGACTTGGATTCGTGGAGGGACAAGCCTGCACTGCCTGATGGACACTCGGAGCTACCGGGCGATGAGGACGATGAGGATCTCGACGGCCTGGAGGATGAGTGGTCGCGCGCGTAAAGCGCGAGCGGTATTCCCTGCATAGGTCGGCCCAGGTAGGAGCCGCTATGGCTGCTCCCTGAGCCATGACGAATATCGTCGCCGTCTTGATCGTTCGGTGTACCCACACCGGGGTCTACAAGGATGGTCGGCCCAACGCCGGGTCGGTCACTCTTTACGATCTTGACGAGATTACGATTCAGAAGAATCGGACGCGGGCGGTTCCGATTCCACCGGGGACGTTTGTGGACATTCCGATGTCCACGCGAACGTTGGTTTCGTACCACAACGGCGCGATCTGCAAGCATGTCAAGAACGGTGAGATCACGGCCGAAGTCATTCTCCAGCTTCGCGACAAGGGGAATGCGGGAGGTCCGGCTGGTACAGGTCAGCAACTCCGACCCGCGGTCCTGAATGCGGAGCGGGTCAACAACGAGCTACGTTTCGTTATCCCCGACAACGTGATTCCAACGAATCTTGATTCGGTTGGTTTCATGGTCGGGGAGCCTGTGCAGATCACCGGCCTGACGGGTGCTTTCTATGGGCTCGATGCCGAATACGTGATCTCCGATGCGGTTCCCGGTGATGGCCTCGCCGGAGCGCAGGCCGGTAGCTACCTCGTTGTTGTTCCCTCAGAAGGGCCGGACATCCTGGCGGCGACTCTCTCTGGAGTCAACCTGGCCTTGAGTGCTGACTGCGGTGGCGGTCGGGTCGTTGCTCAATTCAACAGCGGCGGCGATGTTGGTGGTTTCGGCGGCAACGTCTACGGGTACATCGGCGGCCAATTCTTCCCCAATGCTGGGGGAGGCGGCGGTGCTCCTGTAGACGCGACTTACGTCACGATGACTCCCAATGCCACGCTGACGCAGGAGCGCATCCTGACGGCGGGCACTGGAATCACCATTGTAGATGGGGGAGCCAACAACCCCGTCACCATCTCGGCACTCGGGATAGAAACGTTCACTGCGGCGCAGGCGCTAGCGATTGGCGACCTGATCGCGCTGGATGCCGCGGGCCAGGCGATTCTCGCCAATTCCTCTATAGCGGGAGGCAATTGGGAAGTGGTCGGTGTTGCCACGAATGCCGTTCCGCCCGGAGGCACAGTGCAGGCGATCACTCATGGCGGGTCGGCGGTGGGAGTGACCTTTACGGTTCCTCCGCCAGCGGCGTTGAACGGGCAAACCGCTTTTCTGAGTGCGACAAACGGACGAGCAACGATGACGCCTCCAACAACGCCCGGTAACTCGGTTTTTCAGGTTGGTGTTTTGCAGGGAGCCGATGGAGTTTCTCCGACACCAACTGTTGTCTTTAGGCCCCATTTCACTGCCCTGCGGCGGTAAGGAAACCAGAAAATGGCCGGAAACCAGACTGACAACGTTACGCTCCTCGATCTCACGACAGGATTGATTCGTACTGTCGAGACGGGCGGCACCCCCGACACGATCCAATTGTCTACGGACATGGAATTGATCTCGGGCGCGAACATGCTCGTGGATGGTGATCTGACGGTCAACGGGACAACTACGACCATTCACAGTGAACAGGTCAACATTCGGGACAACCATCTGTATCTGAATGCAGATTACACCACGGCTGCGGTTTCGCAGACAGGCGGAATTGTCGTCAATGTTTTGCCCACGGCGACTGCGGATACAGTTGCGGCGGCAGGGTTCGTGGCTGGTAATGGCGGAGTGGCTAACCCGCAGGTTACCACGGTGGGGTCGGCTACGTTCTCCGCTGGCGACATCATCCAGATCACGGGGGCTAACAATCAGGGGAACGACGGAATTTTCGAGGTTTTGAGCCACATTGGCGCAATCTTGAAGGTTAAGGGTGTCGGCATCACGGGCACGACAGTTCCTTGGGTGGTCAATGACTTTGTAACAGATGCAACGGGCGGCGGCGACATTCGGGTCGTCAACGTCAATGTTCTTGAGGGCAATTCGAGCGGCAACTGGCAGACCGCCACGGTCAGTACCACGACGGGAATCTCCTACAACACAATCACGCAGCAAGGAGTTGTTGATCTTCAGGAGGCATACGAGCAAGGCAACACGATCACGACTAGCAACACGTATGGCGACGTGATCATCGCGGGGACGGAGCAACTCCTGATCACCGCGACGGGCGGTATCGACATCGATACAGAGCTTGACTTCGACGGGACCGTTTTCGATGTCCAGATGACGGGAGCCAATGGTTTCTCGGTTGCCGGTACGGCCACATCGACCATTACGGTCGATTCGGGGGACCTGGATCTTGGCACTACCACAACCGGGGACATCAACATCAATGCTGTTGATGAGCTAGATCTCGATGCTGGGACGACGATTGTCATCGATACCGCAGATGCGGCTGACGCGAGTGGTAACGACATTACAGTCACGGCGGGATCTTCGACGGGTGGCGCAAACGCGGGTGCTTCCATCATCCTCACACCCGGAGACGGAGACGCTGCTGGAGCCGCCGGATCTGTCGATGTTACCGGTCCGAATGATGAAGATGAGGCGGTTTTCACACTGGAGACGACGGGGGTCAACGGCGACAAGATCGAGATGTTCGTTGGCGACAGCGCACCCGGAGGAGCAATCACGGGTCTCGCTGGATCTCTCTTTTTCCGAGACACAGGCGGAAGCGCCGAGCTTTACCTGAATACGTCCAACGGCTCCGGCAACACATGGACTCAGCTTTCGACAGGTGCGGGGAACAGCCTTCAGCAGGCTTACGTGGTGGGCAACACGATTGTCACGGACGCTACGAACGGCGACTTCGACGTGTCCGGTACAGAGGCGATCTCCCTAGACGCCAGCCAGGCGTCGAATTTCACGGTTGCCGGCGCGGGACTCACGCTGAGCACGACGGGGTCTGGGGATGTGGACATTTCCGCAGCCGATGAGTTGGATCTCGATGCGGGAACTACACTCGTTGGCAACACGGCAAGCATTGTCGACGCGAGCGGTAACGATATTACGTTCACAGCCGGTTCCTCGACGGGTGGCGGGAATGCCGGCGCGTCGGTCATCCTCACACCCGGAGACGGCGACGGAGCCGGAGCGGCAGGGTCGGTGGATGTCACTGGACCGAACGATGAGGATGAGGCTGTTTTCACGTTGGAGACGACGGGGAACAACGGTGACAAGATCGAAATGTTCGTTGGCGACTCTGATCCGAGCGGAGCCATCAGCGGACTGGCCGGATCTCTTTTCTTCCGAGACACAGCAGGGAGCGCCGAGCTTTACCTGAATACGTCGAATGGCTCGGGCAACACGTGGACCCAGATCGCAACGGGCGGAACGGTCACGTTGCAGAATGCCTACGTCGGCGGCAACACGATCACCACGAACGCAACCGAAGGCGATGTTACCTTCAACGGGACTGAAGATTTCATCGTCGGTGGCTCCGTCACGGTGGACTTCGACACTACCGACGCGATCAGCCTGGATGCTGACGTAGCCTCCAACTTCACGGTGAACGGCGCTGGTCTCACCCTGAGCACCACCACAAGCGGAGACGTAGATATTTCCGCGGCGGACGAGCTAGACCTGGATGCCGGATCGACACTCGTAGGCAACACGGCCGATGCGGTCGATGCCAGCGGCAACGACATCACATTCACGGCGGGTTCTTCGACAGGAGGAGCGAATGCGGGAGCCTCCATCGTCCTGACGCCCGGAGATGGTGATGCTGGAGGGGCCGCAGGTTCGGTGGATGTCACTGGACCGAACGATGAGGATGAGGCTGTTTTCACGTTGGAGACGACGGGGAACAACGGTGACAAGATCCAGATGTTCGTTGGCGACAGCGATCCGTCTGGGGCAGTCACCGGACTCGCTGGATCTCTCTTCTTCCGAGACACAGCCGGAAGTGGGGAGCTTTACCTCAACACGTCGAATGGCTCGGGCAACACGTGGTCTGAGATCACCGTGGGCGGCGATGTCACCCTTCAAGTTGCTTACGAGAATGGCAACACGATCACGACCAACGCCACCGAGGGTAACATCACATTCCAAGGGACGGAGGATTTCATCGTTGGTGGCGGTGTCACGGTTGACTTCGATACGACGGATGCGATCAGCTTTGACGCGGACGCTGCTTCCAACTTCACGGTAGATAGCGCGGGGCTTACCCTCTCCACGACTACGAGTGGTGATGTTGACATTTCCGCGGCTGACGAGTTGGACCTGGATGCCGGGTCCACGATGGTTCTCAACACGGCCGATGTTGCAGACGCGAGTGGGAACGACATCACGGTTACTGCGGGATCTTCCACGGGTGGGGGAAACGCGGGTGCTTCCATCATCCTCACACCCGGAGATGGCAATGTTGCCGGGGCTGCGGGGTCGGTTGATGTTACTGGACCGAATGATGAGGATGAAGCGGTTTTCAGTCTGGAGACGACGGGGAACAACGGTGACAAGATCGAAATGTTCGTTGGCGACTCCGATCCAAGCGGAGTTGTGACGGGTCTTGCAGGTTCGCTCTGGTTCCGAGACACAGCAGGGAGCGCCGAGCTTTACCTGAATACGTCGAATGGCTCGGGCAACACGTGGACGCCGATCGCAACCGGTGGAACGGTCACGTTGCAGAACGCGTACGTCGGGGGCAACACGATCACGACCAACGCCACCGAAGGCGATGTTACCTTCAACGGGACTGAAGATTTCATCGTCGGTGGCGGGGTCACCGTTGACTTCGACACTACCGACGCGATCAGCCTGGATGCTGACGTAGCCTCCAACTTCACGGTCGATGGTGCGAACCTGACGCTGAGCACCACGACTTCTGGAACGCTGGCGCTCACGTCGGCCGACGACATCGACGTGACGTTCGAGAGCGCTAATGCGACGGCCGTTACTTTCGACGACGACGCCGCCAACAACTACATCACACTCGACACCACGGCGGCGAACCAAGCCGTTGAGCTAAACCAGTTTGTAGACATCGTTGGCAGCGGTGCTGGGATCACCCTCACCGCGGGCGAGAACCTGACGGCGGGGGACGTAGTGACCATCGAGGACACGACCGGCGACGTCGTCAAGGCCGACTCCAACACGGGGACGACGATCGACGGCCTCTGCATCGGGGTCGTCGCCATCGGAGCCAACGACACGAATCCCGTGAAGGTCTACACGGTTCCAGGAAGCTTAATTCCAGTGACCTTCGCGGCGGCTCCGGCCGCCAACCGCAATGGCGACCCCGTGTGGGTGAGCACGACTGCGGGCGTTGCCACCCTGACGCCGCCCACGGCATCGGGGAATGTCCAATACATCATCGGCATCCTCCAGGGCGCGGACGGAGCCGACACCAGTCCACTCGTGGTCTACCAGCCACAGTTCATCGCTATTCGTCCGTAGGTAGGGAGCTGAGCCATGAAGGTCACGCTCAAGGTCGATTTTGAGGTCGAGCCCGAGAAGGGCCTCACCAAGAAAGAGGAGGCCAACATCATGGGGATGATGGTCCGGGTGGCGAAGCACCGTCTCGGGGCGCTGATCGGGCGTCGTCTCGGTGGCGAGGTGGAACCCGTCGGGTGGGAGGTCACCGTCAAGGATCTCGATGTCGCGGGGCAGAGCAAGGTGAAGTGAGCCTAGATGGCGAACCAGATCGACAATCTGACGCTCAACGATGACACGACGGGGCTGAGCCGCACCGTTGACGTCGCGGCAGACGATCTGTTCATTTCCGTCGATCTCACGCTCCAGAGCGGCGGCGTCCTCACGGCGGACAACATCAAACGTGGAACCGCCGATCCCAACGCAGGAGCCGGAACGCCCGGTAACGAAGGAGACGTTTATCAGAGGACTCTTGCAGCCACGGGTGAAATCTACGTCAACACGGACGGCACGAACGCGGGCTGGGCGAAACTCCTCACGTCGGCAGGAGCCACCCCCACGTGGGCCGCGGTTCTCGCCACCGGAAACACGTCAGGAGGTACCGACGCCGAGATATCCAATGGAGATTCGATCGTTGGTGAGGACAACGGAGCCGGAGACGGTGGGGATGTTCCCATCACGGCAGGAAGCTCAACGGGCGGCGGCGGTGACGGCGGCGACGTCGTTATCAGTCCAGGGTCGGGAAACGGCGCGGGAGTCGATGGCGTCGTCATCGTCAACGGGACCAAGCATTACGCGGATACGGCCAGCGATCCGTCAGACCCAGCGCCAGCGGAAGGAGACCGGTACTACAACACGACGCTCGAAATGGAGATGCGCTACGACGGTCTGCGGTCTAAGTGGCTCAGCGTCGAGTCGGGAACCTTTGACGCTTCGGACAACGGGAACGTTCCGGTGGGTACTTATTTCAGGGTGGGCTGGCTTCGGATGGCCGGAGCCCTGGGCTTCACTGCTCACTTCGACGGAACGGTCGTGAGTTTGGCGTACACACGCAGCGACAGTGATGCCGCAGACTTTGCCGTGACCGTAGCTGGTGTGACGATCGCCACGGTCGCTTCGGCAGCAACGTCTGGTTACAGCACGACTCTCGATGCTGATTTTAATCAGGGGGATGTCTTATCTCTTCGTAATGACGGAGCCAACGCGATGAAAGATGTTATCGCGTGGGTCCGCGTGAAGTGGAGGAGCGCCTGATGGCCATTCCCGTCATTCAACTCGACAATCAGACGGGCTCCCCCATCGTGCTCGTCCAGCTTGGGGTTACGGTGCCCGCGAGCAGCAGCATCGCAATCACGGGTCAGGATGGCGACGTATACGTCGCAGAAGTCATTGAAGATCGCGAGCTTCAGACGCAGGTCTCCGATGGCTACATCACGTTAACAGTAGATACCGTTGCTCTGACCCAAGAGCAGTCATTGGCCTACCTGAACCCCCACAATGACCTTGAAGGCATCAAGCACAACATGGATGCCTCGCAGGCGCCAGGGGTGAACGACGACGCGTTGGCCGGGTACTCTGTCGGGTCGATGTGGTTCGACATGACAGACGGTGTTACCTACCTCTGTTTCGATGCTTCGTCTGGTGCAGCGGTCTGGGCTAGACTCGTCGGCCAAGGTGGCAATGTTGTCGATGAGGGATTCACTTACGAGAGTAGCGACGGGCTTTCTGAGACCACTAGTTCTGTTTGGCAGACGAAGGTTACGCTTGTCACACCCTCATTGGGAGCTTCTGTTACGTGTCGGATAAGGTGGTACTGCGAGCTTTCCAACACAGGCAGTGGAACGGAGACCGAGGTTCGCATAATTCTCGACAGTTCGACGGTACTTGGAGAGGCCACGAACGGAGTTACCTGGATGGAGGGAGAGGCCGGTTTCTGTTGCGGTCAGCCTGGTTCTGGGTCGCACACGTTTGAACTTCAATATCGAAGGTCGGCCGGATTAGGAAGTGCTCGGATTCGGCGTGCCCGGATGAGCTACAACCGGGTTGAGTGATGCTGTCACTGAAAGGAGATGAGTAGTGACCGAGAAGTACACGTACAGTATCCTCGACGACTTCCCCAACCAGCAAGTCAATCTCGCGTTGCTGACGACGGAGATCGAGTCTTCTTCTATTTCGACCGCCCTAGAGTACGTCGCGACCGACGAGGATCTCGACATCTGTGACATCTGGTTCGAGTCCTCTCTCTCCAGCGAGGATGAGACGACCTTGGGTGGGGTCGTTGCCGAGCATGCGGGAGTTCCGTGTCTCTGCCTTCCGATGAGCGCACCAGGCTGGAATCTCAAGGTTGAGGATCGTGATCTGACAGATCCTCCCGCGTCTCCGACTGTTGGTCTGTACTATATTGTGGCTGCCACGGCAACTGGAGCCTGGGTTGGGCAGGAGGACAAGATCGCTTCTTGGAACGGAACGACATGGCAGTTTCAGAAGGGGTCAGTTGGATTCGCGGCGTGGATAGCAGACGAGAACGCTGTTGTCGTCTATCAGGACGACAATGACAAGTGGCAGCCGTACGGCGACATTAGGCTGGTCCCTACGCCTGTTTTCGGAAGCGATCTCCACGCTGCTCAAAGCACCTTTGTTTCTACCACCACAAGCATCGGTTGGCAGAACAAGATTACGCTGGTGACGGCAACTCTCACGGGTGGGACATACCGACTTGAGGTCAGTTACGGATGGAATCACGACGAGGTAACGAGTGACTTCGGAGCGTGTGTGCGGCAGGACGGCAGCCCCGTGGGAGAGATACACCAGCAGGAGCCAAAGGATGCCGGCGGTAAGTTTGGCTTCACAGGGACTTCTCAGCGACACGTCGCAACGCGGATCTTTCACTTGGATTTGTCAGCACAGTCGTACACGTTCACTCTTGACTACGCCAGCGAAGTTGCGTGGGCTGAGTCGAGCATCTGGGACGCCTATATGACTCTGTGGAGGATGAGCTGATGGCAGTCACAACCTACACCTATAGCGTTGCCGACGACACGGCGAACGGAGCGGTTCACCCCCGCAGCCTGGACGCGGAGATCCGTGCCTCCACGATAGTCACCGCGTTGGACGGGATTGCGACGGCGGGGGATGTGTTGTCGATCAAGATGAAGGACGCTCTCTCGTCCTCGGATGAGACTACGCTCGACGGTCTTGTCGAGGCACACCAGGGCGTCGTGACGGTCAACTTGCCGCCTCCGACCAACTCGAAGGGAGCCCCCGTTTTCCAGCCTGATTGGCGTGAAGGCTCTGCCTGCGATTTCATCACTTTCAATTGGTGCGATCGAACCTCGTGGTATCCGCAGAGCACGAGAGTGACGGATGAGACGCTCGCGGACGACGGAGACGGGGTCACTTTCAACTCCGACCACGAGTACTGGATCGACGTGACTCATGGAAGGATCACGCACGAGCATCGCCTGGCGGATAGCCATGGCGTCGCGATTACCGTAGACGACGTAACCAAGACCGAAAGCTCTCCAGGGACGACGGACGGCGATTTCCAGATCGACTATGACACGGGAGTCGTGACCTTCAATGCCAGTCAGGCGGGGAAGACGGTCAAGGCCACGTACAGCTACGCCACGAACAGCGTCTTCTACGTCGAGCCTGACGAGGGGAGGACCGTCCGGCTAACGGCTGTGGAAGTTCAATTCACGGCCGACGTGGAGGTAAACGACTCTGCGGTCTTCTCGGTGGAGGGGTTCGTGGAAGTGTTTGCTCCCCAACTCGTCAACGATGTTGATCCTGACTATGTGACGAGCTTTCCCACGGGCACGCGCATTCCTCTCGACAGTCCTCGCATCTACAAGACGATGTACGACTACATCGCCGAGGCGCAGAGGAGCTATCCCTCTATTCCGGCTATCGGTGGGTCGAGTTGGAGAGGCATGGCTCAGGCTATCCATCTTTTTCGGTGGCCCTATCAGGAAGACGCAACGCGCGACCTAGTGGCGTCTCAGGGGATGCGGATCAAGATTTGCCTGGAGAATGATGAGGTATTCGGAGGAACCATGGCTGTGGCGACTCTGTATGCGGTTTCAACAAACAACAGCTAAAGGAGAAAATTGTGGCAACGTATCACTTTTCAATTCAGGACGATTTCCCCAACCAGAAGGTAGATCCTTCTGTTCTGACGGCGGAGATTGAGGGTTCGACCATTACGGCAACCCTCACGGGAATCACAATCAGCGAAGACGATGTGGCGATCGACTTCGACACGGAGCTTACGGGGGACGAGCAAACGACGCTCGCCACGATCGTCGGCAATCACACTGGAGAGCCTTTTCATGAGGGGCCTCAGCGCGTCAACGTGATTGCGGAACAAACAAACACCACGACCACGTGGGAGAATGCGGCTGTGCTGGATTCTGAGCCGGTCCCAGCCGGCGACTATATTATCGCCTTTTATTACGAGTTGAAGATACAAGACACGAGCGACACGAGCGCTTGCCAAGTCGCGGTAACTTTCAACGGGTCGGAGGTTAGCACCGGGATCTCTGGCGTTACACAATGGGATAGCCGCAGCGGGAGCGCAATTGTGGCTTTGACGGCCGGAGACGGTCCTACACTTGCGGTTCAGTGGCACCGCATCGGAACAGCGAATACAGCAGTAATTCGACGCATCCGAATGAGCCTGACGCCTCTGCACGAAGAGGCTGAAGAAGAGTGAGCCGGAGCCTGACAAATCGCTCTCTCGTATTCATCGCCACCCAGACGACTGGGTGGGATGAGGATCAGCACGAGATCATCGAGATTGCGATGATCGATGGTGGGGGTAGTACACTACTGCATACCGCAGTAGCTCCTGAGCGCATTGAAACAGCTCAACCCTCTGCCTTGGAAGAGGCGCGCTACAATGAAGGAGAGTGGGCACCCAGCCCACTCTTTAGTGGCATCGCTCAGAGCGTTCTCAGATGTCTGTCGGGATCGGTTGTAGTCGGCTACGACACTCAAGTTGACATGCGTTTTGTTCTGACGATGTTGGGCAAGAGATTCTCTGAGGAAACCTTGCAATTGGTGTCTCCTCACCGGATTGATATCGTAACGCTGGCGTGGGAACATCTTGTTTCCTGTGGTCTTGAAAGCTTACGGTTAGAGGATATTTGCTCATTTCTGAGGATACCTTTCTCCTCGGAGTCGCCGTCAGCTCTATTCAGGGCGCGGGAAATTCGAGGCGTATATGAGAAGTTGTTGCGGGCAACTTTCTTTCAACGATGGTGGTGGCGCAGGAGATCAAATGAGACTTCGTAAGCACGTAGGGACGATCACCACGGCGCTATTGCTTGCGGTAGCTGGCTTGCTGATTATGTGGGACATCGTGCCCGCACTGACCCCGGATCTTGGTGACACAGAGAGCGAGATTATTCTTCGGACAGCCATTCAGTACAAAGGTGTCGCGTGGGCTTTGGGTGTGATCATGGGGCATCTGCTTTGGCCAATGTCTCCGAGATGGCAGCAACGACCGCCGCTGGTCTATTGGAGTTTGTTTACAATTCTCCTTGTCTTGGTGGTGGTTTTTGTGGCGCTGCCGACCATTGCTGATGTGCTTTTTCGCTACACCGTCGTGGCATTTGTGGTCGGGTTCCCAATGGGCCACTTCATGTGGCCGCAAGTTTCCCCGGAGAAGTAGATGGCACGACACTACACGGTCCCAATTGGGTCGGACGCGGAACAGGTCGTTCGGAAATACTATGTGGACGGCGCAGGCGTGCCGACGCCGGGGTTGACGGTCACGTTTGCGTTTCGAGACGAAACGGGAACCGCGTTGGTGACGGGAACGCTCGATGAGGTCAACGGAGCGGTCGCTCCAGGCTGGTACAAGCTGCCTGCGTCACAACCCTTAGACATCGGCGGGATCTATACCCTGGAGTACACTCCTCCGGGTGGCTTCGCCGTCGATGCGGACACCATTTTTGTCACGTCCGTGGTTGGGAGAGCGACGACTGAATTCGTCAAAGGTGGGTAAGGTGGGGGGACATGGTGCCCGCAGACTTTGATATCGTCGTTGATGACGAGCGGAAGGTAGGTACGTTCGCGAATGCCTTTCGGGTTGTCGAGGAAGCAGGCCCCGACTGTTTTCTCGACTTCATGGTCTATTCGGCTCAGGAAAGTCGCGCAGAGGTGGCTGTGAGGGTGCGCGTTAGACGCGCCTTCATGCCGGCGATTCGAGACTCCTTGGCCGAGGCGGAAGAGAAATTCTGCGACACCGTGGTGGTTGGGGAAGAGGCGATTCAGTAGGCCGGAAACCTCGGTATCGTGGAGGAAATGATGACCGAAACTAGCTGGACCTGGCAGAAGGGGCACTTCTATTCGTTCCGCGCCACGCGCGACATCGCGATGCCGCATGGTGCCCCCTTCCCGACGCTCAGGGAAGATGAAATTTTCGAGTTTGACGGGACCACGTTGAAGATGGACGACGGAGAGCAGGTCAAGGTCCCGCAGCTTCAGGGCTGTCTCATGAGGCAGTGGATGGTTCCGGCGGACGACACGGAGAGTGAGTACGTTCCCCAACCGGCAGGAGTCGAGGTCCACGCAGCGAGGCAGATGGGCAATGATCCGAGTCGAGGGGCCTCTCAGATGGTTACGTCGCATGACGACATGCAGCAGGTGGGTTCTGTCGAAGCGCAGCGAAAGGCACGGCGCGGAGAGGCAGCGCAGCCTGCGGTGACACAGGCACCAGCACAGGCGAAGACGCCGCCGAAGGCGATGTCCAAGCTGGCACGGCAACTCATTCGCGACTTCGATCTGATCGCTGCCGAGTACGGTGTGTCGAAGGCAGAGTCCAAGCCCCAGCCCAAGCCCAGACCAAAGCCCAAGGCTGCGCCGGAGCCCGCTTCGGAGCCCAAGACGCTACGTGAGAGGATGGTTGTCTCGACTCGCGAGGAGCAGGTTGTTGGACCAGCACGACCGAAGCAGCCACCCCTCGATGGTGGTCCGATTCGTGGCACGGAAGTTGTCACGGACAGCGGACGCAACTTCGCAGGAGCCGACGAACCAGCGGGGGAATTGGACGTAGGTAGTGCGAAGCCGCTCATGGTGACGGCAACTCGTACTGAGAAGGGGCAGGCGAAAGCCGGCAAGACAGAGATGCCCGTCGAGGTCGAGGACCAAGATGGTGTTCCCATCGCCTCGCTGGGCAAGCCGAGGAAGCGTCAAGACGTGACGGACACGGCAAAGGTTTCGGAAGAGGTAGGCAAGCTCAGCAAGCCCATGGGGAAGAAGGCGAAATTCGAGGTCGTGGAAGAGAGTGCTGAGGATGCTGGCGAAGTCGTGTCGTCCGTAGAGGAGGCAAAGGAGAAGGCGGAAGAGAGGGCTGCCGCGCCGCCGATGGGATCGACACTTTCGCCCGAGATCCAGCAGAAGATCGCTGGCATCAAAATGTTCGTTCCCGACTTCGCGTGGAACCTGGACCGCCCCTGGAAGGCTCGCGTCGCCGATGCCGTGGACAACTATGCTGAGAAGCCCGACTGGATTCGAGGCATTCTGGGCATCGAGACGCCAGACGTGCAAAGGCACATCAAGACAAAACTCAAGAAGGCCGGAGTCGAGATCTAGGGCGGTAGCTCCTGTATAGGCCGCCCTTGTGTGAACGGGCGGCCATGGACCCAAAACAGGCAAATACGAGCGAAGCGGGTTGGGCGCTGATCACCGAAGGAACGACAGCAGCCCGGCTGGAGGCGCATCGGCTTCGTAAACTCGTCACCCAGGCCGAAAACCTCATCAAACGGTCGGGCCACCGGGAGCATCTGTACCAACTTGCCGGTGACCTGATTATGAGCGTTCCACAGTGCCTAGGACGCCTTGAGAGGGCTTTGGACCGCACGAGCTACGCCCTCGCCAAGATTGGGGAGGACCATCTCAAGGACCGGCTGCCCATCTCAGACAGGGCCTTGGTCGAGGACGGCGTGACCCAGGCCAAACCTTTCCCCAGCCACAAGCCCAGAACATCCGCAGAGCGCGTTGCGCGCAGGTGGAAGGCCCGGAGGTTGGCCGGGGAACAAGAGGTTTAGGTGGCCGATCCGAAGCGCGTGGCCGCGCGGTACTTGGCCTTCTACACGCCGCCCCCAAATGAACAATTCGGTCAGTGGGTTCACTACCTCGTGAGCCCGAAGTCCTGGCACGACTTGCCTACTCGGGATCGAGACAAGGACGACACTCACGAGCAGCCGGTTTCGGATGACACCAGTCAGGTGCCCAACAGCGATGGCGAGGTTCAAGCTGGTGATCCGAACGACAACCAGGGGCTCGACACGAGCCGTTGGCCGGTGCAGCAGTCACCGAATCGAGAGAAGCAACGACCGCTTCCGATTCCGTCAGGGCACCCGCCGCAGAGAACACGCAGTTTGATCCGTCCGGTCGTGAACGTTCCCGACGCGCCGCCGGGAAGTCGAGAGCGGACAAAGACGATCACGCCCATCCGATCGCCCGGAAAGCCTGGCAAGGAGTACGGCCACCCGACCAAGTTTGACTACAACATGCTGACGCGCCGGTATATGGAGGCGGCAGCAGTCGAGGCTGGTCTCAAGCGGCTGTTCCCGAGGCAACGACAGCGCAAGCAGAGAGGACCGGCCAAGCGCTACTACAGGATGAGGTATCTGCGGAAGCGCAATCCGATCAAGCGATACATGCGACGACGCTATCGGAAGATCCGTCGCCGTCCGGCGTACAAGAGAGATCAGCGCTACCGCGAAATGTACCCGCGTCGGTACAAGCGCAAGCCGCCGGGCATTCGCCAGAACAAGCAACGTGCGAAGGAATGGCGAGAGAAGCGCAAGACGCAAGAACGGCGTCGAGGCGTTCCGCAGGAGCGTCAGAGGGAACGGGAGAGGGCACAACGTCAGCGGCAACGGGAGAAACGTCGAGCTTCCGAGGAGATCTGGCAGTTTCCCGCGTTGCTGGGCGATGAGATGCTGCCCATCCTGATCAACGACTTTGATGAAGAAACGGGCGAGGTCGTTTTCACATTCCGCGAGACGGGAGACGAGCTTTCGCTGCCCTTCGAAGACTTCCTCACGCAAGTCGTGGTCTACGAGGAGAAGGACATCGACTGGCTCCTCGATCTCATGGAGGAAGCGTTTGGCGAGGATGTCTGGGACATGGTGGACGAGCGTTTCGAGGAAGGACACTCTCTGGAGGCTTCGTGGGAGGATGCTGCCTGGGATCTGGAGGAAGAGTGGGATGACGATGAGCGGCTGGCTGCGTATGTGACCTTCTACCGGGTCCAGAACAAGCCAGAGAACCTGTCCCAGAACGTCCAGCAGAAGAACAAGGGAACGCCGCGCAAGGATCCAAAGCGTAACGACTACACCTACGGACCACCGTCGCCCGGAGGCACCAAGGGCAAGGAGCCACCGACCACCTGGGTTGGTCCCATGACGAGTCAGCCAGGCATCCAAACGCCCAACAAGGACCACAAGCATCCAGGGCAGCCACACGGGAATCCCGACATCGAGAGCGGATTCCCACAGCCTGCCGTGGAGGAGCAAAGCGGGTCGGCCAAGGTCATCCCAGACGAGAACCGTGAGACCGGAAACCTGAGCTATCGGAACAAAGACAAGCCCACCCCGAGCCGGGGCTTCAAGGTTGCCCACGACAAGACGGCCGACACCATCCCGATGATCCGTCGCCGTTGCGAGAAGGCAATCATCACCAAGTCGAAGGGCTACGCGCCTCAGTATATTGGCTACGAGCCCGGTCGAAAGGTGTTCAAATTCAAGACCGGGGACTGGGAGCAGTGGATTCGGGTCATGCCCGAGCCCAAAAGCAAGGCGAGGAACCTCATCAACATGCCGGTTCGGGTTCGATGCTCCTGTCCGTTTCATCGTTGGCAAGGCCCCGAGCATTGGGGCGTCGAGCACGACTACCAGTATGGAAAGCTGGAAGGAACGGCGGCTTTCCCGTACATCCGAGATCCCGAGTTTCGTCACGCAGCCTGCAAGCACTTGGTGGCGGTTTTCGACTACATCAAGGCGACCAAGCTGAAGATCCCCGAGCCGGCAAGGAAGGTTGGTCGGTATTTGCTCGATAGTAGCGAGAATTACAGATCCCCGAGTGCTCGTCGCGTGGCGGCAAAACGGCTCGGAAAACACATATAGGAACAGATCAGATGCCCGTCTACCAGTACGAATGTCAAAGCTGCAAGATGCAGTTTGAAGCAACGGCGAAGATCGATGAACGGAAAGCTCCACAGGAGTGTCCCGGCTGTGGTTCGTGGGATTCCAAGAACATCATCACGGCCGTGGGTCTGAATTTTCCAGGCGACGATTGGGCGACCAAGAACAATCGCATCGCCGGACAGATGAAAGAGAAGAACGCTCGGCTCCACGAGAAAGAGCAAGAGTATGGCCGGAGCGGTCAGGTCCCGAAGCTGATGCCCAACGTCGGCGGAGAACAGGTCGATAGCTGGTCCGAGGCTTCAAAGCTCGCCAAGAGCAAGGGAAAAGATTCTTCGGGGTACGACCGGCTCGCTCGTAAAGAGGAGAAGGCATCATGACGGACGTGTTTCCTTTGGTTGTCGAGCGGGCGAAGAACTACGCCTCTCTGTACTTCAACAATCAAGACGGCGTTCTCTCGTATCGACTGCGCGCATCGAACACCCTGAACGATGCCTACGTCGGGGCCAACCTGAGCCCTCACAATGGAGTCGTGGGGGTGAATGGGACGGAGATCCTGTTCGCTGTGAATCAGGGACAGTTTTTCCGGTCGCACGGAATCCGGCAGCGTGGGTTGGGGCTCGTTGATGAGTCGTACCGCAATCAGACGCGCCTGATCTACGATCCTGACGAGTACTACAACCCGCCCACCACGAAGGCCACTCCGCCAGACAAGGACATCGCTTTTCTGAGAGTCCAGACGGCTACCGTTGCCTCGGGTGGGGTCTACGGGACGGAAGGCCCGATCCTGATTCTCCAAAGTCCGACGTTTGCGGTGGTTCCGCGACCTGCGCTGTCCCTGTATGGAACAGCCCCGAACGTGGGTGCGGTGCCGGGAGGCATGCCGCCGCCGGATTCGCTGGAATTCCGAGTCCCGTTCTACGGGGACAGCCTGGTTGTCACGAACCACGATGCGGGCATCCCCTTGCTTCTATCGATGGGCAGGGACGTGCCCTTTATGCAGGTCGATCCCCAGCAAAACTGGACCCATACCTCGGGTCAGAAGGATTCCCTGGTTCTTGCAGGGTCGGGAGGAAACCCCAATTTCTCCGTGCTGATCTCCACCGTCCAGGGAGCGCGCTAAAACCGCGCGCGAGGTGCGCAATAGTCGCCCTATATCTCGCCTAGATACGAGGCGCCCGAAGCCGAAAAGAGGAACCAATGCCTGATCAGCGTGTTTACGTCGTCATGCAGCGAACGGACATTCCCGACGCGCTTCTTCAGTTGACGGAATTGAAGCCGAACGACTCGCAGCGAAACTACATCTACGAGACGCCGGGGCAGACGCAATACGTCAAGAACATTCCGGCGAATGATACGGTCGCAACCACAGGCTTGGGACCGATCACGACCAACGTGGACTACAACGGTCTCGGTGCGTATCTCATCGATCGTGTTGAAGATCAGGCCGGTGGTACGCCTGCTCTCACGGCGGCCATCACCAACACGGCTTCGGCGGCAATCATTGCACTTGCCCAGGCTGGGACCGCCTGCGATGCAGTGGCCGTTGCTGCTGAGCTAGTCGCTGCGGGTGCTGCTGGTGGAACCACTCTCACGGCTGGCAACTCGACGGGCGACATCGAGGACGTGCTCGGTATCTTGGCGGGTCGCGTCTATCTCCTACCTGGCGGGTCGCAAGTCGAGGACGGAGCCAATGCCTTCGATCCGACGATTCGGGGATCGTTCACGAACAACGACGCGATCAACCAGTTGTACGAGACGGGTGACTTCAAGATCTCCAACGGCATTGGACAGATTGCCGACTTCAAGGCGGCGACATTCGAGTATCTCGGTGTCCTCGGTTCCGCCATCACTGTTTACGCTCAAGACGGGAGCTTGTTGTAGAGAATCACACGCTCTTATATGGGGCGGTAGGAGAACCATGCCACACATCATCATGAAGCGGAGTGACATCCCCGCAGGAACGCTCCAAGTACTGGATCTCTTCCCCAACGAGAGCCAGAGAAACCTCATCTACGACGCGCCCGGCCAGACAAAGTATGTCGATCCGGTAGTCCGAGCCCTTCCGGCGGTGCAGAACGTTGCTGGCGTGATCACCACCATTGCGGAGGTCTCCGGTCTGGAGGCGTGGTTCCTTGCCAACGTCGCTGACGGTGGTGGTGCCAGCCTGACTCCGGCTGAGTGCGTCCAGAATGCGACGGACGTTCTGGGGCTTCTCCAGTTTGGGAATCTCGCAGCCGCAGCCGGTGCCCTGACTCTGGTAGCCATCAACGGTGCGCTCACCACGGGTGCCCTGGCGGCTGGTCAGCTTCAGGCCATCTTGGACGTTCTGGCAGGCCAGACGTTCACGATTCCGCGAGGCGTGCAGGTCGAGGCGGCTGGTGCTCTGAATGTCCAGCCTGCGATCGGTGCCGCTGGCGGTCCGTTCTATGGAGAGATCCGGCGGATCTACGACACTTCGGCGCTCACGCTTTCGGTGAACACCGGAGAGCTTCTTGGTTTCCTCGACACCGGATTCGAGTACCAGGGAGTCGGCGGAGCGAACGGTCAAGCTGTCGCCGTCTACAATGACGACGGCACTCTCTTCTAGGGAGGGGCCATGCCCTACATCATCCTGAAGCGGAGTGACATCCCGGCGGGAGCGCTCCAGGCGTTGGATCTCAAGCCAAACGTCTCCCAGCGGAATCAGATCTACGAGACGCCAGGTCAGTCGAAGTACGTCGATCCGCCCCAAAACGATGCACTCACGCTGGTAGGTGCTGGTCCCATCAATGTCCAGGGAGATACGCGCGGGTTGGCTGCGTGGTTTGTCACCAACGTCAACGACGGAACGGGTGCGGCTGCGACAGGTGTTCTGACTCCGGCGCTCACGCCTTTGACCGCGCCAGGGGTTCCGTATTTCTCGGTTGGTGGTGTGGCGTTTGTGGCGACTCCGGGTCCTATTCCCCCTGGAATACCGGGGGTGTTTGACTCCACGCTTCCACTCGGGCCCGGACCCGGCACGATGAGCGATGACATCGCCAATCGTATCAATGATCCGGTCAATGGCCTGAATGCTCTCGTCATCGCCGCCGCAGATATCCCTGCGCCTGGCGATGTCTTGGTTCAAGCGCTCGCGGTTGGGACCGCCGGCAACACCATCGATTTCACTGATTTCTCGGCGGTAGGCCCTCCGCCTCCTCCGGGCGAGATCGTGATGGTTCCTCCAACACCACCAGGAACCCTTGCGGGTGGTGCCGATGCCGATTCGCTCACAGCGGCAGAAGCCATGCAGGACGCCACGGACGTTCTGACTCTCCTGCGGTACGGCGATCTCGCGAACCCTGCCGGTGCTTTGGATCTTGCTTCGATCAACGGCGCTCTCACGACAGGACAGATCACCGCAGGCCAGCTACCGGATGTTCTCGACATCCTCGCTGGACGGGAATTCTTCGTTCCCAACGGCGTGCAAGTCGACCTGGATGGAACAACCTTCCAAGTACTGCCCCCAGTCGGCAGCGCAAATGGTCCCCGGTTCATCACCGGAACCCTGCGAGACATCTACGACACGTCGTCCCTGACGCTCTCTGTGAACAATGGCAAGCTCGCAGGCTTCCTGCGCAACGACTTTGAGTACCTCGGTGCCGGAGGAACAAACGGCGAAGCCATCGCCGTCTACAACGATGACGGCACGCTCTACTAGCCCGGCATAGGGCTCCCGCACCCGCAAGGGTTGCGAACTGTTGCCGCCAAATCCCAGTAAACCTAAGCATTCCTGAGAGAACCAACCACCCGTTTCCATGCTAAACCAACAGGAGGGGAACCGATTTCGTCTGCCGTTCATGCGGCAGACGTTCTCACGCCGACGTGGCGGGAGGGATCAACCTGCTGAGACGTTCTCAGGACGAACAGGTTGACCTCAACGATCACCATCGAGACGTGAGGGAGTTGCTGCGAAGGCGATTCCGAGATTTCCGAAGGGGATCGAGGACCAGTTCCGCAGGACTTTTAACGAACGCGCCTGTACCGTTAGGCCGGAGGTTTACTACCGGGGTATCGCCGCCAAGGCGGGACCGGCACAGCCTCGAATCCGATGCTTACCTTTGAGTAGGTTTCGGAGTACGGTGGAACATCAGATAGGACCCAGATGCAGACGAATACGCAGACCGAAATCAAGGACTACGCCACGGCAGATCTCTACTTTGCAGCGTTCTTGATCGTTGCAGGCGTCCCAATCAAGGAGCTAGTCAAGAGCAACGAAGAGCGGCGAGTGTTCTTCCACTTCAAAGACGAAGGACAGATCGATGACCTGAAGGTTGGATACTACCAACGTCGTGTGAAGATCGAAGCACTCCCGTTCACGCAAGAGATCAAGAACCTCAAGAACCAGACCCATGAGATCATGAAAGGCGCGAGATGAACCTCAATGGGCTACTGGGCGATACCGTACTGAACGAGGCTCCGAAGAGTGAGCTAGTCGAGATTCGTCCGGTTTCCATCGAGGCCCGTCGCGCAGTCGAAAAAGAGATCTGGCCCAACAAACCCGATGAGATGTCCGTCGAGGAGTTTGTGCAGGAGATGTCCGCGATCCTTGCGGACACGGTGCAGTCCAAAGGCGATTGGTACATCCGGCTCATTCGGTACAAAACGATCGATGAGTCCGATGAGGCTTTCTTCGAAGATCTCATCTATGTCCTGAAGGAACAGGCGCAGAGAGACAAACAGCGCGTGGAAAGCGCACCCGACGCGGCGGTAGTGCAAGTGCCGCATGAGGAGCCAGAGCCCCAAGAGGCCGCTCCCCAGCCGGAGACCCAGCCAGAGAGCGCAGGGCCGCTCCAGTCGATGCGTGACGATTTGCTGCGAGTGCTCCAGCCCAGCCAGAATCTCACGCCCTGGGCGCTCACAGACTCCCTGAATGGCATTTTCCAGCAAAGCGGGCTCCCCAACATCAAGGCCCAGGTCATCCCTGGCCCGGTCGAGAAGCTCAGCACGTCAGAGCCAGGCGTCAGGAAGAAGGCCCGTTACATGGTCGCCGTGACCTGTAGCAACGGATTCGATACGACCCAAGTCGATTTGAGGCACTTCCCCGGCTGGGGTTGGAGCGATCCGCTTGGCGTAGGCTCGCCACAACGAACCGCCCACAACTTGCTCAAACACATCGTGGACTCGATGTTCTAAGGAGCAGGTTTGGCCGGTGGCGCAAAGCCATGGAGTAGCGAAGACGATAGGCGGTTACGTGTGCTCTATGCCACGCTTTCGGCAGTGGAAGTTGCTAGGCAATTGGGGCGCTCGGTGGCGGCAATCCGCCACCGAGCCCACAAGATTGGTTGTACCAAGACGATATGGAATCGGAACCTTTCGGAGTTGGTTCGCGGACGTGCGCGAGATTTGTACGCTCGGGGTTTGACAATGGAAGAGATCCAAGAGCGGGAGGCTCTTTCCTATCATCAGGTCCGTTGGTGTCTTGGAAGAGGGAGAGCTACAAAAGACATTCCTCCAGGGTCCAAGGCGTTGGCGGCTCAGATTACCGGCTCAGAGCGACAAGAGATCATAGCCAAGGCCACTACAGGGCTACAGTCTTTGGATGATGTGGCGAAAGAACACGGCTATAATCGTTATCAGATTCGATGTGTTTTGAGGGAGGAAGGTGTGGATGTTCGGCGATGGTGGCGAGAGAAAGCAAGGAAGGTCTCTAAAACCAGGCCATTGCCGTGGACGCCTACGTCTCGTATTACGTTTTCTCCTTCTGTGGTAGCGGAGATTGTTCGCGACTTCACTGTTGGAATGCAAACGCAGAGAGAGATTGCGAAAAGACTAGGATGCGGATGGAAAGTTGTTTCTAGAGCACTTCGGGAAGCTGGGGTAGATAAGCGTTTTTGGGCGGTGAAGAAGGCGCAGAGGACACAGGCGGTTCTGCGAAGCCAAGGCAAGATCAGTTTGTCGCCAAGGGCAGGGCGTGGCCGTAGAACATACTACAAGACGCCTTTTCAGGGTGTTGTTTGCATGAGAAGTAGTACGGAAGCAGCCCGAGCGCGTGAACTGGATGCGTCAGGTGTTGCATGGTTTTATGAGGTTCGGGGGTTTGGGCTTTCAGAAGGGGTGTATACGCCGGACTTCTGGATAGCCGAGGTCTCTCGCGAAGAAGCGGAGAAGGTGCTTGGTGTTTGTCCAGATCGAGAATGCATCAGGAGATTTTTGTGCAAGACTCGTCATGTGGTTGAGGATGTGAAGGGATGGTTTAATGAGAAGCATCCTTCTAGAAAGAAGATTGCCAAGTTTCGAGCGGAATATCCTTTAGAGGACTTCCGTATTTTGGTTATTGATCGTAATGGTCGGCAGGAGATTCGGCTATGAGTGTCGCCTTTGAGCCCGGAGAATCGATTTCGCGCGGAGACTTGGACTTGTATCTCCAGAATTCAGTCGGCAATAGCGCGAATGCTTACGAGATCTCCTACGCGATTTACTACGTCGATCCCGTGAGCGGGGTCGAGGTGCTCGTAGGGCCGGCGGTTCGCATTCCGCAGAACCCGACTGTGGGTGAGTACTACGCAGCGCTCCAGGTTCCGCCTAACGTGACGGCTGGAGACTACCACATTCGATGGACGTTTCGTGAGCTAGCAGGCGCGCCGCAACAGCAAGTCGTGCAGGAGTTTGCGGTTGTTGATCCTGCGCTTGGTACGTCGGGAGGGACGGGTAGTTACACGACTGCGGAGCTACAACTCATCCGAAGTTTCCGCATCATGTTGCGAGACTGGAATCCCGATAAACACTACATGTTCAGGCCGCCAGAGCAAGAAGGAACCATCGGCCAGTACAACCAAGTGTTCGGATTTATTTGGGAGGACCATGAGCTTCTGGAGTATCTGGTCCGAGCACTTGCTTGGTGGAACATGTTTCCGCCATCCACGGGCATTCGGACATTGGATCAACTCGTTGCGCAAGCACCCGAGTGGGTCACTGCCGTGATCATGCAAGGCATTGTTCACGCGACGATGGCATTGAGTCTTCAGTGGATTGCGAATGAATTTGATTATTCGATTGGTGGCATTTCGCTCACGATCGAAAAGTCATCCAAGTACGAGTCGATCAAGAACAACGCCGAGTCGCAAGTGCAGCAAGCAACCGAAGCGAAGCAGCAGACGGTGAAGTACATCCGTGGTCTAGCTCAGCCCCGCTACGGGCTTGGGATCAGAAGTGCCTTTGGTCCTCACGTTGGCCGCGGCGTGTTGAGTCCTCGCGGGTTCCTCGGTTTTGGGTTTTTCTTTAGTGTTTTCAACTATTTAGAGGTGTTTCAGGGTACGGGCTTGCTATAAGAGTTTGCGTGTGGTAGCTTCTCTCGATGCCAGGGAAAAGCGGTGTTGGTAGTTGTCCCGCGTGTGGTGCTCCCGTAGCGCCTAGGAAAATTGGAGAGCATAGCGAGACGTGTTTAGCGTGGAAGGCTATGTTTGGGGCGCCTCTTCCTCGCTTCAAATACGATCCGTCTAGCAAAAAAGAGCTTTTTGCTGAAACGGCCGTTGAGGGAGTTGATTACCTTCGGTGCCAGGAGTGTTGGGGTTTTGGGTTAGATTTTCGATTCAGTCGCCTGGCTCAGCATCTAAAGGTTCATGGGTTGGATGAAGCGTCGTACAAGGCTAAATACCCTGGTTACGACATCCGCCTTGAGAAAACGGCAGAACGTCGGAAGGAGACAACGCAGCAGAGGTATGGCGTCGATAATGTCTTTCAGGCCGAGTCCGTAAAGACCAAATCGCGGGCGACGGTTCAGAGAAGATACGGGGTAACGCACATTGCACAGTCTTCTGAGTTTCAAACACGGAGAGCAGCTACGAACCTAGAGCGCTATGGCGTTTCCAATCTCTTTGCTTCAGCCGATGTTCAGGCCAAAATTCGGCAGACAATGGAAGCGAAATATGGTGCTGCTCATGCGCAACAAGTACCTGAGATTCGTGCGCGGACGGAACAGACAACCTTGAAGCGCTACGGGGCTGCGTCAGCGCTTCACACGGCTCTTCGGTACGAAGAGCTTGCTAAACAACGAAAATGTCGGAAGCGAGAACGCCGTGAGCGTTTGATTGCCTCAGGGCAGCACGAGACTTGTCCGTTTTGTGATGGGGTTTTTCGCAAGATCACTAGCCGTCATAAGACTGTTTGTGAGGGATGGGTTGATGTGGCGTTTCCTGAGCCGTGCCTCTGCGGGCATGAATCGACATCGCTGACTCAGATGAAGAGGCATCGCCGCACCTGTGAGGTGTGGCAGAGCCGGGATTCGAGGGCCACGGCCCAAGCACGTCTTGAGAGCACGTTGGAGGACCGCTACGGACCTGGCGTCACCAACCCACGTCATGTGCCAGGAGCGGAGGAGAGACTCCGTGCAACGAACCTGGAGCGCTACGGGGCTGAGAATCCTTTTGCCCGCGAAGCCTCGACGTTTGAGAAGGTGCAGTCGAGCTTGGAGGGTAAGCGGTTTGTCTGGGCTCCCGAGGACAACCCTTTCTCCAAGCCCGAGACACAGGTGATCATTCGCAAACGGATGAAGGAGAAGTACGGAGCCGAGAGCCCGCAACAGGTTCCTGAGATCCGTGCTCGTACCCGAGCAACGAATCTGGAGCGCTATGGTCATGAGGAACCCTTGGCCGCACCGGTTATTCGCAAGCGAATTGAAGTCACGAACATGAAGCGATATGGCGGACCTGCGCCATCGTGTTCGCCGGAGGTTGTTGGGAAGGCTCGTCAGACCAACCTGGAGCGGTGGGGTGTTCCTTGGACAGCGATGCATCCTGATGTTCGGCGCAAACAGCTTGAGGCGATGGAGGCCAGATGGGGTTCGCATTTCTTTGCGTCGGAGGAAGGTAAGGAGCAAGTGCGCAGAGGAATGCTTGCAAAATACGGGGTTGAGCACGCTCTGTTGTTGGGAGAGTTTAAAGACAAACGAGCGCGGACTTACTTAGAACGGTGGGGAGGAACGGGCACTTTTGCCTCTCTGTTCCAGATGGAACGAGTCATCCGCACATGTCTTGCCAAGGTCGGTGTGGCGTTTTCCGAGTACGACACTCCTGCGCAGTCCGAGCAAGATCTCAAAGATCGCTACGGCGTCACACATCCGATGCAGCACAAAGATTACGCGAGATTGCATCTAGAGGCGATGGCTGAGCCGTCGCGAGAGCCGAATGGCTTAGAGCGCAGGGTTCAAGCTCTTGCTCCGCAGCTTCTCTTTACAGGCAATCGGACATTCTGGCGGTGGTTGCCCAAGCTCAGTCACCACAAGAACCCGGATTTCATCGAGCCGGGTCCTGATCCTGAGCATCCCAAGCGTGGTGTGAGGCGTGTGGTTGAAGCCTTTGGGGACTTCTGGCACTCTCGAATGTTCACTGGGAAGGCACCATTCGATCACGAAACTGAGCTAGTCCAAGCCTACGCCGAGATCGGGATTGACTGTTTGGTGGTGTGGGAATCCGAGGTCAAGGCTGATCGCGGGGCCGTGAGGGCCAAGATAGCTGCATTTCTGGGGTAGACGGAGTAGAATGCCGACATGGATCGTCGTACCTTCCTAGGAACCACGCCTGCCGTCGCTGCGGTGGCCTTGGCTGCTCCTGCTGAGGCCAGGGCTGAGGTATCAAGCTCTGGCGCGTTTCGACTCATTTCGGAGGAGCGATTTGAGTACGTTCCCCTGCGAGTCCATCTTCTCCCACAACACCTTCCCCATTCTGCGCTCGCTGACAAGCCGCAGCCGCATTGTGTGCATCACTACGTCGTGGAGTGTCCGTATCCTGCCGAGTCGTATGCGTGGCTTTCCATCGTCGCTCATAAAAAGGGTCAGGTTTGGGTTGCGACTGATGCAGATGAACGAGTGACCCCAATCACGAAGCCCAGGCGGGTGATCTTTCCTCGCGTGGTGGAGGGTTCTGACGGCCGTCTTGCTGGGGGCAACACTGTCGGGGAGCGCATCGTCAAGGTCTACGAGGCGGTCTGCAAGCTCGGCTTCGACAATGTGAAGCCCGATGAGACCGACTGGAAGGTCGTGTGGGTCGAGTTTTGTTGCAGTGACGGGCGCTGGGAGCACATCATCGCGGGTTTGCCAATTTCTTGGGCGTCGGAGCTTCCTTTGAACGTGCTGGTCTCGCAGCAGATCGGTTGACGGTGATCGATCTAGCGAAACACGCGGATTACATCCGGTCACTCGTGACGGAGACGTTCGCTCCGCGTCTGCGTCAGTTTCAGATCGATTTTGACGACGCGCTCCAGCAGGTCTACCTTGGTCTTCTGGTTCGCAACGAGGGAGACTGTCCCTTCGATCCCGCCGCAGGGGCCTTGACCACGTATCTCTACTGGGCCGTGAACGGCATGACGTGCAACATGGTGGCTAGGGAGTGGCATCGTCGGCGTCAGGGGGTGGTCATGGCTCTTGAGCAACATGGTTACCGATACGATGCTTTGGATGGTCTGCCTCGGCGCGAGATTCTGATGGCGGCTCCTCCAGAGCTACCGGACCGAAGCTCGGTAGTCGTGGTTGAATTAGAGGATTACGTGGAAGGAGAGGATGAGACGGTTGGGGTTGTGTTGGAGAGCAGGCTTCGTGAAGGCTGGAGTCGCACCAGGATTTCCAGGGAGCGGGATTTTCCGCGGGAGAGGATCAAGCATGCAGACGCTACTCTTTGGGCGTTCTGGCAGGCGGATAGAATGTCGTCCGAAGACCCTGTGGACAAGAGACCAGAGCTTTCAAGGAAGGCACAGGTCAGCACCATAGCGAGGCGTCTTCTATCGCTCTTATCTTCCAAGGGTCCGATGCGATCGTGGGAGTTGGCTCAGGATGCCGGACTAGGCACGGCCCGAGTCCGTCGCGTACTTTGTTGGCTGGCCGAACGTGGCGGGGTCCGCAAACTGGGGGATCAATGGGAGCCCTGTGTGAGAATGCGAGTCACGGAATGAAGCAGCAGAACACATGCGAACGATGCAAGCGCGTCGAGGAATGGCCGCTTTGGCTGGTGAAGTGTAGTGTTTGCAGACGACTACTCTGTTCGCGCTGCGCCTTTGCTTATGGCTCCGGCTACATTTGCTTCGGCTGCCGCATGTGGAGTGAGGTTACGGAATGAGGAAACGAGGACCGCGACCCTACCGCTATGAGGTGGATCTGGGGATGCTGCCGGAGGGCGCTACGGCCGCCCAGCTTGATCGCTTCTGCGAGGTACTCCAGCGGATTGTGGATGAGGACGACACCGACCTTGCTCACGTCGTGGCGTGCTTCGAGGCCCGCAACCCCAACCCACCTTCGGGCCACCAGCTCTGCTGGGGATGGCCGACGAAAGAGAACTGGAACGACGCGATCCGAGAGGTATTCGGCAGCGAGGTTACGCCATGATGACAAAGCAACGGCGGCACGAACTGGAGGAGGCGCTCGCGAAGGTGCGCGAGGCCGAGGTCTTACTCGATCGGGCGTACGACGCCTATTGCGACTCGCCTCGGTCCGAGGAGGTCGAGCGCGAGTTTGACGGTGTGGCAGATCGTCAGTGGAGCATTCTCAGCTCTCTCAAGGACGCTATCTACGACGTTGTGAGGACGTTGGAGGGCCGCTATGGGATCGCCGTCACAATCGCCGGGAAAGTAGACCAGGAGGAGGTTACGGATTCATGAGAAAGCACGAAGACGGCGAGAGGCTGTGGCGTGGGACGCTCAGGTGTCGCGACTGCGGCGAGGTTCTCAACATCGCCGAGAACGTCCCCGAAAACAAGAAGGCGCAGGTTGGGATGAGCGCTCCGCTCGTCGCTGGTCGATGTCCCAACGGGTGCCGTTCGACATGTTCGGACATGAACATGAACACGACGTTGGCGTGGGAGCCGGAGGTTACGGAAACGAGCCGAGAACATCGTGAATGAAGTCCTCGATGAACTACGGGGCCGGAAGGGCTTTGGTAGCCTCATCGATGAAGTCCGACAGGACCATGAGGTATACGCCGAGATGTACGAGGCTCTCGTTGAACGAGTCGAGATCGGAACGACAAGCGACAACGAGCCATCCAACTCCTACTTCTATCCCGAGGTTTCGCCATGAACGACACCTACCGCACTCAAGACACTCCAAGTGCCCGAAACGGCCCGACAACACGCTGGCGTAAGGTCGTAGCCAACACCCAACGCTTTGGCGCCACGGCTGCAATGGCCCCGCTTTCCTGGTTGCTCATGGCGGTCACCGTGCGCCACATACACAGCCCTGGCGCCTTGGTGTTCGTCGCCATCATGTTTTTCTTCCTGGTTGGAGGAGCGGCGCTTGGCCTCGCTTGCGTGGTGTCCGCCATTCGAGAGAAGGAAGGAGAGGATATGGTCGCAATCTGCACAGCAGTGGTAGTGGTCGGGATCCTACCGACTTGCGCCGTACTGCTGGCTGCCGTTCTCGGGGAGGTTTCGCCATGAGCACGAAACGAGGAACCTGCTCTGGCGTGCCCCATGCGCTATCTCTCAGCCAGCTTCCGACTCCACCCGTAGGTTCGTTGTACCTTGAAAAGGATCGCGACGGGTGCGTGATCGCGGTGTGGCGTTACGAGGCCGAGGGGAAGTGGGTCAAGCTTGGATGCGAGAAGTGTGACCGGCTCGAAGCCGATGTGAAAGAGGCGATCCAGATCCTCGAAGGGGGCGCCCTCTACTGACAGCGTCGGGCTTGGCGGCGCTAGGGTTGCTCAGAACTGCCATCGGCGTCGGACCACAGCAGAAGCCAGAGGTTACGCAATGAGTCAGAAACGAGCAGTACCGCGGTTGCCATGGGGCTCGCATACGGTCGCGATCAAGCCGAGGCGGAGACACAGGCACAGCTTGCAGTGCTCTATCGTTTCGCGGAAGCTGAGGAAGATGGGTAAGTCGCCTCCCAGAGACGAGAGTCCGTTCCCCGCGTGCCCGGTTGGCATCCCGGAGTACAGGCCGCAGCCGTTTGGCCTGCTGTACCGATGCTACGGGTGCAGAAAGGCGCTGTCGGTCCGGCGCATGGTCTGTGCTGCTGGGTTGCCAGTGGGCATCATTCACAGCCAGAGGAAGGATCTGATGCCTTATCGAGATCGGCCTGATACTCGGCTGCTCAACGGCAAAAAGATCTGAGTTGTCTAGATGACAGTCGTTCGGGGTAGAACAGAGTATGGCCAAGATCGACAAAACCGAGGCACGCGGTGTTCTCGGTCATGCGAAGAGAACCGGCGAAGCGCTTGTCGATTTCGACTCCAAGGAAGAAGCCGACGCCTTTGTTGACATACTGTATGGGCTATCTGACGAGATCGCCTGCGCAGGAGAGCAGCAGAAGGAGAGGTATCGGTTGAAGGTTGTCTATCTCTGAGTGGGCGAGACGATGGCTGAAATTGACAAAGCGGAAAACGAACGGCTCAAGCGCGAGTTGGCGGAGACGAAACGCGTCAGCTTGGAGTGGCAGCGTGAGCGTCACAGTTTCAAGGCCCAGGCCGAGGCGAATATGCGCAGGGTAAACGCTGTGACAGGGGCGTTGCAGGAGTGCGTCGATGCGATGGATGAAGTCGAGTCTCGCTGGGATGCACTGACGAACAGGGCCATCGCTGCACGGGACAAGGCTCGCGTGCTCATCAACGAGGCTGAGCCGAGGGGGTGTGAGGCGTGTGGCGAGCTAGAGAAGGCGCTACAGCGTGTCAAGGATGTCGTGGGGGCGATTCCGATCGACGGTTCGCCAGAGCAAGGGATCGTAACCGCCTTGAACATCGTTGATCAGGCTCTTGCCAAGAAGGCAGGCAATCGTGCGTGAGGCGTGGCGAGACGATCTGGAATTCATGACGTGGCTGGAGTCGCTTGGGAAGCCCGTGCCAGAGAGAATGGATCCCATGGGACAGGCGATGACAGGTGCCATGTGGCTGGCGTGGAAAGCGAGAGTCGATACAGATTGTCTGGTGAAGGCTGCTCGGGACGTGTGCGCCCTACACGTTGATGGGCAGCACGTGGCCGATGCAGACATGGATGCCGCAATCGGAAGTCTCCGTGCTGCTCTTGCGGCCTCGAAACCGTGGGTGGACCTAGCCAGGAGAACCCAGTAGCATGGACGCTCAGCAACTTATCAAGGCGCTCAGGGAAGTGTGCGAGGAGACGGCGGATAGCTGTGTGAGAGCGTTCGCGGCCAGCCTCGCTGACAAGATCGAGATGGCCGAAACGGAGCGCAAGATCGGCGTACTACCCAACGCTGCGCTCCCTCCAAAAGCCGTGAGCGAGTGGGAGAAGGGGCGGTATGCGGCGATCGATGCTGCCCGCGAGGCGGAGAAAATCGAGCTAGACCGCCGTAAGGAGTACGTCTCATGGATCGTGGCGAAGGACATCCCGGTGTATCGGCAGCCGTCTGAGAAAATGGGGAGAGCTAGAGACTATTCCAATCTCAGGAAGACCCTTCGCAAGAACATACTGGAAGGGCGTGGCTGCGGTTTCATCGAATTGGCCTGCGACAACTGCGGCACGCGTCTTTTTGACAGCAACGCCATGACGCTATCGTCGTCTCCTCCGCAATTCTACGCTGATTGCTGTGGCTGCGGGCGTCGCTACTACCTGACTCTGGACGCGCGAGCGCATGTCTTTTGAGGATCGTAGCTTTGAACGAGCGATGGGGATGGGCGGTCCTTCTGCCGCTTTGTGCTACTACTGGTTGCGCGATGGCATTCCGGCCGGATGGGTGGCCTTCACATGGCTGGGCTTCTCGCTCCTGTTGCTTGTCTTGTCGCTCAGGAAGGGTTTGAAGCGGAGACGGCATGGCCGTTGAGGTCTGCCCCGAGTGCGGGGAAGAAAGCCCCTTGCTTCAGACGGAGGCACAGTGCGAAGCCTGTGGCCATGTCCTGTTCCATTTTGTGTGCCCCACATGCGAACATGAGCGGGCCGGGGGATACGGACATGGGAGTGCCTTGCGGCGTGTGGTTTTGAAAGACGTTCCCGAACAGTACAAGCACCCTCACTACTGCTGTTGTTGTGGACAATGTGCTGCGCCTGTGGCAACTTTCGAGTACACTAGGCGCTTTCGTGGCTGTCGGAATGAGCACGAGGCACCTGATCCAGATCTCCTCGATGACTAGGAGTGAACGATGCCAACCAATCTCACGGCCGTCTCGTTTAGTCCGTTTCCTCTGGATCTGATCGGGAAGGCGGATACCTTCATTCGGTTCCGTCCAGAGCATGTTTTGGAGGGGCATGGTCCTCTTTTGACCCAATTCCAGGCCCCGCAGATCGCCACTCCGGCCGAGGCAGAGCGTGAGGGCTCCTGGGAGCCCCGGTACGGCCTTGAGTGGTGGCCCGTTGGGCCGTCTCAACTCAGTGTTGCCGAGATCAAGACGCCTTTGCGGGAGTCTCTCAGGAGGCGACAGCGGGAAGGCCCACGGGAAGTGGATGTGACGCCCGAATTCGTGCGAGCGCTTTTGGGAGTGTCTGAGGACGACCAATGAAACCTGAATTACCACCTGGATGGTACTGGGCCGGGGACGACTCCGCGACGCATGGGAGGGGATACGTCGTCGGAACAACGTCGGAAACCATTGCGGCGCAGGCGTGGAACGTTTGGCACCAAGAGACAGGCATTCCTCCCGAGCGTTGGAAGGAAATGACGACTGCTGAGGCCCGAGTCAAGAAGTTGAAAGAGCGCTGCGAAGGGTTGGAGGGCGAGCTAGTCTGGCATCAGACATACGTTCGGCCTCTCAACGATCCAGACAACCCGCGACACATTTCTGAAGTGCTTGAGACTCTCGAATACGCCGAGAGCCGGTTGAAGGTGGCCAAGGATGAACGAGATGCGGCCGAGGAAGAAGCCGACAGAGCCGAGACCTTCGCTGAGAAGCTGGCCGAGGCGCTGGAGATGGCGCTAGAAGAGTACGTCCATCGCGACAGCGAGGGCGGCCATCACTGTATTCACTGCGGAGCGGCGTGGAAAGACCCGGCTCAAGAACACCACGCGATGAAGTGCCACTTCATGCGTAGGATGCTCGCGGAGTACAAGAAAGCGATGAAGCCATGTACAACTGCGCAAGCTGCGAATCGTTAGTGAGAGAAGAAGAGGCTTTCCCCTGCCGGAACGAAGGCTGTTCGGTTCTCATGTGTTCGGAAGAGTGTCGCGGTCTTCATGAGAAGGAGCGGTGCGCTCGGAAGGATCCTGTTCCACCACGCCAAGATCACGAGTACACGCCGATAGAGATAGCGCACTTGCTGCGGATAGAGGACTGGCCCGGTACGCGCGTTGATGGTGAAGTGCGGCGTTTCCGTGCGTCGTTCATGAATTGCCGTGATCGAGAGCCAGCGCCCGAAGAGTACTGGGCCGCCGGAGAGGGCAGTGCTTTGCGCGCTAAGGGCTGGCCGACTACGCCAGACTACTCTGCGGACTTCTTGCCTGAGGCTCCGAACCCGAGTGAAGGGGCTGTCGATATACGGTCGGGCATTTACGGAGGCACACCTTGCGTCGTGGGGACACGTTTCCCCGTGTCGAATCTGCTGGCGGAGGTAGCCGACAGTGCTGTACTCGATGAGCTAGCTGAGGATTTTGACCAAGACCCGGAGGGCTTTCGGAAAGCAATTCGATGGGCCGCTTACTTCGTTGACCGGGTCAGAAGCCCAGAGACCGTGACGAAACGGTAGCCGCGTTTGCGGAAAATCTGGGCGATCCGGGGAAGAGTTGCACTTGTGGTGATCCCGCGTCCGTTGATGTGGAAGATCACGATGGAGCCGCGCTTTGCTTTCCACGTCACGTAGCGAACGATGGCATCTGCACGCAGGTTGGGATCGGGATCGCCGCTGGCTACGTCGTAGGTGATCGTGCGCAGTCCGAGGGTCTCGGCTGCTGCGAGGACTTCATCATCGTAGCGAACGGACGGGGGACGGAACAGCTTGGGCTTCTTGCCAGTGATGCGTTGGATTGTGGTTTGGGCTGCACGAAGCTCAGCAACAACGGCATCGTATGGAAGCTCATCGAGCCAGATGTGGCGGTGTCCGTGGGAGCCGATCTCGAAATGTTGCGCGAGTTTCTGGGCGTGCTCTGGATGAGATTCGGCCCAGCGTCCGCTCACGAACACTGTGGCGGGGATGTCGTGTTCCAGTAGGGCTCGGACGATGTCGTGGTCCAGTCCGTCGCCGCGGGTGGGACACGCATCGAAGGTGAGTGCGATCTGTTTGTGGTCGCGTGGTCCGTGACGAATGGCTCCAAGCCCTAGAGCGAGCAGGAGGAGCCACTTCATTGGCCACATGAAGGATGAAAGAGCAGCATGAAGCTGCCGACAAGCAAGGGAATGGATGCGAAGTCGACTATGTTGAATGGCTCCCAGCCGGGAAACATCGGCCAGAACACGTAGGTTCCTATCAGAAGGAACAGCCCAAGCCGTTGCCTTTGCTTCAGGGCCATCGCCAGTCGTTTCTCCAGAAGGGTCGGCATATCTCTTGGGTTCGTTTCCAGCCGTCGCGGTAGGGCTTGGTCATGCGCTCTACCTCTTCGCGAGAGGACTCTACCGCCTGGGCTACCAAGGCTTGTAGCTCCTCTGGGGTGTGCGTTTTTTCGAGCGATTCCATAACCTTGGTGATTCGGCCAGGGCCAGCTTGGGCTGGAGTGGTCCAGAGGGTCATGTTTGTTACTACTCCATAGAAGGTCAACCACGCCAGGCTCGAATGGCCTCCAGCATCTTCCAGGCTTTCTCGCGCAGGGAGGCCCAGGCTCGCTGGCGTCCTCCGTCTGGTATCGAGAGATCCAGCCCCAGCTTGCGGCCTTCGCCGAGGCTGATGAGGAGACATTCTAGCTCGGTTTCTGTGAGGTTGAGCGTTGCCACGAATCGTAGGATAGCACACCAGGAGCTTTGTTGGCGTATATACAGGAGACGTGTCTGAGTCTCTTGAGAGGCTGGAAGTTGCCGAAGTCGACCTGCTGGCTTTGGACGACACGCGGCTCAGGTGTCGCCAGTGGATTCTCATCGAGGATGCTCTTGACGCGCTAGGACTCAAGCATAGTCAGGGCAATCGTAAGAAGATGGCGGTCCTGTTTGAGCTTTTGGGCTGGGAGCATGTTGCTCTTCGGAGTTTCCCTGAGGATCCCGGTGAAACCAATCGCCTTCGTGGTGATCCGAAGCTACCCAAGAGTCGGCCTCATGATGAGCAGTCGCTCTGGGTTCGGACTCGTTCTCTGAGAGAGATTGATGCGTTTTTCCAGTCCGGCGACGGGAAGACTCGGCTGGAGAATCCTCTCTATCGGCTCGTTGGCACCTATGCTGGTCATGTCCAGCGCATCAAGCCTGTGCCTGCTGTTCAAATCCTACGAACCAAGCGTGTGGCTGACTCGGCACCCATTCGGGCTCGCGATGCGTTGGCCAGGAAGATCGTAGAGTTTGTGAAGAAGCTCGGGCGCCCTGTTTGGCCTGTAGAGATCAGGCAAGAACTAGAGATCTCGCCTTCGCGGTGGCTGGCTCTACGAGGCTACATGCTTTCCGCCAAGTTGTTGAAGCAAGTCGGTGAAAGACGGCTGGCTCAATATGCCCTTCCCGACTACGAGGAGCAGATACGCAGGCCCGAGAAGATTGAACCCTACAGAGGCCCCAGCGCTGACTTGTACCAAGTAGTCGAGGACTTTCTTGCCAATTACGATGAAGTCCGGGTGCAACAGGTTCACGACTACGTGCGGCCTGCGGTAACCCACGGAGTGTTGAAAGCCGTCCTTGAACAGATTGGTTGGCGTAAGCGTGGTGGCTCCGGTCAGTTGCGTAGACGCTATGTGGGGCCAGGGCATCCTCAATATGTGTACAAGCCTTCGGAGGAGCCTTCGGAGGAGCCTTCGGAGGAGCCTTCGGAGGAGCCCGAGAAGGAAAACTCGTCCGTGAAGCGCAAGATCTACGCCGCGATGAAGGACCCGAGCCTCGGACTGGCGTCTGCCAAGGAAATCGCATCCCATGTGCCTTATGGAGTTGGGATGGTGCGAAGGCTGCTAAAGGAGATGGTCGAGGAAGAGTTGGTGGGTGTGTTGCAGATCGGAAACAGGCAACTGTACTTTGACCGGTGAGGCCGTGAAGAAGAAACGACATACCAAGACGGAACGGATCACACCCAAGCGTGCTCAAGAGCTACTCGCTACCATGCGGCGGAATCGTCCGGTCAGGCGGAAGGTGGTCGAGGGATACGTGGAGGAGATGCAAGCGGGACGTTGGCGATCTACGGGTCAGGGCATAGCGATCGATTGGGATGGGCATCTGATGGATGGGCAGCATCGATTGCTGGCGATCATCGAAAGCGGCATCGCGGTCGAGATGGACGTGACCTACAATGAGGACCCGGACAACTTCAAAGTGCGGGACAAGCATCGGCGTCGGACCATTGCCGATGACCTGAGTCTTGCTGACGTGCAGTATCCCAACGAGTCTGCCCGCATCTACCGACTCTGGCTTGATCTCCAGTACACGAAGCCAGATCGTTACGTCGCCTTCGGTAAGCAGAATCGGTTTGGTTGGAACAGCGAGAAGGCGCTCGAATGGGTGCAGGAGAACGAAGAGGATCTTGCTCACGTCATCGAGAGATGCCGCCGCGCGGACGCCAAGCGTGCTCTGTATCCTCCGTCGCTCATGCAGATGCTCTACTTCTGCTTCTACCAGACCGATCCCAATGCGGCGGATGCGTTCATGGAGGACTTGATCTGTGGGTGCGAGGGGGCCGGGCCAGTTCCCAAGTTGCGTGAGGCGTTGGACCAGCTTTTGCTGGAGAAGGTTCGTGGCATGAGGCCGCCGCAGTACTTGTTCGCTGCGTTGGTCATCAAGGCATGGAATGCTGTGCGGGAAAAGAAGAGGCCCCGTACCATTGCCTTTGGACCGAAAGAGTTGTTCCCAGCAGTCGAGGAGTAGACCATGCAGTTTGGTGCAGACTGTTTTGTAGCCGATGAAGATGAGCTAGAGGAGATCAAGCGGAAGGTCTGTGCGGAGAAGGAATCGGCAAGCTCTCTGTTTGGCCCGGCCGTGAGCCTGAGACCTGAGGAACTACGATCGATGCAGGTTCGGTTCTACGAGTACGGCCAGCAGGGTGTTGTTCCGCCTGAGTGGGAGAGGTTTCTGCCGCCAGAGGACTAGCGCAGACAGCGCAGTATACTCTGCGCGTGGAATCGCGTAGAAGAGGAGAGATGTTTCGAGGTACCGCCTGCGCACTGTTTCTCCTGGTTGGCCATTAAGTTGCCAAACAGGAGAGCGCATGGATGCGCATACCGACAATCCGTGATCGAAGGATCTCTAACCTCCGAACCAAAGCTGTGATGGCGCGTTGGGAACGACGCTGGATTTGCGGCGGTGACCGATTCGCGGCTGAGGAGGTCCGCCGTTTCAACCGGGGCCTACGGCGCCACGCTCAGAACGTGATCGCTGAGCAACTGGAAGAGATGGACGAACCGCCTGACGCCTAGAAGCTGTATCCGAAACGCTCGGCCTCGTCACCGAAGCGTCGCTTCGCGGTAGCTTTGGTCTCGGCGTCGTAGTATGTGCGCCAGGGCTCCTTGTTGGCCGTCACGTTGGCTTTTTCTAGCGTGGCCTGCGGGAGCCTGAATCGCCTGAGAAGCTGTTTCAGGTCTTTCTGGAGCCTCTCGTAGCGCATGTGCCTGTTGACATCCATCCAGAACACACGGCCGTCTCGGATGTGGGTCCGCCGGAGGTCGTCTCGTCAACTCCCTCGACATATTCTCGGAAGGTCGGTTCGTGGCCCCATGTCTTGATGAGGTTTCTCCGTTGGCGGAGCCACCAAGTCACGAGCAGATCGTAGGGGTTTCTGATCGTGGTGACTGTGGTTTCGTTGCCGATGTATTCGGGGCGCTGCTTCTTGAGATCTTCTAGTGTGGAGTGGTGGGTGCCTCCGGGGAAGGTGTGCTCGAATTGCAGATCTTTGACTTCGTTGAGGTCGCTGACGACGGCTCCGGGGAGCACGGCGAGGGCACGGACGGTTGCGATGGATGCCGTGTGGGGCGTTGCCAGATAGATGAATTTGCCGGGGAAGAGGACAGCCACGGGCGCATTCTACGCGGGGTTGGGGTACTACTCCAACATGGGACAGCTATTCAGAGGCTCGAAGGTCGGTCTCACTATCTCAGTCGAGCGAGACAAGCTCATCGGCATCCTGACGGACAATCGTCAGAAGCACGAGGCACACGTCGAGGGATACAAGCGGAAGCTCATCGAACATGCCATGAACAACCTAGAGTTGGCGAAGGCCGGAAAGCACCCCAAGCACTTCAATCAGTCTAGTCCACGGTCCACGGCACTATTTGGCACAGTACGATCGCGCGCTAGGGATGTTGAAGTTGACCGACGATGTGGTTGTCAGCCTGTCAGCCTACGACTACGCCCGATTCGTGGAGGACGATTGGGACTGGAAGGATGAGTTTGCCAAGAATGCTTCGTACTATTCGCCTGAGCTTTCCGACGATTTCCTTGGGCTTAACGAGTAGGGTCATTCGCGCATCTTCCTGGTTCGCCATTCGCGACGAAACAGCTTGAGCCAGAAGTTGCCCCACCAAGGCAGCGGCTTCGCTTTCACGTAGTCCTCGCAAGCGCCGTCGTGGTTCTTGCGGTGACAGCAGGGGTACGTGCTCCGCCATTTTCTGACGGCGCGGTCGTGCTCCCAGTAGGAATCGTCGTCTGTCCAGATTCGATCGCCGTCGACTACATCTGCGCCCCCGGAGTGGTGCAGGCAGGTATACGGATAGAGGTTTGTGCCACGCTCCCATTCCGTTAGCCAGCCCGAGAACCAGCAGTCGCGACACAGAAGTGCCACGCTGCGCTCGTCGCGGACGGTTACTTCGTCATTCTCGTGGACGATGACTGAAAGTTGTGCGCGTTCGCTCATTTGGGGAGCTTTCCTAGTACGCGTTGCCTGGCGTGCCAGCGGACGATCTCGCGCGCGGCCTTGTAGCCTTTGACGCGTCCGACGAAAGTGAACGTTCCGTCCTGGGCGTACTTGACGGTGTGGGATTCGCCGCTGCTTTCGATGCGGTAGATCCCTCCATCTTGTTTGATCGTTTCAGGCTCGTTGTCCACTCCTGAGGAAGATTACCCCAAGCGCCGTTGGCGCGGTAGCCCGTCTATATTTTCCCCTTGACGAGTCTTTCAACCCAGGAGTCTCTGATGTCTCTGCGACGCCAACTGATCCGCCTAGCTCATGATCAAGAGGACTTGCGGTCTTATCTGCTTCCGCTTTTGAAGAAGTACGGAAGGCTGCCTCCCGCGGGGATCAGGGTTCCGAAGGATGTGTATCTGCGTGCTGGGCGGCGATGGCTCGATGCTATCGACCGCAAGGGATTCCAGGGCGCGTTGAGGGCAACGGAGATTCGGATCGACAGGATCAAGCCGGGCTCCGAGAAGGCTCAAGGCATCGCAGAGTATCTCAAGATGTGGGTTCGGGAGGAGAAGCTGCGGGGTGCTGAGAAAGCCGCCGTGCAGCGGCTCATCAGCAAGGCTGAAGACAAGGCTCAGCAATTCGTCTAAGGAGCACTGATGCCTTCCGCGAGTCAAACTAGCAGCATGCCCCGAAAAGGGGGTTGGGATCTCTGGAAGATCCTGACGCTCTTCATCATTCCGGTGTTTGGTTGGGTTGTGAAGCTGGAGGTAACGAATGCGATCCAGAGCGAACGCATCGAGAAACTCCAAGCCGATGTCCAGAAGAACAGCAACATCGCTGTCTCCGTGCAGCAAAACACGACCGCGTTGGTCAAGCTGGAGACGAAACTGGATGTGGTGGTGGAGAGTACCAATGACATCAAGAAGCTACTTGCTAGCAAGTAGCCTTTTGCTTCTTGCATGTGACGGTGGTGCTGCAAAGCCCACCGCAGTGGACCAGTCTGGTGTCGAGTCCGAGCAGATAACCTCGGGTGCGATTCCAGGCCCGAGCGACGACTGTCCCGAGGGCTTTATGGAAGTAGAGGAGAGATGCATCCCCGAGAAGGAAGCGATGGCTCTCTTGGGGCAGAAGAGTGCAGAGGCAGTCCAGAAGATGACTGGGGCTGCTGGAGATCCCGAAGCCCAGGCTCAGGCGCAACAGGAAGTAGTCGAGATTCAGGAGAAGAAGGTCGATAAGATCACGGACGAGCATGACAAGATCAAGAAGATGATCAAGGAGAAGAAGAAAGCCGGGAAGATCAAACCCGTTGATAATCCCTTCTTCTTCGACAAGGAGGATGACATGCCCGACAAGAAGCAAGAAGTCGAGCAACCTCCTCCCATCGAGCAGCGGCCACCCGAAGCGCCCCCCAAATTGGACCAATGACGCAGAAGAAAGAAGCCCAATCGCAAGCTCGGGTCTACAAGTACACAGGCCAGGACGGGACTGTGTACTACTCGTTCACGCGTAGGCCGAAGATGATCACCACTTCGCAGATCCTCTCTTTGGAATCGCGCATTGGGACGCATGTTGAAAACTTCATTCCCAAGTTTCGAGCGGAAGGGCGGAAATTCATGCGGAAGCGCCGCCCTGGCGATGAGGAGGATGAAACTGGCAAAACGGCAAAGAGTGTGTATGAAGGCATCGACTTCAAACCACCCGTTTCCGTAGCGAACGCGGCGGCGAAGGGTTTGGAGTACCGTCGTAAGCAAAGCGACAAAGCGGGGTTAACGCCGGCAGAGGCAGCCAAAGAGGGCATTGGCTCTGGCGTTCAGCGTGCTGTGAACCTCAAGAACCGAGATACACTCTCTCCGGCGACGATTCGCCAAATGAATCGGTTTTTCTCCCGACACGAGAAGAACAAGGCCATTGACTCCAAATTCAAAAACGAGCCATGGCGCGACAAAGGTTATGTTGCCTGGCTTCTATGGGGAGGAGATCCTGGGAAGTCTTGGGTCAAGAAGATTCTCGGCCAGATGGATCGGGCCGAGGAAGAGAGCTAGCCTGGGTATGGTGTGAGCATCATGACCGACGACAGCAAGATCACTCTCGATACCGAGACCACTGAGACGACCGAGGCTTCTGAGGCTCCCGAGACGACCGAGGCTCCTCAGACCCCAGCGGAGACAACGGCCCCCGGCGGTGACGGCCAAGGCGAGGATGCGAACATTCTCGGCCAGGTCGATCGCGACAAGCAGAAGCAGATTCAGGACTACAGGGAGCAGGTAGGAACCCTGACGGCGGAGCTTGGTCGTGTCACGGCTCGGCTTATGCGCATGGAAAGCCAAGTCGATGAGGTCCGGGAGCAGCAGAAGGGCGTGGCAGAACAGCTTGCGAAGGCTGAAGCCACGGCGCAGGAGTATCTCAACAACATCGGGACGGAGTTTGGCATCCAGCAAGGCGAACCCTGGCAGATCCTTCCTGATGGCACGGTGAGGAAGATTGATCCAAACCTCTTGCAAGCAGCGAGGCTTGCCGCGGAGGCGAACGCAAGAGCACAGGCTCAGTAGGTGAACATGGCCGATCCGGGCTGGGGTCCATCACAAGGAGAGTATCCAACATCCCCTGCGAATCCACAGGTGGTGAGCCCCTTGTTCGTTGGGGCCCTGGATCTCCGATGGGATGACCCTCGTACCGACCCCTGCAACACGATGTTCACCATCGTCGGGGTGAACATCTACAGGTCGGATACCTCGGATCGCGGCCCCTATCACCGGATCAACCGTTTCCCCATCGGCGGGACGTTCTACCGCGACGTTACGGACAACATTTTAATCGAGAACGAGACGGTCCAGTGGGAAACTGCTTGGCTCAATCGTGGCGAGCAGGCGAACGCGGGAGTGTGGAAATTCAGGACGGTCCGATGCCCCATCGTCAAGAGGTCTGGGCAAGCGATTCATGCCGACTCGCCGTCCGATGTCATCGTGATGATCAACGGTCGCGTGGTGCCTGCTCACGCCGTGTTTGGGCCAACCGGAGAGATTACGCTCATCAACACGCCGACCTTCGACATTGCTCGGCAGCAAATCAATGAACCGACTCTCCCGCGGAGTGCGGAGGATACGGTCTCTGTCACGTACCACACGAATCGGAATCTGGTGAAGTCGGATCTGGATACGAAGTTGTGGTATCGCTTCGCTTCGGTTGCTCTGTGTACGGATGATGAAGGGAACCCGGTCACGCCAAGTGGGTTCATCGAGACTCCGTTGAACATGTGCCAGCCGGTCACGAACAAGCAGATCGAGACGCTGGACTGGATCTGGCGTGAGGCCATCCGACGCAACAATTGGGTTTTGGAGCAAGGTGGTGAGCGGGTGGATGTGATGATCCGCAAGATCAGCGGTATCCCTTGTTTCCACGGACAAGATCCACGACAAATCGAGATCAATGAGCACCCGGTGAATCGGTGCCCGATGTGTTATGGGACTGGATGGGTAGGTGGGTATGAGGGGCCCTATTCGATGATCATCGCGCCGGACGACGCAGAGCGGCGTGTCCAGCAGACGCCGAACGGACGACGCCTGGAGCACGTCTGGGAGGTTTGGACAGGCCCCTCGCCAACGGTGACGCAACGTGACTTCATCGTTCGCCAAACGAACGAACGCTACAGCATCGGAGCCGTCCGAAAGCCGTCCGCTCGCGGCAACCTCATGCAACAGCACTTCCAGATCGGCTACCTGGATGAGCAAGACATCAGGTATCAGGTGCCGCTACCCGACCCAGCATCGTACCAGTGGCCGGAGACTCGCATCAATCCGCCGCAGATGGCGGGCGGGGCATGGCGCTCCTTTGAGCCGTTTGGTCCGTGGCCGGAGGGAACCGCCGAGACGATCCCGATGGAGACGGAGAAGGAGAACATCCCAGACGAGCGCGAACAGAGAGGCCGAACGCCAGTTTGGATCAATCTGACTTACTAGGAGGATGGCTTGGTTCTCAAGGCGACGGTCAAGCCCCAGGTTGTGCGTCGTGCATACGGCAAGCCATGGAGCGATATTGTTGGTGAGGTTGGGACCAATCCCGAGTTTCTTGCTGAGGTAGGCAAGATAGTCCTCCGACACGTGCTTCGGGAAGCCCGGAAGGACTTGGCTCTACAGGGGCGACGACGTACCCCGCGCGGCGAGCCCGAGGGCATACCGGCAGATCGCAAATTCTTCGAGAGTTTCGACTACCGAGTAGCGACCCGTTCCCAGGTGGAGATTGTCTCGACCTGGCCGTGGATCAAGCAGATCATCGAGGGCCGCAAACGCTATCGGATGAAGTGGCTCACGAGAGACCGTGGAGTGGGGATCGTTCCCCTGGAGCCCAAGAAAGGTACAGTGATCTTTCGATGGGCTCCCAAGCGGAAGGAGGATGCGTGGATTCATCCGGGTTTCGAGAGGCACAACTTTGTCGATCGGGGCTTTCGGAAGGCTAAAACGGACATCTCCAAGACAGCCAAGAAGACGTTGAAGAAACTCCTTCGTAAGAACAAACGATTGAGCCTGACGTGAGGGAAGCCAAGGTCAAGTGTGTTTGCGCGCAGATCGGGCTACCAGACCTGAAAACGACTCTTACGGCTGGGCAGGAGATCTGGCTGTCTGAGGAGCAAGTACGGCTTTCTGCCGATCTCCGACACGCCAAGCGCATTGGCGCGGTAGATTTAGTCTGGAAAGAGAGAGCCCGTGTGAGCAAGCCTCCAGCACACCAGGCACCCCCTCATTTTCGACGGCTGTCGCCCGGACAGCACAAGAAGATCGAGCGAGATGAGCAACCCGCTCCTGTGGTCGTGCATTCCGTCGATCCAGACTTGCTCACTAAGCACGTCAAGGCAGCCGTGGCTGGTGAGGTCTCCAAGCAGATGATGGACGTGAAGGCCCAGATGGCGGCGCTGGAGGACAACCTGGCGACAACGATTGCGGCAGCCTTGGCGGAGAAAGGTCAGCAAATCGATCCCGAGGCTCTGTCTGCTGCACTGGACCACGCTCTCAAAGGGCTTTTGGCTGCCTCTCCTCAAGCCGCTCCGAGCGAGCCCAAGGTGGAGGACAAAGAACCTCTCTATATCCCGAGCGGTATTGTGGAACCAAAGGCAAAGGGTGTCGTAGACGTGCAGGAGACGGCGGGTACGGGTGACGACTTGGATGATGCTGCCAAAGCTCTCAAGAAGAAACGGAAGCGAACATGAATGATGCTGCCAGCGTTGCTATAGAGACCCAAGAGGGCATGATGCCCGGCATAGGTCTCGACGTTGGAACGATGAATTTCGTTGCTGCTCGAATGCGCATGAAGGACGATAAGAAGGAAGTCGTCACTCGGCGCATGCGGGATGCGTTTCTGGACTTTCCCCTGGAAGCCAAGAAGCATCTCAAGCTCAGCAATGTGAATTACGTCGAGGTCGATGATGAGCTGGCGGTGGTTGGCGATGCAGCCATCGACTATGCTAATTTGTTCGGGAAGGAGGCCCGTCGCCCGCTTCAGGCAGGGCTCATTTCGCCCCGTGAGATCGACGCGATTCGGATCTTGGGTGTGCTTGTCAAGCACGTTCTCAAGGAGCCGTTGGAGAAGAACGAGTACTGCTATTTCTCGACGCCCGCGATGCCTGTGGATGATCCGAGTCGTGACGTGATCTACCACAAGGGTGTCATGGAGCGCATCATCACGGAGTGCGGCTTTCGGCCGGTTGCTTCGAATGAGGCTCTGTCCGTCATCTATAGCGAGACGGCAACGGATGGTTTCAGCGGAATCGGCATGAGTTTCGGCGCGGGGATGACCAACGTATCGTTGGTACTCAGCACTGTTGAAGGCATGAGTTTTTCCGTTGGACGCGCTGGTGATTGGGTGGATGCCGGGGCAGCGCGGTCGTTAGACTCAACTGCTGCTCGCATGTGTGCTCTCAAGGAGAAGGGCATCGACCTGATGGGTCCGAAGGATCGCGCGGAAGAGGCTCTGGCGGTCTACTACAAGGCGCTCATCGAGTATGTGCTTGAGCACTTCGCCACGAAGTTTGACGCGATCAGAGACAAGTTTGCGATCCCGAGACCAATACCTCTTGTCGTGAGCGGGGGAACGAGTCTTTGCGGCGGCTTCATGGACTTCTTCAAGAAGGTGTTTGAGGGGAAGCGAAAGAAGTTTCCCATCGAGATCAAAGAGATTCGACACGCCGAGAATCCGCTCAACGCCGTTGCGCAAGGACTGCTGATCCAGGCTCTACAGGAGTACGAGCCGGACTAGCTAGGTTCCCTATAGGATGGGCTCCAGTAGAGGAGGGTAAAATTTACTTTCAACTCACGGAGTCTGTTCAAAGACGCTTCATCTTGGAGCTACGGAGGTATTGGTCGTACCATCCGAAATTCCGCGATGAGCTAGTACCGAACATCCAAGGGAAGTACAGCTTTCGCGAGCGCCCGCAGATCGGGATCATCGTCAAGAACGCGAGCGGGAACCAGTTTCAACTCACGTGGGACAACTACCAGGGAACGCTCGAAAGCTACGTCCTGGCTGCGCGGCTCGAAAACTACCCCGGCGTTGCGCTGGAGTGGGTTCGCGAGGATGCACAGGCGATCAGGAAGAACGACGGAGCGTTTCCTACGCCTCCGGGTGTCTACTTCATCGAGATCGATGAAGTAAACCAGTCCACGTTCACGTTCTTCATCGATCCGTTGCTCGACGTGATCGATGAGTCGTTGCTCATGGTCAATCCCACGACGGGGCGCGTCAACGCTGGCAAGTTTCTCGACGGAACCCTCAAGGTGTTCCAGATGCCGGGGAACCAAGAGTTATTCGAGAATGTGAATTACACGACCGACCCCGACTCGGGCCTCATTACGTTGATGAACGCGCTGCCGGGAGAGGACTTTCTCTCTGTAGACTATCGCTGGCCTGCAACGACACCTGAAGAGTCTCCGGCTGTGCGGCCAGACAACCAGCCGTGGACAGGAGCGCCCAATCGAGGGCTCGTTGAGCCGCTACCTGGAGTGGTGTTGGCGTTTGGGCGCCGAATCGAATCTGGTGATCGGATGGCGGTTGTCGTTCAACGAACGCGGACGCTTTCGGCTCAGGAGTTTGGTGGTCGCTGGGACTTGAATTTCGACTTCGACGTGATTGCTCGTGACCCCCATACGCAGCGCGAGATCCTCGATCAGACTGCCATGTACATCTGGAGTGTGATGAGACCGCGGCTGGGAACGGAGGGGATGGAGATTTCGACCATCTCGTTGGGCGGCGAGACCGAGGAAGTCTACGATGAGACGGGCGACGACTACTTCTACAACGCGAGTTTCTCGCTCACGGTCCAGACAGACTGGTCCTTGCATGTTCCGCTCGCGGCAATGATCCAACGGGTGCAACCATTGACGGCTGCGCAATCGATCGATCTTGCGGGACTGACCGATGAGGAAGCTGCGCAGATCCAGTCCAACATTCGACCGGTGGAGGATCTGCTCGGAGTCCAGAATCCGTCGACTGCGGTAGAGGATCTGGGGCTCGGATTGCGGTCTTTCCGCGACCCGTTCTTCAAGGTCTACGCGGGCACCTACGAGAAGCTCAAGTAGTGCGCGTCCCTCGCTAGGTCGCCTATATCCCACACAAAGTAGGCGGAGGTCTATCCTGCCGATCTACGAATACCACTGCACGGGTTGTGGGCTCCACTTCGAGAGGATGCGCCCGGCGAAGAAGGCTGAGGAAGCCGTCAATTGCCTGAGTTGCGGTGGGTCCGTACAAGCACAACTTTCGGCTCCCGAGTTTGCATTTTCGCACGCGCCGGATGGCGCAGGTCCGCAGAACACGGGAGTCAGCGGCTTGGATCTTGAGGTTGATCGGGTGATCGGCCGAGAGGCGGAGCAGCAGTGGGCCAAGGTAGCTGCGCGCCAAGACCGCAAGCATCAGGTTCTTGCGGCCAATCCCGGCGCGACCGGCTTCGATTTGAGCCGGACCCCGGACGGCGATTACCGCGTCATGCAGCCCGACGAACGGAAGGCTGCGGAGACTGCGCGAGGTCTCCATCAAGAGGCTCAAAGTGAGATCTTGAAGACCAAGAAAGGGAAGGATTGGCTCGCGTCACGAGTGACGGGAGCGGCTGGCCCCTGAGTCAGCAGTCATGCCTCTCCGCGAGGAGAGTGCCAGATAAGAACACACAGATCAGACCCATACGCAGATGACTCTGGGACGAGGCACCGCACGCCTCACACGACCGCGCCTTCGGGCTGCCAGATAAGAACGCACACATAAGTCGCAGAAGCAGAAACAGACCCAGATGAGGACAGGCTGTTCGCAGCCGCATTTCTGACTGCAACCAGGCGGGTTCACCCGACAGGGAGAATTTACCCGCAACCAAAACTCAGAGGTTCCAATGCCAGACGGCACCCAGATTCCTGGTCACATTTACGCGCCCCCCAACGTCTACGTCGAGACTCAGACTGACACGCCGGTTCAAGCACCGATTCAGGGTGTTCGCATTCCGGTGTTCATCGGCACGGGCAACGAGGTTCTGACTCAGACGGATCTCGCGGTGGTTCGCGGGTCGTCTTCCAGTGTTGACCAGCAGGTTCCGCAGGAGGACATGACCGGCCGCGCGGTTGTCGCAATTCTGGCTTCCGGCGAGGTCGTCCTGGGTGACTTCGATGGTGATCGGCGGCTCATCCAGGTGCGCAATTATCCCATCGTCACGGGCGACGGGACGGGTACCACGGCGACGGATGCAGCCAGCATCCAGGTGACGATCAACGGGCAGCCTGACGTGGTTTTGAACGTCCAGGGGGACAGAGGGGTGCTTGAGCTTTCGACGGCTCCAGGGCTCCATGACGACGTGAGATGCACGTATTTCTTCAACCGGACCGACACGCTGATCACGGACGACGTGAGCGATCAGGTGACTGCGGATCCCGCGCTCATTTACGGGAGCGGCGAGGAACCCGCAGGCGGCTACGACATCACGGTGGACAACAATGAGTTGATCCTGACCATCGATGGCGTCGAGACCACCATCAGCCTGGGGACGCCGGGCGTGAAGCCCGCAGCTACCGTGGTCTCGTTGATCAACGGAGCGGCCTCTTCTACGTCTCTTGTGGCTTCGCTCTACACCACGAATTTCGGCGGCACTGCCATCCAATTCGTGGCCGACGAAAACCTCATCGTTGGTGCCGGTACGGCCAACACACTTCTTGGTCTGACCACGGGTGACGCGACCAATCGGCGCTCGACGTTCTACACATTCCAGGGTCCGATCGTTGACGGTTCCAACGGAGGAATCACGACCACGGACACCGGGAAGGTGACGGTCCGCGTCAACAATGTCCAGGTCATCCCCACGTCCGTCAATGGATCGACGCGAGCGGTGACGTTGCCCTTTGCTCCGGCTGCTGGCTCGACCGTCACCATCGAGTACTTTTTCAATAGTTGGCAAGATACCTTCGACTATCTGGCGAACATCAACCTCACGGAGATCACCCGAGTCGGCATCGTTCCGGGGAACAGCGATTTCGTGCAGGGTGCGGACTTCGTGCTCAAGGATGATGTCATTGTCTGGGGTACGTCGGTTCTCATCACTTCGGGTGTTCACACCGAAGGAAGCACGTACTTCGGTGGAGATGGAGGCCAGGTCAGCGCGCTCTTGGTGGATGCGCAGACGTACTTGGAGGAAGCCACTCCTGTCACGGATGCGACGGTCAGCCCGCCAGTTACGAGTCGGACGAAATTCGACCTTCCGTTCCAGCCCACGACGGGCAACGGACGCAACACGCCGATCGGGTTGAGTCTGTTCCAGACGGTCAGCAACAACCGTATCGATCTTCCGACCAATCGCCCGGATCTGGTGATCGCCTATTGGGGCTTCTCGGTCGAGGATGCTTTGCAGCGTGGTCCGGTGGACGTGACAGCGGTCGAGGGAACCAGGATCACTTTGAAGGATCCCGTGGACGTGGGTGCAACGGTCTACGCCACGTTCTACTACAACACGCTCGTAGATGAGGAGTACAGCCTGGTTTGTGACGTGGCTGGTGCTTCGGGCATTGGTACCTATTTCATCCAAGACTCGAATAGCAACGACATGTTCACGCCGCGGTTTGGCGTGAAGGGGGCTGCGCTCACGGGCATCACCATCCAATTCCCGAGCGGCAGCGAGCTAACCCCGGACGTGCGTTTCGAGAGTGGTACGGACGGTCCGGTCGAGGAGACGGTCACGGTCTCGTTCGCGAGCATCGATGACACGATTGCGAAGTACAGCGTGCCCGGATCGGGACCGTACTTCACGATCGAGGATGCCTCTGATCATGCACGTTTCTTGATCGACGGCACGGCACCGACTGGTGGCGGAGCGGGAATCGATCTTGCCCGTGTGGACGGAATCACCGGCTTGGGCGTGTCGGCCAGCTTGCTGGGCGAGGAGATCGAGTATGACGTAGCCTCGGGCAGCACGACCTACGACATTACGGCCGGGACCAACGACGAGGTTTCGGTCACGGTCGATGATGTGCTCATTACGTCGATCGCTGCGGCAGGAACGGGTGTCAACGCGGACAACTACGTTGACGCGCTCAATGCTTTCGCCAAGCTGCAACAGTTTGCTCCGTTCTACACGGCACAGACACGTTTCGTGGGGTCGACGGTCATTACTGCCGGCGAGTACGACACTTTGGTCATGCACTACAATGGTGCTGTGGCAGGCCCATCGGGTGCGATCACGGCGATCATTCCGCCGCTGACCTACGCCAGCCCCATGGCTCTGGCAACGGCTCTGGATGGAGTGATTGCAGCCGCAGTCGGTGGTTTGGGTCCGGCGTTTGCCGGGTTGGCGATCAACGTTACTGTGGATGCCAATAGCCGGCTCCGATTCACGTTGCAGGCGGCGACGGGAGACATCGGCACTTTCGCGGCCGGTGGTGTCATCACCGTGGCGTTAGTGCCGGTCGTGGGTGACCAGATCATCTTCACGGATTGGGCTGGGAACCAGGCAGCACTCACGGCAGATACGGCCACAACGCCAGGCGGCAACAACTTCGACGTGTCGTCCGGTGTGGCAGCCACGATCGCTGGTCAGATCGCTATAGCGATTCAAGATGTGACGAACAACGTGGCTTCGATCGTGACCACGACGGGCGCTGTTGGTGTGACGATTCCAGTGGTGCCAACTGTTCCGGGTACGCTCGGAAACCGGGTCGTCATGGCCGAATCCGCCGCAACTCCGGCAACCTTCACGTTCGTACAGCCTTCGGGCGCGACGGACTTGGCAGGTGGCTATTTGGAGTTTGCGGACGCACCGACGCTTGCCAGCGATTTCGCGATTCTGGCAGGCATCAGCGTGGCTCCGGCACCGGGAGGATTGCAGACCAAGTTGCTCAACGGAGACATCGCTCGGCGCTTCTCGGTAGCGGGCGGTTCCGGTGCGCTTATCTACGATCGCATCATTCTCCGCAACCGCATCATGCCTGGATCGGGCAGCGTGGCCGGGCCTTCCCAGCTTGCGCAGACAGAGCTACGCATCGAGGGGAACAATGCGATCACGGAGACGGGTCTCCAGCCCAACGACGCTGGGTTGGCGGCGATGGGGGCGGTCGTGCAGCCAGCGACGCTGTTTGGCGAAGTGGGGTTTGTCAGCGGTCAGGTGCCGACAGGCGCCTACGGGGATGCTCGCGACGGGCAGCCGGTGGTGACGTTCTTCGCAGACGGAGGCACACAGCCGCAGAACAACGTGTTCAAGATCAACATCGATGGCATCATGGTGAACGTCACGTTCACGGATGCTGCGGGTGTGGTCATTCCGGCTGGCGGCACAGCAGACGTACCGTTGGGGCCGGGAACGATCGCGAACACGATTCTGGCACAGCTAGACGCCGCCGCAGTGGCGGCTGGGTTGCCCGCGGGCACGTTCTTGCCAGAAGGCGCTGGTATTCGGATCGTGAGCGGCACGTCTCGCGTGTCCTCAGCGATCACGGTTGGAGCCGGGAATGCCAACGATGTGTTGGGATTCTCGTCTGGCGGCACGGCGGCACGGACGGAGGTAGAGCCCGAGCAGATTGCTTCGGCTCTCATGGCGCATCACGACGCAACGGTATCGGCCAAGCTCCTGAGCTACTCCTCGCCAGGAGTGACCTACTTCGCTGGCTTGGCTCTTGCTGGTGTCATCAGGGATGCGGCGAATGCCGAATTCCTGTACCTCCAGAGTCAGGCGAGCACGGTCGGAGGTCTGGGTCTGTCGAGCAGCATTGCGCTGCTACAGCCCACGGTTGGAAACGGTAGCTGGCTGCTTCCAGGCACGGGCATCAATGCCGAGGTTGGTGACGGCGCATCCGGTGAGGAAGGCTTCAACGGATACTACGTCACATCGTCCGATCCGACAGACGGGTCCGGGTCAGCGAACACGTCGAGGCTCAACAACGGAGTGGGTCAAGATGGCGTGATCGGCCAGACGTATCGAGATACCGTCACGGGTCTCACGTTCACGGTTCTGGCACGTGAGGGTGGCGGGGTGTACCCGACTGGTGTGGGTGCAACCTTCACTTTCGAGGTACGCAATAAGGTCATCACGGACAGCAACCTTCCGGTCAACACAATCCCCGGAATCGAGCTTTTGGTGACGAACACCACTGGCGTCGCGGTCGGGGACACGGCTGTGGTCGATACGATCGAGCGCGGGGGCAGCGAGCCTGCCGTGGGCGATCTCTACTACGCGACCTACAACTACCAAAAGGAAAGTTTCGACACTGGCTTGTACACACGGCTGGCAACGATCGAGCGTGTGTTTGGTGCAACATCGCCAGAGCATCTTCTGTCCCTGGCGGCGTATGTGTCGATCATCAACGGGGCGGTTGTCGTTGGGCTCAAACAGGTTCCCAAGCAGCCCAACAGCAATCAGGGCAGTATCACGGACTACTTCGATGCCGTGGACGATGTGCGTGGAGTCCTCCCAGGTGGGGCGAGGCTCAGCACGCTCACTCCGTTGCGTGGAGACTCGGAGGAGCTATTCCAGAAGATCAGTCAGCATGTTGATCTCCAGTCCAGCATCCGGCTGCGATCGGAGAGAACCTCGATCTTTGGCGTTTCCTCGGGGACGCAGCCCTCGGCTGCGGGAGACCTGGCCGAGTTGCTGGGCAACACCCGGATGAGGATGGTCTACCCAGACATCGCCAAGATCACGCTGACCGATGCGGTGAACAACGACAAGCAATTCCTGGTTGACGGCACGATTCTCTCGGCGGCAATGGCAGGAAACCGAGCAAGCCCGAACATCGACGTGGCAACGCCATGGACACGGGCACGATTGCTCGGGTTCGATGAGCTTGCTCGTATCCTCGATGCGGTCGAGCAGAATCAGGTTGCCGTGCGCGGCGTGACGATCTTGGAGGATCGCCGTCCGGCAATCAGTGTGCGCCATGGGCTCACGACGGATGTCACCAACGTCCTGACCAAGACCCCAACCGTGATGACGATTGCGGATGAGGTACAGCAGCAGACTCGCGTGACGCTGGACAGGTTCATCGGGGTCAAATTCCTGCCCGGTATCCTGAATCAGATCGAAGGTCGCCTGACCTTCATGCTCAAGGGGCTCATCGCGGCGGAGATCATCGCTGCCTTCACTGGAGTGCAGGCTCAGACAACGAGTGATCCAACGGTGGTTGCGGTCGAAGCATGGTATCAGCCTGTTTTCCCGCTACTATACATCATCGTCACCTTCAACCTCCGCTCAGTTTTGTGAGGTACACTAGCGCTCTAGGCTAGTACAGAGCCCAAAAGCGGCGTTTGCCGTGGGGTCTGTGGTGGTGGTATGGTGGTGGTATGGATGAGGAGATCTGTGCAGCCTTTCGGTCCGATCTGTCTTCTGCCGCGGTTGCTGAATCGTTGGGGGTTGGTCGACAGCGTGTTCTCAAAGTCTGGAAGGCTTCCTTTGGTGCCGGTGAGGTAAGAGCACGTGCGAATAGGCTTCGCTCTCGCCCCAAGAAAGAAGATCCTCAGCAACGGGCAGCAGCTCTGCCGTGGTTCGCTGAGGGTGTGGCAGTCAAGGAGGCTGCGCGAAGATTGGGTGTCCACTATCTCAAGGTTCAACGATGGTGGATCGAAGAGTTTGGAGAAGAAGTATATCGGAGTCGTGGAAAGCGTCTTCAAGCTGCGCGAACGGCAGCCAATAACCGTAGAGGATTGCCGAAGACGCAAACGGTTGTACGAGTCGCCTGTGAAGACTGCGGCACGGAACACGACCGTACAATGATGAGTTTGGCCAAGGCTGCGCGGCTCATTTGTCCAACGTGTAAGAGCAAGAAGCAAGATCCGCATGCGTGTCCGGTGTGTGGTTTTGTGTTCGAAGGCGCTCGGGGGTTGGCGTCTCATTTTCGGCATCAACGGAATTGCTCTGCGCATAAGGAGTATCGACGCAAGCAATGGGAAGTCCTGGCAAGTCGGACTGACGAGTACGTGACTTGCCAGGAGTGTGGCTTCGTAGGTCGGTCGATTTCGGCTCATATTCAAACACACGACCTAAATTGGAGGAGCTACACGCGTAAGTATCCTGGTGCTCCTCTGTATTCGGCGATCTCAGAGGCACGGAGGCGTGCTCGTATCCGGGAAACACATGCCAGGTACGGATTCACATACGCGGACTTCAAGGCGTACCTGGATGACGAGCATCGTTTGATTGTGGCGGCTGCGGCTAAGGGATTGGGAGTTGCTCAAGATACGGTGCGGACATACGCGAAGAAACTAGACATCCCTACGCGGAATCGATTGGCGTGGCAGCGAGAAGTCTTGCAGACGGTAGCTGATGTTTTGGGCGAAGCGTATAAGTGGGAATGGTCTGACGATCGTATTCGAAATCCCGAGACGGGGAGGTTACTGAATTATGACGGCTGTTTTCCCAAGTCAAAGGTGATCGTGGAGTGCCATGGAATTCAGCATTACCAGTTTGTTCCTCGATGGCACCGTCTTCCAGAGGAATTTGTCAAGTTGCGGGAGCGAGACGTTTACAAAAAAGAGCGAGCGGAGGAGCTTGGCTATACCGTGATCGAAGTGCGCTATGATGCAGAGGTATCTCGTGAGTTTTTCATGGAGTTGTTGCGAGCACCAAAGAAGAGTCGTCAGGCGGTGAAGGACAAGGCCGAGACAATTCTGCGGGAGCTACGGAGGGATTGCTTTCCGTTTCCGGTGATCGATCCAGAGGAGACTCGGAGGGAGTTGGAAAGGCTACAACGGAAGCGCCTGAAGTTAGTTGACGGGATTATCGTTCCTCGTTCGTGGGTTGGGACCAAAGTCTGCAAAGCATATTTCCCCAATCTCTTCCAAGCCAGGTACAAGAATCAGCTATCGGCTGTAGAGGCGTGGAATTCGGATGAGAAGCTCCGGCTTGCTATCCTGACTCAACTAGACTCGTCGCATCCGACGACACCAGAACGAGTGCTTAAGGCGATTCTGATGCATCATCGGGTTCCTACGGTTTTCCGTCCAGCTTATGCTCGATACTTGTATGACCGCTACTGCCCGGAAGGCAAGACAACATGGGATCCTTGCGCAGGGTGGGGCGGGCGTCTCTTGGGCGCCGCAGCGGCGAATGTGAGATACATCGGAACGGAGATTGATGCTCTTACTGTCGAGGGGAATCGCAGGTTAGCTTCCGATCTGCGGCATGACGCGGAGATCATTGAAGGGTCGGCATTGGGCGCGGACATCCCTCAGGTAGACTTTGTATTCACCTCTCCGCCCTACTATGACGTTGAGCAGTATTCAGACCATCCTGAACAACCTCACATGCGATTTGGTTCCGAGGAGGATTGGGTAGAGGGGTTTCTCTTGCCTTTGGTCAGGAAGGCACGTTCTGTGCTGCCTCAAGGCTGCGCTATGGCTCTCAACCTCTCCGATGCCTTGCTAGGGCGTCTAGAAGAGTGCGCTTTTGATTGTGGTTTTGAGCTTGAGACCGTGGTTGGCTTTGAGCTTCCGAATGGAAAGGTTGCTCGGACAGCCGTTTACCGATAGTCGTTCTAGTCGTGTTTTCCCATCAGAGGATCGGGCTTCGTTGCAGAAGCGACGAAACGGGGGCTTGCAAGAAGCCTCTTGCCAAGAGTCGTAGCCAGGTTCGGCGTATTCGCCAGCGAACCAGATCGCTTCGATTTGGCGTCGTCCTTGGGGCGTCTTGGCCGAACGAACGGCAGCTTGTAGGGCTGGGCGACACGTCATGGGAGCCATTGGGTGCTTTCTCAGCACATCGATGGCGTGGTGTTTCGCAACTACGGCCGAAGCCCAAGGGCGGTATCGATTCCCGTCCTTGGGCTGTCACGCCATTGTCGGGTTAGTTGAAGTCACCCGCTGCTGTATATTCAACCTCAGGTCGGTGCTGTAGTTGCTCAGTCTTGGGGCCGCCGGATTTCCGGCGGCCTCACTTCTTCTTGACCTTCCAGGGAGTGGTCTCTTCTGGGTGGAACGTGGCCTCGATGCCAGCCTCATCGAGCGCGCCAACGAGATCAAGAAGCATCAGGAGCGAAGTCTCGATCGTGTCTTTTGGGGACTTGGTGGAAAACTTGTAAGCCTGGTCTCCGAAACGGAGGGAGACGGTTTGACAGTCGCTAGAGATGTGGATGGACGAGTGGTCTCGGATGCTCATGCGTGCCTCTACCGCTCGCGCTTCGGCTGCGTCGCGCTTGTCTTGCAGTGCAGTTGTTGTCGATACATGGTCCACGAACCGCACCCACCCGCCGTCGTCGGCCGCGTACATGCCGGAAGGTCTCCATTCGTATCGCTTATCCACTGTCCGACTTCTTTCCGTAACGCCCGATGCACTCGTCGCGTTTGCGTTGGATCTCGGTCTCGTCTTGCTCGGTGGTGCGGGGTGGCCTGTCGTTCATCCACGCGAGGTCAAAGGCAGCGCACGCCTTCTCGGGAGTGTCGCCAAACCCGGCCACGCCAACCTGCAAGTCTTCGCCTAGCAGCGCGCACCACTGGTTTCCGTCTGGGAAAATGCGTGGCCGGAACACGACTGAGGGGCGCGAATACTGCTCGCCTACGATCGCTGCCTGTCTACAGATCTCTGCGCCTGCGGCCGTTGCTTCTAGCCCGACCGTCGTCCTCATCTCACTTCTCCCATTGTCCGAAGCCGGCATCGCGATAGCCAGGTCGTCCCGTGTAGTTAGCCATATTAGCCTTCCAGGGGTGGTAGGGCGACTTGGAGGACAGCCCGTACCAGCGTAGAGGGCGATACCCCGCGGTCCCTCGCTATCTTCTCCAGCCGGGCGCGGTAGCCTGCCGGCAACCGAAGGTGGAAATGCTCGGAAAGCTCGACGCCCCTGTTCGAGAGCACGAAGTCGATCTGGGTTGAAAGGTCTCTTGATCGCAATGTTGCACCTGCCGAAGCCCAAGGGCGGTATCGATTCCCGTCCTTGGGCTGTCGCGCCGTTGTCAGGTTAGTTGAAGTCACGCCGGAGGCCACAGAAGCCATCGAGCAGGACGTGAAGCTGCTCAGTCTTGGCCGGAAGGGTGAAGAGATCGTTGCTTTCGCGTCGGGGCTTGAGAACCTCGGTAAACGCGTTCATCAGCCGCCAGGTGGTCGGTCCCGCTTCTCGGAATTCGGGGTGACGGGGCTCTCTCCACTCGGAGAGGATCTGCGAGATCTTGCTGGAGGCGATGACATCGGCATCGAGCGCGCGAATGAGCAGGTCGTTTACCTGCGCGTCGTTTAGCTCGTGCTGCTTGTACGTCGCGAGGCGCTGGTCTTGGAAGTCCTTGAGCGCTGCGACTTGCTGGAGAGCCTCGGCGATCAGCTTGGCAAGATCGCGAAGGATGTTCGGGGTGTGCTTGCGACCGACCTTGATTTCGCCGGAGAAGCACAGGTTGTCGCAAACGAACACGCCCGAGCCGACTACAAGGCCAGCCAGGAACGTCTTGTCGTTGGCGTTGCGGAGCCCGAGGATGATGCTGTAGTCCGGGTCGAGGATCGGGCTGTTCATCTCCGTGGGAACAGGATCGAGCACCGGAGCCGGTGCTACTTCCAGCATTCCGAAGTAGCGCAGGTTCTCGTGAGAGAGTGCGTGTACCTCTTGGATGGTGGTTAGCCCCACGGTGGTGATTTGGTTCTCCACTTCCTCCAGCAGTGTGCTGTGGGGGATGGGGGTGTGTCTTGGGCCGGCGGCCTCAGGCTCGGGCAGCGTAAAGAGGACTTCCCGAGGAACCTGATGGGCACCGCAGTGAGTCAAGAGGTTGAGGTTTGTCATGTCGTATCTCCTGTCTCTTCTACGCGAGATTCGGGGGAAAGTTTACATAGTCGCTCATTCGCATCGGCGAATCGGAGCTTTTCTAGGTTGCGGGGTGTTTACATAGTATGTCTTCGCTTCGGATCTGAGCCACTTCAAGAAGATGGTAACCCTCGGTGCGTCGTATTCGTTCACGGTTTTCAAGGGCGCGTCCATACCCTTCTTAAAGGCTGCGAAGGCTTGCTTTTGCTTCATCCACAGACCGTCGCTGGGTATGAGCCATAGACGTTCCCAATTGTTGCTCAGGCAGAGGGCTTCATCGAGAGACTCGACAGGCTCAAAGTACCAAGCCCAGTGCCCCTTGCAGGTTCCACCGATGCAGCCGGGCGAGATGACCCAACCCTCTTCGTAGTCCTTGCAAAGTGTGCCGATGGTGATGCCTTCTACGCGCACGTCGTATTGACAAGCGTTGCGGTGCTTTTCGGCCAGCCGCTTGAATTCGACGTTCATCTTTTGGTAGCCGCTGATCATGTTTAGCTCGCTATCTCGCACTCTTTGTTGTACTTGGCCTGAGCGGTCTCGATGTGACGGCATTTGCGCCGAAACTGGAAGCCCTCGCACTCGCAATTCCAGCGGTTGTTCTTGCCAAGCCAGACTCGGTAAGAACCATCCTTGGCGCTCGGGATCTCGCACTCCCATTCGACTTCGCCACGGAAGCACTTGAGATCGTCACGAGCGGGCGGGGTGGTGTACTCCAGCCCGAGCGCTTCGAAAACCTCGCGTTCGGTCTTACCGGCGATGCGCCGATACCAGCGCTTTTCAGTCTCGCCCTTCCGCTTGACGTGAATGAACGCGTAGCCCTGGGACTCGTCCGTTTCCTCGGGATCACATGGCTTGTATACGCCCTTTTCGTTGAGGAGTAGCCCCAGCGCGGCGGCGTGGCTTCGCATCTTGATGTTGAAGGTATGCGGGCCGGTCAGGTAGAGCCACGCGGCGCCGAAGCCATCTTCATCGGGCGCTCGGATCACGTCTACCTGCATGCCACCCACGATGAGCCGGATCTTGGCATCCTTTCCTTGGACCCACTCGAAACCAGCTTTCTCGATTTCCGCCTGTGTGGGTAGCGTGCCGAGGAACACGATATCGACATCGCGAACGTACTCTTTGCCACGACGGAGAGAGCCGGCGATCTTGGCTTCCTTACCGAGCAAGGCGAGGACGGGAGCTACTCGCTCGACCGCGACGCCCTGGGGAATCTTCTTACCTTTGCTCATCGTTGGTCTCCTTTAGCCGATACCAGAGGAAGCCTCGGTCTACACACTCAGCGACTCGAATGGCAGTGCTCTCCAGCACGAGATGCTTGACCGGATGCCCGGACGAGCAAACCGGACACGGTCCGGTGAATGAGCCGGTGATTCGTATTCGTGCTCCGCCAAGCTCGGAAGGAAGCCTGACCCAATCGGGAGCGCCGTCGCCCACGAGGTACATGCTCTCGTCCTCCGTGGAGGGTGAGGCGAAGTCGCCGGGGCGGCGGTTGAACCATGCGGTGGTCATCAGGACGCCTTGGCTTCGGGAGCACTCTCCAGCTTGAGATCATCCCCGATGGCTGTCAACGCATCTTGGAAGGACCCCACGAAGGTGTTGCGAGAGGCGGTTATCACGTTGATGTGACGGCCGCGCCTCTCCTTGGGTCCGGCGAGTCCGCGGTCGATGCTTGTCCTGGTAGACGAGGGTCCGGTCGTCGCGGGAGGTTTCGAGAAGAAGGTGCATCTTTTGCTCTCCAACCTCTCTACGCGAGATCCCCGAAGAAGTTTACATTTCAAAACGCGCGTAGGGCGCGGGCAAATCCTTCGATAGAAGCCTGTCTACGATGGCTCTGGCCAAGATCATTAGGTTTGTCCGCTTGGCGGACGGCAAGACCAAGCTGGAGGCGAAGCGTGGAGCGAAGAATCCCTACTTGAACACGCCGCCGACTGTGTTGAAACGCGATCTCGAAAAGGAGACCAATCCCATGAAACGCAAGTTGATGAGCGACGCATTGAATGCTTGGCGGATGACGCATGGGAATCCTTTGGCTCGTTCTGCGGCTCGTGTAGCTGCGCGTTGGCTCGACAGCGGAGGGACCTGACGATGCATGGGCCGTTTGCTGGTTGGCACCTAATCGTGGATGCTCTCGTCGGGTCTGGAGATCCCACTGACCGGTTGGCGGATGTTGAGTTTCTGGAGACGTTTCTCAGGGATCTCGTGATCCATCTGGATATGAAGATCCTGGGCGGTCCCTACATGAATGTGGTCGAGCCCGATTCGAAGCTCATTGAGACGGAAGAGGATGAGGGTGGGGTGACAGGATGTGTAGTGATCACAACGAGCCATATCTCACTGCACACGTGGCCGCTACGCAACCGCTTCTCCCTCGACATCTACTCGTGCAAGCAGTTTGACCCGGATGCAGCTAAGGACTTCATCACGGGACGACTTAGTTGCACGGAGCGAAGTATCAACTGGACGCAGCGGCTCTGGCCTTAGCTACTTGTCCTTGTCTAGATCGGCCTTGCAAGCGTCCAGGTCTTCATACGTGATGAGCAACGGGCGCTCATCCACATCGGGGAAACACTGATTGGGCACGCACTGTGACTTCACGTCCCAGCCATCGACGGTGGTCACGATGGAGCAGGTGAAGCCATCCTTGCAGCCGTCCTCGCCGTGGGGTGCCTCTTCATCGCATTCGTCCGCAGGCGCATTCACGACAATCGGATCGCTCTGCGTGTCAGCGGCAGGCGCCGTCTGCAAAGGAGCGTTGGCCGTCAGAGCGAGGAACCCGGTGAGGATGGTGGTGAGCATTTCTTGTCTCCACCCAGTCTACGCGGGTTTTGTGGAGAAGTTTACTGCGCCAAGTCCGCGCCCCTAGCTTGTCTATTTTCAAGCGCTTAACGAGGGTGGTGCGTCGCGCATTCCCCGCCCTTAGGAGACAGTATGCCAAACACCGATCTAGTCCAGGGAGGCGCAGCAGGGCTCCAGGGCTCTAGCTCCGTCTACGACTACGGGACTTCCCCCAACACGAGAACAGCCGTTTCACAGAAGGTGAGGATCTTGTCCCCGGCCTACGGGACGACAAGTCAGCTTCTTCAGATTGGCGTGCTGACCAACTTCACACCTTCCGAGAGTCGCACTGTCGAGCCCCTACGCGGCATTGGGTTTGGCGATCAGATCGCTGAGCTTGTGCCGTCCGTGACGACAGAGATGACGCTGAGCTTTGAGCGAGCGTTGCTCTACATGGCGAATCTCTGGCAGGCGACTGGTTACGCTGGAGGCATCGACGGGCCCGTGCGTTCGTTGAAGCATCACAGGTGGCCGTTCGATGTGGAGGAGCAGCTTGTGTTTTCGACTCTTGTCGATATGGCACTTGGAGTCGAGAACGTGGGCTACCAGGGTCAGGGTTTCCAGGGAGGAACGGCTCAGATCGTCTATCCCGATCAGCTAGATGGCGAGACCGGCCCGACTCCCAACGGTCCTTTCCCGCAGGGTGGCCAGCAGGGACACACGGCCATCATCACCATGTACGAGGCGTGCTGGTTCACGTCTTGGTCCAAGACCAACATCACCCGCGACACGGGAATGCTCATGGAGACGGGAGATGCGATGGTCACCGACGTTCACGACTTCGCCTCCGAGTACGGAGAATTTCTGGCTACGGGCAACGACCCATCCGTAGGCCAGCTTGGATCAGTCAGGTTTGGCGATCCACAGGCAGGAGGGACGCCGTTCGGCTAGGGTACAGTGGCCTAAAACCGAGCAGTCGGTGGTTTCCAAGAATCAGACGCAGATGAATATCAGATCATATCCAGATTCCCGTGCTGTCTCCTAAACCCTATATCAGATCCAGACCCACATAGATCAGACCCAGATTCGTTTGCGCTGTTTTCCAGGCCACCGCTTGCTCTCTCAACGGGAGTAGCGGTATGACAATCAACTTTGAGGCTCTGCAAGCCTCGCTCGAAAAGATCGGGCAACTAGGCCAAGCGGAGCGTTCTTTCAAAGCAGGCGACCACGCGATCACCATTCGTGTGCTTCAAGCACGTGAGGAGATCGAGGTCGATAAGTACGCTCAGATAGCCTGGGATGAGGCTTCGGGAGATGAAGACCGGGCTGCCTTGGCGGACTACATCGATCGGGTGCGGGTAGCCACTCTGTCACACGTCATCGTTCAGATTGGCGATCAAGACCTTCGACGGGAGGAGTTTGTCGAGACGGGGGAGGAGGACGAGAACGGGAACAAGGTCAAGAAGCCTCGTTATCTCGTGATTCGCGAGATGATCGGCAAGTGGAGTCGGCCTGTTTTGCACATGTGTTACCTCAACTACGGGACTTTGGTTCAAGAAGTCGAGAGTGCTTCTAGTAAGAGTATCGAGTCCTCAGAGGCTAACGTCGGGGGAGAGATCGATCGCCTTCAAACGCGGTTAGAGAACCTCAAGCGCATTCAGAGTGAGCAGAAGGCCATGGCTGATCGTGCCGCCATGACGGCGCAGACACGAGAGGCTCTCGGTGAGTACAGCCAAGCCCATGAGGATCACATTGACCGACTGGCAACTGTGACGGGAGAGGTTGTAGAAGAGTCCGAGTCCGAGCCCGAGGCCGCGCCCAAGGCTGAAGGCGCGACCGAGCCCCCGAAGCGGCCTGTCAGACGAGAGCCGACGATACCACGTCGGGCAGTGCCGCCTGTGCGCGCTCAGAAGTCCGAACCTGTTGATGCGGACGGGATACCGCTGCCACATGAGGGGGATTCGTTCTACGATCCGGCCGATGGGGATGCGGCTGTAGCGGCTGAGCACAAACGTCTGGAAGCTTTCCGACAACAAAAGATGCGGGCGCAATCGAGACCCACAGCAGAACCAGAAGCGCCTGAATCTCCAGAACCGGAACCGGAGCCCCTTGAGCCTTTGCCTGGGGTGACGCGAGGACGGAAGCCGCCACACCGAGACGCACTCAACACGGCTGACGCCGTGCTCAATCTTCAGGGAGAGACGGTAGTGGACCAGCCCAAAGCTGCCACGGAAGCAGTAGAGGGTGTTCGATTGCCGACAGAGACCCTAAGTCCTCGATCGAAGCCAACAGAAAAACCAACGAAGGCTCCTGTGGATCCTCCACCAACGGGCTCAAGAAACCCGCGGTTTAGAGGTGCGTAGTAGTGTTGTCTCCGCCCGCACCAACGCTTGAACAACGCAGTCCCATGTATGCGGACGTGCGTCATCTACTGACGCCTGGTTTTTTGACAGAGACGGTTCGTATCAACGAGACAGCGTTGGTATTGCGGACGTTCAACCGGGGAGACTATTTCATGCTCCTCAATCGAGGAGTCGAGTCCGAGAATCCGGCCTTTCTCGACTGGATCATAGCTGCCGCTGTGTGGGTGGTTGATGGGCAGCCGGTTCTAGAAGATCCGTCTGCTACCTACCACATTCGGGAGATGTGCGCGGGGTTTCCGAGAGTCATCAAGCACGATCTCATGGCGGTGGTTGGTCATCTTCGCGAACGAGTCGAGACAGCATTGAACCGGGTGGAGGCTTTCTTTTACGAGGATGAGTCTCGCTTTATCTGGCGTGCTCATGGGCCACGCATTACGGGAGCAACCGGCGTTCCTGGCAGTGAGCGATTGGGTGTGAATGCGTTGCAGGAGTTGTGGATCGCTTACAACGAAGTTGAGGATCACCGGGAGTCCTTCGTCGCACAATGGACGCAGACGAAGTTGATCGCCCAAACCATGGCTCCGAAGGGGATCAAGAAACTCAACAAGTCGGATGAGATGGCTCAGCGTCGGTTGGACCAGGAGCGCGAGGCTGTACGAACGAAGGCGTACTATCAATTCATTGGGCGCGAGGAGCTAGCGGCCAAGAGGGTGCCGGAGCAGAGCAACAGTCCCTATGTAGAGCGGTATGTTGTTCGTTCCGTCGAGGATATGCAGGAGGAGTATCGGAAGTGGCGTCAGGGCATCAAGGATGAGCACGATCTGATCGTGGACGCCTACAAAGCGAAGATTCGCGAGAAGATGGAACGCGAGCGACATGAGCGGGAGGAACGGATTGTAGAGGTCGATCGGGCAATGGAGACTGAGGGGGTCTCTGAGCCGCCTCTTCGAAACGTGTTGGGGCGCATTGAATCAATGGAGCCAGGATGGGCGAAGGGCAAGCGGATCTACTCAGGAGGAAAATCAGAGCGTCTTTACGAGCGCTATCTCAAGAATGACGTTGTGCCGGGTGCCATTCGCATGAAGGACGGCCAAGCAATCTCTGTTCCCGACACGTTACAAGAACGTGTGGAAGCCAGGAAGCCTGGAGGAAAATAGCCGATGCCTGCTCCAGATAGCATCATCGAGATGGCTGCACGCCTCCAGGTGGACGCCGCCAGCCTTCACCATGCGGCCAGAGCAGTCCACAAGTCGATGGGAGATGCCATCACGGGCAGCGTGGACCAGGGCATGAAGGCGAGTTACCGGCTGATCAAACGCGGACTTGAACGCGCTGCGTCGGCATCAGACTTCGCCAAGAAGATGCTGGATGCTCGCAAGACGCGGAAAGAGCTTGTGGACTTTGCTGGGAAGGTGGGCGACTGGTTTGGGAAGGGGTACACGAAAGCACAAAAAGTGTTTTTCGATGAGGTTGACAAGTATCGGAAACGCAGCAGACGGAAGGAGCAAGAACACGAAGATCTGATGCACGATCGGCGCAGGCAAGCTGCGCAAGAGATCGAGAGCTTTCGTAAGAAGGAATTGGAAGAGCAGATCGAGACTTACGGCAGGGGAATGACCGGAGTGCTCGAAACCCTGAAGAGCGGGGAGCTAGCAGGGTTAGCGGGAATCGTCGGGGCCGCTGGACGAGCGGGAGTGACTAGGGGACGCGCGTGGCAGGCTGCGGGCGAAGCAGGGGACGCAGGCAAACTACAGAAGGCCATGGCGAAGTTGGGGAAAGGCATGGTAGCGGTGGGGAAAACACTTGCGGTAGTAGGCGCGACGGCTGGGGTCTTAGCTATAATCGTGAAGCTCTTGGTGGAAATTGCAGATGGGGCTTCTATAGTCAAAAAGTCGTTTTTGGAGATGGGTGGCGCAGTCGCCATGGGACGGACTTCGGTGGCGGCTTTGGATAGACAGATGGAGGCTTTCTACAAAACTGTGTACGAAGGCGACTTCAAGACACACTGGAGTCTCGTCAAGGATGAGATGATCGGTGTCACAAAGGCCATGGCGGATGCCGGGATGCACATGGCACGGCTGAGGGCGCAAACGAAGGCGGGCGCCAGTGTCATGGGAACCCTCAAGGACAACATCGGGTTCGCAGTGACCTACGCCACCATGTTTGGCAAGCAGATCGATGAGGTTGGGCGTGACATGGCGACGCTCTCCTTTGAGACCGGCCTTTCTATGGAAACGATCGCGCACGGGATGGCGGAGATCTCAGAGATCACGAGAGTTGCGGGATTCGACGCCAAGCGGTTCTACGGGACCGTTCTGGAAGTCACCAGTGGCATGGGCATCTACAGCCGGCGTGTGGAAGAAGCCGCGGGGATGTTGAAAACGCTCAGCCATATTCTGGGAGAAACGGTGGGTGCGGATTTCCTCAAAGGAATCGAGCGCAGCTTCAAGGACATGCCTATCACGCAGCGGATCCAGTTTGTTGCGATGGCGGGCACCGAGAACGTTATGCGGCTCATGAAGGACGCCGCGGAAAGGCAAGGACGGGCTGTAGAGGAAACCTTGGCTGACATGGTCGGACAAGAGGACAAACGAGCATTGGCAATCGTGAAGGCATTTGGCGGAAGCGCGGACAAGGTGGCGGAAGCAATTGAAGGCATGACGAAAGAAGAGTACCGAGCGGCTGAGGCAAAGGCGCTTCGCGTCGGGGGTCCTGGCACGGCAGAGCTTCTCAAAGAGCTGACTCGTCTCCGCAGGTTGCAAGAAGGCGCTGTGGATGAGCGCAAGACTACTTTGGCACTGCAAGACTGGCCAGCCACGCACAAATTGTTGGGGCAACTGTTTGCGGCCATGCGGCCATTGGGGGGCATCGAAAAGAACATCGATAGGCTGAATGACATAGAGGCCCTAGCCTCGGAGGCTGGCTGGAGCATGTCGGTCGAACAGTTGCATACACTGCAAGATTTGGTGGGCCGGTCGCAAGCAGGCTGGAAAGACTTGGAGAACGCGACGGGAAAGGTCAGAAAACAACTGGCAGAGCAGTATGGGTTGACCGTGAAAGATGGGAAGTTGCAGGAGAAGGGCTCAGGCAAACTTGTGGAGTCGTTTACGGATTTTTTGATTGCGACTGCGACTCTTGAGAAGGATACGAAGAAGCAGACAGATCTTCTCACCGACCAGGCCAACCTTGCTAAGGGAATACGCGACAAAACCGAGGGGATGTCAAAAGATATTGAGAATCTCAAGGACGAACTCATCGAGAAGATCCAGATTGACCTGCACGATCTGGTTACGACGATACCCGGTAAAATTGAGGATCTGATAGATGCCATAGATAGCATTACAGGAAAGAAAGGAACGGCTAAGGGGGATACAGGTGAAGAGTATCAAACGGCATCTACTGTCGGGGCGGCTCTTAAAAAGGGGACGGAAGGGACGTGGGTGCAGCCTGTAATTGAGGCCCTTGGCACGGGAGAGTTTGCTGTTGGTCAGACGACCGAACAGGCGGTTCAGGCGGGGTTGCGTTCTGCCTTCGAGGCATGGGCGTTGAGGCCAACACGAGGGACTGAGGAAGAAAAGAGACAAAAAAGAGTCGAGTGGATCACAGGGGAGACAATCTCGGAGGACCCCGCATATTTGCGGATGTTGGAGAAATTGAGGGGAGCTGGGATGTCTGAGGAAATGATTAAGCAACGAAGTGCCGTGGCCATTGACTTGGCTGATTTAGCTAAGGAACAATTGTTGGCAGAACATCCTGGCGCAGGGCCCTTTGTCGTAGGCGGCACCATGGCAGGCGCAATGGCTCCGGTACTGTTATATGGGCGCGAGGCTGGCTTTACTGGTCCTGAGCAGCCGGCGGGGGATTTTGTTGTTACCGATCGAGGTGATGTCATCAAGGCAGACCCGAGAGACACCATCGTGGGGTTCCGCGGTAGAGCAGGCGGTCCGGGCGCTGGGGCCGTGTACGTCAACATCTATGGAGGCGATCGGCGTGAGGTTTACGAGACCGTGCGCCAGGCTCTCCGTGTCGCGAGGGTGGCTACTGCGTAATGCCTGGCCCGATTCCCATCGTCCCCTCTGCGTTTGAGACTCATCGAGATGGTGAGCTTGGCCTCGGTAAGCGGCCTGTGGTGTTTGACATCCTCGCGTCCGATCGCGAAACGAGTCTGTTGCCCGATGACATCAAACTCGTGCTGCATGTGAATCCGCGCACGATGCGGTTGAATTACCAGAAGTTGATCACTCGCCAGCAGACGCTTGGAGGGTTTGTCGAATTCCATTGGGGCGATGCGCTGGAGGACATCAATTTCGAGATGGCTACTGGTGCGTTCGTTCGCCTCTACAGCGGCCTATCGAACATAACGAGCAGCCCAGGAGGACCGGGTCGGAGAGAGTCGATTGCGTATGACCGCTTCCTCGACATCCTGGCTCTCTTCCATTCGAATGGAGCCGTCTACGACATCAACGGGAACATTGCCCTTCAGGGTTACCTCCAGGTGACGTTCGATGGGGGCATTTACATCGGTTGGTTTGACACGGATTTCACGCTCACTGAGAGCGCTGATTCTCCGTACCAATTCACGCTCACTTCGCGCTTCATCATCGACCGGGAGGAGCTACAGCTTCGTTCCACCATCCTCAACCCTGTTACGGACACCATCATTGCTGCGACGGGCGCTTCTCAAGCAAACCAGCCTATTGGTGGTCTGGATGCCAACCAAGTTTTTGGTGAGGTTGGTGCTGACCCAAATACCGGCGAAGTGGGAATCCGGCGTCGCTCCGGGTTCACGTCGTTCTAGTCATGGCACGGACACCACCCCCTGCGTTGTTGTACCAACCACTTCCGGCCGGGCCGGGTTGGAAACGCACGTATGAGATCCAGGCGAATGTCCCGATCGATGGGTCCAGGGGCATTCTTCGCGATTCATCCGTTGGCTCTCCCTTCACGCTCAGTGTGATTCCTCCGCCTCTTCTCATGGACGCGATGAACCGCGAGCGGAAGGAGCCCATCGATGTCATCAGTGCCTCGTTGCGGGTCAACGACGACTTCACGGCTTTCCAGGAGAAGATCACCGAGTTTCGTAGCAACGGGATTGTCACGAAGTCGAATGTGCAACAGACTCGGCTGGAAACTCTGGTGGGGAACAACGGCATCTTCTTTGATCCGCAAACTGGCCAGACGAACCAGGCTAACGTGTTGGGGATTGCGGATGTCACCCAAGCTCTGAGTGTCATCTCACAGCTTAACGCATTGCTGGCAACGCCGCCTCTCACGCTGTTGATCAATCCCATGGCCTTCTCGATTGTGCGGCAGAAGAAGCAGCAGTATTCAGACCGCAATCGGAGTGGGTACATTTTCATGGCTTGGGGTGAGGAGCAGGTACGTCTCAACGTGTCTGGTCGGATCGGAGCTTACTACGCTGGAACACGGTACTTCGATGGAGACTCTCCCCAGAATTTCCAGGGGCATGGTGGCCCGTCGCGGGGGCGGATTTCCACGACCACATCGCCATCGGGAAATCAGTTTGCCACGATGCGCGATTCGGCGTCGTACCAGAACCTCATGAGCTTGCTGACGCTGTTTCGGAACAACGGTTACATTTACGATCTCGTTGGCGAGAGTGAGGCGCACTGGTGGATCGGAATGATTGCGATTTCGTATGACCAGTGGACGTATGCCGGGCACTTCGAAAACTTCAGCTTTACGCACCAAGAGACCACTATGCGGGGAGGAATCGAATTCACGTTTGACTTCGTAGCCTCCTTCGTATTCGACAACGCTCAGCGAAACTTCCAGGTGCTTCCGATCCGGGCACCGACGCCGAGCCCGAGCGATCCTTTGTGGTCTGATCCGACTAAAAGACCGCTTCCTATCGGGACCACACGAGGTCGCTTACAGCCGGCCCCACGGCTCAACCCTCCCCTCTCACCCGTGGCCGATCCGCTTCGCGCACCGCTTCTGAGGTAGTGGATGCCTAATCTTCTCGATCGTCCTTATGCAGGCAACTTCCAGCCCAACGCACGTCGGGTTGTGAAGTACACGCCTGATGCGTTGGTCTACGTCAACGGGGATCTCTCTATCCCAGGTTGTCCCAAGTGCAATGGACGAATCAACATCCAGCGGTTCGTGAAATCGGTTTCGGTCGAGGCCGGGGTGCATGCGGGAGCGGCCAGCGGCTCGATTCAGCTTGCGGTTCCCGTCATCTGGGGGGACCAGCTATTTCGAGAAGGCCGGATGCTGCTTCAGCCTGGGTTGGAAGTCCATATTTACATGCGCGGCTATTTTCCGGTGCAGGGTCAGTTTGCACATCTGGATACGGCAGATGCCGTGGGGCAGACGGGGCTGAATCAGGGAAACTTCGATAATTTCCCGACCTACCCCTACTACCATGTGTTCCATGGCGTTGTTACGTCGGCGGATTACAGCTACTCGGATGGTTTCTATTCGGCATCACTCCAACTCGCGTCGATGTTGCACTTTTGGCAATTCCACAACATTGCCACGAACGCTGCGTTGGTGGCCGTCAAGCCAGATGGTACGAGAGCGCAGCCAAACATCTGGGGGAACATTTACACCAACATGCACCCCTATGCGATTATCTACGATCTCTATCGGTCGATAATCGGAGCACCGGGAGGCATCGAGGGGATAGCCCGTCTTGACACATACAGGACCAACCTCAACGCAACAATCACGACTAGAGACGGCCAGGATCGCTTGATCTACTCGATGATGCAGTTGTATTGGGAGGAGCGGTTTCGTACGTCGATTCAAAGCCTGCGCATGTATGGGGTGAACGGGAAGCTATACAACGCAGTGCAGCAGGCGTACATCGGACGGCGAAACAGCACCAAGCTCAACAAGTTACTGCAACACAACCAGCATCTCGATCTCGATGCGCAGTCGAATGCGAAGGATCCCTTCTCTCGGAGCTTCGCAGTCGCCAAGGCTATTGGTCTTGAGGGAGCGGGTCTGGATGTCACATTTGCCCCGAGCATGGGGACAGAAGGAGCGTCAGACGAGAAGGAACCGCTCGACTTTAACATGACTTCGATCTTTGCGTTCACCTTATCGCCAGGATCGGCCAATCTCAACGTTTTCAACACGTCGTACATGCCCAAGCTCACCATCGCCCAACAGGTTTGTGAGGCGACGGGTTTCGAGTTTTACCAGGACGTGGACGGCGACTTGGTGTTCAAGCCGCCCTTCTACAACCTGGACACGCGATCGAGTCGGGTCTATCGGTTGGAGGACATCGACATCATCAGCTTCTCTGTTCAGGAGAAGGAACCGCAGGCTACCTACTGCACCGTGAAGTCCGGGTTGATCAACAGCTTGAACACGGGTAGCGATCCGTCTGTTGGAAACAGAGGTACGTTTATCGATTGGCGGCTCGTCTGCAAGTACGGATGGCGTCCCGCTGACATGGAGATCACGTATTTCTCTAATCCCAAGTCATTGTTCTTCGTTGCGCAGCATCGGCTGGATATTCTCAACATCGACATTCACTCAGCGCAAGTGACCATTCCTTTGCGTCCCGAGATGCGGCCGGGGTATCCAGTCTACATCCCATCGCTGGATTGCTTCTACTACATCACGGCACTGAGCCACCAGTTTTCGTTCGGCAGCGCGTGCCAAACATCGCTGACGTTGACGGCACGGAGGGCGAAGGTCTTTGCTCCCGGCCTTCCAGGGCCGCTGCAAGAGGGTGAAAACGCCATCGATCGGATCAAGTTGGATGAGCCGTGGCTGCCCGAGCGTCCTCTGGAGATCATGGACAATGGCATACCGCGTTGGGCTGGGTTTCCCAATCTGGTCATGGCGCTGGATCCTCTCAAGCTCAACCCCAAGCAGTTTGCGTTGCGGGCAGGGTTGGAGGATCTGGGGACTGAGATTCTGGGCGAGGGCAAGGTCGAGTTGCTTTTCAACATCATCAATCAGCAAGTCAAGACGACAGGCGAGGGAGCGGGGGTTTTTGCCTTGGCTGCTCCGCGAGAGGATGATGCTTCATCGCCCACCGAGCACACACGGTATGTGTTGCGTCGTTCCGGCAACCCCGAGGATGACATCGAGTTTTCGCTGGCCGAATTGCGTGAGGACTACGCTTCTTTCGACGCTGCTCGGACAGAGATTCAGAAACGACGGGGACAGGTCGCACGTCTGCGGGATGACCTGCGCCTGACGGCGAGCGGCGGCGAGCCAGGGCTTGCTCAGGAAGGGACTCTCTCACGAAGAACGGGCGGGGCTGACGCGATAGAAGCCCGGTTGAACGAAGCGACTGCCTCCCTGCGCCGCGCCACGGAGTTGTTCGCCACGGGCGTGACTGACTTCTCGGCCAATGGCGACAAGACCATCAATTCACTGGTTTTGATTGTCCAGTCTCTTCAGAACAACGATGTGATACGGCGCTCGTTTGGCGGGATGCCAGACGCGTCAACAACGATGACATGGCTGGACATCATAGCGGACACCAAGGCCAACATGAATCCCGGCATGTCGTTGCCTGGCTACTATCGGTTCTACTCTGCTTCTCATCCTAGTCCCGAGATGCAGGGCCAGGCGACCCTGACTTTCACGGAAGGGTCAGCAGATGACTTGTTTGTGTATCAGGATGAGACGTTGTCCGAGCCTGCCGAGACTTCGGGCGGAGAGGTAAAAAAACCTGTTGAGCCCGAGCCCGCGCCTCCCGAGGAAGTCCCTGATGATCTCAAGGTTACGGAGGATGGCCGCGTAAGGCGAAAGCAACCTGGAAGCCATATCGGTTGGTTTGACGACTACACGAGAGGAAAAGCGGGCAAGCAGGAATTCGAGGATGTGGCACGACGGGCGCAAGCTCTTGGTGTTCCAGAGTCCTACATTCGCTACATGCGTGTCCAGGTAGCGCGCGAGACAGGCAACACTTGGAACACGGGGGTGGTTGCGCTCAGGTCAGGAGGCACGGCGAGAAGAGACTACAACAAGCGAAAGAAACGAGGCGCGTTCTCTGATCAGACGGCTCCCGATGACCATTACACGATGGGGGCGTCGGGATGGTTTCAGCTTCTTCCCCCGACAGGCATGGCTACTTTCGAGGGGACGGATTGTGAAAACCACGATCCCTATGTGTTGTTTGATCCCGACTATGCAATGGCTGCGAATTTGTCGAACATGCGTGCTCGTCAGAGAGTCATGAGTGGTCGGGTACACCAGCTTCCCCCGGACGAGCGCACTTGGTCAGCGATTGCTCGGTCTCAGCATAACCTCTGGTCTATCAATCCTCATTCGACAGCCCCAACCCATTACGTGAACAATGGTGGCAGTTTCGCGACTAACTTACTCCGGCGGGGGGAGATGGTGACGTCAGCGCAACAAACCGATGCGCGTCTGAGAAAGTGGGCTGCGGTGGTGGGTGAAGATGAGAGCTTTCTGTTTGAGAGCGGACCGCCTTCGCGGTCGTCCTGGGGTTATCCGGCCGGCAACGTAGACAGTCGCGGTCGCCCTGCTTTCAATCCGTGTGCTTTCGCCGCCGCTTTGAAAGAGCTACGGGCACAGGAGGAGGGGGAGGCTACACAGAATCAGCTTGAGCCCCCAACACCGCAGCCTTCGAAGGGTCTCGTAGCGCAGAACGATCCTTCGCGGATAGTAGTGGCTCCGGCTAAGCTGAGCGGTGCTGCCCGGAAAGTCCAAGGTTTTATAAAGGGTGTGCTGCCGCTCGGTTCGCGGGCTGTCGAGGCAGCGCTGGGTGATGTGACCCCTACGCGCGGTATCAAGGTGCTGGTGAACAACTCTGGTCAGACCAAAGTTGTCGATACCTCGCAGATTCAACGACTGACTTTCACTCGCTCCGAGGTTAACAAGAGTATCACTGTTGAGGGCCTCGCCAACGAACAGGGGATCTACGGACCGGCTGACTTCGAAGCCTTCCTGACCAAGAATCTCACGCGTCGGCTCCAAGAGGAAAGCAACCCGAAGATCGAAGGGATGGACAGCACGCCCAACGATTTCCTCAAAGAGAGTTACGATCAGATACGGAACGATCTTCTGGAGGGCGCCGGGCAAGATTTCCGCGACTTCCCAGAGGCCAAGAGCTATCCCGTCTACTTTTCGATTGGAGACCAACTGGCGTCTCCCGATACGGAATACGTGATCGATGACTTTGAGGTTGTCCGTCTGCCTACGTTCGAAGATGCGGCGTTCACGAACGAGATCTTGTTGCACGATCCGTATGATACGTCTGTCGACTTTGAGACGCTGGATGATCAAGGTCAGTCGGCCGCGGGGCTTACGCTGAAAAAACTCGGGCAAGTGCCTCCCTTCCAGGGAGTCACGCTCGATGTGATCGTAGAAAAAGTCATTACTGCTTACGTCAGCACGATCGTCACGACGGTTGTAAGAGACTTCACCACGGCTCGGGACAGAGCTGGCTTCGTGGAAGGGAAACGTCCGTTCGGCTTCAGCGACCGGATGGCGATCATTACTGATGGTTTCAGCAACATCGCATTGACGGTTACGGGTGTCGAGTTTGACATCAAGGCTCAGCGTTCGGAGGCTCGCGCGCTTCGGGCAGCCAAGCGCAATCATGGGATCTACACGCCTGTGTTTCCGGTCTCTGATTCGGGCGGCTACGAACACATTGGTGCGTTTCGGTACGGCCGAGGGCTAGAGATCGATCCGGGCGGCAACTTCGAAGTGATCAACACTGGTCTCGATCCCTTCAGGAATGTTGACGCACAGGCGGCAGAGGATTTTCTAAACGCACTGACGAGCATCAAGGGTGTTCGGCCGCCCAAGGAGGGGGAAGAGGCGAAGCCGGGGCGCGAGGCTTTCCTTGCGGAAGAAATCCGTCGTCTGACTGAGGAGCAACGGGATGTGTTGTTGGGAGTGGCGGGCGGCACGAGGGACATCGATCAGTCCACTCTGGAAAGCCTGACCATGGCGGACATCCACAGAGTTGCGCAAACGCGACTAGCCTTGCAGGAGCTACAGAAGACCAATCCCGATGCTGTGCGCCAACTGGAAGAGGCCAACGACATGGAGCAGGGCACACTGCTCATCCGCAGCGCACGACCGAACATTTTTGAGACCAAGTTTGCCAATTACCCCGCGAACCAGCTTCAAGAGGGGGTCCTCAAGACCACGGTGATGAACGCCGCCTACAACCTTGCTGACCTGGAACCGCACATGCAGCAAAACGCCCACCAAGGCTGTGTCTGCCGGGGGAATGCTTCACAACTAGTGCTTCCTGCGTTTGGAAGGGATGACTTCGTGGCTATCGATGGGATCGATTCCAAAAGGGATCCGGCAACCGCTTCGTTGTCGGAGCAGATTCTACAGTCGCTACCAGACTATGTTGCCCAGAGGCAGGCGCTCCGCGGTCAGCAGCTTGACACAAGGCCGCCTAGTCTGAGCGATGCTTTCAACAAGGTCAGGGATATCCGTAACCTGATCGCCGGCACGGGAGAACAACTGGCTGAGGCGGGCGAACAACTGACGGAGGTAGGTGGGCAGGTAGGCAGCCTGTTTGGGAGTGATTGATGCCACCCAGAGACTACATGCCGCCTTTCCCGCTGAATCTCCTCACGTATGGAGAAGTCTGGAGAGATTGGCAGGCTGAGAATTGGCTCAAGGATCAGGATCCTGACCAGGGAGACAGCAGGTTCTCTCTCGCGCTCGCTCGTGTGACGCGGGTGGACTATTCGCTTCACACCGTCACGTTGATGATGATCAGCGGGACCAAGAAAACGGAGCTTCGGACTCCTGTTCCGATCAGCTATCCGGGGGCCGGCGCTCGTCATTTCCTTGGGGCAGTCCCCACCGTAGGTTCCTTTTGTGTAGTCGGGTTCTTACCTACCAAGCCCACGCACACGCCGGTTGTGCTCGCCTGGAACATTCCAAATCCGTGGATGGGACACGACTGGATTCCCACACAAGATTTCCACCCGACAGAGTTTGATCTCACCTTCCGAAAGCAGACAGAGCTAGAAGGAATCTCTCATCGGGTTCGCCACAAACTCCGGCACATGTATCCCGGTAACATCTGCGCCTCGTCAGACCAAGGCGCGGACCTTGTTCTCGATGAGGGTGTGCTGGTTTGTGACCGCCGCGGAGATGAATTTCGGATTCGAGAGCAAGATGGTTCGTTCATCTTCCGTTCGCAGCAGCAATTCCATGCGGCTGGAGGCATGCGTCAGTACACGGGGATGGTCCAGCGTGACGCGAGCTTTCTTCCTATCCCAATGGTCTCGGATGGACGGCGATGGGACGGGCCAAAGGTTACCTCCAACGGCTTGCCTTCGGCTCCCTTCCAACTCGATGAAGATCTCCTGCGCAAGGCAATGCAGATTCAGCCCCACGATGCTTTCAAGCGGGTGCAAGTGGGCGGCGTGGACCCCGACTCGGGCTATCGGATTCAGCCGAGTCTGGATCCCTATCGATTTCTTCGGAACGGTCTGTTCATTGCAGAGGATGGGCAAGTCATCAATCCCGATCTCACGCTCGCAGACGCGGAGTATGCTGGCAAGTCGATCTTTCGCGTGTCGGCAGGGGACAACCCGGATTCGGGAGATGGGCAGCCGGCCAACGCTGCGGTCGATGCGGATGAAAAGACCTTGGTCGAGCACCGTGTCGAGATCGATCATACGTGGGATGGTCGCTTGCCCGTCACGGAGCAGACGGATGGGTTTGATGCAGATCGGTTGCCTCCGGCCCCCGGAGACGGTAGTCCTCTTTCCGCAGGGGAGCGGCCGTTCATTGAATGGGTGCTTGGAAGCGTAGTCGGCAATGACCCCTTCAGCGCTCAGGGGAGGCCGCTCTATGGCAAGCCGCTTCTTGCCAGGGTCTTCGATGACGCGGGGGCGATCGAGCCCGTGCTGGAGTCTGCGATTGGGGCCAACGTCAGCGAGCATGCTGCTACGTTGTTCCGTCTGGACCCGCCGGTAGATCCCAACTATCTGCCGACGTTTGCCTCGTTCACAAAGGATGGTCGGCTCAAGGCATATGTCAGTGGTCCGCCGACTGAGAACAGCATCGAGATCGCAACTTCGGGAGGGATCAAGGTCAGGGCAGGCGGAGCTTTGGATCTCAGGACCGGCTCTCCTCTCATCATTGAGGCTCCTTCCGGCGACGCTAAAGACAACTTCGGATTCTGCTTCACGTCACCCACGGGTGCGATTTGCCTGACTGCCGGAGCGGCTACGACGCGGGGAAGCGTGACGGCTCGGACGGCTCCCGAGGCTTTCGAGGAGAACACGCTGCCTGGGATTATCGTTGAGGCCCCCACAACCAGCGTGAACATCACAGCCGGGCGCAACGTGAAGATCTCCGCGGGAGGTCAGACACGCATCGAGAACAGCCAGGATGTGGTCATTTCGCCGCAAAATACAGTCAGCATTACGACAGATAAGGTGTCGCAGCAGAGTACGTCTGTCGATAAGACGGTTCTGGCGAAGGAAACCACGCTTTACTCCGGTCCCAAAAACTTCAACCCCGCCAATGCTCCCCTGCGATCAGTAACGTTTGGGGCCAATCCTTTGACAGGACATATTGGGGGGCCCACCGACACTTACAGGATGGTCTTTGGTGATCGTGAAGAGACCTTCTTGTTTGGTAACCATTCCACTAACGTCATCATCGGGAACCTGACCTATCAGACTGGCGTGGGAGCCTTTCGTGCGCAGGCGGGAGCCAATCTGCTCAACTTGGATACCGTTTCTGGCATGGCCGCTACCGTGACGGCGGGCACGATGTCCATGACATCGACTACGACCGCGACCATTACAGCAGTTGGTGCTGCTTCGATGTCCGCTGTATCAGGTACGGCACGCGTGAGCGGTTTGGCTACAGTCCTTGGTGGACAACTCACGCCCAAGACGAAATTCGGGGCGATCATTGCCGAGTCGGACATCGATCCTACTTCGGGGTTGCCTTTTACCTTCTACGGGATGGGAAGCGCTACCCATCTTCTAGTGCCGCACACAGGTCCGTAATGGCTGTTGATCCCGGCACGCTTGCGAAGGACATCCTGACGATCGGGCGCGTGGTTGCTCCGGGTGCTCCGAATCTGCCGAAGATAGCAGGTGCGGTCGGAACCTCGGTCTTTGCGTGGCTTCCTCAGCTTCAGAACGTGACTTCCAACGGCGTTACTGCGGGGTTGTCGGGATTGGGAACGGCCACCGGCAAGCTGTTCTTCGTCCCCGCAGGCCAGGTAGTCAGCCAGCTTTCGGCAGCGGGCTTGACGGGACCATCCAAAGCGGTTGGGTTGGCAGTTGAATTAGGTCTCGCTAAGCATCTCAATGCCCGAGCGCAATACCTGGGCACTTCTATAGGTGTTTCCTCTGGCGTTGATGTCACGAAGGTCTCGCTGTCCAACCCAGCAACGCTGATAGGGCTGCTGTCCAGCAATCTCCCGGCTATGGGGATAGCTGGACCGTTGGCTGCTCAGTACGCCACAGGACTCGGTGTCGGCATAGCTCTGCTCGTTCAAACCGGCTTTGGCGTGGGAGGGGTTGCTCCCGTGACACCCGCGCCGCTTCCAGGAGCCGGTACTTCCATCTCGACGGTATTTTGAGTCACGACTATGGGATTCCCTCTCGACGGCTTCGTTCTACGTGCTCCGCGCACGGCTCCGTCCAATGCGATATCTACGGATGAGGCGGTCAATGGTGTCGAGCGCGACTTCAAGCCGCCAGTCACGTCGGCCTTCGGTGGTGGCGAAGCTCCCGAGCTAGTCGAGGTAGCGGCAGATCAGTACCGCGCAGCAGTGCTTCTGCGTCCTGACGATGGCCAGACCGAGTATCTCATCTGGGCCGCCAACACGGCTGATCTATCGACGCTGGAGATCTTCGAGGCCGACAGTGACGACGGCTCGATCAGAGCGCTCTATGGAACGCTTGAGGTCGAGAATCAAGTATCCGATCCCGATCCTGAAGTCTATGAGGATGGGACGCTTCGGTTCTATGTCAGCGATAGCACCAACGCTAGCATCGCCGCCATTCTGCAATTCAAGATCGCTCGGGGTGACACCGACGATACTCTCGTTCTCACAGAAGGTTTCTACGACTTCAATCCAGTCACGAGCATCGTCACGATCACGGATGAGGCGACCATCCAAGCTCTGAGTGGTGGTTTTTCGCCGCTGCGGAGGGATCGGCTAGGTAGCTTGCGCTACACGAGAGCGGCGGTCCGCTTTTGGTGGTCCAAAAACGATCGCTATGCAACTCGGTTCCAGTGGAACGGCTTGACTCAGAGATGGGAACCGCTCAAAGGAACCGCTCCCCGAAATCTGGGTACGCTTCTCGCAGACGGAACGTACACGGCCATTCCGAATCCCAACGTGCCGGCGGGTGAGTACCTGCCGGGGAACAGTGTCGATCCTGATTCGTACTCGATGATCCGTGTTGGTGTTCGCCCGGACTCGGGCTCGACGCCAGTGGCAGAGCCAGTGTCGGTGACGGGCTACGGTGGGATTCTTGTCGTTGCGGATGATGAGGTCGAGGAGTACGACTTTCCCACCAACGCTCCCACGGCAGCGGGCGTCATGGGGCAGTCGTCTGGAGAGCTACTGTGGAATCCCGGCTTCGTGAATCTGTTCGCGGGGCAGTCGGTTTTCTACTGCTACCAGAGTTTCCTAACTGAAGGAGATGCTGAGGCGGTCGGCAAGCTGGAGACGAGCGAAGAGGAGCCTCTCTTCCTTTCTCCCGTTCCGGGGGTGACGGACTATCCATTCGTGCGTATCGGCAATCGGACTCCGTTGGAAGCGCTCATGGCCGATACCGAAGCACTCTTGGCGGTGACGGCTGTCAGCGAAGGTCAAGTGGGGATTGCGCTGTCCACGGGAAAGCTCAAATTCAGCCAGGTTGACATCGACAAATCCGACCCAGAGTCAACAACTTTCGACACGAATTGGCTGGGAGCGGAAGTGTTCTACGACGGTCTCAGCCTCACGCGGAGCCCTCTCAAGACCAAGGCTCCTGTGAGACTCGTAGACGGCTCAGGAGACCCCACGACGATCTCCAAGGACCAGCGCCTCTACATTCCAGACGCGGAACCACAGCCCGCTCCGGGCGTCTCAGGCGTCCAGTTTGAACCGGATCTGACGGGAACCATCCCCGACCCGGCGATCGATCCCAGCATCCGGTACAACAAGTCCGGGCTTGTGCGCGATGTGCGCGGAGATTGGGACTTGGTGCTGTTTACGACCGAGGGACGAATCACTTCGGTTCGCGTTGTAGACGACCCTGAAGATGAGGTTCCGAGGTTCAAATTCCGCATTCCGCAGGGCCGTGCGTACATCGATCTCAACCGAGGGTCCGGCGGCAGTGAGGTCATCCTCGGCAAGAAGGATCGGCAACGGTTTGCTGGAGAGCCCATGTGGTTTCTTCAGTCTGGAGTGCAACCGGCTGTTTATGCCAGCGAAGCACGGATTTGTTCGCGCGTGCGCGGCTCGTTTGACTTGGTGGGGACAGAGCGACTCAAGTTTGCCATCCAGAACAACATCTATCTCTGGAACGCATCGGCCGACCCCGGTGGCGTGGCTACGAGTGCTGGCGGCACGTTCACTGCCGAAGAGATAGCTACGAGTCTCGATGCCGTGATCACAGGTCAGGGATCAGCAGTAGTTGTCGGAAGCTGCGTCGTTCTGCAAACGGACTTGGAGGCCAACGGCAAGCAGTACGGTGAGATCGAGGTTGGATGGGGACCGGTAGACACGAAGGACTTGTCTGGAGCAGCGGCGTTGGGCTTCTTGCCTGGTTGGCATGTCAGGGTCTCCAACCCGCCCTCAGTCGATGACCTTCACTTCTTGCCCGACTCGGGCACGCATCTCGGTGTGTATCGTAGTCCGCTCAACATCTCCGGCAGACGCGACGACATCGCTGACATCGGTCACCGAGATCGCCTAGAGGACACCACGTTGTCCGAGAACATCGCGCAGATACCCGTGGTGCTTCTCGACAAGATCCCTTTGGAGGACCAGCCGGGCTATGACGACGGTGTGTTTTTCCGGCTCCAGACGGGATTTTTCACTCGCGATCTTCAGAATTACGATGAGGTTCTTCACCAGTTTGGCGAAGGCAAATTCACGTGGGTTGACGAGAACAGTTTGTTCGGCTTGGTGCCACGCCCCACGACGGAGTTAGGACTAGGAGCATCCTCTCTCGTTCCCGATTCGTTCCGTTTGCCTGGCAAGGGCTTGAAGGTGTCGGCAGACGGCGGTCCCTTCGTTGAGCAAGAGCTAGACACGGACTTCAAGCTCTTGCTCGATGGTCAGCCAGGCATCGCCACGCTCATTCAGCAGGTTGGTGATCGAGTCGCTTTGGGCGCGCGAGGAACGGTTGCCGCGCGGGGAACGACATTCGAGGACAACTCCCCGGATGTGGACTTCGTGGCGCTTGGAGTTACGGAGGGCTATCAGCTCAAGTTGCTGACCGGGGCAGAAGCGATCCAGGGAACGTACATCGTCACGGCCGATGCGACCAATCCCAAGCAGCTACAGGTCAAACCGGCGTTTCTCGATGATTCGTCCAGCGTGACTTGGGAGTTATTCGTCGGTGTAGATGAGGACACGAACGATCCGGGGATCGTTGCCGATGCTCACTACCTCCAATTCAACCATCTGTTGGAGGAGCCGTTCAAGATCCGCACGCTCACTGACCTGGGCGACGTACCGGTAGACGCAACGACACAGGAAGCCAGTCGTCTCCAAGCCAACATCAGCCGCGCGTTGGCTTCCGAGCGAGAGATCGACATACGGTTTGGACAACCCAACGGCAGTCCCACGGCCACGCTCAGGCGGCTAGAGCAGGAGTTTCTCGGAGAGATCGTCAACAGTGGGTTGTATGTTCCCGATCCGAGCGGTGAGAGGTTCGTCAACGAGGACTTCTCGATTCGAGTCGGGACCAAACTGTTTACGTTCGCTGCGGGAGATCTGGTCAAGGTCCCGCCACCTGTGACGTTCCCGTTGACGGGCAACATCATCGAGGTCGAGGATGGTTCGGGGCTCCTGAATTTCGGCGCTGAGGTTTTCGCTGAGCTAGCGCAGTCCGATGTCTACTACGTCGAGGAATTCGCGGACCCGGCCGCCAGCCCAACGGTCTTGCCAGCAGGAGTGGCCGAGTATCGCATTGACGATGGTCTGTTGAATTTCTCGGCAGACGACATGGCGCAGTACGGGGGAACCACGACGGCTTACTTCGTGCAGCAGATGGTCACGGAAAACGGTCAGGATGTGACCATCAGCCCTCTTCAGGGATCGATCCTGTTCAACACTCCCATAGATGAGCAGACCATTGTCGAGGTCGAGTACTTCCAGGCCCAGGTCGGATCGGGGGAGCTAGCACTCGATAATGAGGGGGATCCGATTCAGGTCATCGAGTTTGTACCTCTGTTCGTAGATCAGGAGGAAGCGACACTACCGCCGGTTCCGCCGGGGAGCATCGTGCCTGCGGACTACGGTAGGCGATGGGATTTCAACCCCACAGAGAGGACCGTTCGTGAGGACATCGACGCAACGATCTACGTGGGGAACAACTTGGCGAACGTCGGAGGCGCTGTTTCTCCCCAAGTCGAGATTGACTACGAGGCGAACCAACTCATTCTCAAGCAGCCGGTTGATCAGAACACGAAGGTCACGATCACGTATGCCGTCAATGAATCGTTTGGGGGCGAGCAGTCCTACACGGTGTCTACGATTCCCGTGTATCGGCCGCCTTTCCGCATCCCGGCGAACACTGACGAGTTTGTGTTGGAGGGAGACCGGACCGGCGATGTGATCGCAGGCAAGCTGCTTCGCGTCGGTGAGTTTCCGTTCTACATCAAGGAGTCCACATACGACGCGTCGGCAAACAGCACGACGGTCGAGATTTTCCCCCCGACGCAGCCAAACCAGGAGCCCGGCACGCTTGCTCCAGGGCACGATGTTCTTTCGCTGCTCACGGAGCGCCCCATCGCCAAGCAGTACAACACGGCGGCTGACGACGGCATTTGGAAGGACATTCCCAACGAGTATGAGCCGGTCAATCGGGGCTTCGTTTCGGTCACGTTCTTCGGCAACTTGGTCGAGGATGCAATAACGGGTTACTTGCTGGAGATCGGCGGCTACCCGTTCATCATCGCGGGCGCAACGCTTTCAGAGGACGGGAACCGGACTACGATTGATCTGACTTCGCCAACACCAGAAGGGTTTGTGGTTGGGCAGGATGCGGTCCGGGTCACGATCCGCCCTGTGTATCAACCGGCACCGATGAATTTCCTGGGGCTCGGGCCAGTTTCCAGGGAGGACGTTGCCGAAGTAGTGCTGTTTGGAGAGACGGATGATTCTGGCAACGTACTTCCTGGGCGCACCCTCAAGCTGTCAACGGAATACACGCTGGACTACGACTCAGGAACCATCGACTTTCTGGCGCCCCAGCAGGCTCCTCTCCGTCCTGGTCAGACGCTCTATCTCCGCCACACGCGGCTCAGGGTTCTGGCTCCGTTCGTCAGGGATGAGGTTGTCGTAACGCCGCGATACTTTGCTTCGTATGTCAATGGCATCGTGCCGTCCGAGGACAACGGCATTCTGGGCCAGGTTCTTCGTGCCGAGTACACGTTTGCCAGCCCAGACACATGGTTCTATCGCACAGCGCCTTTGCTCGACTACTTGGGAGAGGTAGGCGAATCGCTGCAAGCGGGGATTTCAGCGCAACTGCCGTCTCGCGGTGCTGTTGTTGCGATTCCTCCGGCGGTCGAGAACGACACAGAGGGCAACTTGGGGCTCAGGGCGCAGATCAGTGATCTGGAGGACCAAGATCGTGCTGCCCGGACGTTCATCGAATTCTACAACAATGTCATCCTGGCATACGAACAGGTGTTGGAGACGATCTCTGGCAACGTCATTGGCGACCGGGATGGGAAATTCAAATTCTTCGTTGGTCGGGGAAAGGAGCTAGCGCCACCCGGATACGAGGATGCCATCACAGGCAACCTCAACACGCGCAACATCTTCTCGGAGTTGTTCTTCGCCTACAATCGCCATCTCATTCACCTGACGCGAGACCCGTTGGTAGAGCCGATCACGGCGGAGCTACAAGGCGATCAGATTGTCGGAGATTTCCTCGATCCTGATCGCCTGGCCGACTTGTTTGGGGAGATGCGCGAGATCATCCACAACGATGTGGACGATTTGGTGCTGGTGTCTCGCACTCGCAAGCGCGTGCGAAGGAAGCCGCTTCGCTATGAGTCGTTTGGGCGCTATGACATCGCAGGAGAGCCCAACAAATTCTCACGTCTCTTCCCCGAGCGCGCAACCGCTTTCACGCTGACCGATCCGGGGCTCTTGGCGGATCTCGAATCCGATCCGGTCGATCCGGGTGTCTACGCTTTCCGCAAGAAACTTACGAAGTGGTCGTTCAAGGGAGGGATTCAACGGCCGAAGCGCGGGAGCACGTTCCGCAAGTCCATTGGGATCATCGGGAATCCTGTGTTGGGCCAGATGACTGGGATCACGAGTATCACGGTGACCGATCGGTTGCCGAGAGCACGGGTGTTTGCCTACTCGGAGACGGGGTTCCCCGATCTTGATTCGAGTTTTGAGTCTGACCCGCGGCCAGCGGTGATTGCCACGGTTCTTCCGCTGCACGAGTTTCCCATCCGTGACGATGGTTTGCCGGACGTATCGCAGTTAGAAGCGAACGGCGGAGAGTTGCCAGACCTGACGACTGGCGATTCCGACTTGATCACGCCTGCGTTCACTACCTTCGATCGTGACGACCGAAGGTTTCCCCAGATAGCGATTGGGCGTCCTACGGGAGAAATCATCGACATCGTGTCCGCTACCAGCGTGAACATTGGGTTTGGGGACTTTACTGTTTCCATACCTCAAAAGGTGTTTGTAGGAGAGGTTCTCCAGGGCTGCATCCTCACGTTCGTGACTTCAAACAATTCGACTGGCGATCCTATCCTCGATTCGACTGAGATTCTTGAGGCTGGCGATGAGCCCGAGGACGCGACGCCGCTCACGCTGGAGCGCGGCGATACCATCTTCATTACGCCGCCGGACGTGGACATTGAACCGGCCGATCCCTCGGAGAACGAGCAACGGGCTGCGGAGGTAAAAGGACTCCCAAGCTATCGCGTAGACTTCGATCTTCGTGTGAACGATGGCGATGGTGTGTATGAGGACAACACGCTGCCGTCGATCCTCGATCCCAGCATCTTCTTCCTCAAGGAGCTACTAGGCCAGAAGCCTCCAGATCCACTCAGTCATCTGGAAGCTGAAGTGAGCTTCCGCAACAGCTTGACCGATCCTCTGGAGATCCCCGCGCTTACGGGTGGCTATACGAACGACTCGGGGGACTACACGCTTCCGTATCTGTACGTCACGAATACGGAAATCGATCGCTTGGGTGAGGCAAAGGCAGCCTTCGCGACGATCGTGAGTACCGATGCCCCCGCTCCTCGGGCTGTGTATCCTGATGAGATTCAAGGAACGGATGGGCAAGTCCTCGCGTCGTTGTCGTTCGGGGGCGAGCAGCCTGCGGCGTTGCTCACGAGCCTGGATGCTACGCCCGTTACGACTGCCGGAGGCTACACACCGGGCTCGGGAGTGGGTGACGTTGCGCCTTACGATCTGCTCCTCATCGAGACTCCACAGAGCGAGATTCCGATAGGAGCGCAAGGCATCATCAACCTCGGGACGGTTGAAGGCGGCGCCTCTGGAAGTCGGCTTCATCCTGCGCGCTTCGTGACGGCGACTTCGGCAGGTGCGCGTTTTCGCTACGAGTTTCTGGCGATGCAGACCTACGTTAACCAGCCGCCGACTGTGGCTCCTCCTGGCATGGTGGTTTCGGTAGCCGGCCCGACTACGACGTTCGATGTCACGTCTGTCTCTCCAGGTTTCATCGTGTTCAACGACGGGAATCCGCCTCCGAGTCCGACTGGCGGTCTCAATGACATCGTTGATCCGGGCGGACCCTTTGCCTACCCGGCCAACGACAACCGCATTCGGATCAACATTTGGACGGCAGACGATACGGTCAATCCGGTCGTGTTCGTGGGATACATCGAGATCGCCATGAATGGCGTCGGAGTCCCCACGGCAGACGCACCATTCAGTGGCCTTGGGCCTCAGACGATCACATCACCGCCGCCCTTCTTCGATCAACAAACGCTCAGTTTCCAGACGGCTGCTCCGTTTCTCACGGTGGGGTTTGGGCCGACCGACGTACCAGAGGACATCTCGAATCCGGGGTTCTCACGGCCGCTCTGGTTCACGGTCGATGTGGACACGACATCAGCGGCTCCGTCTGGCGGAGCAAGCCTGACGGGTTACATTGACAACGATCGAACGACTTTCCGTGAGGGCATCGACATGCGCGGTGTTCTCGATCGTGGCACACCAGCGTTGGTGGGACAACCGGTACATGGGCGTCTCAGGGTCGAGTTTGTGGAAGGCCCTGGCGGTCAGGATGCGATCACGGTCAACAACCCGGCAGAAGTGAATGGCGGCGTTCCGTTCACATTCTTGAATCGAGAGTTTTCGTTCCCGACCATAGGCAGTTTCGATCTCAACACAGGGCGTGGATCGATCAAGGTCATGGGGTTTGAGGGACACGGGAACACGCCGTTGCCCTCGACCGGGGAAGTGGTCTTCTCGGCCATTCCGTCTTGGAGTCAGGACGAGAACGGGACGATTGCCTACGGCACCGGTACTTCGGCAGCAGCCACTTTCAACCCGGATTTCGACAATCGGGTTGCGGTGCTCACTGAGGCTGATGTGACGAGCGGCAATCTGGCTAATGTGGAGGCTGGCGACATCCTCACCATTGCCAGTAGCGACGACACGTCTGCTAGGGCGACCACCAAGGCAGGTACCTACCTAGTCAAGCACGCGATTCAGCCCCTCGCAGGAGGTTGGCCTTTCGCTACCTACGGGCTCACGACAAACACCAACCCGATTAACACAGGAGCCGGCTGGTTGCAGGTCCAGTTTCCGAGACTGGTCAGCGTCAACACGCTGACCAAGGAAATCACGATCACGTCGGCTCGCCTCGATAACGGAACGGATGCGTGGCCTCCTGCCACAAACCGGATTTATCTCATCCCCGACGTGGCGGACATCGCTTCGGTTGTCAGCGTCGAGTACACGGCGGTGGACTTTGCCAACGCGGTGTTCACCTACGATGACACCACGGTTGAGGATGCGAACGGAGGGGGTTTGACTGAGGCGGATTTGGTAGCAGTGGCGGAGGACTCTTTCGTGTCTGGGTTCTGGGCTGCTGAGGTGCGGATGGATCGGGCAGGCGCAGGCTTGCCGAGGAACCTTGTGGGGTATCGGACGCCGGGGCCTGACAACACAGCTTACGGCTTCGGAGGAGTCAGGTTTTTCAATCCCAAGGTTCCCGCAAGCACGGCAGTCATCTTGACTTTCGGAGGAGGTCAGATCATTGAAGGCGGCACACCTGCTGCGAACGAGATTCGTGTTACGGATCATACGCCCATAGTCAACACGTCCTTTGTCAACGATCCCGATGCCATCGTGTATCCAAGCGTGGCGGAGAATTTCTTGTGGCGGCTTAGTCAGGCTAACTGGGATTTGATTCATGACGGAGCGGCTCAAGGTGCGGCGCAGGTGAATTGTCTTTTCCCTGGCGATCAGCTCAATACAGAGACAGCCATTCCGGCATTTCGAGCGCAGGCGGGTGTGTTTCTGGAGCCGTCAATCCCGAGGCCCGTTTTCGATCTGGGAGGAGTGTCGCCCAAGGTCGTGGACGCGAACAACTCACTGCTCCCGGCTGATATCGGGTTTCGGGATGCGGTGACTTACGGCATGTCGGAACCCGAGCGTGTGCGGTTTGAGGTACGTCGCATTCGTCGGTTCCATCTGCCGCTCACCGATGCGTCGCAAGCACTGCTGCCGCTCCAGTACGCGTACCAGATTCGGCGTGGGGTGGTGACGACCTATGGCCCAGACACGCTGCCTCCTACGAGTGAGGAGTGGCCTTACGTCATAGAGACCATTGGCGGCACTACTCTAGGCGACTTCTTGGATGAGAACGTCAACATCAACCCCGGCGACATGTTCCGTCTGCTCGATAGCGACGGAACATTGCTCGATGAGGTCGAGATCGCGGGTATTCCAGACGAGAATCGCCTGGCTCTTGCTGCTCCGGGGATCTCGGCTGTCAGCGCGGCTAACGTGAACGGAAAGGCTTTCGAGATCTACCTGCGGGCGGTTCCGGTTCCGCACGAGCAATCGAATGAGCAGCTTCTCGATCTGGTCGCTGACGAAGTGCTGATCGAGCGCACGGCAGACTACGGTGCGCAAACCGGCGGGTGGGTTCCCATCGAAGCGTCATCGCTCGATCCTCGGCGTGTTCGTGACACGGACGGGAGCGTCAACTTCGCTGGTGCTGGAGTGGAGGAAGGCGACATCGTTCTCATCGACGGTGCGGGGGATCTGAGCGGACCAGGCGGTATTCCCATCACTGGTCAGGAAAGAGGAGCACGGCCGTTTGGGGATCGTTCTGTTCCGAATCGGACCGTGGCTACGCCTGGGCAAGAGGTTCCGTTCATCGCGGGCGCTCCGTCTGAGTTGGATGACAACCGGGGGTTCTACCGCGTGTCGGAGGTTGCTTCTGAGTCGGTGACGATAGATCCCACAACGACCTTCTCTGGAGAGAACGGCGGAAGTTTCATTACGTTTGGCGACCAAGCGGAGTATGCCGTCTACCCAACTGTGAGCGATTCGACGGCTCCGTTTGCCGATCCTCCGGGCGGTCCGGGGGTGGAAGGGCAGATGGATCTGAGGCCCACGTCGTTTGCTGGAGAGAACGGGTCTCCAGCGGATTCGTACTTGGACAATCTGTTCTCCATCGCTCCGTTCTCCTACCGCATCATCCGTCCTTCGGCTCTCCTCTCAGATGAGGCAGTGGATCTCATCTTGCTGATGCGCGAGCGAACGCTCAGCTTCATCGATGCGTTCAATGTGTTCTTCACAGGCACGAAGGAAGGGTCGTACTTCATCTTCCAGCGCGACGCTCACATCTCTGATTTGGGGAATCCTCTTATCCCAGATGAGGGGTTGGGAGTCATGTCCAATGCTCTCATTCAGGGTGTCGCGGGACTGACCCAGATCTCGCCTTTCGCCAACACGACGGACGCACTCTCCGTGCTCGACCGGCGGTTTTGGGTAGCTGACACGCGTCTCGACGCCGAGCGCCCCCAGCCGGGAGATCCCACATACTCAACCTTTGAGACGAACGACGGCAACCCCAGCGCCGCTGTGGGCGATGGGCGTCCGGTTCTGCCCGACCGCATCACAGAGGTACTCGATAACAGCGATCAATTCCGGCCGTTGCGGTTGTCCTGGCTGAATTTCCGCGTGAACCGAGAGGATGGCATCTTGGTCACGCTCAACATCAGCCGTAGTCGGTTTTCCAAGAACAGGCGCAGGCAGATTCGCCAGCTACAGCAGGCCAAGTCTCTAGAGGATGCGCAGTCATGAAGCCACTCGATGAAGATCTGACTCCAGAAGAGGCCAAGCGACGGCTTGATGAGATGGGCATTCCAACAGACGCCTGGCAGAACACCAACCCTGATGGGGAGGTCGAGATCACAAGCATCCCAACATTCGAGCGCATGGCAGGTAGGCTCGGGGAATTGGGTGGCTTGATCGAGGAACAGATCGAGAAGGACCGGAAGCAGATCAAGGATCTACAACTCAAACTCGCGCGGCTCAAGCATGGAGGAGGCAGGTAGGTGCCAAACCCAGAACAGGGGCCGCAACAGCAGGGGCTCGTAGGCACCTGGCAGACGGTCAATCTCGGGATTCCCGACTTTCTGGAGGAAGTCCGCGAAGCCGTAGACCAATTCTTCTCGTTGCTCATCCAGATCCTCAACATCCTGTTGCAGATCTTGGAGATTCTCAAGACGTTCGCCATCGGTTTTCTCGATCCGATCATCGCGTTGATCGAGGCTCTCCTGGCGCTTCTTGAGGCAATTCTCAACGACCTACGTCAAGCAGGGTTGTATCTTCACGGAGATTGGTCGCTCTTGAAAGGGCCTGAATTTCGCAACCTTCTCGGCGGATTCACGGCTTACGAGCGACGGATGATAACTCGGCTTGTTGATCGACGTGACCCGAACCGGCCGAACATCTCCAGTTTCTCGGCTTGTATTGCGGTGTTCTTGTACGTCTCGGTAGACATTTCGGCACTGGAACGACTCATCCGGCTGATCAGAGGCATCTTGGCTCTGTTCACTCGCAAGATTCCGTTGCCGCGAAGTCTGGGGGCAGTTGTTCAACTTCGGGCGACGTATGGATACGAGGGTGCTGCGGTCACTTCGTTTGCGAAGCCGGGGTTCTTCCCGACACGCGAGCAGTTGAAGAATGAGAAGCTCTCGGATGCTTTCAACGCGGTGAACATTACGTGGCGGATGGCTCCCACGCCCGGTAATTTCCTCACCACGTTCGCACAGCTTCCGCCCTCGGGTTTCTTGGTCGAGGTTTCCACGATCTCGCAGGGCATTACAGTCCAGTACGACAAGCCGATCAAGGGAGCGAACGAAGGACAGGAGGACAACAAGGGGCGAGACGTGGGCACGGCGGTCAACGAAGATGGGCAGCCCATCGTGTTGTTCGGTGGCTATGACCAGCTACGAGTCGAGGACAGCCTGCAATTCAACGAAGGGGTCACGGGCCAGGGACCGTTCCGACAACTCAAGCCTCTGTCTGTGAGGGTGTTCGGAGTCAAGAGCCTTTCCGACGCTGCGCCGATTCAGTTTAGCGATCTCAAGGACGCCAGCGGCAACTACTACATCCAAAAGACGTTCTACACGAGCGGCTTTGCTGGCGCGTTCTTCCCCGGCAAGGGATACGGCATCACGATTCCGTTTGAGGAAATGCCGTTCGATGCGGAGTTTGGCTACGAGGGTGGTCTGTCCAAATTCAAGCCGACTGGACGGCCCTCCAAATTCTTCGTCCGCGTTCGGGCCGTCAGCAAAACGATCAAGAAGCCGGAGGACTTTGCCTATGACGTTGCTCGGGTTTTCTTTGATGACGTAGGCAACCCGGTGACGCTGCCGTTGGTCCAGCCTTTTCCGTTTGAGGAAGCCACTACGCCGGGTGACGCAGGCCCTCTGTCCGCGCCTTTGGAGATCGTGTTCCCTGGCGGAGCCACCGAGGAGTATCTGCGCTGCGTCGTATCGGCTCTGGCTGTCATGGTGCTGAGTCGGGCGGACTTGCCGGTCAAGGTCGGAACGTCCTCGACGGAGGGCGATGCTCCTACGATCCACACGTTCAACTATCCGCCGACAGAGGAGGATTTGGAGTTTGAGGGAGCTAGCTCGTCATGGTCAGGCTACGAGGGACAGGCGCGCAAGTACACACAGCTTGAAGAGTTGGCTGGAGTCCTGACGCCGCAGCTTCTCGGTCGTAAGTGGCGAGTGGCGAAGTTTTACGAGTCAACGAACAACCTGGCGAGATGGCGCAAGAGGTTGTTGGCCCGGTGCGTCAACCTGACGAATCGCATGTACCGAGAGAATCGTCCTCCAGCCTCGCTGGAGGAGGTTGTGGTCTCGACTTGCAAGGACTTGTTAGACTTCAAATTCGATCTCGGCGAGTCCGTAAGCATCATCGAAGCATTGAGTAGTCGAGAGGTCAAGTCAGGATTAGCTCCCAATCCGCTCAGTATTGGCATCACATCACCAGGGCGCAATGTCGAGCAGATGGAAGATCCCGGTCTGTTGGCTCGTGCGGAGCACTTCTTTCAGATTAGCCGTAGAGGCGGGAAGAGCATTCAAGGTTCCGTAGACAAGTCGCCTGTGGTCTTTAGCCGAAGGAACAACATCGATATCGATTCGCTGGAGTTTTGTCGCAACGCATTCTCCGATGCGATCTATGAGCAAGCGGCTTTTGCTCTCCGAGTTGCGGTAGGGCCTTTCCAGCGACCACAGGAGGACGGCTGGATCGCTATTCGGCTGTTCCCTCAGGGGCTCCCCGCTATCGATCGATTCCTCGATGAGTTGCTTGCACTTCTGCGCAGCATCCGGGCTGCTCTTCAAGCAATCACGGATCTGATCAAGCGCTTCATCGAATTCTTGCAGTCGCGCATTATCGAGTTGCAAGCGTTGCTCAACCGGATCAACGCGATGATCCAAAACCTCTTGCGGTTTTTCATTGGGATTCCGGCGGCAGCCGGTTTGGTGGTTGTTGCGCCGGGGACAGATGGGGTGTTGTCTGCTCTCGTTTCGGCAGGCAACAAGCCCTACGACAGCCCAAGAGCTTACGGTGGCGGGGTGGTCATGTTGGCTGGCGGCATACCGACGATCGCGCTGGATCTCTTCAAAGCGCTTGTACAGGGGAGTGGCTGATGAGTTTCGGATTCCTTGGGAGTTTTCGGCAGACGCAGTGGCGAATCTTCCGCCAATTCATCCTCAATGAACGGCGGGTCATCGATGCTCGTTTGGCTTACATCGATGCCGAGCTACAGCGTATTGGTGAGATCACGGTGTCCTATGCCCGTCGAAATGAGGATTCCTCGGGAGAAGTAACAGAGCGTAGAACCGGTTTCTCCGTGATGCCTGAAAGCTCGTCCCTGCACAAGCTCGTGCAAGCCTACATCGCTCAGGGCGGCAATCCGTGTGAGATTTCCTTGTTCCTCAAGCCGGATCATGTGCTCTGGGAATCGGACCGTGATCCTGATGAGAACCCGGACATCGATCCCACGGCTCCGATCAACGATGAAGAAGTGGACGGCGCTCTCAGCGAACAGCCGGAGTTTGGCGTGGTGTCTCCCGAGAGCGATAACCGGTCGGTGGGTGGTCCCGATCGTGGTGGGTGGCTTCGGTGGGGACGCTATCCGTTCCGTAGAATTGGCCGCATGATCGACCTGAGTGAAGCCGATCAGCAGATTGCGTACCACGTGGATTTCGCACGTCGGTGGGCTAATCCGACGATTCAGGAGCGTCGTAACAATCTGGAGGCTCGCATCATCAAGTTGATGGATTACCGCGAGCAACTCATTCACGAGCGAGAGAATGTTCTGTCGCAAGCGGTAGGCGGAAGCGTGGATAGCGTGCCCCTAGGCGATCAACGGATGGTTCAGCCGAATCTTCATGTTGCTCTCATCGTGCAGGCTATCGACAAGATCATCTACACCCTCATTCCTCGCGGCCGTACCCGAGGAGAGTTACGGGAACAGCAGCGAAAGGAGATTACGGAACGACCCGGAGTGGTGGTTAATGCCGATGAGGCTCTTGCGAAGTTGAAAGCAGATTTGGAGGCCAGTCAAACTGCTACAGAGAGCCAGGGATTGCCAGATGAGGATCTCATTCCCGACTTCAACCAACCCAACTACGCCAACTTGGGGGAATTCGACACTCTTTGGTGGGACCATCCCGTAGAGGACGACTCCAATACTGCGTGATTTGCCTATAGCAAACCCCTCGTGAACCAGCATGACTGTCGATTTCCAGATCGGTTTTCCTTGCCCGCATCTCACCATTGAGGAGCGGGTAGCCCTAGGGGAAGATCGCCGTTCTCTGGAGACTCTTCAGCCGGTTACGTCAGGGGACTTTGTTCGGATTACGGCAAACGATGACGTGGACATTCCGAAGCAAGGTCTGGTTTCCTCTGCTCGGATTGCGGCAAAAGCTCCCGGTCCGTTTACTATCCCTTGTGGACGGAATCGCATTACGATCAGCAATGCTCGCGGGTCACTAGAAGACTTCGTGCTTCCTGTTGGTGTGCGTGTCGAGGCGGCACGCGTGGTCGGGCTTCTCTCTGCGGCTTTTCTGAATGCCCAGCTTGGCATCTTGCCGGTAAGTCGCAATGGTGTGTTGGTTTTGACGGACACGGACGATGCGGGGCCTCTTTCTCGCATAGACGTGCGCGGGACCGCTGCTGAAGCGTTGGGGTTCACGGGACAGATCGCGAGCCGAGGCCGACAGGTATACCCCGGCTGGGAGATGGCGGAGCGCGAAGATCTAGTCACCGCAACGAGCATCAATCAGTTTGTGAGCATCACGACTCGGTATCCTCGTTTCGTTACGCCAATCAAGGCCAATCCCGTTTTCAAAGTCACCTATGCCACGATTCAACAACGGTGTCGTCGGTGTTCGATGACTGGAATCGAGAATGACTACCGCTTCGACACTCAAGGACTCGCGCTCCTCGTACAGAACGAGGATCTGTTGAACCAGGCGCTGATCAAGATCCTCCTGACGAGACGGGGGTCCAACCCTTACCACACGTACTATGGCTCAAGACTGTCCGATTTCCTCGGCAACAAGTCAGTCAATCGGACGACGATTGGCGTCAACGAGGATGTGATTCGGACGGTCGATACGTTCAAGCGTCTACAGACTCTCACCGGACAGTTTCAGGCAATCACCGCTCAAGAGCGGTTGTTCGCTGTGTTGTCGATCAATGTGATTCCGAAGGCAGATGATCCCAACGTGTTCAACGTGGTCATCACCGGCACCAATGCTTCGGGAGACCCGGTGACTCTCACTACAGTGTATGTTGCCCCCGGAGCAGCGGCACTTGTGGGAGCCAGCGGGAAATCCCTAGGGCTCGGGGGTGTTGGGTTGAAGGAAGATATCACCAGAGGGGATGTCTTTTAGCTGATGTCGTTGACTCCCAAAATCCTCGGTCCAGACGGCATAGCTCGTGAGAATTCCATTTTCACGACAACGCTGCCGCAACGCTTCTTCCAGGGCACTGTCGACGCCTCGACGGTGGACATGCAGATCAGTGTTCGTGGTGAGGCTTTCACATCGAATCCCGACCTGATCATCTTCGAAGGTGAGTCGTTCCAGATTCCCAATCCTTCAGTGTATCCCGAGGGATTGGAGTTGGCGCCTGGTCTCAACGTCATCGAGGTGCGTGCAGTCTCTTTCTCGGGAGCGGTATCACCAGCCGCTCGCGTTGAAGTGACGCTCGTACAGGAGGCCGACGTTTCCTTCATTCCCGATCCTCCGACGAACATCACGGTGGAACGGTTCGATGAGGAGATTGAGATCTCTGTGCAGATGCCCACGGACGCGCGCGTTCGGGGGATCAACTTCTATGCTTCGGAGTTTTCGGGCGGCGGTGCTATCGGATATCAGCGCATCAATCTCGATCTTGTACAGGACACGGTAGTTGTAGAAGAGACCGATACCCTCCACACATTGGAGGTCGACAGCTCCATCGCGACGAACCCGGATGGTACTCCTGCGGCCGACCCTTTGTATGTGCAACTGCGGGAGACCCAGACCAAGGGTGGAGACACCATAGAGAGACTGGAGGACGTGACGCTGACGGATGAGTTGGCGGCAGCGATCACGTACAACGAGCAAGAGAATCTGCTCAAGACTGATTTCCTCGATGTCTTTGAAGTCCCCGAGACGGTCCAGAACATCCGCACTTCCGTGTCGGTCGCTTCTGTCACGCAGGTTGTCTTTGCCAAATTCAGGCACAACCGCACCGCCGGCCCATCGAGCACGCCTCCCACGGTAGCCGTAGGCGTGTTCGCGTCTACTCCCATTAGCGATCCGCTGTACTACGTCGTGACGGCGGTGGCTTTCGATGAATCGACGCAGATTGAGTCGGAGTCGGCTTTCTCGATCGAGGTCTTCGGCAACCCCGTCACTGTCAACCTCCAGGTGGGTGCTTTTCCGGTGGTGTCGAGGTCGGACATCACACAGCAGACGATCACATCCATCTTGCGGACGAATCCAACCCAGGCTCTCGCGCCTGGCGCCGTGATTCGTGACACGGTTGTTGATCCGTCCTCCAGTGAGGCAGAGCGGGTCCGCTTTATCGTGGACTTCTTGCATCGCGCACAGTCCTTTGATTCTCTGTTGCGGGTTGATGGTATCGACGCGAACGGTGATTCCATTGCCGTCCAGAATTCGGCTTACAAGCAAGCGCTTCAGCGTGCCTTTGGGAACATCAGTACGCAGCAAACTCAGGCCATCATTGATGCGGCTTTTGAGCAGGAAGCTGCGAGGGTTGGCGAATCTCGTCGGCCTGGTATTTACTCACGCGGGCTTCTCACCTTCTTCACTTCGAGACGGCCCAAGCAAACGATCCAGATTCCTCTCGGCACGCGGGCTGCTATCGGTGGTGTCTTTTTCAGCACAACGCAGTCTGCGTCAATGCCTCTTGATAGCGTGGCATCGTTTTTCAATCCGGTCACAGGGCTATTTTCTCTCGACGTGCCCATCCGTGCCGATGAGGTAGGGACGCAAGGGAATGTGGCGCGCGGGCAGATTCGGACACTCGTTGATCAGGTCGGCGGTCTCCAGGTAGTGAATCCAGGGCCGACGTTCGGTGGTCGGGGTGTGGAGACGAATCTGCAATTGGCGACGCGAGCCAGGAATGCCGTGGCTGGGTCTGATACAGGAACCGAGGCGGGATATCGCCAGACTCTAGCAAACATTCCAGGAGTTGAGCAGGCGAAGGTTGTCACGTCGGGTAACACGTTGATGCAGCGGGACTTCGATCCTGCTTCGGGACGACACGTCGGAGGGAAGGTTGATGTCTATACCCGTGGCGATGTCCTCGCTACCGTCACGGACACGTTCGCCTTCACTTTCGAGATCGCCTACAACATCCAATTCAAGCTCTTTGGCAACCCGGCAGAGCTTAAGTTTGAAGCCATGGACCCAACACTCTCGGTGGACAATCCGATTGCCGAGATGTTGGATTTCCCCGACGCAGGGTTGGGACTCCGTAATGCTTCGCAGTCGGCTGCATACGACCTGACGGATGTGCAGATTCTCGACTACAAGACAATTCAGTTGAGCGATGCGGTCCCGCAGCCGGTGATCACGGCTCTCAGCGATGTGGTCCTTGGGGACTATCGTTACGTGGTCAGTCGCAAGTTTGTGTTGCCACGGCAGCCTACACGAGAGGTGTTGTCGGTCACGGGGGCTGTGACCGGCGTTCTCGATGAAGACAACTACCGCTTCTTCAAGACGGAATCGCCGTTGTTGGACGGCCTCTCGACGGAATCGCAATCCTATCTCCAGATCGATGAGGTCAATGGTCAGCCGACCGGCGAGGTTATCCCTGTAGAGGATGAGGTTCATGTCATCATTGGCGAGTTTCCCGAGTCTTTGTTCAACCTGGGTGCCAATGTTCTGACGGTAAAGGTGTACAACGAGGATCGCACGGTTCTGTTCCGCGGTCCCTTCGATCCCAGCGGCATCAGCGATTACACGATTATCCCCGGTAGCCAGACGACTCCGGTCAAGATCAAGCGTGTCGAGTCGGGGGCGATTCTCTCGGGCCAGCGTCTCAGTGTTGACTACTCGCACGATGAAAACTTCGTGGTCGAGTACACGATCAACCTGGCGGTACGCACTGCCCAGGACGCGGTCGATGCCCAAAAGCACGCTACGGCGGACATCTTGATCAAGGAGGCCATTCCGGTACTCGTGGACAGAACCGCTACTGTGATCAAGGAGTCGGAGGCAGCCACGTCTACGGTAGATCGGAGCATCCGATCGAACCTGAAGGTGTTTTACGAAGGGTTGTCTCTGGGTGACTCCGTTCGTCAGTCGGATGAGGCGGCAGAGATCAACCGGAGCGTTGGTGTCGCGTATGTGACGGTTCCCTTCACAAAACTCGCGCGACAGCCTGGCTCTGCCGTGCTGCGAGAGTCGCTCACGACGGCACAGAACGCAGACATTACCTACCTATCTGAGTACTCCACGGAGTCCGTGCTCGTTTGGCTCATCGAAGAGGAGTTGAACGCGGCGACGACTACAGGCGGCGGAGATGCGACGGAATTTCGCGAGGTCACGCAGGATGATCTGGCGATGGATTTGCAGATCGTGGATCTTCCTTCGATTGGATCCGGTGCGAGTCGTGCGTACATCATCGGGGACGCGGGGGCATCGATCATGGGCTACACGGACGATGTAACTCTTGAGGAAGAATTCCCCACGGCGACTCCTCAAGAGCGAAATCAGGTCCGTAGAGATCGGACGGCAAACCGAGTAGTCATCTCGCTTGCCGTTGGGGATAGTCCCACGAATTACAAGTACACGGTCAGCTACATCGTTGGCTCGACCAACGCTGGCGTGAAGAACCTGGATGCCTTTGACATCGAGTACTTCACGCTCGGAAACGTCAACCTCACCATCGTGGATGAAAAAGACCAGTAGTGTCCAACGGCGACGACAGAGCAGATCGGTTTCTGCCGTTTAGCATCGAGCAGAACCCCGCACCGACTCGCCTTGAGGGTCAGGACAGCACCAACCAGATCCAAGACTTGACGGACTCGATCATGGAGACGTTCCTGCGCGTTCTCCCATCGAATTACGTCAGTCAGATTAATGGCCCGTACTACACTACGCAGTTTCGATCGCTAGCCGAGGTTCTAGCTCGGGTGCAGGTCACGGCTGAGCAAGCTGCTCTCGACGGCTACATCAACTTCACACGTCCAGAGTATCTGTGGCAGGTCATTGGTGCGTTGGCCTTTCCTGAGGCCAAGTCGAATCGGGACGTGCCCACCATCCCAGGGGATGTCTCGTATCGAACCTTCCTCAAGAGAATCATCGAGCTACTCTTGGAGGGAGCCAAGCTGGAAGTCCAGAAGGAAGGCATCGAGGCGCTGACTTCGGCCGTCGTGTCGGTGTTGGCGAAGGTTGCCTACCAGCGTGACCCCAACACCGCGTGGGGTTTCCCCGATCAATTCACGTTTGAGATCAACGTCAGCGATCGGACGGTTTGGACAGACCCAGGTACAGGCGATCTGATCGAGGGGGACATCGGTACGGGTTTCCCCGATCTTCCTTTCGTGCTTCAGAAAAACGTCGGAATCGTGCTCCGGGCTCTCAAACCGGGCCACGCAATCTACGATTACCGAAACCTGTTTCTGGAATCCTTTGACACGCTGTTTGAAGATACGGTTTCCTTTGACTTCGACACGTTCTACTACGAGGACTTTCGGAAATTCTGCACCGGGGCCAAGGAAGTCACCGGTACAGAAGGTGAGACGCTGACCGATCGTTTCCTCTTCTCGGACCCCACGCGTGAGTTTCGGTGGATCCTACCTGGAGCGATTCTGGAGGTTCTGTCAGGCCCCAATGCCCGTCCCACGCTCGGAGGCGTCGATCAGGCCACGTTGGGGCGTTACCGTGTCCGTGAAATTCTCCGTATGCCCATCGGTGCGGAGACAACGCCTCGAAGCTATACAACCTCGCCTACAGGTTTGGTGGGCACGGTAACGATTCTGGATGGTGGTGAGCTAGAAGATCTCAGCCAGGATTGGTCTCTGGCCGAGGAAGGTGAAATTCTGACCCTCAGCGATGGCCCCAATGGGGGCCGCTACCGCTTGGAAACGTTGCTTGGCCCGGATGGCGGCTCTGTGGGATTCGTGCCTTCGGGGTCAGGCATAACCAACGTGCGTGTTTCGCCGAGTCTCCTTCGCTTGGAGACGATCATGCCGGAGACGGCAACAGACCAGATCTACCGTGTGGGAGTTGATCGTCTTGGCGTCAGACGCCCTCAGGTCGTTACGGGGGAAGATGTTTCTGCGCAGTTTTACCTGTGAGATGGGCCGATATAGGCCCTATAGCCGAGCCAAGATAAGGGCCGCTACAGGTCTCTTTGGAGAAGTTTCATGGCCATCCAAAGCCTCGTAAACGGAATCAATCCTCTGACTGACACCAGCCGGAATGATGCACGTTCTGGCGATGTCATCACGCTGAATTACGTCGGTGGTCCGTTTGTCACGATCGGTTGGTCGTTGACATTCACACCGGATGCTCCAGACGGAACGCCATCAACCGCAGTCTTGTCGGGTACGTCTGGTCCTGGTCCGATCACCTTCACGATCGATAATGAAGGTTCCTACATGGTTCGGCAGGTGGTGGACGATGGCGTGTCTATCACCGAGACCTATGTGCGGATTCGATACCTTACCTTCTTTGCCGATCTCAAGCTGGTAGCGGGTGGGGAGCGTATAGATCCTCCGCTTCCTCCGATTCCGGTTGATGCGACTCCAGAGGGATGGGCCGACGATCAGAACCAGAATCTCCAGACGTTGCTGGGGCTCATCGAGCACGTCTCCGCCAGCGGTCGCATCATCTACGTCGATGCCAACCGTGGCAAGGACTACTCCAACACTCCCAGCGATCCCACGGTTGCCGAAGGCTTTGCCGACTTCGACTCAGTTGACAATGCGATCCAGGCAGCGTTGTTCGATCCCACGTACAACGGTGGTGTTTCACCATCCCCGACTGACCCGGTGATTGTTGCGGTTCGCCCTGGTCTGTATGATGAGGCGGTCACCTTTGAGCCCTACGTGCATGTCATCGGGTGGCCTTCGACGGGTGGTTTCCTTGGCGATACCGATCAGTCAGTCCGCATTCGTACCACATCAGGCTCGCCGCATGTTCTCAACATGACGAGTGGCGGTGAATTCTGCCACATCCATGCAGTGTTGCTGGAGAATAATGCGTCCACAGCAAGCGCCGCGGTTCGCAAGGTAGGTCTTGGTCAGGCGTATCTCTCCAACAGCCGAGTCTTGCAGAACGGAGACAGTGTAGGGCAAGGGCCAGCGGTGGCCATCGATGTGGGTCGTCTCGTGTTTCACGAGTGCAAGGTGATCCAGAATGCGACTACGGATGACACGGCTGTAGCTCTACAGCTATCCCCCACAGGGCCGAACACGGCCGAGGTCGTCGCGACGCGCAGCGAGTTTCGCGGCACAAGCAGCGCGATCTTGGATTCCAACCAGGCTGGGTCCACGACGGAAGCCAACTTCCGCGACTGTGACTTCGTACAGGTTGGTGCTGGAGTCACTTCGTTCTGCGTGGACTCCTTTGCACCGGCAGCACGGTTTGAGGATTGTCGCTTCATCATGGAGAATGCTGCTACGGACGCGGTTCGTGGTAACCCCGGCGCAGTGGGAACGCCAGGCGACCTGCTCATCGCACTACGCGGTTGCATCGTAGGCGGGCCGAATCCCTCGGCCTATCTGGGTATCAACGTAGACGATACGGGTGTCACGGGTACGCCAACGCTCCAGCTTGGATCGTCCGAGTATGGAACGCTCACTCTCGGTGGTACGGTTGTCGAGACTGCTCTTACACTTGGCACGTCGTTGTTCTACGACAACTCGGTTACGACGATCACGGCCACGAATGTTCAGGACGCGATCGATCAGGTCTCTGCTCAGGCGACATCCATCGCAGATCTCGATGATGCCTACGACGGCTACGACTTCACGACCACACCGCCGACACGTCTCATCGGGGGTGGGCGAACGATCACGGCCGATGCCGATGCTGTAGAGATCCATGGTTCGGGTGTCCCCACCAATCCTCCGCCACTAGAGGATGCGACCGGGGACGGAACGCTTCGTGTTGTAACGGCTACCGAGATCGGAGCGATCAACGCGCCGGAGATGGCGTTGCGCTCCAACTTCTTCGGCAGTGGCCCGATGATTGAGCTTGGCAACTTGATCTGGAGCGATAGCTCGGTCGGAGCAAACGGTCTGATCATCGCGGGCCAGAACACCCCAGGCGGGGCGTTGTTCCGAAACTACAATCTGCGGCTTCAGAGCTACAGCGGCCAGGGGAACACGGCAACAGGCGGTGCTTCTCCCGCTATGGGGTCGGTCATCGTCATGGGCGGATCGGCCTATGCCATCGCTGGCGTGGATTCTCCGGCAGGCGGGACCGTCTATGTCATGGGCGGCAACGTAGACTCCAACGCGGTTGGGCTCGCTAGTATCGCGGGAGATATCTTCCTTGCACCGGGCATTACGGCAGCCCCTTTAGCCACCGAAGCGTTTGGGACCGTCCAGATCCCGAATCCAGAGACGGCGACGCCTGCAACACTCGTTGCGGGTGCAAACTTCGTAGACTCCGGTGCTCCCGCTGGAATCATCACTTTCGCTACGAGCAACGGAAAGGCGGACATCACGTTCACGGGTGGTGAGGTTTGGGCCGGGCCTGGAGGTATTCAGGAGGCGCTCCAACTCAACACGGGAATTTTGGCGACGTGGCCCGGCGCTGGAAACCCGATTACGTTGACAACGACGCATACGGGGCCGACTGCCGATCTGGTGTTTATCTCGGACTCGATAGCGGGAGCGCTCAATACGTTCCTTGGAGACTTCACACCGGGCGGCGGGGCTCTTTTTACTGCGGGCACCTATCCAGATACGGCACGGTTGTGGGGAGCCACCAACCAGATTCTTACGCTGGACGCCGTTCTCAAGATGCCTCAGATCGCGCACACGACTATCCCAGCGGGTCAGTCGGGTATCTTCGTTTCGGACGGCACAGCTCCGGCCAGTGTACCTGGGGTGCCCTGGTACAAAGATCCGGGCGGGATTCTCTTCGATTTGACGGCGGGTGGCGGCGGAGGAGCGCCAATCTCGGCTCCTTATGTCACCTTCAGTGGCCCTGTTGGTGCGCTCACGAACAATCGGGTGCTGACCGGAACGCCGGGGCGAATCAGTGTTGTTGTTGGTGGCGCGGATGACGGTCCGGCCACAGTGGACATGATCACGACCGGAGTCGTTCCCGGCGCGTACACGAACACCAATCTCACAGTTGATGCTTATGGGCGGATCACCGCCGCGGCCAACGGAGTAGGAGCAACTGCGGAGAAGCTGCTCTCGCGTCAGATGTTGATTCCGGTCGGCGTACCGGCTCCCAACACGATCCGTGAGTATGACATTCTTCAGTTTTCGGCAGGGTTTACTCCGGTAGCGGTGTCCGTGATGGTAAACATAGCTGTCACGCCTGTGTTTCCTCCGGGTAATATAACCATCAGTATTGACGTGAGAGACCCAGTTGGTGTTTTAATTGGGGCGTTGATTACTCCTTTTGACGTGACCACTCTGGCCCCTAATGTGCCAGCCATTCTGCCTCTTATTCCGCCTTTTCCTTTGTTGATTCCACCCAATAGCACCATGGAGATTCGCATGGATCAGCCTCCGGGCGCTTCGACTTTGCTCACGGGGGATGGCCTTGTCGTAGCCGTTACCGGAACGGCGTAGTGTATGTCGAATGGCTTTGGACACGTTCCGTTCGGTTCGGGTCCTTACGGGTCCACGGGTGGCGTCCTTGTGCCTGCGCCTCATGGGGTCGGGAGCGGCTACGGGGGCATTCCGTATGGCGTAGGAGCATACGGAGCTACGACGCCTCCGCCCTTCGCGTTTCCGATCATGGGCGGCTACGGAGGGACGGCCTACGGGTTGGGATCCTACGGCAGCTTGGGGATGGTCGCGGGCACCGTCACGAGTGTCACGTCGATCAACGGGTTTCAGACTGAGGTTTTCTTCTCGACTGCGGTGGCCGAGAACACGGCTTTCTTCAATCCCGCAAGCTACGTTTTCACGCCTGTCTTTGGTGCCGCGCCGACTACAGCCGTGAGCGTTGCGGTGGGAACGACGGATGCGTATGGCCCCACGTCGGCAATTGTCACGCATACGGGTACGACGCTTGGTGGTCGCTACGACATAGAAGCCCTCGGGATCAAAACGTGGTCAGGCCAGCCGTTGATTCCGCCAGGAAGCATCGCTTCCTCTGTGTTGACGAAGGGCGATCCTCCTTCGTACACGATGACGCCGCCTTCCGGCGACACGGTGGAGATTACCTTCGATGAGATCATGCTCACGGAGGCTCAGTTTACGCCTGGCATCAAGGACAAAACGGCGTACCAATTCAACTCGTCCTATCCCGTTCCTCTGACGATCAACACGATCACCCATCCAACTGGAGGGGATGCTTCGGTTGTGACCTTGGATGTGCAGGGCATGACTTCCGTGTCGTACAACACGGTGATCAGCCCGGCTGATGCCATCATCTTCGACGGCACGTACCTCCCGAGCACGGCAACCACTTTCGCGGGAGTCGAGATAGGAACCGGAACCTCTACTATCGGTGCCGGTCGACTGTTGCTGACCAAGACCCCTACTGCCGGGTACGGATGGCAATTCATCGATACCAGCGGGAAGGTTCTGCCAGCTTCTTCATTCCGATGCGAGGTCACGATCGATGTGCCGTCTGCATCGTTCGTGCCTCCGTTGTTCGATACGACGCTAGCGACTTTCAGAATCTCAGATGGCGCAGTCGAAGCCCTCTTCACGCTCAAGCGCATCGCAGGAATCGATCACATCGAGGTAACGAGCGGGGCGTACTTTATCTCATCTCCGACGAATTGGAGCACGGCTGGCCCTTACACGTTTGGTCTCGTTCGCAATCAGAAGGCGGATACGTTCACGATCTTGGTGGACGGAGCACCCATCGCCTCCGCGCTCACGGGCTCCTTTACGGGAGCCGCGACTATTCCCGGCGGTGCGGAATTCATACTCGACCCGACCGGAGCCTACGACGTTCAACTGTTTCCGCTCCAGAGCGTGGACTTCACGTCCTCCCAGACCGTGTTCTCTGGGGCCTGGAATTTCTTGCACGGCCAGGGCGCGACGTTTCAGGGGAATGACGGAATCACCAACGATACGCTCCTTGTCGATTGCGGGCCGCTGGTGAAGGGATGGGGCGATGCGACTCCTGCCACGAAGCAGGATGTCACGGTTCGTGTCAACGGGACTCCGGTAGAGGTCTCTTCGGTCAACCCGTACCTCGGTGTGATTACGACCACCATCCCGATCCCGTTGATGCCGCCGGGGACGATGACGGTGGGGGTAGACTACACGTGGTTCCCGTCACCCGTCTTCGAATTCGCAGGGCTGAATACGTTGGGGGTCGTGCTCAACAAGTACGACATCCACCCAGGGAACAACACGGTCTTCTCTCCCGCGGCGATGTTGCCGGGAGGGGGATCCAAAGAGGGCGAACGTTTCCAGTTTGGGCTCGTGCTCGCTCCGCAGACTCCCCGCGAGCCGCTGTACATCAGTCATCGGTTCCTGGGGTTTGAGAAGGCATACACGGCAGCGTTGAACAGCCCGACCACGTTGCTGTTGAACCGCAGCAATCACACGGTCGCGCTGCCAGACAGAGAGATCGAGGCAGTTGGAGAGTCAGTTGCCTACGATGGCACGACCGATCCTGTCGAGGCTGATCCCGTTTGGTCGCTGCTTGGAGTCAATGCGCAGGATGAGAACCCGGACGACATCGCTACGTCGGGTATCTTCCCCGTCGATGATGCGCTGACAGGATCGTACAGCACCGGACAGCCGACGATCTACTCGCGTGAGATCAACACGTCGCTTCCCTCTACCGTGATCGTTGTCCCGCGGTTCGTGGTTGACAGAGGGAACACGGAGGTTCCGTTCCAGACGGATGGCGTGTTTACCGGGGTGGGGTTCGGAGCACACAACGACGATCACTTGTACCTTGTGGGCGCGTTGCTCATCAACGACGTGCAGCACATAGGTATGCTGACTGAGCCCACTCGGCCCGAAGAAGTCGAGTCTTGGGAGATTGCGCTCGCGACCGAGATCACGATTACGTCGTCTACCACGTTCACCATGCTGCAATCGGACATTCCGTCAATCGTCCGCGAGCATGTTTTCTGCGCCGAGGGTTCTCGTATTCAGATTCTTGAAGGCACTCAGGCTGGTGTCTACGAGATCGTGGAGATCGTGGACAACACGGACGACACGGCGACGGTCACGGTTTCTGACAGCACAGCTTTCCCCAACGATCCGTCCTTGTTCGGCAATGCCTTCTTCACTGGCTACTTTGAGATCAAGTGGGACGGCGATGGTGACCTGTCGAGTGCGATAACCTATCGCCTGGTCATCCTGAATGACATCAAGGACACTCCCGAGGGGTGGGCGCAACTCTACGTCGGCGGCAGTCTCACGGGACTTGTCTTGACGATGGAAGGTGGCGTGCCGAGGCTTCCCAAGCCCGCAGATTCGGTGCTGCTGTTCCCCACGTCGGATCGTGGTCAGGTGTTCTGGGGATCGCTCAGTCGGAAGGCGACAGGGCGAAGTTTGTGGAGCTTTGTCCGGTACGGAGTCGAGGATGCCGCAACGGTTCACCACTTCCGCGGCGTCGTGGTCGCGGCCGAGATGAACGACAAGCCAGAGGACGATCCAAACAACATCTGGTTTGTCAGTCAGGAGTTCGGCTTCTCCGAGATCGATTCGAGCGCCGACACGCTGTTGCTCAAGAGCACGTCGGACAACAACCAGCCCGGCGTCAATGGTATCGACCTGACGTTCGGGTACGGCCGAGTGGAAGCGTTCCTCGATAGGACTCAAGCACTCGACCTAGACGCCACCTACCGAGTCGAGAGCGGTCTCCGAGGATCAGGAGATGCTCACATCGTTGTCCGCGATGGAGAGCGTGAAGTCCGTCTTGCGACGTTGGCCTACGAAGAAACCGTAACTGAGCGACGGCTGATTGGCACTCTTCCCTCCATTTCACTTTCTGGGCTGCTTCTGCCCGAGCGGCAAGTCACGGACGATGGCGATGGGTGGGTCAAGGCGGGATCGTTGACACTGGAATCCGTCCAGGGCCAGCGGATTCAGTATCAGCAAGTAGCTGGAGAGACGCTCTCCTACGCGGTGAAATTCACGGACTACTATCCTGACCCGCTCCCGAGCAAGGGGCGCATCATGGAGATGCGTCTCCGGGTCGGGTCTCTGACGACGGCTGACGTATCTGGCAACACGGGGCTCTACTGGACCACGGATGCAGATGATGTCGGTATCACACGTGGCGTCGGCATAACGTTGCGTGTGCCTGTTGGTCTCAACCCTGCTCGCGTTGTGTTGTTCGATGTCAACTCCGGGGCTGACGTTGCTACTTACGACTTCGATTGGCAAGACGGAGATCTTCACACCTATCGAGTGCTCATCGATCCAGACTCGGATGCCGTCACTGTAGTCCTTGATGATACGGTGGTCGGCACAGTCACGTTCTTCGCCAATTTCACGTTCACGCCTACTGATGGTGTTGCCTATGGGTTCGGCGGCAGTACGACAGCGGCAACGGCTGAGCTAGAGAGTTTTTCTGTGGTCGTTACGCCGCCTGCAACGGTCAAGCGCACGTTGGGTGTTTGGCTTGGGGGCGACTTCGCAGACATCGACAATTGGGAGATCCCACGCACCGATTCGTTGACGGTGCCAAATAGTGATCTTTCAGCCGTGGTCGAGGAGATGGATTGGCGCTCTACCATCAAGGTTCGCATCCATCGCGATCCGACATGGGGTGTCACGATTCTTCGCCCAGACTTGCCCCCGCCGCCTTACTTCACGGGAGACTTCGCGACGCAGATCACAGAACCAAGCGCAGGCTGGATCAACGTCGAGTACAGGCATCTTCCTCAGCTAGATAACCCACAGCTTCAGGACACGTTGCTCACGCAACTCATGTCGCTGACGCCCCCGCACATCGGGTTTGTGGCCTTTGGAGCGCTCGACCCAGCGTCGGTCACGCAGCAGCGATGGGGAGAGGTTCGCTATCGGATCTACGAGTATCCGAGCGAAGATCTGATTGCGCCGCACCACATGGTGCTCAATCAGTACAACGTCGTTTCGGGTGGTGAGCTTGGTGCGGATGTCTCCGTAGAAGAAGTCACGGTGACGACGGTCAATGCGACAACCATTTCGCTCAGAGTCACCAACATCACTGCGGACAGGGTGTTCAACCTTGAGTATGTGGATAGTGAGGGGGAGGTCGTAATCCTCACCCCGGATTCGTTCACATTCAACCGCGAGCTACAAACCATCACGCTCAACGACGGGCTGACCTTCCGTCCGTTGTTGATTGCGCCTCCTGATCCTAATTTTGATCCGAATGCCTCGATCAACCCCGAAGCAAATGATGCCGGGGTGGTCGTTGATCCCGCCTCTGTTCACATTCCCGCCACGGTTCGCGCCGCACCCGGCGAGCCAGTCACGACATCCTATCTGACTTCGCAGCCTTTGCTGGAAGGCATCACGCTGCTCAATGAAGGGACTCCGCCCTTCACCAAGAGTCTCGTGACGGGAACGGAGCCGGTGCCTACGTTTGGGTCGAAGGTCAACGATCCCACGGACACGCTCAGCACCGATCCCGACTTCATCCTGAATGACCCGTATCGTTACGTCGATTTCGCGATGACGCTGCCGGAAGGGATGTACGAGAACATCGACTTCTTGGAAGTGGATAATGGAGGATTGACCGGTCGGCTTTCTTCGTTCTGTGACAGCCAGGGAAAGCTGGCTGGCCTACATGAGCTTTCCCTCGACGGCCTGGCGTTCACGGAGGTTGACAAGATCACGTTCACGGATGGCACTCCTGGGGTGGCTCCGGCCGGCGGAAGTGCTTTCCAGGTTCCGAATCAGGTCATGGCCTGGAGCGGCGGGAGCGCAACCACATACGGGAATCTCAATCAGGGGGCTTGGGGGCCTCCGCCTCCAATGCTGCCTCCAACGGGCTCTGGGAGCCTCTCCGGTATGGTGCCGATGGGTGTCATCGGGTTCCTCTACGACACCCTCGGAGGCACGACTCAAGTCCTCTACTTTGGCAAGCAGGTGCCCTATCCGTAGCCGGTAGCGAGCCTATGAAATTCCACAATCGACAGCGGAGATCCTCATGCTCAAACACGACTCCATAAGGCGCGCCAAAACGGCGATGAAATTCGCCTTGCACAACCAGCATGAGGAAAACCTCGGGTTGCGTGTGAAGGGCTTGGTGACCTTTGACATGCGTGACGCACGGACCGGTGAGGTTCTTTGCTATTGGCAAAAGGACAACATCGTTCTTCTCGATGCGGGGATTCTGACTGCGCGTCTCTACAAGGACAATGCCGAGCCGCCGCACGGAATCAACATGCTTGCCGTGGGCACCGGAGCACTCGGGGCCATTCTCAATCCCGATGCGCCGCCGGTCGAGCAGAGAAGGCTCAACAACGAGATCGAGCGCAAGGCATTCGATTCGACCACGTTCCGCGATAGCTCTGGAGCGGCAGTGTCGATCCCAACGAACGTGGTGAATTTCACCACCATCTTCAACCAGTCGGAAGCGGTTGGTCCTCTCAACGAGATGGGGCTGATGTCCACCATCTCGGACAACCCAACCGTCACGAACCCGAACCCCAACTTCGCGGGGCAAGGAGGGCAGCCATACGATCCGACGATCGATGTCACGCTCTACGACATGCAGGTCAACTACCTGACTTTTGAGGTCATCTCGAAACCCGCGACAGCGGTGTTGGCAGTCACGTGGAGGCTTTCTTTTTGAAACGATGTCCTTCATGTCTCGTCCCGAAGGACGAATCTGAATTCGGCAAATGCAAGAGCCGGAGGGTGGCCTAGCGATGGCGCGCCACGAAAGATATTTCCCGTCCTCGACGCTTTCTCGGTATCTCCTGCCGGGAGAGACGGCGTGGGACACTCTCGTTTACCAGAGCACCAAGCCGATTCTGGATGCCGAGGGTGTTCTCCAGCAGGACGTTCGCGAGCTATTCCAGCGCCACGTGCTCCAGCACAATGTCCACTCGGGATGGTTGCGTGGGCAGACGCGTGCTGACCCCTACGATGACTTCAGCTTCGATGCGCCGTGGCTTCCCGGTCCCGTGCTCAATCCAGACTTCACCGCGAACACATTTCACATGCGGAGAAGGCAAGCGCTTGTCGCAGGGCACTACGTGGATGTCGAATTCACGAACACGGACACGCCAAACGACAATCTGATCACACTCAACGCTCCAACGGTGTACGACGGGACGCCGCCTTCGTTCAAGCGAACAGACTTTGTTTTCCTAGAGGTTTGGTTGGCTGAGGTTCGCGACAGCCCCAATGCCACGGGAACGATGTTGGTCGTCAGTCCGCAGACGGTGAACCCCGGCGACTTCGTTACGGTAGATGGGATCGTTCTCACGGCTGTGATAGGGCCTCCTGGTTTGAATCAGTTTCAGATTGGAGGCACGGCGCCGGCTACCGCAGCAAACCTGGCCGCGTCGATCACGGCCAATGTAGGAACCGTTCGGACGCAAGTGGTCGCCAACTTGGTGACCATCATTGCTCTCGTGTCGGGTACGGCAGGAAACCTGATTGGCATTTCGTCATCCGTACCAGCTTCGATCACCCCCTCGGGCTTGAACCTCACAGGCGGCGTCGATACGGTCAACAAGCCGACGCAGGACTTGATCTACCGACATGGCAATGTGCAATCGTCTACTACGGTCGCATTGCCGGATGACTTGGCCGATCCCGCAATCAACGCCGAGACGGCGCGTAGGGTCCAGGTCCAGTATCGCATTCGCGTAACGGGCATTCCCGAAGGCATCAACTACAAACTCCAGCCAGACGGCTTCAGCAACCCAGCCATCATGGCACAGGGAGCGCAGACGGCTCCGGTAGCTTTGTATCCGTTTGTTCCTGCCGATCTGACGACGGTCATCAACAACTCAGACGCGCGAGACGAGGTTGGAGGTCCGGGGATTGGCTACGGCATTCGGGACAACGGTCTCTACATCGCAGGCAACGGAACCTCGGCATCGTCGGTTGCTCTCGGGACGGTGGATGGCTACTGCTATGCGATTCCAATCGGTTTTGTCTTTCGCCGGAACGATGCATACAACGGCGGTCTGGGCGGTGGCTGGACACCAGCTACGAACACCAACGGGGCATTGACGCACGACCATGCCTTGTTCACGAATCCGAATCTCTACGATCCAGTAGACGTAGCCGAGTCTGATCGCCCGGACAAGTACTTCGCGGACGCCATTGTCGAGACGGACTTGCTCGACCTTCGCCGCCACGTCAATCTCATGGGTGTTGATCTCGCGGCAGAGCTACAGTTTCAGATGAAGGCTCTGCTGGACGGAAACTTCCGCACGTGGGCGATCGATACGGCTGACAAGCAAGTGATGGGAGCCGGGACGGGGGACGTTTCGACACAATTCCTCGTTTGTGACCAGATCGGCCGCACGGAGACCAATCCTCCGGGGCTCAACGGAACGCCGCCTCTGTCTGGCGACACCACAAACGGTGAGACGATCCGAAACTTCGATCATGTCTGTCGGAGGTTTGGCGATCAGTCCGTGGTCGAGCACTTCGTGCTGGAATTGTCTCCCACGGACGACATTGGCTCGAATGCAGGCAAGTACGTCGCACGAGCCGCGTATGCTGGCGCGTATCTCGGGTGGGCCGAAGAGGACACTATCCATATCGACTTGGCTGCTCTCAACGGATCGACGCTGGGCAACTTCAATCCAGCAGACGCGACGTTGCCCACGGGAGACATCTTCGACTTCATGCCCGCAGGGACGCAGATCACGGACATCCTGTCCGTTTTCCACGATGACGGAAACTTCGATGTGGTCGTGGCTCAGGAGGCCCAGGTATCGGTGATCACCGGGCTGGGAACGGAGCATGTGACGGTCCAGATCGATGCGAACACCACTCAGGTCAATGGCGGCTTGCCTGGAGCTACGCATGACATGGTGGGAACCCAAGCATCGGGCGACGTTGGATCTCAGCGCCGCATCTTCGTGGAGTTGGAGATCACGTATCCGCCCGGTGGCGGCTCGACCTGCACGCCAGACGTGGAGTTGACGGACCAAGACACCGATCCGTTCCCGTTTGGGCCGTATGTCGAAAACGACATTACGTTGACGCAGCGCCCGAGGGACATGGAAAACCCCATCGCTCCAGCGTTCCGCTCGGGGTTCCGTGAGATCAACCTGGAGTACATTGCCAACGATCCCTCTGGCGGTGGTGGGAATGCTGGGGCTCCCATCGGCTCGATCACGCCCGAATTGCTCGTGAGCCGAGACAATCTCACCTTCGTGCTTCCACGTCGAGCCTGGGGATCGTTTGTCACGTCCATGAGCCTGACGGACCAGAACGACTTGGGCGGCCGAGTGATCGATGACGGGAACACCGACTACGGTAGCTCGTCTCGCTTCGTGCAGCTTGCCAATACGGGAATCATCCCTGCGGTTCCGCTCTCGGGAGCCGGGCAGACGTTGGTAGCCGTGGCCTGGTTTGGGCAAGATGCGATTCCGCAGGCCGGACCGGCGGGTGCGGGCTATCAGGTCGGTGTGTACTATCGCTCCAATGCGCCGCAGACGGCGGGAGTGAAAGAAGGCACGATTCACACGACGATCACCAGTTTCCCATGGACCGGAGCGGGTGGTCCGATGCCCGCGGAAGTCGTTGTCGAGCCTCTGGCGATCTCTCCCGAGCTTTGGACAGGGACCGTGGGAATGGGAGGAGTCCAGCTACCGTATCCGTATGTAGCTCCGCTCGATCAGATTCCGGTCAACGACGGAAGCTCTAGCTCGCAACCGCCTCCTCCGGGCGATGAGTTTCCGGGCGAGTGGTACTTTGTGGCGACGGCAAACATCAGCATTGATGACTTCGATGCGGACACCGGGCTTCTGTCGCTGCATCCGATGGTTCCGGCGGATGGAACGCAAGCCTACACGGTAGGCGGCGTTGGAGCGGATCAGCTTCCGGTCAAGGACATCGAATTCCGGTCCTGCTACCCGATCATCAACCCAGACACCTACCGCCCTTCGGCGTTCTCACAGCCTTTGAGCGGTGTGAATCGGCACAAGGTGTTTTTACCGCTCCTGGCGAGGTCCACACAAGACACGATGTTGTTCCGCAAGGATGAGATGCTGTTGGTTGTGATCACTCGTTGGGCAGAGCTAGATGAAGACAACACGATCAAGTTTCTCGACGTTACGAACGACAACCGCTCCTGCGCCGGTATCTACCGAACCAAAGGTCTCTTGCTGACGGTTGGAAATGGAGAGTAGCCATGCCTCGCAGCGGAGATCCCAACGACATCAAGACGGGCACTGGTAAGGCCAACCAGAACAGTGTCGATGCAAATTCGTTTACCAACGATCTCGCCACGGGCGCTGGAGGCTTGCCTGGGCTCCGAGCCCACGTTAACGATCCGCAGGCTGCCCATCCCGCGTCAGCGATCTCGACAACGACTACGGACGGTTTCTACGACAACGATGACGTGCAGGGTGATCTGGACGAGATCGCTGCTCTGATTCCTCCGCGTCCAGGCACGGTTGGCAACTGGCAGACCAATCTTGAGACGGTCTCGATCATCTCCGGTGTGCCCGATTGGGGCGTGCTCAAACTCAACGATGCGGGTCACATCGCGCGAGGAACCGTCACGCCGCCAGATCCGAATGACCCCAACGACGATCTGGCGGTCTACCCCTACTACAACTACATCCCCGAGGTCGCTTCCGATAATCCTCCATTCGATCCGGGTGGGAACGATCCAGAGACAGACCCCACGTTCAACATCGATCCGGCCGGAACGCCAGATCCCACCTACACTGGTGGAGGCGTGGGTTGGTGCCATCAGGGTGGTTTCACACGACCGCAAATGGGCGGTAGTCCGATCATCGAGACTACACGGATCTTCCCCACTGCGGGTGGTGCTTTCCAGCCGGTGGTCGTTTCGGGAATGCTCTATCCTGCCGATCGGGGTGTTCTGGCTCTGTTGCATTGGCCCGCTGGGGGCTCGATCGGTGACTTCCTGGCGCAACCTCTGACCAATCGCGTTGTCGCAGCCGTTCTGTGCGGACAAGGCATCTTGGACGATTGCGATGGAGCGCCCGGAGGGATCTTCACAGAGGGCGATCCCAACATCTTCGCCTATCCGGGCCGCGCGGCGGGTCAGTATCAGCTTCGTGAGCTACACACGGGCTTGGTGCAAGGCTCTGGGGCTCCTTTGCCCGCTCCCTACAACGTGCCCGACCCCGGAGCCGGACAGGTTCGCTTGGGCACAGATCCCAACGCGGGTGTCCCGGTGGTGGTCGGTGGAATCCCCATCTTGGGAGGCACGACTGCGGCGACCGGCGGAGGCAACGACAACAACTTCTTCCGCTACAGGCTTCCGTATCTGAGTGACTACAGCGATACGGCTGATGGCTTTGGTGGCGTCACCGGGCTTCCCTACACGCCCGCGACTGAGAAGTTTCGCTACTTCGACAAGCCAGACGTGTCAGCCGACTTCGCGACGCTCTTGATACAAGCGGGAGACTACGCGGACTTGCCAGACGACTATTGGCAATTCCAGCTTGCTCGCTATCGCCACCGGTTCACGTTCCAGCACAACGTCTGGCCCGCGCCGACCGATCACGGATCCTGGTTGCTCGTTCATTTCCAGAAGGAGGGGGACTTTGAGAAGTGGGCACGAGACGGCATCTTGCCGGACGATGTGACGGACGGATACGAGATCTATAGCTCCAGCTTGCTCGACTACTCGTCTCCCGAGAGCACAGACAATCTGGCTGAGCCCGCTCCTCCGTTTGACGTGTCGCCGGGATACCACGTGGTGCGTGGTGCCATCTACGAAGATCCAGACGACTTCACGACGTTCACCATCGATGCCATTGGTTACGACGTGTTCGTGACTGTGGACGAAGTGATGGCGGTTTCGGGGATCAAGTATTGGGTTCCTGGGACGGTGGGTTCCAAGTGGACGATTCCCAACATGAATCTCACGCTCAGCGATGTGTGGGAGAACAGCTACAGATTAGGGAATAATCCAATAACATCCGTTGAGGTCTCTTGGGGGATATGGCATCAAGATCCTCTGTTCGTGTTTCAGGGTATCTTCGGTGCCGAGCCCGGTAGCACGAACGCACCGAGTGCCACGGCTACTTTTGCTGGCACGGTGAGTGGTGGTCCGGGTGGTGAGCGTATCGAATTCCGCTACGATCAGCTAGATAGCGCAAGCGGTCACGGTCCTTGGAGCGTTCTTAATGGTCCTCTTCCGGCGGATACGGCCGACCTTCTCTTGGTTCCGGCTGATCCAATGACGTTCAACGGGGACCAGAATCTTCCGCACTTCTCGACGGATGCTCGCATTCGAGCTTTCTTCCGAAAGCCTCTTGGGCATCAGCTTCCTGCGGACACGGTTCTTGAGGCTCTGTTCCCCCGTCCTGGCGGCACTCTCTTTCTGTTCCACAGCACGAGCCAGAACCCAACCGATGACATCGGCGTGTATGGCAACTTCCAAACAGGCGGCTCAGGTAGTCCCGCACGCGCGAGCCTGGAGACTTCTCTCAAGGACACCGAAGAGAGGTTCTTGGATGAGGTCTATCGCTACGCAATTAACACATTTGATGCCGGAGCCTTTGACCCGACTTGGGATGGGTCGAAGGGTAACTTGGCTGGGCCTGGATTACCGTTTGGTCCGAGCGGTTTCATCGATGTTCCTGTTCGTGTAGGAGCAAACGGTACTGCCACGATACTTTCGTTCATTCAGCAAGACCACTACACGAAAGATTTGGCTACAGCGCCGACCGTTGCATCAGAAGCTCAAGTAGCAGGGTTGCCCGATCGCAACCCGCCAATCTCGGATGGGGTGATAGCGCCGCTACCTTCCCGTGGGATTGTCCTTTACCCGCATATTGACTACACGGTTGGCTATCGTCCCGCCAGTCCGGGCGATGTCACGCCAACGCAGTTTGACTACAGCGGAGTCGCTGACGCACAGCGAGAGTACCTACGTGCTTTCGATCTCGGTTTCTCCAGGGACGCGAGCCCGATCGTAGGGCAGGTTGCTGGGCAATCGTTTTTCCGTGTTCGCGTTCACGGGTTGAATCTTTCCGACTACGAGTATGCTGCGCCGGGGCCCGGATCGGTTTTCATGGCCATCATGGTCAAGGTGCCAGGGCTCACGACTTGGATGGACCTTGGGCGGCGGGATGGTTTTGGGCCGTCGAAGCAAGATCCCTTACTCGACGGAGCTGGATGCAAGGTCATCGGAACGCAAACGGTCGATAGCCGCGACGCACAGTACGGACACCGGATAAGCGATGTGCTCGTCAACGTAGGGCCCGCGATCAACTTGGCCGTGAACAGCGATGGTGAGGTCCCCATTCTCGTTCGTGTCATCATCAAACAGGCTGCGGCAACCGTTTTGGATTGGGTGTCGGGCGGTCCAGATGACAGCACGGCTAACATGGTGGGTCTGGTAGGCATCGAGATTCTCCGGCCGGAGTAGAGACATGGTTGACTTCACCGATCTCGATGAAGAGAAACTCGAAGAGCTACGCAAGGCGCTGGCGAAAGCTGCGGCCACGACTACTTCACGTCAGCCTTGGCAGGAGCACTTTGAGCGCGAAACCTCCAGTACGGCGGCTAGATCGGTACTTGCGGCCGACATTATCCGTGGGTTTTCGGGTTCGTGGGCGGCTTCGTACAACTACGGATACGGTGCTGGGATCACGGCGAATGCGACCAACGAGGCCAGGGCTGACACGAGTGAGGTTCCGATTCCGATCCGTGCCAAGACGACCAAACTCGGTCGTCGGGGCGTGCCAGACATTGACTTTGTGCCCTTCAATTGGCGAACCAATCGGTTTGGGTACAAAGGTCCGGCTCTAGTCGGTCATCCGATCAGCTACGAAGTTGTAGGCCCTACGCTCAAATCGCCTTTCTGTGACTGGACCTGGCAAGTCAATCTCGCTACGGGTCCGAATGGTGGCGATGAGCTTACGATGTTCACGCGACCGGATGGAAACCCCGCAGTCGCCTCTACGTTGGCGGACGGCTACGGTGCAGACATTCCAGTGTTCACGATCGGAGATTCGGCTGAGCCGAACGGTGGCTTGTATGTCATTATCACAGATGACGGAGCCAATGCAGGCTCGATTCCAGCCGGCGAAACCGCAATGGGAGCGCGGCCGGAGTTTATCGACACGGCACGCTACGAGATCTTCCGTGTTGCCAGCGCGACAACAGACACGCTTGAGCTACATCCGAACAAGTCGCTCGCGCCCTACTTCGATCTGACGGGCCCATTTCCGCGAACGATTCGTGCGATCACGGTCATCAAGCCCTACGTGACACGGCTTGCAGCCATTCCCGACTCGGGTCCTGGGCCAGGGCAAGAACGTGTGTTTGCTGTAGTGTCGCCCGAGGTCTCAGCATCGTCCGATCTGTACCCTCCGTACGATGGGGGCTCTGGAGCATGGCGGCAGGGAGGTTTTGACGCCAACCCAGGCGAGACGCCTTCGGGTGTTCTAGGGAGCGCGGATAGGTATCTGGGTCGGATGACGATGCCGATTCCGATTCCCTTGCGCAAGGGACTGGCTCAAGTAGACACCACGGCTGCGGCGACGCCCACGAATGAGATTGGTCTGACGTTCATCTCCGACCATCCTTCGACGCCGATTGCATCGAGCGGCGCGGATGTTGGCCGCATTCTTCGGGTCTACGACATCCAGTCTGAGGATGACACGGATCTGACGTTTGGTACTCCGGCCGCGACGCTTGGATGGTTCCCTTGCTACGACGTGGAGGTAGGGCCTCCGACTGGTTTCGTGTTGGGTCGTACCGCAGAGGTTGCGCCCGAGACAGGCCACACGTACTTCGGCCCTGGGCCGTTCTTGCAGGATGCCGTAGGCCCCAAGCATGACTTGGTGTACACGGTTCACGATCCGGTTTCCGATCTCTGGCAAGGGCCGTTCAATGTTGACAAGGTGGAAGCCTGTCGGCTCCAGAACCTCATCGATCCCCACGAAGTTGCTCGTTTCGAGAAGCAGATTTCTCAGGGCGTAGCGGGTACATCACAACCTGGCGGGTCGAGTTTCTCTGGGCCGGACAAGGCGATCTGGGACACGTCCAAACGGGTCGTTCCCGCAGCGCTTGATGAAGCCCCGAATCCGGGCAGCTTGCTCGATCTGGGCTTCCGCATGGTCTTGTATCCGGCGAAGAATGACGGCTCGGACAATCCGATTCCCGACTTTGACAAACCTATCGAGACGCGCGGCAATCTCGTGATCAGTCCTGCGGTCACCGAGGACCAGTACCTTGAAGTTGACTATTCTGCGGGTCTCGTTCGGCTGAGCCATGAGCCGCCTGTTGTTTCCAATGGTGGCGTGGGCGACATCATTCCCAACGGGATCATCGGAGGAGCCGGGACGACAAATCCTCGGCTGGAGGTTGTTCTGTTTGCTGCTTGCGTGCCCTTCTCGATGGAAGAAAGCCAGCTTGGTACGGGTGCGCGAGTAGTTGGTCGCCCTGGAACAGACGACATCGATCTCTACAGCGGTCGTGTCCGCGCGGGCATCGATCTCGCCAACACGAACGCCGCTGGTACGCCTACGCCTCCATACGTTGGGGCGAGTGGTGTTGCTCCGAACCCTGTAGAGATCGTGCTCGATCAGATCTGGACCGGACCGAGCACTGGCGTCTTTGAGATCCTCGATGACACCGACACCGGAGCTAGCTTCGGTCTCTGGGGTTACTCGGAGACGCGCGATGTTTCGGTTCTGGGTCGGCAAGTGACGGCTCTTGGGGGAATCACGAGCCTTCCAACTACGATCAGCGATCCTGGTCTCGGAGGCTCGACTCCGCGAGTGGTTGTGCTTCGGCGTGAAGTGTTCTTCGCGGAGAAGTCAGGCTCAAAAGACTTTGGCGTTGACAACGCGACCAACGACACTGCTTACGGGTCAGCGGCTCGTGCCAAGACGGTTCGTTTCGACAACGCCACGCTGCTTCCCGAGCTAGATGGTTCTGTCACCGTGCGGCAGAATCAGGCTCCGCGGTTTGCCGACTGGATTGGTCTACTGACCGCATCGACCATCGTTGATATTGTGGGGCCGCCAGCGACGTATAAGTTGTCTCAGAATGGCGTGTTTGAGGACACCATCTACGAGGATACGGGTAATCCGACCGGCGGCCCTTCACAAGCTATCCTCTGGCCTACCCTAGGACATCAAGAAGGACCTATTCTAGTTTTCCCTGCGACCAACCCGGCAGGTGATTATAGCGGTTTTCTGACCAAAGCGAGCCGTATCCGCTTGGATCAGGTTTGTCGTTTGGTGTTCAAATTTGGTCTTGTACATGAAGTGGTAGCTGGTGAGATGGTTGCCTATATTGGATTGGGGGAGGGAGAGCTTTTCAACACTGTTGGAATCACTCCCGCATTGGTGAATATCCTGACGCCAGGTTTTCCTCCTCCTGTTCCTGGTAACTATGTTGGAATCCGTGTTGATGGTAATGTCGGGCCGCCAGCTCCAGCCCAATTCCGATGGATTACTGGTCGTTTGGCACCCTCGTCATGGCAAGCTGTGGATACGGGAATTATTCCAGAAGACAATGGCGATGTCTTCTATCTGGTCATCGAAACATCACGGACAGGTCTGGTTGTCAAGATGGCATTGTTCAATGCAGACATGGATCGTTTAAGTGATATTTCGTTTCCAGCTTCCAATCCTGGGATCCCTCTCTTGACTGCGCCCATGGAAGTTGTGGCTGGTGTGTACAACACAATTGGAGGCGGGATGCACGGAGTTGCGCCTTGGTGGATCTCGTATCTGAACCGGATTGACCTTCCGTACCCCGTTTTCTAGGCTCCCAGGGCCCATTTTCCATCCTATAGGAGCGCACTTGTAGGACAGCTTGCGCTCTGGCGCAGGTATCGTGATTTCGATGCGCATCCTAGTCGATCGGGCAACAAACGAGATCCTTCAAGTCGAGAAGGTTCCTTCCGAGGGCGAGACGGTTCCGCTCAATGGGAAGTACATTCTTCCGACGCCCGAGGGAGTCACGGTTCACGTCGATTCGGATTCGTTCGTTTTGCCTTCCTCCGATCCTGGGTCGGTTGTTGCGCAAGCCTACGCAGGACTACTTGCTCAATTTCCGCAGTACGAGAACGTCTTGTATAATCCTCTCTTGCTGGATACGGATGTTGACGATCTGGATCTGACCGGGTTGTTCATCGATCCAGACACGAGCGACGAATTCACGACGCGCGCACAGATGGGCCGTGGAACGGGAGGCCCTTGGACTTCTGGGCAAGCGCCGATCAATACGGCGATGCTGGAAGCCAACGGGGTCACGTCTCCAACGCGGCCGGGGCTCTTGATCACGGACACCATCGACATCAGCCCCTTCACTCTGGACCCTTTCGGGATTCCGGTAGGCACCGATGAGTTTGTCGTCTACTGGTACATCTACGAATGTGAAACCACTGAAGACATTCACTCCGACTTTGGCGCACAAGCAGGAGTGAACAATCCGGCGTTTCGCAACGTGATCGAGACGGACCAGGAGCCGGCCGATCTCCAGGTCTACATCAGCATCAACGACGGCACGACTTGGGTCGAAGTCCAGCGGCTTCTTCCCGTGGCGTTCTGCAACAAAGGGAAACTGATACGTCTCGCGTTTCGCAACAACGGCACCACGAAGGTCTATCTAGCTGCGTATGCCATCCTTTTCTGATGGGCCGCGGAGTTGAGCCATGACAACAGATTTCGGACCCGGAGTTTCTCGCACCCTTGAGGCGTTGGCGCGTCAGTTTCAGATCACTGTTTTCCAGGCTGGAAAACCGCCGCTGGACTCAGAGATTAATCTGCTCCAGCAGGCTGACTCTGAGGCATTTCAGCAGTTTGTCCGCAGCCAGATCCACTCAGGGTTTTTCCTCGATCCAACGCGTCCTCAGGATGACTTCGTAACCGATCCTCTCAACAGCAATCAGTTTCGTTTCGGTCAGCAGAAGCGCGATGACAATGGTGCGGTAGAGGAGCTAGCTCCGATCGTCTGGGCGAACGTCAACGGGATGATCATTCCGGTGGTGGGGACGGCCAACACCGAGGCCGGGGCCACGGACAACATCGTTACCCTCAATCCGCCGCCCGACTCCGATACTCGGATCGATTTCATCTTCCTAGAGGCGTGGCGCGTCCTGGTTGCTCCCAACCCTTCGCCTGACAACAAGCCCGCGGCAGACAAGATCTGGAAGTACGGCAACGTCGAGTACGGACAGACCAACATCGATGATGATCTGATCGATCCCGCGATTGGGTTTGAGACGACGGAGCGCGTCCAGATTCAGTATCGCATTCGCGTCGTTGGAGAGGGCTCGGGAGCTGGTGTGAGCCCGGCGCTGGATGTGTACCCGGATGGTCTGGATGACCCCAATGTCCGCGCTCAGGGGCCTTTGAGCACCCCGAGCACGCAGGCATACGCCGTCTGGACCAACATGCGTGAGGAGCTAGGAGATCCTAGCTTGTGGCGTGCGGGGAACGGAAATCCGACCAACGACTTCGGGACGATAGACGGCTACATCTATGCGATCCCCATCTGCGCGATCTTCCGGCGCAACAATCAGCCGTTCGTGGCGGTCAACCTATCGGGAAATCCGAACCAAAACGGAGCTTTCAATCGGAATCCATCTGCTGCGCTTCTGACGAATCCGCGGGAAGGGGCCAAGCTGCTCACGCAGATGACTTTGGTCAACGACATGGCGGCGGCGCAATTCACCCTGGATACGGACATCGAAGTAGACAATCTCATCGGTTCTGGGTTCGATGACTCCAACCACACACTTTCACAGGTGTTCATGGTCATCGACAATGAGGTCATCGGGATCTCTTCCATCGACACGACCGTATCTCCTGCTACTGTTCGTGTTCCTGCCGGTGGTCGTGGTCGTTGGGGGACTGACCCGTTGTTCCACGGTGGCCGTGAGCTACCTGGCAATGTCGTGGGGTCGGGAACGCCGGTCTACTTCTTCAACACGAGACCTGGAAGCATCGGGAAGTACGCTGACGAGATTCACGAAGACGATTTCCTCGACATGCGACGGGGCGTCAACCTGGGCGATTGGGATTACGAGCGCCTGATCTTGCACAACGTGTCGGCTCTCATGCGCAACCGACTGCGCTCTACGTGGAAGCAGTCGGGTGTTCCTGGCGGAGATACGGAGGGAGTCTTGGTTCAAGAGGTTGACTATCTCGACCAAGACGGCGCTACTCCCAACCCGAACGGGACGGAAGCCCTGGACGGCCCGGATGGTATCCGTGAGATCTGGAGCGATGCCGCTACCATCCAGACACGTGTCACGTCGTTGCTGGACAACGATGGCACGATGAGCAGTGGTTTCATCCAGACCTTCGACGACTTGACTTTCTGGGGTGCCGGTGCGGACTTCAAGCCAGCGGGCTTCATGAACAACTTGAACAACACGACGCCCGGCTTCATGAACGGGACGACTATCTTCATGTACATCGGTGGAGATAGCGGCAGTGTTGGCGCACGAAAGACGTTCCGTGACGGCACGACTCGTGCGGTTCGCTTCATCAATCCCAAGGAATTCTGGAAGGCTGCGGACGCCTCGACTTCCGAAGTGGGAATGCAGCATCCCGTGACGCTTCTGTGGACGAGCACGGATCAAGCGAACGCGGGCGTGCAGACGGCCGGTGCCGGGCTCCAGGCTCTCATTCCAGCAGGACCGGGTGAGACGCCCTCCGAGCATCCAGGGGCCATGTATCCTCTTCGCTCGTTGGATTTCGAGAAGCCCTTTATCGTTCTCGGAGGGGTCGTCAACAGCGTTCTCAATCTCACGGGCATCGATCCGACCGCCGACTTGCACGATAACAGCACCGATCCGGGCACGATTCCGGCAGGCGAGGGAGAGATCGAGCTTACGGGCTTTGACTTCGACGCGGCAGGGGACTGGTACAGCCTGACAAGCAGCGGCGACTTTGCCAACGATCCGAGCTTGGTCGTGTATCCGTTGGTCCGTGGCTCGCGAACCTTGTACGACATGCTCACTGCGGGCGGCAAGGATGAAACGGGATCGTCCTCTGAGCTTTACCTCATCATGTATGGGGATGATCAGAGCACGCAGAACAATGGAGCCTTCCAGGTCATCGGCGCTGGAACGGTTGGCTACACGACCAAGACCACGGGCGCGGTCAATCGTTTGCGTGTACGATTCTTGAGCGAAGGGGTCACGCTGTTCGATGTGACTTCGACCGGCACCCTGTCGGCCGAGGGGCGCTCCATGGAGCACAACGCTGAGGATGGCGAGGGCTCTGCTTCTGGTCCGGCGGCGATGACCATTACGTTGACGGACATCGAAGCGGTTGCTGGCGGCGGCGCAAATCCGTGGAATGCGGCCAACATCAACCCGTTGACCGCTCCCGGCAAGACTCTGGAGGAACCGTACAACTACAAGTGTCTCGTCAACATGACGTTGCTCTATCACCCTGGGCGTGGAGGAATGGCGCGGGTTGCTGACAAGATCGAACGGGTGACGATGCAGAGCCCTCCGGCTCAGATCCTACAGCAGACAGGGGTTGCTCTGGATTCGACATTCCCGGCTGCTACGGGAGCGCCAGGGAATCCACCCGAGGCAAACTTCACGAAGGTTCACATCCAAACGTGGAATCGCCTTCCGAGCCTCGGGCTCGATGCCCCGACAGCACCAGCTTACGGTGGCAACGTCGTTCTGAATTCCGAGATTACGCGTGACACGGAGGCTTTCTTCGATCGTGGCTCCAAATCGTTGCTGTTCCGTCCGTTCCAAGATCTGAGCATGACCATGCAGGGTGTCACGACGGATGTTCCGCAGACACTCTTTGGTCCCAGCGGCTACCCGAACCCGGCTCTCATCCCGAACGGATGGGATGGTCCAAAGGACGATGCTCAGATCTTCACTGCGGGTCTCAAGATGGGCTACGCGGTGCCGCATCAGTGGATGCCACGATTCGGTCGGCAAGACATTCCCTACTACCAGGACAAAGGCCCGGCATACGGGATTGGAAGGTTCTTGGATGGAATCAGCCATCTGTTCACGGATGGAACGGATGTCACCAATCCGGTCTTCTACGTCATCGGTGGAGCGGACAACCAGTCTGGCGGTAACTTGGTCACACGAATGTTGCTCCAGACGGGCACGACTTCAGGTTTCAAGTACGGTCAGTATGGAACGATCACGGGACCGACGACTCCAGCGTACCAGGGTCGTTTGACCAGCACGATTGGTACGGGAACGCCCGAAGCGGCTGAGGTCACGAGCTATCTCGCGAGTGTCACGTCGAGCGACTTCGGCAAGGGATTGACCGGCATCCAATTCCCGCCCTACCTTGGGATGGCTCGCCTCTACGGTGTCTACGATCGACGTGACTTCGTGGCAAAGGGTGGCGTCACTTACGACACGGATCGGGTGACTCCTCTAGCGAGCAACGCGGTCAACCTGTTGCGTCGTGACGCACGCAAGCAGACTCTCTTCTTGTGTGAGGATGGTGCCTACGATCTCACGGGTGTCCGGGGCGATCACACGTACATCATTCCGTTCGATGCCATTGACATCAACAAGTCTCCGTCGTACATCGCTGGCGAAACGCCCGAGGATCTGGAGTACGTGGTCGAGTTTACGTGCTTCGGTTTCGCCCGCGGTTGGGTCACTGAGAACAACTTTGTCATGGCTCGACGCCACAACGGCGAAGGAACGCTCGTCTCCGACACGGACAATCCCGAGCTAGAGAATCTCCGCATGACCATTCCTCATGCGGCTCCTGAGTCGAGCGTGTACGTCGCCTATGAGCGGACTGTCTACCAGGGTGACCCATACATGACTCGTGCGGGTGCGACTCGGACGACTTCGGACTACGAACACACCTACGGGCAGATCGCTCAGTCGGATGCCTATGGGCTCAATACGAGCATCCAGCAATTTGATGCCGCTGGAGTGCAGATTCCCGAGCGGCCCAATGCACGTTCGTTCCAGGTACTCGCGTCCCTGGACTTCTACACGACGCTGGGAAGCGGGAACATCGGTGGAGCGCTCTATCCGGGCACCGAGACGGACGTGTGCTACACGGAGGACACCCCGATCGCTTCGACGCGGACTCCTCCGTTGGTAGATACGCCTGCGTTCCGTGTGCTTCCCAGGGCGTTCTCGGAGGGACAGAAAGAGAACGTCAGCCGGGCAAGACTCGATCTGCGCATCGATGGCAACAACGCTACGTTCAACTTCGGCACATCACACGTCGAGATCAGAAAGCTCGACGGGTCACTGATTCTTTTCACGGCATTCAACGGTGTCACGGTTCAGCCTGATGAGTTTGATGCGTCTTCGCCGGATGAGGTGGTCATTGCAAAGGAGTTGACGGCCAAGATCAACGCACGGACGGAGCTACTCGATACGCTGGTAGCTCAGAACGATCGCGATTCACAGGTCATTCATCTGATTGCACGCCCGGTGGGTGAAGAGGGCAACGGCATCCGGGTGTCCATCAACGACACCACGAATTTCACGTTGCTCGTGCCCACGACGGGTGAAGAGACCGTCGATGCCGTGATCACTTCCGACTTCATGTCGGGCGGCATGGATTTGAGGATGAACGCGGGCAACGGCGGCACTAAGCTGGACTTGTCGGGCATGATCGAACGATTCCCTCTGGGGATTCTGGCGAGAGACCAGGACTTCATCGGAGAGAATCCTCTGGGAGACACGGCGAGTGCTGTCCAGACGACTCTGGGCGGCATCCGGCCCAATCAGCAGTTGCTACCCCTGACGGAGAGCGGTGGAGAGGAATTCACACCGTTCACGGGTGGACCGGGAGAGCTAGCCGGACAAGGCGACGGTGGAATCCTTCAATACGAAGCGTACACGGACACGACTCCGGGCGGATCGAGGAAGTATCGTATCTTCCGTGGCGGTGGTTCGGTGTTCGTGCTCAGTGGCAAGAACCCCGGTGGTCCGATCGATTGGGTGAGCGGGGATCTGGCGGGAGCGTTGCAGCCTGTTCTCAAGGGAGGGTTGCTCGCCTGCAAGGCACTCCTTGTTCGGAATTTCGAGGAGGTTGCTTTTGCTACGGAGGACCAGACGACAACGGGCGATGAGATCCAGATGGTGGTTCTGACGCACGGCATCTTGGGTGACGGCAACGTGACGCAAGAAGGTGTCGAGATAGACGGCATCATTTCGCCCACGGGATATGGAGAGGGGCTCACGGCGTCCGATCGCTACAGGCTCAGCGGAAAGCCGATGTATACGGGTAGGGTGCGTGTGACTCCAGACCCGGCAACGATTCCTCTGGCTGTGTATCCTGGAAGAGATAGCGAGTAGCGGTGAAGCATATTGCTCAACAGAGCATCGATTCCAAGATCCGTCGTCCTTGTCTCCAGCGATGGCGACAAGAGCTTAGGACCGCGCTCCAGAATCCTGCACTTCCTCCAGAGCAACGGAAGTTGCTAGAGGAACGACTCGCACGTGCGGGGCAGCCCAGGATCTATCGTGCGGACGATCCGGCTCCGCCAGGAGCCATTGACTCTGGGCCGATGCCCACCAAACCGAGGACTCCGAAGCCAGTCGAGCTAGTGGAGTTTTCCTACGAATCTCTAGCACAGAAGCCCAAGGTCATGTTGCTCGCGTATGCGGCAGCGAATGACATCGAGCTTGAGCCAGCTTGCACGAAGGCTCAAGTCATTCAGGCCATTTTGGCCTGCTGCTACAACGATTACAACCAAACCAAGGAGATGGATGCATGAGTCGCCTGATGTTGAGTGCGCTGTTGGCTTTCTTCCTGATGCCTGTGGCGACTTTGGCCGCAGGTCCCGAGGCTGAGGCCAAAGCTGCGGTCGAGACCAAAGAGGATGCCAAGGCCGATGCCAAGGCGGACGTGAAGGAGGACGCCAAGGCTGAGGAAGGCGAGGCAGAGAAGCCCGAAGCAGAGGAACCAAAAGAGGATGCCGAGGGTGACGTTGCGCCGACTGAGGAGCCCGAGCCAACGGCGGAGGAGATGGTCGAGATGGGTAAGGGCATCGTCGCAGCCGCTCGGTCACACGAGTGGGCTTTGATGCTCGCGGGCATCATCATGTTGATCCTGAGTTTGGCTCGCCGGTTCAAGCTGCTCGCGAAGCTGCCGACCAAGGCAGTGCCGTGGGTCTCTGCGGCGCTGGGTGTGCTCGCTGTTCTAGGGGATGACCTGGCAACGGGCGGGGCGATCACGGTCTCACGGCTCGTACAAGGGCTGCTCGCCGGGCTTGCGGCCTCTGGGGCATGGGGATTGATCGGCAGGCATCTGCCGATGATTGGAGCCCAGAAAGCCGAAGAAAGCTAAGGATCCTTGTACGTTGGAGGCCGGGTTCCTTCGGGAGCCCGGCCTTTGTTTTGGTTGCGTGCGGTTTTCGCGCCGAAATGTAAACTTCTGAGGGAATGTCGCGTAGAGGGGTCAAGATGATCACCTACGCAGCCCTCATGCTCATCCCCGCTGTTTCCTCACTTTTGGTGTTTGTGGTGGCGCGTGAGGTCATTCCTCTCTTTGTCGAGCCCCACGAGCCCGCGCCCAAGCGGCGGAAGCGTCGCAGGATTCGGCTTTCAGCGAAGGCGGCATGACGATGGCTTGCGAGAATCTGGCCGAGCGTCGTGAAGCCGCGAAGGCCAAGGCCCGTCGAGCCCGAGCGATGAGGAGTCTCAACCCGCGAATCATTCCTTCTGGGTCGCGAGTGTGTCAGATCGGGCACTGTCGCCTCGATGCGGTTGTTGAGATCGACTCCACCGTGGGGCGAGGCCGCTTGCACGTGTGCCAGCATCACGCATACAAGTCGGCCCGGTGGGTCGAGATAGGCGAGGGGACACCATGAAGCCTCTGGTCAGATTCAAGCGCGGCGAGCGTGAGAAACGAACCAAGTCTGGCGAGCCTTGCGGAGATCTGGTGCGTCGGTCCCACTGTGGGCTGTGGAAGATCGTTCGGAGGGAGTACGTCCTTCCAGTTGCTTGTACGTCCTACGAGCTTTACTTGCTCGACGCCGATGGCAGCGTCCTCTGGAGCGAGAAGAACGCGGATTCCTTAAAGGAGGCTCGCGAGGAAGCCGAGGACATCACCCGCAATCCTTGCGAGCACTTTGGTGAGGGCAGCATCGAGGCTACGCGCATCGCGACGGTGTTAGGAGAGAAGCTGGATGAGGCTCTCGATGGTTGGGAGGGGTCACGATGAGAATCGATCCAGATCCAGACCCTCATTTTGAGTACCAGATTCAGGCGCTCGTCAGATTCACGGCCGGGGAGTTGCGACTACTTCGGCATTTCGCTGAGCAGCACTACGATCTCAAGTGCCGGTCGTTCTTTCAGCCTGGCAGTTGGGGCAACGCTTGGCGTACCTACTTCGTGAAGGATGGCGATTTTCTGGATCCCTTCGATGAGTCGTGTCCGGCAGATCTTGAGAGCGAGAGCGTGACGGCAACAGCTTCCGTGCATCATCTCGATACGTGCCTGAAGATTCTGGAAGGGATCGCGTTTGAGCGCGACAGGACTTTCATCGAGGCTGCGCTCAAACTCCGTCAAGACATTCTGAAGATCGTTGATGCGATCTATGCCGAACACAAGCGCATCCGTGGGGAGGCTGTGGCCGTTTGCCTGGGCGCTGAGTGAAAATTTGCCCAGCGAAGTTAACTTTTCCGCCGATTTGGCGTAGAGCACCACACGAGAGGAACCATGCCACGAAAGCTCGGACGTAAGGAATTTCCCTCTGCCCACAGCGCCGACGACTTCACCTACCAGGGTCGTCCCGCGAAGGACCAGGACGACTTCGGCAGCGACGTTGGGCTCGCTGACATGAAGTGCGTCAACCAGTTTGGCAGCAACAACAACAAGTACTACCACGCTGGAGTGGTGAAGGCGTCGGACGGTTCGTGGTGGGTCTACTTGGAGTGGGGTCGCGTCAAGTCAGGCAAGTCATGGAACGGAGGGTTCACGGGACAGGACTTCCAGTTTTGGGCGTGTACGTCGGAGAGCGAAGCTCGCGAGGCTTTCGAGAAGCAGTGCCGCAGCAAGAACATCAAGCGGCTGGAGCAGAAGGACGGCATCTGGGTTGGTCGGAAGGGCAAGGATGGTTACGTCGTCCAGAAACTCGCCACTCGTGAGAACGGGCTGCCCGATGCCTACACGATCAAGGATGCAAGCGGCGTTTCTGGCGAGAAGAAAGCCGCCAAGAAGAAGGCCACCAAGAAGACCGCGAAAGCGAGACCAACGCAGAGCTACCATCCGCAGGAAGTCAAGCTCGTACAGGATCTCGTTGGCGGTACTCAGACATACGTGCAGCGAGCCGTCACCGAATCCGGTGGCGTGACTCCGACGCTCGATGCCATCGAGGAGGTTCGGGATACGCTCATTCCGAAGGCGATGAAGCACATCGCTCGCGTGTCCAAGAACACGCCGCAGGGCGCGATGGCTCAGGCAGCCTACGATCACAGGCTGGCCGTTGCTTGCACGAAGGACAAGAAGCTACAGGAGCTTTCCAACTACGTGGCGTCTTTGGTACCGCGACCAGACCCAGGGCGGTCGGCGGACGCAGAAACGCGAGCACTGGCTACGGTGTTGTCGTCGGGCAACATTCTCACTCTACAGCAGGATCTCGATACGTTCGTGTCTGCGCTGGAGAATGAGGATTTCGACGTGGCCGATCAGAGGCAAGTCGTGGGCGTCGATGTGGACGCTCGCCTGAATGCGCAGGTTCGTTGGCTCGATCCCAAGGGCAAGATGGGCAAGTGGGTCGAGGCTACCTTCTGTGCGATGAGCAACAATCGCCACAGCCATCTGCGTGGGCGGCTGGTGATCAAGAACATCTTTTCGGTGGTACGGCCAGACCGCGATGCCAAGTTTGTGGCCGCGGTCAAGAAGGTGGCGAAGGCACGGAAGGGCAACTTCAGTCACTTCGCGCGCATGCAGCCGAGGCGGCGGCAAGACCTGTCGGATCTCTCAGATTTGGCGGCGCAAGCCAATGTGTTTTTGGGCATCCATGGAACGCGCGCAGTCAACGTGGCTCCCATCGTCCAGACTGACTTGCGGTTGCCTCGATCACTGCCGGGTGCTCTGCTCACGGGAGCGGCTTTCGGCCACGGGATCTACGAAGCGACGGACTGGCGCAAGAGCCATGGCTACACGGGCCACTCTTCCTCCTATTGGGCGAGCGGCGGCACGATTCGAGGCCGGGGATGGTTCATGTTCCTTCAGGACGTGATCATGGGGCAGGCGTACATGTGTCGCTCGACGGGTTCGTGGTCCACGCCGCCGAACAAGTGCGACTCGGTTGCGGCCTATCCCGAGTTTTCCAGTGTCGTCAACGATGAGCACATCGTGTTCGATCCCCACTATCAGAGGATCAGGTACATCATCGAGGGCGACATCAAGTGATGCGCACGCACTCTGGCAGCCCAGCCAAGAAACTCTGCCAGGCTGAGGGTGTTCTTGGCGCGATTGCACGACGCACAGGATGGTACGACGTTATCGGGAACGTATCCTCGTGTGTTGTCTATGCGGTCGACTCCCAAAGCTGGGTTGTCTCCACAGTAGGCACAAGGAGAACGAAACAGAGCCACGCAAAAAGCGCTGTCGAGAGCGAATTCGTAGCCACGGTTGCTTGCGCTCCACTTGCATTTTCTGAGTCGCTTTCGCTCCGCAGGCGTGGGTGCAGAGGTCGAGGGCGAGACAACGGGGCTCCAGTCATTCAATGGTACAATTCGAGATATCCACTGAAGGAATTCTTTGACCGACTTGGTTCCTTTTGCGAGATTGCAGGTTTTGCAGCAGGGTACGATGTTGTTTTTGACGTAGCCCAGACGATTGTCCAATCGGTCGATTCCGTTGCAGCGGTAGAAACCGTAGAGCGACGTTCTGCTCACAATTCGAGGTTTCGCCCCGCAGTAGTGGCACGTTTGTTTGAACAGGGTCTCAGCTTCAATGAGCGAGATCTCGAATGGCAGGTTCCGTTTGCGTGCGTTTTTGAGGTAACCGTAGAATACATTGTTGCGGACGGAGACTCCGAAAGGTTTGCGGGCAGTTTCATCGCGGAGGCAGCCACAACTGCGCGTTGTTCCTTTGTACAAGGTCGAAGACCCCACCAAAGTCTCTCTGCCGCAGTCGCACCGACAACGATAGGCCCAACCAGGGCCGGATTTGGGCCGGATTTTCTCAAGAACAGTGAGTCGCCCAAATCGGGTGCCGGACGGGATCGTCGGCGATCGAACACAGCCACAGCTTTTGACCGATCCCGAGCGAAGGCTCCCTGGGAGCACGACGGTTTCATTCCCACAGTCGCATCGGCAACGAAACGCCGTCTGGTGTTTTCCCGAAGCCGAGGTTTGGGTGACGGGCTTCAGAACTATGAGGTTTGCAAATCTTTTGCCAACGAGATCTGCTTTGCGGCTACAGCCGCAGCTTCGGGTTCGGGGAAGGTTGCCTCGTGTAACCCAGTGCTCTTTGCCACAATCGCACCTGCACAAACACTGGGCAGGAAACGAACCTTTCTTTCCTTGAAACTCAGCAATGACTACGAGGTTTCCGTGACGTTGCCCAACCAATGTTCCCGGTCGGTCCTTCGGCAGTTGGCGCCCTCGGGTCTTTGCAACGCTGGGTTTCATTCCGTTGTTGCAGATTATACCAGGGGAGACACTGATGAGCATTTTCCGGGTAGGCGGCGAAGCACGTGTGAACGAAGGGCGGAACGAATCGCCGGGGTGACGGGCGAGGAGATCAAGTGATGTATCTCGACAAGAAAACGAGCGACAAGGATCAGATGAAGAACCCGGCTCCCTTTGGGCCGGGCTTCTCGGAGGATCAGATCAAGGAGGCGGCGACGATGGAAGTGTGGGCAACGGGTTTCTCTGATCCTGGTCCCGATTACTGCGAGTTTCGGCTGTTCGATGCCGATGGCAAGCGTATTGCGACCCGGCGAGTAGACGGGTACTAGAAGGTTTGATTTTTGGCGTATTATCCTCACAGACAACAACCAACTTGGGCCACGATCCAAGGAGAAAGAAAATGACAAACGCAACCTCCACGAAGGAAGCAGTCAAGGACAGCGGAAACTGGCGCGATGCAGTGGTCGATATCGTCGGCTACTACACGTCCAACAACTTGTGCTTTTCGTCAGGCGAGATCGCCGCGGAGTTGAGAACGCATCGGACGGATCTCAGGTTTTCGGTCCTCAATCTGGGCGAGTACGTGCGCGACCTGTTCTACAACGGTGCGATCAACTACACCGACGATGACGGCGACAGTCAGCAGGCTGTCCAGGCATCAAGGACAACCTCGGGAACCGGCCGCACTCCGGCTGGGAGGCTCGTATTCGTGTACGGCCCAGAGGCGGCCGAAGCGAACGCTCACGACTTCGAGGTTGACATTCCCAATCCTGGGGCTCCGGCAACCGCTGCCGCCAGCCCGATCAAGCCGAAGGGCGGCTACCCGACCGCTGTCGATGGCGACGATGATGAGGATGACGACGGCACGGCCATGACGGCCAGCGACAAGCTGGGGTCAGGCGAGTTTCAGGCGACGGTGCATGTGGACAAGCGCCTGTGCATCACACGGCCGATCTTCGACAAATTCATTCAGGCGTCGGGCAAGACGCTTCGTGGCGGCGACTCGGTGTACATCGTGCTGAGCGACGATGAAGCTCGTATCACTATCGATGACCCGAACGATGATGACGCTGTGACCTACGATCTCAGCAAGGAGAGGGGTCGGGTGCTGTTCCGCCGCAAGAGCAATGAGTTTGCTCCCGGCGATCACTACAAGGTCACAGTGGCGGCAGCGGCTTTGGTCGTTGATCTCAGCGCTCCGCTCGACTAGGCTGTCACGAAGGACCAGCGGGCGGTGTCCCTGGCAATGGAACACCTGACAAGCCGAACAACACCCGCAGCCGCGCCACGTGAAACGGGAGTCCTCGGCCCCTTGCCTTCCAGGGGGATTCCAGCGAGCCCGAGGAAGCGGGGGCGCGGGCTTTCAGGTGTAAACTCCTCGGCTGATTTCGCGTAGAGAGGTCATGGGCAAACTATCTCCCATAGACCAAGCAACACAGCAGGAACGTCTGCGGTGTGCGGCTCAGATCTGCGAAGGCTGTCGTCAGCACGGCAAGCCGTTCTGGCGTGAAGGAGACGGCGGAGACAAGTACGCGCAACACCCACCCTACGAGGTATTCGTGTACGGGGATACGGGCTACCAAGTAACTTGTCTTGCTGAGAGGATCTGGGAGGTAGAGCTAGAGGAGGGAGAGAACGATGGCAGTCCTCAGTCGTGACAAGGCGCGTAAGGCAAGGGCACGAAAGCACGCGAAGCGTGTGTGGTGTTGACTCTCATGGATGAAGACCAACTGGTGGTGATCGATGAGAAGCCGTTTGTTGTCACCAAGAACGAAGACGGCGATGACATCGCGATTCCGGTGGACGACAACTACGCTCTTGTTCGCATTCGTGAGGCAGAGAGCAACGCTGAAATTGCCAAGACAAAACGAACCAAACACCGAGCAGACGCTCTGGTGTGGGTTGTGTTCTTTGCTGGTCTTTTCTCGTGGTGCGTACTGACGTGAAGAATCCAGCCGCGGGTAGAGTAGCAGTGTGCGGCACGCTGCTCCCGTTCGTGTAGAACAGAGACGCGACAATCTCGTCAAGGGGGCGCTTCATCTCGCTCGCGCAGTGAAGGTCGCCTATGGCCCTCGCGGCGGCACGGTTCTGATCGCACGTCGGTCGCCGCACGATATCCTGACGACCCGCGATGGCATGACGATTGCCTGTGAAGTCATCCCTCCGCATCGGGTTGAGCGTCTCGGAGCTTCCGCTCTCCGACAAGCTGCGATTCGCGTCAACGAGGAAGTGGGGGACGGGACGAGCACGGCGATTCTGATCGCCGCCAGGCTCATCGAGATCGGACACAAGCACATTACGGCTGGGCACGATGCTGCCCTTTTCGTCCAGTCTCTTCGCCGCATGGCTTCTTGCACGCGTTCTCTCGATGCCTTGAAGATCGAAGTCACGGACAAGAAGATGCTGGAGCATCTGGCGCTGCACACGACGCGAGGCGACAAAGAGATCGCCTGGGCATTGGCTGAGGCTTCCATGCTCGTTGGGAAGACGGGGATGGTCGTGGTGGAGGATGGAAAGGGCGTCGAGGTAGAGATCGTTCCCAAGCAAGGGATGGAGCTAGACAAGGGCTGGGAGTCGTCTGACTTCTCCTCGGACGGACCATGGCAACAAGACGTGTGCCTCGTAGCCGTGGTCAATGGGACGGTGACGGAGTTTGGTGACATCGCTCCCATGATGGAGGCTGCTTCCCAGGTCGGTCCCGGCAACCTGCCTCTACTCGTCATCAGCCGCGGCATCTACGGTGAGGCGCTTCAAACGATGGTCACGAACCATCGCAAGGATGTGCTCCACTGCTGCGCAGTGCGATGCCCAGGGTACGGCCCGAAGCAACGGGCCTGGATGGACGACTTGGCTGCGCTGACCCAGGCGACGGTGGTCGAGCCGAAGATGAACATGAGGCTCAAGGACTTCGACTCCGGCTGGCTTGGCTCCGTTCAACAGGTGACGGCTACTGCCGACGACGCAACGCTCGTGTGTTTTGATGACGCCTACGAAAGCATCGAAAACCGAGTCAACGTTTTGCGCGGGGAACGTGAACGTTCGGAGTCGGCCCACGATCGCGAAAAGCTCACCGAACGTATCGCCAAACTCACGGATGGCTTCTGTCTGCTCCGGGTCGGAGGGGTCACGGAAGCTGCGGCGAAGGAGCGTCGAGGCCGCATCGAGGACGCGCTTCACGCGGTGCGGGCAGCGCTCACAAGTGGGGTCGTGCCGGGTGCGGGAATGGCGTATTTGTGGCTAGCGGAGAAGGTGAAGGAAGGCAGCCCAGGTCTGGCCGCTCAGGCGCTCTACGAGGCTCTCAGAGAGCCTGTGAGGGCGTTGGCGCATAACACGGGGGGCGAACCCTCGGTGATTCTCCAGGGGCTCCAGGCGGCCCAGAAGCCCTGGTACGGATGGGATGCACAGACGCGCAAATACCGCGATTTGGCAGCCGAACCTGCATTGGTCGATCCTCTCGGGCTCGTGCGGGTGGTGGTGGAAGCGGCCGTGTCCGTGGCGTCAACTCTCTTGACGGCAGACGTGGCAATCACGAAGGTTGGTGACCCATGACCCTCGCGCGAACCAAGCTCGTACAGTATCGCACGGCGAGCATCACACCCGACTTGACCGAGATCCTGCGCAAGCTGGAAACGCGCGCTGCCGAACACGGCAACTTGAAGATCCAGTTTTCCAGCACGAGCAAGAATTCGCATGGTTGGGATGTGCTGCGTGTGACTCCAGGCCCGACAGGATGCGCACCCGAATGGTCGATGGTTCCTGGCGGTCGAGAGGTCTATCTTCGCTGCGAATTTATCGAGGATGACGGTGAAGAAGAGACCCGTCGAAACCGTGAGCTAAACGTGCTCTGGGGGTTCGCTGTTCCTCTTGGGCTCACACCTTGGCTCCGGTATCCGCTTCCGGGCAAAGGCGATGACGTGTTTCACTATCTGGGGCCGTGGCAGATCCTTTACGACCATCTGCTCAGCGTTGGTCGTGGTGAGGAAGCGTGGCCTTCGGTGGCTTGCGCGGCTCAGGTTGATGTTGGCGCATGGACTGGGAATCACCCATTGGAGCGCTTTGTCCAGTCCCAGCTACATCGGATGGGCGTCAATTGTGGTCCCGTAGACGGCATCGTGGGACCGGTGACTTCGACGGCGATTCAACGTGTTGGCTTGCACGCGCGGCCCTTGACGGAAGTGGCCCAAAAGCTCCTCGCCATGCAGCGCCCGCAACCTCCCGAGACGGGTGAGGAGTGCGTGGGGCATATCATCGTACCTGGGAAGAATCTGTCTATAGTTTGCTCTGGTCAAGTGGCAGCGACACGGACAGCAACAGGCGCGGCTTTGGGGATTGAAGGCCCTGGCCGAGTCATCGTGGACATCCCATGACCAGATCAGCGGCATGGTTTCAGAAGGAGCCGATGCAGGTCTCTCAAAAGGAGATTCGCACGGCTCTGGAGAAAGCCTCAAACACAGTCTCTCGGAAGTTTCAGAAGCTACTCTTGAGCCAGGCACCGGCTATTGTCAAGCAGATTCAAAAGCTGGCAGCCCGGCACAAGATCGATCCGCTCTACGTGGGGTTCACGTTCGTTCGGCCAACGCGCTATTGGCCCTCCATGACGCCGAAGCAGAAGGAGGCGCTGGAGATCGCACAGGCGATTTTGACGGAATCGAATTCGATTCCTTCGTTCGGGCGAATGGAGATTCCGCCGATCGAGATGGAGGCAGCGACGGACGCTGCCATGAGGGGCGTCGCTGATTGGGTGCTCAAGACGCTCATCCCCCATCTGCGCAAGGACTACTACAAGATCATAGATGGGGTGGCAAAGCCTCTCATACGCATGTTGCGCTCCGACCCCTCGATGACGCCGCTCGTTGATGCGGGCTCCCAGGTAGCAGGCCACTTCCGTGAGCGAGTCGAGAGTGGGCGTGAAATGTCGCCGCTGCGGTTTCTCATGCTACAAGTGCTGTCTGCGATTTGACCCACCTATAGCTGACAGCGAGCCGCCTAGCGGCGTAGGGTGTTTCTAATGGCGCTGGACCAGACGACCAAGGATGCCTACATGCGCCTGCGGCCTCTGCGTGAGCGGACGGATCTCAAGCTGCGCAAGCTGAAGATGCTCAAGGACACCTTTACGGGGTTCGATGAGCAAGAGCATCCGCTCGACATTCGCTACTACCAAGTCCAAGGCATCTTGCATCTGGTCACGATGCTCCGGTTTGTGCTTGGCGATGATTGCGGTTTGGGCAAGTCGATCATGGCAATCGCGGGTCTTTGCTTTCTGTGGGAGAAAGATCCTGATCGCAAGGTCATTGTCGTCACCAACAAGACTCCCGTGGGTCAGTGGTGCAACGAGTTTGCGAAATTCTGCAAGCCAGGATCCATCAAGGTCATCCGTAACGACGGCAAGCCGAAGGAAAGGTTGGAAGCATACCGGGAGTGGGAGAGGAGCGAAGGCCCAACCGTCATGGTCATGGGCTACGCCACGTGTCGGGTTGACTTCTCGCACATTCAGGAGTGGAAGGATTACATCGTAGTCTTCGATGAGGCGCAGGCATTCAAGTCACCGAAGACGCAGATCCATCAGGTGTGCAAACACTTGTCTGCGCAAGCGGTGCGGTGCTGGTGCCTGACGGCTACTCTCATACGAAACAACCTCTCCGAAGGCTACGGTATCTACACGGTGCTTCTCGCTGGCACCGGGATTCAACTGTTCCCTGGCTCACTCACGGCGTTTCTGCACGAATACTACGTGATGCGGCTCCAGAAGGTCGGCAAGAAGGGACGCCAGATTCCGCTTCCTGTCTACCTCAAACGCGGCTCCGTAGAGAAGTTTCGTCTGCTCATCGATCCGTTCTATCTGGGGCGTCCAAAGCACGAGGTTGCGAAAGAGCTACCTCCGTTGACTATCCGCATCGAGAAGGTCGGTCTTTCGGCGGCCCAGACCACGAAGTACAACGAAGCGCTTGCTGGATTGCTGGAGATCGATGCGACTGGTGAGGTCAAGGAGACGACGGTTCTCACGGCTCTCATCTACTGCCAGGAGATCGTTGACCACCCCGATCTGATCGACTGCGAAGGAGATAGCAAGAAGCTAGAGCGCTTGCTCGACATCCTGACGACCGGAGCGTTCGCGGACGAGAATGTGATTGTCTACTCGCGTTTCGAGAAGATGGCGACGGTACTGGCGAAGGCTCTGACGAAAGCCAAGGTCCCCTACGTTCGGATTACGGGTAAGGAGATCAAGAAGCTCACGTACAAGGGCAAGAAGGTCAGCGAACGAGATCGCGCGATGGGGAAATTCAACGACCCCGAGGATGAGACGCGCGTCTGTCTGATCACCGACGCGGGCTCGGAGGCGATCAATCTCCAGTCGGCCAAGCTCATCATCTTCTACGACACGCCTTGGTCTGGCGGAAATTATATTCAGACAATTGGTCGGATGATCCGCATCGGTTCGTTGCACGACCGTGTGTACGCGATGCACTTGGTTGCGGAGGGTACTATTGACGAGAAAGTGCTGGGCGTCCTCAAGCGGAAGATGAAGCTGATCGAAGCCGTCATGGGGAAACGTATCAAGGGCGAGGACGACAGCGATATCGAGGTCGATAGCCGGAACGACATCACCGAGTTGTTCCGCATCATGGCGAAGGACGCGCGGAAGAAACTCAAGGCGTCGTGAAGGTTCGCAACACAGGTAGTCGGCCTGTGAAGGTCAAATTCGGCGGGGATCCTGTCACGGTTGTGGAGATCGGCCCCAACCAGATGACCGAGATCCCTGACGTGCATTGGGATGAGCTACGCACGAGAAAACCGTACTCGGGGCATCTGGAGACCGGAAGGCTCGTTGAAGAAGGTTCGGGGCCAGACATCATTCCTGGCGATGGCGATACCGACTGTCCGTTTTGCCATGGACGTGGGTTTGTCTCTGCGGACGGACGACGGGGGAAGCGATGCGATTGCGTGTACAAGCGTGACGTGTTGGCAAATGTGCGTCGTGTCTGGCCTGGCTACGATCTGATGAAAGCGGCTGTGCTCAAGAAGCCGTCTGTGCTCAGGAAGTACGTCAAGGAAAGTGCCTGGATCACTGGCGACACGGACAGCTACCGTGCTCATTTGCGTCATGTTGTCACGCGACAGGGGCCGAATTGGTTTGGCCGTGTGCGCACCGATTCAGAGATGATGTCTGGCTGGTTCGCGCAAGCCAAGGCCAAGGCTATCGAGATCTATGACATCGACGTGATCGAGACGGAGGCACGCGACCTGGACTTGCAGGACTTGGCTGAGCCGCCTGAGCTACTGATCATGGTCCTCGGCGCCAAGAGAGCGAGGAACGTGGCTACGCCCGAGGTTCTGGAGGAGACGATCTCCATCCGAGAGATTCTGGACAAGCCCACGTGGATCATAGATCAGCCGACCTACAGCCTCGAAGATGAGGCGCACAGGTGCAACTCTCCCGAAGTGCTCGGGATGCTCGAAAGGTTCAAGCGGGTTCACCTGGAGCCCCTCAAGAGCATGAAGGGCATTCGGCGTCGTGACGGGAACGGCGACGCGGCAACAGGAGCCGCGCCAAGGGTGACGCGTCCGGCAAAGGGCAGCACGAGTCGGATCGTAGAGGAGAAAAAGGAGTGAAGATTCTCCTCCGGTCGTGTTTCCTGGTTTCCCCGTCCGATGACGAGGAGTTGTTCCAGCGAAACTACCTCGCGCTCCTGGCTTCCGATCTGGGATTCGAAACTCCAGAGGATGATCTGCTGTGGATGTTCATCAAGGACTTCTTCCAGCAGCACATGCATGTGCCGTCATTGGCAACGATTCGAGCCCACTTCGAACGCATCAAAGAGATGGAAGTGGTCGACCGGGTGGAGACGGTTGCCAATTTCAACCCGCTCACACGCGGTGACTTCGTTCGCCATCTGGAGGAGAAGGCAGAGGACCGTCGTAGTCGTCTGATTCTCGAATACGCCAAGACGATGGTGAAGATTGTCGAGACCGGGATAGAGGTCCGCGACGGGAAGAACAAGACGTTTCTCAAGGGTGCTGTCGATGCCTGCCGCTATTTCTCGGACCTGAGTCATGGAATCCTCGCACCTACGCTTGGCGCGAGGATGTCTGGTGATCTGCTGGCCGACACGGTGGGTTTCAAGGAGCACTACGAGCGCGTGGAAGCCGACCCGGAGTATGGCATCGGGCTGTTCTCTGGGCTGGAGCAGATGGACAAGGTTATCGCCGGGGCAAAGAAGGGCGAGCTTTGGATCCACGCTGGCTTCACGGGCGCAATGAAAAGCTCACTTGCCTTGCATTGGGCCTACGTCCAAGCGATCTACTTCAAGCACACGGTCTTCTACTGCTCGCTGGAGATGCCTCTCATCCAGTGCCGCAACATTGTCCACACGATGCACTCGTTTCACGAGAAATTCCGTGAGGACCGCATCCGTCTGGGCATTCAGGCTCCGAGCAAGAAGCAGACCGATGGCACCGTGTTCCACTACGATCGGGGGCTCGACTACGAGAAGATCAAGAACGGCAAGCTGTCTCCGAATGAGAAAGTGTTTCTGATGGAGGTGGTCGAGCCGGACCTGGAGGATGCCTCCAACGTGTACGGAGACATCCACCTAGAAGGAGCCGACCCAGACAAGATCGACTACACCATCGTTGATCTGCGCACGAAGGCAGAGATTCAGTACGCGAAGCAGCCGTTCGATCTCATATTCATCGACCACATGGGGTTGATGGCTCCCCGGAAGCGGATGGGATCAACGACGGAGAATCTCAATGAGGTCGTTCGCGATGTCAAGAAGATGGCTCTCGGTTTCAACCGCGGGATGGGCATTCCCATTGTTGCCTTGTGGCAGATTAGCCGACAAGGATGGCGAGAGGCAGCGAAGGCCGAGGGCAAGTACAATCTTACAACTTTAGCCTACGCGAACGAAACCGAGAGGAGCGCTGATGTTGTGACCGCTTCGTGGATTGATGATGAGTTGAAGGCGCAGGGTCGGTTCTACATGCAGTGTCTCAAGAGCCGTGACACGGCACCGTTCGAACGATTTCCTGTGCGTGTGGAGTTTCACTGTCGTCGCTTGCTCACGGATCACGAAGGCATCGAGGACAGTGAGGAGGCCAAGCAGAAGCGCAACGAGGAAGTGGCCAACGAGCTAGACGAGTTGTTCGCATGACCGACACACTACGAATCAACCTCTGGCATGGCGATTGCCGGGAGAGAATCAAGACCCTCGAATCTGATTCGGTGGATCTTGTCTTGACCGATCCCCCTTACGACTTGACATCGGGTTCGGGGAAGGGCGGTTTCATGGGCAAAACTTGGGACGCGACCGGGATTGCTTTCGATCCTGATGTTTGGCGTGAGGTCTTTCGCGTTCTCAAGCCAGGTTGTTGGGCCAAGGTGTTCTCGGCGACGCGGACGTTTCATCGCGTCTGCGTCGCGATGGAAGAAGCCGGATTCGAAGGCGTGAAGGACAACTTGGAGGCGTGGACCTACGGATCTGGCTTCCCAAAGAGCCTCAACATCAGTAAAGCCTTGGCCAAGGCCAAGGAAGATCCCCGCATCACACCTGAGTTGATCGAGAAGTGGAAGGGGTATGGAACAGCGTTGAAGCCTGCACACGAGATCATTGTTTGTGGAATGAAACCGACTGCTTAGGTGGGTTTACCGTGGGAGGCTTCCGTGCTACAACATTCCCATGCCAAAGGAGCGTCGGATTTGTGAGGGTTGTCGTCAGGCTTTCTGGGTCTATCCAGCGCAAATACGCAAAGGTGGGGGGAAGTTTTGCTCACGTGAGTGTAGTAAGAAAGGGGAACAACGGACGTGCCCGGTTTGCAGAAAGAGTTTCTATGCTCAACGATCACGGATTAAGCGTGGCGAAGCACGCTATTGTTCTCGGGAATGTGGTAACCCGGCGCGAGGTAAGAAAGGATCGGACAATCCAAACTGGAAAGGTGGCCGGTTCAAACGAAGCGATGGTTACATCGCAGTGTGGGTGGGAGACGGAAAGTATCGGTTGGAACATGATCTCATCATGGAAAGCCATGTCGGTCGGAGGCTTCGGCGTGGCGAAAATGTCCACCATGAAAGTGAGATTCGTGACGACAATCGGTTGGAGAACCTGGAGCTTACTGACTGGTCAAGCCACATCCGAGACCACCATGCTCAAAAACCAGATCTCACTAAATGGGAGATGGTTGTGTGTATGAATTGTCGCAAGCCCTTCGCCAAGCGCTCATGTCAAGTTCGGAAAACAGCGCACCACTATTGCACAAGAGTTTGTTATCTCGATGCTTGTGCGAAAGGGTCTCGGCCGGGAGGCAGGTAGTGACGATTCTCAAAGCAGACGGCACTGCGTACCGTGAGCCGGGAGAACCGTGCGATCATGGCATCACGTTCGATGAGGAAGAGGCGGAACGGATACTTGGAAACTGGGAGCCGCGCGACAGTACTGATTTCGTCATGGGCAATCCGGCCGCTGCGGAGGTTCGCAGACGATGGCCACGTCTGAATGGCCGGTGCCCTCTGGGCTGTGGTTACGTGGGCATCTACTACGCGAGTCCCGAGCACTACACCCTGGGAGACTGGTGACGTTCTATCCCATAGTTGATGACCAGGGTGCCATTGCCGAGACGCAGATCTACACGATCTGTTTGGCGGACTGTCCATGGTTCTACTATGGCTCGGAAACGAAAGATGCTGCGGCTGGGAAGCACTACGGGCTCATGTCGCAAGAGGAGCTAGCTGCGCTTCCCGTGCGTGAGCTACTGGCCCAAGATGCCGCCTTGTTCTTGTGGGCGACCTGTCCTCGGCTCGACTACGCAATTGACCTGATTCGTGCGTGGGGTTTTCACTACCGTGGTGTCGCGTGGGTGTGGGCCAAGACACGCAAGGACGGAACGCTCATCCACGGGCAAGGTGTGCCTCCAACGTTCACAAAACCGACGACCGAGATGGTCCTGGCGGCGAGCACGAAGCCTCGGGGGCGTCCGTTCAAGATCCAGACGAGCAAGATGGCGCAGTTGGTCGGGGCTCCCATGGAGGGAGAGGTCGTTCCTGCGCCACGTGAGCAACACAGCGTCAAGCCCACGAAGTTTCATAGGCTGATCGAGGAGCTAGCCGGCCCAGAACCGAGCAAGATCGAGCTTTTCTGTCGGGGGCGTCCAGAGCCGGGGTGGCACGGATGGGGTAACGAGTGTAAACCAGCGGAGCCCGTGTCCTTCCATGACTTCGTGCGTGGGGAGTTGAGGTAAGGAGACAACATGTCTGAAATCGGTAGACGACGGTTCTTGCAGTTTCTCGGGTTGGGAGGCGCTACGGCAGCGACGCTCACGACCCCGATCCCTGTGTTTGGGAGCGATGATGGGCCGAAGCTGTGGACGCCAGACCAGAAGATCGTGGGCGGGCATCTCGTGCTCGTGCCGCCGAAGGACTGGAGCACTCAGAGATGGAAGCATCCGAGTGGGGGCCGGATCGAGCTTTCGACAGACGATCCCGAGAGTGGCGAGGCGATCGTGGGACAGGTTGGGCGAGCTTGGCCTACGGTAAGAGACAGGATCTACTGGGATTCGCGTAGAGAGCCGCTCATAACCGTGGGTCCGCAGCCGCTTCGGCTCAGCCTCGAACCCTCGACAACTCAGACCGTGGGGCAAGGTGTACAGGACAGGCCCCATACGCCTCATGCTGAGCACGCAATCGCGGTTCCGTTGTCCGAGAAGCACACGTCTGAGGAAGCGCATGCGGCGTTCTACAAAGGTGCGCAGGAGCTACGAAAGCGGTTCAAGGCAGAGTCCTTGAAGATTCTGGAGCGGGTGCCTGTTTCTTTGCGGCAAGATGCTCAGATCGTCACACTCGTGAACAACGCGGTCTACGCCGACGCGCTGTATGCTCCCGCGCTGTATGAGCAACAGGTTGCTGATCACGTACAACAACCGGGGTTCACGCTGCGTGCTGAGTGGTCGCAGTATGTGGTTGTGGGCGAAGTCGAGAGAAACGGCTGGCAAGTCTACAGCGAGACGGGTGAGTATCCCATCGAGATCCCGAGCGATCTCGACATGGAATTCTTGCTTCACATGGACAAGATGATGCTAACTAGCGTCACGTACAACATCAGCAACAACGATAGCTGGACGGTCGTCACCACTCCGGGCGGCAAGTGGACTATTCCTGGCGTCGAGCCGCAGACGCTCGGTAAGCCTATCAAGAGACCGAAGATCCTCAAGCCGTGAAAGTAGTCACGCTAGCACGCAAGCCGTTTCCTGCGTCGGCGGCCGAGTGTGCCGTCGAGTGGGGAACAGCGAGTGTGAACATCGGGGCGAGTCGTGTGGGCGGTAAGCCGAGAACAACACACAAACATGGGAACAGGCGGACGCGGAATCGAGGTCCCACGATGAAAGAGGGCTTCAAGGTCGGAGACTATGCGTCTCCGGGGCGTCGTTACCCCGCCAACCTCATCCTCCAGCACCGGTCTTCTTGCGAGATCGTGGGGGAGCGCGAGGTTGCGAGTGGGGTTGCTGTACGGGAGCGGAGCGGCGGCAAGACGATCTTCTCCGAGACAGCCAAGCCTCCCATGGAGAACATGACTTACGGGGAGGGAGGCAAGGAGTCGATCCCAGATTGGCGATGCGCTGAGAGTTGTCCTGTTTCCGATCTCGATGCGCAGAGCGGAATCTCTACGAGCAAGGGACACGTCCGGCACAATGCGGGATCGTGGAAGGTCCGCAAGGTGGGCAATGTGGTCGCAGCGGTCGAGACTCCGCACACGGACACGGGTGGCGCATCGAGGTTTTTCAAACAGGTGAAGCCGTGAAGGTGATTACCCTCGCCCGAGCGCCGTTGCGCGGGGCGGTTGCTCAGTCTTGCATCGAGTGGAGCACGGGAGCGATCAACATCGACGGAACACGCATTGCTGGACCAACATGGACGCGAAGCACGGAGTCGTTGGAGGACATTCGTGGCGGAAGGTACGGGTCTGCGTCGAAGGATCGCATCCCGGTTCCGCCACAAGCGATGCCGTCTGGGGGACGGTGGCCGTCCAACATGGTGCTCCAACACAAGCCGAGTTGCCGCCAGACGGGAACGACCACGGCTCCCGGCTACATGATCAACCGCTGGACGGACGGAGCTAAGCCCTTCGGAGGCGGAGCCGGTCATCCTTACGAGGGTGAGAAGCAGCCAGATGAGAGCGTGACCGTGTGGGAGTGTGAAGAGGGGTGTGGGGTGGCGGGAGTTGATCAACAAGGTGGTCTTCTTACGAGCGGAAAACCTGTAGGCGCTCGTCATACGGGAGGGACTTTGTTGGCGGGCGGGGGTAACGAATACATGCTGACCGGCTACGGAGACACCGGAACTGCGTCTCGTTTCTTCAAGCAGGTACAGGAGACAGACATGCATGAGTTACCACAGGAGTTGATCGACTACCTGGAGACGATGATCACTCCGCCAGATGGTGAAGTTTTGATCGTGTCCGACATGTCTGCTGTCAACTGGTCCGAGTACGAGGACAACCAGCTACACGGCCTTTTGATCGTCGGGAAGCGGGCGGACGAATTCTCAGGCAACGACTACATGGAGCAGATCTGGCGAGTGCTCCGTCCGGGTGCTCACGTCATGTTGATCGCATCCGATGAGGAGCCCACGGGACACACCGGGGCGTGTGCTCTGGAGGACAAGGGATTCGAGATCCGCGACTCTATCTTGCTCGTGCAAGAGCCCGGACGCATCCACTACGTTGCCAAGGCGGCAACGAAGGAGCGCAACGCGGGCATTGTTCCGTTTGAGCGCAAGGTCAAGGAGAAGCGCTTGTTCCCTAAGCCTGAGCATATGGATGATATCGAGCTGGAGTTTGCAGAGGTCAAGACGGAGGAAGAGATCGCCGCGTGGGTTGAGGAAGGTGCTTCGCGAATGGAGATCCCGAAGGACCATCGGCAGTGGTTTGACGAGCGCGAGGTCGAGATCGTCAAGAAGAAACAGAATGACCATCCAACCATAAAGGCCAAGGATCTCCTCCGTCGTTTGCTTGGCGACTTGCCGGAAGGTTCACTTGTGGTCGATCCGTTCATGGGCTCGGGCTCGACGGGCATCGCGTGTGTCGAGGCCGGGATGGCCTTCACGGGGATCGAGCTTGAGATGGAAAGCCTCCAAATTGCCGATGCTCGTGTCCGGCATTGGGATTCTGCCGAGCTACGTCCTTGGGCCGCAGAGGTAGTTAGCGAGGCAGAACAGCCAAAGCGCAAAAAGCGCAGTTTCTTGCAGTTGCGCGAAAAGTAAACTTCCGCCCGGATTCGGCGTAGAGATGGTAAGGAGACAAGTCTATGAATTTCCTGACCATCGAGCTTCCCATCCCCGAGGCTCCCGAACCGGCCGAGGTTTGTGAGGTTTGTGGCGGCCCTGGTGTTTCGCTGGGCTCTCTGGGGTCGCGGGAGTATTTTCGTTGCCGTCACTGTGGCAATCAGTGGTCGGCCGGGGAAGAGGATCACAGCTACGAAGTTAGCTTCAAGGTGTAGACTCCTGGTATGAAGACCAAAGCGGACACCATCTTCACAATTCTCAACTTCGTTGTTGCTCTCGCTCTGACGGGAGTCGTGGCGAAGGTCGTGTTTGCTGACCTTCCGGTTTTGACCGAGTTGGCTCAGGCCAGGACTGAGTTGATACGGGTCGGGACTGAGCTACCAAAGTACGAGTACGCGATCGAGTCAATTCCAGATCTGGAGTGGGGCACGAAGGCTCAGGAGATGGGTCAAGCAGGCTGGACGCTTGTCTTTGCTCGCCGTGCCTCCGACAGTGCGGGCGACTTTCTGTACGAGTGCATCTGGCAGCGTCAGGTTCGTTGATGGCAGAGATCATTCCCTTCGACGCTCTGATCAGCAAGGTCGATAGCGGCCGACTTCAGAGATCGTCGTGTCTCACGACGCGGATCGTTTATGCGGACGTGGAGAAGGGGATGTTTCGCGGCCTTGTTGATGCCTCCAAACCAGAGAATCCTCCCTACGAAGTCAAGATTGATGCCAAGGCTCGGGTATGTCGCTGTACCTGTGAGGACTTCAAACGGAAGGCGGCTCCCTGCAAGCATCTAGTGGCTTTCGCAAGGGTAGCGCGAGCGATGACGAACGGGATGAGTTTGTAAACTTCTTGCCGAATCTCGCGTAGAGAGAACACGGGACCAGACCATGGCTATCAGAGACATCGAGGAATTGGTCGCTACGCTGGAGGCTGCCAGCGAAGCCTACTACAACGGCGACCCCATCATGAGCGACGCGGAATTCGACGCGCTCGAAGATGAGCTTCGTAGTCTCGCGCCGAAGCACAAGTACTTCAAGCGCGTCGGAGCGAAGGCTTCCAAGACAAAGTGGGCCAAGGTCAAGCACGACGCTCCGATGGGCTCGCTGCTCAAGGTCAACACGGAGAAGGAGCTACACGCCTGGTACGACGCCTGCATCGGAGACCTGAAAGCCTACGCGAAGGGCTTGAAGGGTCAGGCGCGAAAGGACTTCTTGGCTCGGGTCGAGGAAGCCCAACTAGTCGTGAGTGAGAAGCTGGATGGCGCATCGGTCTCCCTCGTCTACAAGGACGGCAAGCTCATCCATGCATTGCTGCGAGGCGAGGGTGATGAGGGCGAGGACATTCTGTCCAATGTGATCAAGATGCTAGGTCTCCAGAAGGTTCAAAAGGGCTTCACGGGCTGGCAGCGTGGCGAGATCATCTTGGGCAAGAAGCTGCACACCAAGCATCTGGGCGAGTACAAGAGTCGTCGCAACGCTGCTGTTGGCATCTCGCGCCGAGAGTCGGATGCGTCAGCCTGCAAGTATCTGACGGTCAGCCACTACCAGGCGATTCGCAAGGGCGGCAAGGCGATCAAAGACAAGATCACCGAGTTTCTCATGCTGAAGAAGCGCATGTGTGCCACGCCGTTCTTCAAGCTAGTAGACGGTCCCGATGGTGTCGTGGAGATCTACGAGGAGTACGTCGAGGGCGCTCGCGCAGCGCTCGACTACGACATCGATGGGCTCGTTGTGGAATTCAATGACCCGGAGCTAATGGAGGTTCTGGGTGATTCGAGCGGTCGGCCCAAGGGAGCGAGGGCGTTCAAGTTTCCGCATGTAAAGAAAATCACGCGGTTGAGAGATATTCGCTGGCAGGTTGGCTTGTCGGGTCGTGTGACGCCCGTGGCCGAGTTTGATCCGGTCGATCTAGCGGGAGCGACACTAGCCCGAGCCAGTCTTGCTACGGCTAGGCACGTTGCCAAGCTGAGACTTTTCCCAGGTTGTCGTGTTCTTGTGTCACGCAGGAACGAAGTTATCCCGCGAATTGAAAAGAACGTGGACGAAGGTATCGATAATGAGTGAGCGTAAGTGCCTACGATGCGGGTGCGCCATCGCCCATCTTCATTTCAATGCTAAGCGCTGTCCTCCGTGCGCGCGCGAGGTAGCTGAAGCAAAGGAACGCCAGCGTAAGAAAATTGTCTTGGCACCAGATGCCGTTACCTGTCCTGTGTGCAAGAGGCGAATGAATTGCATAACGGCAGGACATTTCCGCAAGCATGGCTATCCGACAGCACAAGTATTCAAAAGGACCTTTTCTCTAGACACTTTGAAAGCTCCTTCGCTCTGTCAAGATCACTCTCAGTACATGCGGAAAAATTCGCCCACAAAAGGTAAGACTCGTACTCTTTCGGAAAGACGGCGGATGCGTCAAAACCGCCGGGGGAAAGGGGTAGGTGTCTGCGGCAAGTATGAGCGAACGCCAGAAATCCGAGCCCGTATTTCAGCAGGAGTAACTAAGTATCTCTTATCAAGAGAGGGAGATTTTGCACGAGGGTGGTTTGTCTATTCGGAGAAACTGGACGATGCGGTCTACGTTCGCTCTTCTTGGGAAGAGCGTGTTGTGGCGGTGTTTGATCTTCATCCTTGTGTTGAGTGGTTTGAAACTGAGCCTTTCTCGATTCCATACTTCTTCGCGGGAGTTACAAGACGCTACGTGCCTGATTTTCTCCTTTGGCTGGAGGGAGGGATAAAGGAAGTGTGGGAAGTAAAGCCTGAGGAGTTTTTGAAGTTGGCCAAGAACCAGGCCAAGATTGCGGCTCTGAATGATTACACTCGTCAGAGGGGGTACAACGCAAGAGTTGTGAGGCTTGTGGATATAGAGGGGATGGAGATGCAGGTGGGTCTACGACCGTGGAGAGGTTGTGGCCAGCCTTGGGTGCGGCTTGACGATCCGAGTTATCGCCCAGGAGGAGAAGCAAATGCCAAACCATAGCTATTTTAAGCCTCCGAAGCGCTGCCCCGTATGTCGGACGACACTGGAGAGAGACGGCGCGTACCTCAAGTGCCCGAACGATCTCACGTGTCCGGCCCAGGTAGAGGGGAACATCAAGCGGTGGGTCACGAAGCTGGGAATCAAGGATCTGGGTGACTCGCTGATCAAGGCTTTGGTCGAGCACGGCAACATGAGGGAGCCTGCCGATCTGTACCATCTGCGGCCGAAGGTACTGGCTAACTTCCGCACGAGCGGCAAGAAGGTTGGCTTCTCGTCAGCGAACCGGATCGTGGACAACATCCAGGCAACGCGGGAGCTACCGCTGGCGCGGTTCGTGGGTTCGCTCGGAATCGACATGTGCTCGCGGTCTGTCTGTGAGACCATCTGCGAAGCGGGTTTCGACACGCTGGGCAAGATGGTGGACGCGACCGTGGCAGATCTCATGACGGTCCCCAAGATGGGCAAGAGCAAGGCTGAGGCTTTTGTGGAGGGTCTTCAGGCCCGCAAGACATTCATCAACAACCTCCTCGACGCTGGTGTGCGCATCAAGAAGCCGATCGTGGGCAAGATGACCGGCAAGAGCTTCTGTTTCACGCAGGTTCGCGACAAGGATCTGGAGCGCAAGATCGAGGCTCAGGGCGGCATCGTGAAGGGCAACTTCAGCCGAAGCCTGTCCTACGTCGTGACGAGCAAGGCAGGGCTCACGAAGTCTGGAAGCAAGCTGGACAAGGCTCGGCAGCACGATATTCCCATCATCGATGTGGATGAGCTTGAGGACATGCTAGGATCTACGCGGAGGTTTGGCGGCTTGCCGCTGCTTCCTGATTCTGTACCGTGGGGCACAATCTACGGTCTGCCCTACGATTTGCCTGACGGTCGGCGGGTGTGGCTGTGCCGGGGCAAGTACAATCGTGTACGCTTCTACACAGACGACGGAGAACAGGTGGGCCCTGAGCAATCCAACGTGGTTCCTGCTGTGGCTTTTGCTATAGCGCAGGGATGGCGACAAGCTCATGGATGATATATTCCCACAGGAGCGTTACGATCGAGCACGGCAATTGGCTGAGGAGTTGTACGGATCTCCTCTTGCCGTGAGTCGTCATCGAGTCGTTTTTCGCGACGGCGATGAAGTCGTCAAGGTGCCGACGCGAGAAAGCGGCGTTGCTGCTTGCGACTGTGAGTTGACGCAGCAAGGTGAGCTTTTGGCGAAGACGCGACCTGATCGCGAGTTGTCAAAGGAAACTGGACTTCCCATCGTGAGGATGGAACATGTGGAACACGTGGGTTGGTCGGATGAGCTCGACTGGACCTGGAGCATCGACTGTGGGCAGGTGGGTCGGACCAAAGACGGCCGGTTAGTTGCCTATGATTGGGAACATTTCTAAAGGCGGGAAGATGCGTGAGGTTCTGAAGCAACGGCTGGCGGCTCTTTTGTGTGGTGCTTACGAGGCAGGGAGAGTTTCTGCGGAAGTTGGTCTGTCGGAGCAAGAGGCGATGGGCGCGGAGCGCGATGCGGCGTGGCTCGATGCTTTTGCTCAAGAGCATAGGGAGATCTACGAAGATCCGAACGAGGAGACAGAGCACGATTGGCCTGTTTGGGAGAAACAGGCAGAGCATGTTCTGCGGCTGCTGACGAACAACCCAGGCTGAAGTTGGCGTAGTATAGAGTATGCCCACTCGGGGCCAGAGACGGGCTGCTCGGCTGCGCGAGCGAGCCGACATCGGCGTTCTTTTAGCCGAGTACGGCTACGGCATCTTGCCTGACGATACGCGCGAGCAGCAGTATCGCTGCGATCTTCACGGGATAGACAACAAGCCTTCGGCCCGTTACTACCCACGAACCAACAGCACCTATTGCTTCGCATGCGGGAAAGCCAGAGATCCGATCTCCTTGGTCATGGACAAGGAAGGACTCAGCTTTCGTGAGGCATGTGACAAGCTGGAGCAGAGGTTCAATCTTCCGCCGCTACCCTGGGAGGAAGAGGACACGGAAGAAGAGGCACCGAGTGTCGTTGGCGAGATCGATGAAATCGTCGCATCTGGCGTTTCCTTCGAGCGAGAGGCAAAACGGATGGATCGGTTTCTCGACAACATCGTTCACGATCGGTCTTTCGATATGCAGTTGACCCTAGGATTCGTGGAAGTCTACGATCGCATCATGTACGGGGTTCGCAAGCAAGAGTGGTCTGAGATGGAAGGGAAGGCTTCGCTTGCTCGCCTGCATCGCCGTCTTTTGGAGAAGCTCAGGGAAGTAACGTGATCGGTACAGTGAGACGTGGCCGACCCTGCGGATGTGCCGCCGCGTCTTTCCAAAACGCGTCATGTGACTCTGGCCGATGCGATCTTCGGTGATCTTCGGCTCATGTTTCCTGTTCCCTTGGAAGATCCGTGGGGAGTCCTCGCGCCGTTGAAGGGCACGTCGTGGGAACCGCGCATACCTGTGGTGTCTGGGAACGTGTTGTCTCACGCGATGCACGGCCACACCAAGATGCTGCGAGAGAAGCTGGGTCGGCCTCCGCGCATAGCTGCGCAGCGCGTGCCAGAGGAAGAGGCGTGGTGCATTCTCGGCCAGAACGGTAGCTGTGCTATGGCCGGGGCTAATTGCCGTCCAGGCGGTAACGGGTCTCTGCCACAGTGCTACCTCCCACCCGAGTTGACGCCCGATCAAGCCTATGTGGCGTCTGCGGTCGCTCTTGCCTGGGATGAGGGTAGATACGTCATTGTGGTCGAGGGTGAGGGATTCGTTTTGTAGCGAGAGGGGGTAAAGGAGATCGTGGCTCAGTCGTTTCTCAAGCTAGCCCGAGAGAAGGCACGGCCAACCGTCGAGCGTCGTGAGTGGATGGACGACGCGGTGATGGAATTGGTCACTGCCGAGATGCTTCCTGGTGTGATCGACAAGTGTATCGAGGCTGGCCTGTATGCTGCCGACCTGGAGACGACGGGGCTCGACGTTCGGGTTTTCGAGGGACGTACCAGGGACCAGATCGTTGGCGCGTGTCTGAGCCACGATGGCGTTCACGGCTACTATGCGCCGGTACGCCACAAGGGCGCAGGAGCCAAGCACAACATCCCCGTCAGCTTGTTTGAATCCGAGCTACGGCGGTTGTTCGCGTCGAAGGCGAAGCCGATCTTCCACAAGGGGAAATTCGATCACGAGTTGCTCCAATTCAGTGGCGGAGAGGCCCTCGCTGAATTCGATGATCCGAATGGCTGGGAAGACTCGCTGATTCTGGCTTACCTGTACAACAACAAGCTGGAGCGGATTGGCCTCAAGTACCTGGCGGACCAATTCTTCAACCCACATGTCGAGGAGGATCGCAAGCGACGCAAGAACGGCGAGAAGGTCCCGTCGTACATGATCGAGCTATGGGAGTTGTTCCCAGACGGCAAGGAAGGAGAGCACTACGATTTCTCCGAGCTAGACCCCGGATGGGAGCCCGTTGTCTGGTACGGCAGTGGTGATGCGCTTTTCACGTATCGGCTGTTCAAGCTGTTTCATCCCAAAGTGGTCAAGCCCGAAGAAGGCGTCAGCCAGCGCACCATCTACAACATCGAGAAGATGTGCTGCACGGCGACGCGGTGGATGGAGCGATGTCGAGTCCACACCAATCAGGACCGGGTTGCTGAGCTTATCCGGCTTGGGCAGAAGGAGTTGTTCGATTCGATCAAGGCCATCTACGACTTCTGCGAGGAAGCCTGCGGGCGAGACATCGCTCCGGCGTGGTGGCATGTCTTGGCGAAGGGAGTGCCCTTCGAGGGGGACAAGGAGGATCTTCCTCCGTTGTTCAACTCCGAGGATGCGAAGCAGGACTACAGGATTCAGATCGAGGAAGCCAAGAAGGTCGTAGAGCACAATCGCAAGCGTCCCACATGGGACCGGTCCGAAACATTGGCCGAGGTCGAGGAGAGACAGAACAAGAAGGTCACGAAGAGCCTGTCGGATGGAAAGACATATGAGTTTCCTTACCAGTGTGACGTGATGAGCGCGCGGCGGCTTGGGCCGTTGTTTGAGGAGATGGAGATTCCTGGCCTGAAGCGCACGGAGGAGTCCAAGCAGGTCATGACTTCGGCGGCCGAGTTGGATCGTTTGACCGACCTGCACGGGGAGACTTTCCCGTTCATGGCACGGATCAAGCGCTTTCGTGAGGTCCAAACAGCCTTGTCGCGTTTCCTGTTGCCGATGCGGGATAACGTATGTCCCGAGGACGGGACGCTCAAGATCGACTTTGAGGGATGGCGCACGGACACGGGTCGGTTCTCTACACCATCGGACAAGAACCCGAAGCGCAACGGCGGCACGAGCTATATGATGCACGCGACGCCAGCGACGTATGATCCGAAGCGTCCTGAGTGCCTCCGTCGTTTACGTGAATGCATTACGGCTCGACCTGGCCGCATCTTGTGCTCAATCGACTACTCTGGCGAAGAGATCAGGATCATCACGAACCTCAGTCGTGAGCCCAAGTGGATCATCGAGCATTTCCGTTGCAGCGAATGTGGCAGGACGTTCGATCAAGGCGATGGGAAGAACACACCGGAGGCTCCTCCACACTTCTGTCCGCGCTGCGGTTCGGACAAGATTGGAGACATCCACACGCTGTCCACGATCGCGTTTTACGGAGAGGATTCGCAGAAGGACAAAAAGCAATTCAAGCAACTGAGGAAGCAGGCCAAAGCATGCAATTTTGCTTTATGTTACGGCGGTGCTGGGAGTGCCGTACAGCGCTCGACGGGTGTTGACGAGAACGAAGGTTGGCGCATCTATCGACAATTCACGGCGACGTATACCCAGCTTCAGAGTTGGATCAAGGGGCAGCACGAATTCGTCAAGCAGAATGGATACGTGCTCACGGCATTTGGGCGGCGTTGTCCACTTCCCGACATCCACATGCCGAAGAGGGATCCGAGGACGGGACGCGATAACGGATTCTTCATCTCCAAGGCAAAACGGAACGCAGTGAATGCGCCGATCCAGGGGTGTTTGAATTCGGATACGCGGATTCCTACGTCTCTTGGTCTTAGGCGCATCGCAGACCTACAAGATCAGACTTTTCAGGTGTGGACAGGTACGGCTTGGCAAGACGCTAGAGCTTTCGCTTCGGGGAAAAAGCGACTTTGCATGACTGTGTTTGACTCTGGGCGTGTCTTGAAAACAAGCCCGGATCATCGATTTCGTGTCTGGACTGAAGAAGGGTTTGAGTGGGTGAGGCAGGAGGATTTGACGCCAGAGTGTTGGGTCGCCTGCAATGCGGAAGCTATCGAGTTGCCAGAACCAACCTACGAGTCACACAATTGGAAAGGATTTGGCATCCAGGGAAACAGCCCAGTGTTGTGGGAATTTCTGGGGATGGTTTATGGGGATGGTTCTCTTTACCACGATGGGTTGAAGGTCTATGTGGGCGAAGCTAACGAGAGTATCGCGACTGATTTTTTGGCGGAGGAGTATGCACGAGCGTGGGTGAACAAGCTCAACGATGCCCTTGGTGTGGGAGCGACGTGTCGGAAAAAGAAACGCCCTGAGAATGAGAAGCATAAACGGCCCACGTGGGAGATCTGCATCTACAACACGGCTTTTCGTAGGTTTTGTTGTGAGGTCTTGGGGGTAGAAGATCAGAACACGTGGACGAAGCGTTTTCCCTCAGCGGTTTGGAGCGAGTCAATCAGCAACAGAGCAGCTTTCCTGCGTGGATACTTCAGCGCGGACGGGGGCATGAGTCCATCAGGGGACGCAGCGTCGGTGAGGAGTGTATATCTAGCGCTTCTGCAAGATGCCCAAGCGTTGCTGCACTCTATCGGAATTCGGGCGTCCTATCGGTCGAGATGTCTGCGTGTGTTTCAAGCCGGCCAAACGTTCGATTTTGGAAAACCCCACCAGCTCACGAAAGCGCAGGCGATCGAGAACAGAGAGATCCCATGGATGGGGCAGTGGTATCGTCTGCCCACGGATCTCGTTTGCCAGATAGGCGCCTGCGTGCGGCAATCGTCTGTGTATAAGGCGCTCCCACGTGAGCAAAAATCGGCTGTGTTGAGGCTATGTGTTGGGTCTGGTAGCAAGCCTCAGTGCCTCAGGTATCTCAAAAGGTTGCCCCCTGACGAGGTCCCTGTTTCCATTTGGGAAGCGTTAAAGTACGACTATGAGACTCCGGTCGTGACGGAAGACTCCACCACGATGGTGGATATGTACGACATTGAGGTGTTTGACGATGAGCACGCTTTTGTAGCGGATGGGGTCGTAGTCCATAACAGCGGGGCTGACATCCTGAAGCTGGCGATGTCTCTGATCTACAAGGAGTGCAAGAAACGCGACTGGCTGGAGAAGGTCTACATGGTCGCGTGCATGCATGACGAGATCGTTTTCGAGATCGTGACGGACATCGTGGAGGAAGCGCTCAACGTCATCATGCCGTTGATGATTCGCAACTCGGCAATCCTCAAGTTGAAGTGGCCGATTCCGTTGATGCTCGACTGCGAGATGGGGTACGACTGGATGGTTCCCTGGAACCTTGTGGAGTACACTTCAGGTAAAGCGGAATGGCCGGAGGAGATCAAGTCGTTCTTTCCCAAGGCCGTTGCCGGATCGGCAGCGGTTACGCCAGATGCCGGAGATCCAGATCCGATCGCTCCGGTTCAACTCACCAACCGTGCTGAATCTGCAAATGTTCGTCTGGGTGTCGTGGAGCCGCCTCCAGATTCAGTCCCAGATTCGGCCCCGCCAGACCCGGCCCCGCCAGATTCGGTCCCGGTCAGTGTTCCTGATTTCAAGGCAGGCGATGTCTACGTCCACAGACTACGAAAGCCATTGCGGCAGGGTACAGTAGAGAGTCTGGCAGAGGTTCTCTACAAGTGCCGAAACAGAGGTTCTCATCCCATCGAGATTCGTTCGTCAGATGGGGAACACGTGCTTTGGAAGAGTACGGACTTCACGATCAATCCCGTGCAGTTTGCCGTACTCGCCGACTATAAGGGTATCTGATGAAACCGACCAAAATACTGATTCCGCAGTACGCCGAGAACGAAGTCACCATTCGCTGCAAGCATGGGCGTCTCTGGCCTCCACCGTTGGTGACTTTGGATCTCGACATTCGGTCCATGTGGGCCAGTGGGGAGATCTCTCAGCACGACTACCAGCAGATCGAGACTTGGGAGCGCATCTGCGGCCTGAAGGAAATGTCGAGCAAGTGCTTCTCGTGTCCGTTGGCTCTGATCGAGGTTCCACGCATCGGTGTCGAACATCATGGTCGCGTAGACTGGCTTTCACTGCTGGAGGTTCTTCGCAAGCACGAGGCTCGACGCAAGAAGGCAGGAGGGGTTATCCCCCCTGGAGGAAAGCCGGAGCCCAAACCCGCGCCTTTCGAGCCCGAGCCCGAAGAGTTTGTGGACGACTCCATCACGCCTGCGGAGCCCGACTACCCCATTCCACCCGAGTCGAATGGCGAAGTCCAGAGTTTCGAGGAGCCTGAGCCGGAACCTGAGCCCGACCCGGAACCTGAGCCCGACCCGGAACCTGAGCCTGAGCCTGAGCCTGAGCCTGAGCCCGAGCCCGAGCCCGAGCCTGAGCCCGAGCCCGAGCCAAAGGCGAAGGCAGATGAGGACACGTTGCTCGACAATCTGCTTGACGAATGATCCGATAGTGCTCCTTTAGAGGATGTCTCGGCAACCGACAGACCTGTTGATGGATTGTGTCCAATCGCTGGAGGAGAAACTTCACGAACGAGTCGATCCGTCCAGCGTCACAGATCAGGTCTGTGGCATGTGTCGCAATCCTACGTGTAGGCGAGCCGGGTGGGCAGAGTCGCAGTGGCAACATCGGATGGATACGCAGGTAGAGCGGTTGCTCAACAACCCTCGGTTCTCAGATCTGGCGTTGCCTCGGCATCTGATGATCCACCAAGAGGAGTGGAAGGACTTGTCTCGCAAGGCGATGAAACTCGACATCGCTGCGCGGCGTGGCGACTGGACGCCAGTGACGGATGACGACTTGCCTTCCGATGGACGGTTGGAGGTTAGCTCTGAGGAGAGCGCCAACGCAGTCGATATCGCGCTGGAAGCCCTGGCCAAGAAGAAAGGCAAGACACGTCCGCAGGTTCCTCGGCTCGTAGGTGGTGTGGAAGACCCAACGACAGAGGGCACGCCGGAGCCTTCCACGGGGCCACCAACGCAGGCTCAAAAGAAGGTCGAGAAGATGACGGAAGATCTCGGGCTTTCGGTTGAGCAAGACGAGCCCTTTGCCGAAGAACCAGTCCCTGATCCTGAGCCCAAGCCCAAGCCCAAGCCCAAGCCAGTAGCCAAGCCGAGACCGTCTCCACAACCGGTGCCAGGAAACACACCGGTTCCGCGCGAGGGCATCATGGTCGATGGTGGTCCGCCGCCATCGTCACAACCTGCCGCAGATCCGTGGGCTCCGAAGAAGGAACGTGTCGTCAAGCCGCATTCGACGGTTCGAATGGGCGTCAAGGATGAGAAGGATGAGTGAGGTCGATCCCAAGCTATGGGCTGCCATCGGCCGACTCTCGGCGTCTGTGAAAGATCTCGATCCTCGGATCGCCGCGTTGTTGGAGCAGCTAGAGCAGGGTGTCCACGAAGAACAAGTGCTTGCCGATCTGGTCAAGCTGGTTGCAGAAGATCCCGAGCTTGGTCGTCGCATCGAGGAAGCTGCGCGTACCGAGTTTCAGCCGTTGCAAAACGAGACGGCCGAGGATATCGAAGAGTCTATTACAGCACTTCGCAACCTCAAGGACCGACAACAAGCCCTACGGGATCTGAATTTCGAGGAAGAGGATTTGGTGTTCCATCCCGAGGGCACCGGCCTTCCGCAACTTCACCCTCTGGTGATGGGCTACATCATCGAACGACTGCAATTCGATGATGACATTCCCGAGCTACGCACGGGGAGCTTGCCTGTGGGTGCTCCTCCGGCTGTTCCCGTCGAAAGTGCTGTCCGAGATCCCGCAGTGTTGGGAGCCCAGCTTGAGAAGGCTTCTCAGGAGGTCCGAGAAGAGCTAGACGGTGCGCAACGCGAGAAGATGAAGGAACTAGAGGCCCTGGAGCCGGAGCTACAGGAAGCTGCGCTGGTCCCGCAGGGAAAGGAGAAATTCCTCGCGGTGGCCGAGGGCAGGGTCGGCGTGCCAGGATACCGAGCGGGACATAGGGCGGCTTTGCGGAAGGTCGAGCTAGACGACCAAGCCATCGTCCACATGACCGAGGATCTGCGGCAGAAGTACGCCCACAAGGCTCTCACGTCCACCCAGGGACGCCGGAGCGCTGTCCCGGTCATCGGAGCCCTGGTCCAGAGGGAGCTAGTCCAGAAGGGCTACAAGGTCACGTTAGACGGCCCGGAGACGCTGCTGGAGGAGCCCATCGCGGAGGCTTCCTGGGCTCTTTCCATGGAAGCCGCGGTGGCGGAAACCCAAGGTCACTTCTCATTCATCGACAACGCCGCCAAGGTGCTTTCGATGCATCTCGATCGGACTCTGGCCGAGGAAGGTGTGTTGCAGATTTTGCTGCACATCGAGCCGATCAACGAGATCGCGAAACGCCGGGTGGGGTGGGAAGCGAAGGCCGTTGCTTGTCAGTGAGCGTCAAGGACAAGCGATTGTGGACTTTCATCGTTCGCGGTGGGGAGCAAATCGTGCTCCAGCCGAAGGGCAACATCCCCGAGGAACACGAGGGTGGCCGTTCCGTCATGCGTTTCGTGCTCACGGATGAGGATGCAGAGGCGACCGAGACGCTGCTCAAAAATCACGGCTGCGAGGTCGAGAAGTCCACGGTCCGGCAAACGGATGAGCAGGAGAAAGAGCGGCAGGAGCTAGCTGGGGTCATGCGCGATGAGATGGTGTTTCCGAGCACCGCATGTCTCGCGTGTACGTTCTTCGATCCTCACATCGAGGGTAACTGTGGCGTGACTGGATGGGCGCCCGAGAGTGTCGAGTCGTTGCTGGAGCATCGCGACAAGGCAAAGACCGATCTGGCCGAGTGTCCTTTGGAGAAGTATCTGGAGGTCCAGTGAGTCACGAGATCAAGCTCATGGACGCCATGGAGGGGCTGAAGTTGTTGGCCTCGGGCTCTGTGGACATGATCGTCACGGATCCTCCGTATGAGTCGCTCGAAAAGTGGAGGGCAATGGGCACGACCACTCGACTCAAGAAGTCCAAGCAGTCGAGCAACGAGTGGTTCCCGACCGTCCCCAACTCCTACTTCCCACCGTTTTTCGCTGAATGTCATCGAGTGCTTCGCTCGGGCACGGACATGTACATCATGTGCGATGAGGAGACGGGCGACATTCTGAAGCCGATGTTGCGGGAGGTTGGTTTCGAGCTACGGAAATCGCTTGTCTGGCACAAGGTCGGCAAAGAGGTTGACCAGATCTGTCCTCATTGCAAGCGCGTTTGCGGTCAGGAGTTTTCGCCTGGTGTGCCGGGCATGGGCTATCCGTTCCGCAGCCAGTGGGAGATGATCTTGCTCGCGCGCAAGGGCAAGCGTCCAATGCCCAAGGACAAGAGCGTGCGCAACGTTCTTCCCGTTCCGTGGATCAAGCGTAAAGACGCATTCCCCACCGAGAAACCAGTGGAGTTGTGCGAAGTTTTGATCAGGCAGTCGAGTGAAGAAGGAGAGCTAGTGCTCGACCCGTTCGCGGGCTCGGGGTCGGCTGGGGAGGCTGCCTACCGGCTCAAGCGAAACTTTCTCGGTTTCGATGTCGAGCAGAAAGCTCTCGACTACTTCAATGCACGCAAGCAGACGTGGAATGGTGTTGGTTCGGCGGTTTCCGCCGAGCCGTTGGTTTTCAAGTTTTTCGGGAGAAAGCCATGAGTTTGACGAGGAACCCAGCGGGAGCAATCGCAGGTCGCGGAGCTTCATGGACGCAGTGTAGCACGGTCGGGCCGTATGGTCGGTGCGTAGAACAAGAGGGACATGAAGGCAAATGCACAACCTTCATCAGTGGTCGTACAGTGCCCGAATCTCCGTTGCCAGGCGCGTTGAAGGGTGTTGCCAATGCGCTCAGGGATGCGCAACTGGATTCGTACTACGAGCCGTTTCTCTTCGATGCGCTCAGCGATCTCATGCGTGCAATAGGACGGCCGGACGCTGCCAGTGCTGCTGATCGGTTGAAGGCCGACCCGAGCTACGACAGAGGCTACGAGGATGGTCGTGAGGCAGCCTACTATGAAGGCTACGATGAAGGATATGATGAAGGAGAGCAAAAAGGATATGATGAAGGAGAGCAAAACACGTAAGGTTGCTCAGCCTACTGCCCAGGCTACTGCTTTGGCATCGTTGGCATCGAAGGACGGACGCATTGCTAGGATGGTGAGAAAGCTAGCTAGTGCGACTAAGTATGCGGCTTGGGATTCGTGCTACGAGCCGTTTCTCTATGACGCCCTGCAAGATCTCATGGAGGTTGCCGGATGCACGGAAGCAGCCAGCGCAGTGGACAGAATTAAGCAGCGATACAATGCCGTCTACGAGAAGGGCTATAGAGCTGGGATAAGAGCTACAAGGACGTTGACTCAAACTTATGATTGCGTAGACGAATAAGGAGTCCTTTCCTCACGGAGAAGCGTAGCGATCATCTCTTCCAGCTTCGCCAAATCCAGAGGATGTACATTTACCGGGGAAGGGACGCCTGAGCTAATCCACTCGCGGCGCTTCCACCGCTCGACCAAGCGAGCCGCCTCTTTCTCGTGCCAATCCACGCAACCAATGGAGCACGAAATATGGGCAGCGGCTAGTGGCGCCTCAGCCGCCACCTGATGTTCGCGAACCCCGCTCAGTCGGTGGTTTCGAGGCTTGGTCCCTCTTCCGAAGCCGTTTCGGAATTCTTGGGGACCACTAGCTTTCGGATAGCGTCGATGTCGGTCTCACCCGGAGGCGATTCCAGGCAGATCTGCCCGCCGCCTTCGCGGATAGCGCAGCAGATGTGACGGGTGGTGGCCAGGCCAATGCGGTTCGGTCCGCGGTAGTCAAAGACGACTTTTCCTCTCTCCTGAGATTCACCAATGATGACTTGGTAACTGTAGAGAGTGTTGCCGTCTGTTCGCAGAGCACCTGTGCCACTACGACCTTTCTTTCCGCGAAGCCATGCCTGGATGACCTTGGGATTGCGCATTCTCTGTGACTCCTACTTGTCCGCTGTCGTGTGCGTCCGACACTTCTCTCTACGCCTGTTCGCAGCGGCGTGAACACGCAAGGAGACGCCATCTGAGCCCGTTTTCGTCGGACCCCCTATAGATGGGGCGGGGCAGATCTGCACGAGCGTGTCACGCGAGTAGGTCGCGCACACGGTCGAGGTCTGCGAGCGCGGTCTGCTCAGCACGACTGCCTGCGCCGCCTTGGTACAGGACGTAGGCAGGGTGGTAGATCGGCACCACAGGCACGGAGACGCCGGACTTCTCATCGACCCACTTGGCAGTCGTCATCTCACGCAGGGCCTTCATGGGCGCTCCTCGTTCGCCTGAGAGGAAGCCGCCAGCGAACCGGCCGAGAGCTACGAGCACTTTGGGCTGGATGACCGCGATCTGCACACGGAGATAGGGCGTGCAGGCTTGGATCTCCCACTCCCAGGGATCACGGTTCTGGGGCGGTCTACATTTGAGGATGTTCGCGATGAACACGTCTTCGCGTTTGAGCCCGAGATGCAAGATCCATCGGTCGAGTAGCTGTCCCGCACGACCAACGAATGGACGCCCTAGCTCATCTTCTGTGCGGCCCGGCCCCTCGCCCACGAACATGAGCTGGGCTTCGGGGCTGCCTTCACCGAACACGATCGTGTTGCGAGTCTTGCCTAGCTCGCAGCGCTGGCAGTCTCCGATCTTGCGTTGGTGTAGGTAGGCCAGCTTGGTTGCGGCGTCGTTCATCGCAGCAACTCTACCTGATTACCGGTCGCTCGTAACAGATGCGATGCAGTCGGTTCAACGCTTCTGGATCTGTGTGGGTCCACGTCATCCGATTCCATCGTCCTGCCTGACCACCGAAGCAACGCTTGTACTCTTTCCACGTGGCGAAGGTGGTTTTGGTCATGTGACCCACGCGAAGGATGTCCCAGAGCTTGGAGGGGTACTGGATGGGCGGATACCAGAGGAACCAAGTCGCGGCTGTGTGTCCGGCGAGCCCGTGGATCTTCTGTGACTGCTTTGTGGAGAAACTCGACACGAGATTCAAGTCGTCTAGTACGAGAGTCGTGTTCTCACAGGCGACTCTGGATTCGGGCCGCAGGTTGACAGCCTTGATCTCCCTGCCTTCGGGGTCTGTTCCGAGAACGAGGGGAGCGAGAGCGTTCGGAAGGCGGCCGATGGTCGTGAGGAGAATCTGTCCAGCTTCGGGCCACACCCAATCCTTCTTGCGCTTTAGCTCGATGAGCGTGAGATCCTCGCGCAGAGTTTCGTGACCCTTTCTCCAGCCGGCGATCTCTCTTGGATCGGTCACGAGGATCGTTCCGCGAGTCCCGTCCAAGGCGCACATGGTAGCTGGAATAATGTGGTCTGAGTTGGATGGGTTGACGATCGCTTGTGTTCGGATGGAGAGCCATCGCGCACAGTCGGCAATCGTTTCTCCGAGTTGCGCGTGGAGGGCTCGCTTCTCTGCTGCCAGGGCGATCTCCGAAGTGGTGTCGTTCCAAAGCTCCGACTCGATCTCAAGGCCAAGCTCTTGAGCACCTTCGATCAGCCGTTTTCGATCTTGAGGTTCCATGGAAACGGACCAGCGTTTAGACTTCGCATCCCACCACGCTCCAGGGAGCGCTCGCAGTTTGACGAGCGCCTCTTCATCGTAGGGATGGATGACGTAGCCACTCTTGGTCAGAAGTTTCTTGTCGAGGTTCTGACCCTCGCGTTGAAGATGATCAGGAGCGCATTCGGGGTGGTAGACGATCCACTGCCCCATGTCGTGGAGTCGATCGCTTTGAACGACCCAGCCTTCTTGGGGCGCGACCATCTTGGCGCACTTAGCGCATTCCTGTGCCCATCGATTCGATCGTAGAGACATCTCTACGGATATCTACGCGAGATCACTTGAAAAGTATAAAGTAAACTTCCGGGAAAAATCCGCGTAGAAGGGATGAGCAGGGACCTGATGTCTGACTCACGAACCATCACGGAGATCTTCCAAGAAGTCAGCAGTGCCGCGGAGACGTTTCTCGCGGTGGTCGAGCGCGCGACCAAGGAGAGCTACGATCTGTACGGCCAAGCTGATGATGACGTGAGAGCCTATACGGATGCCCACGGCGACATCGAGGACGGCGACGCAGAGGGCGTCGATCTCATGTGGAGGCTTGAAGGCTCTGCATGGTCTTGCTTCGGAGCTAGAGAAGCAGGCACGGCATTCCATGCGGTTGGATGACACTCTGACCATCGAGAATTCCCAGAAGGCTGACGCGATCAAGGCTGTGAAGCATGACATACTGAGGACCCCATGACAGTCGAGCGAGATATCGATGTGATTGTTGCTGGCCTTCCACTGCCTCCGGGCCGAAACCCAGAGCACGACCTTGCGCAGCTTGCCCGAGCCTTTCTGAGGAAGGCACAGAACGGTGAGCCGTGGATTGCCAACGGAGGCGCCACGTTTTCCAACGACATGGGAGCAACCAACGAAGCCTATGTGAATGCTCTTTGGGAGGCGCTTCCTGATTTTGTGGAGTGGGCTTTGGATGCAGCAGCTCAATATCGGACGATACAGCTTTGTGCTCCAGAGATGTGGGGGGAAGCGACGGAGAAACAGACATGACGACTACTGCATTCGACTCTGATACGGAGATGTGGGACGAGCTTAGAGCCGACATGGCTGCGGCTGACGCTCAGGTTGGGCCAGATGCGGTCCAGTACAAACCTGGAGTCTACTTCGTTCGTTTCGTCCCCGAATACTCTCTGCTTCTCTACGGGCAGATTCTCGATTCAGTCGAGCACCTACGGGCGAACGGTGGTGATGAGGAAGACCTGGAGTACGAGAGGGAAGTGCGTTCGGATCCCGCCATGCGGCACTATCGGTTCACGAAGATGTACTCGGTCCATAACCCAGACGGATTGCTTGGTGATCAACACGTCTCGACGCTGACCAGTGTATTGACTCCAGAGGAATTTGAGCGAGCGAAGCGTCTGGGTTGGCCAACGAGTCCGCTGGAGTTTTTCAACAAGGTCTTGAGGGTTCGCATCCCCGCGGAAATCGGTCAAGCGTGAAGCCGATCGCAGAGGAAGATCTCGACGCGATCGAGAAGACCATGACCGGTCGCATGAGATGGGCGTTGCTCAAGGCGGCCGATGGAGAGGAGTTGTGGGGATTGATCCATTCCGGGTACGCGCTGGAGCGGCGCAAGCTGGCTGAGTACGTTCACCGGGAAGGCAAGTACAACCTCTGGAAACCAACAGATCTTGGGTGGAGGATGGTGGAGAGGCTGAGACGAAAGCGAGCCGGTCGCTAGCCTATACTTTTTGCACGTGCAGGAGGCCCTCCTTATGGTCGCACGCGCAACGAATTCTGAGTACTATCCATCCCCGCCCGGAAAGGTTCTCGCGAGGGTGGGTTTGTACCGCAATGTCGCTGTCTACGCGATGATCAACGCGGCCAGCAGCAGAGCGAACGCCAAGCGGCGCAACATGAGCACCGCTCCCTTCGGTCGCACAGGCACCGAGTTGACAGGGTACACAGGCACGCTCTCTGGCCCTGGCATCGTGCCCACGGTCATGGGCTAGCTCAGATTCCGAGGCCAGACTTCTGGTCCCGCTAGAGTTGCGCGTCGCGCGGTTATTCATCGCGCGACGCTTTTTTGTGCCCTGATCGGTAAGTGGCGGCGGCGGTGGGTATTCTGAAAGTAGAAAAAGCCGCCATGTTGGGGAATTTTTGTGCCGAGCGAAGAATCTCAAACTTCCTTTTGGGAAGTTTTGCGGCTTGGACCGGAGGTTAGATGGCTAAAACGGCGCCGAAGAATTTTCGTACCGCCTTGGACGAGAAACTTGCGCGCGAGTTGCTGAATGTGGCTCCTCGGCCGTCTGCGGTACCCACCGACACGCCAGACGGTCCTTCTCCTGATCCATCCGATTCAGTCCCACGGGAGATTCTTCCCTTGGGAGAGCGTCTCCGGTGGGCTGTCGAGCACCTGGCCTCTGTCGTGAAGGAAGCCAATGCTCACCTGGAGGACAGTGAGCTTAGTCGGCATCTGGCCGAGGCTCTTTGTGCTCGCAAGAGCCGGCGAGGGTTTCCTTACATCCATGTGGATGACGCCGGACAGGTCATGCTGGAGGTTTCCTACGACGGAAAGCAACAGGTTCGGAGCAGCAAGAAGAAACGCAAATACAAGCGTGAGCTACCTTTGCTTGAGGATTTGCGCAAGGAGGCTGGGCAGCTTGGGATCTCGGTTTCCCATCTAGGCCAGAAGCGGCGAGCAATCTACGACTACCTGCAAGAGATCAAGTCCAGGCACGCTTCGAAGCCTTCTGAAGAGGAAACCGAGGCGCAGATGGCGGCAGGGCACGATGAGGTAACGGTCACAGAGCCCAAGGACGGCCCCAAGCCACCGAAGAAGAGACGCCAGATCAAGCTCGTGACGCCCGGAACGCAGCCGGCGGAGCCCAAGGAGCCGGAAGCGAAACCGTCGCCGAACCTCACAAGGCTCTTGGAGCAGGGTGCCGATCTGGACATCGAGGATATCCTCAGCGACGAGACGTAGCACTGGCGCGGTTGGCGCTGGTGCTCTGTCTATAGAGGCAACGTAGGTAGGCCGATGGCATCGCACCCAGATCTGGGAGAGCGCATCTTTCCTCCGTTGGATTCGGAGAATTTCTGGATCAACAACAACGGTGTGAACACGCTCAAAGGCGTCCCAGACGATCCAGACAACCTTCCTCGTTTGCCGGACAAGTACATCGTTGATGCGTTCTCTCGGACGCAGCAAGCCCACGATGACTATCAGAAGTTGAAGCCTTCTCTCTTGCCAGAGGAGCAAGAGCGGATAGAGGCCCTTCTAACTGAGAATCCGTTGCTGACGGAAGTGATCCCTGCCGTGGGTGAGGGAGACGCGGTGCAGTCCCGATTCAATCAGATTCCCGTGTACCAGGCGGGTCGGTTTCGTGGCGCAGGCTATCGGCACAACAGGTTGAAGAACACCTGAGGAGGAACGATGGCTGCATCCCCGAACGACAACCGGCTCTCCAGAGCAAGAAATTCATCGGCTTCCTGTTGGTCGAGGTTGGGTTCTTCGTGCTCATGGGCATGATGGTCTACCTTCAGGAGATCGACACGCTGGCCGAGAATACAGCGTTCATTACGGTAGCCATCTGTGCGTCGTTCTTGGCAGTGGGTTTCATTCTCGGGCAGGCCAGTCTGGATCGGTTCGTTCGTGTTGCAGAGATCACCACGGGTCGTAAGGCTCCGGCTTCGCCTGCGCCCGACCCCGAGCCTGAAGATGACGAGGAAGCATGATCAACGAACGTCAGTTAGTCGAGCAGATCCGTAAGCTCCGTAAGCCCGCGACACGGGACGCTGGGCTTGCCTCTCTTCTCGATATGTTGGCAGACATCATGGCTCGGAGTGGGTGGCGTTCGCAGGCTGAGAGGGTTCGCCGCATCGGACAAGACATTCACGACGTAGCTGGCTTCGAGGAGCAAGACATCTCTGGCCTGGGCCATGGTTCTAGGCCGAAGCCAAGAGTCGGGAGTGTAGCCAATCAATTCTTGCAGCGAGAGGCTGGCGAAGGCGATCTTTCCAAGACTGTGCCCGCCGCCCTCAAGTGGATTGATCGGCTGCAAAGGCATGCCCAGAAAGCCAAGCGTGAGTTGGCGCGTGGCGAGCCTGGCAGAGAGATGAATTGGTTTGTGGGCTTTCTGAAGGGTTATCGCGATACGGAGTGGTACGACCACTTCTTTGGATGAGAAGGAGATGCGATGAAGAAGCTGTTTGTGCTGTTGGCAATCGCGGTCGCTCTGCCCGCGTGCAAGAAACCGATTGCGTCGATTCGCAATCCCGATGTGTACGCGAACGAGATCGACTTCAACAACATGGTGCAGGACCAAGCGGTTGCGCACCTACGCTACTGGATCGAGGTCAACTGCTCCTGCAACGATGTGCCCGAATGGACTGGCGATCACGCTGAGCAGTGTGAGAAGACGGCCAAGCACATCGCCGTGGTCGAGGCCCGGCAGGAATATCACTCGCATCTCATGGAATTTAACGGGTCGCTACGGGAGGACAGGCCCCCAAAGGAGCCCCCAGAGGTCCCAGAAAGCACCACATTGTGTCCTGAGAAGGTTGCGCCCGAGCCTGAAAAAGAGCCTGAGAAGCCCACTGAGGAGACTCCAGAGGGCTCGGAAGGAGGTAGCTGATGTCAGTCGAAAAGTACGCCAAGAAGCTGGCCGGGATGCTTCCAGCCCTGGGAGACAAGGGCGTGGAGGCGGTGGCCGCGGAGCTAGACAAACAAGCCGAGAATGCTGACGAGTCGTGGAAGAAATCGCTGCTCAATCTGGCGGCGGATTCTCTCGATCAGCATGGTCCCGAGGGCGTGAGGATGGCGTCAAAGGCCATCGAGGATCTGTTCGCCCATAAGCAGGCGGGAACCAAACTTTCGGATCTCACGGATGACTTGGAAACCGCGAGCAACTTGCTTGCCGCGCTTCAGAACGCGGAGGCTGATCGCAAGACGGCGGCTCGGAGTTTTCTCAAAGCGCTCGGGCAAACGCTCGGGCAGATTACCAAGGGGTTCATCAAGGGCCTGTTGTAAGGAGGAAAGACGATGGCAAGCACCTTCCGTCCGCCCATGTATCGGGCCAAGAAGGGGAGGAAACTTCCCAAGTCGGCATACGAGGAACAGCCGGAGACCACAGTCGAAAAGCCAGCCGAGAAGCCAGCCGAGAAGCCAGCCGAGAAAAGCGCAAAGAAGCCTGGGGCGAAGGCTGAGAAGAAACCAGCCAAAAAGCCAGCCGAGAAGGCAGACAAGCCCAAGGCCAAGCGAAAGGTCAAGTGGGCGGCTGACTACACCAAGGAAGATCTCTACTGGATCGCCAAGAAGCTGGAGATTGACAAGATCAAGTCCCGCACTCCCAAGAGCGAGATGATCAAGATCCTTCGACGGCATCCGGGCGCAGAAGAGAAGAAGTAGCGTTTGTGCTGTGCGCTCGCGGCTGACGGTAGCGAAGTACTTTCCTGATCGGCTGTACGGGTTTCTTCGCCAGGCCGATGGGTCTGAGGCGTTTTTCCATCTAGGGGACTTCAGTGTCGGAGCCGTGGACGAGCCTCCGCCGGTAATAGGGGAGGAAGTCGAGGCGGAGATAGAAGCTCGTGACGGCGAACGAGCCCCCAAGGCTGTGAAAGTCTCCAGGTTGCTCCCTCCAAAGCTGATTCAGGGCAAGGTGGACACCTTCAGTGAGCAAAAGGGGTGGGGTTTTGCCCTGTCAAACGAAGGCAAGTCCTACTACCTCCATCGCAGCGAAGTGCTGGGGGGGAAGCTTCCGATGGCGGGACAGCGGGTACGGTTCTATGGAGGGTTCAAGAACGGTCGCCTGCGGGCCTGCTACGTCACGATCGAGGACAGACGATGAGCGACGATACCAACATCTTCGGAGGCAAGAACAAGAACGCTCTTTACACGCCGCTCAGCGAGGATGAGCAAGAAGTCCTTGAACGGTTGGCTACTGCGGGGTTTTACAAGATCGTTGTCAAGGATTGGGGCTACATCGACAGGCCGAAGGTACGGTACGGAGATGCCCGGCTCGAATTCACGTGGAAGCTGCGGTTCGCGAAACCGGAACCGCCCGGTGTGCCTCTCCACTACCTCGATCTGGAGCTTTGGACCCACTCCGGCATCTTCTTGCTCGCGAATCGCCTGACGACGCAGATCAACGGACAGCCGATGATTGCTGCTCGGGGCCTGGAGTACGACCTTGTCTGGGATATTCAACTTAAGCAGATCGATCCCGAGATCGTGAAGGCGATCAAGCCGGGGGCGGTAGGGCTCACGAGTCGATTGGGGAACATGCGTCTTTCGCAGGCTCAGAAGCAGCAACTTCACAATCTGCGCACGGGAGAGGCCAAGGTTCGGCAGATGGATGCAGTTGCAGCCGCCGCAGCGGCCAGGAAAGCCTCTGAAGGGCGGTAAGACCCCTATATATCGGCACAGGTGAGAGAGTATGCCTCCCTCTGCCAAACGGCTCGCAGAACGCTTCTTGCAGCGCAGCGCGGGCCTTGCCACCGATGAGCCCAATGGAAGGTTCGCTTCCATGGCTTGGGTGGCGGGCGTGAGGGCCGGGAAGCTCACTCGCGGTTGTGGGCTGATGCCCAATCCCCCCGAGGCTCGTCCCGAGGATTTCTACGAGGGCTACACGTGGGGATACATCAATGCTCCGAAGATTCGGGAGGTTGACTAATGGACCTTCGCTCCATGGCTCGTAAGGTAGCTTCGCGCTATCGGACTTCAGCTCTCATCAACAAGACAGTGAATGTTCCCGAGGTAGGCGATCAGGTTATTGATGTGTCTTTTGACCCTGAATTTGGAGTCGCCGATATCACCTTCAACTCGGCAAGAAAGATTGCTGTCCACATCGATTGGAATTGGGGACCCAAGACATCTGATGAAGTCTCGCCTGCGCCTCCCAAAACAGCCCAGATGACTCTGGGTATGATTGTTGCGGTCACGCCGACTGGAGTCATGCTCGGGGCTCATGACCGGATGGATCGCAGGTTTCTCGATCCGCGCCGATGGTTGCCTGTAGTTCGGAAAGCAGTGGGTCGTGAGGTTCCGTTCTTGCTTTACAAGCTGCGGAACGTACCCATCGAGTTGGCTGAACGCTATGCCGATGTTGGAACACCAGCGTCCACGTTTCCCAACGGTCGCGTCGCCTGGCAGACGGCGAAGCGATATGCCGAGCCCAAGCCGTTTGCGGACTCCGAGGAGTAGGCATGCCCAAGCTAGATCGAGGCTACACGCTGGGCGAGTTTCCGATCCCACTGGAGCGCGATTACGTTCTCGGTCGCTTTGGAGATCGTACGGCAGCCAAGGATGATGACGATGAAGCTGTATCCGCCCAGCGACTTGCGGATCTCCTGATTCTCTATACTGGCTATCGTATCCTCGGGCTAGCTCTGGAAGCTGAGCAACTACAGGAGACGAAAGCAAAGGACCACTTCAGAAAAGGAACACAGCTAGCAAGACGGTTCTTCAAGCAGTTTGCTCAGGGGTTTGACAACTACCTGGAGTCTCCTTCCGAAACGCTCCGTCTCAAGACGAAATTCAAGATGGCGGTTCGGAACAAGAGCTTTCTCAAGGGAGCCCCGGCTCGCGTCCGATACCTAGACATCCTTCTACCGCGCATGAGCGCTCGGATGCCGCTTCTGCGAAGCACGTTTGCTGGTCGCGCTTCCCTTGCGATCATGCGAATGGCACGGCTCGATCTCAAAGCGGAAGATCTGGCGACACGTGCCATCAATCTCAAGAATCTGGCCGCTATTCCGCCGGTCTCGGGACTCCAGATGGGCCGCAAGTGGCTCATGGAGGCGGCCCGCATTGCAGGCGTCGAGCCTTCTGAGATGGAAGACACCGTCGCCGATGCGGCGGTAGCTCGTGATCTTTCGGTACGGATCCGAGAGATCGACAACGAGCTTGCAGGATCGCGCAAAGGTACGAAGAAAGCGAAGGAGTTGGAGGCGGAGAGAGCTACGCTTCAAGAGACGCTCGATCTCGCCGTTGCATCTTCCTCCGATCCGCAGACCACGAAGGCAGCCGCAGTAGTCGAGCAGACGGAGCGCCTTGCTGGGAATGCCACTCCGCAAGGGCAGAAGGTCCAGTTGTCTCCCGATCAGGAGGCAGCGATGGTCGCTCGGGGGAAGGTTGTCGTGGCTGCTGGCGCGGGGAGCGGAAAATGCGTTCGAACAGATACTCTGATACAGACCAATGGGGGATTGATTGAGATTGGTTCTTTGTGCGAGGGCATGGATAAGGATTCCGATCAGTTTTGTGTCAAGCGCATCCATGGTCCTAAAGGCCCTGAGGACACATCTCATGTCTACTACAACGGCTTCAGCGCCACTCTTATCTTACGAACGAGTGCGGGCTTTGAGTTAGAGGCGACACCAAATCATCGTGTTTTCGCAATTCGAGATGGCGCGATTGTCTGGGTTCGTTTGGACGAGCTAACGGTAGACGACTATGTGGCGATTGATCGTCGCCCTGGTTTGTTTGCATCGGACCCGTTCGTAAGAAAGGATGTAGAATTTCAGAGAGGGGGATTCCAAGGCACGCAAGGCGGTGGAGAGAACATTCCTGCGATGCTTACGCCTCAGGTGGCTCGTCTTTTGGGTTATCTGATTTCAGAGGGCTATGTGCGGCAAGATCAGTGGTCGTTTAGTTTCTCTACTTCTGATCCAGAGCAGGCAGAGCTGTATCGAGATTCCATGCGGGATCTCTTTGACTGGCAAGAGCATTTCGATGAGGGACGCTCAGAGACCCAAGAGGTTCAGGTTGTCTGTGAGGTTTGTCGTAGGGAGATTGTGGAAACTTTGATGGCCTTTGGTCTGAGGCGGGTAGGGGCGCATGAAAAGGAAATTCCGTTTGGTATTCTGAGGTCTCCCAAGCCGATCGTGCGAGATTTTTTGAGGGCCTTGTGGGACGGAGATGGCGGAGTCGAGAACAACGTCTTATCCTATTGCACAGTAAGCGACAAGCTAGCGAGACAACTTCATGTTCTGATGTTGTCCTTTGGTGTTGTTGGCCGACTTCGGCCGAAGAAGACATCATCAGGCCATGCCTGGGTTCTTACTGTTTCTGGCGAGGCTGTGCCTGTCTTTGTCGAGGAAATTGGTTTCAACCTGACCCATAAGCAAGAAGCAGCCCTTGCTCTCGCAGACCGAGAATCGAACACGAATGTTGATGTTGTCCCTACTGTAGCGCAGAAATGCGATGCTGTGTTTCAAGCCTACAAAAGCGCGACTGGAATGGCCTTGGTTGATCATCCGTCTTATGGCGCCTTCAAAGATTATCGAAAGGGACGCAGACGGCCATCTCACGATGCTCTATTGCGTTTCTTGCATGTGTATTCTCTCCCCGAAGATCCCAACTGGCAAAGTCTTCATGGCTTGGTAAGAGAATGGTTCTACGATCCCGTTATTGCTATTGAGGACTCTGTTTCCTATACGGCTGACTTTGTTGTTCCCCAAAGCCAGGCTTTCAGCGGTGGCGGTTTCATCAATCACAACACGCGCGTGCTCGCGGCCAAAGTCGCCTACCACATGGAACAGGGACTTGGGCCACAGAACATCATCGCATGTTCGTTCACTCGCAAGTCCGCGGCTGAGCTAAAGGAGCGCATCAAGAAGTACGGCGGCGACCTGACGGGCAACGTCACAGCCGAGGCTGGCTTTGGGACTACGCACTACGTTGCTGGCGTCCTGGTTCTCGGCCAGTACGGCGGTAACAGACAACGGCCAGACGGGAAGTCGATCGAGGGATGGGTGCAGAACGACTTACTGCGTCTCGCGGTCGAGCAAGTCAAGATGAGCCCCGAGGGCGAACCGCCGCCGTTCGATCCCGAAGAGTCCTTCTTCCCCAAGATGCTTCCCGAGCGGGAGAAGGATCTGGCCACTCCCGAGCCGCCCGAGGGTGCGCCTCCGCCAGTGGATGTTGGCGATCCCTTTGAGATGGCTATACGCGATGCGTTGACCTACCACGAACGCATCCCTCGACGGCAGTTGCGGAATACGGGTTGGCTCGATTGGACCATCAACTTTCTGGAGGACATCCTTCGCCGCGGGGCAGATCCCACACGGCTCTCGCCCAAACAACGTGCTTCGGTGGAAAAGGCTCTCAATCGAGCCAAGGTAGAGTACGAGTTTCCAACGAGGACCGCGGGCTTCGACAAGTCTGCCGTCAACACCCAGAAGCAGATCAAGAAGCTGCGCGAGAAGTATCCGATTTGGTCAAATCGCCCGGCGAACATGTGGTTCAACATCGGAGCCACTGACCGGGATTTCCAAGACGGTGAGGCTCCCATTGCGCTTGGCCAACTCGGTCTCTACGTCAGCAACAACAAGGGCAGGCTCATTGCGCCGGGGAAAGCATACGGTACTGCACAAGCTGCACCGAAAGATCTGGCTGAAGATTTCGAGCAGGAGATGGAGGGTGAGCCCCAGGTAAACACCCGAACACTGGCAGCCGTGTATGGCGGCTACGAGTGGCTCAAGAACAACGAGGAGGAATTCAAGGGCGCGTTGGACATGGACGACGTGCTCATCTCCGCGAGTCGCTTGCTCATTGAGGATCCTCGTGCGTTGGCCCAGCTACAAGACCGAATCAAGTGTCTTTTAATCGACGAAGCACAAGACCTGAACGCTGCGCAGCATCTCTTGTTCGGCCTGATTGCTGGCTATGTCGATCCTGCTACGCAAGCGCCTCGCAAAGACGGGCAGATGACGGCGGATACGTTTGCCTTCATAGGCGACGACCGCCAGGCGATTTACGCCTTTCGCGGAGCGTTGCCCGATCTCTTCATCGAGAAGTCAGATCTGGTCGAAGGCGGCGAAGGGTTCAACACCAAGACGTTGGATCTGAATTACCGATCTGGTTCGGCCATTGTCGAGGCTGCCAACAACCTCATCAAGCACAACGAGAAGCAGATCCCGATGGTCTGCAAGGCCAACGTAGAGCGCAAAGGCACAGGTGCCATCCAGCAGGTGACTCTGAAGACGCTAGAGGATTGTGCTGTCTACGCGGCAGAGCAGATCAAGGCGGCTACACAAGAGCTAGAGGATGTGAAGGACCCCGTCACCCAAGCGGCGAGCCCGTCAGACTTCGGTGTTGCGGTGCGCACGAACAAGGAAGCGTACCAGTACGGCATCGAGATGATCAAACGAGGGATTCCGTTCAAGTCGAAGTACAACTTCTTCAAGGGTCCCGCAGTCAAGGCTCTGCTCAACCTGATGACGCTTGCCTCGACTGGCAAGAAGGATGTGCGGCGCATCAACCGGGCCGTGGTCGAGGGAGTCCGCGCACCTGATTGGGGACTTAGCGAAAAGACTCTCAAGACGCGTCTCACCGAGAAGGCAGGACGCGGGGCGGACTGGTTTGATTGGCTCAGCAAGGGCGGTTGGAAGGAGATCTATCGAGATCGCGAGATGCAGGAACGGCTGCACAAGTATGTGGGATTCTTGAAGGAGGTCTTTGATCTCAAGGAGACCGACAGCGACGGGGTTCTCAACTTCCTGACCAACTATCCCGGTCCCGAGGGCAACTTGATCGATGCGTTGGTCGAGAGAGTCAAGCAGTCGAAAGACGACATGGAGGACTTCGGGAAGCAGTACGAGGACACATCCGAGGAGAACCTACGCGAGTACGCCTCGGCTCCAATCCAGGTGCTTTTTGAGATCACCAAGACCTATCCCAAGCTGGACGATGCCGTTGCGTATCTCAACGAGCTTTACGAGATGAACGAGCGGCTTTCGAGCACGGACGATCCGACTCGTAAGGACTACAAGGAAGATCTCGAAGCCGTGCAGATTGACACGGTGCATGGCTGGAAGGGTCTGGAGTGCAAGAATCTCTTTGTTCCGATGTGGGAGGGTCGCAGAGGCGGTTTCCCACACGGCAAAGCCGAGGACATGACTTCGGAGCGTCGCCTGGCCTACGTCGCCATCACGCGCGGTGAGGATAGCGTCACTATCCTGCGTCCCGAGTTTGATGGCGCTGTCGATCGTGAGGGTCGGCCGATTCCCACTCGCCAGTCTCGTTTCGTGACCGAGGCGTGCATTCAGGACGTGCCGGCCTATGGGGAGTCGGTTGTCGTGGAAGATCCCGAGGAGCAGGGGCGGACGGCGCAGGAGAAGGAAGCGAAATTCCGTTTCACGGATGACGAGCTAGACGCCTACCTCAACGACGATCTCGAATACCTAGAGGGCCTGAGATCCGATGAAGAACCCGAGCGCCGGCTTGAGGCCGAATGGAAGTTTCTGCCATGACGACACACGAGGCAGCAGGCGGCACCTACGTCGAGATCTCTCGTGAGGAGTTTGAGGATTGGCTCAACAAGACGGGCTACAAGTGGGAGCGTGATCGATCCAAGGCCGGAATCTATGTCGTCAAGTTGTCGCCCAACGTAGGTATCCACATCTCATCTTCCATCGGCTCCAGAGACACGGGGCTCGCGAGGGGACGAGCCTCGGTCAAGATGAAGCTGGTCAGCCTCATCACGGGCTACACGCTCAACAAGAAGGTTCAAGGCCGCGATCACTTCAAGCGTACCAAAGGATGGCGACAGACCTGGAAGAAGGGTCTGGACGACTTCAAGGGCGCCTACATGAAGGCGAAGGACTGGTACGACAAGCTGGCGACCATCGAGAGCCGGGACGAGTACAAGGACGAGTGGCTCGGGAAGATCGAGGAGATCGGCGGCTGGGAAACCGATCGGATGCTCAAGGACTTCCACGACAAGCTGGAGAAGGGGAGCGTTCTTTCAGACAAGCAAGAAGCGGCGATTGAGCGCACCAAAGGACGGGGTGCTGGGCCTGGGAGAGCACCCCAAGAAGCGCCAAATGAGGAGTTGCTTGCCAAGCTGCGGGAGCTTTGGAAGCGAGCCAAGGCAGCCGCCGATCGCGGGGATCGGGACGGTGAGTGGACGATGGGCTTCGCCCAGAACATGGGCGAGAAGTTGAAGAAGGGGTGGCGTCTCACGCCCAATGAGAAACGGAAAATCGATGAGAAGCTCAAGAGGTATCGCGTCGCCTCGATGCTCGCGGAAGGTGCGATCCAACGCGTAGCTTCTCAGTTTCTCGCTAGGAGCCTGTAGTGGGAGTCACGACTAGCAGCAACTACCGAGCACTGCTTGAGATCATTGACCTGAGCATCGCCTTGGGCAATGGGAACCTGACGGGCGGCAACCATGTCGTGTTCACGTCGGGCGACGAGATGCGCGGTGAGGATCTCATGGGTCCTGGCGCTGCCGGTGCTCTGTTCCTACGGGGAGGCGATTCGCTGGGAGCGGGAGGCGATGGCGGCGATGTTGCCGTGCGCTTTGGCTCTCCCGATACCACCGGAAACGTAGGCACGATCTACATTGGTGACACGGCTCTGTTGCCTCCGGGTATTCCGGCTGCCGAGATTCCGGGCTCGGTCCTCATTGGTGGGGATACGAGAGTAGCCGATCCGGGTGGCTTGATCTGGGTCATGGCCGCTGGAGGCAATCCGATGGGGTTGCCTATTGCAGCTCAGGCAGGATCGGTCTGGTGCGAAGCAGGAGGAAGTGTAGGTGCGCTTCCGGGTGGCCTTTTCTATGCCAGGGGAGGAACAACACCTGTTGGAGCCCCCGTTTCCGGTCTTGGGGGAGTTGAGAATGCTGCCTATCTCCTTGGTGGAGATGCTGATAACGATGACGATGCGGGCCAAGTCAACGTACAAGGAGGAGAAAGCAAAGGAACGGCAGGTGATGGGGGTCAGGTCACTGTAGAGGGGGGTCCTATTTTTGTGGGCGGCAACGTAGGTGGTGTTGGGGGTCCTGTTTATGTACAAGGTGGGGTCAATCTTTCAGGAAGTGGCCAGCCAGGTGGTTTGGTTGATGTAGCAGGTGGGAATCCTGGCGGAAAGGTCACGATTCAAGGAGGTCCTTCTTCTGTAGCGGTGAGTGGTGGAGATGTGGTTCTTACGCCTGGCGGCGGTGTTGGTGCGGTTGGTGTAGTTCAGACGACTGATGCAACGTCTGGGCATCAGATGGAGGGCTACTGCACGGTTGGGTCTCTCGCGTCTCCAATAGGGGTGGAAAAGCTACGGGTTGTTGGGGATGCGAGAGTCGAAGGTAAGCTCACAGTTACGGGGCTGATTGATCCGACAGGACTTGTTGTTTCGGAGCAGATCGCCAAGCCGTTTGATCCGACGGGGACGATTTACGGTGTTTATTGGGTTCAACGGGGAACGCCATGCTTGCCCTACTTCACGGACGATCAAGGCAATGATCACAACTTGCTTGGCGGTGGTGGTGTAGGCACCTACGATTCTTACCTTGATCAAGGCGCTGGTGCGGATGCAGATCCGATCTTCACGGACATGCCGCCTATCCAGGCGAAGATCGCAGGGCTTCCCGTACTCTCTGTTGGCTACCCAGCCACCAATACGCTTCATTTTCTCCCTGGCACGAACCTGTCACTCGTTACTCCTTTCATCGGTGCATACGCTCTGCCCAACACTGAGATTCGGGGGACTGCGCCCATCGGGCCACTTGGAACAGTGGCCAATGATGCTGCTGTGGTGACGGTTTCCAATGTCGGCTTTCCGGGAGCTACTTTTGAGGATGTTCGTACGTTTAAAGACGTATGTTTCAGTCATGCGTCCTTTGCGATTGCTCCGACTTTCTTCTTCACGAATTCTCCCTACTGCGAGTTTGACAACGTATCGACGCTGATTCCGGCAAATGCAAGTCCCACGGTCGGGATCTGGTATCAGACATTTCCCGGCAAGTTTGAGAGGCTAAGGATCAACAAGACGATCCTCGGGGGACAGTCTTTCGAGATGGACGGGGGCACACTGGATGTCATCGTAGAAACCGGCAATCAGATCGCAAACAGTGCCTTTATTGGAACCGGAAACCTTCGCTTCTTTTTGAAAGGAAGCGGGAATTACATCAGCACTTCGCAAGGTCCCACCCTCGATATCGAGATCGGAGACGGGACTGTGGGAGTCCCTCCCAAATTCAGCGGAGCCGAGACATTCACGTTTGGTGCGGGCACCCATTCGTGGAATTGGTCGGGAGGGCCCGTACCGCCTGGCACGACCGGATACCAACTCTGTCCTGGAGGGGGCATGTTGGTTGGCGATCCGCCCCCTCCCGATCCCGGCGGCGGGGGAACACAGCTTCAAGCGGGCCGAACCGTGAGAGGTATCGTTCGCGGAATTCACGTTCAGATCGGAGCGAATGTCAGCAACGCGAATTTCAACGTGTGGATCCTCGAAGGCGGTGTCCTGAAGTATCAAGAGGGTCCGGCCCCGTTCCCCTTCTCTCTTCTTGGATGTGTGGGACTGGGGACATATCTCTCCACGACATTCGCCGAATTGACGGGCACGTTTCCCCTCGCCGTCTGGATCGTTCCAGCCGCGCTGAGTCAGGGGGACTGGGATCACATCAACGTCTCCTTCTTCGTCAGGTAGGAAGATCATGCGCGAAGCCAACACGACAACGCCCAACTTCGTCGGTACTCCGGCAGGATGGCGGCGCGTGGGATTCACGGACCAAGACGGGATTGTACAAGTGGCGATGGTCAAGATGGAGGCGGACTGGGATGTCGAGGTTCACATCGAGGAAGAAAATTGGACGTGGTACTGCGTCGGGGTGAGCCCCGATAAGCAGCAAGTCGTTGCCGAAAGGTGGCTCGTCAACCATGCGCCTCGGAGACTTGAGTATGGCGATCTGGCGGAGCAGCAGGCTGCGATGGATGGACAAGATGCCACGACGCTTGATCATGCTGGTCTTGTGACCGCTCTCAAGTCTGCGCTTACCAGTGGAGACAGCCCACCGCAGGTTCCACCGCGGACGTTCGATCTCACGCCGGTAAACGATACTCACACGATCGAGCAGGTCGGTCCGGGTCTGTTCCAGCGAGGGGATCTGTGCTTCTCGAATCGGAACGAGTACCGAGCGTGGTGGTTTGATCTCGGGGGGCGACGCGAGGCCATGCGCACGATGTCGGTAGTGGGCCACATCCGGCACGTCTACAAGAATGGCAATCGAGAGATCTTCTTCCTGTTTGAGATTGATGACGACTATCTGTTGGAGCACGTCCGTCCGTGGGAAGGGACGCTCCAGAGGCGTCACGTCCGGGTTCCGAAGACAACGGTGACGGCGACAGAGCCGCCAGACATCATCGAGGAGTTGGATCCTCAGCTTGTCTTTGACCCGGATGCCTTCGCCTGAGTGACATTTGGGGCGCATAGCCCGCGCGGATAGGGCCGGAGGCTCGTTTTTCTGGCTGTAGGGCAGCCGTAAACGAGGGGCCTTCGCCTCCCTTCCAAACGTGCTTTCTACTTCCTCAAACTTCAGAGCCCTCCTCGATCTCATCGGGGCCGCGGCAACCGTCGTTCATGCGGGTGTCGGGTCTCCTGAGGGTTCGGAGATTGGGAACATTGGGGACATTTACGCGCGGTTGGACGGAGGCCCTGGAAACTCCCTTTACCTCAAGGTCGCAGGAAACGGTCTGAACACGGGGTGGGTCCCAGGCGGCCCGGCGTTGGAGGCAGATCTGACTGCTCAGACGACGCCGCCAACCAGCACGTTCACGTTGGGAGCCAAGGCTTTTCACAATCCTTCTATTCAAGTCGTAATGGAAGTTTACCTGAATGGTCAGCAGCAGGTTCGGGGAGCCGGTGCTGACTACACGGTGTCAGAGAGCGGGGGTCCAGGCACGGGGTACGACACCATTTCGTTCACGTTTACACCCCGAGCAGGAGACCGTCTGCTCGTTTTTTACCTGCCTCTGTAGGCAAGGAGCACACAGGCCATGTCGCGCACACAACTCAATCCAGATGCCGTCGATACTCTACTCCAGACAGAGTTTGACGACACGAAGACGACCGGCTCCGGCATGGAGTCGACTCCCACGAACCTCATCGACAACATCAACAACGCGATCACGATGTTGCGTGAGTTTTCGGGGTCGTCGGAGTGGTATACGAAACCGGCGGACAATACCGAGACCTTCCAGACGACCAAGGCCAATGCGCGTCAGGTCTTCGCGTTCCGCACCTACGTCCTCACGGATGTGACGGTAACGGCGGCTCAGAATTATGAGGTTCTGAACGTCGCTGGGGGCGAAGCTCCGACTGTGACGGCATCTGTGGGTGCAGTCACAACTGAGGGCGCGGTCGTGGCCTACTATTCAGGTTTTCCAGGCCATAGTTTGGTTGAGGTTACGGGGCCGGATGCTCTGAATCCCGTAAACCTGTGCTTGCTCGTTGATGCCGCGACCGGCGATGCGATCCAGTCGAGTAACGGTTTTGAGATCAAGGCGCTCCTTCAATATGAGATCAATGTAGATGGTGACCCGTTCAATGATACGGATAAGCGTGTCCAGCTTTCGTTCGTGGAGAGAAATGCAGGCGGAACCGATCTCATCGCTACCCTTGCTGCGGACATCGCGACAAAGACCATCAATTACTCCTATCCGCGACGACTCCAATATCAGAATCTCCCCGAGTCTGTGTTCCTGACTGGATTCTTCGCGGACAACGTCGCTGCGGTTGACGTGACTCTGACCAACGCGGCAACCAATCAGTCTGGCGATGTCACTTACACGACCAAGGACATCAATTGGGTCATTCCGGCCAACGAGGATCACTTCCAGTTTGAGGATGGGACCAACGTCATCGCCAAATTCGAGCGCGACGGAGCAGGCAATGGCGATGTGACTCTCGGTAGCTCTGGTGCAAGCTCCGACATCACGATTGCTGGTTCACTCCTCGACATCGACGTATCCAGTACGGTTGACATCAAGAACGGTCTTGCGGTCGATACAGACGCAGCGGGCACGACGATCAACATCGGCGTCACTCCGAACCAGATCGATGTTGCCGGAAACCTGACGCTTGACGCGAGTGCAGGAGCGATCACGACCAACGCGACAGATGCGGCCAACACGATCAAGACGACTTCCAGCGGCAGTGTGATCGTTGACGGCATCAGTGGCGTCGAGATCAACTCGACTTCTGGTTCAATCCAGATTGGCAACGACGCGGACGCTCAGAACATCCTCATCGGAACCGGAGGAGCCGCACGAACGATCTCGATCGGAAACGAGACTGGCGCAACGGCTCTGGATCTCGATGCTGGTACGGGTGGTGTGACGATCGATGCCGAGGGTGCTGGGGTCATCCAAATTGGTAATCAGGCCGATACTGGAACAATCAGCATCGGAACGGGTGTCGCGGCTCGCACGATCACAATCGGAAACGCGACAGGTGCAACCGTTGTAGATCTTGACGCGGGAACCGGCGGGTTCACGCTTGATTCGACGGTGGATGGCACCACTGCGATGATGACGTGGACGACTACGGGCGGTGCAGATGGCGATTCGGTTGAGATCTTCGTGGGTGAGACAGATCCTTCGGCTGGTGGTGGTGTTGTTGCGCCCGTCGGTTCGATGTTGTGGCGTGACTCGGGCGGAACGGGGACGACAGGTGAAGCATGGCTCAAGACAGGAGCCGGGAACACAGATTGGGAACAGATCCAAACCGGTGGTGGTGACACGACTCTCCAGGTTGCCTACGAGAATGGCAACACGATCACGACAAACGGTGGAGAAGGGAACATCACCTTCGACGGAACCGAGGATTTCATTGTTGGTGGCTCTGTAACTGTTGCTTTTGATACGACAGATGCGATCACCTTTGATGCGGATGCCAATTCTAACTTCACTGTCGATGACGCGGATCTGACTCTTTCGACCACTACAGGTGGTGTGGTTGATGTCGATGGTGAGGATGGGATTACGATCGATTCTAATGCCGGAGCCATTGGAATTGGTACGGAGGACGACACGGGGGACATCAACATTGGAACCGGAGCGGCTGCGCGTTCGATCACGGTGGGTAACACGACCGGCACAACAGGAATCGACTACATCGCCGGAACCGGTGGTCACGATTTCACCACGGGCATCGCGGTGGACTCGGGCGGCGGCGTCGCGGACACCATCTACATAGGTCTCGGCGGGACGGTGAACGGTGAGACCGGCGTGGCGAACACCATCCAGCCAGGGACGGGTGGTAATCTTGAGGTTCGGGGAGGTGCGGGAGCGAGCAATTCGGGCTACGTTTCGCTTGCTACACAGGACGGCGGAACGGATAGTGATGCGGGTACGGTTTACATCTCACCGGGGGACGGAGTGGGCACGGGAGATGGTGGCGATGTTTCGCTGAACTGTGGTGACGCGGATACTTCGGGGAACGGCGGAAGTTTCAGCGGGACGGCTGGAACAAGTGGGTCTTCTTCGGGGGCAGCCGGTACTGTTTCATTTACTGGTGGTACGGCTGGAGCCGCAACGGTAGCTGGTGGGGCTGTCACGTTCCAAGGCGGAACAGGCAATACGACTGGAGTCGGCGGGGCAGCGACACTCCAGGGTGGTATTCCGGGCACTACAGGAGTTGGTGGTGCGGCGAACGTCTACGGTCGCGATGGCGGATCGTCAGGCGGTGCTGGCGGCGGGGTCAACGTCGCGTCGGGTAGCGGTCAGGCTGGAAATACGGCGGGCGGAGAGGTCGACATCACGACCGGAGCGGGTTTCGGGACCGGCAGCGGAGGCGTTCTCGACGTCAATACCGGGACTTCGGGTTCGGGTGCGACGGGAGACGGTGGAGACATCGACATCGACACTGCCTCGTCCTCGGCTACAAACGGAGACGCCGGGAACATTCTCATCAATACAGGTGACGGTACGGGGTCAGGAGACGGTGGCGATCTGGTCATCGGCCTGGGCGACGCAGTGGCGACCGGCAACGGCGGTTACTTGAGCGCGAGCGCGGGAGCCAGTGGTTCCGGCAGCGGGATTGCCGGTTACGTCACGTTCACGGGTGGCACAGCGGGCTACAGCGGATGTGCCGGAGGGGATGTAACGTATCAGGGCGGCACGGGGAACGGGAGCGGTGCGGGCGGACCCGCCACGCTGCGGGGTGGTACGGCAGGGACGACGGGAGTTGGCGGAGCTGCGAACGTCACCGGTCGCGATGGCGGCAGCACGAGCGGCAACGGTGGCGGCGTGAACATCGCCTCGGGATCCGCCACGAGCGGCATGGGCGGAGAGATCGACATGACCGCGGGCTCCGGGACCGTCGTCGGTGGCGACATTGACCTGAACGCGGGAAGCGGAGCGGGGACGGGAGGAACGGACGGCGGCATCGTCTGGGCGACGGGTGGACCAGGCGGTCTGGGGGCCATCGGCGACCCTCCAACGGCGGCCGGAACGGCCGGTAGCCTGCGATTCGCGGGCGGGACCGGCGGTGCGGGGACGGCCAGCAGCACTGGAGGCAGCGATGCCTCCGATGCGGGTGCCGGTGGTCCGGTCTTCATCAACGGTGGTTTTGGTGGCGCAGGAGCCAGCGGCACCGACGACGATGCCGATGCGGGCCCCGGCGGCGACGTGAACATCATGGGTGGTGCGGGCGGTTTCGGTGCGGGGACGGGTCAGAACGCCGACGGCGGCGGGGTCATCCTCACGGGGGGTTCGGCCAGCACGGGCGGTGCGGGCTTCGGTGCCGCGGGATACGTCCAACTGCGGACTCCTACGGGTCCCGCCACCACGATCACGCAGGGCGCCGTCGTCGTGGAATTCAACAACCAAGGAACCGGGACCGGCGGCGGCCAGGCGATGTCCCTGTACACGGGCACGGCCACGCCTACTCACAGCGCGGACACGGGATCTCTGTTCCTCCTCGATGACAACAGCACCGGAAAGGCGTTTCTCAACGACTCCTCCGGCGGCTCAGGGACCGACTGGGTGGAGGTGTGTCTCTGCGACTCGGTCACGCTCGACCTGGCGGTCGATAACCAGGGTACCGACGCCGTCACGCAGACGCAGAATCTCACTTGGAACATTGCCGACGCTGGGTCTATCAGTTGGATAACTGCGGACACCTCGTACATCTACATCGGCGGCCCGACGAACGGCCAGACCACCCTGGCGAAATTCACGTCTGCGCCCGACAACGATTCGGTGATTCTCGGGAACGCGGCCACGGGCACGTCGGTGGCGCTCAGCGCCGGCTCTGGCAACATGGACGTCGCCGTCGCGTCGGGCAACCTGTCGATGGGCGCCACGTCGGGGAACGTCGCGCTCACCACCACGACAGCAGGAACGATCGATGTCGATGGTGCTGGGACTGTCTCCATCAACTCCTCTGGCGGCAACCTGAACATCGGCGACGACGATGATACCGGTGACATCAACATCGGGACCAACGCGAGCGGGGCGCGGGACATCGACGTCGGCAGCTCCAACGCGGGCACGACCTTCACGGTCACGGCGGGGACGAGCACGTGCGCCTCTCAACAGAACGCGAACTCGTTCGGCCAGAGCACGACGCAGAGAGACGGCGCCAGCAACCCCGGCGTGTTCACCAGCGTCGCCTCGTACCAGTCGTTCGAGAACGCCACGGCCGGGAACCTCGCGATCAACTACAACACCGGCTACACGACGAACTCCGGCACGAACACCTATCAGGTCTTCGTGGTCCAGGGGAACAACACGACCGACACCATCACGGACATCACCAACAACGGTGCGGCGTCGAACCCGACGATGACCACGACGGGCAGCGCCACCTACAGCGCGGGCAAAGTCCTCCTGGTCACGTCGGGAGCCCTTGAAGACAACCAGGGGCTCTACGAGGTCGTGTCGCACGTCGGGACCACGCTGACCCTCGCCGCCTCCCCCACGGCTGGCGCCGAGTGGGTGCATCAGCAGGTCACGTCCGAGAGCAGCATCACGGCCTCCGTCACCGACGTGACGGTCTCGGTCCTGCGCGCGAACTCCTCGGGCCAGATGCAGATCGCCGAGAGTGTCAGCGACACTAGCGCCATCACCTGGCAGGATCTTGGTTCCGCCGCGGCAGTCGCACTTGAGGCGGCGTGGGCTAACGCCACGGGCGCGGGCACCGTCCTGGCCAACAGCTTCACTGGTGAGATTTCCGACGGCGACACCTATCTGGTCCAGACCGAAACCGGGAACCACGCTCTGCTCTCTTTGGCGGCAGTAAACGGCGCAGATGTGGTTACCGTCGGCACGAGCAACAGCGCCAACCAGACCAGCGTCAATGCCGGAACGGGCGGCCTGGACTGCGTCGCGTCTGGCACGAAGGCCGGAACGGTCTCAACCCAGCTTCGGGTGACGAACACGGACACGGACAACGGGTCGGAGGCCGAGATCAACATTCTCGCGTACGAAAACGCGTCAACGGCCAACGCGGTGGAGGCGACCATCAACGTCGAGGCGACGAGCGACTCGGCTAACGGCGTGAACACGGTCAACATACAGAACACGGCCGATGGTACCGTGAACATCGCCGCGAGTGCCAACGACAACACTGTGAACCTCAACACGGGGGCGGCGGCGAAGACCACCGCTGTCGGGTCCACGAACACCACGTCAGCGACGACGATCGAGGCCGGCAGCGGGGCCGGGAGTTTCACGGTCGCGGGCGCCAACCTGACGCTCTCGACCACGACTGCTGGAGATGCCGAACTCATCGCGGCGGACACGGTGCAGATCACGGCCGGGGATGAGGCGGCGGCGGTGGGCAATCCGGTGAACATCAACGCGGGCGACGGCGGGGGCGACGGCAACGACGGCGGCAGCGTCGTCCTGGAGCCGGGGCAGCCAGGCGGTGGTGCTGGGGAAGTGGGTGTCGTCAAGGCGACAACCGACACGGCGAGCGAGGGGTTCCCGATCATCCAGATTGAGAACAACACCGGAGGGGCCGCCAACGTGGCCGAGATCTTCACGGGCGTGAACGACCCGGATGCTTCGAATTATGATGCTCCGGCCGGATCCATCTTTTTGCGTGATACGGGTGCGACCGGCGAAGTGTGGGTTAACACTTCTGTCGGTTCGGGAACGGACTGGTCGAAACTCGATACCTCCGGTGTTTCGTCAGCAACCCGGCAAGACGTATATGACAACCAGGGAGTGACCGTAGTCTCGATTACTGCGAATGCTACCTTGGATCTTGTTGGTGCCGGTACTGAGTGGCTCATTCGAGACGAGGATGATGCGACGTTGTTCTCGATTCTCGAAAACTCGGACACGAGTGCGACGACAATCACGTTCGGAGCGCAGGTTGATGTCTTTGATTGCGATGCGGCTTTCGTCGACATGGACGGTACGACGTTTAATGCCAACTACTCCAGCACAGTTGACATCGACGCGGGGGCGGCCGTTTCAATCAACTCCACGGGAGGAGCACTCAACCTAGGCGACGCGGCGGACGCTCAGAACATCAACGTTGGTACTGGTGCGGCGCAGCGAATAATCACGATCGGAAACGAGACGGACGCCACGGCGATCGATATGGACGCTGGTATAGGTGGTGTGGCGATCGATGCTCAGGGTGCTGGTGGGATCGATATTGGTGTCCAGAACGACACTGGAACCATCAACATCGGCACCAATGCGGGTGCGAGAACCATCAACATTGGAAGCACGAGCAGCACCACGCTCGTAATGAACGCTTCGGGTGCTGTCACCATCGATTCGGCGGCAGCGGGTGTTTCGGTTGATGGGGCGGGAGCGTCCAACTTCTCTACTTCGGCGGGGGCCCTGACCTTCGATGCGGAGGCGGGAGCAGTGACAATCGATGCCGGCGGCGGCGCCCTGACGATTCAGGATACCAGCGTTGGAGACAACGTTGTTGTCACGACGGTCAACACGGCTACGGCCATACAGACCGGCGCCATCGCCCTGACCACCGGTAACAACACGAACGGAACCTCAGGAGACGTTGGCGATCTCATCTTCACGGGTGGCGACTCCACGTCTGGACAGGCAGGACGGATCGTGGTCGTTCCGGGCGACGGCGCGACGGATGGGTACTTCTGGATTGATTCGGATCTGCCGACCACGACGGCGCTCCAGGTTCTCGACAACAGCGATGAGGTTGGTGGCTTCGGTGAGTCGATCAGCTTCTTTGTGCGGGACCGAACGCCAGAAGGGGCCATCTCCGCGAACCAGGGCAGCGTTTGCTACGTTCGTGATTCTCAGGACAGCGACAACGGCAAGCTGTTCATCAAGGAGACGGGAGCAGGCACCAACACCCTCTGGTCCCGAGTCCTCACGACTTCGGATAATCCCGTTACCTACAGCAAGACTGTGGGAGTCACAACCGGGGCTATTAGTGCCAACACGAACGTGTCGGGCACCACCACTCCGGTCAACCTGGACGCCACGCTGGGCGATTACTCCGGCGTGACGTTCACTACGAAGGTCAACGTGTATGTCAACGGCGCTCTCCAGCGCAATGGGGTGGGTGCGGAGGTGGATTTCGACTGCTACCCCGGCACAGACCAGACCACAGGAGACCTCAAGTTTGAGAACGGTCTCCGCAGTGGAGACACCATCATAATGGAGATCTTCGCAGCCCTGTAGGCCACTAACCGGAAAGGGCACGAGGTACGTGCCTCGTGCCCTTTTCTAAACCCAAACCCATATCAGATCAGACCCAAATGCCAACAGAACAGCAAGCCATCGAAACGGTCGTTCCCATTGATACCCTCCGAGAGCAACTCCAACAGGCGCAACACGCCGTTGCGGCGATGGAGGAATGTCTAGCCCTTGTAGCGGATCGAAAGACCGACTACCAAAAGGACATTTCTAAGTTTGAGGGGATGGTCGATGCGTTCAACCTCACCGTCAAGAAGATCGATGAGCACATCGTCGGCGTCAAACAGCTAGAGACCGCGGGTCAGTTGACGACCGAGCAGTATCGCATCGCGATCAACTGGATCTCCGAGGTTCACGGCATCCCGAATAGCTTGGTCGAATCTGCCAAGCGCAGTGTTCTTCAAGCCGAAGGAGCCGTGACCGGTTGCACGGGAGCGATCGAAGCACTCACTGAGCGCGTCAACGAAGAGAAGGCACGAGCCCGGCAGATCGAACGAGCGATTCGCGTTGCTGAGACTGTGCTTCGCCAGGCCGAGGAATCCAAGGAAGTCGAGGCAGAGGGTACGTCCACTCCGCCTCCAGAGGAACCCGAACAGGCAAAGGAGATCACTCTTTTGCCACAGGACTGAGTAGCCATGTCCACGACCGACAAGATCCGTCCCGGTGTAGATGCGAACATAGTCGAGGCCAACGTTGTTCGCGGGCACGATGCGATCCTGACTGGAAACGTACCCGAGGACATTCAGATAGCTGCGTCTCGTAACGACGGTGATGATGTTGTCGGGATCGTCACCATCTGGAATCGTACTGACTCCACCACGGAACAGGTGTTTGATCTTCGGTCGGGGCTCACCTTTGGTACGGCCGAACGTGCCCAGATGTTCGTGGGAGCGATCGATCCCACGGGGACTCTGACGGCCACGGCAGGCAGCCTGTACCTCTCCACGACGCCCGCCAAGCTCTACCAGAACCAAGACGGGGCGACTGATTGGAAGGTCATCTCGGACGATCTAGGCGGCGAGACGCTGGAGGAGACGCTCGTTCTGGGCAACACCACGGGCGACAACGCCATCATCGTCAGCGATCAGCCTTCCGCTGGCATCCAGGGTGAGGACAAGTCTGGCGGTACAGGCGGAGGCGATCTCAAGCTGCGGGGTGGTAGCGAATCTGGGCTCGCTGGCAACGGTGGCGATGTTCAAGTTTCGACGGGAACGACGGCGGCCGGTAACAGCGGATCGATCATAGGGACGACGGCAGTCGTCACGACAGGCGGCGCGAGTGGTTTGATCGAGTGGGTAACCGGTGCTGTAACGGGCGGCGGCAACTCTGGAAGCAACACGCTCAAATCGGGCGATGTGGATACAGGAGCGTCGGGAGCGATCACGGTTGGTAGTGGCGATTCCTCTGGGTCGAATGGAGTAAGCGGCGATCTGACGTTTGAAGCGGGTCGTACTCAGTCGGACGGGCAAGGTGGCGGGATCTACGTTTATGGCGGCTCTACGACTCCTCCGCCTGTGCCTCCGATTCCAACCTTCACGGCCGGAAGGGGTGGGCCGGTCATCATCGAGGCTGGTGAGTCCTCGGGGACGGTAGACGGACCACAAGTCAGCATTGTTGGAGGCGCGGGAGGATCGGGCGGAGGAGATGGCGGCAACGTGATTTTGTCCGGTGGTCCTGGCGGCGGCGGCGGTTCTGAGGGAGAGATCATTGGGCTGTCCAATCTCAGGGCCGACAACATCAAGCGCGGCACCGCGGTTCCCAACGGCGTTGAGAACGGCAACGAAGGAGATATCTATCAGCGCACGGCCGGAGGCTTCGGTGAGCTTTACCTGAACACGAATGGGACGAACAACGGATGGATCAAACTTGGAGCATCAGGGGACTTCTTTAACTCGCTGGTCAAGACTCAATGGGGATCGGTCCATGCCTCGATGGCAACCAATTTCATCAACGCGGACGGTTTCTTTGATGTCGCTACGTTTAGCTCGGCCGGAGCCGTAGTAGATCGAGAGACTGATGAAGGCGGCCCGAATCTGAGATGGGTCGTTGGCAATGGAGATGATGCGGGTATTCACATTATTGCTGGAGGGGGCGCGGGGGCTCTCCAGAGACAACAGAAATTCATCATCGGGTTCAAGTTTAGCGTCGATAGTCTCGATGCGGGATACATCAGTTTTCTGGGTGTTTCTAGTGCAGATTTGCCCACGATGCTCACGAACAGTCCTCTCGGGGATTGGATTGGGCTTCAGAAGATCGACGGGGTGCCTTCGACTTTCCGCTTCGCTACGCGCGGAAACGTGGGGGAGTATATTGCTGATCCGCTCGTCACCTTCGCTCTGGATGAGGTTCACTACTTCATCATCGATACGACGGTTTCGGATGCGATCACATTCTTGCTGCTCGATAGCGCCTTGAATCTGGTCCGAACCGCAACAATCAGTCCGGTAAGTGACAACACTTCGCCGTCTCTTACCGATGTCCTACGTCCAGTCTGCGGCATCAAAGGAACGAACGCGGTTCTCAAGACATTCGATTTCTATCACTTCACGGCAGTCGTCCAGGGCGACCTGAATCTCGGTGGCGGCGGCGGTGGCGGAAGCATTCCGACGTTGGAGACAGTTCTCGGGTCAGGAGATTTTACTGGCTCTAACTACATTCGTTTGACGGACTGGGATGCCACGTGGGGCGGCATCATTCAGGGCGAGGCAGATCCTCCGCTCAACGTGCCCGATGGTGGCCGAGTCACCATCGCAGGAGGAGCGACGACAGATCTGCTCGGGACCGGCGGTGATCTCTATCTCTTCTCCGGGAACCCGGCCATTGCCTCTGCGAACAAGTCGGGGGCGGCCAGTCTGAATTCCGGCAGCGTTCTCGATGCAACGAACACGGGCGGAACAGGCGATGTCATCGTTAGCTCTGGAATCACGACTGGTTCAGGGATAAGCGGCGATCTGTGGTTACTGACAGGAACCACGGTCACAGGCGCTACGGGTGATATTAAAATTCTGAGTGGCTTGTCTGGGGGAGGGAATACTGGAAATGTCGAAATCTTGACTGGAAACGCCGCATTAGCGGCAGGAAACATTACCCTCACGGGGGGAAATAGCACCGCTGGTGCGGGTGGAGGCATTGCATTTCAAGGTGGCGATGGGGGCGGTGCTGCTGGGAGCGGTGGCGACATTATCATGGCCACGGGATTGCCCGATCCTGGCTTCAATCTGAATGGTGGCAACATTGGGTTGCTCTGTACACAAGGCGCAGGCGCGGGCGACGGCGGATCGCTTGCCTTTGCGGCTGGGTTGGGTGGTCCTGGCGGTGGTGATGGCGGATCTATAGGACTCACAGCCGGACCAGGAACAGCCGGAGTTTCTGCTGGCGGCAACATTGTGCTCACCCCTGGCTCGGGTTTCGGCGGTGGCGCTGATGGTGCGGTGATCGTCAACGGCAAGCTGACAGTCACGGGGTTGATCGATCCGACCGGCATGGTCTTGGTCAACCAAGCCACGATTCCTGGCGGGACACCAGCGGCCGGAAGCAGCACGCTCTGGGTTCGCTTGTCAGACAATTCGCTGATGCTGACGGACTCCGGGGGGAGCGATCACCCCGTCAGTGGTTCTGCGATCGAGACCAAGGATGAGGGCGGAACGCTCACGACTCTGACGCAATCTCTCGACTTCGTGGGTGCTGGCGTGACGGCATCGGCGGTTGGTAATGCTGTCACGGTCACGATCCCCGGAGGGGGAGGCGCGGCTGATCTCGGCACGGTTCTCGGGAACGGCAACACGACCAACGTTCACGACATTGAGTTTACGAACGGTGACCAGATCGTTGGAGAGGACAACCCAACCGGCAACGGAGGCGACCTTTCGCTCCTCACAGGCAACTCAACCAATGCAGGTTCCCGCAGCGGGAACATCGAGTTGAACATCAATGCTCCGGGTGCCGGAGGAGCAGCGGGCGACTTCATTCTCAAAGGCCAGCCTGGCGGTGACAACACCACTGGAAATGCGGGAGCGGGATCGGACTTTTCTGTCGAAACGGGACCAGGCGGTGTGGTCACGGTTTCTGGCGACGGCGGTCGTGGTGGCAACGCTGACTTCATTCTCGGAGATGGTGACGACGGAGCCGGTGGTGGAGATGGCGGTGAAGGTGGCAACACACGATTCCAATTGGGAATAGGCGGCGCTGGGGCTTCGGCCGGAGACGGCGGTGACTTTGAAGTCTCTGCTGGCGATGGCGGAGTGGGCACGGTAGCCAGTGGGGCAGGTGGGGCGGTTCGTTTCATAAGCGGAACGGGTCCTGGTAGCTCGGCAATTGATGCGGGGAATGCTGGGCCGTTTGAGATCTTCACGGGCAGTGGCGGAACGACCACGAATGCGGGGTCAGATGGAGGAGACGGAGGACCCTGGAATGTTCAGCTTGGTGATGGCGGAGGAGCCGCGGGAGTCGGTGGTGGCGGGGATGGTGGTTACTTCGGCATTCAGACGGGCGCAGGAGGCTCTACGGACTCTGGGGTGGCCGGTTCTGGCGGGCTGTGCTCCATCAACCTCGGTGAAGGGGCCGACTCTACAACGGGCACAGGGGGCCTAGGAGGCTTGTTTGATCTTCGGGCGGGGGATGGTGGAAATGCGATCTCGGCGGGGCCTGGTGGCGCAGCGGGCGGCATGGCGGTCACCCTCGGGGATGGTGGTCAAGGTGTTGGCGGAGGCAGCGCAGGAGGAGCGGCAGGGGACTTCGTAGTCACGGCCGGCGATGGTGGGGTTGGGACTGGTGGAGCAGCAGGAACCGCAGGCGGAATCATCTCTCTCACGGCAGGGGATGGTGGTACAGGTGGTCCCGATGGGGCAGGAGGATCTGTTTTCGTTATTGGTGGTGCGGGCGGAGGTAGTGGCGCTCATGGAGATGTCACTGTAGCAACAGCACCACCAAACCCACCCTTGTTCGGTGGGGTCGGTGGCGAAATTCAACTTCTCACGTCCAACTTCGCTGCTGGTGGTAACGGGTCTTATGCACGACTGCGAAGCGGGGGTGCTCTTAATGGAGGACCGATCGAAATCCATGGCGGAACCTCGTCGGTGGGAAACGGAGGGGATGCAACTCTAGAGGCAGGAGCTACAACGCTTGTAGGGGCTTCTGCTGGCGGCGATGCACATGTGATTGCAGGTGATGCCTCAGACCCAGCCGGTACTGGCGGCAACATCTTCTTGACCCCCGGCCCAGCCACAGGCGGCGGTACGCCAGGGACGGTCGTGTTAGACGGTCTCGTAGAGAACGGCAGTGGACCGGGCACTACCCCGACCATTGGGCATCAGCGGAGCAACGCAGCTTCCGCGGGAGCCGTGCCTGGGTTCCCTGGCATGATCGATCCGACGACCCTTCCACCTGGAAGCTATCCTACATCCTTCATTGTGCCGTTCAACGTGCCTTTTGCCACGGCACCGTCAAACATCCAGATCACGCTCACTTCGTTTGGTCTACCAGCGCCCCCTGCCGCGGGGACTGTGGCCATCGTTCACAGTGTCTTGCCCGGATCGTTTGAGATCGGGTTTGACGCTGCTAGCCCGCAGCCCGCGATGGGTTTCTACTGGGAGGCGTGGCTCTAGTCTCTGAAGCAGTATCCAACGAGCGGAATTGATGAGTTTTGGATCTGCTCGGGGTACTGGTCCGGCTGGTTTGCAGACGGCATGCAGTGCATGTCTGGAGGACACAGGTCGTTTTGGACATCGCAATGCTCAGTGCAGCAGAGATTTGCGTTGCATACCCCGTCTGGAAAACCACCTGAGGCTAAACTAGCTCCCGTCTTGCAGCCCGAGTTTCCTTGCGTTGGATCGCCAAATTCGCCCCCAGGATCGTCGCCCGTGTAGATCTGGCACAGCCATTGGTAGCTGTCGTAGTCAGGATCCCAGCCCATGTAGGTGCAGGTTAGGGCATTGCCGCAAGGCGGCGTACCAGCATCTTCCCACAAGGGATGACAAGGCTGGTCAGGGCCAAGCGGGCCAGCACTTGTTGAGTCGGTCGTGTCTCCTGTAGTCGGGTCCTCTGTTCCTGTAGTCGGGTCCTCTGTCGGCGTATCGGAGCCGGTCTCGGTCGGCGCGTCCGTGTTGCTGTCGGACGTGTCGGTGGTCTCATCCTCGGTCGTGCCGCCTTCGGTTGTGGCCGGGTCCTCGGTGGTTTCCTCGCCGGAGCTATCTCCATCGTCAGCGCCATGTGTGGTGTCATCCCCGGTGGCGCTTGAGGAATCTTCATCTCCCGACGACGCCTCATCTTCGGTTCCGCTTTCGAGGCCGGAGTCTGTCATGTCATCGCTGGGATAGAATTCGCCGCGACAACCGATGGTGGTTGCAAGGGCGAGAAGGGTGATGCGGAGGCCGCATTTCATGGTCATTTTCTCCTTAGCCCTTCTACGCAGGATTCAGCCAATAGTTTACATTTCGCTCGAATTTACACGTTCCGAGACAGATTTGGAAGGTTTGTGGCGACGTTGGCGCGTGTAGGTCTGGCCGGGCCTAATTTTCCTATGGGCTAGCCCTCAGTGAGCCTTCGCGGGCTTTCGGAGAGCCTATGGCCCAGACTCCATTTCGCCAGCCCGGCAAAGACCTTGAGGTAACGGATGGGAACGTCATCACTGGCGCCGATGACTCCCAGGGTGGGGACCTTACTCTTGAAGGCGGGACATCCTCTAGCGGGAACAACGACGCGGGCGATGTCGTCATCCGGCCCGGCCTTCCAAATGGCTCGGGTGCTCGCGGCATCGTCAATGTCACGAACAATGGGGGTGCTGATACAGATCCAATTCTTCAACTGACTTCCGAGACGGGAGCAAATGTTGAGGATAGTCGCTTTTTCGTAGGGACACGAGATCCCCACACAAACGTAACTGGCAACCCTGGTGATGTCTACATCACACACAACGGCACCAGTAGTACGGTCAGCGTAAACACCGGGGCCGGGGACGCTAACACGACTTGGACAGATCTGGCGGGTGGAGGGACTGGCGGAGCAGATCCGGGCATAGAGGGGGTTCTTTGGGAAGACATCCAGTTTTACCTCGACGCTGGGGACCGTAACTCATATCCCGGTTCCGGCTCGACCATAACGGATCTGATCGCTAGCAAGAGTTGCACGCTGTATTTCGTGACTATCACGGATAGTCACATCAACTTCAACGGCGTAAGCTCCTACCTCGACACCGGCACCCTGTCCGCTGCGCTCGTGAACCTCTTCGAAACGGGCGGGACGGTCGCCGCGTGGGTTCGTGCGGAATCAGATGGGGGAGGGAACGCGGGGCGTGTGGTGTCAACGACCGGTTCCGCAGACACGAAGGGCTGGTACTTGGATGTTAACGATGAGTCGTCCGGGCTTGTTCGTTTCAGATTTGAGCAGAACAGAGGCACGACAGACACGGTCTACACGACGTTCAGGACGGTCCCGATCAACGAGTGGGCTCATGTCGTCATCACCTACGACGGCAGCGACCCCGCGACGAAATTTCCGATCGCCTACATCAACGGTGAGCTAGTTTCCTGGGATTCAGAGACGGCGGGCTCTGGTGCCATTACGAGTGACTCAGGCGAGATCCTCTTCATCGGAAATCGGTGGGGCGCCGCTAGGACGTGGGACGGCGACATCGATCTGTTCCAACTTTGGGACCGTGTTTTGTCCGCCGATGAAGTCCGTCAGCTTTATCGAGTAACCGGCGAGGACCGATTCCGGCCTAGTTTGCTCGGAGACGCTGCTTCGACTTCTACTGGCGACGCTCCTGATGTCGAAATCAAGGCAGGCCCAGGAGGAAGTACGAGCGGTGCTGGAGGAGGCATCGCGCTGACGGCAGGAACCACGACCGCCGGCTCGGGGGGAGGCATCACGATCACGGCCCAAGACGGCACGAGCGGAGCCGGAGACGTGATCCTCAATTCGGGGACGACTTCCTCTAGCGGTGATGGAGGAATCATCTCGTTACGTCCGGGCGTTGGCGCGGGGACAAACGACGGTTATGTCGACATTGATCCCGACTGGACCGGGGATGCGGATCCTCTCCTCCAATTCACGGTCACGGGTTCTAACGTTGACAACAACACTCAGATATTCACCGGGAACCGAAACCCCGATGGCTTCGTCACGGGAGAGTGTGGTTCCCTATACCTTCGCGGCAACACCGGGTCGAGCACGCTTTACGTCAATACGAGTGGGGCAAGCCCTGGGAGCACGTGGACGGAAATCGGTGCAGGGGGCTCTGGAGCGAGCGCGGGCATCGAAGGCGTTATCTGGGGCAACAACCAATTCTACCTCGATGCCGGCGACCGCAACAGTTACGCCGGATCGGGTAACACGTGGACGGACATCGTTGGTTCTCGCGCCGCAACGATGACCAACCAGACCATCACTGATGGTCACATCATCTGGAACGCCAGTACGACCACGGCAACGTTCACTTCCGACTCCTCCATAGAAGACATTTGGAATGGGGGCGGTACGCTCATTGCTTGGGTTCGGGCAGATAGTTTTGGTGAAAGTAGCGTCGGTCGCATCGCGAGCACGGCGAACGCAGGTAACACCATAGGATGGTACGCAGGTGTTACGTCCGCTAGCGGCAACACCTGGAAGCTCTACTTCCGTCAGAATTTCGACAACACGGATGGCGAATGGCGCACGACCTCGACGGTAAACCTCAATGAGTGGTTGTTCTTTGCCATCACCTACGACTCTAGCTCTGCCAGTAACGAACCTACGCTCTACATCAACACGGTTCTGGACACGACCGACGAGATAACCAACCCGATTGGCGATTACGGTTCTGAATCGGGAGCGGACTTGGACATTGGTCGTGCTGGAGACGGCTCAGGAACGTGGGGTGGCGCGATCGAAATTGTCATGCTCTATGACACGGAGTTGTCTGACGATGCGATCCGTCAGATCTACAGTGTCACGGGGCAAGATCGTTTGCGGCCGAGTTTGATGGGCGCTCCCACGACGGACGCTAGTCGACCACCACAACCCATTCAAATTATTGCGGCTGATGGTGGGGCTACAGCCAGTGACGGAGGCGCGGTCGAAATCTCGTCCGGGGCTAGCACGACTGGTGCGGGGGGTGCTGTTTCGGTCACGGGTGGCGCGTCGGAAGGCGGCACCACGGGAGGAGACATATCGATCACAGGTGGAGACGTTGCAAGCACTAACTACAGTGCAGGTGATGTCACCATTAAGGGCGGCGATCTGGACTATTCGTCCGCGATTTCCCCAAACACGGGCGGAGACGTCACCCTCGAAAGTGGTTCGTATAGCGGGACAGGTTCGGCGCAGCCAGGCGGAATCACCATCAAGACGGGGACGGGAGGAACCAACAGCGCAGCCGCTCCCGATCTTCTTCTTCAAGTTACATCCTATGCTGGAAGCAGTGCCCTTGGAGACATCATCCTTCAAGGAGGAGACAACACCGGGACAGGCGCAGCAGGGGGAATTCAGATTCTTGCCGGAGACGCTAGTGGTGATCCGGGTGGGGGTGTCACAATCACGGCGGGCGATGGGACCGGGGTAGGCGCGGTTGGGGGAGCCCTTAATCTGACTTCAGGCGGCGCGAGTGCGAGTTATACGGGCACGATCAACATTGATGTTCCGGCACAGTCTGCATCAGGCAGAGGCACGGGTGACATCAACATAACCATTGGAGACACTGCCTCCAATTACGGCTCGAATCCTTCGGGCGACATCAGTCTCACGGCAGGCGATCATACGGGCACGACGGGAACCGCTCAGGCTTCCAGCATCTTTCTCACAGCCGGGGATCATGCGGGAAATGAGAACAATGCGCCACCGGGCGATATCACCCTGAGCGCAGGAGATCAAACCGGAAGTGGTCGGGGTGCTGCTGGCGGCATCTACATTTGGGCTGGAGACAAGACAGGCGGCAGCCACAGTACTACGGCGGGTGGTCAGGTAGACATCGATGCTGGCGAGGGCAGTGGGGTAGGCCCAGGAGGGGCCGTCAGCATCACTGGCGGTTTAGCTGGCTCAACTGGAACCGGCGGCGGAGTTGACATTGATGCAGGAGGATCTGGTACGGGAGCGACAGGTACGGGGGGAACGGTTGCCATCGATGGTGGGACCTGTAATGCGACGAATGGCGCAGGAGGCCCCGTCACCATCACGTCCGGTGCCGGTGCGGGGACGGGGAATGCTGGAGCCCTTGCGCTTAGCGGCAATGACGGAGGAGCCACGTCGGGTACAGGTGGAGATGCATCTCTGGGCGGCGGTGAAGGCGGCGGCACGGGTAGGGGAGGCAACCTTTCTCTTTTCTCGGGAACGGGTGGTGCGAACGGTGCGGGCGGGACGGTGTCGATCAACGCCGGGAGTGGCGGAGCTTCCGCGGGAGCATCGGGGACGATCACGATTTCCGGTGGCGATGGAGGCTCGGCGACAGTTGCAGGGGGAGCCGTTACCTTTGAAGGAGGGGCTGGTAACACGACCGGAGCAGGGGGTCTTGCAACGGTTCAAGGAGGCACAGCAGGAGCTTCGGGGAATGGCGGCAGCGTAGCGATTACGGCGCAAGATGGTGCTACGAATGGGGACGGTGGCAGTGTCACTGCGACCGCTGGTGGGGGTGCTGGGACCGGTGCCGATGGGAATGTCTCTGCCTTCGCGGACGACGACGGGTCCTTCCAGCATCGCACGCAGACGACGGGGTTCGCTGGAACGCAGTGCGACCACAAGACACTCGCGCTTCAAGCCTCTACGTCTGGCACGACTGTGTTAGCCGTGCTCGGGGTTCTGAGCACGGACGGCTTGAACATGAAATTCGACGTAAAATGTACGGGTGTCCGCGACTCCAACGACTCCGATATCATCTCGATTTTCGCTGTGCAGACGGCGTATCGGGTTGGCGGTACGGTGTTTCTCTTGACGGCTCATGTCGATCCGACTTCGGCTCCCGGCAAGCAGACGAATGGTACGATTCCCTGGACGAACATCCAACTGGCCATCAACGGAGACAACATTGAGCTTCAAGCCACGGCCACGGCTGCCACGGGCGACTGGAATTTCTCGATAGAGTGGACGCGACAGCTTGGCGGCTACTCCTCGTAAGGGAAGCAGACATGGCACACACGCAGTTTGAAAAAGACATGCTCACCAGAATCCACAATGAGATTCAGCAGAGAAAGCGGCGTGGGAAGGCAAGCGCTCAGGACGACACCGACCTGGAAACGATCATGACGGGAACCGAGGCCGAGCGGCAAACGTTGATCACGAGTTACATCAACAACACCGGCATTCCTCTATGCGATGCTGAGATCGCTGACTGCGATGCGGCAAAGACGGCGGCACAGAGTCTCAAGGCTGATATGCAGAGCTACGTGTCCTAGGAGATCAAACAATGGCGTTCACAAACTTCGAGAAACAGATGATCGACATCATTGATCAGCGTTGTCGTCGCGGATCGACGGACGCCGCGAAGCGTACCGTGTACCAAGGCTACGAGGCGACTTTGCTCAAGGGCGATGAGGCCGAAGTGCAGGCGCTCATTGCTACTTTTATTGCCGATGAGGGCATGGTACAAGAGACCACGAACCAGATCACCGTTCTCAATACCAAGGTCACTGAGTTGAATACGCTCAAGACCGACATGGCTGCCTACATCGCGTGATTACTCGTCTCGCCATTTTCGACTTCGACGGCACGCTGTTCAATGCCCCCGAAATGCCGGGCGCTTCCGACAGTTGGTACGACAGTGTAGAGTCGTTGTCACCTCCCTGCGTGCCGCAGCGGCCGACTCCCGATTGGTATATCGGGTCGACCAAGAGTGCGTTCCAGAAGGTCAAGGGCGATCCCAAGACGCATGTTGCAGTCGTGACGGGTCGCGTCGAGCCTTTGCGAGCACGGGTCGCTGAGCTTCTGCGCATGGGTGGTTTAGTCCCCGATGACCTGTTTCTGCGAAGCGGAGGCGTCACGTTGCGCTACAAAATGGCGACTCTCCGATACTTGACGAACGCACTCCGCACACTCCAGACCATCGAAATCTGGGAAGACCACAAGCACAACCTAGAGCACATGGTGCGTTACGGAAACAAGATGGGGTACTCTTGCATACCTCACTTGGTTCGAGTGAAGCGGCGCGTTTGTCCGTCTCCTGTGAAAGTCGCTGAGCGAGCATTGCGCGCAAAGTTGCTATAGGTGGGGCAGATCTGCCCCCTTTAGTCGGTAAATTTGCGCTGTGCATGCTCAGAACAGCACCCTACGGTGTAGAGCAGGGAGCACGGTTTCCGGTTTATAGGTTCCACCTACCTGTACACATACCGTGTGAAGTCCGATGCGAGACAGCATTGCCATCAAGATCATTCTTGCAGGATTAGGGTTGCTGTTCGTGATTCAGCTTACGCACTGCTTAGCTTAGTGTCTCAAACCAGGAGTCTGTATGAGAGGCGCCCCGACCAAGAAAACGTACTACCTGAGGCATCTGCCTGTGTTCCTGTGTCTCCTTCTGCTTTCAGGATGGAATCCCACAGGATTGGCGGAGATCACAGGCGACGATGGGTTGGCGGATACTCAAGAGACAGTTTCTCAAGAAGAGACTGAAGCAAACGAATCCCCGACCGCAAACGAAACCTCAAAAGAGAAGATCGATCCTTATGCGGAGTGGGCAACATGGTCCGAAGACCCGATCAAGAAAGAGTGCAGGTCCGATGACGAGTGCGTGCCTGATAGGACAGGACGCGAAACATACTGTCGCAAGCGAAAAGGTGCGTTAGAGGGAGATCCCGGTTACTGCCGGCCGTATTGGCTGAATCGGAAACGCCAGGCCATCCAGATGCGAAACCAACGCATCATCGTGGATGCTGTCTGCAAGCCTCCTTCGTGGTGGACCCCTGATGTGCAGTGCTGGAAATTCAAATGGCGCACTGCCAAGACATGCAACCGCAAGCACTACTGCGACCCAGACAAGCTCTCTCGATTCCTTCGTATTCCTGCGAAGCGCGAATCGACATGGGATCACCAGACGGACCACCGGCTCGATCCCGATCGTATCGCCAACCGCAACTCGTACAAGCGGATGTATCGGAGAGGGGTATACAAGGGAAATCCGCACTTCTATGAAGGACTGACGCTCGGGAAGAGCGGCAAACCGCTCTTTCGGCTCAAGGATCTGGAATTCCACTGCGATCCCGACAACCCGTATGACCAAAACTGCGATGGTGTCCCGGATCGTTGGAGCGTGGGCTACGGATGGTATGGGATGAACGCGGCGTTGTTTACATGGCGTTGGGATCCCATGGCTCCCCCAGAAGTCTTGGCAAAGCGTGTCCCCGCGACGCTGACAATCCTACGTGCCATGCGAAAAGCATGGCGCAAGTTTGAGGGTGGTGTGGACTGTCGTGACGCGGACGGGAACCTCTATACCGTCGAGGGGATGTTTTCCGGCGAGCAAAAGCGGGATTACAAGAAAGACACGTGGCCTGAGCAGACTTGGTGGTCGCTTCATCGGGCTGTGTTTGGTGGGGATGTCTGCCCCATCAAGATCAAAGGCCATAAGCGGTATCGTAAGGGATTCGTCGCCAGGGCCAAGAACAAGAAAATTGATCTCGATCCAGATGAGAAAGTTACTCTGTCGATGCTCGGGAAACCGGTGCCGCGGGATCAACAGTGGGAATTTGTGCTTGCAGTCGAGGCGAAATTCGAGCCCGTGTGGCCGGAAGAAGCCGAAGGACCGGAAGAAGAAATCGAGAGAAACGATGCTATTGCCATGAGCGATGGTGAAGAAACGGCGGTTTGGATGGCACCATGAGTTGTCTTCTGGAGTATACAGGAGTGTGGCCGATCTGAGGAAGAGTCATGCGGCTTGACGGCAAGTACGTTTGCTTGCCACGTGTCCCCCGGCTTCCGGCGCACGAAGCTGCCGGTCTCAATCTCGACGTTTGCTTCATCTCTATCCGTCCGTGCAGCGCCAAGGCACGCGAGAAGATGCTGTCTTTCTTGTTCGATCACTATCGATCGTGGACAGATCTCACGGGCGAGCCGAGTTTCTCGGACATTCCCATCCGCGGAATCTGGCGACACACGAAGGGCGAGGTTCCGGTCATCGAGATCGACTACGACCTGGACATCGGAGAGTGGGAACAGCAGTACGTGACGAGTCTTGCTCGATGGATAGCTCTACGAGTCGGAGCGATAGGGCACGCGACTGTTGGGAAGATGAGCAAGCGTGCTCTCGCAAACTGCGGCGACACCTACAAGGATGATGTCTACACGTACAGCGTCCCGTCGCTCTACTTCAACGGCCATGAGCGTTGGCTCGTTGTGCAGCAGGGACAGTGGAAGAATCGTCGCTCACCCGAGACGGTCGGGCTGGGAACGCTCTGCGATGAGCACGGCTTCGCGAGTCGAGAGGAAGCGCGAGGTCGTCAGACGCTCTACCACGTCCAGTCTGTTAATAGGTTTGGGCTCGGTGACGTGCGACAAGTGCGCAATTTGGGACGGGAAACTGAGGATCTGATCCGTGACGAATTGCGGCGTTTGAGCGCTCTCTGGCCTGGCTAGCTCACCTTCTGCGCGCTTTTCGCGGGAAAAGTCAACTTTTCGCGGAATCTCGCGTAGAAGGGATGAGATGACGAGTGCCCGAGATTTCGCGATCAAGGCCCACGGGGACCAGAAGTACAACTCTGAGCCCTACAGCGTTCATCTCGATCAGGTTGCGCGGCTCGTTTCGCGAGGCAGCGTACCTGCCTGATCTATGCGATGCACTACATAAGGCTCTGGATGAAGCTCTGGACACTCGGTACATGACGGGGACGTTTACCAAGAATCTAACCTTCCGCAAAGGAAGAGAGCGGTCTGCGGAACGTGCCCTTGTATGCTTCAAGGAGCTTCTGGACACCTACCATGCCGTGTCGTGGTTGCCGTCGTTTGATCACTTACTGGAGGCCGGGTGCTCATTCAGCCAGATCGATGATGAGACAGGGAAGTTGATCACGGAAAGTCCTCCGTCGTGCGAATTGATTCCCAGGTTGCCCAAGCCAGTCGGCGTGAGCGACCCAGAGGGGACAATTGTGGTGGCTCAAGTGCCAATGTCTTTGGGCGTGATGCTATACCGTGTGTTGCTGGACTCGTTGCCGCGGCTAACTTTGGGCGAAGAGCACACGGTGTTTGAGGCGTGGGTTCAGCCGGTTCCGACTCCTGGCCAGGAAAAGAAGCGGATGCGGTGGTGGAACGTGTGCCCGATTGTGAAGATCTTTGGGGTGAACGAGAAGGGACATTTGCTGACAGACGAAGGCATTGAAACGGTGTGTACGGCTGTGGAGAATGCCCTGACTGGAATTGAACAGGATCCTGAGGGGTATATGAAGGCTCAGACTGTGATGTCGGTGCTATCGACTGACCTGACTGTGGCGTTCGATCAGATTGCGTACCTGATACAGCAGGGATGCATGGAAGGTGAGCTGGTAAAAATACCCGACCCAATGGTTGGAGGGCACAAGGTGGTTGACCAACTCAATGAGGAACAGATCATGGGCTACTGGATATCTCAGTCGAGAGCTAAGCCTGAAGCCTGAGTCCGAGAGTAATGGATCATGGACCACGAAACACGACAAGCCATCATGTTACAGCGAAACTATGACAACGATCCTCGTGTCCGTGCGGGTGAACGTGGCGACTGGTACGAGACTTTCGATGAGAAGCGCATGATCGCCACTATCCTCACCTACGATGAGGATGACGAGGAGACGACTGTAGAGGTTCCTGTCCAGTACGTGGTCTGTCCGACCTGTGACGGGAAGGGTTCGCACGTCAATCCGAGCATCGACGCGGGTGGCATCTCTTCTGAGGAGTTCTACGACGATCCCGACTTTGCTGAGGACTACATGAGCGGCACGTATGATGTGTCTTGCTACGAATGCGGCGGAAAGCGCGTCGTACCGGAGATCGCATACGACCGTCTCAATGCCGAGCAGAAAGCGGCGGTCGAGGCATTGGAGGAGCGGCAGCGTTGGGATGAGGAAGATGCGGCCGTTCGGCGCGCGGAAAGAGCCATGGGTGCCTGATGTTGACGCTTGAGAAAATGCTCGATGGTGTTTCTGAGAAGGTGCGGGAGCAGATCGAGAAGGAAATCGCGGAAGCGGTTGCTCGTGCCAAGTCCGACTTGGCGTTTCTCGTTGCAGAGGAGTTTGGACGAGTCGGCTTGCGAAACGCGGACCTTGGTCCCTTGAAAGGACTCATCGAGGACGCCGCCTTATCAGCCGCAAAGATCGTCGTTGGGTTGCTTGGAGTCGAGTATGCTCATCGCGCTAGTGAAGCCTCGGACAACATGATCCGAGGAACGCTTGCGGGAGTTGCCCTTGGCGCTCAGGAAGAGGAAGAGGAAGAGGAGCGCGCTTCAAGGTGAAAGGATGGCTACCCAATCTACTGCCCAAGGTGCGGTTCTAAGAAGGTTGTTTACGAGCAAGGACGTTGGTGGTGCAACTCGTGCAACTACGATTGGCACGACCCAGACGACGGCCCAGACGACGACCCGGAACCACCCGATTTCCCCGACCCGAGTGGGCCGTACTGAAAGGGGATAGCGATGCGCGACGATTACCGAGTTGACATTCCCGAAGGTGAATCCGGCGATTGGTCCGTCAAACGCTTCACGGTCAGCAAACAAGAAGCGGAATTAGAGCGACTCAGAGCGGTGTTCTCGTTCGGCGGAGGGGGCCGTGGTGTTCCAGAAGGAACGTACACAGGTCTGTATCACGGGAAGTCGGTGATCATGAGCGACACGCCGCACGAGATCCGAGACCATCTGGGGTTCATTCTGCGAGCCGAAGGACGGGTTCTGATTCATGGGCTTGGGCTCGGGATGTGTGCGGCGGCGGTTCTCAAGAAGGAGGAAGTCACTCACGTCACGGTGATCGAAAAGAGCCCGGATGTGATCAAGCTGGTTGGTGAGTCTATGGTGACTCTCGCGAAGGAGAAGATCGAGAGTGGCGCGTCTCAGGTTGGCACGATGCCTTCTATCATACGTGCCGAGAATGAAGCTGGCGAGATCACCAGCATCCACGTCTATGCCAGCGATGGTGAGAATGCCATTGCAAAACAGGCGACCCTGGTCATCAAGTTGGACGATTGCTTCACCTGGAAGCCTCCCAAGGGCGAGCGGTGGAACGTCGTGTGGCACGATGTATGGGATACCATCTGTACGGACAACCTGCCGGAGATGTCGAAGATGCACAGACGGTTCGGCCGACGATGTGACTGGCAGGGATCTTGGTGTAGAGAACGTCTGTTGTTCGAGCGTCGCAGAGAACAGCGAGATCCTTGGCAGAGCGGTTGGTGATGATTCACTGTCTGGACGATAGCGGTCATCCGATCACGGTGCTCGATCTGTGTGACTTGCCTCTGGAGGAGGCGCAAGATCATCTCATCGCGCTCCATGCTGAGATGAAGGCGAATCCGAATTCATGGGGCTATAGAGAAGACTGCTGCATGGAGGATGGCGTGCGCGTGATCGTTTCCGCAACAGGTGAGAAGCGCTCTCCTCTCGCAGACCAGAGGGCGTCGTATTACGGGTTGCATCCGAGTTTTGGCTTACAGACGTGTTGGTTTTGCTGGGTCTGTGACGTGATTGACGGGTTGTCTGGTATCCCGCGGATGATGTACGTTGTACGTCCAGACCCGAAGGCCAGACCCCGTAAGGTGAAACTAGATGGAAGAACGAAGCGATGAGATCAAGAATCGCACTGGCAGTTCTTGTCGCAGCTTGTTCTGCTGAAGTCGGTCCCGATCCCGAGTTGTCGGATGAAGCGCAGGCGGTCCTGCAAAAGCATGGCGGTTCGTTGGCATGGCATCCTGACGTGGGTCAGTGGGAATACAGGCCCACTTCGGATTGCGGATGGGGCCTCGATCAGTACGACAAGTCAGCATCGATCGCGGTGATTCTCGCGGGGACACAAGCTGACAACAAATGCAGGATTTGTGGTCCCGTGCGTCGAGGTCGATGGGTCCATCCTGGTCCGCCTCCCAAGCTAGCCGGCTGCACCGAAGAACAGTGGGAGGAGATCGAGCGCCTCTATCACGAGACGGAGTGTAGGCTTGAACGTCATCAGGGAGGCTGTTTGTGACCGAGCCTCGTCCCATAGGCACAGTGCTTGAGCACCCCTGTCCAGACTGCGGCGGGGAGATGGTGCTTCGTACCAGCCGCTACGGCCTGTTCTACGGGTGCAAGGCATTCCCCAAGTGTCAGGCGACGCACGGGGCTCACAAGGACGGACGCCCCCTCGGCATTCCCGCGGACTCGGACACCAAGCGGGCTCGCATAACCGCCCACAACGTGTTCGATCGCATCTGGAAAGACAAGTACATGCGACGCGGCGATGCCTATGCCTGGATGGCTGAGCAGATGGGGATGGAGAAAGATGAGGCGCACATCGGTCGCTTCGACATGGAGCAGTGCGAGAAGCTGATCGCGATCGTGGACGCCTACTTTGAGAGCAAGCCCAAGAAGGTGAACCCGTACAAGGGTGCTCCACTCCGCAAGATCGTTGACGTGAAGCTGGATGACAACTACCACCGCAGCGGGTGGTACACGGCTGTCTTGGAGTGTGGCCACGAAGTCCAGCGACTAGGTTACTACCGTAAGGCTGACAAAGGGCCGCGTGGAGTCAAGACGAAACGCTGCTACTGCCTCCAGTGCCGAGAGCCTTCGGTGTGAGTGACGACGCTGACATGGTTCTCGTCTCTCGTCTGCGGAAGCATGCCGATCCGTTCTATGTTTTGGGATGGCCCGGAAATCCACCCACGTTGGTCGAGATCAAGCGACAAAAGCCATCGAGGTTTCGTGCCATAGCTCGACGTTCGTTTGCGACGCGAACGCGGTACGACTACGGGCGAATTGCGTACTTTGTGCAACAACTGGAACAGGGCTGTGAGATCGAACCGATCATGGTGGATTGCTTCTGTGACGGGGGCCGCATCTATCCAGAAGCGGTAATCCTAGATGGCTGCCATCGCTTCTGCGCCCACGTTCTGCTGCGAAAACGGCGTATTCCGATCTTTTTCGGAGGCCGCGTGGATCTGCTCGAATGGCTGCGTGGTGAGCGTCGGGAGTGCCCCATGGAGTAAAGTATAGATCATCTATAGTCCGCTGATTTTCTTATGGGTAGTCTCTTAGTAGAGAATGCCTGAATTCAACCCCATGGAGCAGCTACTCGGCTACGAGGATGCCATGCAGCCCGTTGTGGTGACGATCTCCAGCGGCGATGACGATAAGAAGCCCTTGCACGTTGGGGTTCGTATTCGGCAATGGGGATCGTATTTCCATCTGGAGCCGAAGGTGTGTTGGGTAGAGGGGACGGATGAAATGGTTGCGTGTGACGAGATGGACTACGACTTCCATGCGGTACGGCTGACAGCAGCGGTTGCCGTCGCTGACATGCTGGTGGACAACATGACCAAGAACAGGATGTTCTACCCAAACTGAGACATGCGAGACGCAGGAGACGTTTACGGGCTACGCAACAACCTCCAACGAGTGTTCGTGACTCTGTTGGATGGTCGTTGGCACACAGCCGAGGAGTTGCGGCGAGTTGGTGGTTCTGGTGGCCCAGCACGTGCGAGGGAGCTACGTGAAGCACGATGTGGAGGCCAGACCGTCTACTGCCGGCGCAAGGGCCCGTCCGGGTCTCGTGCGAGCAGCTATCGTCTCGATCTCGTTTCGTTGACGGACGAATGGAAAGAACGAATCCTCGCGAATGACCTGTCTTCCCGGCGAAAGCGGCAGGAGAAAACGTGTCCTGCCTGCAAAGGTCGAGGCAAGGTGTCGTTGACATTCCAGTACGAGCCAGCCAGCGACAAGCCGATCGATCCGACCCGCTGGAATGCCGTCTTTGACGAGTTTGTGGGATAGGCGATAAGGAGCCTATGGGTGCCTCCTGTTAGGAGGCGACCGTGAAGTGGTTAATTGAGCTTCTGAGATCTCTCTTCGGTGGCAAGAAGCCTGGGGACCCGGCTCCAGCCCCGGTAGATGATGACCGCACGCCTATTCAGCCGATGGTGGCGGAAGGGGCTGAGGAATACTTGGAAGATCTGGCCAAGGAGCCAGAGCAGAAAACGCCAGCAGAGCACGGTCTCGGCCACGTCGAGCCCGTGTTCAACCACGGGGACTCGGGACCGAAGGTCAAGGAGTTTCAACGGTTGCTGGAGCGTCTGGGGTACGAGCTGACTCGGTACGGGGCTGACGGTTTTCTGGGCGACGAGACGCTTCAGGAAGTGTGTGACTTCCAAGATGACGATCGCGAGAAAGGCGGCATTCTCAAGACCAAGGAGCACGCGCTCAAGATTCGTGGTGTGGGTCCAGATACCTACACGGCAATCAAGCTGGAGGCAGAGAAACTGCCGAGGTTTCCGGTTCCAGAGCCCATCATCGAGCCCAAGGCTGGCGAAGAAGATGCGGAAGGGCACACGCCACCTCACTTCTACAAGCTGTGTGGGGACGACGGGAAAGGCGTCAAGGCCAAGTACAAGCGCAAGAACGGGTGGAAGGACATCAAGGGGATCACACTGCACCAGACGGCTTGCTTGCTTGGTGTCAAGGCCAGTCGCTACAAGAAGGTCAGCGCCCACATCGGGATTCCTCGCGACGGCAAGATCGTCCAGATGAACGGGCTCGATTGGGTTGTCTATCACGGCCATGCCTTCAACAAGAAGGATGTAGGGATCGAGATCGATGGCCACTTTTCAGGATTAGAGTCCTATGATGAGGCAACCAAAACCTGGACTCCAAATCTCAAGACCTACTGGAAGCCTCAGAGCCAGCCCGATCGGAAGCCGCTATCTGTCACGGATTCTCAAGTCAGAGCGACGCTGAGAGCCATTGAGTGGATCATCGAGGAAGTCAAGAAGCATGGCGGCGAAGTGGTCTATCTCCACGCACACAGGCAGTCGAGCAAGAGCCGAACGTCCGATCCTGGCGAGAAGGTGTGGCGGCTCATCGCGCTTGAGGCGAAGGAACGGTGGGGTCTCAAGGATGGCGGCGGCAGTTTCGAGATCGGTGGTTACCCCATCCCTCACGATTGGGCGCAGGACGTGACGTACACAGCCAAGTATCGCTGAGTCGAGGAGCGAGTATAGTAGACGAGCAATGCCACTCTTCAAGGTAGCTCCCGAGACATTCGGGCTCACTCCAGAGCAAGGTGAGGCTCTCTACGAGCAGTACGTCTTGGAGGAGAAAACCGTTGCCGTGGCGACGCATTTGGCGGGCAAGAAACTCGGCTGCCAGATCGCTGGAACACGAGCGGCCAAATTCATCCGTGCGAACGGTTGGACTCGGCCACGGTCGTACTACGCCAGGCGCAATCCGTTCAAGGATCTGACTCGTGCCAACATCGAGGGCGGCAAGGCTGCGATCAAACGTCGTGGCCAGTGGGTTGACTGAGCCGCGCAGCTAGCGCAGCCGGTCTCGTTGGGGCGTTTAGGGTACCCAACGTGTAACGGCCCCGGACTAAGGGCATGAGCACCCGAGTATGCACTCTTGAGCGCTGCTGCCACCATCCACGCGTTTGCCCTGCCTGCCGTTTGATCCGTGCCGTTTTTGGCGAAAGGCGCGGTTCCGTTGGTGGTTCCAAAGATCCGCGGAAGGGGCGAAAGGGGGTAGAAGATGGAGACGTGTCCGCCGACCGCTTCATCTACTTCAAGAAGGGCACGACGCCGCCCACGAAGGACGAGATCGAGTCCCTTCTGCGTAACTACTTCGGCGCCGCCGCGACGGAGATCGAGTGGAGGAGCGACCGCTTCTACGTCACTCTCCACGGACACCCATCTTTCCCCTTCGCAGAGATCGCACCCGATGTCCCAAACCCGTACAAGGGAGAGGATGAGCGGGAGCGGTGGATCGAGGTCTGGCTCGACCGGAAGGACGGCACGGTCGACGTGATGACGCGGCACATGGACCACTACACGGGCGCGCTGGCCACCGATCTCGCGCGGACCATCGCCCGCTACTGGCGCGGCCGTCTGGAGGACGACTAGAGCGGAAGTGAAACATGCCACGCCCAAAAAAGAAGCCGTCGAAGGGAAAGAAAGCTGAGGAGGCCATTGCCGAAGCCGCAGATCTCCTTGAGGAGGCGTGGCTCCACGTGCAACCGAGCGACATGATCGATAACGACAAAGAAGTCGAGAGCCTACGAGAGCGCATGGAGGCGTTCGTGCGTCGCCACAAAGGGAAGAAAGCTCGGATCTGAAAGGGAAGCGTGGCCATGGAACGCACATCTCACGATCGCTCCCGGCGTTGGGTAGCGTAGGGCATGCGGCGAGTCGTCGTTGAGAGCCCCTTCCGCACCACGGACATCAAGGTAGCTGGGCACACAATCACGATCAAAGAGGATGACAACGTAGCGTATGCTCGGGCTTGCTTGCATGACTGCCTTCAGCGAGGCGAGTCGCCGTACGCGAGCCATCTGTTGTACACGCAGCCTGGCGTTCTTGACGATTCCGTGCCAGAGGAACGAGCGAAGGGAATCGAGGCTGGCCTGGAGTGGAAGCGGTCAGCCGATGCCTCGATTGTCTACTGCGATCGAGGGGTCACGGCCGGGATGATTCTGGGAATCCAGCTTTCCGAGAAGATTGGCCAGCCCGTCGAGTATCGTCAATTGGGCGGCCAGTGGGCGGTCATGGAGATCGCAGCCATGAGCCTGGACGAGCTACTGGACGAGTTGAAGGTACTCGCGCATACCACGCATGGCTCTGAGAGCGCCTGAGAGCCGTCACAAGGCCGCTATTCGGCCTATCTGTTCCCCAGGGTGAGCCATGGAACGCGTAGGCATAGGCCCTTACAGGCCCAAGAAGCGCAAGCGGCAGCGTAGGCAGCGGGGACAGGCCAAGCAGAAGGCCAAGATGAGCTACCGCAAGCGCAAGGGTGTCCTCAAACAGAAGGCCAAGATTCGCTATCGCCAGGTACGCAAGTCGCCTGCGTTCAAGCGAAAGAAGCGCATCTACCGGAAATTCCGCACGCGCCACAGGCGGCTCGGGACGACGGAAGAGATTATGATGCATCCGGCCGTCGAGTTTATGATGACCCTAGACGGCGAGCGTGTCGTCGCGGGACATATCACGGGAGTCGTTGCTGACACGTGGCAAGTCGAGTACGCACTTGAGGATGGCACGATCGGTTCCATGGACATCGATGACTTCCTCGATCAAGCAGCGTTCTTCGATGACGGCGACATCGAGTTGTTGTTTCTGATTCTCGATGAGGCTTCTTCGGTGGAAGACGACGGCGATGAGGATGTGACCGTCTTCGAGTTTGAACCTCCCGCTGAGCCATCGGCTGAGAGAGTCGTCTTGGCCTACCAAGAGCGTCACGCCTTCAACAAGGAGTCTCCGCCCGACTTGCTCGCGCAGCTTGTGAAGGTTCTCGACAAGGCGAGCACTCAGGCTGAAGGCGATGGGCGTAAAGGACTACGAGATGCCGTGGGTCGAGTCAAGGGCATCGCCAAGATCGTGGACTCCGCCTGGACGCATCGGAGGGAGTAGGTTGTGGCGCTGCCTGCTGACGTTCGGCGGCTCTTAGCTGAGGTCGAGCGTCGGCGTCAGGCGAGACTGGAGCGTATTCGCTTCCAGAACAACAACCGTCAGTATGGTCGCTCGATCTACGGAGACTTCACCTACTATCCGAGTCAGATCGAGCCAGAGCACCATCTCAACCGGGGCATCTTGGGGCTAGACAAGATTCTCAGCGGGGTTACTCCGTGGCCTCGTTTCCCGACAATCCCATGAGCGCGAGCGCACAACGAGTTGCTTCCCGATACCTGCAAGATGCTCGTGTGGATCACTACGAGGTCGAGAAGTGGCTTGAGGAGGCTGGGGTGAAACCGGAAATCGCTGCTCCGTCCAAGACGGACGGCCAATGACGCTGATGGAGCAGGGAAAGAGGGCATCCATGAAGCGAACAGCAATCGTTAAGAAGCATCCCGAACGCGGGGTTTGGTGCCTATTCGATTCTGAGGGTAAGAAGGCGCTCAACTGTTTCAAGAATCGGTACAAGGACAAGAAGCCGCCTCAAGAGGCTATCGAGCGGGCAGAGCGCATCGTGCAATTCTACAAACACCAGGCTAAGGACATGGCGGTTCGGGTCGCAGCGAGATGGCGGGGCGAATGACGGCGTCAGCACAGCGCGTGGCACATGCTCATCTTCTCCGCACGGGAGCCAAGGCTCTCAGCGGTAACGCGATTCGGTTGGAAGCAAGACATCAAGAAGGAGGCTGACCAGATCACGAGAGAGATTCGCGATGGGTTTGTCAGGAAGAACACGATGAAGCTGAGTGCCATCGTGACCGGGAAAGGCAACCTGAAGAACATCGAAGTCCTGAGTTGGGCACGTAGCAACTTTGAAGGCGATATGCTGTTCACGTTCAAGGACGGATCGAGTTTCGAGGTACGCAACAAGACCGTGACCAAGATGTCGGTCAAGGGCCGGTGGTTCTCGCAGTACCCGACGACGTTCCACAAGGTAGTCATGCCGGACGGCAAGAAGATGCCTTCTCCGTCTGAGAAGCGCATGGTCCAGGTATTCGCGGCAGTGTGATGGGTCGGCCGAAGTACATCGGGATCTTTCTCACGCCTCAGAGTAGGCGGGCGCTCCTGCGCACCTATCCGCCCGTCCATCCCACTGTCTACGCCGATCACGTCACGGTGATCTACGATCCCACCGATGCCGACTTGGAGAAGGTCGAATTGGGAGAGATCGTCACGGTCAAGCCGGTAGCTCATCTGGAGGACGAAAAGGCCCAGGTGTTGAGGGTGAGCATTCCGTCCTACCTGGCTCGGCTCACCAACCGGGTGCCGCACATCACAATCTCTACGGCTCGCGGTGTTGCTCCCGTGTATGCGGGCGAGCTAGCCAAGTCGCACCACACCATGATCGCCCCGAAGCCAGGCAACTACACGGGCATCGTGGACGTGGACAAGCGTAGCCATCCGGTGCGAACGAGGATGTTCCCGCTGGCCGCTGCTCCCAAGCACTACAAGATCGATCAGGGCGACGTTCGCAAGAAGACGCGCCGTGACAAGAAGCAGGAGCTAGAGGAGGCGAAAGACCTTGGTTTCTATTCGTACACGGTGATGAAGGTCGTTCCCATCAAGCAGGTCAAGACTCCGCCGGTCTGGAACCAAGGGCGTATCGACAGGATCAAGAAGGGGCTCGCGTCTGGGAAAGCCTTTCCGCCCATCTCTCTTGCGGGGAAGCGTCCTCCCTATGAGATCAGTGACGGCATCCATCGGACCAACGCGAGTATCGACGCTGGCTACACGCACATCCCAGCGTACTTCACGGTGCTCGTAGAGCGCCCCGATCTCTACGAAGAGCCCGAGAAGGAGAAGCCCAAGCTACGGCCAGGTACTTGGGTCAAGATGCGCGCGTCTCGGGACGGTTTCGATTGGGCGGTTGTGATCGAGTACGTGGGTCCTCGCGTGTGGAAGGGAGTCAAGCGTCACTTGTACGGTCTCGTAGCGGGCGATACGAACAAGTCCGACTTCATCGGAGACTGGATGGACTCCGAGTTTGATCCCGTGCGGGAAGGACAAGTACCGAGGAAGGTGCGTGAGACGATTCTGGCAGACCCGTTTGCTGATCATCTTCCGCAGCGACGTGTTGCTGCTCGCCATCTCATCGCTCGTGACTATTTCGAGATAGGCGACATCATCTTGTACGGGAAGTACAAGAACAAAAAAGCACGGATTGTGGCGTGGGGCAAGGACCACAAGGGAAACCCCACTGTCGAGATTGAGCCCATCCCCAAGGGCCGCAAGAAGAACAAGACCCTCGGCCTGTTCCGCATCTGGCACGCGCTCCCGCCAGAGGAGCGGAAGAAGGAAGCGCAGGTTCGGACGGCGGAATTTTCTCCCAATTGGGATTGGCCCAACGTCCTGAAGAATGTGGCCATCTTCAACCAAATCCACAAGACGGTGAAGGGATGGACGCGCCTGAGCGACAAGGACCGAGTACCGGCGCTCCAGAAAGAAAAGCCGTTCATCGGACAACTGAAGAAGGATGTCGCGGGCGGAACCTTCCCTGGTCAATGGGAAGCAGGTTTGGCTGAGTGGCTCTATCAGTGGTGGGGATTCGAGTGCCCCAAGAAAGGCACTTCTGATCTGCTTCATCATGAGCTTTCGGTTCTGTATCGTCATGTTGCCATCGAGCCCAACAACTATTTACTCAAGAAGGATGTCGAAAATACAGCACGAGTGTTAGACACGTACTCCAAGGAGGTCAACGACTGTCTCAAGCAAGCCGGGCCAGCGCGTCTGACCTACTCGGGGTTCAAGGTCTGGAATCCGCAGCGCATGCCCGACAAGATGATGCGCAAGCTGTTGAGCGGCGTCGATCACATCATGGCGATCTTCCGCAAACGAGGGATGGAGAAGGCGCTCACGAAAGGCGTCAAGGACATCCTCGTTCGCAAGTGGACTAGCAACGATGGAAAGTATGTTGCCTGGTACTTCTCCCGTGAGCGCCGCATCGTCCTGACCGATGCTGTTCTCAAACCCGGCGGTGGTCGGCTCATGGATCGCTGGATCTCCGAAGTGTTCCTCCATGAGTTTGGGCATCATGTCCACATGACGTACCTCCATCCCAACGCTAAGAAGGAATGGGATGCCGGGTGGAGTCCTGTTGAGTCGGCACGGGAGAAGGTCGAGCAAGAATTCAAGATCACCGGGAAGGACCGAAGGCGGTTCTTCGATCTCATCGAACGGAATGATTGGAGTCCGTCGAAAGCGGCACGAAAGCTCAAGGGCTTGGACAAGCTACGGTTCATGGCGTGGCTGCGCAACCCTGGTTTGGGAGAGCCCTTGATTACACCTAAGATTGTTCGGTTGACGCGTCGAGGGAAGGACGTGTTTGATTTCTTGCGGGACCCAGAGGGGCATTGGCGTCAACAACACCCTGGAGACCTGCTCAGTCATCTCCAATATGAGTCGAAGGAGCAGCAGAGAGCGGAAGAGGATGCTTATGTGGCAAAGCAAGTAGCTCAGAAGCTCCGCCGCCTTCGCAACGATGTTTTGTCTCTCGATTGGGAAGGCGCAGACAAGATTCCCCGAGCGTTGCAAGACGAGATTCGCAAAGAGGACAAGAGCGTAGACGCTGCGATAGATGCTTTGGAAGTCCCCACGGATTATGCGAGAACGAATGAGATGGAGGACTTTGCCGAGTCTTTTGTTGCCTTCGTGGCGAACCCGGCAAAGCTCTCGGACCAGGCCAAGTTCCGCATGCAGCGTGCTCTCAGCCTCTCCGGGCTCTACGGCAAGCCGATTATGAGGCTGGCTGAGCGGGTCGCTCAGACCTGGCGTCGAAGGCAGGCCGCAGCCTAGCTCTGAGGCTCTGAGGAGCGTCTCCAGAGGCTTCTGGGCCGCCAGGATGCGGCTGTAGTCTCGGGGCTCTGGAGGCTCAGGGAGGCTCCCAGGGCGTCCTACGGGTTGCGGGCAACGCGCACCGCGCCGGGCGCGCATTTCGTATGCACTTTTGGTAGATTCTGGCGTAGAGGGCGTAGAGATGAAGGTTCTCAAGCTACAGATCTTCCATGGCAACGAGATGAAGGAATGGCGCACGATCGAGGACGACGTGACCAAGATCGGGACGCTCCAGTCCTCGCACATCCAGCTTGAAGGGCTAGCGCGCATGCACGCGGTGATCGAGCGCAGCACGGACACGTTCCGGCTCATCGATCTCGGCGGCGTGCCTCCGACTTTCGTCAATGGCGAGCAGATCAGGCAGGCCGAGATTCAGAATGGCGACATGATCCACTTCGGTCGAGAGGGTCCGTGGAGTATGCGCGCGACCATCGAGACAGCCGTCGAGGTTGACGTGGACCGCAAGCCGGAGGCCCCTGACTCTTTGTCACGGGATGAGCTTTTCGAGACTTTCGCCAACGCAGCCCAACGACGCAAGGAGCGAGAGGACAAGGAGGATATTCCAGACGATGAGCTTTTTGATCATTACTATCGCAAGTACCAACGTCGTAAGGCTCAGGAGCAAGAGCGCGAGAAGGACTCGGGGCAAGAGAAGTTGTTTGAGAGCCTGTGCGAACAGATGGAGGAGCTTGTAGAGGAGCGCTCAGAAGACCAGAAGAATGACATTACACGGATGCTTACCCAGGTGAAGTCTCTGTGGAAGAGCAAGGATCCTGAAAGAAAGCAAGATCAGATCCGACGCCTTGAGGATATTATTCAGGCTCTCAAGCAAGACAGGCAAGAGAAGGAGCAGATGGCGCACGCTTTGATCGATGCCACGAGCCAAATCATTGCGGAAGGCACGATGGAAGAGGCGTTCAAGATCTCCGAAGAAGAGGCGCTTGAGAAAGCCGCCGATCTCGTCATGGAGGTCAGTCAGTACAAGGATGCCCTCGGTCTCCTTCAGGTGTTTTCTGGGCCAAAAGAAGGCGGAGCAGGGGACAAGAAAGTCTTTCTCAAGGGGAAACATCTCTTGGAGAAACAATTGTCGGGGGAGGTCGCTAGAAAGAGTCTGTTCTTGAGTCTCTACATCGCGCGGGCAGGCGGCTGGACGTGGGAGCAACAACAAAAGGAAATGCTGAAAGCGCGGCGTAACCTGACTGAGGAGGAGCTTCAAGTGCTTGAAAACCATCCCGCAGTCAAGAAGGTTTTTGAAGCCATGGAGAGGCAGAGCGGTAGCTAGTCGATAAACCACGGTTTACAGGAGATGCTGAAGCCGCAGGACATCGTGCATGTAGGAGGGACGCTGACCGCCGCTAGCGTGTTGGCTGCCTACCACCAAGGAGTGTTTCCTTGGTTCTCGCACGATGGCAGCGACGTGCTTTGGTGGTCGCCAGATCCTCGATTCGTGCTCGACGTGAACGAGGTACACAGAGGGCGCACCGTTCGGAAAGCGCTCAAGAAGCTCGACTTCACGATCGACGCTGAGTTTGACCAAGTGATACAGGAGTGTGCCGACAAGCGCTATGCAGCCAGGTCTGCGATGGGAACCGATCGGACCGACACTTGGATCACTCCCCGGATGTTGAAGGTGTACCGGAAGCTCTATCGAGAAGGCTACGCGCACAGCGTCGAGGCGTGGAAGGATGGCGATCTAGTAGGTGGTCTTTACGGTCTGTGCCTGGGCAACGTGTTCTTTGGCGAGTCCATGTTTGCGCACATGCCCAATGCGTCCAAGGCGGCTCTTGTGTTCCTTTGCGATAAGCTGAAGGAAGCGGGTGTCGGAAGGATCGATTGTCAGATGGAGACTCCGCTGATGCGCTACATGGGAGCCAAATTTGTCAGTCGGGCGCAGTTTCGAGATGGTCTCTTGTTGGGCTTGCTCACCAAGCCCACGCTCCGAGGAAAGTGGTCTGTAGATGGGTTGCCAGACGCAGAGTGACGTAGTTTCCCTGCCCAACCCGCCGCCAGACGGCTCGACCGTGGAGGAGATCTTGACTTACCTGGACACGATCAGGGTCATCGATCCGGTGCCGCACGCCGTGGTCACGTTGAACGGCTACACCTTCAGGCTCGACTGGCCTCGCATTCCGATGCTGCCGCCTACGATGTGGTACATCACGTCAACGAGCCCAGCCACAGCGAGGGATACACAGATAGCTCGTCCCCGTCTCGGATGGCAGTGGTGTTGGGAATATGCAATCGACACGATCAAAGCCGAGATTGAGCGGGTATTAACCGCTATACCAACCCCAGACCCAGGCCCATGGCCACCACCCCTATGATCAACCTGACCCCAAAGGCTCTCTGCAAGCGAATTTTCCAAGGTAGTGAAGGCATCCAAGCCGCTGCTATAGCACGGTGCAGCGAAAGCGGTTGGGATGGGAGGCTCTGGCTGGCTGACGGGAAATCCGAGCATACCCCGCCTCCCTTTTCTACTCCTTGGGAAGATACCTTTTCGAAGCTCTTGCTCTTGCTGGGGACGCTTTCCGTCGACAAGTTTCATGTCAACACAGAGGCCCGTCGCATAGCCGATCCCGCGCATAGTCTTGTAGTCGAGAAGCAAGACGAGTGGGTCGTGCTTGTGGCCGTGGCTTTGGGACACCCAATCCGTAAGAGCTTGCGCCGAATGATTGCCAAGACGTTCCGCGATCTTCGGAAGGATGGACCGCCGCAGAAGGTGATTCCCTTCACGCCAGTCGCCGTTGAGGAGTAGCGATGCCTGATACTGAGGAAGAGGTTGTCTACATCGAGGACGATGACTTTGAGCGGCTAGTGGACGACTACTTCGCCGGCATCTATACCGACTTGGGAGAGATGGGCGTGCCGGAGGACCGGATGCCCACGTCTCTGCAAGTGCTCTCGCACGTCATGGACTGTATAGATGAGTCTCGGCTCAAGGCATGGATGGAAGCCTATGCCGCGGCCGAGGGCAAGGCTGAGCCGCCACAACAGGAGTTGTGATCGGTAGAGTCCGATCACCTGGCAAACCAGGAGGATCAGATGCCGATCAAGAAGAAAACAAAGACGACCAAAGCTAGACCGACCAAGGCCGCATCGACAAACGTCGAGGAAGCCATCTCTGTGAAGAACGGAATCAAGGCCACAGTCTACAAGGACAAGGCTGGCGAGTTTCGTTGGCGAGTTGTCAAGAAGGGTCGGGTTATCGGAGCGAGCAGCGAGGGCTACAAGCGTCGAGGGAGTGCTGTGTCCAACTTCACGAATCTCTGCGAAGCCATGCGACTCGTCAGGCCGAAACCGAAGAAAGCCGCGGCGAAGAGAGCATGATCACCAAGCCTGTCAAGGACCCTGAGCGTCGAAAGGCTCGAAAGCGCAAGAAGGCGCCGAAGGATCCTCGACAGGGGCTTCGCTTGTACGCTATCCTGCGAAGCCAGTGACGTTTGGGTACAGGAAGTCACGTGACGAGTGGTCATGCTACGACTGCGGCATGGTGCGGCCGGAGTACCACATGCTCTGGGATGGTGTGTGGGAGAAAGCGTGGGACGGAAAGCAGCCACCGCACGAGGATCCTCGCGATCCTCGTCAGCCGTTGCAGTTGTGCTTCGCGTGCTTAGAGAAGCGACTCGGGCGTCCGTTGGCCAACGCAGACTTCACCACCGCGCCGGTCAACAATTTCTGGCTTCGTTGAGCGCGTTGTCTGTTTCCTATGCGTCTATGCGTCAAACGCCTCGACGCGGATCAGCGGCGCCGCGCCTCCACCGATCATCATGATACGGCCGGGGCTCAGCGAGCAGAGGTTCTCGATCTCCTGCTCATCGAGTCCGTCCCGATTGTCCGTCGAGTGGATAGCGCTGGCTGTTGGTGATCGTCTCTCTCGTCCGTGCCATCGTCTCAGTCTCCTGTGGGTTACGAATTCTTCGGAAAGTGCTCCTGTAGGTACGCCGCGACTGCGCGGCCGAGGGGGGTGATGTCCCACGTACGCTCACAATCGCCGTAGGACACAGAGAGCACGCCAAGATCAACAAGCGGATTCAGGTTGACCGCGGTTTGGCGATTACCACGCCGCGGCTCGGTCCAGGGGCCACACTTTGCAAAGTCGGTGAGATAGAGGCGCTGGTGAACCTCCAGCCCCTCCGCTACCTCTGCCGGTGTCCGCTCTGGTGTGGGGGTCATGGCCTAGATGACCTCCTCTGCGACGACGGGAAGGCCCGTCTCTCGGCTCAGTTCCTCGGCCGCCGCAAGCGCATCGTCTCGGTCTAGGTGGGTGTCCAGCGTCTCTGTGGTGATCGCGCCGCCAGACGCGTCGAGTCGGTCCCGGCTCACGATCCATAGAGGATCGGCGCCCGGGTCGCTGTCCGAGTCGAGCCAGACGCTCAGGACGGTGCGCGTCTCGTCGGCGCTGCGCAGGGCCGGGGTGATCTTTGTCCGTGCCATTGTCTCTGCCTCCGTCATCGGTGGGGGTCATGGGATCCTCCCCTCGACACGATTGTGATAGTCTGCCCGTGCCTTCAAGTAGTCCGCGACTGCGCGGCCGAGCGGCGTGCGCCGTCCACCCCGCTGCACGAGACCGGCAGCGACAAGGGCATCAAGATCGACGCCATACAGGACAGCGCGCGCGTCGTCGGTGACTTGGATGATGATGCTCATTACTTCGTCCCACTCACGAAGATCAGCACCTTGCCGAGCAGCCAAAGGCCGAGTCCGGCCGGGATGCAAATGACCGCGGTAAGTACGAGCAGACTGAGGATCGCTTCCATTTCACCCTCTCTACGCGGGATTCCGGCGAAAGTATATTGCGGGAGGCGCGCGCTCTACAAGGCTGTGGAACGCTGTCTAAAAGCGAAATTCGGAGCCTCTATGCACTTTTCCTTCGATTCCGCGTAGACACGAAAGAGGGATTGGTGCGCAAACCGCACAAAGGCACCTTACGAGCACTCGCCAAACGATTCCGGGCTTGGCTCGTCACGCTTCCTCAGATCGCCTCTTTCGATGAGGATCTCTGTGGGGCGTGTGCGATTGCTTCGGATGGTCTGGCTCGCTTTCTTCGTAAAGAAGGTTTCGACGCTTGGTTTGTCGAGGGCCAGTACGTTCCTTGCGCCAACAGCACTCGGTCAGAGGACTTTTACGGTGCCGAGACCAACCATTGTTGGGTCGAGGTTGGTCGGAAGTGGATCGTGGACATCACTGCTAGGCAGTACAGTGGGCGATTCCCCGAGGTCTACATTGTGCCCACAGAGCATGAGGACTATCATAGATTCCGGCGAGGGCCGTATGCTCTTCGATGCGTGCGGCGGGAGTGGCCGAAAGACCACCATCCACTCGGTCGAAAGCTACGCATCAGGTAGGAGTATGACTGAGATTTACATGATGGCTGGCGTGCCGGGTTCGGGCAAGAGCACGGAAGTCAAGAAGTTGCCGCCGCACGTTTACCTGAGCCGGGACAAGGAAGGCGGCAAGGTTTTGAGCTTGCTTCCGAAAATGCATAAGGCGATTGCGGACGGGGCCGAGATCATCGTGCTCGACTGTACTTTCCTTTTGCCTGAGCACCGTGAGCCCTTTCTTCAAGCCGCGGAAAAGGCTCAGGTGCCGGTTCATCTCAAGTTTCTCGATGTCAGTAAGGAACAGGCTCAATTCAACTTGTGCTGGCGCATGTGCGAGCGCTACGGGCACGTGCTGCGGTCCGAAGAGATGGACGAGTACAAGCACGATCCAAACATGTTCCCGCCGACTGTTCTGTTCGGATGGTTCAAGAAAATGGTGCGGCCTCAGTATGCTGAGGGTTTCGATTCGGTCGAGGTCATCAAGATCGGGCGCTGGCCTTTGCCTTCTGAATTCAAGAACAAGGCGTTCATCGTGGATTACGACGGGACGGTACGGGAGACCAAGAGCGGAGAGATCTACCCGACTGATCCCTCCGACGTGCGAGCACTCCCACAGGCGGCTGAGAAACTCCAGAAGATAGCCAAGGAAGGAAGGCTGTTGCTTGGAGCGAGCAATCAGTCTGGTGTCGCCAAGGGTCTTCTGACCATGGAGACGGCCAGGGCATGTTTCGAGGAGGCCAATCGCCAGCTTGGCGTAGACATCGAGTATGCCTTCGACTACAGTCGGTCTGGGCCGATCACTTCCTGGCACCGAAAGCCCATGCCGGGAATCGGGGTAGACTTCATCTGGAAGCATCGGCTGGACCCGAGCCAGTGTGTTTTTGTGGGCGACATGACTTCGGACGAGACCTTCGCCCAGCGATGCGGTTTCCAGTTTGAGTGGGCAAAGGATTTCTTCGGACATGAATGAACCTGCGAAACGAAAATCTGCGTGGCCACCGCTCAACTTGACAGGTGGTGACTCTCTAGACGGAGATCTGCTCAAGCGGCTGGAGATGAAGCGAGAAGCTCAGATCGAAATGTGGCGGCGGAATACGACATACGGATCGTTCGCTGTGTGGCCGTGGTGGGCTGTGGGCTGGTGCGTGGGGTTCGTGGTGACGATGGTTCGTGGGTTGTGGTGGAACCTTGCGAACGGCTACAAGCGTTGGACAACACACTGGACAGACGAATGGCAGCATCCCGATGATCACTGAATCTGAGATTAGGAAGAACGCAGAGAGGGCGTGTCCTTACGCGCGAGGATACGTTGGGTATGGGCCTTGGATCGGTGGCTACACCCACGCAGCGGAAGAGTATGAGAAGAAGCTCGAAAAGTTGCGTGAAGTGATAAGGATCTTTGAAAGGCGCGGTTTCCGATGACACAGGATGACATGATGGAGATTCGCGCTGAGGTTCCGGCGGACGACTACGTGTTGATCACCAAGTCGGAGCTAGGCAAGCTCGTAGAGATGCTGCGCAAGTATGACGAGACCGTGCCTGGCTTGTGGGATGCCTTTCAGGCGCTCGACATCCGAGCCCGCAGCGTCAAGTACCGCAACCCCAAGATTCACGATCTTGTGTCTCAACTCACTGACCCGCAGAAGCGTGCGCTGCTGTTCATGGCCGAGGGCGATCCTGACGTTCTCTACGATGAGAACAGTCGCCTTCTCGGCATGCCGGGGCTTAGTCGGCGCACGTTGAATGTCTTGGCGAAGCACGGGTTAGTGGTGTCAACGAAGGTCGAGCGTGAGGTGATGAAGGGGCCGTTCAAGTACAAAGACGGATACCACACGTCGTTCACCATCACCGATCTTGGTCGGGAAGTCGCGGACATCGTGGTTCCTCATGAGTAACAAACTCCGAATCAGAAATCCGAAAGGCGAGGATCTCATCGTCATCGACTTGCACACCGGGAAAGTCCATAGCGACATGCCCGATCGCTTAATCTATCCGAAGGTGGCTGAGACTTGGTGGGAAGCCGTGAGGACGGCTTACACAGCGGCCAACAAGGAGTCGGGCAAGAGCTTCAAAGACCTGATTTTGCAAGGAGTCGGTGTGGGTGGAGAGGATGACGGGGATATCATCTTTCAGCCAGGACAAGGAAACAAGGGAGGAAAGGGGGGCGATGTCATGGTTTCAAACAAGACGGGTATCGAGGGAGACGAACCTTGCCCTGAGTGTCATGGCGATCCTCGCGGTGTCTTGATGCTGGACAAGTACCACCCGTGCAAGACTTGCGGTGGCTCTCGGAAAGAGTAGGTCATGCAGATCGCTATATTAGTCGAGAGGCTCGCGCAGAGCCTCTATCCCTCTCAGAAACGTGAGCTACTAGCCGAAGCGACCAAGACAGAATGGCGGAGACCGGGGCCGGAGTTGCGCGACTTGGAGATTCATGGCCTGACTGTTCGACGCGGGGCCTACTGGCGTCTCACTCCTTTTGGTTTCGCTTTCGCTGCCTATCTCCAGAGAGAGTAGACTCATGCCTCTCATAGCTCTTGACCGTGACCCGCAGCATGCGCCATGCTGTTACCTCATCTGTCGAGTCACGAATCCCGATGCGGGTGAGGGAAACTACGATTGGTCCACGCGAGATCCAGACAACACTGTGCTCGTGCAGACGGATCTCGACTACCCTGGGGTCGCCAGATCGTTCGGATGGGACGGCGACGATGACGACATCAATGGAGCAACGGACTACCTGGAGCGCTGTGTAGCGCACGGTACGGTAGTTGAAGATCCGGGGTACTTCGGATGATCGTTGTGAAGCTGGAGTTGTGGCCTGGTGGTGACCGCAGCCGGGCCACGGAGATCGGGCGGACGTACGTCTGGAGAGAACATCTCCATAGCCCCGGCAAGGCTGACTACGAAGTCCGGGTTTGCCGGCGAGGCCATTACGAGGTCGCGTCGAGAGCGTTTCTCGATAGCAAAGGATTCACGCGCACGGGGCGAGTCGAGAATTGGCCGCGGTTGAGCTACAACGTGTGGCGTCTGATTTGCCGCTGTCTCAAAGCTGCGTTTCCCGAGGAGAACAAGAAAAGCAATGGCTGTTCTACTTCCCGGTAAGTTGCTCTACCTAGCTGTCCCTCGCACGGCGTCCGTATCTACCGAGACTGCGTTGCTCGCTTTCGAGGGCGCCATCCGTTTGGAAAAGCACATCACCTATGGGCAGGTGAAGGCTGATCCGTCGATCCCGTTCCAAGGCACGGAAGTGGTCTTCACGACCATTCGCAATCCCTATGACATACTGACGACAGACTTCTACTACGAGGAGGATCGCTACCCGCACTTCCTTACGTTCGTTCGCGAGTACGAACACTGGCCGTTCGTGGTCCAGGGTAAACTGTTCTGGTTGCTCGATGAGGTCGATGAAGCGTGGAATGCGATCGGGGTAGACTTCGAGGACTTCTATCAAGGAGAAGGACCTTTCTTCGTGGTTCTACAGTATGAGAACCTGTCGGAAGAATTAGACGCGCTGTTGAGAACCGTAGGGTTACCCACGGTCAACCTGCCACGAAAGAACATCTCCAAAGACAAGAAGCCGTGGCGAACCTACTACACGCCGGAGGCAATCGAGGCTGTCAATGAACGTTTCGGGGAGGAGATCAAGAAGTGGGGGTACGATCTACTCGACCCGGTGCGTAAATCCCGCGGCGACCTGAAACGCTACGTCGTGCCCGTCACACTGGAGATTGATGCGGAATCTCCCGAGCACGCTCAGGAAGTCTTGGAGGCTCTCCAGCATGTTGGGGTAAGCATTACTGACTGGAGTGAGCCCGAAGAGACGAGACGATGAGCGAGCTACGGACGATTCTGGAGCGCATTGGCGGGATGGTGAGGAAGTCCGATCTCAGAGGATGGGAAGACCCGGCGACGGATGCGATCCATCTCTCATGGTACGTCGAGCGTCTCGTGTCGCAGGTTCATGTCTTGAATCAGATGCGTCCCGAGCCCAAGGATTTGTGCCCTGCGTGTGCGGGGGAGACGTGGGGGCGACCTTCTGGGCCGGACGGGTCTGCGCTGGACTGGACAAGGCGTAAGTGTCGCGAGTGCGGTGAGCTTAGACCCGAGCCAAAGGATCAGAAGGCGTGACGGTAACCAAGGAAGAAGTCGAGGGGATCGTAGCCCACCACATGGCGACGGCTGTGGCCCAGATCGGCAAAGATCTTGAGGCCAAGTACGCGACCAAAGACGAAGTCGTCCAGAGAATCAAGGAGTTTGCTCAGGGCATCGGAGAGATGGCGACTGGCTGGGGCAAGAAATTCTGCGAAGATTTGAAGGAGGGGAAGGATCTTCCAGATGACCATCCGCTCCGTTTGGTGGTGCAGATTGTGGATGACATTTTGACGCTTCAGCTTCAGGTGATGGAGTTGGGGTTGCTCATGATCCTGAGCAACGAGAAGGGGATGGTCGGCCGGGACATCAACAAGACCATGCGTCTGGTCCAGATGACGCAAAAGCTCATGGAGCGTCAGCGTGAGCGGGTTTTCGGTGAGATGGAAAAGCACATGGCACGGAATCCCGAGTCGCCGTTCGTACCCATTCTGCAAGAGATTCGTGAGCTAACCGAGCCGGGAGGCTGAAGATGACGCTGAGGGGATACTTCAAAACTGAGGAAGAAGCGCAAGAGGCTGCTCGGAAGTACCCAGAGAAGGACTACGACGTGGAGATCGTAGAGCGTGTCGTGCTTTCGTACCAAGGCTGTCGCAAGACGCGCTGGATGCTCTACGCGACTAGAATCCTGCACTGCTCATGTGGCAGGGACGTAGCTCTTTACGGCGCTACCAACATGTGCCGGTGCGGTGCTGACTACAACTGGACAGGCCAGCGTCTCGTGCCTCGTTCGCTCTGGGGCGAGGAGACAGGCGAGCATTGGGCCGACACCATGTTGCCACCCGAAGACTGGTAGGAGAAGATCGATGACTTCACACGTTCGTGTCTACAGTGATGGTCGCTTGTGCGTCCCAGCCCCGGTGCTCAAGGAAGCAGCGCAGGCGGCCGGGAAGAAAAAGCTGCCCCGCAGCATTTGGGTCGGAGCCTTGGACGGAGAGATCTTTCTAACCTGGGATCGCTCGCACTTGGGCTCGTACTTCAAAACCGAGGAAGAAGCGGAAGAGGCTGCTCGGAAATACTTGCTGAAGGAGTATGATCTCAGTGTTCGGCAGCGGGTTCTGTTCGGTTCGTATCCCAAAGGCAGGACGTTTCCAGTCCAGGTCACGAGTAGTGGAAACATAGTGATCCGGGGGGCGAACACACGCGATGCCGTTCTTCGCGACCGTAGTCCGTCTACGGAAGGAAGCACGAAGGGGATGGCGCTAACGCTGAGAGCGATGAAAGCCAAAGATCGCAAGTCCAAGAAGAAGAGTCTGAAGCAGACGTGGACGGACATGGATCACAAGGTACGGCTCCAGGTGGCCGCGATGTTGCGCAAGGAATACCCCGAGGCCACGGTGGCCGAGATCGCTAGGAGTTTACCTGACTTGACAGTGGCGGAGTTGGTGGGGCAGTAACGAAGAGAAGGAGCAAGAAATGAGCAAGAAAGTGTTTTGTGGTGGCCTTCCGTGGGCAACCGATGATTCTGGTCTGGCAACGGCGATGTCCGAGTTTGGGGTCGTCGTAGAAGCGAAGGTGATCACGGACCGGGAGACAGGAAGATCACGAGGTTTCGGCTTCGTGACCTTTGCCAGCGAGGAAGAGGCAGAGGAGGCTCTCCAGGTTGGCACCCTTCAGATAGATGGCCGGGCGATCCGCATTGACGAGCCCAACGAACGGCCACGCGGAAAGCGTAAATAGTCTGGCCTAGGTGATGGGCGAGTACACGGACAAGCTACAAAAGCGCAAGAAGGGCCCAAAGCCCTTCGGCCAGGGCACGGCCGCGATGAAAGTCGCGGTGCTGGACTCCAACATGGAAACGACCGTGGATCAGTTTGTCACGGCATATGCAGGGGCCGATGCGTTGCACGACATGTGCGATTGGCTGAAGGAAGCTCCGCCCAATGAGAAGTGGTTGTGCGAGGCCCCAAACCAAGTCCACAACCTGATTGTCTACCTCGATCCCAACGATCTGATTGTCTTGGCTCGCGAGACTCCAAAGGGTAAGTGGCTTCCGCTTTCTCATCCTTGCGCATCGTTCTATCCCGATGCTTCCTTGAAGGTACTGGAAGACATGATTCCCTAGGTGTGTTCGGATGTCCAAAGAAGACCAGATCGAGTTTGATGGGAAGATCACGGAGGTTCTCCCTGCGGGGTTGTTCCGGGTGAAAGTCAGCGATGACCATGAGGTACTTGCCCATCTGAGCGGCAAGATGCGGAAGTTTCGGATTCGTGTAGTGTTGGGCGACGCTGTGACGGTCGCCGTTTCTCCCTACGATCCGAAGCGAGGGCGTATCACGTTTCGAGCACGATGATGACGACAGCCAAACAGAATCGTCTCCAGCTTCACTTCCCCAAGGGAACGTCGAGCGAGAACGCGAAGAAGATGCTGAAAGCCATCGACGCGCTCGCGGAAGCCACGGGGCAGCCTCCAGCCGAGATTCTGGATCTGCGTATGCACTTCGACAAGCCAGGTCCAGATGGGGTGATGATCAGCGATGAGGGCTACGCGCTCCATTTCGTCAAGAACATCCCGACAAACGATGAAGATGGTTGGTACGTGTACAAGGACGGGGAGTGCATTCACGAAGGTCCTATTGACAATCCACACATAGCTGAGCGTCGTGCGGCAGAGCACTTTCTCGGTTGGGAAGCTGACAAGAAAGACATCTCATGAGAAGACCGAGCACAGCCGTACTAGAGGACTGGGCGCAGCAAGGCGGCCGTCTTCCGCAGATCTGCAACGAATGTCTCCGGTTGCGCAAGATCCTTCGCGATCTTCACGAGGAAGCATCCACCACAGAAGATGCTGGAGACTTCATTTTGGGGATTCTCGAAACCTTCCCTGGAGAGATTGAGTCCTGGGGTGAGGAGGCTTTCGAGTCCGAACATGCACGAGTGACCCGTGAGGAAGCTGAGCTAAAGGCGGAGGAGCGCGCCGAGTTGGCCCGACTCATCAGCAAGTACCTGCCTGCGGAAGTGGTGAGGTTGCTCAAGAAGTATGTGTCGTTGGATGAGGAAGCTGAAGATAATGGCGACGAGAATCAGTGAAGACACCGAAGTGAACATGGAGCGAGAGGGTTCTACTCGTCTCGCGTTCGCCAACATCGAGGAGCGCGAGGTTGCGTGGCGTATCATCGAGACGTGGTACGGCATGGTCAAGACTCTGCGCGAGATGGGCGAACACTTGGTGGAGAACGGTGAGGCGCTCAAAGAGTACGGAGGCTTCGATTGGCTGGAAGGCCGAGCCCGCATCCATGCAGGCATGGAGATCACGAGCCTTGCGGAGATCGTCGTGATGGAAGCTCAGTCGGACGAGCGCGGGATGGCTGCGGACACCGCTAGCCGGCTACTGGAGAAATTCAAGAAGATTGACAAAGCCATCGAGACCGAAGATCCCGAGCTATTCAAGGAGTGGCGGGAGGAGTTTCCGCCCCGAGATCCAGTGAAGGTGAGGTCTGAGGCTGAGGCTCGTCTCGTCAAATTGCGGGAGAACCTAGACTACCTAGAGCGGCAGCCGTGTGTGAAGAAGAACGTCGAGGAGTGGTACGACCTAGTCCGCAACATTCGCCAGTGCGAGCGCACGATCTCTGTCCAGGTCAGTGCCGAAGAATACGAGAAACACGCCGAGAAGCCGGACCCCGTTGCCGAGGAGGAGATCAATCTCAAGGTCCGGGTTTTGGCGCATGAAGGCAACCTCGTGATGGTTCCCCTTGCGCCAGAGGAAGGCATCGATGACGATTGGTGGCCGACTGGAGGAGACAAGATGGGCTGTGTCGTGGGGGACACGCGGCGGCGACTTGGTGTCTCGAAAGAGGCTATCGGTCTCATGCGTGGCATCAAGCGCAACCGTGATGCCATTGGTGACATTGGTTGGTGGCGATGCCACGACGGCACATACGCGTTTAGCTGGTGGGGGCCTATTTTCCGCATCATTCATCCGAACGATGCGGAAGGCAGTCGAGACTTCGCGACACATCCAGATCAGTACGTCGAGATCCCGAATGACGTACCGCCCGAGGTCATCGAAGGCTGTAGGAAGGCAGCCGCAGGCGAGATGCTGCTTAGTGGAAAAGCGGCGGAAACTATGTGGAAAATGCCATTCAAGATCGAGCCCAATCCCTATGAGGATGAGAGCAGCAAAGAAAGCTCTGATGTGTACCCGGAAGGGTAGCCATGGAAGACCACAAAGGCGATGTGTACGATCTTGGGCGCAAACGCGAACGTGCGGACGTATTGGCGTGGCTACGGAGCGAAAGCGTATTTTCTGACGCGGCCGAGTTTCTCGCGGACAGGATCGCGGAAGGCTGTCATGAGGGGGCGGCTGCTCGTTTTGAAAAGGACTGATGGCGGTCATCCTTCCAGGCAAGTTTCTCTATCTGGCGAACCCGCGGACGGCATCCACGTCCACGCGCATCGCTCTTGGCAAGCTGCCAGAAGCCAAGATGCTCTGGCCACAGCATCAACTGCTGCATGAGTGCCATCTGTACGATGGTGAGCAGCCGGTCACTGCTGTTCGCAATCCCTACGATGTCCTTGCAACGTGGTTCCAGCTTCAAGTGAAGTATGAGGATTTCGTGGAGTTTCTCGCCAAGTTTCAGCACAAGCAGTTTCTCCTTGGCGATCCACCTGACTTGTTCTGGCAGTGTGGTGAGGGGTTTGGGTAGCCGCAGTGGAGGCACTGGTAGACTGTGGGCTGGTGCTGTCACCAGTGCGGTGAAGAGAAGCATCCTCAAGTCGATTGTCCTCAGTGCGGGGAGCTAGACCGCTCCTGCCTCCACTGTGGCCATCTCTACATCAAGTGGGTCAACTACGAAGAGTGGCGAGCCAAGTAACGCTCAGCTACCGTACTCCGAAATCTACTCAAAGGTAAGCATCGGATTCGAGGCTGTGCCGGTCTCGCCTTGGCGGCGATGCTCCGGTAGTGAGCCTCCGGCCTGACGGTTCAGGCGCCTTGGTATGAGTCCTGCGGAACTGTCCCGACGACGCCGGTATCGCCCTCGCAGCAACTCCCCCACGTCTCGGTGATGATCGTCGAGACCGACCTGTTCGTCCTGAGAACGTCTCAGCAGGTTGATCCCTCCCACCACGTCGGCATGAGAACGTCTACCGCAACTGCGGCAGACGAAATCGATTCCTGATCGGTTCCGTCGAGAAACGTAACCACAGGAGGGGCAAGTCTGGGACGTGTACGCCGGGTTCACCTTGATCACCGCTGCCTTCGTCTCCAAAGAGTGGGCCAAGGCCCGGTAGGCGAACCTCTTCTGTCCCCGACATCCTTGAAGGTCGAGATCTTCGATCACGAACACGGTGCCCTTCGGCGCATCACGGACCAGCTTGTTCGCCGTCTCTCCCGTGATGGTTTTCACCATCCCGGTGAGCTTCGACTCCAAGCGGTCGAGCCGAGGGCTGTTCTCCTTGAAACCTTGGCGCTGTCGGTTCGCACGAAGGTTCCTGACGCGTTCGTAGAGCCTGTCGAATTTGGGTTTGAGGTCGGCACCGAACGTTCGGCCGTCAGACGTGGCCGCCACCACGTTCAGGCCGACATCGACACCGATTTTAGGAGCATCTGGCTGAGGCTCGGGGACGACCCACTCCTTCTTCTCGACAACCTCGAACCGCCATCGGCCCCGCTTGTCCTTGCGAGCGTGGACTCCCTTCGACACGTCCGAAGAGGACCCGACGTAAGGATTTCCGTTCAGCGGAAGCCAGATGACTTTCCGGCTGACCAACGTGGAGATCTTGATCCACATCGGAGCCATCGCAGCTTCGTTGGCGTCGGCCAGCGTGCAGGTGTTCTCCGACATCCGCATGGGGATACGGTCAGACACTCTCGGCGGGTTCCCGGAGACCTCGGGGTCGAGGAGAAGTTTCCAGTAGGCGTCGATGGCTTCCTGGGTGACATGCTTCCAAGGAACGGAGATCAGGTGCTTGCCCACGGTGCAGAGGGCATGTCGCTCATCTTGGGAGATCTGGCCGAACCTATGGAGACGGGTGAGGTGCTTCTTGATGGCACGCTCGTAGGTTGCCTTGGCCCAGGTACTTACGATCTGGATGGCGTGGTCTCGTGCGTTCTTCTGGATCTGGGACGTGAGCTTTTCAGCCTTTGGGAAGAAGGCTTGTTTCTTGGACCGCTTGAGGTTGAGCCTCCGGCCATCGAACATCGCCTGCACGCAAATACGGACGTACTTGACGTACTCCACATGCAGGGCCTCCAGGGCAGCGACCTTGCCTTGGTTGGTCTCCGGGTGGAGATAGAGGTGGCGTGACTTCTTCACGAAAAACGGTAGTTTAGCATGGAAACGGGCGGTAGGTTCTCTCAGGAATGCTTAGGTTTACTGGGATTTGGCGTCAACAGTTCGCAACCCCGATACTCCTTCAGCACGGTGACCTTGGGAGTTGCGCTTTTCTATTGGAGAAGAGGCAGGATCTTGTCCCGAGCCTCGGGATGCTCGTAAGCAAGTCGGATGAGAGCCTTCCGCAGACTCCCTTCCTTCTTGAGCTTGCTCTTGTGCTTCTCCTTGTATTTTTTCTGCTTGTCCTCGGCAAGCGGTTCGCCTTGGAAGTCGGCTTGATAGACACCGGGTTGGGACGCTGCTTCATGGAGCAGATCGTCCATGTCCATGTCAATCACTACGACTTCCATGGTGCGCTTGGGATCGATTGTGAGCACGGCTGCCCAACGGTGGTGTCCGTCGAGGATGTAGCCGTCGCGTGAGATCATCACCTTGGGTTCTTCGGTCAGCGCGTTGAATTTGCCTTTGAGATGGGCGTCTGCGATGCCGAAGGTCTTGGCCGCCTTGATCTCTTTCTGCGTGGCCTTTAGCTCTCCAACACGAACGCGGGATTGCTTCGATCCGGCTCCCGCTTCCTCGAAACGGTCGAGCATCTGACGCATGATGGGGCGGTCGTCATCGGGATCGGCTCCCGCCTGGACCATCGCCTGACCTTTCTTGCGCTCTAGCTCGTCATCGGAATCGAGCATCTCGCGGACTGACTTGCCGCCTTCGATCTGGGGCATCTTGTCTCGCGTGAGCCCTTTGTTCTCGACACAGACGGGAGGGCTCATCTTGCAGACATCGGCGCCAGCTTCAATGCCTTCCCTGACTTTCTGGGCGATCTCGGCAGCCTGGATCGCGTCGTCTCCGACAATCTCCAGGTTGTACTCTTTGATGGCTTCGCGATGCTCTTTCGGCAAGTCCTTGGGTTCCGCAGGAGGCTTGCCTTTGCGCTTTTCGAGCATCTTCTCGCCTCCTTTGGGGCTCTCCACGGGGATCTTCTCCGTGTCTGCTGGGCCTTTCTTCTCCTCTTTCGGCTTGCCCTTGGTCTTTTTCTCCGCGACTGTGTGAGCCTTGGGATCGGCGTCGGGGTGCTCCTCAAGATACTTCTTGAGTGCCTTCTCGGTGGGAAACTCCCCGGCCTCTCGCTCCATTCGAAGAGCGAGCACACGAGCCTGCTGGCGAAGATCGTGCATCTAGCTCAGCTTGCCAATGACGTTTCGGATGCGCTCACGCAATTGTCGAAGCTGCCTGAATCCGAAATTCATGTTGGCTGGTGCGCCGTGGGTCATGTCTGTCTCGATTGCGTCCATCAATCGTCCACAAACATCAGCGAGGATCATCATCCGCATTCTCGGTTGCTTCGGCATGGCTTGCCGTAGCAGTGGGATGATCTCTTGGATCTGATCCTTGATTTTGTCGCCCGCCGTCTCCTCGGGTAGCTCCTCTGAGTACCCTTCCTTGATTAGCGGAAGAACCGCGTCCCGAACCTCACCGGGGTTCTCGTGAGCCAGTCGGATCAGGGCTTTGCGTAGTTCTTGCGAGTCAGCCATCTCACCGGAGTCAGATCCATAGCCAAATCAATGGCGGCGTATGCGCAGGCGCTCCAAGGCAGCTAGCGGGGCGGTAGAAGAGATAATCGGCCGTAAGGTAAACTTCTTGCTGAATTTCGCGTAGAGAAATCGCAAGCCATGGGTACGTCAAAGATCACGGCGAAGGATTGTCGCAAGTGTGGCTTGTGTTGCGTCTCTCTACACGATCAAGATGCTTTGGCCGACGTGACTCAAAAAGACATGGACCGACTCAATCCTCGTTGGGCTTCCGCTAACGTCCTAGCCATGTCTTCGTTCGATTTTGTGGTGGCTGCCGTGAATGGGCGTCGTCTGCCGCCGGGTGCTATCCGAACCAAGTGGAAGCTCCAACGATGTGGCCCGCTTCGGGGCGTAGCGGCGTGTGCTTGCGTGGCTCTCCGAGGGTCTGTACTACACCGCACGTCGTGTTCGATCTACAAGAGACGCCCGGATAGTTGTCGGACAGCCGTGAAACCAGGAGACCAGGCTTGTTTGGAGATCCGGCGACACTGGTCAGAACATGTACAAGAGGTATGCGATGACTGACGTGTGGTACGACACTCGTGAAGGTTTGCAGGCGCGGCTGGAGAGCGGTCTTCCGGGTTTGCGAGAGATCGCCAAGGCTCGCCATGAAGCACACTACGACCGTGGTGAAACCATGAAGTCGTGGTGCCTCCTGGGCATCTTCTTTGCGGACAGCCTGGGAAACCTCTCGTTGATTACTGAGGGCGCTCCGGCCGATGCCTTCCTCGACTACCGAGAGCCGCCCGTGCCTGTTGTGATGCTGCGGGAAGAGATGGGAAGGTACACACAGCGTTGGGTGGCTACCCACGGATCATGCATTCCGCCAGGAGACGACCGGTGTGATCGGTGTGGCCGTGGCTGGACTGTGAACAACGTGCGTGACTTCATCGATCGAGAGCCTAAGTCTCCACGACACTTGGCTTGTCATCGACTGGCGATCATCGAAGGTGAACGGCGGGACATGGTGGAGATCGTGAAGCGTTCGGAGATTCCGTACACGGACCTTTACATGATCCCGAACGAGTACGTACCAAACTCCGATCACTACGGACCTTGGGTCATGGTGGTGACGGCGGTCGGCCGCATCAAGATTGGATGGCGCTTGCGAGTCATCCAGATCGATTGGAGCGAAACGGCTCTTGCAGCGACGGGCGATGTCGTGGTTGAGAAGCCAAACGTGACTCACGGACCCAAATACGTTCACGCATGGAGCAAGGACAAAGCCGTCGAGGCTCTCCGCAAACTGTGGAACGGAGGGACTAGCTGAGCCTGTATACTTTTTGGGGATTTTTGCGTAGAGGAGACAACATGGGAAAGCTGTTCAAATTCTTGGGGGGCGACTGCGATTGGGCCACTTACGGAGGAAAGTGGTATCGCCAGACTGGTGACAACACCTACCACGTCATTGAGTTGTTCAACTGGGAAGAAGCATGCGGAAGAGACGCACCAGACGACACCTATCATGTGGGTCTGAGCGAAGTGGACATTTCTGATTTGGAGCGCGTCCAAGAAGCCTTGTCCTCATGCGGATGGAAACTAAGTCTTGTTTCGACGGGCGGCGCCGTGTTGTCTGGCCTGCGTGTGGTAGTCGTTGACGACTACAGCGGAGACTGCGTCGCAACGCACAAAAGCACGGTTCGTTTGTGTCTTGTGGAGGCGCTTCACAGCTATGGTGCGAAAGCGCCACTCGGTCAGTGGAATGGAAACAACCACGCAGTGCTACGGCGGCAAGCTCGGGAGTTGTCCTTAGAGCTTGACGATCCTACGAAGTACGAGGCAGCCATGGAGAAGCCGGTGAACCAAATCGGCTCGTCTGCACGAGAGTATCAACGAGGAGACATCCAAGCCGCAGTGAGGCGCGGCGTCAAGGCCGGGAGTGTGGAGGCAGAAATCATCCACAAGATGCAGTTGGCAACCGAAGGACACACTCTAGGTGGCAAAACCATTCCAGGCTATGGTTGCGCTCCTTGTCCGGCTTGCGGACAGACTACGTGCGACCCAAATTCATGTCCAGAGTGGGTTGGGGCAACAAAATGAGCGCGTTCATGATTCCCGAGTACGACCACGGCGTGTTCTGGAGCGTCGAGAGCGAGAAGGGATGGTCCACGCTCGTGCCTGGACATCTTGTTGGCTCCGATCCTGCTCTACAGGACTTCACGGACTACACCGAATGCGGCGAGCCCCTGTCTTTCGAGAAGGCGGAAGGCTGGTTTGCTCGCTTGTCTGCGCCGGGCTACCTGGACTCGACCGACTGGAGTGGCCCTTTCGAGACGGAGAAGGAAGCCCGCGAACACGTCAGGGACTTCTACGAAGTAGACGATGACACGGGAGAATGCCTCGATGAGCATAACCAAGATTGACCTTCGCCCCATCTGCCGAAATGCAGACAAGGTTGATTGCCTCGTTACGATGCGTGAGGGAGGCCGCGAACAAGAGTGGCTGCATCTTGGCGCTGTCAGCTTGACGGAGCGTGGCATCCTGAATGCACGCATGGACAAGGGAGCCACCGATTTCGAGCACGATTCGGCTTACGCTTGTTGTCTTCCGCTGATCGGCGTGAAGATGGAATACATCGACAGCCACGTGACCATCCTGACTGCGTGGATCAATCCGCAGCATGAGCCGTTTTCACCCGAATTCAACGTGCCGCCCTCGGACTACAACCCGATGGAGCATCCAGACACGGTCATGTGTGATCAGTGCGAGGAGCCACATCCCATCGTGCCAGAGGGATTCTACACGCCGCCTTTCGATGAGGAGCTTTTCGAGGCTGTTCGTGGCAAGAAGGTAACCATCTACATTGGGCCCGTGTGGCCGGAGGAGTGATGTCTATTCAGGTTGAAGACAAGACAGAGATCGAGTGGGGCCATTGCGTCGATTGGGGACGTGTCAACGAGGCTGGCGTCTGCTGGTGTCATCGGAACGACGGGCTCACTAGGCGCGTTGCACTGGTAGTCCGGCAGAAGCCCGGCAAGTACCGTCTGAGTTGCTATCCCGACTGGCGTCTGGTAGGTGCCCAAGATGGGCTCTCCTTGCGTAGCGCGGTGAGGAAGGCATATCGTTTCATACGGTTCAACAACGACGTGTATTTGTGGGGCGGACAGGAGTTGCAGTCGTGAAGCCGAAGATCGAACAACTAGAAGGTCGTGGAGGTAAATGATGTCGAATCCCCACTGTAGTCCGAGGTACATCGAGACGGCGCAAAACAAGATCGAGGGGGCCAAGGGTGTTCTTGACCGTGCGAGTCGGGAAGTGTCGGAGCGGTACCAGAAGGCGAAGGAAGAGGCTCAGGCTCGGTTTGAGGAGACGGTTCGCCCGTACAGAGAAGAGTGCAAGCGACGAGAGGCCGAGGCAGCCAAGGTGCTTCTCGCTGAGCTAGACGAGATCGGAGAGGCATGGCAACGGGAGGCGAAGGAAGTGGATGAAGCCTTCATGCGCACGGTAAGAGAAGCCAAAGGAGAAGAAGCATGACGCGCACCGAGCACTATCGGCCGGACGAGATCTTCATTGTGAAGGTCCAGCTTTCGGTGATGACCATGTATGAGGAACCCATCTTTCTGGTCTACGATGAGCACAGGATCATCATGGACCAATTCCCGCAGTCGGAGCTTCCCGAGCTAGCCGAGGCGATGGGAAAGGACTTGAAGCGGTTTTTCTACGCCGACATCTCAGAGAAAGGGCTGCTCAACATCAATACCCTGGATCCTGTTCCCTGGCAGGACTGGTGACGCGCATCTGGCGCGCCTCCTCTGTAAACTCTCGGCGGAATCCCGCGTAGATGGGATGGAGAGCGCCATGACAGCAACACCAGCCCAAATCGAGGAAATGAATGCCGAGGAGTTTCTGGCCGAGGTAGATGGTGTCGAGCTTGACGACCCGGACGATCTTCTCGACGCAGCGATCGAGTGCGAGGGTGTCAGGGCCGATCACGGTTGTATGGAGAGCCGGTGGGTGTTCACCGCTGACCCGTGCGACGGCGAGATCGAGATACGCTGGAAGCAGCAAGAGGCTCCAGACCTGGACTACTTGGCGTTTCGCGAAGTGTACAAGAGGCTCACTTGCGAGTCGCGGGATCACTACACGGGGGAAATATCCTACATCATCATCATCGAAGCGTCTCTCCTTTCGCTCACCGTGACGCGGCATGAGGCCCATCGGTGGCGGCGACACGAAGTGTATTGGGAGTGCGAGGCGAAGTATGCCTGGAGGTACGACGACTCGCATCTGTAAGGAAGACTACTAAGATGGACGCCAAGATCATCGCGGAAACCAACGCTGCCACGCAGGCACACATCGACAAGGTGCGTGAGTACCTGGAGCGGGCGATCACTGAGCTAAAGAAGCGCGGTGAGGAGCACGACGCCTCCAAGATGGAGGAGCCCGAGCTTAGCTACTTCTGCACCTACACGCCCAAGCTCAAGAACCTGAAGTACGGCAGTGCCGACTACCAAGACTGTCTGTTGCGGCTAGCTCCCGCTCTTGATCACCACTATGAGCACAACCGTCACCATCCCGAGCACTTCGACAACGGGATCGATGGCATGACGTTGGTGGATCTGCTGGAGATGCTCTGCGACTGGAAGGCTGCCACGCTGCGGACTGCGGATGGCAGCATGGAAAAGAGCCTGGAGCACAACCGCAAGAGGTTCAAGATCTCGGATCAGTTGTTCAACATCCTGCGGAACACGGCAGAGGAGTTGTTCGCGGGGACGGACGAATGAGAATTCCGCCACTCCACTTCGACTGGTATCGCAAGCACGACTCGTACCAGATCTACGAGATGGGCGAACAAGCGTTGGAGTCGCTGTCGGTTGAGAAATTCCTTGCTGGGTACTCGACGCAAACCTACGATGACACGTTCCAGAAGTTTGGGCCGACCGCACACAGCACCATGATCTCGATGGTGATGTGGGCGCGTTGCGGACAACATGCTTACGTCGTTGGGCCAAAGGTCGCGGATGCCCTGTGCCGTACAAACCTGACAGGCATCAAGCCCAGCATGCTCACGCCTACCCATTCGGTGTTCTACATCGCTCTCCCTGATTGCCCCTGGGAACAGTGGGGCGGTGCTGAAACGCAGTGGCATCGAGTCACAGGCGTCTACGTCTTGTACACGACGCGAATGAACCGTGAAACGATGAAGCCGGAGTTGGGCATCCACTGCGTTGTCTGGGGCGCGCCCAATGAACATTCGCGCAATCCGCTGGACGACATCGTTTACTGGTTTTCGGTTCCGGTAGGAGAGGCCGAAGGTAGCGACCTGGAAACGCACTATGGCGAAGCGCCCGTTGCCACGGAAGGGGTTTTCGGTGCGTCGGTCGATGAAGCCTTCCAAGAAGAGTTTTCCTCGACTAACGAGGAGCACAAGACCAAGCAGCGGGAGATGGCTCGCAATGTGTTCCGTCTAGCCGTGAACCTGATTCTCTACATCCAGAGCGAGGATGCAGAAGTCGAGCTTCTCGACCGAGACCCCGAGCGCAAGAAACTCAGCGCTGCGATCAAGCGGGCCAAGAAGCCAGGCAACAAGAAGAAGTTACAGCGGCGGCTAGACAACCTGCCCAAGACGGTCATCCGCTACATCGGTCCGAAGATGGAGCGTAAGCTCGCTACTGCCGAACGCGAGCAAGCCGAGCGGGAAGTCGGCGCACGGTCTTCGCCAGTGCGCCATCTCGTGCGCCCTCATTGGAATTACTACTGGGTTGGTTCGGGTGAGAACAAGAGACGAGTCAGCCGGTGGATCGCTCTTTACGAGCGAGGAGTTACTGCTGAGCGCACGGTCACGGTCGTCCGAGAGACGGCCCAGCTAGATAAGGAAAGGACATAGGATCATGGGTTTTTCAAGTCGAATCTGTAAGCACTGCGGTCACAGCATCCTGAGCCACCATAGCGTTGATGCAGGGATCAACGACTGGATGAAGGATGTGGTCGTTCTGCAAGCGAATGGGACACGACTCATCGGAGAGCACAATGGCTATCTATCGATCGACTGCGAGTTTGCCGATGAAGTCGGGCCTATCTACGGTGGAGTGTGGGTTCACGAGGCATGTTGGGAAGTTGCCGGGAAGCCGAGCTACGACACCTATGATGGCCCAAGCGATGACGCGAGTGATCAAGGCTACTGCTTCGAGGATGGCGACCACGACATGATTGATCCACGTGTCACCGATGAAGCGGAGCGTGAGCGGCTGCTGGAAAAGGGGCGAGCAGCACGAGCTAAGCGACGGTATGACGATGCTGCTCTGAAGGTGTACCGGTGGTTGCACACGGGCTGGAGTTGGGAAGAGGAGCGGGGGGAGCCTTGGCGTCATCGCTTCGGGTACGACTACACTTCCCATCATGACGAGAACGGCGAGATCGTGTGCGATGAGACCGGAAAGGCAGAGCGAGATCCCGGTCACTGGCGTGTGAAGGACGATCTCTACCTGTGTGACGGGGAGATCTTCGAAGGCACCCAAGACGAGTGCGAGGCATGCCTCGCTGCCAAGTGGGAGCACTTCATCGAGAGCGATGAGTGCAAGGCGTACCTGGCTCGTTTCGAGGAGATGCAGGAGGAAGAGAGACGAGAGCGGGATGCCGCTACGTGTAGTGCATGAAGCGGTCGAGATCTTTGATCGTACCGCGCACCTTGAAGATTGCTCGTGACGTGTCATCGAGCACGGTCACGAGTTTCTTCATCTCTTTCCACGCCGCTTCTGCCTTGCGCTTCTCTTGAGGAGTGAGGGTTGGTTTGTCCTCGTCATACGGATCGCGTGCTCCCTCACCAACCAAGCGATAGTGGAGCAGCCCCTCGATGCCGCGGGCTCCTTCATGCGCGTCTCGGATGCCTTTGGACATCAGGTTGTAGTTGCCCTGGAAAGCCGTTCCAGACTGCTTGAGAAGCCCCAGGATCTTGTCTTGAACCTCACCGGGATTCTCGTGAGCTAGACGGATGAGGGCTTCGTCGCTCATTTCTCAGTAGCCTTTGTCTTGACGTATTTGATCCACTTGTCGAGAAGGGCCGGAGTGAGCTTGCCGAAGTAGACTTCGTTGCTCACCGTGAAGTCTTGGATTGCACGACCCGTTCGCTCGCGAACCACCACGCGAAGGGTCCGTTTGGATTCACGGATGAAGGCTCCTACTTTGTCTCGCCAGCCACGAACGCCCCAGTAGGCATACTTAGTGCCTCCTGCGACGACATCGAGCCCATCGTTGGTCAAGTAGGAGCGAATGGCGTCGGGCGTCATTCCCACGCCGGGTTTCTTCTTCTGGGCTCGCTTCACTTCTTGGAAGCTGATCGACTGGTAGCGTCCGCTTGGGTACTCCCACGTAACCCAGGCTTCCTTGTCCTTGACGACTACATCGAAGATGGTTCCTTTGCCGAAGCGTGAGAGTGCCTTGTAGAGATCGTCAGCGGTTGTCTCGGGCGGCAAACGTTGGGTTCGGCTCTTGGAACCGAAGGGTCTCCAGTAGGTCCAGCGGCCACCACGACTGGTGCTGGCATCGAAGGGCACCCAGGGAACCTCATGCCGGTAGATGACTTGGCGTAGGTGCTTGTCCAGTACATCCTGAGCAAACTTCTTGAGATCTGAGTCGGAGTAGCGGCCACTTGGCTTGGGGCCGAAGCGTTGCTTGTAGCGGCCCCAATAGGCTTCCTCTCGTTGCTCGTGTGTTGGTGTCGGGCGCTTGATCGAGCCGCCGCTCTCGATCGTTTCGCGAGCGACGTTGAGCTTCTGCATCTTGACGAGATCGCCGCCACGGTCGGGATGGTACTTGAGCGAGAGCTTTCGGTAGGCTCCCTTTACATCTTCGGGTGAGGCGTTAGGGCTGAGACCCATGAAGCGATACGCCTCATCGAGAGACATGGTGAACGCAAACTTGAGTATCTCAAGAACCTTGCGGCGCACCACACCCGGATGCTCATAGGCAACCCGGATCAGTCTCTTGCGGAACGTGCTCACTTGGCTCTCTTGAGGTCGCGGGCAAGCACTTCGAGACTGTTCGCCACGTTGTACATGGCGTGATTCGTCTCGTCTACCTCGTCTCTGACCCTTTTCAGCCTATCTGAGAATTGGGTAGCCACATCGCCCGAAAACCCAACACCGGTTCCACGCGAATCCATGTAAGCCTTCCCGAGCACGTCGAGCATATCGCTCATTCCCGCACGAGCCTTGTAGATCTTGTTTGCCACGTCCGTCGCAAACTTGATGACTTCTTTTGGAGGGGGATATCTGGATCCGGCTCCTGTCTTCAGCAGCGGAAGCAGAGCCTCACGAACCTCACCAGGGTTCTCATGAGCGACTCGGATGATTGCCTTGCGGAGATCTTGGTCGTTCATGTTGTCCTCTATGCGGCTGCTGCCTTGTCCATCAAACGGTTGATCTTGCCTGCTGTGGTGAACAGCCCTTTCACCCAGCTAGCAACACTACCAAACAGCTTCTTGGCCTTGTCCCATACCTTGAGGAGAGCCTTTCCGATGTCCTCGATCATCGGAGAGTACGGAGCGACGCCTAGGTGTGTTGCCGCCACGCGAGCAGCGGAAGTTTCGGCGTCCAACTCGGAGTTGAATTGAGCCAGCGCAGTGAGCACCTTGTTCGTGATCGCCTGAGCGGATAGCTCTTTCTGGGCCGCCTTGAGTAGGTTTTGGAATTCCTTTTCGAAGGCAACGGTCGGAGCCTTGTGTGTCGCGTGCCTTTCCGCAGCTTCGCGTACCTTCTCGACACCTTCGGCGGCTTCTCCAAGCTCGCCTTCTAGGGCTCGCAACTCAGATTCGGCTTTCGCGAGCCACTTTTCACGCTGCGACACCCGTGACCCTGCTGCAATCCCAGCGCGATGCTTCTCGATCTTCGCCTTGGTCTCGGCAATTCGTCGCTGGAGGCTGTCGATTCCCATCTCGGCTTGCTCTGCTGACACGCCAACGTCATCAATCAAGCCTTCGCTCTTGAGTCGAGCACGAACCCAATCTTCAATCTGGTCTCCGCCCTTGACCAAGAAGCCCGAGGTTGCTCCGGCTCCGCCGCCGCCTGTGGCATACCCTCCCAGATCGATTCCTTCTTTCTTGCACTTGTTTCGCCAGTATGCAATCGCAGCCCCGTAGGCTCTCTTGTCGTCATAGTGGAGACCCAGCTTGTCTACGACGTACTTCCAGATCAAGAGAACCTTGGGATCGAGCTTTCCATCGTTGACCGCAGCAGCGATCCACTTCGGCGGACGATACTGCATCACGGGAACCCGTTGTGTCACTCGCGCGAGAACCGGCATTAGTTTCTCGCGGATCTCACCGGGGTTCTCGTAGGCTAGCTTGATTGCGGCTCTGTGGAGATCAGTCATGTCGCTTCCTCGAAACGGGAAGGGTTTTTTCCGCCCACGGCTTGGGGGCTTGCCTTGTTGAGTCTCGGGCTTTCGGTAGCGCGAGAGCTTCTCGGTCTTGAGTTTGAATTTCTTGCCGATGCCTTGGATGGCTTTGTACGCCTCGCGAGAAGACCCCTTCGGGATGGAAAGGGTGACGATTACCTCACGCTCTTTGCCCTTCTGTTCCAGGGCGTGGGAGAGGGGACCGCTGCTCTTGTGGCTCGTGACATCAATCGCCGTGTTTTCTTGCTGTTCGCCCTCATCGTCATGGAATTTGATGGGGGTGTACTCGATTGCCCGGATTGTGTCTCTGTTGAAGGGAGCATTCCCGACAAACGATACGAACATCTTTTCGACCGCGTACGAGTATCCCGCGTGTTTTTGTGTAGCAGCGGCTTGCATGGCGTTTCATCCGTGTCCTATTGATAGGAGAGATACCGTAGGCAGCCTATAGGCTACCCCTGAGTAGGCCCAGATGGGGAAACGAGCCTGGGACCGCCTGTCCTTGATGAACGTCCGATTGAAACACCCTGGAGCAGATCCCGCGGCACGCTGGGAGCCGGAATGGTCCGGTAGTTGGCTCGTCTCACTGCTCCCTGGGCCGCTTTTCGCGAAATCGTCTATAGCCCGCGGATAGACAGGATGAACCTCCGAGATCAGTGGACCTTCCTGCCTCCGCAGCCGAAGATCGCTCGGGGGATGTCTCGCGTCGTCAAGATGCCCCTGAGCGTCAGCCTGACGGTGGAAAGCGCCAAGCCCATCGATGAAGCGCCCCGTACCTTTGCGGGGATTCCTGACGGCTCCGAGGTCTGGGGCGTCAAGGGGAAACTCGATGTGTTTCCCATCATGGGGACGAGCACTCCTCTCCAGGCACTTTTCTACTTGCCGCCGCGAGGAAATCGCCTTTTCGTGACCGACATCAAGAGCCCAGAGATGGGGCGTTGTGGTGTCGTGATCGTCAGAGCGCTGGATCACCTGCTAGAGCAGGAAGGCACCAAGCTGACCAAGCTATTCTGACGTTTCGGCTGTCCTCGCTCCGCAGGCAGGAAAATGGCGTATATACCCGCTAGCCCCTGCGCGGGAGGACAACATGGCGAAGAAAAAGAAGAAAGTCAGGCCCATTGACGATCGGATCAAGGAGGCCGAAGCGCAACTGCAAAAGTTGAAGAGTCAGAAAGCCGTCGAGGCGATCAAGGGAACGGAAGAGGAGAAAATCGTCCGGGCTCTCCGCAAAGCCATCAGTTGCATCGAGCAGTTGTGGGACGATGACGACTTCGACACGACGACCGATCTCAAAGCGCTGGTCACCGATCTGGATACTCTTGTCACCGACATACTGATGCAGGTCGAGGCCGCCGAGGAGGATGGTGACGATGAGGAGGACGGCGAATGAGACGGGTTCTGTAGGCGCCGGTTGTGACAAAGACTGATGTGCTGGTCAGGTTGGACAGAGCCACGGCCCATCGAGAGGCTCGCACCAACGCCGATCTGTGGGCTTTGCCACAATCCCATGGTGTTGGAGGAACAAAGCCCCAAGGGTATTCTCTGGCGTTGTGGGAAGTGTAAGATCAAGGTGTTAATCCCTCCGGTCCCTCGGCCACGACAGTGGCCTCGTTACTACAGATGATGCGAGTGCTCATTTACGCCGGTCTTTGTGAGCCCCCTCTGAGCGACGCAGCAGTGCGACGACTCCGAGAGCTAGGCTGGAAGTACGCCTACCATCCTGAAGAATTCGAGTCGGAGGAGGAGTCATGGCAATACGGCCATGGCATGGTTCTCCAAGGCGACCTAGACCACGGGGGCAAAAAAGAGCTACAGCGTAGCTATTGCCCACTGGAGTGGAGGGAAGGCCAACGTCACGATCCGCTCGTGCTTCAGGTGTTCGATGAGATGGGCCAGGACATGTTCACCGAGAAGCAACAGCACCTAGACGACGGAAGGTCCTTTCCCAACCCCGAGGACCCGTATCCCAGCATCGTGCAGGCGATTGAGATTCCAGACGGGACGGAGTACGAGATCTATCAGTGGGAAGGTGGCTGGGAATCGATACACGAGAAGCATCGTGTCTGGGGTGTTGATGTGGAGAAGATAGAGGGTTACGTGAAAGAAGATGCGTAAACTCAGTGAAGAACAGTGGCATACGCTCATGTGGTCTGGTCTCTGGCTCTGGATGTCGCCCTCTCAGATCACACGGGAGACGTGTGGCGGGCGATGGACGATGTGTGGGAAATCCTCGGGTTGGAGCCAGTGAAATTCGATGATGAGGGTTACCCAGTGCCAAGCACGTCGTCATCTGCGAGAGTCTCCGTTGCGCGGACAACGCGAGATCCTCTCATCAGACAGGTCGCTATGCCGCTCAGTTGGAACGAGATCAGAGACCGCGCGGTTCGCTTCGGCCACGAGTGGAAGGACGAGACGCGGGAGCGCGCCGAGGCCAAGTCATTCTGGGATGGGTTCTTCCGCGTATTCGGGCGTGAGCGCCGAGTCGTTGCCAGTTTCGAGCATCCGGTCAAGAAGCTGGACAAGGCCGCCTACGGGTTCATCGATCTGCTGTGGAAGGGCGTTCTCCTCGTCGAGCACAAATCGGCGGGGAAGGACCTAGCGAAGGCAGAGACGCAGGCGTTCGACTACATCCAGGCGTTGATCGCGGATGGTCGGGAACATGAAGTACCGCGCTACATCGTTGTCTCCGACTTCGCGAGGATCGCTCTGCACGATGTGATCGAGGATACCAGCCTGATCTTCGATCTTGCGGACCTCCACAAGCACGTCCATGACTTCGCTTTCATCGCCGGCTACCGAACGGCGCACGTCGATCCCCCAGCCAATATCAAGGCCGCAGAGATTATGGCGGCGCTGCACGATGCGCTGGAGGAAGGCGGATACGAGGGAGGTGACCTTGATCGCCTCCTGACTCGCATCCTGTTCTGTCTGTTCGCCGAGGACACCGGGATCTTTGAACCCAACACGTTCGCCGCGTTCATCGAGAACCGCACGGCCGAAGATGGAAGCGACCTTGGACCACGGCTGGCGCAGTTCTTTCAGACGTTGAATACCCCGCTAGAGAAGAGACAGAAGCGCCTGGACGAGCAGCTTGCCAGTTTGCCCTTCGTCAATGGTGAGCTGTTCGAGACGGCGTTAAGTGTGGCTGCCTTCGACGCGGAGATGCGTGGCAAACTCGTGGACTGCGCGGCGTTCGATTGGTCTGCGATCAGCCCGGCGATATTCGGGTCCATCTTCCAGGGCGTGATGGAATCGCCCGAACGTCGCCAGATCGGAGCGCACTACACCGGCGAAGCCGACATCATGAAGGTCCTTCGCGGGTTGTTCCTCGATGAGCTTGAGACGCAGTTGGCCGCCGCCAAGGCCCTGAAGCGCGGAAAGGAGCAGCGACTGAAGGAACTGCACGAACGGATTGCCAGGCTGCGGTTCCTGGATCCCGCGTGCGGCTGCGGCAATTTCCTGATCCTGGCCTATCGCGAGTTGCGACGAATAGAACAGGAACTCCTCGTTGCAATCCACACGAATCGACTCGGGCATGTAGTGCTGACGACGGACATCGCCCACCTGAACAAGGTCTCGGTGGAGCAGTTCTACGGGATTGAGATTCTCGACTTCCCGGCTGAGATTGCTCGTGTGGGCATGTGGCTCATGGACCACCAGATGAATGTGAATCTGTCCGAAGCGCTCGGGAAGTACTTCGTTCGCCTCCCGTTGAAGGGCTCAGCGCACATCCTCTGTGGGAACGCTCTAGCCGTTGACTGGGCGACGCTGCTGGCGCCGGAGGACGATGTGTTTGTGTTGGGGAATCCGCCCTACGCAGGCAAGAAGGAGCAGAACGCCGATCAGAAAGCCGACATGAAGGCAGTTTGGGACGAGGTGAAGGGAAGCGGAATCCTCGACTACGTCACGGCTTGGTACCGTCGTGCAGCCGAATACGTCCAGGGAACGAGAATCAGGTGCGCCTTCGTTTCGACCAATAGCATCGCGCAGGGGGAACAGGTAGGTGTGCTTTGGCGGGATTTGTTCGAGACCTGGAACTTGAAGATCCACTTTGCTCATCGCACGTTCGGCTGGACGAGCGAAGCTCGGGGGCGCGCTCACGTCCACGTCGTGATCATTGGCTTTGGGAACTTCGACGTGGAGAGCAAGTACATCTTCGACTATGCTCAGCCGAAGGCCGAGCCGACCGTCCAGAAGGCGAAGAACGTGAACCCGTATCTCGTTGAAGGTGGGGACACGGTCGTCACCTCGCGGCGGTCGCCGATCAATGGTGCGCCGGAGATCTTCTACGGCAGCATGATGATCGACAAGCCCCGCAAGAAGGACCCGGAGGCCGGCCTCGTGCTGCTGCCCGGGCAGCGAGCACGGCTCCTTGAGGAGTGCCCAGCGCTGAAGCGGTACATCCTCAGACTCTATGGCGGGAACGAGTATCTCAACGGCATCGAACGTTGGTGTCTCTGGCTTGTGGACGCACCGCCGTCGCTTCTGCGGCAGTCGGATCTCTTGAAGGCACGAATCGAGGGCGTTCGTAGGTTCCGCAAGAGCAGTTCACGAGCACAAACCAGGGAGCTTGCAGCAACACCGACCCTGTTCGGAGAGATTCGCCAACCGGATGCCGAGTACCTCTTCATTCCCAAAGTCTCCTCAGAATCGAGACGGTATCTGCCGATGGGCTTCCTGCCGCCAGAGATCATCGCGAGTGGCAGCGCGCTCATCGTGCCGGAGGCGTGCCTGTTTCAATTCGGCATCCTGCACTCGGCGATGCACAACGCTTGGATGCGGAGCGTGTGCGGCCGGATGAAGAGCGACTACCAGTATTCAAACAACATCGTGTACAACAACTTCCCGTGGCCGGAGGACGTTACGGAGAAGGCGACGGGGGCAGTTGAAGATGCGGCGCAGAACGTGTTGGATGTGCGCGAGGATTACGAGGCGGCGACGCCTGCGGAACTCTACGACCCTGTAGCGATGCCGGCGAAGCTCGCCAAGGCCCACGCCAAGCTCGACCGGGCCGTGGACAGATGCTACCGGTACAAGAAATTCGTCAATGACCGGGAGCGCGTGGAGCACCTGTTCGCGCTCTACGAGAAGCTCACAAGCGGCTGACAGTCCTGTTCTTCGCGTTGACTCTCGGTCTCGCTTCTGGCTGTGTGGTTGAGGCCGGATGGTGCCTCCATCGCCGAGTCCTGTACCCGCCCACCTGAACGCGCTACGACACTCGGCGCCCAGAAGCTGACCGCGGCGCCGAGGGCCTCGACGGCGGGTGCGTGCAGCCAGTGCTGTTGCCCCACGCGATGGGCGGGAAGAGCCTGATGGATTTACGTGACGAGTGGGAAAGGAAAGCTGACACGAACAAGGAAGCTCCAACGAAGTGGTTGGCGGAGGCGGAGCAAGTGGTCGGCAACGTGTGGGCGAATCGTTATGTCATGCTCGCGCTGGCTCACCAGAATCTTGAGGCGCTTCTGGATGAGGCGCACAAGATGATCGCGGTCTGGTACTGCTACAAGGATTCGCGAGAGGTCAATCAGGATCAGGCCGCTCAGGTGGCCGACTGGATCAAGCGGGTGACAGCCCTGACGACGCAAAAGGCGCAAACCCCGCCTCTTGAGAGCCGCCCTGAGACGCTCTGAGAGCCGTTGTTCCGTGGTGGCTCTCCCCCAGGAGCAGGAAAATGCTGGGCTCTCTTGGTGGCGTCCTGGGGGCTCTGGTAGAGTGTGTCTAGGCTGCTTCGGCGCCTAGTTTTGCCACACTGAGCCCATCCCGTGAATCGGCGCGGGGTGGGCTCTCTATTTGGTTGGCGTAGTATGAGACATGAAGTTTGTCGTGACGGTTGAGATCGAGAGGGAGTCGGCGACTCCGAAGCAGCTTCTCCCCAAGATAGACGAGTGGGTGGAGAAGCTGGTTAGCGATCGGATGGGTGGTATCAAGCGGGCGACCAAAGCCTTCACCAAAGGCTCGCGTCGCTACAAGGCGTGGATTGACGAGATCGCGGTCGAGCGAGCCGATGACTAGCTCGGAGTATCTCGGACAAGTACGTCCGGGTATGTGCTGCACACCGATCGCGATGTGCAACGCACTTCGGTACTGGGGATTGCGGTCGCCGGAACCAGACAGTCCAGCGTGGGATGTCATGGTCGAGATCGCGGCGTGTCGTCATGGGGCGACGATCAATGAGGACCGCGTAGCCGAATGGTTGGGTCTGGTTAGTTGTCCAACGTCGCTTCACTTCTTGCGTCGCGGAGAGCATCTTCCTGCGATGGTGTGTTGTCGGAGCCCGGACGGTGGTTTGCATGCCGCACTCGTGATCGACGCGCGAGAAGGCTGTCGTCCGTGGGCGCCCGATTTGCTTCTGGTGAATTATCGCTACGAGAGTGGTCCGCTTCTGGAGTGGCTTGCGTGGGACGAGATCGCATGGGCGGACGGCAATCAGGATCGGTCGATGATGCGTTGGCTTGTGCCGCGATGGACAGTCGTGCTGGCGAATGAAACCTGGGAAATCGAAGGCAAACTAGCAGCAGAATACGCACGCGAGAGGGCGAAACGCCGCCTGGTGCGCGACTGACGCAGTAAACTTCCCGCCGAATCCTGCGTAGAGGGGTTGTGCAGACGGCTACCACAACGCACGACTGCCATGCGGCGCTGAGGGGCTCGAACGGTCATCTCCAGCACACGTCTGTGGTGATCCCGAAAGGGACGACGGTGACTGTCGTCGGATTCTGGAGCGGTTCTGAGTGGCCGAAGGAGATCCCTGGGCAGTACGTTCTGTGCAAGTGGTCGATGCCGAAGTGGGCCAACCCAACGCCCGAGCAGGTTTGGATCTCAGCGTGGTATCTGGAGCGAAGCGATGTTTGAGAACATCAATACTCTCATCGAGCGTTACGTGACCGCCGTTTTCGACGGGTGCTTCGCAACCGCTTTCTTTCTGAAGCCGTACCTGCCTCCCGTGGAGGTAAAGGCGATTCACTCGCATGGGAAGGACAGAGCGTTTGCCTCTGGGGAGATCGTGTCGTGACCGAGCGCAAGACATGGACGTTCGCAGGCGAGCACACCGTCTACACTTACCAGGATGAAGTGCGCGACGGGATCACCTACTCCACCATGATCGCCAGCCGCCCGAGGACACCCGAGGACCCGCCTTACCAACCGATGAAGGGTACCTGGGAACAGAAGGGCAACGCCTACATTTTCACTCCTGCACCGAAGGCGTAATGTCTACCAAGCTACAAGACTTCTGCCCCGACTCGACCACCCATCTCGATCCCGAGCAGGTTTGGGAACGGCTGACGCCAAGACAGCGCAAGGCGCTGATGGGTCGGACGCAGGATAAGAGATCGATCAACGCTCTCATCCGCAGAGGGCTCATGGTCCTCAGCGGAACGAAGGTTGGTACGTTTCGTTTCGAGTCGGTTCGCCGGGAGATCTTCAGCACAACGTCGTGGGGCGATGCCGTGGTCGCCTGGGCGAAACGGCACGGAAAGCGGTAAGCGCGCAACCCACGTAAACTTCCGCTCAAATCTCGCGTAGAAGGGGTGGAGAGCACGAAGAAATGAGCCGCATCGATTTCATCGCGAAGGCGATTACTGATCACTACATCGAGACGGGCAATGGAGCTTCGGTGGAGGAGCTAGCTGCGCGTATCGGGAAGTCAATCGGGTATGTGCGGAAAGTTCTCGGCGCTGTGACTCGATGGAAGAACAAGAGAGACTACAGCGAACGCAACTACGACTTCGCTCCGTATGGTTTCGAGGAGGGGTCGGGGATGAGGGGAAGATGGGAGCATCGAGTGTACTTTCCGCTGCTGCGGACGCTGCGACGACGAATTCTTGACACGAAGGAAGACAGCTAAGATGTGCCGAGTGATTGACAGTTTCTCAGGCGACTTCCGCTGGTTGTCTAACTTCGCTCCGGCTCCGGTCATGCTGGACGGTGTGGAATACCCGACGACGGAGCACGCGTACCAAGCGGCCAAGACAACGGACGACGCCGAGCGCGAGGCTGTTCGCCAATGTGCGACTCCCGGCCGTGCGAAGCGGATGGGCCGCGAGATCACTATGCGTTTCGATTGGGACGACGTGAAGGAGGCGGTCATGCTCGATCTCACGCGTCAGAAGTACGCGCTGCCTGAGTACCGTGAACGTTTGCTCGCAACGGGCGAGCGCGAGATCGTGGAAGGCAATACTTGGGGCGACACGTTCTGGGGCGTCTGCAACGGAGTAGGTAAGAACAAGCTGGGCCGTATTCTGATGCAGGTCCGCGATGAGATAAGGAGAACGGCATGAACGTAGAAGTCAAGTGCGGTCAGTGGTGGGCGGACAACGACTCGCGAACCATCATCAACGGTGTGTTTCAGCGTGTCGGGCAAGTAGTTGAGTTTCGCGAGCATCCGACCAAGGGTACGCAAGTGCTGGTCTCCTGGCGTCCGCCTCCTCATCCCAGCTATGGAGTGAACCGAGGGAACACGTGGGTGTCGATTCGACGCTTCAGGCCCGGCAGCAGTGGCTATCGGTATATCGGAACCCATGCCCCGTCACAAGACGTGGGTCCAAACAACGTCCATCTTCAGATGCCACAGCACCAACACAAGCCAACCTCTGATCAGGAGGCGGCTCGCAAGCTGGCAGCGGCGTGCGATGATCTCGCGAAAACGCCTTCGGGAGATTCGAGACGTGCGGAGGAAGCTCGCGAGACGGTCGTCAAGCATGTGGTGGGGTTGCTTGAGGAGTTTGGGCTGTTGGATGTGGCGCGGGCGTTACGGAAAGAGGTTTCACAATTCGATGGTCGGCATCTTTCCGATGGGCTGCGCGGTCTGTGGGAATGCGCCGGGTGTCATGAGATGGTCGAGCAACTAAGCAGACATGACGGAAAGCTCCTCTGTCAGCGTTGTATCAAGAAAGGCTAGACATGGAATTCACGGTTGATCCCTATGGCCGGGTTGAATTCAACCTGCGAAGCACAACGCATGGAGGCGGCGCTCTCAAGCAATACGAAGATGACCGCACGCTCACTTCCCACGGGAACCTTCATTCCCGCGTGTCGCTGAAGGACATCGGCATCGTAGTGACGATGGATTCTGACCCTGATGGGAAGTGGGACGATCCTGAATGGTCACGTGCCGCGGCGTGGAAGGCTCTCCGTCCTCACCTGACTCTGGAGATTCTGGTTGTCATTCTCGATGAGGCCAAGAAAGCCGCATTCCAGGCGGGACAGGTCTCGAAGCAAATCGATGTCTGCAAGGCACTCGGGCTGTCGGGCGATCTCGTCTACAACAACTACATGGCTAATCGCCTTCCCCGAGTTGGATGACGCCTGAGCTTCCAGAAGGCCAATGGCTCTGGCCGCTGATTGAAGGTCCGTGTGAGTGGCCCGGACCGGAAGGACAGTTTGGTGCCGTGCGAAAGCACGACATTCACACGGGCATCGATCTCTACACATATCCAGGGATGCCGGCTCTCGCAGTCGAGGATGGTCGCATCGTTGCCATCGAGGATTTCACCGGACCCAAGGCAGGCTCACCGTGGTGGGAGGATACCCAAGCCGTGCTCATCGAGGGTGTGTCTGGAGTCGTGTGCTATGGAGAGTTGACGCCATTGCGCTCCGTGAAGATCGGAGAGCGGGTGAAGCAGGGCACCTGTCTGGGCTGCGTGAAGCGTGTGCTGAGGCGTGACAAGGGGAGGCCCATGACCATGCTCCATCTGGAGTTGTACCGTCCAGGGACACGTGAGAGCGTGTGGTGGCGTCTTGGGGCGGCCCAGCCTGCCGAGTTGCTGGACCCCACTGGGCTGCTCCGAGGGGCTTTCGAGCGAGAGCGCGAACAGCGCCAAGAAAGTAAACTTCCTCACAAAACCCACGTAGACAGGGCTGAGATGGGACGACCCAGAAAAACCCTCCCCGGACAGCCCAAGTTGACGAAACGTCAGCGGGCGGTGCTCGAAACCCTCGTTGCGCTGGACAATCTTCAGCGTTCGGACATCGTGGAGGAGAAGTGGGAGCTTGAAAAGCTCGGGTTGATCAAGGGGGAGTGGGAAGGACCGGGCGTACCCACGGCAGCGGGAAGGGCTCTGTGCCAGCATGAGAACGTCGAGCCCGAGCCTGAGTCAACGCCCGAGGGGCGCGACTACCAGGGCGATGCCGCCGCGCTCGCTGGAGCCGTCATCGGTTTCATCGACGCTGAGGGGCACATCAGCAACGACCATGCGGTGCTACTACAACTTGCCAAGGATGTCTTGGCAGGAAAGCCAGAGGAGTTGTAATGCGTTGGATCACTTTCACCCGCGACGACGGTACGACCGCCGAGTGCTACTTCGCCGGAAGAGACGGCAACAAGTACATGATCGAAGGCGTAGACGACCTGACTTCCACGGAGCTTGCTCGCATCGAGCAAGATCTGCGGGACGATGAGATCACCATGGCCGAGTTGGCCCTTGATGACATCGGCTTCTGATGAAGAGATGAGGGGGAAGTTGCTATGAGATTCAAGATCAGGGGAACGGCAATGGATTGTTCGCGCGAGTACATCCGTGCGTGGTTACATGCCTCCGCTTGCGTCCTTGCGTATCACGGCAAGATTCTCCCTGGCGAGATCAAAGTGAGGATCGCCTACATGCCAGGCGGAGACCATGGCGAGTGGGATGCGCCCAAACGAACGATCTGGCTCCATCGTCGGTTGGATGCCGAGGACATGGCGACCACGATTCTCCACGAAGTCATCCACGCGACGTGTGGCAGTTTCGGAGCGGATACAGACGAGAAGTGTACTTCGACTTTGACGGCGAGGCTCAGGCCGGATGTGAAGGTGCTGGCGCAGACGTTGGTTGATGGAACCTACAAGAGAGCGGGCTACCTGGCACACACGAAGCTGAGCTACATTACGGATGAAGACCACTACGACTCCGCCGAGGACGATCCGATTGGGGTAAAGGATCGGTACGGCAAACGGAAGAAAGAGGTAGCATGAGAGTCTTGGGACGCAAGGAGCGAGTTGAGGACTTTCTCAACGGAGTGAGCCTGATGAGTTTCCTGCGAAGGTCAGCCATCTCATTGTGGGGAGAGCGATAGCGAGAAAACCGCCGCGCGCCCAGCGCACGCTGAACGGGGTAAAACATACTCATGGCTCTCAGCACCGATTTGGATTATCGGTTGTTCCGGCTCAACCTCTGGATGGAGGATGAGAAGTGGTTATCTGATGACGGCCGTGCAGCGGAGCGCATTTCAGAGGCCACGACGGCAATCAAGAATCTCAAGAGTGGCAAGTGGCGTCTCGTTCGGTTGACGAGTGAGCAACACGTTGCCTGCAAGGTACTCGGCTACGACGCCGAGCTTTGCGACGGGCTCTACAAGCTGATGCGGAAGGCAAGCAGACGTGAAAGCAACTGACATCCTTTCGCTGTGTCAAGACATCCTGACGCAGAACAAAGAGCCGAGTGCCCTGTCGAAAGAGGAAATACGGACGCTGGCTTACTTGGCTGAGTGGAAGGTGGCGTCTCTGCAAGCTCTGTGGAAGGGCAAGGACGAGTACTACTTTGAGCGTATGGAGATGACATAGCAAGACCGAACCAATGTTCCGTCCCCGTGCAGGTGAGCAGATGCCCAAGTCCAAAGCCATGCAGGCTGCCTACAAGGCGGCGAAGAAACTGCGGATCAAGATCGTGGAAGACGATGCTCCGATGCGTCAGGCTGGTATGTGGCGCGGCGGTAGGACGATCACGATCAACCCCAAGAAAGCCAACCCGTACATCGTGCTTCACGAAATCGGTCACGTGCTCTGCGGCTACGCCTGTTGCCGTGAGCACTGCGAGTATCAGGCCCACGGGGCTGCGATTGCGTTAGCTCGCGTTCACGGGATTCGCCTTCGCCGTGAGTGGGTGGAGAGAATCGATGTCTACGCTGGATGGAGCGCTCGGCGAGCCTGCGGAGCTTACAAGAGAGGGAAAGATGGAAATCAGGACTCGTAGTATCACGGACAAGTACGACGTTTGTTACACGGTGATCCATTGGGCACAGCTAGCCAAAGGATCTAGACGGTGGAGAAAGAAGGGCTATGCCGTGGAGTTGCTGTTTCGATGTCCCGTGCAAATAGTCGTGAGAGAGATCTCTCCTGAAACAACGTGGACAGAGCTTTTCGACAAGCCGAAGATAGTACCTGCGCGCAGGGAGCTACGGCTGTCGTTCAAGAGCATCGACTACGATCTGGGGCCGCAGATCTCCGAATTCTTCATCCAGAGTCAAGAGACCAGCGCGGAGTTGTATCTCCCGCACCCAGAAGCAGCGTTTGTCAGCGAGCATTGGGAACGGACGGACAGGGTATGTATTGAATGGACCCATTGGACCAAGGACGGCAAAGAGGTTGAACAACTGTGGTCGGGGCCTGTATGCTTCGTACGAGCAAGGGTGAAGAACGGTTTGTTGGCGTTGTCCAACACGAACAGCCGTGGAGCGATCAATCCAGTCGCGTGAGTGGAACCAAAACAAGAAGGGCCTGAGGCTTAGCTCCTCAGGCCCGTGAGCTTTCAAGGGCTGCGCCCCGGTAGCCCGATTTCCTCCCCGACGAGGCGAACGATTTGGCCGCAGGCATAGTCGGGCATGCCCTATGGCTTTGTCGTTCCTGGCCAGAGCGTCTTCTCAATCAGTGAAGGAGGGATGGTAAAACCCCGACTCTGGCCGGCGCAGGCTTGGTCGCTCAGGGCTACTATACACCCTCTGGAGACGGTAGGCGAAAACCTCAATGGTTTTGCCCCCTTGGCTCGAAATGTAAACTATCCGCCAGATCCCGCGTAGAAGGTCTGACAGGGAGCCCATCATGTCCGACCATGAGATCCGAATCCAAGAAGCTGTCGCGTTCCTGAGAGAGAACGCGGGCGACGATCGCTCGATTGTGATCGAGCTTTTGAAGGATGACGGCTACGACGGCAACGAGATCATGGAGGCGCTGGGTCGCCTTTCGACGGAGGGCAACTGAGATGAACGAATCAGAGGTTCAACTGGTTATTTCGGTGATTCGCTTCACCGAGGAGCAAGCCAAAGCCGTGGGTTTCAGGCACATGTGCTACGTCAGTCTCAAGGCGTGGATTGTCAAGCTGGGGCTCGACGCGGTTGGCGTCGTGTACGAGGCGCGGCCCGACGATCGGTGGCATGGCGAGAAGCATGGTGGCAGATGGGTCTGGGAGGGAGCAGGAAGTGGCTGCTCGCTGGATGAGGACCAGGGGGAGTCGAGCTACGAAACGCGTCAGGAGGCCATCTGGGCGCTCCTGGCCCAACACGAGCAGGACCAGATCGCTGCTCGGGAGAGGCCCATCTTTGGCCCTTGAGCCCCGGGCGGGTACTGGGCCAGATTCGCCAGAAGTCGGCTAATTTGGTGGATCGTCCATGTCGGGGTCAACTTTCTCGCCCACGATGTGCAACGCCATCGCCTCCCGGCCGACCTTTCTAAGCGATGAGCCAGATCCTTGACCGCTGGCAGGGACCGCCGGAAGGTGCCGTTGTGACAAACAAGCTCTACTACGGCGACAACCTGGACGTCCTCACCGAGAAGATCGCCCAGGAGAGCGTTGACCTGATCTACCTCGATCCACCGTTCAACTCACAGCGAGCCTACAACCTGCTCTTCACGAGTCCGACCGGTGACGATGCGCAGGCGCAAGTCAGGGCGTTCGAGGATATGTGGCTGTGGACACCCTCGGTACGATCCGAGTACGAACGGATCACAAGCGGTGGGCTTCCAGGCGGCGTGAGCGATACGCTGCAGGCTCTCTACCGGATCATCAAAGAGAACGCCATGATGGCCTACCTCGTGATGATGGCACCACGTCTCGTTGCGATGCGTCGCGTGCTGAAATCTTCCGGCTCGATCTATCTCCACTGCGATCCCACAGCAAGCCACTACCTGAAGATCCTCATGGATGCCATCTTTCGCCCAACGTGCTTCCAGAATGAGATCATTTGGCGCAGGACTGGTTCGCACAAGGGTACCAAGAGGTACGGCCCTCTACACGATGTCATCCTCTTCTACACGAAGAGCACGAGCGGCTACTGCTTCAACGTGGTGAAGCGTCCGTACATGCGGGGACATGTGGAGCGTCGGTATACCCGCACAGAGGATGGCCGCATGAAGTTCACGAGCGGTGGCAACGTGCTCACCGGCCAGGGTCTCCGCAAAGGGGAGTCGGGTTTGCCATGGCGAAGTTTCGATCCCAGTTCCAAAGGGCGTCACTGGGCCATCCCTGGATTCTTGGCGCAGCAGATGTCTCCCGAGTTTGCAGAACTAGGCGTCATCGAGAGGTTGGATGCACTGTACGACGCCGGACTGGTGGAGATAACGAAGGGAGCCGCGTGGCCAACTCCCGTTCGGTACCTACAGCCTGGAGACGGGAACCTGATTTCTGATATCTGGGCCTACCAGCCTTACACCGAGGGCACCGTGCAGGATACGGAAGACGGGATAGACCGAGACGTCGCGTGGCTTGGGCCCACCGATCCCGAGCGACTCGGGTATCCCACGCAGAAACCGGTCGGGTTGCTTCAACGCATCATTGAATGCTCGACCAATCCCGACGACCTCGTGATGGATCCGTTCTGTGGCTGTGGTACGGCTCTGGACGCTGCACAGCGGCTCGGACGCCGATGGATTGGCATTGATATCTCGTTTCTGTCTGTCGACGTGCTCGACACGCGAATACGAAACACCTTCGGTGAACAAGCAGTTTACGAGGTTGATGGGGTGCCTCGCGATGTTTCGGGAGCAAACGACCTATTTGCGCGGAATCCTCTCGACTTCGAGCGGTGGGCGGTCTCATTGGCCAACGGCGAGCCGAATGACAAGCAGGTTGGCGACGAGGGTATCGACGGCCGCATTCGGTTTCCCAGTAGCGAGAAGAACCGAACGTGCACATCGATCGTCTCGGTCAAGGGTGGCGACACGGTGAATCCCTCGATGGTTAGGGACCTCGTTGGCACAGTAGCGTCCGAGCATGCAGAGATGGGTTTGCTCATCACACGCATGGACCCGACGCCAGGTATGAAAAAAGCTGCGACGAAGGCTGGCACGTACACATGGCCTGTGGCCAACGCGAAGTTTCCAAAGGTCCAGATCCTCACCGTCGCCGAGTTTTTAGACGGCAACAAACCGCAGATGCCAACACCGCTGACGCCGTACATGAAGGCGGAGGGTCGCGGCATCGGGATGCAGGCCGGTCTTTTCAATGGCTCCTTGGTCTCCCCGAAAAAGAAGGCGCAAAAGCGGAAGAAGAGGTCAAAACGCGGCAGCTAGAAGAGTGACAGCTTCGTGGCTGGCGCTCGCACGAAATCGACGATTCTGTTTCCAGCGATGATGTCGCGTAGCCGCTACGCAAGACTAGTTCCACCGTCGCCGTCCCCGTCGATGATCCGTGGGAACGGGACGCTGGTCGGTCGCTCGACCGGCTCACCATCCTGAGGCTCTCTGTCAGCCTCATGAATCCGCGGGTCGTCGTCGCGGGGAGTCTGGTTGCCGGGTGTCTCCTCGGCTTGCTGCCCCAGAACTCGATCGACAGCTTCAGGCGGCCTCGCGGTGATGGAAGGACAGGATTCCGCAACAGCCGCTCGCGCCGACCGTCGGATCGATGGCCCCAACATGTGCCCTGTATCTCAAGGCGCAGCATGAACACCAAAAAGCAATTCTATATCGCCTTCGCAGAGCTTTACTACGCCGCAGGCGACAGCGCCCTAGAGGGTGACCTCGACGGCGTAGCGGCAGCCTTGAAGCTGCTGATTCCGTGCTCTCCAATATACCGCTCGCGATACGGACGCCGCGCGATGTGGTACTCGGCTAGCCAATCGAGCCTGCGCTCAAAGTCGGTCTTCGGCATCGAGCTTACTCCGTCGTGCATCTCTCGCCTCTCCGTTCTTCAGCGGCGCGAGCAAGCCATCCCGCTCGTCCAACCACTCCAGAGCATCCGCAATGTCTGGGTGAGGCGTGAGCGTCCGAGCCAACCGCTCGATGGCTAGTTGCAGACGAGGCCCCTTACGATCTGACAATCGCGTCTCGTGCCAGACCGCAACGACCGCTCTCGCCGCAATCTCTTGCTCAGCCATGGGTGGCCTCCGGCAGATCGACATGAAAATATGGCATCCCTCCAGGGAGGGAAGACCACATCTCCCTCGGAAACGAATACTTTGCGAGCCCCGCTCCGACCGCCATGCACATCAGAAGCTCCATGGTCGGATGCTCAGCCCAGTGGTTCCCGTGCCGATCCATGCACATTGCCAGAAACGAGTGCCCGCCTCCCTTGTCCTTCATGAATTCGTCGGGCAAGTCACGGAGCATCTCGATGAGCCGCGGTTTGCTCTCTTCCAGGCGCCTTGGATGGAACCCGAATTTGTGCATGATCCCAACCACGACTATCGCATCGTCAGGCACACCACCGGGCTCATCGTCATCGAACAAGCAGCCCTTGAACAACTCCCGCACTTCTTCGCCTTTCAGCACTCATCACCTTCCTTGTCTGCAAGCTCCGCGAGCACGGCGTAGCGTTTTTCGTCCAAACGACCCTCAACCACCAAACCAAGCTGGAGCAGTTGCTTGTGTTGCTTCGGAGCATCCGCCCAAGGCAAAAGACCCCCTGCTGCCTTCAGCGCGTCGAGCCTCTTCTGTAGTTTTTCACTCAGGGTTGTCATGCCAGGTCGTCCCCCTGCCCGAAATCTTCCACTACCTCATCCCACCGATCCGAGACTTCTCTCAGAAGACGGCGGCCTTCCTGCTCTACCTCGACACGTTCGTTGTAGAGATCGATGTCGAGGTAGTGCTGGATGCGATTCTGAATCAGCCGGTTGAGCGTGGCAGGCTCCAGAGCATCTAGCTCCCAGGAGTCTTCACCAAACTCGGCACGATAGCTCTCGAATCGAGAATCCGTCGTCTTGGCCGGGTTGGGTGGCGGCTGGTGCTTCAAGATCTGGTCCATGTTGAGCGCGATGCGATCGATCTTCACGGAGACACCGAACAACTCGTTGTTGCGGTCATCGATGTCTCTGGTCATGTCGATGCCGCTTGGATCGTGGTCACCCAGGTGGATGATGACCGGCTCCTGCCCCTGCCGTCGATAGCCCTCAAACCGCCTGGCCGCGCGCCACATCTCGCTCTGACTCGTATACCCCTTGCACGCGAAGTAGGGGCAGTCCCACGCATCGGCAGCTTGTCCGACGACACTTACAAGGGCCTCCTTCTCGATCCACGTCTCACAGCGATACTCCTGTCCTTCCCATTTGTCCACGGCAAACGTGCGGGCACAGACTTCCACGATGTCGGCGGGAGTCTCCCAATGCGGATTCTTCTGTAGTGCGCGGGTACGGTCCTCGATGGCTTCCCAATCGAGCATACCAGCGAGACGACCGTCGTTGATGATGCTCCCGAGACGCGAATAGCTCGTCTGCGTGTTGGGGATCATGTCCGCCGCCACGAAGCGGTAGTAAAGCTGGCGCAGAGTGAGAGTCAGCCCTTGCCTGGCGTAGTCCTCGATGATGCGGTTCGCGTACTCGATGATGTCGAGCGACGACCGTCTGAAATTCCTCTCGATGTATGCGATCTTCGGCATCGCTCACTCCTGCACACCCGGCGGCACGAATCCTCTTTCTCGGATCCGAGCCGCCTTTTCATCCGCTTCCCTCATTTCCCTCATGAGAGCATCGTCAAGGTCCTTGTACATCGCGTAAACAAGCCGGTCTCTTGCCCAAACCAATGGCGAAACAGTCGTTTTCTCTGGGGCGACACCGCTGTTTCGGGCATCCTCCATCGCCCACACGTCATGCATCATGCGGGCTTCTCTCGCTGGTATGTGGTCCCACGTCATGCTTCCTCGGTGTAATCATCTATATCCGCAGCAATCGCTTCTCGTATCTTTTCCCTCAATACGTGAAGGTCGTCATCCCTGTTTCGAGACTCCTGATACTCCTGATCGCCCACGTGGAGAACCAAGCCATCCCACTGGGCCACACGCATACACAAAGCCCGAAACCGATCTGCCCGAGCACGTTGCCGTTCCCACTGCCTCGTGATCGCGTCGAGCATCGTCTGGATGTTCTGCGGGATCTCAACCGGAGGTTTGCGCCGCCGCGCCGCAACAGCATAGCCGCCCACGAATCCGGCGACGGCCACGGCAATGACAATGAGTGAGGGTATCCACGCTTCCATCATGGCACTGACCTTCCCGTCTCATCGAGATCAGGACCGAGCCAGTCCGTGCGAATGGCGCTCCGAATCTCGTCTCTCAAAGCCTCGAAAGGCTTGGCGTGCTCATCGAGAACAACCGTGCCTCTCCACTGCTCCACACGCCGACACAGATCCGAGTACCGATCCGCGCGCTTCTGCTCACGTGTCGTCTGTTTCACGGACGAATCCAGCGCGTCTCCGAGAGTCTTTTCGAGACATCGTTTGGTCTCCCGAAACGAAGTCCAAGCAGCGACGTAGCCAGCCCCGAGACCAGCAAGGGCCGACGCGAGCATGAGCAGCAATAGTAGCCATCCTTCGATCATTGTCGTCTCCTACAAGTCACGCACGTGCCCGCGCCGACGCGGGAGCCATCCTTCGATCATTGTCGTCTCCTACAAGTCACGCACGTGCCCGCGCCGACGCGGGAGGCTCTCGACGCTCCAGCCATGATCGGTGTCGATGCTTCCATCCGGCAGATGGAATTCCCAAATACCCTCCGCGTCCCTTCGATTACGAGCACAGACAACCGTGCGATGCTCATCTTGGTTCACGTCCGTCCACTCGATGAGATAGAAACGCAGCATCACAGGTTCCACCTTTCCTCGCGAGCCTCCTCGACCTTGATCTTGAGAGCCTGTAATGGTTCGGCGTGTTCCTTCTTCCACCGTAGGAGCCCAGAAGTCCCCAACGGAGGCTGCTTGTCATGCTCGTCATACAACACGCGTTCCTCATCGGAGAGTCCGCAGTACTTCCACTCATCGAGAAACTTGTGATAGTGCTCCTTGAATTCCTCAGGCGAATGCCTAGCCATGTCCGACACCTTCTCGTTTCCAACGAGCGCGTCGCCCACCCACTGAGTGAACGCTTCGGCCATCTCTCCCGACTCGAAAACGGGACCAAAGGCCCACATCGTCACGGCGTCGAAGAGTATGGCCCCTTCTTCGTTGTTGTAGCCGTCTGTCGTCAAGATGCGCGTGCCCACGGTGGTCTCCTCTCTACGGGGTATCCTCAGCCAACTCCGTGCAGTAGAGGGCAAACTTGTGACCGTAGTCGAAGTGGCCTACCGCAGCCTGCTCCACGCGCTCGATCTCTTCGGCGGTAACGGGGCTCTTGCCAAGCTCAACGCGCCGTTCGTTGACTATCGCAAGCATCACATTTCGCTCGGTCTCGATCCAATTCGGATCCTGGTCTCGCTTCTTCGCCTGCGCGATGAGAGCCTGCTCCAGCTTGTGGTGAAGCTGGTCTCGGTAGCACTGGCCGTCTTTGTAGAGAATGCTCATTTCTGCACCTTGGCCTTCTTTGCAGCTTGACGTAGCTCCTACACGTGCTTCTCGACCCACTCTTTGGCTTCCTTGAGTGTCTTGCGAGTAGCATGGCCTAGCCATGTGGAGGCCACCCAGCCTCCGCCTTCCGCCGGGTGAACAACTCCCACACCACCCGCTTTGGACTCGTAGTAGCGATAGCCACCCGCGCCATGACGCCACATGTACTTGCCGCTTCGCTTCTGGATGTGTCTGTCAATCGCCTTCCCCAGTTTCCATGCGAGATTCTCTGACCATCCCATCTTGCTCGCCGTCGTGGCGAGTTTTTGCAACTTCAGAAGTTGCTCCTTGGTGCCCTCCAGGTAGTTTTGTACTCCGCGCTGTGGGCCGGTCGTGCGAAAGAGACGAATCCCGCGAGCGAGCCTGCCGTCTGGCGAATTCAACATCCACTCGACCTGCTCAACCTCGCGGCGAGAGAGTCTGACCTTGACAGTTTCCTGCGCCACCCTATTTCCCCCGCTTCTTCAACTCGTCAAAGAGACGCGGACATTTGGCTAGCCCTGCGTTATCGGATGTCAGGCCGTGGATGGCACACTCATTGACCATCTGACGAGCGATGCTCTCGTGACGCTCCACGCCGCGCTTGGGAAACCGCGATCGTCCGCGCACGTCTTCGACCGTCGCCAGTTGACACTCGGTGAAGTACATGAGTCGTTCCTTCAGACGATTGAACCCGCGCTGTAACGCCAGCCCAACTGCCTGGACACCTTGTTCATGTGTACTCATGGTTCCTTCCGTGTCCTCTCTACGCGAGATTCCGTCAATAGTTTACGATTCGCAGGGCTCGACTGAAACCGTGGCCCCAGCATGCTCCAAACGGAACCGGAGCCCCTCACAAGAGGCTGGGGAGAGTACGAGCGCCTCGGCCTGAGATCCCGGCCTCCGGTTTGGAAGAAGCATGCCTTCGTTCTCGACAATCCCTTTGGCGTCGGCGAGTGAAAGACGTGTCTGACGATCGCGTTCGTAGAACGTGCGAAGCACCTTGATGACTTCGATCTTTCGCTCTCCATGGGCAACAAGACGCAAGTGCGCCTGCGCGTAGTCCGTCCGTTCCTTGAGCCGAATATATCCATCGCAAAGATGACGATTCAACAAGTCCAGCGTGCGCGATGGGCGCCTCGCCGTCCGGGAAGCCACCGACGGGCACCCTCTGCGCGCGGTAATCCGTGCCCGCGGAGATCTCCCAATTCTGCCCGGGTTCGTGATGCTGGAGAGGAGCGTCGTACGGGTAGGCTCTTTCTAGAGCGTAGAGGAGATGCCTGAGCAGGTTCTCCTCCATCTCGGTCTGTGCTTGGACGAGCCACTCGCCTTTGTTCTCGGTGGGTTTGGCGATCATCAATGCACACTACCCAGCGGGGTCGAGTTCCGGCTGTAGCGTTCGTGGCGAGCGTCCCACTCTGCGTAGTGAGCGCCGGGTTACATGTGCAGGTTGGACTGCACTTCCAGACAAGCCACGGTTGATGCAAACTAGCGTGGGGAGCCATGGGAAAGCACCTGTTCGCAAGAACCTGGGAAGCGTACATAGGAATGCGCCGTTGGGCACGCGGCGAGCACAATTTCCCGCCGGGGAAAGGACGATGCTGGAATTGTGGTGAGCCGAGATGGAAGGTGATTGATGGCAACGAGTCAGAAGAAGGAAATCTGTGACTACCCGCTCCTGTGCGTCGGGTGTGGTCAACGCTTTCGCGCTGTTCGTGGAGAGGTTCGGGACTTCATCACCAAGTGCTCGGAGGGGAAGAGTGCGGATGGGTGCCTCGCCTATGCAAGTGCCCGAAGTGGCATGAGGATCAAGAGTTTTGTCGGTGGAAAACGCGAAAGTCGATTGCGATGCGATGCCGTCTGCAAGGTGCCTCGCATAACTTCCTCCCGCGGTGGCACATCAGATCTCCGTTTGGGGTAAGCAAGGTGCATGGGACGGTCCTACAACCCGGTCACGATTCCCTTTGTTCTCTACGCCACGGAACATATTGACCTAGACGAGCACCCCTTGGGCGTAAGCTGGGAGGAACCAGAGGAGTGGGACGACAAGCCAGTCAACGGATGGGTGCCGACAGGCGAAGGGAACATCGTCGGGGAAACAGCCTGGGAGAAAGGCGCTCTCTACGTGGAGGTTGGTTATGCCGACCTCGTAGGAGGAACCGATGCGTTCTTCGCCAGTCACGACCGCGAATCGATGGAGACCTGGAAGCGCGACCACAAGCTGAAAGGTCCGATCTTGGAAGGCGAGACTGTCGTCCTGCGGGGGTGAGCGTGACTACCTACAACATTCGACACTGGCGCGGATGGCCCACTTCCCCTCGGATGCAGTCGGGCAAGAAGCCCCATCCGAAGGCGCTCAAGTGGGGCGACGAGTGGAAGGTTGACCTGACTCCCGAAGAGATTGTACAGCTTGCTACGGACTACGATGTCATGCTGCGCCGAACGAAACAACGCACACGAGAAGGCTCGGTCGTCTGGTCAGACGAGATCTGGCTGGATGAACGAGGCGGCTTCTTCAGAAGGAGATAGCGATGGCTGAGTCGATGGAATTCATCGTAACCGTGGAGTCGATGGAACGCGAGAGTGTTTCGGGCGCGTCTGTAGTCCTCACGGGCCGGGACAACGCGACCGCGGGCTCCAAGACACTCATCATGGTGAAGCTGGATACGCTACCTCACAAGGCGAGGGCGATGCCCTTCGCCTCCAACTGGCGTGTTACACTGGAGCCGATCGAGCATGACTCTGAATCTTGAAAAGATCTTCGTGGACAGCACAGCCTATCCCGAGCGTAAACGCGATGAGGATGAGACGCTGAAGCAGTACAAGAGCCACGTGCTCGTGCAAGAACTGCTCAGACGGGGCTGGCACCACGTGCCTGAGCACGTGAAAACGATTCACGTGGAGCCCGGAAGTCAACTTCTGTCGTGGTCATGGTGGAAGGCGCAGTGAGGCCGTGACTCTCTGGACGTTCTACCAACAAGCTGTCGCCATGGCGAGAAGGTCCGATTCTGCCTTTCCCCGCTTTGATCATGCGTGCTTTGTTGAGGCGCTCGTAGAGGTTGGCGACATGCTGTGGGAAGGGATGCGGCCGTACATCAAAGGGTCCCGCTACGAGGAGTATCGCGCCACACTGACGCCGAGGGAACGTCTGTGGCAATGGCTTCTCTCTACGATTCGGTGGGGGAGTTACGGATCGTGTGTGCGTCCGTGGCCCGCGGGACTGGAGTATTCCCACTATGACCCGGCCACTCCGGGCGTTCCGGCTCCGGTTCCAGCGGCGCAGGAGATCTTGGGAGGCTCTGCTGAGGCCATCGAATTCAGCGATGACGAAAAGATACGGGTAAACCGTTGCGCGTGGCTTGAGTGCCAGCACATCGAGAAAGACGCGCAGCGAGAAACCAATGAAACTGACCAAAGCAGACAGTGAGAAAATGCTTCGCGATCTCGCAGCAAGGATTGCGCCTTTGCTGACGGAGCACAACATCCGAGAGATCTTGCTGCCCTACTATCCCGAGCGTGACTTGGTGGGCGAGTTGTTCCGTCGAGGTTGGCAGCGACCCACTCGCATGGACGTGGCCGAGCCGCCCGCGGGGACTGAGCTACTCTGGAAGTTGCCATGAGCGATATGATTGTCATTGGGCCGAGAGACCCCAGGGATTTCGTTCTCTGTCCCGCGTGTGCTTGTTCCTACTCGCAACGCTATGTAGATCGCGTCACGATGGAGTGTCCCATGTATGCCTGCGACTGGGTTTGGGATGCAGAGGAGCTAGACAGAGCCATCTGGGGTGTTCGGGAAGCCAAGCGTGGTTCTCCTCCGAGCAAGCCGAAAGAGGAATCTACTCACTGGCTTTCGTACACGTCCCGAGTCCTCACACTCTCCGATGGATCTTGGGTCTCTGTCGAGGACGATCCCGATGGCGGCTTCTTTGCGAAGGTTCACGTCGACACGGGCGGCCACACGCTCCTCGATGCAACACGCGGAGAGATCGAGACGTTGGATAAAGCGAAGGAGTGGGCGACGGACACTACGCCCGTCTTCTTGATCTGGAGGACGTATGATGGTTGGGATCGCCCACGTTCGCAGCCGTGCGAATGAGAGGCAGTAGCGCGTCGCGAACCTTGCCGGGATTCTCATGTGCGATGCGAATCAGTTGCTTGCGAAGATGTGACGTGGCTACTCTTGCTGGAGCGGGACGGCGTACAGGCGTGGTCGCTCGGGGTCGAGGAGCGCGGACCATGGACTTGGGCGGAGCCGGAGGTTGCTGTCTCGAAATGAGCGCGATCAGATCGGGCACTTCCCCCTTCATCTGCTCCCGTGCATCCAAACCAACATCGCCTATTCGCATAGCACGTCGGACGAGACCTTTGAGGTTGCCCAACGCCGACTTCTCGTTCGGACGCAGCGCGGAAACGTCGATGGCTTTCAGAATCCCCTGGATCATCCTCGCGGGCTGCTCCTTCTGGAGCGCACGTTCGGCGTCTTTGAGATTCGTGAGAGCATCCTGACGAGCCGCCACGATCTCCTCTGGCTCCCTACGGGCTTCTTTGAGGAAGGAAAGAAGCGCCTCGTGAATGATGTGGTCGATCATGGCTAGTAGCTCAACTCTTTGTAGGTTTGCTTGTCCTCGTAGCGAATCCGAGTGGCCCCACCACGTTTCCCGTCGTACATGGGTCCCAGCAACCCCTGCAACTTCGGGGCTCCCTGCAACTCCTTGCGCGTCCCTGGTCTCGAAAAACGCCCGGTGATTCGGTACTTTCGCGCGAGCGCTTCCTCAGAGTTGAAGGTCTCCGTCCCGCGAGTGGTCCTGACGACATAGACTTTCTTGTCGTTGGCTTCCTTCAGGAGTGGAAGGATCGCGTCCCGAACCTCACCAGGATTCTCGTGCGCGAGCCGAATCAGTTGCTTGCGTAGATCCATGTTGGCTCTCTTTCCCAGCGTCACTTCCTCGGCAAAGAAGTTGGATCTGACTGGATTGATGAGGAGCGGCCGAACCCTCTCGTTGAAACAACCGCGGATTGTGTTTCGCCTGCCGGAACGTCTTGTCCAGAGCTTCCCGAGCAGAGCTTGCTGGGACCGTGTGGACCAGAAACGTGCGCCCGGCCGCCCGAACCCTCACGTCAAAGTGCTTGCGGGTGCCGGTGTGAAGATCGGACATCTCATCCGAAGCGCTTGTATAGGGAGAATCTCGGCCCCCAAGGCCCCCAGACAGCCCCAGAGCTTTCAGGCTCCCTGACGGCTCCTAGGAGACTTCCCAGAGCAGAGAGGCTCACAGAGGCTCAGAGGCGCTCAGGCGAGTGCGTGAAGCGCGCCTCCGGCTAGCTTGCCTATCGCGTGACCCGTGTGAGGACCGAGCATGCCTACCCTCCGCAAGCAACTGATCAGACTCGCCTACGAGAATCCCCAGATGCAGGAGAAATTGCTTCCGCTGCTCAAAGAGGGAGCGGTTATGAGCGAGCCGCTCGATCGGGCGCTCAGGGACATCCTCCGCAAAGCCTACATCGCAGGGACGGAAGCTGGTTTCGTTCGTGAGCAAGATGAAGGGGACGAATTCGTGCGCACCGCAGGACGGGAAAGCCTCGCCGCGTACAAGGAAGTGAAGCACGCCATCGCCAAGCTGGAGCCGAAGAATTGGGGAAGAGCAGGCACCCTTGGCGGGGTTCCCATCGGCACGCTCAAGAATCTTTCCGCAGCACTCTGGGAGCTTGCCTATTGGAATGGGGCTTTCCAGGGACCAAGCAAGTAGGCTGCGATAAACGGTAAGGGCTCTAAGCGGGTCCGTCCATCCAGCCCGCGGAGATCGCCCTAGCACTCCTCGGTGGCCACGTCGCCGGGGAGTGCGCCTTTGGTATGGTTCTGGGGACATGGAAGAATTCACCTTCACTGGCTACCCCATCCCCCTGACTCGTAAAGAACGATGCGCCATGGCTGCGAGGAAGGTGAAGGAAGCCAACGAGATTCTCGCCTACGAAGCCGAGAATCTCCCCGAGCCCCAAAGGACAGAGAACGCGGCAGTACGAGGATCGTTGATGCATCTGTCCGACAGACTGGAAAAGCTCCGCTAGGGATGGCGTAGAGACCCACTGACCATGCTAGACGTGCGCACGATAGACGACAATCGAGAGTTGTACGAAGGACGCTGGATTCCCTCGCGCCCATTGCCAGGGCCGTTCCTCAGACGACTGTTGGACGCCTGGGCTGTTTTACGGGGCCGTGCAGAGGCAGTCCACTGGCCGCGATGACGGTATCGTGGGTTGCATGGACCAGGAAAGTCTCCGTGACATCCAGAGCCGGCTGAAGCACGTTGGGGACTTGCTCGAATCAGCAAGTCAAGCCCCTGACTCCCGCTACTTTGCACGAGAAGCGAAGAGAGTACTTCGCAATGTGACCGACACGATCGAGATCAAGACGGAGCGGTGCTTTACGTCTATCGAAGCATTCGTGCAAGCCTGTGAGGATCTCCAAACCGAAGATCCTGAGGAGCTTCCTTCTGACATCCGGCCACGCCGAGGAGACATGTTACGTCCCTGGTTTCAGCCATTCGAGGACGCACGGCGGAGAGTGCTTGGTGTTCAAGAGATTCTATCAGGCGACCGCCTGACGATGCCGCTCACGGCGTTGAAAGAAGCACCGCCGGAATGGAAAGCTCTCGTGAGCAAATTCGTGAAGCCAGAAGGCCGAAAACTCCTGGCTGACGCCCTCACGAGGGGAGAGTACCCCGGCGTGTTGTAATCGCAACCGCCCCGTAGCAGAGCGGAAACCCTCGCGCCCTCAGAAGCACCCGCTCACTGATTCGAGCGGCAAGCTGACGCGCACCCTAGTGAACCTCGAAAACGGAGGGATGTCAAGTGGGCACCCGTTGTGAAGGAAATGGGGTAAAAGATCAAGATGCCAGACGACCCCAAGTACTTCTGCGCCGACTGCCTGCGCTACCAGCCCTCGATGAAACGACCCTGCCCCGACTGCGGATCAATCCGCGTGACCCTGCCCCGACTGCGGATCAATCCGCGTGATCCTGCTGTCGATCGTGGACCAGATCGCAGACCCGGCAGACAAAGAGAGGACTCTCGCTGACATCCGAAAGGCAAACGAGGTCTAGTATGGGAAGCGGTCTCAGACACGTCATGGAAGTGCCCCAGGATCACGGCCCAAACTGGCTGTGCGATGTGCGAACAGACGGTGCCTACGCCGGCACGCGCATCGCCACCAAGCTCAAGCCGAACAACGAGATCCTGACCCAGCTTGAATGGGCCGATCGCGAAGGCGATGACATGTATGAGGAGCACAATCAAGGGCTCCTCATCGTGCTCAACGGGCCAGGTACAGAGTCGGTCCCCCGGAAGGTGCTCGAATGGCTCATGAACGGCCAACCGAGCGAAGAGAAGGACGAGATGGATGTGCTTCTGGATCAGATGGGCTACTGAGGAAAGGAAAAAACGATGCCACTGTTCAAACTAGATGGCGAGTACGCCATGCCCGAGATAGAATTCACCGTCTTTGTCGAGGCCAAGGATCAAGCCGAAGCAGACAAACTGCTCAAAGAGCTACGTGACTGGGATAGCAGGATAGACGGTGCGATAGAAGATGAGATCCATGAAGCCCTGATAGAACGCAGGGGCGGTCACCAAGGCACCCAATGGAATTTCGCCAACCCTGTGGAGAAGGTTCCTGAGGGCGCCACGGTGGTGAAGCTCCCAGACGGCTGGGATTGGCATGGGGTGAGTATGACCAGCGTGCGCCAAATCCGTTGTCCCAACTGCGATTCTCTCTCGTTCACGACAGAGCGACTGGAGAAGAACAACCATTCCTTGAACGTGAGAGCAAAGCTCACCTGCAAAAAGTGTGGGCACGTCTGGGAATGCAACGTGTCAAATCCTGATCACCGAGTGAGTCGGGGGCGCCTCGGGTTGCCGTAAAGGGCTGATACATGCGAGTGTCTTTTCAAGTAGCTGTCAACCTCAAGGGAAAGCCTGCTCCGAAAGCCGTCATGATGGCGCGGCTAGAAGAGTGGGAGGGCCCGCTTCCAAGAGCAGGCGAATTGGTGCGTATAGGAGAGCTTACGCGGTCCGTCAGGAACGTCATCCATGCGCTCGATACGACTGCTCCCCTCGAAATCTGTCTGGTCTCTCTAGACACCTGCCGGGCTCAAGACTTTGAAGAGACCGTCGCCTACCTGACGAGCATGGGATTCGAGATCGTTGTCTCTGCCCACGACGTTTTTGACGAGGCGAAAGAAGCTGTCATGGGGGAGAACGTTCAAAAGAGCGGCACCTATGGCGACTGGCATCCAGACGGGCGCATCGACGTGAGCACCGACGACCGGCCAATCTGGGTCCGCGCTCGTGTGGAAACGGGGGCGAAAGTACCAGGCCAAGGAACCTTGATGCGCGTGCTTCGTATCGAGGACGGATACGCAGTCGTGGAGGTAGCATGAGCCGCGTGTACCTAGTGATCAACATCATGCAGAGCGAGACCGGCTACGCGGTCATGGTCAACTCGTCGCGAGACTACAGGGGTGTAGATCCCGAGACCAAGGGAATTGCTCGCGGCGAGAATCTCGATGCCGATGCTGCGGCGGCGACCGTTGCTGCTGCGTTGGAGCAGTGGACGGAACACGAGGAAAAGCAAGGGTGGGTCGAGTAGGATGATGGAAGGCAACGGCGAATCACCGCAGGGCACCACCTGGACGGAATGGGGGAAAGCTCTGAAAGCCAAGTTCGAGACGATCTGTGACGAATGGACGGAGAGTCTCAAAGCGCTTTGCCGGATGGAACGGGCTCCCCAGCGGAAACGCAGGAAACGTGTCGCTAAGAAGATCGCGGCACGCAACGGATATCTCCACCACAACTGCTTCGGCTACTACGACTGGAAATGAAACTCTATAGCATGATCCAACTCATGGAGATCGCCCACATCTTCCGGCGGCAGTTTGGCGAACAGATCATGCGAGAAGCCATCGAGAAGCTGACGGACCGTGAGTTTGTCGAGTTTCAAATGCGATTCCATGCGATGCTTCGCCTGCTAGAGCAGATGCAGCACGATTTCGAGATTTCGCTCAAGCACGTGGAAGGAGGCAAGGCATGAGCAAGAGTGACTTCTTGGTGAAGGGGACGGACGCCATCAAGCATAAGCCTTGTGAGCCGTGCAACGGGACAGGACATGACCCGCGATCGGAAGACATCCAGTTTCCCTGCAAAGACTGCATGGCGTCTGGGGTGGACTGCTCAGACTGGACGCGGGAAGAGTTGGACCGAAACATGCTGGCCTACATCGTCTACCATTGGGCGCCAAGTAAGGTGGTTCTGTCAGGCATCTGGATGCACGACCTAGAGAAATGGGTGCGTGCGGTAGAAGAGAAGTTTCCGGCAGACTTTCTGCGCCGCTTCGCGCAAGACCCGATCGCGGATGAAGATGCGGAGGAGCCAGATGGACCTGCATGACGCAATCGAAAGAGCCCAGCTTCGCGCTGACAGCAAGTATCTTCGCCAACGGTGGGAGTGTCCAGAAATCCTGTGGAACCTTCTGCACAATCTCGGTGAGGGCAGCCCGGACATGGGGCTTGATCGGCTACTTGAGTTAGTGGCCGCGACGCATCGGCCAAAGGAATATAGCTACTTGACACGACCCACTGGAGTGGCGACGAGACTGATAGATCTAGAGCAGTGGTGCCCGAAGGAGGAGCCATGACCCATTGGGGGCAAACGTGCGAGCATCGTTTCGAGTATCGTGGTGTGGTGTACCGTGTCGGTCACCAGTTGGCAGGCAGCGGCGCCAGGCACGTTTCGTACTACGACTGCTATTTCTGCTCGCGTTGCTTGGAGACTCGCATCGACAAATTGGACTGCGAGTCTGATACTTACACCGATCTCAAATTCGGAGCGACGCCCGCTCCGAAGAAAGCGATGCCGCTTTCACCATGAGCACCCCCAACGAACAATGCATCTGTCGCTACAGCAATTATTGAAAGAGAGACGAGACACCCCATGAGCGATATCCACATCATCGTAGATTTCTACGATGTCACCGCAGAGCCAGGGGACGATTCCGTGTGGCAGATGAACACATGCGCAGTGCCCCGAGTCGGGGAGCGTTGTCTGGTGCATGCCTACGTCGAGCGTGGATGCGAACCCTCTGCTTGGAAAGATTGGGATCTGCCACGTAAGCTGGAAGGCGTCGTAGAGCGCGTGGAGTGGACATTCGAGTCGCGCTCGTACCAACACCCGCGCCACAAAGAGATGTGTTTTGCCCAGGTCTTCATTAGACCGGACACGGAGCGAGAATGATCGACCAAGGCCCGGTGTTGAAAACGCTCCAAGAGGCAGACGACGTGTTGCTCAAGTACGAGGCAGCCATGGAGTGGTGGGGAGAGCACCCAGGGGTTTCGGAAGAGCATCCAGAGGTTTCGTCCCCGCCGATGGTCCTTGTTGCCCTACGTGACGCGATCAAACACGTCTCGAAAGCTGTCCGCCTGGAGCACGAAGCAAGGATCCAGGCCGAGGAACGTACGAGCGTGTGACTGCGGCCACTTCTTACTACCCATCGACAAGGAACAGGGGTCGTGGTGGTGCGGAGCGTGTGGCCGGATGCTCATGGAGGACGACGACGGAGACTCCTGGTTTGTCCCAAACCACAACCTCGAAGGGGTGTCATGGGAGGATCAGAGACGCGAAGAGGAGGAGTTGCTACGCGTCCCCGACGAGGCACAGGCGCCGCCGTCGAGTTGATCGCGAAGTGAGACCATGAAGACGACGCGGATGATTCGTCTCCAGCAAGCTCGTGTCAGGCCACGCAGTGAAGGTTCAAGTGAAAGGTAAAATCGCCTACTTGTGGTACGATGGTCCTCCAGGTAGGACACTATAGCGCGTTCTAGGGCTTCGGGAGTCGGGCAGGGTACTTCGGTCCAATCATCAAAGCTCAACTTAGAGCGCTCCGACGAGTCAATGGCTGACGCAAAGAAAGAGTTGCTCCAGACGATCAACGCCATGGCGGATGCGTGGGGCTACATGTGCGGCACGGGATGCAATGACGACTCGAAAGTTGCCGAGCTACAAGCCAAGATCGAGAAGCAGATCGATGCCTTGATAGCCGGGCAGCGTGATGGATCGCGCACTGAGTGCATCTTGTGTGATGAGCCGGCAACCTGGATAGCGGTGGAGTCGGATCACGAGATCTCGCGAGCGAGCGACCCCGCTGAGCAAAGGGACAGATGGTAGACATAAAGCTCACCGAGAAAGAGCTAGAAGCGATCGATACGATCGCCAAATCAACGCTCAGTTACCGCGAAGTCGCCAGGTGCGTAGATGCCTACCGCGAAGGACTCAAAGATTACCAGACGCACCTGACTCGTGACCCACCCTTTGACGCCCTGTTTGAAGCCGGACAGAAGGCAAGGAAAGCCGCGGAGTTGGCAGACGCCTATCGAGAGGAGATCTTGCCCTTGGTGGGTGCTGGGTATCAGCGTCGGGAGATTAGCCCTGCCTCGATAGGACTAGGACAGGAACAAGAGACCATCGAATGTCCCTCCTGCGGTGCTCAAACAACACACGTCTGGGACGAATGCTGCTCCCAATGCCACCCGAGTATCTCCAGGTCCTACGACGATCCGAGTCCTGAGGGAGACATGACAGAGAAAGAGAAGAAACCTTGGTGGATCGGGGAGTACGGGCCAGAGCTTAACCGTAAGACCTACGGCCGCATCTGGGTGCGAACCGAAGCGGACCGGGTGAAAGTGCTCGATCTCATCAAGGAGGTCGATCCGGGCGAGTACGAGACCTACATGCCCAAGGACTTCGTGGCCGTCATGCCCGAAGACCTGTCCAAAGCCAAGCTCGTGTACGGTCACAAATTCGAGATCCGTACCGACCAGCTTGAGTTGGCATGCTGGAAAGCCGGGGTCGAAATCTGGATCGTGACAGGCCATCGAGACGGGTGAGCGACATGATCGAGGTCATCTTCTACTGGGGCGCAACGACAGGAGGTATCGTGGTCGTGGGCCTCAGTACCGCCCTCGCAATCCTAGAACCTCGCGACCGCCGCGAAGCCATACCTCTAGTGATCGTCGGCATCATCATGGTGGCCTTCGGGATCGCTGCGTTGAAAGGCTGGCTGTAGCCATGAGCATCGACTTTGGTACGGTAACAGGCTTCGGTTTCGTCCTTTCACGAGCCGAGATTGAAGCAGCCCTCAAGCTCAAAAGCATCGAGTGGGACCACGACGAGCCCGAATACGAGTTGCTGGACAACTATAGCGTCCAGATGAACGAGTGCGGAAACTGTCTCGTTGAGAACGGTGTGCGGTATCTCTACCACGCGAAGCAAACCCGAGACGAGAAAACCGGGTCCACACAGGCCGACCCAGAGCAGATCGCCGAGTTGAAACGCATGATCGAGGAGTGCAAGCTGGACGTGACCATCGACTTCAGGGAAGAAAGGCACCTGTACTAGCGATGCGAGACCACAAAGAAGTGCTGGCCCTTTTTCGCGAAAACCATCGGCTGGCCGGGCTCCTGTTGTTGAATCTCGTGGATGGGCTCGGACCTACCCATGCCCATGACCATCGCTGGGAAGACAAAGGACACCTTCCACAAGCAAACTGGCTGCTAGATCCCGACAATGCACACTTTCTTCGAGAAGTGCTCCATGGCCTGGCCCTGGAACGACCAGCAAGACATATACCCTACTTCGCCCCCTTCCAAGTCACGTACTACGACGGCAATCCGCCCCATTCTACGCTGCTCGCTCGCCGCCTCCTGGACCGCCTACAACACGGCCTCGCCATGGTGAGCCACAACAACCAAGAAGGGTTAATGGGAACAACCTACGATGAGCAAGACGTGGCGAGACGAATACAGGAGATCCGGCTAGTCGTGGAAGACATCGCATACGCGCTTCTGGGCGAGAAAGCACGGGAGTTGGTAAACTTCGAGTTGCCGCCGTTCGGAGACGTGACCTACCACCGTGAAGTGCCTCCTTGCATCGAAGCAGACGTGACCTACCACCGTGAAGTGCCTCCTTGCATCGAAGCAGAAGGCCCAGAAGCGGCAAGACAATGGCACGCATGGGCAGCCAACATCGTGGCCGAGTACTGCGATGGGTTCACGGAGGAAATGGAGAAGTGCTCAGACGATGAATTGAAAGCGTCGATAGAACGACTGCTCGCTGACCTGATGCAACAGGCTTACCCCGATACGCCTCCAGATCCCGAATCCGATACGCCTCCAGATCCAGAATCCATCGTCCGTGGCTGGGTGGGGCCCATCGCCCGTGGCTTCAAACGCGTGCGGTACAGCTACCACCGAGACCTGTTCAAGCTCCTAGGGTATCCAGACATCGCCGCCCAATTCGACGCCATCTGGGCGCTCTGTGAACCCCACATGGAAACCGATCCACACGAGCCCCAAGTGCTAGGCCAAGAACCAGCACACTGGCTGCCATACATCGACAACCCCACCTTCTACACGGCCCTCATCGAAGTCCTGGAATCCGAAGCCGCCGTAGATGAGGAAAAAGGCCGTACCCGACTCGCCTCCATGCTCCGTGCGGCCGTCCGGTTGATCAAAACGCGCGGGAAACGAACATGAGAGGTCATTTCCGTTACGTCATTTCAGAGATCCGATGCCTATCCACGACAGATGGGAAGAACGACGTGCTCTCGATCTGGAGCCGAGGCAAGTTTGCCGGACACCTGAAGCTCGAAAAAGGCGACGGCGAAAAGGTGGAAAAGTACTTGCTCAACCTCGGAGTCGGGGACTACGAAGGCACGTCCGATGGGATGGAAACGACATGGGCCTGGTCACCCGGCGAATTGAGAGACTAGGAAACCCGTGAAGAGGACGGATGCGACAGACTGCGGCAGATGAGGAACAATCATGAACAATGCATCGACGGAACAGCGGAAACCACTGGTTCTCCGGTTTGCCTCTTCGGGGGCAGCAAGTGAATTTGTGGAGGAGATGGCCAAAATGTCTCGTGACGCTCGACTGATTATGCTGGAGGCGCTGAGGGACGACACTGTGCCCGCTTCGAACCGTTGGCGGGAAAGCAAGATAGAAGACCAGCATGTCCCGGTCGCCCGCGAAAATCTGTCCTCGGCTGACGAGATTCGCCTGATTGTGAAACGCCTTGGGTGGTGTGGCGAAGATGTGCAGCATCTCAGTACCCTGTTGGCTGAGCGTATTGAAAAGCATCTCAACGGATAGAAAGGCGAAACGATGGCAGTCAACTTCACCAAAGCACAGGCCCAGGAGATGCGGGACGATCCCGACTACAAGCCCCGGACTGAAACATGCCCACTCTGCAATCCCGATGTGCAAGTGGTGGGAGGTATCTCTCTCTACCTCACGTCTGCCAGAAATGTGGCAACGTGTGGCAACCAGCCCAAGTGCTGAGCGCACACCCGACCTGTATCATCGGGAATGGGGCAGTTTTCCCTGACAAGCTACTACGAGCCAAGCTACTACGAGCCTTGAGGAACAATCATGAGCATTCTTCACGTCTTGACCGTCGAAAATGAGAAGGATCTGACCGATCCCGTCGTGACGGTGGAACGTACCTGGGAAGGCCCTACCTTTGTCGTGGGATCAGAGGGTGAGAACATTCTCGCGGTCAATTCGCCTAACCGAGTTACGTTGCCCTTCTTTCGTAGGGATGGCGATGAACCAGACCGAGCAGAGGCACTACTGGAGGCGGCAAACGAACATGCCAGCTACGAGCCAGAAGTCCACATGGTGACAGTGAGACTCGTGAATGGAGACTCGGCCGAGAACCATACAAGGCTGGCGATGTTTGCCGCTCCCGAAAAAGCGAAGATTGACCTGTCGGTCCTTGGGACAACGGACTAAGATGACCTTCTCTGACTTCGTGGCCAAGTCCGTAGGCCGGGATCTCTCCCCAGAGCAACAGGCTATCTGTGAGCAGTACGCCGACTGGAGACGCAGAGGAAGAAAAGGAGGCTCCGGGCTCTCCATCATCCCCGGTGGGAAAGCAGAATCCATGCTCGATCACTGGTGGGAGGACTACGAGGATGGCTGAGCACTCATTCTTCGTGCTCGCCTGCTTGGATGGCTCCGTCGTGACGTTGCAGCAGGAAGATGGCATGGCATGGCTTCCTGTGATGTCAACACAGGAGGATGCAGAAGGCTTGCTACGGGCGCAAGACACAGAAGGCGTAGAAGTGGCCGAAGTAGCCCCCGAAGTCCTTTTCCACGGCATAGGCAGGCTACTTCCACACATCGATGTGGTCGGCTTCGTGGGAGACGATCCCGCGGTTATTCCCCTGACCAGAAAAGGCTTACGTGGTGCGTGGGATATGCTCCGAGACTTCTTCGATGACGACACAGGGCTAAAAGGACGCCTGCTCCAAATCGGAAGCCTGGAGAAGATGGAATCGCAAGATCCCGAGATGTTCCTCAAGGAATCGCTCGGTAAGGTCAGAGAGATGCTCGGGCTACGCGAGAATTGAACATGACGGAGCGAGAGATGGAGATTCGAGTAGAAAAGCTAGAGGGAGGCATACGGTTCGTTGCCTACATAGACGGAAGAAGGGGTCCGTCGTTGTTCCTGACCGATGCGTACTACCGGAAGGTAGGGCCGATCGATCCCATGCCAATCCTTGCCCAAGGGGGTAAAAGGAGCCAGAGTGGGTGAGAACCAAGCAGAACGAGCACTGCGTGCGCTGATTGAAGATCTGGAGCGTCTGGTCAAAAACCTGTCTCCACTGCGTGCTCGTGAAACTATCGAGTGCGAACCGGCAACAATCGCCGTCGCGGAAATCGAAGCTGCCCTCCGTAAGCTGCCGAAGCGCTATCTGTGAGCAGTACACCGAGAGACTACAGGCGATGATCATGGACCTGGAAGGCATCGATGACATGGCTCAGAACGAGCCCAGCCGCCTACGGAAACTCATGAAGGGTCTCCTGACACTGGAAGCAGAGATTGTCGATCTCTGCTTTTTCCAGCGGACCAGCCAGGTCAAAATAGCCGAAAAGCTCGACGTAGGGCTTCCGGTAGTGGGTTATCGCCTTGGGAGAGCCGCAGCGAAGATACAGGCGATGATGGACGCAGAACAGGACATGACGATCAATGACAAACCTTGAAGAAGTGCTAAAGATCATCAGCACGCACCCGGATGCCCCCTGCTACTTTCTGGAAGTCGAACCTTTGCCAGATGATGCCGAGGTTTTCGACACGGCCTCGGATTGGTACGAAGCCGTGAAAACCGAAGGGCAAAAGGGCCGGATGGTGCTGTCCATGGACCACCCGTCAACAAGGATGTTGGGCTTCTCGACGTATGATCCGGCAAACGAGGAAGACACGGCCAGATATCTGGTGGTGGCGCTCTTTCGGTTCAAAGAAGAAGCCCCCGACTCAATCAGGGAGTACTTCAAGACTCCGCAGAAACGACACGGGCTGGCAGAAATGCTTGCGAAGGGAATAGCACCGGATTGGAACGCTTGAGCGACTACCGCCGGTAGTGCTCGCGAATCCCCGTTCGGATGGCCTTCTTCGTGGCCGCGTTCCACCTGTAAGAACGTGCATCCGCGTCGAGATTCATCAACGCATCACGCTCGCGCACCCCCTCCAACGTGCCCAGGAAATTCTCCACCGCAACAGCCTTGACCCCAGGCTGACGTGCAAGAGCCTGGATACGAGCGTCCGATAGACCCGCCTGACGGAGCAACGGAAGAACAGCATCCCGAATCTTGCCAGGGTTGGCATGAGCGAGACGGATGAGACGTTTGCGAAGGTCAGACATCCTACTCGGACCAACCCTATAGCGTGAATACCGCCAAATGGGGTAAAACGTACCAGAGGATGAGCCGTGGTACTATGAGACGACCGTACACGCTGGAGAATTGTCTTCAGACGAGCAAGAGATTGGTGCTCTGCGTGGGGGGAAGATGAAACACTGCCTCTACTGTAAAAGCGAGATGAATACGTCAGATGCGGCCTATGCGGAAAACCCGTTCTGCGTGAAATGCCTGCCCGAGAGGATGAAGAAGGCGGCTGAGGAAAGAGGACCAGGAAAATGGGTGACCGAAGGAAACTACGTCGTGTGGAAGGAGCAAGATGAGCGAAAAAGCACGTGAGTGGCTCTGTCCCAAATGCCACGGAAATCGCTGCCCCGCTTGCTTTCAAACCGGTAAGCGACTCTACGAGATCGGCGAGCAGGTCGTCTGGGACAACCAAGAGGGCAGCCTGGCACCGTGGAACGTGCGGGAGGAGGACTACCGCACGTACGTCGGAAAGACCTACCGTGTGAACGCCCTCATGGCCCACCCCGGCGACACCGAAGATCGCTACTATGTCGGCATCGACGTGGCTATGGAAACCATTCATGGCGGCACAGCCTCGATGCTCGTGTTCGACACAAACCTGCGCCGCCTAAGGAACAATGGACATCATCCTTGAACAAGCCAAGAAGGCCCACTGCGGAGGACTCCATGGATGGCTCAGGCGCTTCTGGCGCATCCTGACCCAAGGAAGATGGCAACCCCCTCCAGTCGTCCGAGGATGCGGCGTGTGCTGTCCAACCTGTGGGTACACCTTCGTGGCCAGCTTCAGAGGAAAACGCGACAAGGTGCTCTGTGAGCGCTGCTGGACATGGGTGGGAAGACCCAGCATCGGGATGGAGTGGGAAGGCAACGACGATGCCCAGAGGTACAGCTTGAGGGGATCGTCCTCATACGTTTTCCGGGCTTGGTCGAAGTCCAGGGTCCCGTCGATCTTTTCATCCTTGTAAGCCTGTAGAGTTTCATCAGCTTTCGGCAAGAGCCAGGTTCGTACACGCCCTCAATCAGTACGACGGGAAAACCCCTCCCGAGACCCTTGTCCAAGCGCTCAAAGTGATCCTGCGCATAACTCGCATGTTCGAGAAGCACCTCCTCGATAGGGAAGTCCCCTACCTGGCCGGCAACAAGTTCCGAGAACACGCGAAGGAGCTTGAAGAAATGGTGGGGCTCTTCGAAAGTATCCCCTCCGAGGACCTTCGCCGTGAGTTGATGCTGGCAGGTGTAGGCGTGGAAGACCTAGGCGATTGATACGGAACCAATAGCCTCTAGATGGGGATCACGTACGCGGCTCGCTGAGAAGGCAAGCGTTGAACAAGGTGTGTGGCCCGGAGTGTTGTGGGTGATACCAGGCGCCGTGTGTCCAGCCAGGGCCAGACCTGAAGCCGGCGGTCGGTTTGGCAACCCAACAACGCCGAAGAAGGGCGTCCGAAGCGTCCTTGACCACCAGGGGCGGAAGCTCATCGGTGAAAGACGGCAGGATCTCTTGGGCAACGTCGAGCAGCATGATGATGGCCTTGTCGCCTCCAACAAGCGCTCTCTTCTGCCTGTGCTCCCAGATGTAGAGCCCGGTAACAAGCAGCGAACCCGACAACAGCACATGCCATCCGAAGAAGTCTGGAGGAGTGTCCCTCATCGATACCACCACAACACCCACCATGAAGGCCAGTACCCCCAGATTGATCAGGAAATCATCGAGGGTCTTCGCCTTGAAAAGTACGCCGACGATCCTCGATAGCGTCCAAAATGCCGCCATAGCGGCTAGTAGGACCACAACAACCAGAATCAGCATGGCAACCATCACCTGAAAAAATAGCATGCATCAAGGGAAAGCCGCAAGAGTGGTAGTGTGGAGGCATGGCAATCGATTGGGGTTCCAAGAACACAGCCATCAGGGCCGAGGGCATGCTGACCGTGATGGGTCCACAAGTGCGCGTGACCATCGGCGGAGAGGATCTAGGTATAAGCCCAGAAAAGGCCGCCGATTTTGGGGCGTACATGGTCAAGGTTGCGGCTGAGACGATAGCTGCGGCGTCAGAAGCAGATGTTGAGGCAGGCGGGGACTACACAGCCTCGCTCGAAGAGCCCGTGACGCTGGAGTGGCGGGCCGTGAAGGATGAAAACGGAACCGAGGTCGTCTAGTCCACGTCGTAGTCCGTCCATGACCCCGCATGAGCATGACCACGTGGTCCCAACTCAGCGAGCCGGAAAAGACCAAGCTGCTGCTGAAACACCCCGCCAAGGAGATAGCTGAGGCGCTCGAAAATAGCCTCCAGAAGCGATGGGACAACGAAAGCGGGCTCTACCACACAGAGGAATGCAGAAGGAACGGAGTGCTCAAGCTCGTCCGTCAAGCCCTAGAACCCCTCCTGCCCGATCACGAAGAGAAAGCACGGGAAGTGTATGCGCAAATCCCGTGGCCCGTAGCTCCCAAGGCATTCAGACCCGTCCCAACGTTCGAAGGCTGCATGGGGCTCGCTTGTGCGACCTGTGGCGGAACAGGCGTCTGGGGCTTCATCTCAGGTCAACGCTGTCCCGACTGTGAAGGAGGCGGGTAGGAAAGAGCTAGAGATCTCCAAGAGGCCCCCCAGGGGAATGAGATCGAGATCCCAGGGGAAGGAGACAGGAAAGGGAAGGAGGAGAAGGAGGAGGAGGGGAAGCACCGGAAGAAGCCCAAGCACAAGCAGAAGAGAAGGGGCAACAAGTGCCAACCTCCCAGACGGCAAGAAGGAGCCTCTACAGAGGGGCCCGATCACATACACGACTGGGTATCCGCAGCAGTGGAGAGCTATAGCTCGTAGAGTTTTCGGACGGGGCAGATCTGCCTCGTAAATTCCTTCGGGGTGAGTTTCAAGTGCCGCCAGAGCACTTGAGTTTTGAGTTTGGTCCCTGAAACTCGAAACTCAGGGTGCGTAGACGAGTTTGGTTCTCCGTTGGACCCGAATTTTCTGCCGTTGGGAGAAACAAGTTGGGTCTTGCATCGAGTTTTCGAGTGGTGCTAAAGTCCGCACCGCAAAACAGCCTGCATCTACAGTCAACACGACGCAGAGCACGCATAGATGGCATTCGGGGATCAGGGCGTGAAGCACGCACAGCTCCTCCCAAAATCGAACCGGCGAGGAGAATGCATCGACCTGCGTGCGAGCAGACAAACGCACTGCCCACATTCGCAGACAAGTTATGTCAAAACTCGACTGAACATTTGCAATTGTCGGAAAAGTTAATCATCAAACACCGATAAAACTCGACAAAATGCAAACACAAACGCGCGATGATACATTCAAACCAGACTTCGGATTCACGAAAGCTACTTCCAAACTTGTAGAGCGAGTTTGGACGCGACAAGAGCACGGGCAAATTCCGGTTTCGGTCTGGGAAACAGAAACTCGCGGCCTCGTTTACGAATTAGAGCGTGAAGAAGGCAGCGAATTTTATCGCTCAGCCCGAAGATTGCTCAAGGCGATCACGGGAAGTCGCCGTCACGACTCGTTCGGCGCGTACTTTCGGGCTGACAACGCGAAAGTTACGGACGAAAAACTTTCCGTCGCGAAAGTTTTGGATGAAACTCAGCGCAAAGTCATCGTCCCGCGCGTGAAAGGTGAGCTTCGCGAGACCAAATCCGTCATCGACACGAGTGAAACTCGACAAATCGAGTCAAAAGTCGAGTTTGGTTTCGACGCGGACGAGTTTCACACGACTTCGGACGGTCTGAAACTCACGGACGGGGCAGATGAGCAACTTGTTCGGCAGCTTGTCGCGAGTTTCGACGGACTTTACGAAGAAATTGCAAGGCCCGAGCTAGGAATTGACCTGGCACAGCGCGGACATGAGGTACGCAAGCTGTTGTTCAAGGGCTTCCGTGGGCTGATGTTCTCGCGGGGCTACGACCCGGAGGATGTCTTGCAAGAGATCTACCGGGGCTTGCTCACTCGCAACAAGGGCAAGTGTCCGTGGGACGGGCGCAAGAGCACGTTCGGGTTCTACGTGACGATGGTGTGCCGCTGCGTGCTGACCAACTACCATCGCAAGCAGAGCCGGCGACTGGACCGGCAAGCGGTCGAGCTAGATGAGGCGATGCTGGATGGTCAGGTCATGGACCCGAGCGATTCGAGCGATTCGAGCGACCGGCTGGCGCAGGAATCGCTGGAGAAGTGGTTATCCGACCCCGAGCGTGGTGGAGACACGCCGGATGGGAAGCTCGCGGTGGAGATCTTGCCCTTGGTGGGAGCGGGGTATCAGCGTCGGGAGATCATCGAGGTGACGGGCAAGCGGGAGACTTTGGTGAGTCGGGCCTTGGCTCACTTGAGGAAGTGGTCGAAGGAGTGGGCTTCTGAGATGGGCATGACGATTCGCGAGAGGCGGCGTCAGCCGGTTCACTAATCTCGCGAAGTCTGGTTGGGTTTTTTGTCCCAGCCCTGTGCCTTCATTTCGTCTTTCACTCGTTCCTGAGGCGTACGACGACATCAATGAACCCCACTTCTACGGCCCACAGGAGGGCGTCATGGCGTTGTCGCACGGCAAGACCGAATTTACGCACGGATGTGACCGCGTAATGCTGTGTGGCCAAGCAGGAGCTTGCAAACCCTACCTGTATCCCCCAGGGGATACCCAGGAGGTAAGGTGTGTCCTGGAGACCCTCGATGTTGCCCAGTATCCTGGGACGGTCAATCACTACCGACTGCTCAAACCTGAAGGCTGGGAAAAAGCAGTCTCCGCTCAGGAACGATCGTCATCGTGATCGTTGCGATCTGAGCGTTCGTGATGTTCCGTTAGTTTCGATGCAACCATCTATACGCACGGCTTGGGGTTCAGGGTGTACTGCGTGACAGCTTCGGAACACGGCTTGAGAGCTTCGTGGATCTTCACCATGTCTGCATTGGCGGCGTAGCCGGTGATTATCCCTGACGACGGGTATGGGTTGGCTTTCTGGTAGGACGCATCGGCTTGAGCGGCCACGGAGGCGTATTTGGCCTGAAGAGTCGTGGATATGCGGCCTTGTTCCTTCGTTATTGTTTCGGGGTGTGCTTTGCACCTCTGGCTCCATTCCTTGATCTCCTGGACCACGGGTGCGGTGGCTGTGGTTATGGCTTCAACCAGTCCTTTCTCCCAGTCCGTGACGGACGATTTATCTGGCGTCGTGGTACCAAACAAATTGCATCCAAGACAGGCCAGGATAAAGAAAGCAAACACCTTGAGCGTCATCGGTTTCCTCCTCGTGGACGACATTGTCAGGATCGCGCTGTCAGGCATGGGGGGTCAATGTTTTTCTGGCAGGGCGAGATCGCCCTTGTGGCGCCGTGAAACGCAGATTTGTGGGGCTTTGTATACTTTCGTCGGATTCCCGCGTAGAGGGGTTGGAACCGAATGGAGATTTCTTCCACTAGGAGAGCACGCATGTACGTGATTTAAAGGAGCAGAGACAATGGCGATGGGTTGGGATGTCGTTTTGGTGGTCACGTTGGTCGTGAAGGTGCTCGAAACGTTCCCCGAAGTGTTTGGAGAGCCCGGCGAAGTGCTCGATTCGCTCTACGAGGGCCTCGGAAGAAAATAGAGACCTGATGCTGACCGTACAAGACGAAATGATCACTCCTGAGCAGGCTAAGCTGCTTTTGGGTTCTCACAACCGATCGCGGCAGACGGGACGTTGATCGACGGGGCGTGTCGTTTGAAGGCAGTGGTTAGACTTGGGTGTCCGGTCTCCTTTAGCGTTGTACGCGGTATGAGCCTGGAGCCGTTTACGGCGAATGAAGCCTAATGATGAGCATGGAGCAGCGTCACGCACTGGATTTCCAGTTTCGGTGCCGGGTCGACCAACTTAGGAGACGAATCATGCTGACAGCAGGCGATTTGGAAAAAATCAGAAGAGGGCAAGTCGAGGAGCCGTTCTTCGATGCGTTCTTTCGTCCCGTGCTTGCAGAAGTGCTCGATCGAGTCGAGCTAACGGGCTGTACAAAGGTCGAGTTGGAAACGGATCTCAGGACGGCGCTTGCACTTCGTGTCGATCTGCCCCAGATGGAAGGGCTCATGAGGGCTTTCATCCAGCCGGTGGTCGAAACAGCGCTCGAAAAGGGGTCCAAGAAGGGTCTCTTCAAGCTCAAGGGACGCCAAAATTTCGACAATTGGACTGCTTCGATGAAAGCAGACCTAGATCCGTAAACTCTCGCTTGGATCTCGCGTAGGAGAGGTAGAGGAGCGTGCGTATTGAGTTTCACGTGGTCTAGACCGGTCGAGAACCCCTACGGGCTCCAGGTCCGCACGTCCAAGTGCGGTCGTGCGAAGATCGCGCGTCTTTCCAAGCCCGGATGGTCGTGGAACGAGTACCTACCGCTGCTCGACGGGGTGTTTCTGCCCAAGTACTACCGGCTCAAGGACGCCAAGGCAGCCTTGGAGGCCGCTGAGACGGGCCAGGAGCTTCCAGAAGCCGTTGCACCGAAGTGGATGCACGAGTACGAGGTCACGGAGACAAAGACTCAGAGCGAGGCTGAGGCGTCCTACAAGCGTGCGACGGAGTGGTTCCGGTCCAAGGTGCGGGCAGGGCGCCATGCGGCTAACCAGGGCGCCGACAAGGCGCAGAATCCCTACGAGGTTCTGGGGCTCGATGAGACAGCCTCGCTCGATGACTGCAAGGAGGCCGCCCGAAACCTCATCTTGCTCTACCATCCCGACAGGGAGACCGGAGACAGGGACAAATTCGAGGCAGTGAAGGCAGCGATCGATGAGATCAAGGAGCTAGCATCGTGAAGATTGTGGAGACAACCTTCGGCAAGTTGAAACGAGGCGATCGTTTTGCCTTGGGGCCAGGAGCATTTCTGGAGCCTACGGACCACTTGATGAACATCAAGGTCGATCCGGCGTTACTCTGCGGCGAGGACCAACCGTTGCCTTTCAACGTCATTTGTTTGGGAGACGGGCGTGTTCGTACCTTCCGCGATGAAGAGAAAGTGCTGGTGAAGCGCACTGAAGCGCGAACCGACGCGGCCGAAGCGCGAGCGGAGGAGGCGGACTCTACCATCGATTGCGACGCTCTCACCGACACCCCCGAGCCAGAGGAGAAGCCATGACCGTCACGAGATACACCTGCGACCCGATGCCAAACTCAGGCGATGTGATGGTCGAGGACCCCTTGGGGGAGTACGTGCTCGCATCTGACTACGACGCAGCCGAAGCGCGAGCGGAGCAGCAAGAGTCTGTTGCGCGCAAGGCAATAGGTTTCTCCGGGCTGTGCATGGAGATGGCTGACATTGAGGAGAGGCGAACCGACGCAGCCGAAGCACGAGCAGGGGAGAAGGTGCGGACGCTCAAGGCCAAGCTCGTCGCAGCCGAAGCGCGGGCGGGGCGATGGGAAGAGAAGGCCAGAAACTACAAGGCAAGTCTAGTAGCCCGCAGCACAATTCTCAGCGACACGGAAGCCGACCGCGACCGCCTAGCCGAAGCGCTGCGGGAGTTGCGAGAAACACTACGCAATCCGGGCTTGACCGAAAGGGCGAAGATGGAGAAGGCGCTCGCCGCCCTTGTCAACATCTCCGGGACGGATTCGATGACTCAAGGGAACGAGGCCGAAGCGCGAGCGGAGGAGGCAACGCGAATAGGCTACGCGCTGAGTGCAGAGGTTGCCGACCTGACTGACCGCACCGACCGACTAGCCAAAGCGGCCACACACGCGCGCGACCTGTTGGGAGGGATCGCGAAGCAATTGTCACCCGACGCCAAGACGGCACTTCGTGCGATCGTCAACTTCAGCAAGGTCACGCATCAGAATATCGATGAGCTACGCGAAGCAGGTTTGGTGGAGCGTAGGTACGGGGGAACGTATGGTGCGAACGACCTGGGCTGGGTAGTCGAGTCTCATCTGGCGGACGACAGCATTCTCAGTCGAGAGAAGCTGCGCAAAGGCAAGTACACGAGGGGCTGGGCCAGTCTCACGGAGGACCAAATGACGGCCTTGCTCTGGTTGCTCGGAGAATGGTCTATTCGGGGCGGCCACGGACCACCTCTCTCGCTATTGGAGGTTTACGCACTCATGCAGTGCGCCCCATGAATCTTGAAGCGCAACAAGAACGCATAGCCGAGCTAGAGGCGGAATTCGGGTTCACGCACGATGAGGCCCTACTCGAGACCGAGCTATGCTGCAACGACTACAGCCTGGAGCAGCTACGCAAAATCAAACGTGCTTTCGTGGGCTTGAAGTCGTACCTGAAGCGTAGGATTTCGTCTACGGTCACCCACACGCCAGGGCCGCTCGCGGAGAGCTACTACGTTGCGGGCACGCCCTGGAGGGCACGCCATGAGGGGCACGATGACTGACGTGCTCATGGCGTTCGGGTTGACCGTGTGGGTTGGCTTCATGGTCGTGCTTGCGTACCACACGATCCGCACGTGGTGATCGTCGTGGTCAGCTATGCGCGGACCGACGCATAGCTCGATCGATCGTCATCGTGATCGTTGCGATCTGAGCGTTCGTGATGTTCCGTTAGTTTCGATGCAACCATCTATACGCAATGTCGATTCATCTATTGCAATTGTGTGACGCGAGTCGGTCGCAATCGTGATAGGTGCGCACGAAGTTGGTTTCGAGTCGATCGTCAAAACCGTTTAAAAAAGTCATCGGGGTGGGGCCCAAGGGCTTAAATTCCGAATCCGACCGACACCCAAAATCTCAAAGTGAACTTCCGGGAGCAGATCCCTAACTTCTTGAAATCATTGGGTTTTCTCCACAGGGCCCGTCTCTCTCCTCACGAAACCTGTTTCGATGGAGAGCGCGGGAGTCCCTGGGGCAGCTATTCTGTTAGTGCTTCGCACGAAAGGGTGTTTTCAAAGGGCCTCTGCGGGCAGTTTGTGCTACTCGTGCATCAAAAGGCCCCTGCGGGGCGGTTTCGTGCATATCTACCCTCATCAAAACGACCATCGACCTGTCACGGCTCTCCTCTGGGCGCTTTTCCCGCACTAGCTGGCCTATGGGGTCGGTGAGGGTAGGAGCGAGAGATGGTCGACCCACGACAAGTCGAGGAGTGGAACAAGACGCTCGACAAGCGGATGGCCGACGCGAAGAGGATGTATGCGCATCTGCTGGAGCGGGGTGAGATTCCGGTTCAAGTGCGCAAGGGCGCGCCCGGTGGCAAGCCGGGCAAGAAGTTTACGATCAAGATGCGGACGGGGATGGGGGCCAAGGGGTTCGGGGTGATCGAGCCGGGGAGGAAGAGGCCGGTGGAGGGGTACAAGATGCTGGGCAGGGACCGGATGCTCGATTGGCTGTCTGGTCTGGAGCCGCAGCGAGGAACGAGAGTTGGAGCCATGGACGAGCTACGCAAGCAGGTCTTCAAGGTAGCGTATGAGAATCCTGGCGAAGTGAGGGAGGCCCTCTTGCCGCTGCTGAGGGAGGAAGGCGAGCCGATGGCGAAGCCGGGCACAGATTCCAAAAAAGCCGCTCAAGCATCTCACAAGGCGCTCATGGCGGCTTACGACTTGCTCACTGACGTGAAGGCGGAGATTCAAGTACTGCTCAATCCCCACGCGGGTGTAGATGACAAGACGAAGCAGCAGGCCAAGAAGGTGTTTGATTCAGTCAAGAAGATCGAATTGGCGATGAACACCACCCACACCCATCTAGGCAAGATGATTCGGTAGGCACTGCGGGGGCGGAAGCCACGAAGGCGATGAACAGAGACCTGACAGGATTTTTGAACGGGCCGCCAAGCCAGGTGCTCTGCGGCATCTGGCTTTCCGCCTTGACCAGACCGGAAGTCCAGGCTTGGACAGGCCGATCGAAAGATGGGGCCGCCGCGGTGCGGGTAATGCCGAAAGGCCGGAGTGAGAGATGAACGATCTACGCAAGCAAGTCATCAAGGTCGCGTACGATAATCCTGGAGAGGTACGGGACGCATTGCTGCCGTTGTTGTTGAAGATTCGAGTTACGCCCGACAGCACTCTGGTGCGGAAGGCAGTCGGAGACCCGACTTCATCACGAACCTCGCCTGGACCGTGGCCGGAGTTGACGAATGACGACAGGAAGGTGCTCGGGGAAATTGCGTGGAAGTACAACAAGATCCTTGAGAGGCTCTCGGGTCAACTGTATGGCGAGTTACGGAAGCTGGCGGGTCAAGCAGAGAGACATCGGCGGGCGGTCTTGCAGCAGGCCAGACAATCAGAGGACCCGGTCACACAGCGGAAGATGAAGAGCTTGGCTGATGTGCTCAGGGACGTGGTCAAGCAGGCTACGGCTTTTGCACACAAGGATACGCTATGGAGGGATTTGAGCCAGGTAGGTCAAGCGGATTACGAAGCCAGGTGGATGCTCGATCCGTTCCACACGTGAGGTAACCATGTCCAATCTACGCAAGGAAGTCATCAAGCTGGCTCACGAAGCCGGGCCGGGAGAGCTACGGGACAAGCTGATGCCTCTCATCAAGGAGGGCATCTCGGATGAGGAGGCCCAGTCGGGCGCGATTCAGAAGCGCATGGCAACGGCTCACGCGATGTGTTGGGTGCTCCACAGCGTCCTTCAGGACATGCTGCCGCTCGGGGAGCACATTCCGAGGCAGTCAACACTCAAGCTCCAGAACGATGCTGTCAGGATGGGGAAGGTGTTGTGGGAGAAGATGGACTCGCAGGGGCGGAGTTGGGCCAAGCGCTATCGGGGCAAGATCGAGTCGGCGTTGCGGTAGCATGGGCGCGCCCGATCGTTCCGCGCTGAGCGTAGCTACTGGTCCTTAGCCCACTGAATCAGCGCTTCGTGGGCGGCCTTGTCCCACTTGATGATGATGTTGATGACCGGTTCCATGAAAAGGGTGATCGTGCCTTCTTCAACTTGAGGCGAGTACAAGATCTCCAGGGTGCCTTCGCCCTCGACTCCCTTGGTTTCGATGAGGGTATAGATCGGGACGCGTCGGAGGAAGATGAGGTCTGGGGCCAAGCTGGCTCCGCACTTGGGGCAGAACGTGAAGGACCTATCGTTGACGACGTACTGGCAGCCTGGTTTGTGGGGGTTGTCGTTACCGTCTGCATCTTTGCCTTGGTCGAGAAGCTCTCCTGCGCGTTGCAGTCTTCGTTCTCGTATCTGGGCATCGATCGCTTCATCAGACGGGTTGTAACAGCAAGCGCCTTGCCGCAGTGCTCTTCCGAGCAGGGCGGCACGGGCGTCTTCTCTTTCCTGTTTGGATGGCTCTGTCATTTTTTCGTTCCCTCGAAAGAAGCATCGTCCAGGTAGGCTGCGTGTTTTGATCTGCCTCGTAGTCCGTTTTGCTCTCTCCGGTTGCCGATTTGCTCGATGCATTCGTCGGCTGCTTCTTTGAACGTGTCGCCGATTGCGTGTGCGTAACCAGGCCAGTTGTGTGGCGAACGAACGGAGAACGCCCACGTCTCTAGGGGTTCTTCGCTGCCGATGGAAAACTCCAGCTTCACGTAGTCGACGGGGACATTCCATGCGTCGGCGACGCGCTTGCACTCGTCGCACATCCGCCGTTTCATTGTTGACCACTTGAGGTCTGGCATGGCTAGGTTTTCCGTAGCAGCTCACGGAGCGCTTTTCCGGGTGGGGGTTCTACTGTCTCGGCGCGCAGCGAGGGATCGAGACGCAACCAGACAGTTTCGTAGACAAAGGCGATGAGCTTTTCAAGCTCTGCCTCCTTCACTCCCGTTGCTTTGTCTACCAGGGTTTCGATGGGTGTCCGCTCGGATGCCAGGCGACAACCCATGAGGCTGTCAAACTCGCGGAGGAAACCTTCGTTCTTGAGGCAGAGGCGAATGCAGGTTTCGAACGTGATCATGCTATTCGGTGTTTCCGGGCGCCTACTCGGTATCGGAGGGTGCCATAGGGTTGGTGGATGCGGCCGGCTCTCTAGCCGTTTGACGGAGCTTTCCAGAGCGCGGCCGATGCTGTTGCTGAGTTTTCGAGTGCCGCGCCACCATCGCTCGGGATCGGTGAGATGGTTGTAAAAGAAGTGGTGTGCGATGTCTACGTCCCACAGCAGGTCGGGCTCGTCGCGGAGAATAGCGACTACGAGATCATCGAGTTTCTCCTTCGCGGCCTTGCAGCGAAGGTCTAGCTGCCACACTTCTCGCACGGCGGGTGCGTGACGGACGAGCGAATCGAGGAAGCGTTCTCCACGTTCGCGACGGAGGATTGGGTGGTGTGCTAGCTCATCGGGATCGGTAGGCACGGTGACGAGATGGTCAACGACTTTGAGAAACCCATCTTCGATGAGTGCGGTGCTGCAATCGTAGAGGGGAGCGAGTCCGTGGGTGGGGAAGCGGGTTGTGAAGTACCAGCGCTTCTTGCCCAGGTGGATCACTCGGTCGCCGGGGCTCACGACGCAGCTATCGAAGTCCGTGGCGACTTCAATCACGTCGCCGACCCGGAGCGGCGGGATCTCTGTGTCGGTGGTCGTTGTCACGCCATGCCTTCCACGGTGACGGTGAGACCGGAGATCTTGCCTCCTTCGTTGCGGCTGATGGCACACCTGCATCCCCTTCTCTGCAACTCCATGATCAAGTCCTCGGTTGAGAAGCTGTCAGATCGAGTTTCCTTCGGCGTAGCTCGTCTACCAGTTGTTCGGCACGGTATTCGTGTAGTTTCATGGATTACTCCGGGCCTTGTAGAAGGCACGCCAGCCGCCTTGCCAGCAGCAGAGGTCCAGTGGTGGGTCACGTCCATCTTTAGGCTCAGCGCCCCGCACGCCCATCGCCCAGGGATAGTTGATGAGGTCTTCGGCATTCATGCACTCGTAGATGGCTTCTTGCCGGGACTGTTCTTCCGCAAAGGCGTGACGCAAGCGTTCGGCGTTGGTGTACTTGCAGTAGTCTTGGTCGAGCCGGTCTTGAGCCACCATGCGTATCTCGGCGACGGTCATCTGGACTTCCTCGGCTCGTTCTTTCGCTGCCGCCCGACTCGTGACGATGTGCTTTGCCTCCCAACACGAGAACCTGAAGGAGTCTCCCTCACGATGGGAGAAGTGCCTGTTCCACCGCATCATGCACAATTCCATCTCTGCGCGGCTTTCGTCTCCGAAGGCAACGAGGTCTTTGTGCAGAACGTCCCAGCAGGTCGCTGGGCAGGAGAAGGAATTGAGCTTGAGCAAGAGGGGGAGGACTAGGGAGATCATGGTATGTGTCCTGTCAGCTTCACGTATTCGTTGAAGTCTACGAGACCTTGCAACGCGATTGGGAATTTCTCCCGCACCCACGGATACTTGGTGAGGATGATGTGAGCGAGAGCGTCTTTGGTGTCTTGGATGCTACGTGTCTTCACTTCGCAGAGCAGGACAATGAGCTTTCCTTGCCATCTGCCTGCCGTTTGGATTCCAAGCTCGACGTTGCCGATGTAGGCACCGCACTCCTCGACTTGCAGCGTGTCGGGATCGATCACGAGGCAGAATTGCCAGTGGGTTCGGTCAGTCATGGTTCTCTGAGGTTGGGTTTGTGGTCAGCCCTCTTCTCCCCATATCTGTCCGGTCACGTAGTCAACGCCCAAGCAGTCTTGGATCGTCTCACGAAGGACACCGTGGACGTTGGGGCAGAAGTCGTTTCGGATGCGTTGGCACACCTGGCACGTTCGAAACTCCATCCAATAACCGTCCCACTTGCCACGGACGTGCTCGTGTTGTTCACCGATGGTGATGGTCTCTCCGCACTCGGAACAAAGATGTTCCTTGCGAGCCCTGGGATGTCTTGTGCGGCAGACTTCTGGCCAGGGTTCGTCATTGGAGCAGAAGCAGGAACATTCCATCATGGGTCCTCGTGAGAACGTCGGGTTCGCCGTCGTGTTACCCAATCGTCTGCCTTGGCCGCCAACCGGACGCCACACCAAACTCCCAGGACTCCGAGGGTGGCTACGAGCCCGAGGAAAATCCATGTCTCGGTCATGGAGTTTCGCTCCGGGGTGGCATTGTTTCATCGCAGGCGGCGAACCATTGCTTCAGCTTGGCTTCATCTTCGCCGTTGAGTCTTTCTCCGCTTCGCACAGTGCAGGCAAGGAACGCGACCATCTCTCGACCTTGCCGCAGGACTTCTTCCAAGCTGGCGATCGAGCCACGTAGGTTGTCTAGCTCTTCGCCGCATAGCTCGCATTCACAACCGATGTCGTCGCACGTGTCCACGCGGGGAGACTTCATGATCTCCTGCATGGTCTCGACACGGGCGCTCAGGTCGATGACGCCTTGGGCGAGTTTTGCCACGGTTTCCATCGGCGGTGGTCCGTGTAGCGTCAGGGTGAGAACGTCGGTCGCGAGTTGTTTCACGCCAGGGTCTGGTTGGCCGGGTAGGACTTGCGGCATGTATAGAGCCTACTCCATTTGAACCTTGCGTGAGACGCGCGTTCCTAACCGAGCTATTTGTGGGGTAGGTAGAGATAGTGAAGATTCCGAAAACCGTCACCTACGTGTGTCGACATTGCCAGCAGCCGGTAGACGAGAGCGATCGATTTTGTCGTAACTGTGGGGCTCCGTGGGGCAGGGACGGGGTGCCTTATGATGAGCTTTACCGGATGGTCAAGTCCGATGAGCCCGACAGGGAAGGTGCATGAGGGCCGTCACCATAGCCCGAAAGCCCATGAAAGGAGCGATTGCTCAGAATGCGATCGAGTATGGGTGTGGAGCGCTCAACGTGGACGGTTGTAGAATCCCTGGTGTCAAGCAAGCAACAGCCGGTCGTAGAACGGTGAGATGGGGTGTTGGGGAAGGCGGATGCTCGTATGAGAAGGGGACAGGAGCACTCTTTTCCAACGAGGGACGTTGGCCTGCCAATCTGATCCTGCTTTCGGGCGGGCGCACGGCGTCTCGATTCTTCAAACAGGTAAAACCATGAGTCTACACGAACGATATCCGCTTGTCTTTTCCCAGGGGCCTGCGGCGGTACAGCACGAGTTTGGATGGAGTGCCTTGCTTGATCGGGCATGCGCCACGATCGAGAATGTGCTTTTGCGGCTACCGGAAGAGGATCGCCAGTACTACCACATGGCATACACCAAGGAGAAGTACGGTGGTCTGGTGCTCGTGTTTCACTCTCCGACTCCGCCCTGGGGAGGGGACAAACGCTACCCGGCGCGAGAGGCTGGTCCGGGCTACGACCCGGCCGTGTGCGATGCGATCGAGAAGATCATCAAGGCGACCGAGCACGAGAGCTACACGATCTGTGAGAGTTGCGGAAAGCCAGGGGAGCTACGCATGTACTCTTGGTGTCGGACCCACTGTGAAGACTGCTTCGACCCGAGGGCGGTTTGCCCCGAAGCCTGGGAAGGCATGATTCGGATCTGCTGAGGAGGGGATGATGGACAAGTGTCGATGTTGTGGAAGTCAACGAACCCAGGTGTGGTGGAGAGCGCGTGACACCTTTCGGACACGAACGGGCCGCATGATTGCGGGCGACTCGTATGCGGTTGTTTGGTGTCCTGACTGCAAGAGCGTGGAGCGGCGCTACCTAGGCTTGTAGCACGCTGGCTACAAACTGCCTGATCGCGTTCTCCACGGCTGGGAGCGGCATGTCAACTTGCTGTTCTTTGACCAAGTCCTTGGTGCCGTCCGAGCACGTCATGAGGTAGGAGACTTTCAGCGTGGGCGTCCATCGCGTCGCGTCTTCCATCGTGAAGGCGAGGTAGAGCCGCAGCGTCGCTGGGCGTTTGTGGAAGAAGAACACGATCTTGTTTTGACGACGCGGATTCCAGTACTTCGGCGGCCCGGATTGAAAGAAGTCACCTTGTGGGATCTTGCCCCAGCCAGTCAGAGCGTTGCCCTCCACACCAGCTTTCTTCAACGCATCCTCCAGCGAGGCCGCGAAGGCAGCCTGCGTCTCGTTGTAGGGCTTGTTGGACATCCCGCTCATTGGAGGGAAATCATAGCCTGGCTAACGGAGTCGCTTGTACTTCCTGACGGTGTAGGGGCTGACGCCTAGGCGACAGGCGATCTGTCTCGATGAGCCAGAGGCGGCGGCGATCTTCTTCTGCGTCTGGGCAGAGACCAGATGGCGGAATCCGCGTTTCAAGGTAGCATCGGCAATTTGTCCACAGGTTCCGCAGAGACGCAGCAGGTACTCTTCGCCTCTGCCGATGATGATGCAGTACCCAACCGGATCTCTGGGGCACACGGAACATGATAACCGGCGGTCAAAGGTCCACGGGAAGAACCCGAGGTACGTGAAGCCGTCGAGCGAAGTGCTCACTTGCTGGTTGCTTTCTCGGCCACCGTCTCGACGGCTGCTTCGGAGATAGGAAACTCACCCTGCATCTGCCCACAGTCGAGGCAGTATTCGAAGTCCACGTAGTCTCCGCCGCCGATGCCAACGTTCTCGGGAGCGTAGTCGTTGAGGCAAATACCTGACCGATCCTGCGCATAGCCCGTCGAGTTTAGCGAACCGCCGGCAGATCGCCAAAAGACGCTCAGCCCCGTAGGACATGTTGTTTGCCATGTGCAGCGGTCGCTTGTCTTGGCGCCGACTGACGCGATGCGGTTACTGTTACATCGTTGACAACTCATTCTCTAGTCTCCGTTTCAGTGCTTCCATGCAGCCATACTCAGTTGACGATGGTTGGGTCTTCGCCTGTGACTCTCCAGTTGTTGGTGATCCACACGACGCCAATCTCGCCGTCCCATGGTCTCACGTCACGCCAGACGTTTTCGGGCGGCACTTCAATCTTGGAGGCCAGATCATCGAGATGCTCCATTGCCTCTTTTAGGGTGGGTGATCCCGTCGTGTGGTGTAGTCTCGACTTGAGCCGTACGGCTGTCACTTCTTTCCAATCGGGAACGGGGCCGGGCATCGGCTTTTCTTCGAAGAAAGCTACGTGGTAGGTGTTGGCTTTGACGTTGTGGAGGACACAAAGGACATCTAGGGGGCCGCCAATGAATGTTCCGTTGCCGTTGTCGATCAGCATAAAATGCTCCTCTTGCTCCTACTACGCGAGATTCGGTCCAGAGTTTACACACCTGTCGAATTAGGCCGCAAGAAGCCCCGTGGTGGCCTTTTTGAACCAGGAAACTCCCCTTTGCCAATTTCTCAATTCCCTGCTCCAGCGGGGCAAGATAAGCATTGGATCGGGTCAGATACTATCTTTCCTGCGGTGTGCTGCAAAGTGGGGGTTTCTCGCTCGCGGCGAGATCGGTGAAAAACCCTTTGTTGGGATATGAAACCCTGGCCGTGTCCGAATTCGGGAAGTTATCGCCCTGAGCGTTGCGGTTTCCAACCCCGATTGGTCGCTTTCGTGTAGCATGTGGGTGTGGATCATTCGGAGGCCCACATTCGGCTCAATCGGTTGCTCGACGGCACCTTCTGTGGAGCGACTACAGAGGAGCGGCGACTGGAGGGCGTTCTCTTGTGTGCAGTGTCGGTCACACGGTGGCCGAAGCTTACGCAGATCTTGAAGTCACCCAAGGTCGTGTACAAGGCGAGCCATTCGACGTGGGAGGATGCCTACGAAGCGTTCGCGGCGTGGGTCGAGGCTGAGTTGCCTGGGGTATAGTGAAGCATGGCCGAGAACGAGAAGGCTGGCGGGGACTACACTCCCCAGACACCAGAGGAGCGGAGACGCACCACGGTGGACATCGTGAGGCGCGGCCTGGAGGAGTGCGGCAATCTCAAGTGGTCACACTACGCGGACTTGATGATCCGGCGGGATGGCAAAGACATCCATGTAGAGGCTGACTGGCTCAAGTACGTCGAGGACGTGTGTCCCGAAGTCAAGCCGGGTGAGCGGGAGCGTTGTGTGATTTCGGATCTTCCGCCGGGCACGCTGTTTCTCGATAAGGGGGAGCGCCACGTGCTGATCGACAACTCCTCTTACGCGATTCATCGTTTGACTGAGGCGATGTATTGGCCGACTGTGCGGTTGCGGGATGGAGAGGTAGTCCTCTTTCTTTATCCCGACACGGAAGTCGAGATCCTAGAGAAGCCCGTGGAGCCCAAGGCGGTCGTCGCAGAAGAAGAAACAACCGTCATGGCAGCACCCCATGACGGAACGGACTGAGACAGAGGCTCTCTGGGAGCAGCTACGCCAAGCGTGGGGAGACATCCGATCGCTTGAGGAACGGCTCCTCATAGCCGAAGCCCAGAAGTCTGATGAGGAAAGTCGTGTAGAGATCTCGCGCGCAGAGGAGACGCTGCGGATGCCGATGGGGAAGGTGCGGGGTTGTATGGTCCAGTGCTTTGAGCAGATCACCCGATACCGCACGCATGATGTTCGGCAGTGCTTCGTTGTCGCGATTCCTGGCCGTACTTCCGAGCAGCCTCCCAAGGCGATCCAGGTCACCAAGGAGGATACCTGGGAGAAGGCTGTTGCGGCGGCGGAGAAGTGGCTAGCTGAGACGGAGCCCGTGAAGCGAGAGCTTTCGGAAGAGGTCGCCGCGGTGGAGAAGCGGCAAGGCGAGAAACGAGAGCTTTCGGAAGAGGAGCTAGCTCCTCTGGCTTGGCACGTCCAGCGCTAGTCCCAATCTAGGCGAACGGGATCGCCTGGCTTCCAGGTCGCCTGGTACGCTTTGAGAGCGGCGGGCCGTGGGTCTTTGGGGAAGTCGGGTTGATGTTCCGACTTCGCGAACAGATCTTTCCAAGAGATGCGGCCGAGGAGAGGCAGAGTTTCTGTCTTCGTAAGCGCAAAGGCTGGGTAGTGCCTTGTCTGTCGCACATCGTACCAGTGGGCTTTGAGATACTCCTGGCTGTTGTGCCAATAGATTTCGTCTTGATACCGAGGAGCGGGGGACATGGGTTTGCCATCTTTGTAGAGAAAGTCGGAGTGCAGCCCTGCGTGAAGTTGCCATTGACGATGACGTTGTTTGGCGAAAAGATCAGGCGTCAGTTGTCGAATGTCGAAAATTCGTGGCTGGTTTTCGTTCATCTTCTCATCGTACTTGCGTTCGATGCGGTCCCAGATGTTCTCCGCGTCCTCCTCATCGAGCAGGTCATCGATCAAGGTTTCTAGCTCTCGCCAACGAGGCTTGAGATTCCAGCTTCCCATCTGCTCGGAGGCATCGAGGTAGACAGGCTGCCCGTCGAGAAGGCCGATTCCTGTGACCATCCCGTCGTAGCTTCCCTCGCGCCAGAGAAGGAGAATACGGCCGGGCTCGATGTCTGATCGGTCGAATGTCTCCTTTACGCTAGTCATCATTCTCCCTTGACTCAGCGATTTCGCTGTCGAGCAGGCTTTTGATCTGTTGAATGAGATCCTCGGGGATGTCTATCTTTCGATACCTGTCTTGCCAGCCGTGAAATTCATGCATGTAGCTGTACGTGCGGCCTTCGCCGACTTCCATGTAGAAAGGATCTGAGTAGATCCTTCCTAGAGTAGTCTCGACGTAGGGCATGGCGAGAATGCCGGCGTCGGAACAACAGCCGCATGTGCGTCTCCACTCAAACTTGTTGCACTGGCTGTTAACCGTTGCGCTCTTGTACCGGATCGTGCCCCACCGATCTCGCTGAAAAGTGAGATCTGGAAACTCTTGTCTGAGCCGGTGAAGGCGCTCGTGCTCGGTCAGTCTTTTGGTTGCCTCTGCCTTGAGAGACGCGAGGTGTTCTTCCATTGAGTCAGGCACAGGCGGACTCCTCTTCTTCGCGGAGATACTGTTGTCCCACGCACTCGGCGAGTTTGCGGTTGTGCTCCTCGGCGTCCCACTCGGTACACAATTTCTCGCGGCCTGTTTCTCTCATCGATCTGTTGTAGTCGCGGACGTGAGCGGGAGGATTCTTGCGGTGCAATCGTCCTCTGCCCCAAGCCCGAAGTGTGTAGAGACCCGTCACCACGTCGGCGTAGCGCCAGGGTGAGTAGTTACGGGCCTTGCAGAATTTCGTCCACTCGTCCCAAGAGGTACGGTGGAGTTTCTCGGCTGCGTGTATGTCGTCTACGAGTTTCTTGATGTCGATTTGCATGTTTCCTCAGCGCAGCAACGGCAAGCCGCCGACTGCCTTTTTGATGGGTTGACGGTCGGCTACCGGCGGAATGCCGATTGCCATGATCTCTCCGCACCACGGCTCATCGGGTTCCCGAATTGCGTGGTGTGGAATGTTGAAAAGCCGCAGCTTGTCCTCGATGAAGGACAAGTGCGGCTCGTCTCTCGCAGCTAGCGCTACGGCATGTGTCCCCGGAGGCAGTTGCCCCGGCGACGATTCTCCGGCAGCGTGGATGACCATCGCTGCCAGGACGCCCAACGGAAGGTCGCGGCGGACGATCACGTAGTGCGTCCAGAACGCGCGCTGAGAGGGGGTCGAACCCTCGACCTTCCGGGCGAATACCCCGGCTGCTCGGCCTACTGAGCTTCCAGCGCTGGCGTCTGCGGAGTCGCCTGGGGCGCTTCCGCGTGAATTCCGAGGTCCCTCAAGGGGCTGACTGTCATTCGGACTTCATCTGGGTCTCGACTCTAAGACCGGCCCCCGGTGGTGTCAAGGCCGCGCGAGTCGCGCTGTAAACTTCTTACCCACGGCTACCAAGGGATCCCGTCCGCGATTCCCGCGTAGAGGTGAGCCGTCTCAGGGCGTGGGCCGTAAAGGGTGCCGCTACTTTGAAGGAGGCAACACGGACGCCGGTACGCTGCGCAGGCTTGATTTGGTGCTCGGGGTTCTCAAGTATGCTGTCGACCACGGTCAACGAGTGGTCTGGAATTAGCGCCGCTTTGGCACCTTGTTGATCAGCCACAGGGCCATGCGCTCCAGAAGTCCCAGCGGTCGTACTCTCAATTGTGTTGTGGAGCGGGCAAGGATTTTGACGTAATCCCCGTTCGTCAATTGAATGATATTTCCACGTCGGTAGTCGTGGCCGTCAGGATGTGGAATCCAAGGCATCTTGTACTTGGGGAGTTGCATAGACCAAATAGAAAGGGCTTCCCCGTGAGGAAGCCCCGTGCTCGATGACGCGGCCAAAAAGTGACCGGCCTCGGTGCGGATACCTGGCCCGTATCCGACACTTCGCGCCCCGCTGCTTTTGGATCTACGATCCGGCCTTACAGCGATTGGGAGGAGTATAGATGGCCTGGGGGGCGCCCGTCAACGCGCCTGGCGCGCGAAGGTTGGTCTATTTTGTGCCGATTCGGCGTATTCTGTAGGTGGATGATGGTCGAATTGGAACATCCTCTGGAGTCGATCGCGGCTGTGATGGCGTTCTCCACTCTAGACATGAAGCGGAAGTCCCAAGCAGCTTGGGAGGGGGATCGTGTGTGGAACAGCATTGCAGTTTCGCCGGACAGGCCCCCGATTGATTGGTTGTCCGATCCAAGACTCGCGTGGGTTTGGGGTGTCGTCCACGGCTGGGGTCCAGAAGACGAGGACTGGCATAGAGCGGCCAACGTAATCGGTTGGGATGATAGCACTCTCGATCGTTTGCGACGACTTCATCGCAAGTACCGGAATCTTCGTGCTAGTCAGATTGTACGTTCCTACATGAAGATGATCGGCATTGCAGAGGAGACTGCTCGTGATCTGGGAGATCTTCCATGAATGAACAGAAGCAAACGTGGTTTCCTCTCGACGCCAGCACGACGGAACAGCATCGTGCTTGGGGGCTTTTGGTGTACCGCAATGACGGACAGACACGAGGGCACGTAGCGGGCACCATTGTGATGGCTCGCATGGGTGAGGCCAGTGGGGTGGTGTTTGTGCCGCATGAGCTAATGCCCGCGCCTCGAAAGGGATGACAGTCGAGCACATCCAGAGCGCCGTGGTTCACTCCTGGCGCTGCACGGTCTGCAAGTACGAGTGGGATGTCTACGGAGGAGACCCCTACGACTACGACCCGGATGAGGAGCCGGTAGGTCCGGTGCCGGACAGTTGTCCTCGTTGCGGGCCTTGGCAGCCTACCGTCACTCGATAGGAGCCCAGGCCCACTCTGCGGTAGCCGTGAATTTCGCCCGGAAGGGGAACGTGATCTGTCGCGTGTCTGCCCTGATTCGTCTGGGAGGAACGGCGAGGTTGTCCCAATCGGGGAACAGGATGTCCCAAGCCCCTACGTTGCTCTCTTGAGCCATCCAGTCTTCCCAAGTCTCCTCATCATCGATCACGCGCCCTACTCTCGGCCACTCGGCGTGCTCGATGATCACCCAGGACCAGACCTTGGGGAAGTGCCGGTTGAGCACCATGGTCTCTAGCTTGCTCTCGATGATGAGAAAGTCACGTCCGCTTACCCGCGTCCGCATGGCTCGCCGCATGCTTTTCAGGGGGTAGCGGATCACTCCAGTCGTGTAGGCTGCGACGGTGCCCTTCACATCGCGTCGTTCGTGCTGAGCTTTTTCTGCGTCATCGGCAAGATTCTGAAAAGTGCTCTTGTCGGCTTGCGTCACTTGCCGAACAATGTAGTTGTCTGCGTCGTTCGCCGCAGCGATCAGAGCCTTGACCAGCTTGGGAAGGATGGTTCGCGCCTGATCTTCGAATACTTCTTTCGCGAGCGACTGGAGCGCCGAAGGAGGGGCTGCCTTCTTGAGCAAAGGAAGCAAGCCTTCCCGAAGTTGCGGTTGTTGCTGGGCGAGCCGGAGAATGCTGCGTCGTAGGCTCATGGTCCTACTTCACGATCTTCCATAGCCTACCTATCGAGAGGCTGTTTGGGGTAAGGTGTTCTATCATGGTGTTGGAAGCACTACCGAAGACGGAGCGCATTCGGCGGCTGATAAAGAAGGCGGATTTGGCAGTTGAGCTTGCGAGGCTGTCGCTCCCAGCGCACTCGAGTCTTGAGGAAGTTGAGGAGAAAGCTCTCAAGTACATGAGTCTCACGAACAAGGAGATTCAGGCTCGGATTCGGAAGAAGCAGAAGTAACGTGGATTCGTGGGCGTGTGTGTAAGATGAGAGATGCGTGGGACGTGGAGGGCGAGGAGTCCGTAGCTCTCGTGAAGTGGTGTGACAAGCGGAAGTGCCTCCGAATCGGCGTACCACAAGGCGGCTGCCGAGGAGCTAGCGGTGCAAACGGGAGAGCAGAAACCCCGATAACGCTCGGGGCCGGCGGCCCGTCTCTACCCGTTTGCGAGGTCGGCTTTGGACGGAGCCGAGGTCAACCTATCCTCGCTCCAGTATACCCTTGCATTTGCTCAGGGAGTCGTGTAGAAGGTGATCAGAGGTCAACATGTTCATCCTCAGCCGTCGAATATCCAAGCCTGTCGCCCCCGTTCCCAGCGGTATGGGTGTCGTCGTCGTGCGCTTGGCGTTTGACAGGCGACGGTGAACGCCAGGCTCAAGGACCGCGGAACGGGCGTATAGGCCCGTAGCTCAGTCGGTTAGAGCGTGGGGCTCATAACCCCGTGGTCCTCGGTTCAATCCCGAGCGGGCCTACGAAAAGCATTCAAGGAGGACGTATCGGCCCAGTCTCCTAAACTGGCAAGCCGTAATGGATGATGGGGGTTCGAGTCCCTCCGTCCTCACTATACCGAGGTTCAAATCCTGCCGGGGACGCCAAGGAGAAACATGAAGAGACGCACGTTCATAGGCAGCCTGTTCGCGGCCCTTGGAGCGATCTGCTTCCCTTGGAAGAGACGCAAGCGCAAGAAGTCTCTAGAGGAGATCAAGCAGGAGATCCTCATGGAGTACTTTCGTTCTCCTCAAGCACGAGGGAAACTGGCTGTAGGTATGGCTTTCCCTCTCCGAATGCGTCGCAACTATGCAGAGATTGGCAAGAGGATCTTTCTTGTGGAGGAATTGCCATCGGGCGCTCTCCCCTTCTACGACAGGGAGCCATGAAAGAGCACTGTACCAGACATCTCCGAAAAGGGATCAAGAAGCCAGCCGTGTACATCCTCGAAGGCGGGCTATGCGAGACTTGTTGGATCGATTGGTGGATCGAAGGACTGCACATCGAGAACCCGAGAGAACGAGCCAAAGTACGTCGAGAGACAAAAGCTGCCTTAAGGAGAAGACGCAAGCGAAAGGCCGGGTAGCTCAGATGGTTAGAGCACCATCCCGACACGGTGGGGGTCCTCGGTTCGATCCCGAGCCCGGTCACCACGTTCCTGTAGCTCAGCCCGGACAGAGCGTCACGTTCCGAACGTGAGGGGCGTAGGTTCAAATCCTACCAGGAACGCAAGTATACTTTCTGCCGAAACTCACGTAGACAAGAGCGTGTGGAGACGACACAAACCTCTTCAACGAGCTACTGTAGGAGGTAAGCTATGGGCATGCCCCAAAAGGGTTCCCGTACGCGCTTGAAGGATGAAGATGCCGTCGTGTCCCTCTTCGTCATGCGCGACGCCAGCTTCTAGTTGTACGTTTCCGCCATCGGGAGGCACACGGAATTCTTGCTCCTCTCCGAACCGGCTGCCCGCTTCGCCCGGCTCACCCGGCTCGCCTCCAAGGTCCGCCTGGATCTTGCCTTCGCCGCCCGGCGTGAGAATGACATCATCAGGATGGGATTCTTGTGGGTTTGTGATCTCTGGCACGTTCCACTCTACCAACCAGAGGTATCGGGATTTGCCAGCATGGCGTGGCGCTCAGCCACACGTCGGGAGCGTCTGAGGCATCGTGGCTTGCCGTCGATGGGTTTGCCGTCGAGGTACACGAGGTAGTCGTCTGTTCGCTGTTGTTTCACCGGACGAATTTCGTAGCCCTTCCACGTGTACGTGTACGACGTGTTTCCTTTATCCAGGCGAGGGACCCACGTAGCCATGCTTCTCTCAAGAGAACACAATACGCTCAGTACCGATCCAGATGGTGTAGAATAGGGCAGTGGACGATTACCGCAAGATCGACGCAGCGGTTCCCGTAGCGAGGAAGAAGAACCTCACCATCCGCATGGCTTGCTTCAGCGAAGAAGAAGCACGAGCACTAGAGGACTACGCGAAGAACAAGTACCCGGATGTTTCGTTCCAATTCACTTGGCTCACGTTTTTCGATCCCAATGAAACAGACGCTAACAACTGAAGAAGTGCTACGACAGCGCGTTCAAGGTGCCATCCGCGAGGAGATTCGGTTGCGCATAGTATGGGAAAATGCGGTAGAGCGTGCCAAGACAGGCGCTCCTGGTGCGCGGCATGCCGAAGAGGACGCTGCGTATGCCCTCGGCCTAGCTCGCAAACAAGTGAACGAGCAAATGCGGCAGTTGATGGAGCACTGTCGCCGGAGGTACGGATACGGCTAGTAGAGGTTTCTGATCTCAGGCGCAGCCGTGAACAGGCGGCAATGCGTTCCCGGTGTATAGTACCGTAACTGCAAACCGTTGCGAGCTAGTGCATGGTGGACGGGAGGATCCGAGATGCGCGTCGTGTTCTGCTGACAGGCGAACGTCGTTGTCCACGTTGCGTTGAAGGACGGGATGTACTCGTAAGCGGTTCGCGTCACACGGAAGGCTGAGCGGATGGTCTTGATGATTTCGACGTGGTGAGCATCGAGGGGACCGCTCAGGCGGATGCCTCCTGTCTGTGCGGCAAAGATGCCTCTGTCACGCAGTTTCCCGCCAATGGCCGAGAAGAAGTCCTTGGTGAACAACCGCTCAGAGAGATTGTTGCTGTCGCCCGTGTCATCGTAGGGCTCAGTGAGATCGGAGATGATCACGTTCCAAGTCTGGTTCTCGTTGAGCACAGTGGACGCGTCGGAGATGCGGACGGTAACGCGCTCGTCCTCGAATGCGCCGTGTGTCCATTCGGGAAAGAGCACCTTGAAGGTCTCGATCATGTCTTCATCGATCTCGACCAAGCAGACTTCTTTCACGTCGGGCCACTTGAGCACTTCGCGGAGAGCACAGCCATCGCCGCCACCGAGGATGAGCACACGCCCGATGTTCTGGGCCATGACCATGGCCGGATGCACGAGCATGTCGTGGTAGATATACTCGTCACTCTCCGCAACCTGGATGCGCCCGTCTAGAATCAGAGTGCGTCCGAGGTCCGCGAAGTCTGCTAGCTGGATGAGTTGGTACTCGCTTTGCTTTTCGTAGAGGAGATCGCGGATACCCCACAGAGCGAAGAAGGATTCGCTCTCTGCCTCAAGAAACCAGCGCGGCTGTCGAGTCTCCAGCAAGTGCGGCAGAGATTCCAACGGACTAAAGATTCGGTTGGCTGGTATCACCAACGGAGTCCCTCCTTGCGCCGTTGTTCTTGCTCCTCGCAGACGCTCCGAAGCTGGCTCCAATTGCGGATGACGTTGAGATCGTCCAGGGCTTCTTTGGTTTCCTGGGTCATCGTGGCTTGGAAAGGCAGCCGATCGTCGTTGCGGAAGCTCTCGCTCGCGTAGTTGAAGGTCGTGATGTTTTGCCGTCTCACACTCTACCCTACATCTGATGGCCCATCTGGGAGACCACGTTTTGGAACGATTGCTGGAGAAGGGCGTAGAGAATCTCCGCTGCGTTTTCCTTGATGAGCTTTTCGATGCGAATGCCCGCCATTTGCTTTCCGTCTTCCCAGAATTCCGTCCATTCCTCGGACTCCAGCATTTTCTTGATCTTCGCGCGTGCTTGTTCTTCTAGTACTGAGTGGACGATCTGCTGGAGTAGTGGGGGTCGTTCTCTCGCCCGCCCGTACTGATCCTGTTCGGTGTGCCTGTTGAGAAAGGTGTTGATGTGCTCTTGGAGTACCTTTTCCCACATCTCATCGGGCATCAACTCTGCGAGATCGAGATGGATCTTGTCCTTGAGTTTTTGCGCGAGGGTCATTGCATCGTGGGAAGATTCGTCCTGGGGAGTGAGGCTGTGGTTTCCCATGCAGTCTCTTTACTCCCCTAGCGTGGGGTTGGGAGCAACCTGCGCAACTTCATCCACCAGATGGTCCAGAACCGTAGTTTGTGGACTACCAGTCCACGTTTGTCCCGTCCTATGATTTTGGCCCAGCCCTTGTCTGTCCAGACGATGGCCCCGTCCTCGAAGAGTTTGTGGGAGGACACCGGTACTCTGAAGCGGCGTCTATGCATTCTCCTTGCCATGGTGTAGGCTGTGAGGAATGTCCGTTACCTCACTCGTCATCGGGATTGTCGTCGCTGTCGTCGGGCTTGTGTTCTTCCTTGCTGTCCGATGGCTCCGGGGCTGGCTCGGGGCTGGGGGTGGGCTCATCTTCAGTGTCTCGCGCCCGTGTTCTGATCACCCGCGCTTTGGGCGGAACCAGGGGCGGACTGGCATCAAGTGAGGCTCTGCTCTTAGCTAGCCGTCCTCGAATGTAGGATCTCGGGCGAACGTTGCGGCTGTAGCTTGGGGGTCTCATGTACCCCGGCAACGCATACACTAACTATCGTCAGGAGCCGCTGCGATGCGGTAGTTGTCGCTGTTCTTTGGCTTGTGCCTGTCGAGAAACTCCGCAAACTGTTCGCGCGTGTGTGTTCGTCCGCACTCTCGATCCCAACTACTCAACCTAGCTTGGTAATTTTTCCAGTATTGGTCGAGTTCTTCCTTGTAGCCTGGAAGATCCGAGATCTCATCTCCCTGAAGCGCTCGGACGATCATCTGCTCCCCGTGTTCGGGGAAGTAGAGGATCTCGTGTTTGGGGTGTTGCAAGATCTCCTCCAGGTTAGGCCAAGGCCACCATTGGCATGGTAGCTCTCCGCCCCAATCGTCGCTCGTGCCTCCGTTGAGCGCGAACAACCAGCTTTGGAATTCCTCCAGGTCGAATTTCACGCGAAGCTGCGAGCCGCACTCCGGGCAGTACTCGCTGTCGGCCTTCTTGCAGCAGTCGCGGTATGGCGTTGAGGACTGGAGAAGCTCATCAGCATACTTGAGGATGAATCCGTGAGCTAGATCCTGAAGGGCATCAATCCCGCGTTCGAATGGAGGACCATGGTTGTCGAAGAACAGCGTCGCCGTGTGGGCCGACTCCACGTAGCCCATGGTCATACAGATGAGATTGGTTCGCATAGGAGAAATCTACCCCACGCGAGCGTACCTGTGAGCCTACGAATCTATGGGATGGGGCCCAGCGCCGCGGCGATCACTTCATCCACGTTGTCGTAGGAGAGGTAGAGCGCGTTGTTCTGGTAGGGTACGAGGTACTCGGCAATCCGACTGGACACTTCCTTGACCATCCGTGCGTGTCCTCTTCGGATGTCCCAGGCCATGAGCTTGATCTCGCCCTCGGTGACAGTGAGCCCATACTTCTGTTGAATGCCGTCGATGACCTGCTGAGACATGGGGGTCCTAGCTGGGGGAAGGGATAGACTCGTTAGGGAAGCAGTGCTGTAGGAGCGGGAGGGGATCGATGTTGCGCTCTTTTCTCCAGATACCTACGTGAAGGTGTGAGCCTGTGGTGCGTCCCGAATCTCCCACCGATCCGATGCTCTCACCTGACTTTACTTGTTCGCCCTTCACGACAGCTATCTGATCCAGGTGGGCATACAAGATCCTGAAGTCGCCTGACTGAATCATGACGTAATTGCCGAATCCGCGGTTTGAGGGGCGTGTGGCTGTCACTTTTCCGCCCCAGATCGCCCTCACCTCAGTGCCCTTGGGAGCCCCAATGTCCAGGCCCTTGTGCCATCTTCGGCGGTTGCTTGCGATGGGATCTCTACGCGGCCCCCAAAAAGATGTTATGTGGCCGTCTGTGGGGCAGGAAGGCAACAATTGCAGCCAAAGGAGGATTCCCAGGAACACGTAATCTTCACTTTCGTCTGGAGAGGTTGTTCACTTTTACTCCCGGTTCGCGTATAAGAGCCTCAGTGCATTCAAACTCGCGGGACCAATATCTGCCTTTTCGGAAGGTGTACGACCTCTACAAGACGATGGTGAGGTATCCTGTGTCGGAAGGTGCGGTCCGGCGTTGGGTCAACCAAGGCAAGATACCGGCGTTCAAGCGAGGTAACCGGTGGACGTTCTGCGTCAAGGATCTCGTTCGCTACCACGTGAACAATCTGGGCCAGGGGCCTTCTTACAAGAAGGCTCCCCCGCGCACGACGCGAATTCGGCCGGTTGCTGATCACGAGCTAGACCCGGTCGAGTGGGAGCCTCACGTCAGGAAGTTTCTCAAGGGACGTACGGTCGTGAGACCACGGCAGATCTGCGATCTCGTTGGCGTCGCTCAGGACAGGTTGGGGCCTGAGGTTCGAAACCAGATGGATAGGGTCAAGACGCTGCTCCGGCATCTCGGATGGGAGAGGATGCCCGAACCCAAGAGCTATGACTGGTCTCCCATTGCGATCGTTCGCAAGGCCAGTGCCAAGAAGCGGGCGCCTGCTCGCACACAGAAACAGATCGAACAACAGAAACGACAATTGGTACGCCTCCTGAAACGTGAAGGAGGAGCCTATACCGCGGACGAGCTTGCTGAGAAGATGGGGTTGACACGCATTCAGGTTCAACGTCGTCTTCTTCGTCCGCTGGTCAAGGAAGGCAAAGTCCTCTATATGGGGGCGCAACTCTACTATCACCCCTGACAGACACAGGAACAACAGACATGCCCAAGAAGACCAAGAAGCAAAAGACCAAGAAAAAGAAGACTTCCGCCGCGCGAGCCACCAAGGTGAGGAAGCCTCCCAAGAGGAAAACCCCCGGATTGAGCGGTGCAGAACGAGCCGCCAAGAAACGAGCCGCACGCAAGAAGTTGACTGCGGACAACCGACGCAAGAAGTACGCTAAGCGCACGACGGAGTTTGGCGCACGAATCACTCTGACTCGCGCGAAGGGTCTCCTCTCTCTGAATTATGAGGGACAGCGGAACCTCCGTCCCACCAGAGTCGATCAATTCTGTGGCATTCTCCGTCGCGGGTTGTGGATTGAGTCCGGTGAGCCCATCATCATCGACTGGTTTGGGAACCTGATCAACGGGCAGCATCGGCTGGCTGCCATCGTCAAGACCGGAATCACCGCCAAGATCGACATCACCTATGGCGTTCCGCCAAAGGCGTTTGATGTGATCGATACTGGTGCCGTGCGTGCTCTCTACGACATCCTGCCTGTGGAGTTTCCCAAGCAGGTTTCGGCGCTGTATCGCGTCTACCTGGATTTCAAGACCACCGAGGGAGCGACTTACACCAGCTTTGGTCGACGGAGTGCTTCGGCCTTCCGTGAGGATCGGACCGGAGCCATCCAGTGGGCGCAGCGGAACGAAAAGCTCTTGACCAAGATCGTCAAGACGTGTCATGTGGACAAGGACGCTCGCGCATTGCTCCGTCCTCCCGCAGTGTTTAACGCGTTCTACTTCCTCGTCGCTCGCAAGGCACCCAAGGAAGCGGACACGTTCTTCCGCACTCTGATCGACGGCGTGGAGTTTGAGTTGAAGGGGCTCGACCCCATCTACCAGCTTCGGCAGAATCTCGTGATGTTCAACGACAAGTACAAGAACAAGCGAGGGACTGCGGTGCCTCTGTGGATGATCGGAGGCATGCTCATCAAGGCGTGGAATGCCTACATGAAACGTGCGCCCGTTCGCCAGCTTCGGATGATGTCGAGCGAGAAGTGGCCTGAGATCACGAGTCGGACTACTCGGGCTCGGAAGTCTGCGAGGAAAGCCGCCGCGTAGGCACGTCGATCTCGCCTGAGATCGGGGCCAAGCACGGGGCACCCTTCGGCCGCATCTTGAGCGGCCCCAGGAGCCGTTTTCCGATCAGGACGGCGGCTTCGATGTCGCCAATGTGGAGCGCCTTCTGGAGCGCCAGAGACGGATCTACCTGTCCGTTGGTTCTAGTCAGAACGAGCAAGTCGGCTATGCGCTGCCGGACAGGTGGCTCACGTCTCCAGAAGGATCGTGCGGAGCCACGCATCATGTCAGCCACTTGAAGATGGCTGGGTAGGTTCCGTCGTTGGGGAAGAGAAAGCAGAATCTCACGTTGGTGAACGTGCCTGTCAGAGTGCGGCCCCATTGGTCTCGACAGGTCACTGTGGAAATCATCGTGCCCTCGATCCAGTAGTTGCCGTCTTCGCAGAATCCTGAGTGTGCGGCATGACCCGCAAAGCTCGTGTAGGAGATATCCGTCCGCACGTTGTCGCCGGGTTCTCCAATCCTCGCAAACCACTGCGCCTCTTGGAGATAGAAGTCTCCGGTTTTGATGATCTGTTCGGCCGTCGTAAACGCGTGTTGGTGGCGATACGTGATCGGAGTGGGTGGGTGCGGTGTCATGTTTCCCTCGACTGCGGACGCACCACGGCTGTCGGAGAGAGAAAGATCTCCGTCGCGAACCCAGACAACTGACTACCTACTTCTTCTCCTCGGCCTTCTTTTCGTCGGCCTTTTTCTCCTCAGCTTTTGCCTCCGGCTTCGCGTCGGCCTTCTTCTCCTCGGCCTTCTCTTCGGCCTTTGCCTCAGCTTTTGCGTCGGCTTTTTCGTCAGCCTTTTTCTCTTCCTTGGCCGTCTCGGGACAACCCGCGAGCAGCAGTGTGAACAGGGCTACTGTGGTCTTGCGCATGATTTGCTCCTGAGTGGGGGGATACTATAGCCTACCCACCGTACCGCACAAAACTGGCGCTATCTCGTCTATCTCTGACCCTTTCCCATGATGAAGTGCAGGTACTACACACTAGCCCTTGCTCTATCGTTCGGCATTCCCGGATGCTCAACTAGCGACGATGACGACGATGGAGGCACTGGAGAAACCGGTTCGGAAACAGGCTCGGAGACCGAAACCCCGACCAACGACGGAACGGGAACCCCGACCAACGACGGAACGGGAACCCCGACCGATGACGGGACAGAGACTCCGACCGATGACGGGACAGAGACCAACACGCCGACCGACGGAACGGAGACCAACACCCCGACTGACGGAACGCCGACAGGCAGCGGTAGTTGAGGTTAGCGACAGCGCCGCTTGCTGAGCAGAACGTGGCGGTATGCCCAGAGAACACTGAGCACCGAATTGCGGCCAGGATCTCGGGGCAAATGCAGTTTCCGTGAGAGAGTAGCCTCTCTTGCGAGATCGATGGGAAAGTACATTCAGCGTGGTGCTGTGCCTATAATTGTTCTCTGATTGAGTGTCCGGGAAGCGCAAGCCTAGCGAGTACGGGTTGCATGGAAGAATTCAGCACTCGGTGACTCGCGTGCAGCCCGGAGCGCCTTCGGCGCAGATTCACGACGTTACGCCCATTCAGCCGATCGTGATCCAGGTGCCGCGCGAGCGCGAGCCTTCGGGGCCGAAAAATTCGCATCATCGAGGACCAGAGTGGTGGTTTGTGGGGGTTGTGGTCCTGATAGCGGTCATTTTGTCGGGATCGATCTCGGTATATGTTGCATCGCAATTCCTAGATGAGTACTCCAGTCGCATCGAGCAACTGGACCAGAAGATCGAGGAGCTGGACCGCAAGATTCAATTGCACGACATGACTCTCACCCGGATCGAGGCCCAGGTTGAACATCTCAACGAACGTCGAAACCGTTAGTCCGTGTCCTCGTTGCGGATCTGTGGACTACACACGCAAGCTGGGTTTGGTCATCGCCGGAACGTCGGTCACTGTGTGTAACCTCTGTGCGCCCTCTGAAATCAAGATCCCTCTGGAAGTCAAAGAGCAAGACATGACCGTGTCCACGGGTGTCTTTCATGCTCGTCTAGATTGGGAGCACGACAACCCGATTCGATCGACTTCGTGGGAGCGTCCTGTCTGGCGAAGGATCGTCAACTGGCTCGGGCTTCCGCTGCACCAGATCTAGTCGCGGCTCGGTAAGTCTTTGGGTCCGAGCGGTTGCGTGATCGCGTTGGGATCCACGTCGTCGTCGTCGTCGTCGCCTCCGCCGACTTCACCAATTGAGAGATTGAAGCCCTCGGATGCGGAGATCCTTTGGATGACCAGCGGCGGTAGATCGAACATCTCGACAAGCTCACAGACCGTGTAGCGCTTGTCGCCCACGTCCCAGGAGCGTAGCTCGCGCAGAAGCCGATCGATCTTGGCTTTGGTGTCCGCATCCATGGGCTCTCTAGAGGGGAATTATAGGCGCGTGAGGCGGTTTTGGCGCGAGGCCCGCGCCAAAATGTAAACTTCTTGGAGGAATCCGCGTAGAGGGGTTGGAGAGCAAATGGCACGCAAAGCAACAGCACTTACCAAGCCCGATCTCGACGTTCTTGCACTTCCCGAGGATGTCACCCTTCTTCCCGACAACAGCACGCACCAGCATCGCTTCGACTTCACATCATCGAGCGGTCGCGTCTATCGGGTCGCGCAGCGGAAGTACAACCCCAAGACTGGCAAGGGCGGCTGGTGGGCTTGCTCGTGCCCGAGTTTCATTCACGGCCGCAAGGGCTCGAAGGACTGCAAGCACCTTCGTGACTTCGGTCTCCCCGGCAATCACGAGCGTTTCGAGATTGGCGAGATCTCCGTGGGCGCACTCGACGGCGAAGTGGGCGCAACCACGATGAGGGACTCCGAGCGGGCCGGTCGCAAGTCGGCACAGAAGACTCAACTTCGCGCAATCGCTGGCGGCGAAGGCAAGGTCGTGGACCCGTCGAGCGGCGCGGCAGATCTCAGCCTGCTCATCACCGATCCAAACACGTACTCACTTCGGGATGAGATCAAGAAGCTGGGTGGCCGACCCCGTTACCAAAATAGCAAGTTTCAGGGCTGGCTCATGCCGAACGCAGCGGCCAAGGCCAAGGTCGAGGCCCTTTTGGCAGAGTCGTCCAAGGCGGCTGCCCCGAAGGCTGAATCCAAGGCACTCCCGGCTGTGAAGCCGACCAACGTCGAAATGAAGAACGGCCAGATCGTCGTGACCTTCGATGCGAAGGACCAGGCGGCGGTGTTCGCCCTCCTGAGCAAGATCTCCTAGCGTCTGTGCTAACCTCCCCCCGGCCCGAGTCAATGGTGGCTCAGGCCGGGTTAACTTTTTCTCTGATCTCGCGTATATGACTCCCGCAGGCACACTAGCTCGTGGTAGCTGTCAGGACCCAATGCTTGGAGGTCGCAAAGCTGCGGCGCGACAACGCAAGGCGATAGCAGGCTTGTTTGGGCTGGAGCTTGCTTCCTGATCGTTTCCGCTGTACACCTGGGGATCGGTCGAGAGGATGAGGAGATCGCAGCCGCAAGGCTGAGGAAAGTCCGGGCTCCGTAGAGCAGCGTGCTTGGGAAATCCAAGTCGGGGCGACCCGCAGGAAAGTGCCGCAGAAAGCAAACCGCCGATGGCCTTCGGGCACAGGCAAGGGTGAAAGGGTGGGGTAAGAGCCCACCGGGTTCCTGGCGACAGGGATCGCATGGTAAACCCCACGCGGAGCAAGACAAACAGAGAGCGCTGAAGTTGCTCGCCTAGCTCTCGGGTTGTCGCAAAGATGAATGATCGCCACCTGGCAAGGGCAACCGACCCAGGGACAGAACCCGGCTTACGACCCTCTCGGCCGATTATTTTCCGTAGCGGTTCAAAAACGGAGCGCTCGCTATACGACTTCAGCGGCTCTTGGAAGAAAACGGTGTCGGCATTGGTCCGGGGGAATCGCCCTAGGACCCGGTGCTTCCGAATCCTCCCTTGCCTCGCTCTGTTTCGGGCAACTCTTCAACTTGACGAACACCCCTCGGGGTGGCGACGGCAGCGATGACAAGCTGAGCGATGCGGTCTCCATGCTTGACTGAAAACCCGACGTTGCTGTGGTTGATCAGAATGACGCCGACTTCTCCTCTGTAGTCCGCGTCGATTGTTCCTGGCGCATTGAGCACTGTGATCTTGTGCTTGAGCGCTAACCCTGACCGCGGGCGTATTTGTGCTTCAAAGCCAGGCGGGAGAGCCATGGCTATTCCGGTGGGTATGAGTCCTGTCGCGCCCGGAGAGATGATGCAATCCTCGCAGCAGGCGAACAAGTCTAGCCCGGCCGCATTCGGGCTCATTCGTTTCGGGAGAATGGCTGCGTCGTTGAGCTTCTTGAAAAGGACATTCCAAGAGCCGTCATCGTTGTAGAATTCGCTACCGAGCATGACTGTATATACTCCGGTCGTTTGGGGTATAGGCACCCATGCGGCAGCCTCTATTTCAGGCCAAGCTGGCGCGCGTTCCTACGCTGCTCACGGCTCAGCGGTTTCTGGCTGATCTCTTCGACTACGAACCGGATGAGATGTTTGCAGCGTTGATGTCTGGCGTGGGAGCGCAGCCGTTGCATTCTTGGCCTGGCTGGGTCCCAAGGGTCTCGGGTTGGGAGAGTGTTGAGGTTGCCTACGATGAGTTTCGGTTTGTGAGAGCCGACCTGGAGATTCGGGTAGCCTATGATCGTGGTGAACGGACCTGGACGATCGTGGGTACTCTGTTTGGGGATTTGCCGTGGGTGGTAGTGGATGGCTAGGCCGACCAAAATCATCTCTGGAGGGCAAACGGGTGTTGATCGTGGCGCGCTCGATGCCGCCATGGATTTGGGCATCGACCATGGTGGCTGGTGTCCGCCAGAACGATACGCCGAGGACGGCCGCATCCCTGAGCACTACGACGTAGAGGAAGTGTCAACAGACCACTTCATCGACCACGGATACGACTATGGAGACTACAGGGAGCACTACCGTCTCAGGACGATGCTGAATGTCAAGACTGCGGACGCGACCCTGATCTTGACACAGGGGCCAGGTAAGCTGACTCCGGGCACGCGATTGACGCTCACCTTCGTGCGGGGCGCAGGAAAGCCATGCCTCATGCTCCCCTTCGCAGACGAGGATGCCCCGTGGCGTATCAAAACTTGGGTCGAGGATCAACAGATTACGTGCCTGAATGTCGCTGGCCCCCGAGAGAGCAAGATTTCGGGCATTCAGGAGAAGACGCGGAGTCTTCTGATGAAGGCTTTTTCTGGCTCCGGCGGGTAGGATTGGCGTGAGCTTGTCAAACCTCCCGTTTAGGGATACAAGGACGCCTGTTCATTTTTGCCTCAAAAGGCGTAAGTAGGAGACAAGCCTTTGTTACACCAAGGTAAGTGAATCGGAGGCGTCCTAAACGCCGACCAAATCAAACAGGAGAGATAGGAACACATGCCCGACGACAACTTTGTCCAAGATCTGGAAGATGGCGTTGAGAAGGATGCTGAAGAACGCAAACGCTCCGACATCCTCAACCGGCTTGCCACGGTGAACCCCACGCTGGAGGATCTCTTCAACGTCTGTCAGAACAGCAAGCTCGGCGACGTGATGAAGACTTTTACCTTGGACGACCTTGTATCGACGCGCCAGCCGGTCGTTGACGATGATGACGACGATGACGTGTCGGCGCCAGCACCAAGGAAAAAGCGCGGCAAGAAGAAGGCCGCCAAGAAGACCGCCAAGAAAAAGGTCGCCAAGAAGAAGGTCGCCAAGAAGAAGGCCGCCAAGAAGAAGGTCGCCAAGAAAGCGCCGAAGACCGGCAAGGCACGCAAGGCTCGTCAAAACTACGATGAGCTAGCCAAGGAAGTTCACGCCTATATGAAGAAGGCTAAGGAGCCCATCTCGACTGGTACGATTGTGTCCGAGTTTGGCGTCAGCGGATCGCAGGCGCGCAAGGTGGCTGAGATTCTCGTTGCGGAGAAGAAGGCCAAGCGGCAGGGCGCGGGACGGGGCACGAAGTACGAGTTGAAGTAGCCGCTACACAGCAGATTCAACGAGGAAAACCCGGCCAGCGGAGCCGGGTTTTCCGTTTATAGGTTCACCCAAGATGGTGAAACGAGCAGCCTCACTCCTGTTGTGCGCGTGTGCGGTGACGCAAACTCCCTCCACGGCGATTCCCGAGTACAATCGCAAGGAGTGGAAGCACTGGATCGATGAAGATCGAGACTGCCAGGACACGCGACAGGAAGTGCTGATTGCTGAGTCCGAGATTCCCGTCACCTTCAAGACCGAGCGTCAGTGCCGGGTCATCTCGGGTCGCTGGGTTGATCCCTACACAAACAAGATGATCACTGATCCGGGGTTGCTCGACATCGATCACGTGGTTGCGCTCCGCGATGCGCATGATTCGGGCGGCCATGCTTGGGACGCTGACAAGAAACGAGACTTCGCGAACGATCTCTTCGATCCCGCTCATCTGATGGCCGTCGATCGTTCGGTCAATCGCAGTAAAGGTTCCCGAGGCCCCGATGCATGGTTACCACCAAACCCAGCTTACCGGTGCGAGTACATCCGAAGCTGGGTGGCGATCATGGGGCAGTGGGATCTGGACATGACGATTCCCGAAGCCACGATGATTGAGTACATGCTCCGCGTCTGTGATTCAGGTTGTGTGCCTCCGTTGCCGCAGTAGAGTTGGTCATGCTCATTCCTGACGACGTGAAAGTACTCTGCAAACACTACGAGCAGTATGTTCCGGTGATCAGGGATCTGGTCACCGAGGCCAATGCGATCATCGAGTCCCAAGGTCTCACCGAGCTTTGGATCGAGGAGTATAGCGAGCCAGAGCCCTCGATGGGGATCACACCGCTCAAGAACGGCCGAGTCGGGGTCATGGTCTGGGCTCCCGTGATCAAGGAATTCGATCAAGTGCTCGCGTTTCTCCGTCACAAGGACATCGGTCTGTTCCGTGTGCCGGGCGAATCGATCGGTCGTGTCGATGGGATCAGGCTGAGTGGCCCTGACTTCATCGTGCTTCGCGATCTCGCAGACATCCTCGGGAAGTTGTAGATGCCGCGTCCGACGAAACTCGTGTTCGTTGACCTGGAAACCACCGGGTTCGATGAAAGCTATCACGAGATCATCGAGGTCGCGATCGTTGCTCAGAACAAGATGCCGCTTCTGCATACGAAGGTTCGGCCAAAGCATCTCGATGAAGCGATGGCGAAAGACCCGGCCGGAACCAAGCAAGCGTTGGAGCTAAACGGCTACAACGAGTTGGAGTGGAAGAACGAACCGACTTGGGTCGAGATCGCTCCCCGAGTACGAAGTCTCCTGACGGATGTGGTCATCGTCGGGCACCATCCTGGTTTCGATCTTCGCTTCATCAACGCGTGGCTCAAACGCACCGAGGTCGGGAATGGAGGAATCCCCTACCACGGGATAGACACGGCCACGCTCGCTCACGAGCACTTGATCCCGTGTGGGGCCAAGAGTGTGAGTCTGGGGGCTACATGCGCGTTTCTCGGCATTTCCAACGTGGGAGCCCACACGGCGCTCTCTGACGCCCTACGCTGCCGGGCCGTCTACTATGCCCTTCTGCGTGCAGGGCCTCTGAGGCGGCTCTGGTGGCGTCTGGCGGGGCCGTGGAGGCTACGGAGAGCCCATGCTCGACATTGACGCCTGTTTCGACCGGTGGCGCGCGCGACAAGCGCAGATTGCCCATCTTCTGACGCGGCTGGAGGAAGAGGCCGCGGCTCAGGCGATGCTTCTGGAGGGGTTGCGAACTGTTTGGGTGAAACGTGGGTATAGTTTCTCGAAGCTGCGTTTTTCTGCCTATACAACGCAGGAAAGGAGAGACGCGATGTCCAAGATCAAGGTGATTCGCGTCAGCGCCACCGAATTCGAGACCGAAGATGGCAAGGTCTTCCCCCACCCGATCCCCTTCCAAGACGGCAAAGTCCCGTCCGTCGAAGAATTCCAGGCGATCCACGACCAGTGGCGGGAAATCTTTCAATCCCAAGGACTCCTCCCAGGAGCGCCTCCTGGGCCCGGGAAAGACCGCTGAGCTTCTCGGCGTCCACATCAGCACTCTCCGCCGATGGGACGAAGACGGCACCCTGGAGGCCGTCAGGACACCCGGAGGATGGCGAAAATACCGCCTCTCCGACATCGAAAGGTTCCAAGGCCGAGAATCTCCTGAACGTGAAAAACAGGAGATTCGGGCGGTCGCCTATTGCCGGGTCAGCAGCCACGACCAGAAACAAAAAGGAGACCTCGAACGCCAGTCAGATCGCGTCGTCGCCCACGTCGCCCGCCAAGGCTACAAGCTGGTGGACGCACTCGAAGAAGTCGGCTCGGGAATGTCGGATACGAGACCGAAGCTCCATCGGCTGTTCAAGCTAGTGGGCGATCACGAGGTCGATGTCGTGGTCGTCGAGCACAAGGACCGCCTGTGCCGGTTCAATTTCGGTTTCCTCCAAGCGTACTTCCAGAGCCACGGGGTCGAGGTGGAGTGGATCGAGGATGTGCTCGGTAGAAGCTACGAGGAGGAACTTGTGGAGGACATGCTGTCGTTGATGTCGAGTTTCTCGGCTCGCATCTACGGCAAGCGCAGCGCGGAGAACCGTCGCAAGAAACGAAAGAAGGAGAAAGCAGCATGACTCCAGCACAGAAGATTCTGAAAGAGATCAAGGAACAAGGCGTCATCAGGAGACTCAATGTCATCGTGAAATGCGACGGCCCATGGTCTCCTGTGCGAGTGTCCGGGACCGTGCTCCAGTGGGTCACGCACGAGGTAGCTGAGGTGTGTCGTCAGGACACCGACGAATTGGGTTACGCTTTCCTCGCACCAACCCGCGATGGGGGAGGCTGGTGGTGGCGACGGTGGGACGAGGAAACGAAGTCCAAGTTGAGGGCCGCTGCGGAACACGGGTTCCGCGTCCAGATCAACCGGGAACTGGGGTGCCTGGAATTCCGTGCTGTCGAGAAAGCTCAGGAGCAGGCCCTCCGGGATCTGAAAGACCGCAACGAACGTGAAATGCTTCTTCGCATGAGAGGTGAGAAGCTTTTCGGGAAGATCGCCGAGGAACTCAACGTGTTCTTCCCGGAGGAACGCACCAGGGAGACGTGGGTGCAGATCTGCGTTGCTCTCGCTCTCGCGGAAGGGAAATGACAATGACCACCTTCAAAGATCTTGATGACGTGCAGCTTCTTCAGGCGCTCCAAGATGCCGAGAACGAGGCACAACGTATTCGGCAGGAGATCCGATTCCGTGGTGTTTCAAGATACGGCTCGCTGTTTGATGCTGTCGGAGACGCCACCCGTGAAGCACTTGACTGGCCATCCATGATGGAGCGGTCTCGGAAATCTGAACTGGACCGATGAAGAAGTCTCGTCACCTCTACCTCCACCCGGAGACCAATCCGGGCAAGATTGCCGCCCTGGAGGCCCTTCACGTCGAGTACGTCAGGTACGTGCGCATCTGCGTGCAGATCATGCTCGACAACCAGAGGCTCTCCCTCAAACGGTCGGAGAAGCAAGTCTTCTTCCCGAAGGCCGAGAACCTCACCAGCCAGATCCAGAAGAACGCCCGAGACCACGCCATCCAAATCGTGAGTACGTGGGCCAAGGCCACCTACGAGCGTGCCGTCAAGAAGCACCTCACCCGAGCACACAGGTTCGGCCAACTTTCCCAGGACGAACGACACGCCCTCTGCACGGTTGGAAAGCACCTGATCTCAGTGCCTTGGAAGCACGTCACCCAGGAGACCATCGACGCCTACTGGGCACTCCTGCTCGACCCAGAGGTCTCTGGTAACCAGCCACGGGTGTCCGAACGCATCCCGATGCGGATGTCGGAGAACACATGCACACTGGCCGACACTGACGAGGCCATCCACGCTCCCATGTGGATCAAGATTTCCACGCTGGTCAGCCGGAAAGTCGTCTGGCTTCCGCTCGCAGGGAATCCCTACGTCAAGTCGGCCAACGACGTGTCGAAGGGAGTCCACGCAAGGAAAGACAAGCGTGGGCGCTGGAGGTTCGAGGTTGTTGAACGCAAGGAGTGGATCGTTCCCGAACTTCAACCCGATGCGCCCAGGATCGGTGTCGATGTCGGCCTGAACGTCGTGGCCGCCACCTCGGATGGCCGGACGTTCGGAGCAAGTCTCAAACCCAAGTTCGACCGCCTCTACGAGCGCGTCAGGAACCTTCGTGCGAACCGTCAACGACAGGGTTTCAAGGAGAACAGCCCTCGGCTCAACCGGCTCGAAGACAAACTCACCAGGATGGTAAAGACGATCACCGGGGAGGTGGCCAACAGGCTCATCAAGAGCGCACCCGAAGGCACGGTTTTCGTGATCGAAGACTTGGACCTGCGTGGGTGCCGTGGTCAGAAGAGGTTCGCGTACCGGGCCCTGGCCCACAGCTTGGAGACGAAAGCGCCCACCTTGAAGGTGAATCCGGCGTACACGTCTCAGACTTGCCCTTCCTGTGGTTACGTCTCTCGACGTAACCGATCAGGAACCGATTTCGTCTGCCGCTCATGTGGCAGGCGTTCTCATGCCGACGTGGTGGGAGGGATCAACCTGCTGAGACGTTCTCAGGACGAACAGGTTGACCTCAACGATCACCATCGAGACGTGAGGGAGTTGCTGCGAAAACGATACCGGGCCCGTAGGGCCGGGGACAGTTCCGCAGGACTCTGCCGAAAGGCACCCGCGCCTGAACCGTCAGGCCGGAGGCTCACTACCGGAGTATCTCCCCCGAGGAGAGGACGGCACAGCCTCGAATCCGATGCTTACCTTTGAGTAGGTTTTGGAGTACGGTATAAGGTAGGACACAGAGGCACGAATGGACGTTCCCGGTTGAGTGAGGCCAAACTAGATGCCCCGCAAGATGCGTAAGAGTATCTCAGTAAAAGGACTGACCTATTTTCGACTTCAGCGCTTGGCTGAGGAAAGGGGCGTGGGTATCGGTGGTCTGGTTGAAGAGTGGGCGAGAGAGGACATGCTCAAGAAGCATCCTCCACAACCGCACATTCTCTACGAGGTTCGGACCGGCCTGAAGGCGGGCACGAGCAAAGACACGATGATCCATGTCGTTGCTCCCTCGGTAGAGAAAGCGACAATGTGGGCCGAGATGGAATTGCAGGCGGCCACGGGAAGTCTCATCGTCATGCCTTCGCAGCGTCCGTTCAACCCGGACAAGATCACCTACGCCCACATCGGCGTAGTAAACTCCAGCGAGCTAGCGGAGATCTGTCGATGACCGATCGAGTACATGCGTTGACCGTGATCCTTGAACGCGAGTACCGGGATGATGACGTTGAGGCAATCGTCAACGCGATCAAGATGATGCGTGGTGTTCTTGATGTGAAGCCGCACATCATCGAGGACATCGATTTCTACTCGTCGCGGGAGCAGGCCAAGTTTGAGCTACGACAGGAGATGCGCGAGGTTTTGTGGCCCGGCATTGCGAAGCGGAAAGGGTAACCATGCGCTTGGCGTGTTTCTGTTGGGGTGTGGCGAAAGATGGCCACACCTTGCATACGAACACCGCTGCACGACAGAAGAGGCGAAAACCGCTCTGGCGGCTTGGGTAGCGGCGTGCATCAAGGACGCGAACCCCATGTCTGATGAAGAGCCTGAGGATTGGATCTATCAGTGCGAGAACACGGGGAAACGTATCTTGTGTGAGGAGGTTCCCGTAGTGGTCTACATACCTAGCGGGTCGAGCAACTGGAAGAAAGTGTCCTGCGCGAAGGCTCACGAATCGATCAGGGACGTTTGTCCCAGGTAGGCCATGCGGACACGAGACGTGCTGCTGGTACTTGTCGCCGGTTTCTGCCTTGGCGTCACCTACACCGTTAGCGTGCTCTACCTATCGCGGAGCCGAGAGCGTATGCCTGGGACTAAGCCCATGATGCTGTCGTGGAATGGGTCGCCTGTAGACTGCATCCCGCTTTGTGGGTGTTTCACACCGATTCTTGACGATGGTGACGTGGCGATCGTGCATGGCTTTACCGTGGCCACAGATCTGAACGCCCCAACATCAGCCAACCCAGCTTTCTTCGCTCGCTGTACGGTCTGCGGCCAAACCCTGAAGCGTTGGGTTGAGGTTCCTGACCGGTAGAGTGACGGTATGTTTGACGATGAGTCCATGATCGTCGTGCATGTGGGCTACGCATGGGACGGTCAGGACGGCTGGACGTTTGCGCTGAGCCCTGAAACAGCGCATCGTCTTGAGGAAACGAAGACCCATCGGGCGACACGAGTTTTCGTTGGGAACGGCAACCCCGGTGATACAGACCCGAGGCAGTACGCTCACCTAGGCGATGGCGTGGGTCCTGAGAAGAAATGGAAGCGATGGAAGATCATCGCCTCGATGTTGACGGGAATTCCAGAAGCCGATCTGCCAACGTGCATGTTTCGTCGGATGCCCGAGGACACGTTGCTGGAGACGCTGGAAAAAAGCGCTTGACTTTGGCTCTGTCTGTCCGTACAACTGCATCTGAGGCGGAAAGCCATGACACAAATGCGGAACACACTCGGGTTGAGCACCTACCAGTCATTACTGGCGGGGAGGCTCCCCTTGCGTCCGTATTTGCGCCCGCTGCCGCCACCCCGACTTAGGGGCGCCCTCTAGGCTAGAGGGCAGGCGACAGCGGGAGAGACAGCCCGCGCACGCGAGGCGTAGCGCAATCTGGTAGCGCGTTCGGTTTGGGTCCGAAAGGATGCTGGTTCAAATCCAGTCGCCTCGACCACGCCCCTGTAGCTCAGTGGACTCAGAGCATCGGTCTACGGAACCGAGTTGTCGGAGGTTCGAATCCTTCCAGGGGTGCCAAACGAGGCGTGGCTCAGTCTGGCTAGAGCGCCGCGTTCGGGACGCGGAGAACGGTGGTTCGAATCCACTCGCCTCGACCAAAGGAGTACAAAGAGGAAGAGGAACAAAGGAACAACGAAACGGGATGTGGCTCAGTCTGGTTAGAGCACCGGTCTGGGGGACCGGGGATCACTGGTTCGAATCCAGTCATCCCGACGAAGGTAGTGGTCGGGGTAGGATGTGGGTGATGGCGTCCGACCACAAACGATGTAATCGGTGTGGGACTACAAAACCCACATCTGCTTTTTCCTACAAAACAGTCTACGGAGGTCGGTATCTCCGAACAGCTTGTCGGATCTGTGAGAACAAGAAACGAAGTGAAAGGAGGAAACGTTCGCCAAGCGCGGCGGACAAAGTAAGAGAGCAAAGACAACTGGATAGAAGATCGCGTATGCGGGCCGCAGGCATCGATTTGCCAAGATGGATCCTAACGGATTCGCGAGCGTCCGATCGAAAGAAAGGGCTTTCTAACGACTTGACCAAGTCGTTTATCGCAGAACGGATAGCGCAGGGCTGTTGCTATTGTGGCGACAAGACGATCCGTATGACCTTGGATCGGATTGACAACAACCAAGGACACACCCGAAACAATGTTGTACCGGCCTGCATTCGATGCAACTACATCCGAAGGGACATGCCTTTCGAAGCATGGTTGCTTGTCACGGGAGCGATTCGGGAAGCTCGGAAGAGAGGGTTGTTCGGAGAATGGACTGGAAGAGCACGCAAGCCGCGGATGGCGTCAAAAGCGCGGGTGGTGAAATTCAGGTAAACACGCAGCCTTGAGGTGGCTGTGCCCAACAGGGTTTGAGGGTTCGAGTCCCTCCTCGCGCACGAGCGACATGAGCGCAGGTAGCCCAACTCAGGTAGAGGCGCTGGATTTAGGTTCCAGAGGTTGCGGGTTCGACTCCCGCCTTGCGCACGGATTCTTGGTCGGTATGCAAGAGGTTAAAGCAAGCAGTCTGTAAAACTGCCGCGTTCGCGCTTCGTGGGTTCAAATCCCTCCCGGCCAGCCAGATTCGGAGTAGAAAGGAGAAGAAACATGACACAGAAGCAGCACATCAACGTAGGAACCATCGGACACGTGGACCACGGGAAGACCACCCTCACGGCGGCCATCACGATGGTCATGGCAGCGATCAACGGAGGCGAGATCAAGACCTTCGATCAGATCGACAAGGCGCCCGAGGAGCGTGAGCGAGGAATCACAATCAACACGGCGCACGTCGAGTACGAGTCGGAGACTCGCAACTACGCGCACATCGACTGCCCAGGCCACGCCGACTACATCAAGAACATGATCGTCGGTGCGTCCCAGATGGACGGCGCGGTACTGCTTGTGGACGCTTCTCAGGGGCCGCAGCACCAGACGCGTGAGCACGTTCTCCTGGCGAAACAGGTGGGCGTCTCGCACATGGTGGTGTTCATCAACAAGGTGGATATTGCAGATCCCGAGATGCTGGAGCTTGTAGAGATGGAGGTTCAAGATGCTCTTGCCCAGATGGGCTTCGAGGACACTCCGTTTATTCGGGGCTCCGCGCTCAAGGCACTGGAGGCCGCGAGCGAGGGGAAGATGGACGATCCCGAGATCGAGCCAGTCAAGGCGCTCATCGCCGCGATGGACGAGCACCTTCCGGTGCCCAAGCGAGATCGGGAGAGTCCGTTTCTCATGCCCATCGAGAATGTCCACACGATTCCAGGCAGGGGCACGGTCGTGACAGGTCGTGTGGAGAGGGGCATTCTCACCAAGGGGCAGACGGTGGAGATCGTGGGTCGGACGGACGGGAAGCCCCTGGCTGCGGTCGTCACGGGAATCCAAGCGTTCCACAAGGACATCCCCGAGGCGGCGGCGGGTCTCAACATCGGCATGCTCCTACGTGGCATCGATCGGGATGAAGTCCTGCGTGGTCAGGTAGCAGTTGCTCCTGGCTCCTTGCTTCCTCACGAGAAAGGCAAGGCCGAGATCTTCACACTCACAGCCAAGGAGGGTGGTCGTCACACTTCGTTCTCTGGCGGATACAGGCCACAATTCTACTTTGGCGCCACTGACGTGACTGCGGCAGTCGTGCCGGAGGATGGGAAAGTCGTCGAGCCTGGCGATCGGGCCACGGTGGACTTTGAGCTAGTGAGTCCGGTTGCTTGCGAGCCCGGCATGAGGTTCGCCATCCGCGAGGGTGGCAAGACCGTAGGTGCTGGGATGGTCACGGAGGTAGTCTAACAACCTGGAGGGCTGAGGCCCTCCTCTGCTCGAATGGCGGAATCTTCGGTAGACGCGCACGGTTCAGGTCCGTGTACCCTCACGGGTGTAGGGGTTCGAGTCCCCTTTCGAGCACTAAAGGGGTAATGGAGGCAGATGACCAAAACATGCCAAACGTGTAAATTTTGGAAGCATTCGATGGTGAAGAGAAAAAGCAAGCAAAGGACCCTGTACTTCTCCATTGGTTCTCAAAGCAAAGGACCCTGTACTTCTCCATTGGTTCTCAGAGGGTACGGGCACGCCGAACCTCCCGAGAGAGGGCTTCTCGTGGAAAATGACGAAGAGTGGGGGCATCCTCACGGGGCCTTACTTCGGCTGTGTCAACCACGAAGAGTGATTATCGAGGCCAGGTGGCGAAGTTGGTAGACGCAGCGGATTCAAAATCCGCCGCCCTCACGGGCATGAGGGTTCGACTCCCTCCCTGGCTACCACTCTGGTAGAATCGAGACATCATGGCAGTCAAGATGGACCCACTTGGCCGGAGGATCATGAGGTTTTTTCGTCAGCTTGGATATGAGGACGGTACGCAGGTTGCATTGCACGCGGGGTTGCTGGGCTGCCTCGTGATTTGTGCGCTGTTCATAAATTACTGCGGTGCCAAGCCAACGACCGAAAACGATCCAGCTTCGCGGGCGCGTATTCGACGAGAATCGAGACATCATGGCAGTCAAGACGGACCCGGCAATTTTTCGTTGCAAGACTATCCTGAGTAACCGTCTTTTCCCCATCCAACGCCGCCAGGAGCCAACATGAAGTTGCTGACTCCCATAATTTGTTCCATCGTGCCCTTTGAGTCGCACGCGGCACACTTGGCCGGAGGAGGATCGTTCATCTTCTGGATTTCCTCGACTACGTGTCCGCATTTACGGCACTTGTAGACGTAGATGGGCAACGATCACACCATACCGAGACGCGCAGGTACGCCAACGGTGAGCGGGCCGACTTAAAATCGGCTGTCCTGCGGGTTCGACTCCCGCCCTGCGTACTCCTTGTATACTTTCACCCGGATCTGGCGTAGATTGTCATGTCCAGATGAGAGCGAGGAAGAAACTACGCGCAGCGCGAGCGCGAGCGCATTGGGAGAGGGTTTCCCAGGCCCGAGCGGAGCAGCGGGAGAAGTCTCGCGTGGAAACAGCAAAACGTGATACTGCCATTCGCAAGGCTTTCGAAACTAAGTCAGATCGCGCGAAGGAGCTTCTCCTCAAGCACGACATTCTGGGTGAGTTTGGTGCGGCGCTTCTCAAGAAGGCTCCGAAGCTGGCGGACGAGCGGTACGCTTTTGGTCTTCGGTTTCTCAAGGCGCGTCAGCAATCGTGGGAACGTCCTCTGGAGGACTGGAAGCCCAAGGGGAAGGCCGCCGACACGCAGTTCCGATCGTTGGTACGGCATCTCATCGTGAAGTACTCGGTGCCGCAGTTTCTCTACTCCGTCTTCTGGGACGACACTGACGGGTTGCGGCATCGGGGGTCGTTTTTGTTTTACTATCTCGCTCAGGGAGGTAGCCTGCGAAAGGCAGTCAAGCCGGACTTCTCCTATGAGCTTCGGGGTGAGTGGGTCCATGCGTATCGGCCGTTGTTGCCCGTGCCGCTCACGAAGCGGATGTGTCACACGTTCACGCAAAGCACGAGCGAGCACACGTTGGTGTCGGCTGTGCGTCATGCGCAGATCGAAGCGTTCGGCGGCGGCCAGCGGGTTGCGGAGCGAGTGTGCGCGACGCACCTAGGGCGAGATCTGGCTGGGGGGTCGTTGGCAGAGGAGTTTTGGCAGTCGGTTCTCCAGTGGGTGTGTAACCAGACGATGCTGGACCCGGCGCGGATCGGGAACATCGTGGATTGGGTTCGGCACAGGCGGATGGAGGATGCAAACACATTCTCCATGAAGGGCCGTACTGCCGTCTCTGTGCTGCGTGAAGTCGAGCGATGGCACACGGACCTGGCTGCGCAACGAGACGCTCTGAAGGGCATCTACGAGTCCTCAGGCATCAAGCCCTATCGTGGCGTGCGCAAGGTCAGGCTGCCGACAGGAGCAGATCACAAGGAGATCTGGACCATCACCGAGATCTTGAACGGTAAGGAGTTGCGCGAAGAGGGACGAGCCCACCGCCACTGTGTGGTGAGCTATGCGCGGAGCATCGAGGATGGCGGAACGTCGATCTGGAGTCTTCAAGTAGATGGCGTGCGCAGGGTGACGATCGAGGTCAACAATCGCACGCGACAGATCGTACAAGCAGCCGGAAAGTTCAATCGCCGTGCGACTCCGGTTGAGAAGAAAACCATCGATCAGTGGGTAGCCAAGAACGGGCTTGCCAAGAACAAATGGCTGCGGTGGTAGCTTGTCTATCCTGGCGGATAAGTCAGGAGGCCCCGTGGATTGCTCGGACGACACGCCATTATCGACGGCAACGGCGCAGACGCCGCGTTGCTCGATGATCCAGGGCGCCTTGAGGCGCTCCTGAAGGCTGCTGTCGAGGAGACCGGGGCGACCGTCCTGAGTTGTCACAGTCACCAATTCGAGCCCCAGGGCGTGACTGTCGCGATTATCCTGGCCGAGAGCCACGCGACCATCCACACGTATCCCGAGCACGGCTGCTACATGGCCGACGTGTTCACTTGCGGGAGCCTCGATCCGACCGCCGCTGTCGAAATCCTGAAAACCTCATTTGGCGGGGACGCCCGTGTTCTCCAGCTATCGCGAGGAGTGACTTCCAATGATTAGTGCGGGGCTCGGATGTAGCTAGGGCGACTGTAGCTACGTTTGCTTCTCTGTACCATGGTTGAATTTTGATTCGTGTTCGGCGTGTTCGAATGAGAGAACAGTGTGGTCGTGCAGGAAAGCGATTTCTTCGCCTGTTAGTGGCCGGACAACGACTCGCGGGCCGTACACGGTTAGCGTATTCTTGCGGTCGGGGACATGAGCCAGGATCTCTCTAGAGCGTAGATGATTCCACATCATGTCGTAGCCGCAAGCACTCCCGTCTGTGTTTTTGCCGAGATAGATGATGATCTCAGCGTCGGCCAGGATATCCACGATGCCGCATCTCCAGTTGACGATCCAAGACGCGAGCACTACCTTTGCTCGTTCGGTCAGGTTGTGGAAGTAGGACTGAAGACCTTGAACACGAGAGTCAGGAGAGTCGGGCAGCGGGTGTCTGTCCACCGCGATGACTCTGTGTGCGCCGAGGTCAACAAGAGTCAGGGCCATTTTCAGGTCGCCTGCGCCCAAGTCCATTACGGTCTGGCCATGGACGAATCTTCGCACCACGCGGGCTTGGGGGCTGGATAGGGGGCTGGATAGGCGTCCGCTCATGTAAGGCTCAGGTCCACCTGTCGTCGCCCGGCGGGAGGGATTCGAGCCATTTCGTAGCATCGCACGGGGATACTTGTGGGAGCCCAAGCGCTTCTTTGTGGTGTACGAAGGTGCCATCCTGTCCTAGCGTGGCCTGCCCCCGCTCGACGCACCTGGCACACATCGTGCGGGCGACTTCGTGGGCTATTCGGTCTGCGAAACGTTCGGCAGCATCACAGTCTCCCTTGTTCCACACGGCTCGGTTGTTTTGCATCATGCCTCCGCGAAGGAACGCGATCACTTCGCGAATGCCGTCGAGCCTACCTGTCTTGTACACGTCGCGAAGATGCTGATCTGCGAAGGCAGCGTCTATGTCGATGTGCGGTTTCATTGCATCCCCCTTTCTCGTTCGGCTGCTTCCAAAATGGAAGCCATGGCTCCCGAATACGGACCTGATATCCTGTATCTGAACATGGTGCAGTTGTTGGGATCGTTCGGTTGCCGGAAGGCTTTGCGAGCATTCGCGCACAAGTTGTTCGAAGTCGTTACGCGCTCCCGAATCTGTAGGATATCCAGCAGCCGTCTGAGTCTGACCAAAAGAAGCCAAGCCCCTCAACAGCAGCAATGTCTTCTTCGGCCATCTGTTCCTTGGCTAGTCAGGTGCGAGAGATCATGGCGAGTAGCTGCCTGTTTGTTCGTACCATTGTCTCGCATTCCCAGTTGGCCCTAGTACCTGTAATTCTTGTGTGGCTTGCGAACGCGCACGAGCCATTCGGAGTTGTTCTTCTCGTTCACGCCAGGCTTGAGAAGGCCGCCGGGGTCTTTGAGAACGAGACCTTCGATCTCATCCATGTCAACGAGCCGGTTGAAAAGCTCGCCTGCCTCATCGGCGTTGGCGGGAGTGAAGGTTTCAGCCAGCCAGACGTTCTGTGCGGCTACCAGAGCGACTTTCCGGCCCGTGTCCTCTTCGTACTTGGTCGGGTTCCCGAGCGTTTCTCGGAGCCGTGAGAGCCTCTCCTGGTAGGCCGTGCCCGTCAGGTAGCTCCCGTTGTGAACGAGGATGTCCCAGAGCACGATCCGGTCTTTGAGGCTGACCGTTTTAGAGTGCAGGATTTCGCCATCGAATACCTGCCACTTTCCGCGCTCCAGGAGGTCGCTGTCAAGCAGAGACTTGAGTGCTTGATGCGTCTCCGGGTGCTCGTGAATCAGGTAGAGTTTGTGTTCCTCGCGGTGGCGGCTGCGAAGATGCACTTCGCCATCTGGATCGAGGAAGATAGTCGTGCGTGTCCCATTGAATTTGAATTGGGCCAGCCAGCCTGGAAATTTCCCCAAGTCGCGGGGGTGGACGGAGCCCTCCGGTCGTGGGGGCCACATCACAAACATCTTCTTGTATGGGATGCTCATGTGGATTGCTTGGAAGGATACCAGCCGCCGCGCGCCAGCGTCTTGAGCCGTTCCTCACGGATGGGTTTGCAGAGCCAGTGGTCGCACTCGCGCTTTTGGTGCGAACGGCACCCGAAGATCTGGTGAAGGTGCTCCTCGATGTCGGGATACTGTCGAGTCTTGTCGCCCTCGCTCACGCGAATGGCAAGGGCAGTCTCGATGTCCCCGTCGCGGAGGCACTGGATGATGTCGGAGATGCAAGAACGCCCGCCACCGTGAAACTCATCCATTCGCTGTAGCTCAGCGATTTGCTCCTCGGAGACGGGATATCTTGGCTTGTGCATCGTGCTTTTCAGAGAATGGAGAGCGCCCCGGTCCTCCCGAAAACTGAAGCGAGAGGACCGGGGCAGGAGATGACCACCCTCTAACCCTTGCCCTGCAACGTCGCCATCGAGGTTTCGTTGATCAGGGCGAAACACTCGTCGGGATCCTTGCCGCCAAGGTCCGCCTTCTTGACTTGCGGCACGGGCTTCAGAATCTCCATGATGGCCTGGATCTTCTCGGCAAGCTCACCGTCCGCCTCGCACTCCTCCGCGATGCCGGGGAGAGCCTCCATGATGCCATCCTTGGCCGTGACCTTGGGACGGAAGATCTGCCCCACGTGCTCGGAGGCTCCGTCCTTGACCTTGACCTTGGAGAGATCGGCGCCGCACTGGCTGCAAAACTTCACGTTGCCCATCTTGGTGTCGCACTTGGGGCACATCTTGTGGCCGCCAACGAGATTCTGGATGGCTTCCTGAAGGTCATCCATGTAGCCCAGAGTCTTCACGGCGTCCATGTCGATCTCGATGCCGGAAGTCTCGATGTACTCGGAGAGATCGGCTCCGATCATCTCCAGCGCCTCTTGCTTCTCGGCCGTGACCGTGATCCGCCGAGTCATGGTGTACTGGAAGGTGCTCTCGTTGCCGCTGCAATTGCACATGTCGGGGCGCTTGCCCGTCTCTGCAAACTGCTCGCACCACCACTGGAGCAAGTGAGCCTTGACGCGCTTCTCGGCAAGCTCACCCTTCTTCTTGAGATCGTCCTTGATCACCTTGTACGCCATCGCAATGTCAGCGACTTGGCGTAGCTCCTTGGGAAGATCAACTTCCGCGCGGACCTTGGCGCTCTTGCCCTTGGATTTGGTCTGGGCTGCCTTTCCTCCGAAGAGGCCATCGACGGCGGCAGCGGTAGCTTTCTTCTTTGCCATGTGGTCTTTTCTCCTCTAGAGGCTCTACGCGAGAATGGCCCGATAGTATACTTTTGGGGGTAAGGTACTTGAAAAGATTGGGGTTTTTCGAGCGCTTTGCTGACGCTCGATCCTTTTGGCGTAGGATAGGACACATGGCCGGTGGAGGAATCCCAGTCCAGTATCTCATTCCCGAGCGCTACGTGGAGACCAAGGTTTGCCGCTGCGCTGACCATCCCGACGCTCGCGCTTCCTTATTTGAGATTGCCTTCCGTGTCGCGTGTCCTGTGTGCGGCAAACCAATGGAGCGGATCTCCAAGTGGATTGATGCCTGGACCTTAACTCTGGAGCCTGGTTGGACCGGAGACCCGCACCCTCCGAAGGGTGCCGTCTCTATTAAAGGAAGCTGAGCCCGTGGCTCGCACTACCGCCGGTAGTGTGGGGCATGTCGGCAAACAGCGATCACGTGGTGGGATTGGTACAACGCCAACCAGGCCAGCTATCGGTGGGAGGTCATCAAGGAGGCGGAGTTTCCCGCAAACATGCGCGCGCGAGCGTGATCCAATTTCTGCTTGACTTCCAGCAGGAAGAGGCGTACACCCGTTCTAGTCGCTCCCCTTGGCAGGACAGCGACGGAAACATTCACGCCATGACGAAACGCACCACAACAACAGCTATGCTCAGTGCCCGAGTGGCCCTGCATGGCTTTGTACGTCCAAATATGGACGATACGACCCCGTGTTGAGCGTTTCCCCGGCGTGAACCAAGACAAAGAGACAAAGCGCCGGGGGCCGCCGGTACGGGCAGGGCTGCCTAGCCGAACGCTAGCGTAGCTCAACGGTAGAGCAGAGCACTTGTAATGCTCAGGTTGTCGGTTCAAATCCGACCGCTAGCTCAGAAAGGAGAACGCCGCTGAAGCACAACAGGTCGTGCGTCTGATTCGTAATCAGGAGGTAGAGGGTTCGAGTCCCTCCGGCGGCTCAAGTTGAAATTGCCGATGTAGCTAAGTGGGAAGGCGCCGCCTTGGTACGGCGGAGATTCGTGGGTTCGATTCCCACCATCGGCTCTGGGAGACACAGGATCTCGTTTCGAGGTCACAAGCACGGTAAGACGCAGCATTCATAACGCTGAGACTGTGGGTTCAATCCCCACCCCCGCTTTCATGGCGGGGTAGTCAAATCGCAAGAACACCTGACACACTCTCCTGTGTCCTCCCGACCCTTCCAGACTTCAACCCGCAACCCGAAAGGAGGACAATCTGATGCCTGACGATGATGACGATGACGATGATCGCTTGCCCGCGTTGGTGAAGTCTGGTCTATCACGCTTGGTTGTCAGCCAAGAGGTCATGGGTTCAAATCCCATACGCGGGGCTGGAGGTCCGTAACTCAGTTGGTCAGAGTGCCGCCCTTACAAGACGGAAGTCGCCGGTTCAACTCCGGCCGGGCCTACAAAGGAAGGTTTTGGAGTATATACAGGAAGGAGCGAAACCATGAACGGAGAAGCATTTGCATTTTCCGACGAATCGCGCAAAGCTCAGTTTGGCGCGACTAAAGTCTGTTCTAGGTGTCGTAGGGAGCTTCCTGTTGCCGACTTTTCGTATGCGAGCCGTGTAAAGCTCTATGCCTGGTGTCGCGACTGCGCACGGACTTATCAGCGGGAAGTCTATCGGACGTTTGAGGGGCAGATGAAGCATCGGGTTCGTGCGGCGCGAGGAAGGGCTCAGCGATTTGGTTTAGATTTCGATCTTGCCGTTCAGGATCTTCTTGAGTTGTGGGACGAACAGGACGGGAAGTGTGCAATTTCAGGATTGCCCATGGTCATCGATAGCGAAGAGGAGAAAGGGAAGCAAGCGTTTCGTCCGTCCGTTGACCGCATCGTTCCGAAACGCGGATACGTTCGGGGGAACATTCGGCTGGTGACGACTATCGTAAACTTCGGGATCAACAAGTGGGGTCTCGATCCGTTTCTTGCCATGTGCGAAGGTGTTGTTCAAACCATAGGCGAAAGGAAGGCATACCATGACTGTTGAAAACCTGGGGCCTGCTGAAAAGATCATCCAAGCTCTTTTGACGCACACGGACCATCTCTACCACAACCGACCGGGAATCGTGGTTGCCGACCGGCGTACCACGACTGGCGTGCGGTGGGATCCTGTCACGTGGAAGGCAGGCGAGAACGGTGAGCGTACCGTCTACCGTTTGGTGAAGGCGGGACGTAAGCAGCGTCGTGTCGAGATCGGCACGATGAACGGCGAGAACCGCAAGATCATGAAGGACGGAGCCGAGGTAGGCGAGTACCGTCCGAGCGGCTTGTACCCCGAAGTCGCCATTTGGTTCTACAAGCAAGTTGCCGAAGTGTGGAAGCTGGACAACGAGTTTGCCGCACGTTGGGCATCGTTCGCGTTCCGTCAGGACCACCGCGATCTCAAGGTCGTTCTGGCCGCCTTCCTCTTGGTCCAGTCGCGTAAGGGCGATCCCGTCATGGACGGCATGGTCCGTCTGTTCGCGGATGAGGACTACAGGGACGTGGGCGAGGCGATGATCTTGCTCCAAGAGAAGGGCAAGGATCTCAACCCGAAGCTGTTGCTCCGCATCTGGGAGGTTCTCTCGTTGCCGGAGATCGCGGCTGTCAACCGCGAGCTTGGTTTCGGCAAGTCGGCAAAGCGTCCATTCCTGGGTCGTTGGAGCAGGGCGGTCGAGAAGTGGCTCCGCTACCGTGAAGAGAACCCGAAGATGCTGGAGGGTCTCGTCAAGGCCGGATTCAGAACCACGGTGATGACGCTTGCCCGGAAGATCGGCTACAAGCCCACGACTGATCGGTTCTTCGAAGTCCTGCGCTGGAAGCAGAAGCAGGCCGAAGATGGCCGTCGTGAGATGGCGATTGGCAAGGAAGTCAAGGCGGCCGAGTCTTGGGCGGATCTCGATGAAATGTCGATCTGCGAGATCATCGAGAAGACCAAGCCGAATTGGAAGCGGATCGTTGGTTTGCTTCCTTCCGAGGTTGGCGTGACCCGTGCAATCATGGCTGCGGCCATCGAGGCAGGCTCTCTGTCGGACAAGGACATCATCATCCTGACGCCGACGTTGGAGGAGCTTGGGCTGCTCAAGGTCCAAGAGATCAAGGAACGTCTCGACTCGGCCCTGGCTCGGGCGAACGACATGCGTGCGGCCAACATCGCTCGCAACGTCCGTGACAAGGAGACCAAGGAGACGCTGGAGGCGGGTGCCGACAAGGCCGCTCAGAAGGTGGTCGAGGAAGTCGCACGCGACATCACCATCGACTTCATCGTTGACATTTCGGCTTCGATGGAAGGCGCCCTGGATGCGGCCAAGCCGCTCATCGCCAAGTTTCTCCAGGCCCTTCCGGCTGATTACGTCAATGTTGCCGTGTTCAACACGGCAGGCCGTGAGGTCAAGGTCAAGCACAACTCGACCAAGGGCGTCGAGGCCGCTTTCCGCGGCATCAAGGCCGGAGGAGGCACTGACTACGGTGCGGGTGTGCGGGCAGTCCAGAAGCACGCGACCCCGGAAGGCCACGATCGCATCATGGTCTTCATTGGGGATGAGGAAGCACGGCCGTTCGATGAGGCTGTGAGGGTGTCGGGTCTCAACCCGGTTGCCTTCGGATTCCTCAAGACGGTTCCCTTCGGAGGAGCCGCAGCGTGGCGTTATCGGCACTACGGGCCGGACGGCAACATCGCAGTGCGGGAGACGGCTGCTCGTCTCAACATCCCATGCTTCATGATCGATGACCGCACTTTCGAGGACCCCTACGCAATCACTCGCACTCTCCAGGCTTTGATTGCGGCGACTCCGGTTGGGGAAGTGACTCAGGCTCGTCCGCGTCCGCGCGTGACGCTCGTTGATCAGATTCTCAACACTGAGTTGCTTGCTAAGCCCGCATGGGCATGAGGTCGTCATGGGTTGGAGGGATCTACTTTCGACAGGGGAAGAGAATGTAACTCTTCCCTGGACCGGTGGTGGGTCCCTCCACTCGGCCTCGCGGGTATTCAAGCTGGACAAGCGACCCCGTGAGTTTGGCTGGTACACCTTCCAGATCAACGGGACCAAGGCCAACGAGCCCAAGCCAGCAGAAGCCGATCCCGATTTGCTCAAGCACACGGTCGTCGGTTACCTCGTTGGAGATCGTCTAGTACCCGACGATACCCGGATCGATCCCGACCCTGGGAAAATCGTCAACTATTCCGAGAAAGTGTACATTCTTTCCGAGGAATTGGAACGTTTCTCTCGCATTCGTGCGGGAAGGGTGTATCCTGAGGGTCCGCTCATTTTCCGAGAGCAGGTTTTTCCTCTCGGACCGGAAGATGAAGTAATGGACGCTTTCCTCGACAACCGAAGCGAAGTACACAGCATCCCCGGAGTCGTTCCGGCTCTCGATGCTGCCTTTCGAATGGAGGTTTACCAACGCGATCAAGCTGAGAAACGACGCCAGGAAATCGCTCGCAAACGAGCCGAGGAAGAGGCCCGCAGGCTACAGGAGCAGCGTCGCAAGGAGCTACGCGAAAAGCTCGGAGATGGCCAAGGGCGTCGGGCCATGGCTCATCAGGGAGACTTCAAGGAAGCGGCTCAGGCAGCGCTCCAAGTGGGCGGTGCCGTGTATCTCGACCACCGCTGCATCCGCGGAGGCGAGTGGGCCGTGAAGTATCGTGTCGATGGACACCGACTGGAGTGCGTTTGCACAACGCACATGCAGATCATCGACGCGGGCATTTGCCTGGAGGATCACCACACGGGCGAGAGAGGCGACACTTACTTCACCCTGGAGAGTTTGCCTGCGGTCATTCGACAAGCCCTCCGCGAAGACAGACTCGTGTATAGGCACGTATGATGGACTTCGACATCAAAGCTGTTGGTACTGATCTTCTTCTCGTTGGGGGCGTCTGGGCAGGCGACCACAGCACGTACATCTGTGTGTTTCCCGAATTCCACGGGATTCCCGAGGACATCCACGTGCTCAGCATGTCCGGCGATGAGTGGAAGAAGTTGATCAGGCAGTCCGATCTCGTAGAGAAGGAAGTGCTGGAAAAGGCCGAGGACGGGAAACTGATCAAGGCCGTTGCGAGGAAGTGTCAGCGCAGCATCGATCAGAACGTCTCCTGGGCGGTCTACAGGCGAGACGAGTTTCGTTGTCGGTACTGCGGCAACGACAAGGTTCCGCTCACCGTCGATCATCTCGTTTTGTGGGAGGAGTGCGGCCCATCAATTGAGGACAACTTGGTTGCTTGCTGCCGTCGTTGCAATAAGACGCGCGGCAACATGCAGTACGCGGATTGGCTCAAGCATCCGTACTACCGGAAGGTGTCCCAAAACCTGACTGCGCTGACCAGGACCGACAACGAAGAGCTAGTCGAAACCCTCGATGCGATTCCACGCGTGATTAAGAAGAGGAAGCGATGATCGAAGCAGGCGTAGTCGTGACCGGATGGGGTCCAATGTACTGGCATCTGCCGAAGGGAAGGTCCGGCGGCAGCATTCCAGACAGCAGGAAACTGTGGGATGTGTTGTGGGATCTGCGGCAGGAAGCGTTCCTGGGATTCGCCCACAGCCATCCTGGGTCTGGTAAGCCAGGTCCGTCCATGACCGATCTGACCACGTTTGCTGCCGTGGAGCTTGGGTTGGGACGAAGGCTGACGTGGTGGATCGTGAATTCTGATTCGATGATCGGTCTGCAATGGGAGGGACCGGAGAAGTACGACTACAACGAGTTTTCTGTGAACACGCCACCATGGGCTCGAAAGCTGATGGTGCTTTCAGAGAGAGAGGAAGAAAATGGAAGCTAACGAAGCACGAGTGAACATCACTTACCGCGGCCAAAACGGCGACCTGCCTGACCCGGTGAATAAGGACGCCACCGAAGCCGACATCAAGTCGTGGGTTACGGAAGCCGTAGCCAATGGGTCGGTTCCGGGCATCCCGGCGGATGCCACCGCGGATTTCACCGACTTCGTGGTGGACCGTTTTGAGGCCAACCAGGAGCGCGAGTGGTGTTTAATCCAGGTCCGCCCCAAAACCCCATTTGGGTCGTGATGCTGGGAATCCTTTATTGGTTGTTCGGCTTCGCCACAGCTTGTGTGATTCTATGGCCGTTGCGTCGCAAGAGGACGTGGAACGAGAAGGATGGCTGGTGTGGCGACCCGGCTTGTCAGGTATGCGTGCGTCCGTCAGGGGCGCGGTGGGGGTCCGAGTGACGATTGAGGGAATCGCAGAATGGGCGCATGAGTGGCGCGCATGGCTAGCTCTTGCGTTCCTGGCAACGGTTCTCTTCCTCTGGGACCGAAGGATCCACAAGTGGAGGAAGCGATGAAGATCACGATCATCGGAGCGGGAGCACTCGGGTCGCACTTGGTGCAGGCTCTACGGAACGAGGACGTGACCCTCAAGGTCGTGGATCACGACAGGGTCGAGATGCGCAACGTTGCGTCTCAGTTTCACTTCAAGCAGAGCGTGAGCAAGAAGAAGACCGACTCGCTCAAGCAGGCCATGCAATTCTGCTACGGCCGCAAGATTGAGGTTGTGGGGAACAAACTCACATCCAACAACTGCGAGCAACTCCTGAGCGGGGCAGATCTCTTGGTGGACTGTCTGGACAACGGAGAGGCTCGTAGGCTCGTCCAGGGCTTTGCCCGGTCCAAGAACGTCCCCTGTCTCCACGGGGCTCTGGCGGCCGATGGGGGCTTTGGGCGGGTCATCTGGAGCGCCGATTTCGTGATCGATGAGGAGGATGTCGCGGGAGCCGCTACCTGCGAGGGCGGCGAATTCCTGCCATTCATCGGAATCGTCGCGTTCTACATGGCTTACGCCGTCCAGCGGTTCGTCAAGGACAGCCGGATGACGGGCTACTCCATCTCTCCAGCGGGGGTCGAAAAAATCTGACAGACCCCCTTGACAGGCGGCCTTTCTTCCTTCAGACTGCCGCCCTGGCTCGTTCCAAACGCGTAGATCTCACAAGCTCGTGACCCAGATCCCGCTCTCGGAAGGACCAAAACCAAGCCGGACATGACCCGTGGGGGTCACCCGATTTTCCATCGGTAACGATCCGACAGCACCACTCGCCCCTCAAGAGGGGCTCACGGATGATGTCCACAAGCACTGCCAGGTTCGACTCCTGGGTCCGGCGCTGAAGCAACCAACCAGACAGGGCTCACACGCAAAGTAGCTCATTGGGTAGAGCATCGGTATCGCAAACCGAGGGTAGCTGGTTCAAGTCCAGTCCTTGCAACAAACAAGCTCTTCAACTCGGTTGCTTCACCCATTTTCTGACAATCTTTCTGGCGATCATGCGCAACACGGCGGACCAGGCCCGGTGGGGGCCAACCGACTTACACTCGGCAACGATCCGACACCAACACTCGCCTCTTTCGAGGCTCCTCGGTTGAATGTCCACAAGCTAGCCTGGTTCGATTCCAGGGTCCGCCTCTGAAGCGACCAAACCCGAAAGGGCTCACAAGCAAAGAAGCTCATTTGGCTGAGCGTCTCGATCATAACGAGAAGGTAGCTGGTTCAACTCCAGTCCTTGCACTCTGTTCAGCCCCTCAACTCGGTCGCTTCCACTATTCGATCAACGCCAACAGATCAATCTCACAAGCATTGTTGGTTCGATTCCAACCCCCGCCACTCATGGCGGGGTAGCCAAATGGTAAAGGCACCGGTACAAGGAACCGGCGTGAAAACGCAATCAGGTTTTTCACTCGGCGTTGATCAACTTTCCCTTCTCGGGTGCGGCTCTCGCGAGCCCCCGATTTTCACCCCAACAGTATTGGTCAATGCCAACAGATCAACCTCACAAGCATCATGTTGGTTCGAGTCCAACCTCCCCCACCCATGGGGGAGTAGCCTAACTGGAAAAGGCACCAGACGTGTAAATCTGGCGTGTAAACGCAATCAAGGTTTCTCACTCGGCGTTGACCAAGTTTTTCTCCCCGAGCGACGGCGCTTTCGCCAACTCCGTCAGGACCGGAAGGTAGCAGCGGTAACGGAGGACCGGGTGCTCGGGGGAACGTTTCACCGAGCCGGGGTCGTCGGTGGGCGCTTATCGCCGCGGAGAGGCGTCTGATCCGGTTCCGGGGTTTGGAGTCGCGTCCAAACCTCGGGCCGGGGAACCCCGCATGATGATTTTCCTTGACCCTTTCTTGGAGGTTCGGCACACTCAACACATCGTAATCCCGAGGGCGGTCGCCCCATCTACGGAACCGGCCTCGAATCTCTAACCCCAACCAGAGCACGGATCAGTGATGGACGACGACATTAGCGACATTATCCGACATGGGTTCGTAGCTCAGTTGGTTAGAGCGCTGCCCTGATAAGGCAGAGGTCGCTGGTTCAACTCCAGCCGAGCCTACAGATTTCCGCAGCCAACAACTGCGGGCCAACACGACCGATAGCGGAAGGAATCCAGCAGCGCAGGGGACGACGATTGATATGTAGAATCGGGCCCTGTTTGACAATCTCCGCCGAACCAAGTGCTTGGAACAGAAAGTCCCCTATGATGCGGGGTAGAGCAGGCAGGTAGCTCGTCGGGCTCATAACCCGGAGGTCGAAGGTTCAAATCCTTTCCCCGCTACCAAGGAGATCCATGACGCGCAAGATCACATACGATGAGCGAATGCCAAGGGCAGATCTACAGATCTGCACCGGGATAGCTCAGGTGGTCAGAGCGGGGGTCTCATAATCCCCAGGTCGCCGGTTCAACTCCGGCTCCCGGTACCATGAGCGAGATTCCAGACTGTCTCAAATCGCTTCCCCCAGAGGAGCTAGCGAAAGTCAAACCGATTTCGAAGGAAGAAGTAGACGAGGCCCTGCGGCAAGGGGCCGAAGACAGACGACGGGCCGAGAAGTACGTCAACGCCGTCGTGATCCCCAACATCCCTTTCAGGTAAGCGCCATGCTCACAACCGCACATACAGACGACGAGCCACATCACCATACTTATGGTGTCCGTAGCTCAGTTGGTCTAGAGCGCCTGGTTGTGGCCCAGGAGGTCGCCGGTTCAAATCCGGTCGGACACCCCACAGAGATTCTCGACATGCCTTATGATGTTCACCACGACCGCGCACATCTGTGCTCCCACACGGGAGTGATGGGTCCGATGCGCGAGGATGGCAGCCGTCGCTGCATCCGCTGTGGTACGACCGTGGAGCAGTTTACTGAGCCGACTCGCACTGCGGGTCGGCATCGTGAGCCCACACGGTCAGGTAGCTCAGTTGGTAGAGCAGCGGACTGAAAATCCGCGTGTCGGTGGTTCAAACCCGCCCCTGACCACTCCTTGAACGGGAGAGTCGTTCGATGGAATTCGTCAGTGCCGAGCTTGGCTTGGAAAGGCCCTCACCTTGTCATCCCGAGCAGTACGTCGTCACCATCGGGCGCGCAGACGAGCCCGTGTCATCCGCATCCTCAGCATCTGGTTTGGTTCGCTACGAGATCATCCCGATTTCGAGGAGAACGATCCCTGGGTCTATCGCCGCATCAACGGGATCACCACGTGCTCGTGCATCCTGTGCTGCAACATCCGTCGAGCCCGAGGGTTCAAAGGCCCTGTGAGGACTCGTCAAGAGCGTCTTGCCGAGATTGCTCAGCGAGAGCAGCTAGAGGAGATTCCCTAGCTTTTCAGGCCCGGTTGGCGAATGGTCGCAGGCTCGGGTTGCCTCCGCGCTGATTGCGCGTGCAACTTTCTTTGGAATTTCGCGTAGAGGTTGTCAGGTCAAGCGAGCCCATTCCGTCTAGCAGTCAAGGAGGCAGAAACCATGACTACAATCGGCGTCAACAGCTTCGTGACCAGGCAGACGGCAGACAGCGAATTCACGCACTTTGAGGGTGACGGCGGTTTCGAGCGCGTCGGTGAGTTGGTCCTGGAGCATTTCTCTATGGCCAAGGCTGGCTACCGGGATGGCGTCGTGTTGGTGCCCGTGCCGCCAGATGGCTTCTACTGTGGTGTGGTCACGCTCAAGGAAGGCGACAGGCTCGTAGGTCGGTACGAGGCTCGGCGTGAGGGCGAGGAGCCTCGCCAGGAAGTCCGAGTCGTGCGTGCTCGTGTTTTTCGGCCTGGTCCCAAAGGGATGGAGCCGTCTTGGGAAATTCCGGCGGAGGGAGCAGGTAAAGAACCGTGTCTCCATGTGGACGTGGTGCTCTACCGCCGAGACGTTCTTGAGAGCAACGGAGAGGAGTGTACGGGCTGCGACTGGGACATCGTGAGCATCAACGGGCGCACCACCGATGAAGAAGCTCCCATCGCGCCGATGACTCTCATCGCCAATCACTTCGAGCTAGACGGCGGGACGGCGACCGGCATGACGCCTGAGAAATTCGAGGCGAAGTTGCGCGAGTCGGTCCTGTATTGGAAGGACAAGGCTCTGCTGGCGAGCGAGTGAGTTGCGCTTTTCCCGCACTTTCGGTGTGTAAACTTCTTCGCGAAACCCGCGTAGAGGGTGTGAGATGGCACTCGCTCACTTCAGCAAGCTCGGTCCTGCTCCGTTCACCGTCGCTGACATGATTGGCCCGGATGACGCGATCTACGGTGGCTCGGACCCATTCGAGGGCGTCGAGGGTGCCCATGACCGTTGCGAGTGCTGCGGCAAGAAGCTGTCCTGGCGAGTGCTTCTCGTTGATGGCGCTGGCAAGCCTCATGTCGTTGGCCGATCCTGCGCCGCGCAGGCTGAGGATTTGAAGGGTGTTTCGCTACGGGACGCAGAGTTGAAGGCGAAGCGCCGGGTGCTCGACACTTGGATGACGAGCGAGCATGGTGCGGCTTTTCGCGAGTGGGCATCGAAGGTGCCTCATCCGAAGGGTTGGAGTGGTCGCTCGCTGCTCGATGACCTTCGGTACTGGACTCGACGCAAAGGCGCGGATGCCCTTCCAAAGATCCGCAAGGCGCTCAAGGCGTTTGGTGCGGGCGATGCTGCTGAGCTACTGGAGGAGGAGCGCAAGGCCGAGGCTCACAGGGAAGCGAAGAAAAGGCGCAAGGCTGCCTACGACATTCGGTACAGGCTCCGTTCCAAGTTGGAAGAGGAGAAGAGGACGGATCCTTGGGAAGTACATGAGTGGTTCAAGGCGCGCCATCTGAATGATTTGGACGCGGACCCTGCATTCCTTGCCAAGTACAACGCACAGGAAGAGGCGAAGCTGAGGAAGCTCTATGGTGAGCCGAAGGATTGGGATGCACGGTTCGCTGCTCTTGAAGCCATGACGGACGATGAGCTTTGGACCGCGGCCGAGAAGGCTGGTTGGGTGTATCGAGGAAGGCTCAACGGGTGCTGAGCGAGAGGCTCGGTAACATGCCTTCTGTGGCTGAGCTATCCTTCCAGACGGCGATCTCGCGGACACGTCTCTCGGCTCCCTCGGCTTACTTGCTGGATCAGGGGTTGCTGAAGGGGCGCATCCTCGACTTCGGCTGTGGGAAAGGCGACCTAGCCAAGTTTCTGGACGGAGACATCGAGGAGTACGATCCCCACTATGCCCCGAAGCGGCCACGGGGGAAGTTTGATGTGGTCGTCTGCAACTACATCCTCAACGTTCTTCCCGAGAAAGATCAGCGCAAGGCTCTCCGAGATGCGCTTTCGTTTCTCCGCAAGGATGGTGTTCTCTACGTGACCGTTCGTCGCGATCTGGAGAAAGAGGCCACCACCACACTCGGGAAACGGCAGTTTCATGTGGACTTGCGGATGCCGTCCCTTGTGCATCGCCGTGGGCGATTCGAGATCTACGCCATCAGCGCCGAGCATGTGCGTAAATCAGCAGCCAGATGGCGGCCCTGACGATGCTTGACAACGGCCTGGAGACCAGCTACAAGGTCTTAGTCATGTCCGGTATCCGTCTGAAACGCAAGACCTAGCCCGAGGGAAGTCCCCTTGGGCTGGTAGAAGTGCGTTTTGGGCCGGTAGCTCAGTAGGCAGAGCGGCGGACTCTTAATCCGCAGGTCGAGGGATCGTCACCCTCCCGGCTCTCCAACGAGGATAGTGCCGAACCTGCATGCAGTCGGTGCCCCTCGGGTGCGGATCGAGTGCAAGGCGAAGATCCGCACCACCTGGGCTCGTAGCTCAATCGGTAGAGCGACGGACTTTTAATCCGTAGGTTTTCGGTTCGATTCCGAACGGGCTCGCTGTTTTTGAAAGAGAGCTTTGAGTGCTGGAGAAGGTTCCTTCGGCGGACTGTTGAGGATCTCCAGCAGCCGTTTCATCGCGGGCTCGGGAAGCCGGATGATGGGGTCGATGACCCACTTCTCGCTCTCGTCTCGCTCACTCGACATCGCTTAGAATCTTACCACCCATAGAGCCTGGTTTTAGCGATCTCGATCGCTCGCTGAAGCGTTAAGCCGTCTCCTTGTTCTTTGCGGCCTCCGGCGTCGGTTAGCTCGACTTGCCAATGCCCGCACTCTTGCCAGATCGTGACTTGGGTACGGCAGCTAGGTCGATAGCTCGGGTTCATCTGGCCCTTGCGCCTGGCATCCTCGCGGACCGAACGGCAGAAGAACAGATGGAGTGTGTCTTCGATGGTCGGCGTCAGCCTTCCGATTGGGTCGATGCGCATGTGCATGTCCGGTGGTGAAGCAAGTGGCGTACCGGACGTGATTTCGCGGGCTTAGGTCGCTCAGCGTCGGTTGTGGCGGGGGATTGCCGCCTGCCTGTCGGCAAATTCACCGACAGGGTAGCCAATTGGAGAGGGCTCGGGTATAGTCTGGAGCGTGGCGGTGACGCCACGTTCTCACCAACGGCCAAAGCCAAAGGGTGGGTCAATGACCAAGAGCCGCAAACAGCGACAAGCTGATCAGCTTGGAATGCCGATTGGGACTGCGCGAAGCAAGCTCCAACGGAAGATCATCTGGGACCTTCTGGTTCGCCAGGGGGAAAACCAATGCGCTCGCTGCGACGATTGGATCAACTCAGCCGAGGACTTGGCCATCACCCACATCGAGCCCTGGCTCGATAACGACCCAGAGTTGTTCTGGGATCACAACAACGTCGCCTTCATGCACCCGACCTGTGCCGAGGAGTATGCATCAGAGAGGGAGGCTGCACGGCGGCAGAAAGAGCGCGACATGGAAATCGTAAGAGTAGGAATCATCAACGAGCGAGGAGAATGGCTCCCAGGTTGCTTCCACGATGGGAAGGTCTACGTCGTCGGCAAACATGGTAGCCGGTACAGCATCCACTTGCGCAATCTCACCGGAGAGCGCATCGAGGTCGTGCTCACGGTCGATGGGCGCGATGTGATCACGGGAGAGGAAGGCTCCACGAAGAATCGTGGATACATCCTTCACGCTTTCGAGACATGCACGATCGAGGGCTGGAGAACGAGCGACGAAACCGTTGCGGCCTTCCGTTTCGGAGCAGACAAGGACAAGGCGTACTCGACACAGCTAGGAACCGGAGCCCATCTCGGGGTGATCGGTGTGGCTGTCTTTCAGGAGTACTTCAGGCCGCAGTCTTCGTTCACCATCCTGCGGAGTTGCGGATACTCCAGCGACTCCATACCTGTCGGCGCGAGCGCGGAGAGCGTGAAGATTTCGGCTTCGACAGAGACGAGTGGCGGAGCAACCTATTCTGTTTCGTGCAACAACGTCAGCGACGAACCGATGTTGGGGTTCTCCGACGAGTCACGCAGGGCGTCACGCAGGGAGCGAGAGGAGCGGGCTCAGGCCCCGCTCCGTCGTCGCAGTATGAGGCGGAAACGGTTGGTCGAGGAACAGGAGCCTCGCGAGGAAGTCAAGCTCGGAACCAAGTTTGGAGAGGAGCGTCGGTCGAAGGTAGGCAAGACGACTTTCACACGTCGGACTACGGAGGCTGCCTGGACGCTCACCATCGAGTACGACACGTTCAAGAACCTCAAGAGACGGGGCATTCCGATCAAGCGGACGCAGCCGAAGAAGGAAGCGCCCACACCGAGTGCCTTCCCTGCCGACAACGAGTACTGCAAGGCTCCGCCGCGGAGGTAGCATGAAACGTCGAACGTGTCCCAAGTGTTTGTCTGGCTGGATCACGGTCCGATACGAGAAGACCCACATCCGTGAACGTCTCCGGTACACCTGCACGAGTTGCGGATATACGTGGACGGGGCCGTGCGCGGACGAGCGTGACTCGATCTGGCCGCCTCCATCTGGTCCGTGGCAGCCTTCCGGGCCATGGCGACCAAGGCCCAAGCGTCGGGTGGTTCGGACGAAAGCCGCTCCCGAGATACCCTGTCCTGACTGTGGGTGTACAGGAGCGCACTTCTGTACAGGCAAGCCGTTGCCCGAGGAGACCATCTACGTGCTAGAGAGGTAGCATGAGAATCAAGGTCGATCTGAAAGTGCAAATAGACGACGGTCCCGTGAAGGAGTCCACTCTTCGCATGGGGGACAGGGACTACCCTGCGGAGCAGATTGCTCCTCTCACGGTCGCCGCCGTTACCTACACGATCAACCAACTCCTCGACCAAGATGTCCTGGTTGTGGGACGCGAGCCTTCTTTCGAGGAGCTTCGCAACGTGTTGCACAGCAGTCTGCATCCGTCATCTGAGGAAATGCGCAAGATTCGGAAGGCCGTGGAGGAGAGCCATGCCACAGATCGCAATCGGTGATCCAGACCCGCCCGAGACGCCAGGATCAGGGAAAACGTACATTCCGTACTACCCGTATCCCTTCGTTCCGTTCCCGTACATTCCATTCGTGCCCGATCCGTATCCGTGGACGCCAGTGCCGAGGGAGAACAGGTGCCCCAGATGCGGGATCAAGTGGGAGGGAGTCATGGGCTATGTTTGCGGAGATCCCAACTGCCCCATGCAGCCGCGCATCACGTGGTGAAACGGGGTAGACTCCCCACATGCTCGATCGGAAAGAGCTACAGCACTGGCTCAGCGCGAGTATGACCTTCTACGCCGGGGCCTCCTGCGCAGCGTTTGCGTTCGGGGAACACTTTGAGGGGTTCGTGGGAGTCGCCCTGATCTTGGTGACCTTCGTGGTGTTGGTGACGATGAAAGGTTCCGACAAAGATGCCGACAAGGACGTTCAACGGTAACGAGATCGAGTGGCTCATGCAGTCGGATCGCGTCGTCCAGACGACGCCCGTGGAGGGGCTGGAGGGCGGTTACCAGATGAAGGAAGTGGTCGTGGATCATCCAGATGGAAAGCTCTATCGGTTCACGTACTACTACGACACCGAGCACGGCATGACCATGAGCAGCGAAGAACCTGACGGGAAATTCGAGGCTATCGAAGTCAAGGCTGTTCCTATCACGACGTATCGCTACGAGCCGGTGTAGGCATGTCACAGGATCGGTTTGTTACCTTCGACAAGCGCAAGCCGACGCGCGATGAGGTCGAGTCTGTGCTTCGCAACTACTTCGATGAAGCTGCGGACATCAAATGGGCCGACGATCGCTGGATTGCTACTCTCCCCGGCAAGTGGAGTTTTCCGTTTGTCGAGATCGTTGGGTATTCGCCCCGACCGCGGGAGATAGCGGAGCGTTGGATCGAGGTCTATGTCGGGAAGCGGTCTAAGGTAGGAAACCTGGACGTGATCACGCGCCAGCAGGATGAATACACCAACGTTCTCGCTGACGGGCTGGCGCGGATGTTTGCTCGGTATTGGGAAGGCAAGCTGGACGACGGGTCCTAGACACTCCGGCGGCGGCTGAAGAAAGGGCTTGACGGGCCGCCTAACGTCCGCTACAAGGGTGTTGTCATGTTGAGTCGTCTGAATACCAGCCCGCGCAGGCCCGCTCTCGTTGAACGAGAGCGCGAGGCTGAAGTACGCCTGCGCGGGGAGTAACACAGACGGTTCCAGACAACAGAGACCGCTGCCCCGCGCAGGAGCTTCACGCGCGGGCATCTTCCAAATGGTCAGGATCTCGGCCTTTCAAGCCGAAGATACGGGTTCAAGCCCCGTTGTCCGCACCTGTCCCTGTCGTCTAGTGGCCTAGGATTCTGGAACCTCACTCCAGAGACGCCGGTTCAAATCCGGCCAGGGGCGCAGCATCCAACATTCCCATGATCTCGTACCAGAGGTCTGCATTGCGAGTCCCAATGGTTAGAGTGCCGTGGTAATCCTGTCTTCGAATCCGACGTTTGCTTGAACTAGGAAGAACAACCCACGTCCGCTCGTTTTTCAACCTCGAAAGGTTTAGACGGCGTTTCCACCAACGAAGGTGTTTCTCAACATCGTAACCCGGAGCGATACACAGTCGGATTGTGAGATCCTGATTCCGCAACCCGAAGCCTCGGAGCCATTTCAGGAAAACTTCGTGTATTCGGGGGTCCATGTTAGACATTGAGAGATCGCCAGGTTCTCTCTTGGACCCTTCACCCCAATACAACCCCAGCCCCAACATTAGGAGGTCACGTCCCGTTCCATTTCCAAGGCGATCGGCACCCATTCGTCGCTGTTTTGTGCGAAGGGCTTTGCGAAGCGCCTGACGTTTCTTGTTCGACCGTCGAAGCGCACGGCTCTGAGGAGCGCGCGCATTGTTGTCGATTTGATCGCGTTGCTCCGGCGTAAGTTCGATGTCGTGGCACCAGCGGTGGACGCTGCCGGGCGAAACTCCTAAAGCCTTCGCAATCTGTTTCATGGATCCCCCACGTAGCCGCATTTGCCGAGCCTTTTCATGTTCTTCTGGCTTTGCCATCTCAAACCCACGATACCCACCTACACACCATTGGTCCGAGGGTTCTTTTTGACTCCGTAGCTCAGTCTGGCCAGAGCGGGAGGCCGTTAACCTCTGCTAGCGTAGGTTCGAATCCTACCGGGGTCGCCGATTCACATTCCAGGGTAGCTCAGTTGGCGGAGCGTCGCACTGTTAATGCGAATGTCGTGGGTTCGAGTCCCACCCCTGGAGCTATTAAGACCTTACCAGACTTTACTGCGATATGGAGTAAACCATCATCATGGGCAGCAAAAGCTCACTTGGGGACCGCATGAAGCGATACGAGCAAGTGCCGCGCACATCGCTCACGCCCCGGACTCCCATGATTATCCGCATCGATGGGCGGGCGTTTCACACGTACACGAAGAACATGCAGAAGCCGTGGGACCCGGTTCTGCGGGATGCTCTCACGGCCGCTGCACAGGAGCTTCTGCGCGAGATTGCTGGAGCGAAGCTGGCTTACCTCCAGTCGGACGAGATCTCTGTGCTCGTGACCGACTACGACAAGCTCACGTCGCAAGCGTGGTTCGACAAGGTGGCCCAGAAGATCTGCTCCGTGTCGGCGTCTATCACCACAGCCGTCTTCAACCGCGGCGTACTGGAGACTTTCCTTGGGCGCTACGATGTTCGCGAGTTGAAGGGGGCTGACGGCAGTCTCGACACAGCGATGCTTCCTCCTCCGGCACATTTCGACAGCCGATGTTTCGTGGTCCCGCGTGAGGATGTCACCAACTACTTCGTGTGGCGCCAGCAGGACAGCACGCGAAACTCCGTCTCGGCTCTCGCGCAATCGCACTTCTCACATGAGGAGCTACAAGGCAAGAAGTGGGGTCAGATGCAGGAGCTACTGTTCCAGGAGAAGGAGATCAACTGGAACGACTGCGAGACCTGGCAGAAGCGTGGTTGGTGTGTCTTGCGGAGCACTGTGGAGATCGAACCGGGCAAGATGCGAGTGATCGTTGAGCCGGACCTGGAGGTCCCTGTTTTCTCCAACTATCGCGCGTACATCGAGAAGTATCTTCATTTGGACACGGACGCCTAGTCGTTGGGGTATATCTAGGCATGGAGACAGGAATCCGCGTTCCCACACTCGGTTTCATCACTGGCGGCACCGGGGAGTCGAACCTCGGAATCCCTCCGCAGGAGTACGAGACGTTCGCATACGATTCCGCACTTCTGAGGGCAGGGATCCAAAACTTCAACGTCATGGAGTACACGTCGGTGCTTCCGAAGGAGCTACACGGCAACATCCATGACATCAGTCAGGTTTCGCGTCACTTCCACCATGGCGGTGTCTTGGAAGTGATCATGGCCGGCACGGGGGCTGCTCAGAAGGACTACGCCGCCATCGCTACGGGCATTGGGATCTGTTGGGCTCGCGAGCGTCCTCCCACGGGACGGGATTGCGACTCGGAGATCATTGGTGGGTTCGCGGCCGAGTTTGTCCAGCGATACACGGCCCAGATAGATGCTCAGATAGCCCAGGCCGAAGCCCACATGTGGCTCACGAAGTCCCTGACCCATGAGTTGAAGATCCGCAAGCTCTTCAAGCACGGGGAGTTTGAGTTTTTCGTCAACTGGACGAACATCAGCGAGCGATTCGGCTACTGCCTCACGGCTCTGGGCTTCTTGAATTTCATGTGGACAGAGCCGATTGGGTTAGTTTAGGATTCCAGCATGAGTTACATCATGGTCGATATCGAGGCCGATGGCCCGATCCCTGGCGACTACTCGATGATCTGCTTCGGGGCAGTAGTCGTGCGTCCGGGGTTGAAGGACACGTTCTACGGGACCTGCAAACCGATCTCAGACAAGTGGGTCCCCGAGGCTCTAGCCGTCAGCGGGTTCTCTCGCGAACAGACGTTGGCCTTTGACGATCCCGAGGGGACGATGCGGGAGTTTGCTTCGTGGCTCAAGGTCAGGAGCGAAGGAAAGCCTCGCTTCATCGCGGACAACAACGGTTTCGACTGGATGTTCGTGTGCTGGTATTTCCAGCACTTCTTGGGGAACAACCCGTTCGGTTTCTCGTCCACGAATCTGGGATCGCTCTACAAGGGGCTCGTCAGGGACGTTCGCAAAAACTTCAAGCATCTGCGGAAGACCAAGCACACACACCACCCGGTCGATGACGCCAAAGGCAACGCTGAGGCTCTGCTCCACATGAAGGAGAAGATGGGTCTCAGGATCCCACTGGACTGAAGCCGTCATTATGCTGAGCCATAAACGGATGTCGCTAGACGCGCTCGATGTCACTCCGGCGGAGATGGCGGACATCTTTCGAGAGAACCCCAGTTTGTATGCGATGTTGAAGGGCTATGTAGGGGAGCGGAAGCTAAGAGACTTTCTTTTGGAGCATGAGGACGTGGATGCCTGCGAGAAAATGGATGATCACAATCGAGAACATAAGTACGATTTGCAGGTTCGGTATCGCGGGCAGCACTTCAAAGTTGAATCGAAAGGGATACAGACGAACACGATCCGACGTACAGGATTGCCTTCGGTACATTGGGGGGCGTGGCAGTACAACACCAGCAATCGCCGACAGATCCGAGTTGGAGGGGTTCGGCTTGACACGTCGAGTATTCCGTTTGGGATGTGTGACGTGGTGGCCGTCCCTTTATGGGATTTTCATGGCCGCTGGGAGTTTGCATTTGTACTCAATCGGGATCTGAAGCCGTCGAATTCTCAGTCCTTTCCGCACGAGGTTCGCCATCTGTTGGTTGCGACTTCGCAGCGTATCCGATACCCTCTCGTGGAACCATATCGCTCTGAGCCCTTCTCTCTGTTTGATGAGCTTTTTGCGGGGAAGTGCGCGGAAGCCAAACACACGGTGCTGGGTTTCTTTGGAAAGGAAGCCAAGGCATGACCAGCCCGTATAGAAGCCCGACCGGACTCGACTACGAGCAGCGTGTGAAGGATCTGATGGAAGCCTGGGCTCCGCCGCATGCCAAGATCTAATGAAGCGGGGATGGCGTTTGAGCGATGGGCAAGGTCTTACCTGGGTCCGCAACGACAAGCCAGGACTCCTCTTGTCCGACGAGAAGGCGAGAAGCCTCTACAACCGACGCACGCACATCGAGAGCGGTCTCCGGTCAGCGGGAGACTATCGGGACTGGCAACAATGTGATCGGCTGGAGAAGCAGCTAGAGGAGTTGCCGACCTACGAGGAAGCAGGACGGGATCGCAGCGTACCTCCAGATCCGTGGTGAGAACGATGAGCCATTTCCGATGTCCGCGGTGTTCGTTTACCTACCCTGACGATGGTCAGGTTTACTTGTGGCCCAATGTGGGAACAGGAACAACCTGGCACCTATACAAGTGCCCAGGGTGCGAACGTTTGTTTGCTTGTGAGATGCCAGGCGGCTACATCCCTGAAGCGGCAAAGAACGATCCGACAATCGAGGTTGTCGAATTCAAGGACTTGACCGCGCCAGGTACGCGCTAGCAACTCTCTCGGCAGAGGCCCTGTGCTGCCCTTTGTGCTTTCGCTTGCGATAGGGACGCAGGGACTTTTGCTTCTTGGACGGGATGACTGTTCCGCGTCCAGCGCCAGCTAGCCCCGCCTGCCCCATTTCCTTGCGCTCTTTGTGAAGAGCCTTCTCGATCGCCTGTTGGTCGATCGACTTCGGCTTCTTCCGTTTGCCGGGGCCAAGTTTGGTCCGCCGAGCCCGAGCACGATCTCTACGGCTGCGGCGTTCCTTCTTGCCCGCAGTGGCCATGGCCTACTCGGGAACGGCTTTGGTGCAGCCCTTGGTTCTACAGACTAGCTCCCCCGTTTCGTCACGAGCCATTTTGTAGCCACAAGCCTGACAGGTTTCGGCTGCTTGTTTGGGGAAGTTGTTGATGTCTTCGGCCGCGATCTGTTTCGCGGGTGCTGTACCGGTTTTGAGAAACGCCATGTGGTCCCTCCCTACCAGGGGTTGTGTGATAGACGGACTACTCAGAGTCCGGGTTGCTATGGTGGGCGACTACAGCATGGCAAAATTCCACTAGGCAATCGTCTGTAAAGCGATTCTTGGCGAAATTAGCGATGCATGCTACGAAGCGCACGTTTCCTTTGACGTAGCCGAGGGCGTTCTCAATGCGATCCAGGCTAGGCTTCCAGGGGTCATTTTTGCGTTGTTCCCATGCCACCACGGTCGGCGGCAACGTCAATTGGATTCCAGAGATTGCGCAGCGGCCTTGCTGTTTTTCCCACAGGGTCTTGAGGTAAGGAAGATCGATATTGACATGATGTTTTCGCTGTCGAGCTTTGCGTAAGAAGTATCGAAAGGGCGAGAATTCATCGCGACGATTGTCCGCGCGAAGCCTGCTTGTATCGCAGTCGGGCTTGAGAGGCGCAGCGCCGTGCGCGCCAAAACACTTCAAGGTGCAGTAGAATTTCCGATGGGGGTTGCGTTTTCGCTGGCGTTTGATTTCAGAGGGATCTTTCTCGAACAATCGCCCGCAACCGTCACAGGAGATCTGTTCTAACAAACGCAACCGTGTGACTGTAGGCTGCTGTCGGAACGCTGTCAAGCCTAGTCCGCCTATAGAGGCTCCTATGTAGTAGGCCGCGAAGAACGCCACATAGGAGGCGCCAGATGGGCTGGAACCCGTTTCGAGTATTCAGAAAGAACCGCAAGCTGAGCAAAAACTTCCTCAAGTGGGCGGGCCAGGACACGTACCTGTATGACGATAAGATCCCTTCGGATCCCCAGAAGTCTCTGGATCTTGCCAAAGCGCTTCTGAAGAAAGCCGGGTACAAATTCTGTCGGCGCAAAGGCACCTTTGAGCACGGCCGCAAGTTCACCATGACGCTGCGTAGGCGGATTGCACTTTCCGCCAATTGGGACAAGTACAGCACGGCCAAGCAAGCTGAGATTCTGTGGCACGAGCTAGTACACGTTCGCCAGCGCAAGAGATGGGGTCACGCGAAGTTTCTGCGTCGGTACATAACGGCCGAGGGACGCTGGCTCATCGAGGTTCCTGCCTACAGGGAGTCGATCCGGGCCAAGAAGGCCCTGGAGAGCTATAGCTCCAGCAAGGTCAAGAAGTACGCCGAGTGGAAGGTAGATTCCCTACGCAAGAATTACAAGCTGGGAAGGCTCCACAAGGGCCAGTATGAGAAGGAGACCGAGAAGATCTGGATGAGAGAGGCGTAGAGTCCAACAGTCAACAGTGGGCCGTACAGCGCGGCCTGGACAGGAGACAGACCATGAGTACGCGAGGCGCAGTAATCGCGGGCAACGACAGTGTACTGAAAGCAGTACAGAGGGAACGTGCCGCAAAGGCAGGGATCGACACAGAGTACGAGACGCAATTCGTGCTCGAAAGGGACCGCAACCTGCCTTTACGGTTCTGGGGGGACAAGATAGGCAGCGGGGTTCGCCAGTTTGAGGACGACAAGGGTTGTGACCGCGGCACGGAAGTGATCATTTATGCCACAACCTCTGGCAAGATCGTCACTGAGGTTCACCAGTGGAATAATGACCCAAACGGTGAGAGCCGGAGCAGACGCGATGCTGCGGCCCATTCTCGACCGGAAGATGCCCTGGAGTGGCTCAGGCAGGACGGAAAAGGGTCTCTAGGCCCCGCTAGCAAGGCAGCATGGCTAGAAGCGTGTGAGACGTTTGAACCACTCAAACGCTTTGCCGTGGAAGATGTGGACTAGGATTTAGACGCGTTCAAGTCCCATGCGCCTTAAGGCGTATCGAGATTAGACGGGCCAACAGCATGGATCCGGCTTCTGAGCCCGATCTCTAGCGTTCTGCGGGTTATGATCGTATGGATCGTGCCTGCGGAGTGAACGTGTCGGCATATCGCTAGGAGATATGACTAAGACTCAGCTATCCATGACCAAGCAATGAGATAGGTGTTGTGGCCTCGTCGGAAGCACCTGAAATCATTGGCTTTTCCAAGCAACACCTTGACTCATGCTTTGGTCTTGAACCGTTTCTTATCAAGACGATAACATAAAAAGTCCTGGCGCTGGCCCCCGCACGATCATATAATCCAACTTGTTATGGCTTACGGTGCCATACAGGATCGCTTCTGGAAGCATGTCCGCAAACAGTCTGATGGCTGCTGGGTCTGGACGGCATCTCTTGATGATGGGTACGGACGGTTCCGTATCAGTCCCTATGAGCGTGTCTATGCGCATGTGTGGCTGTATGAGCGCGAGATAGGAGCTGTCCCAGATGGGTACGTCGTTGACCACACATGCCGCAACCGAGCCTGTGTAAATCCCGCTCATCTGGAAGCCGTGACGAGCGCTGAGAATACGAGACGGGGAGCCTCCACGCCAGGGCAGAACGCTCGTAAGACCCATTGTCATCGGGGTCACGAGTTTACAGCCGCCAACACCATCTGGAAGGGGAGTCGGCGGAATTGCCGCGAATGCCGACGACTGGACAGAGAAGCTAAGCGGCAAGCTGTCCAGAAGCGACAACCCAAGCGTCCTCACGCGGCCCAGATCGCAAGAGATCGCAAGAAGGGGCTGACTTGGCAGGAGATCGGTGAGAAGTACGGGGTCGCTGAATCAACGATTCGGAAGTACGCCAAACGTTAGCTAGCCTATTGAACGATGGGGTTAGAACGTGGGTCGTACAGCGCGGCCCGAAACAGGAGACAAACAATGAGAAACCCCACCGGTTGTGATGTCGTGCTTCGTTGGTTCCTAGCGCACCGAGAGGAGCGTCGTGCCTTGCTTGCTAAGTTGCCTCCCGAGGAGAAACCCAAGGAGATCCGGGTAGGTCTCGGAGGCAGGTTTCCCGTCGTGTTTACGGATGATTGCCACGATTGTCCGCACCGGAAGTGATTGATGGGTTGGGCTGATCGAAGCATTGCCGTCAAGGCTGTTCAAGGCCACGGCAAGAAACGTCGCTTCTTGATCGGAAACAACCGTGGAGGCATCAACGGCTGGGTCAGTCGCAACGGCGTGTTTGGGGTCGTTACGAAGGTCGCAGATTGAGGCTATAGGTAGCGGTTGGTATGGACCCGTCCCTGAGACACGAGCCGGTTCTGGACGGCAGCGAGGAGCCGTACAAATTCATCGTGCGGGCTGAGGGCATCCCCTCGCGGGGTTCTGCCGGATCGGTCCTCGCGATCACAGGTCATGTCTGTCGGCACTGTGGGTGTCTCTACGACCCTGTGGTGGAGGCGATTTGCGCGACGCGATGGTTCCGGGCAGAGGAACGGAGACGCCATGTCTGACGAGGTCTCGTGGCCCAGCTCGTTAGATATCGATTGCTCTATCTCATGCCATCTGAGGGCACCCGCTACGAAAGTGCCTCTAGTGAGTTTCGCACGTTGCGGGGTTTGATCGTCTTCATCAAGAAGATACAAGAGGACGGAGGATCGGTGCGAAGTGTCGAAAAATGGGAACAGACCGAATGGACCCCACAGGAGTTGCGGATGGTCCGGTCTTTGTTGGGTGTGGAGTTGCCGGGTAGAATCAAAACATGAGCCTCCTTCATGATCTACTCGACGCCTTACCCGAGTGGGAACGAAAGCATGCCCTTGCCCGTCTCGATCATGAGCTTTCTCCTGCTGCACAGGAGGCCGATTGGATTGTCATAGAGCAGCCTTACGGGACTGTTCTGCATCCCGGTCCGCAGGCGGAAGCCGACCTGTATCGGAGACGGTGTGATACGCGCCGTCGCGTTTACGAGGAGCTAGTCAAGGAGCTAGGTGTTGAGGACAAGCTAGCGATCGAGCAGGACCCGCGATGGAGATACCCGCTCGGAGATGGCATTGAGCCTTCTGCGCCGGTCCTCTTGGGTCGCGTGTGGGTAGTGGTTGACGCTCGGTAAGGTGTGGCATGGCAATTACTCGGAGGGCTTTTGGCAAGCTGCTTGGAGCAGTAGGGGCGGCGCTCGGCACCGGCTTCGTTCCGTTGGATGTCCTGGCGCGTCCCTCTGTTCTGGAATCGCTCTTGCCGTTTGTGGGCACCTACGAATTCCGTCGTCTCATTCCGCGTGAGAATTCGATTTACGGAGCCGTTTCCAACGATGGCTCAGAGATCTGGAAAACCATTGAAGGACGTGATCCTGAATCAGGGATTCGCACACCCGGCACCCGCGAAACTACCACCCTTGCCAAAATGCTTGCGGGAACGTTCAAAACCTCACCAGACGGGACATTCGCCGTTGTCATAGTTGGTCCCGGTCTGGCAGGCCACGCCAAGAACGTCCGAACGAAAGGCGTGCAAGTGGTGGTCGAGAAATCACAGCCGGACCGTGATGTGTTCGTGATTGCCGGACTCAACAAGCCGATCAAGGCTCTCGAAGATCTCGATCCGCGATGCCTGGCACGAGTCACGTTGGGGCATCATGGGCCTTTCATCGGAGCCACACGCGACGATTACCCCACAGGATGGAAGGCTTCTAGGCCCTGGGCTCCAGTCCTGTTGTACCGGCCCGATCGGGGCAGTTGACGCTTGACAAGGGCTCAGAGGGCGCGTAGAGTCTCCCTGAGGTCAAAATGTTTACCCCAGTCCAAACCATCGTTGAGAACGCACGCTACGCAGCACCCGCCATTGCGGCTGCCGCCGCGGGATCGTGTGCCTCCGATTGGTCAGGACTCGGTACACGGCCCAGTAGTGGTGCTCTGTCCAGGCAGAGACGCTCCGTTTAGCACGCGGGGCACTAGCTCAAAGGACAGAGCTTCCGGCTTCTAACCGGACGGGTGCGGGTTCAAATCCCGCGTGCCCTACCACTACTGGGCGGAACCAAGGACGCCGCCCAACGACAACCTGGAGCGGTGGCCGAGTCTGGCTGAAGGCATCGCCCTGCTAAGGCGACATACCCGCAAGGGTATCGAGGGTTCAAATCCCTCCCGCTCCGCAAAATCAAGGAACGGTGGCCGAGTCTGGCTGAAGGCGCTCGACTGGAAATCGAGTGTAGGGAAACCTACCGGGGGTTCAAATCCCTCCCGTTCCGCCCGAAAGGAGAATCTAGGAGAAGTGGCCGAGTCTGGCTGATGGCACCTGATTTGAAATCAGGCGTGGGGAGATCCCACCGGGGGTTCGAATCCCTCCTTCTCCGCCATGCGTATCCAACCGACTAAGCCCTACAAGCACTGTAGCGCGGTGGTTCGAATCCACCCTCCTCCACTCTACGGGGGAGTAGCTCAGAGGAAGAGCAACAGACATCCAATCTGTGTAAGCAGCAAACAGGCTTACCACTCGGATACGCAACATTTTCACAACAACCCAAACCAAGAACCAAGGAGAGTTGGCCGAGTCTGGCTGAAGGCGTCGCATTCGAAATGCGAAGTGGGTGAAAGCTCACCAGGGGTTCGAATCCCTTACTCTCCGCCCACGCGCGCGAAGTGTTATGGCTGCACGCTTCCCTGCCTAGGAAGAAGTAGGGGTTCGATTCCCCTTGCGCGCTCGAAAGGAACAAGCCATGAACGAAGGAGGCAAGTAAGGAAAAACTGGCGTCAGTGCCGCCTAGAACGAAGGGAAGGAAGCTGCACAGTCGAGCACACATGCTGGTTGCCTGAGAAAGTGGTCAAGGTGGGGAAGGTCGTGAAGGTCATGGGGGCAACCTGGAAGATCACCGCAGCGTGGACAATCCTTTCGTACCGGCCCGACTGGCGAAGGGCTATCCGAAAGCATCGGCACGAAACAGGAGACGATCAACCGAAGAAGTCGCGTGTGTAGCTCAGTTGGCAGAGCATCAGCTTCCATGCTGAGGGTCGCGGGTTCGATCCCCGCCACATGCTCGAAAGGAAGAACATGAACGCGGGAGTAGCTCAACTGGTAGAGCGTCAGCCTTCCAAGCTGAATGTAGCGGGTTCGACCCCCGTCTCCCGCTCAAGGGGCCTTAGCTCAGTTGGGAGAGCGGTGGCTTTGCAAGCCACAGGCCGCCGGTTCGATTCCGGCAGGCTCCACGGAAGAACATGAGTCAACGAATCAACCATCGTCGGGAAGGAAAGAGGCATCAAGACAACGGGCCTCGATGGAAGAGCAGAAACCCCATGGCGGGGGCAAACTCGACACACGTAGCACGCGCACGAAGGGGATGGCGAAACATCCTACGACGGAGGAAAAGGCGAAAGATCAAAGATGTGATTCAGCAGCATCTAGCCGAGATGGGGTAGTAGCGAACAATGGCACAGATCACCAAAGAACAGGTCATTGACTATCTGGGGGCCCTCTCGCCTTCGGAAATGGCTATCCTCATCGAGAACCTGGAAGAGACGTGGGGCATGGAGATGTCCCGGCCAACTCAGCAAGCACCGAAGGTCGAGCAAGAGAAGGAGGAAGAACAGACGGAATTCGAGGTCATACTTGAGAGTTTCGGAGACAAGAAGATCGACGTGATCAAGACCGTTCGCCAGGAGAAGCCGGGGATGGGTCTCAAGGAAGCAAAGGAGTTTGTCGAGTCTGCGCCGGTTACGATCGGTGAGGCGCTCTCAAAGGAGGAAGCAGAGGAAGCCAAGGCCAAGCTGGAGGAGGCAGGCGCAACGATCACGATCAAGTAAGGGGCAGTAGCTCAGATGGGAGAGCGCGTGTCTGGCAGACACGAAGTCAGGGGTTCGATCCCCCTCTGCTCCACAATCAAGGGACGTAGCTCAATGGAAGAGTGCCGGAAGCTGCGGGTTCGAATCCCGTCGTCTCCACAAAGGCAAGCAACATGAGGAAGGACAAACACACACGGACATCGAAGCTGTTGTCCATGCTTCTGCGCCATCGGCCAGAGGCCGCGGGTCTCGTGTTGGATGAGGCCGGCTGGGTTGGTGTGGATGAGTTGCTCGCGGGAATCGGGAACAAACGAGGATTCGAAGTGACTAAAGACTTGCTTCGGCAAGTCGTAGATACCAACAACAAGAGGAGGTTTGAATTCAACGAAGACGGGACCAAGATTAGAGCCAGACAAGGCCATAGCGTGCGTGTGGATCTGGGGCACGAAGCCCAGGAGCCGCCCGAGTACCTGTACCACGGAACGGCAACTCGAAACCTCGCAGCGATTCGCGAGGGAGGGCTTCAGAAGATGAGCCGACACGCGGTTCATCTCTCACTCGATCTACCAACGGCAACCAGTGTTGGATCTCGGCACGGGAAGCCAGCCATTCTCAAGATCCGGGCGAAGCAGATGCACGATGATGGCCACGTGTTCTACCTGACGGAGAACAAGGTCTGGTACACCGACAACATCCCCGTCGCCTACATCATCTTTCCAGAGGACTCGTGAGGGGCAGTAGCTCAGTTTCGGGAGAGCGCCACGTTCGCAACGTGGAAGTCAGGGGTTCGATTCCCCTCTGCTCCACAATATTTCGTCACCATCGAAAAGGACAGAAGGAACAACATGTAATCATCAACAAGGAGGTCGTCATCATGCGTACCGTATATGCAGACCTGAACATGCGTAACCGAACCCGTGACTGGAAGATCCCGCTCGGAGGCAATACCGTTTCCCTGCGTGCGATTGCAAAGCCGGGCACGGTGGTCCGTGTGACTGACGACGATCTAGAGGTCGAGGCTATGGTCGAGATCCGCAACGGGATGCTCGTTGCGGACGCCCGCTGGAACACGCTGGCGTATGTCCACTAGACCAGGCCCGGCTAAGCAAGGAGGAAAGCGTATGGAACACGAACGATGGCGAGGCTGTCCGTAAGGACAGCTAGGGCGTTAGCTCAGTTGGGAGAGCGACGGACTCCAAATCCGTAGGTCGCGGGTTCGATCCCTGCACGCCCTGCCGCGGCTCCGTAGCCAAGTGGGAAGGTAGCGCTCTGCAAAAGCGCCATTCGTCGGTTCGACTCCGACCGGAGCCTCCGCGATGAAACAACCGAACGACAACTAGCCCCCAGGGGTCTCGCTGCTCCTGGGCAACAGGAGCAAGACGATGACCAGCCTGGCATACAAGACTACCTACGACACTCTGACTACCGAGGGTCTCCCGAAGCGGGGGACTCGTGACTGGTACCTGGCAAAGCGAGCCAGGAAGCTGGGAAGGGTGAAGGGTCGGGGGCGAGTCGCCAAGTTTCGAGAGATCGCGCGGTACAAGCCCGTGTTGATTGCTGATCTTATTCTTGGGCGATTGCCCCGTATCCTAGAGAGCGAATTCTGGTTCTACGTCTGGCACGTGGACGGTTTGTGCGTCTACTGCAAGGCCAAGCTCACCAAGCAAAACCACACTCTGGATCACGTAATCCCGCGTGCCCAGGGCGGTGGTCAGCTTGGTCGCCAGAACCTCATGCCCTGCTGTCAGGCGTGCAACTGGACCAAGGCCGACAAGCCTCTATTGGTGTTCCTGTCCGAGCGACTAGAACACCTTTAGGATCTCGTTGATCGTGGCCTGCGTGTACTCTTCGACCGCATCACGGCCGGCAGACAGAGTATCGGGGCTATTCGCTCCGGCGTCTCGATGCTTGTAGCCTACACGCTTGAGATTCTCCAGCGACTTGTGGACTGCACGCGCGAGCGCCTTGCCTAGCTTGTCGATCTCATTGTTGCCTTTCACCAAGGCGGCGGTGAGATCGCGAGCGGCATCATGGGTGCCTTCGTAGTCCGAGTCGAGGCCCCATGCTTCGGGCTTGCTACGGTAGATGCTCGGATACTGCGCTTGCTTGAGCAGCGGAAGGATCGCTTCTTGGATATTGGGGTTTTCGTGAGCCAGCCTGATCAACTGGCCGCGGAGGCTGCGTTTGCGTGTGCCTGCCATGGTCTACCTACGGTGCGCGATAGGCGAATTAGGCGCGGGGTTTGCGCTGTAAACTTCTGTGGGAATCCCGCGTAGAGGGTCGGAGAGAGGAATGGCAAGAACCACTTCAGATCCATGCGGCCGATGCGGCGGAAGCGGCTATCTTCCGCAGTATCGTCATGTCGAGGGCGGTGTTTGCTTTCGGTGCCGGGGAAGCGGCATTGATCCTGGGGGTCGCCGTGGGGGTCGCCGGGCCAAGAGGCTCTCAGACGAAGCCAGGGGCTTCCTGGCGGCGTTGGTGGAGAGCAGAATCTCGCTGCCCCCGCAAGAGCCGGAGCCGCTGGACGAGCTTCTGGGCGCTGGGCTCGTTGCTCCCGTGAGGGTGGTGGACAAGACCGGGAAAAAGCGCTCCGAGTACTACGCGACGGAGCGTGGGCACGAGAGCTATCAAAAGGCTGTAGAGGCGGGGTTGATTCGGGCCCGGCCAGGGGAATGGGTGCAGTGATGAAGATCCTTCCGTCCTATTTGAGAGCGAAAGCCCTCGATGCGCTGGCACGGCTTGACGGCTTGCCGCCTTACGATGGGCCTTCCAACATCTGTCGGAACGACGGCTACTACGCGCAGTCCATCGAACAGACGTTTGGCATGTCCATCGTGGATCTGCGCAAGAGTGTGGAGAGAGACAATGGATGACGTAGCTCGAATTCGTGAGGCGCAGGAGCATCTCTACGTTGCTGTCCTGCAATCGCTCAAGACGGATGATGACATCATCATGGGGCACGTTCGCGATGCTCTGGATCAACTGGATCAGGTTCTCGGCGGCAACTATCCGGCGCGAACCCGTGAGATGCTCGAAAGGAAGGGGCTGAGATGAGCGAGTCACCGAGAGGTAGTATCAAGTCTCCGATTCGTCCGTTTGGCGACGCTTATTGGGAGCGAGTCGAGCGCAGCAGGGACGGACAGACAGGAGCCGAATGTTGTCTTTGCGGCAGACCGGGACGTGGTGTTGGTCGTTTCTTCATCGCGATTGATCTGGGCGATCATTCGCTCTATCCGGCCACTTTCGACGTGGATACTCTGGGTGGAGACTTCTCTGTTGAGCGCGTAGGGAGCACTTGTGCTCGGAAACTTCGCGGGCTCGGGGCGCTACGCGACGTAGACGGAAACCCTGTGGATTGAGACCCGGATCAGGCGTAGAATCCACTGATGCTGCGCCGATTCCGACAGTGGGTTCGCCAATGGCTCGACGTTCCGACTGTGGGGCGTGAGTCCGAGGACTTTGCTCGGAGTGAGACAATGGCTGTAGTGGGTGCTCTGGTGCAGCAGTGTCCCTCGTTGATCTACTATCCTGAGCTTATTCGCTTCATGGTCGGCGGCATCGGCGGCATCAACGGAATCTACGAGTTTACCCACGTGGCGACTGGCCGCTGGGTCTGGACCGGAGGCCGCTGGGTTCACGAGTCGCGGCAGAAACCGGGTCTGAAGGTGGTGAAATGACACAAGACGAGCAGAGACAACAGTTGTTCGATGCGCTGCCCGGTGACATCCGTCAGCAGTTTCATGATCTTCTACAGAGTCGCCAAATTTCCATCTACTGGTCCGATGGCGAGTACGGCGCGAGACCGTTGACGCATAGTGAAATGTCGGCCATTCTCGATCTCTTGATCGACTCGATCGGATCGGAGGTTGCGCTTCGCTTCACGAAGGAAGCGAGGTTCCGGTCTCCGCGGGATGAACCAACCGGGGAGGAGTTGGAAGAGGTCATCAAGGCGGGATGGGACCGCACGAAACTCTGGCCCTCGCAGAAGCCGGAGCCCGTGGAGATCACGGACGTGAGAGCAAAGCTCTGGCAGAGAGGGCAGCTTGCTTCCTATCTGTACTCGACAGATTGGCAATTCCAGAACGAAGACCGTCCCTTTATCGCTGTGTCTCGTTCTCCAGGGTATCTGGCGCACCTAGAGACGGGGGTTCTTGACGCACAGTCCTACGAAGGGCTGCTGCGCCAGATAGACTTCGGCCGGTGGGGGTTTCCATTCGACGGCGTGGTGTACGAGCGTTTTTTCAATCGGGGTTCGCAGGTCTGGTTCAAGATCAGAGGATCGTTCAATTTTTGGCGAAAGTACTGGCCTGATGACGACGTGTTGATGAAGGCTCGCAAAACCGTTCTGCCTCCGGGGGCAGAGATCAACGATGGTGACAGGGGCAGGGGCAGGGGATGACCAAAATTCTCCGCTTTCTCCGTTTCTTTTCCCTGCGCTGTTATCCGTTTTTGGCTTGTAGCAGGCATGGGCGTTGCTGGACACATTCGGAGTGGGCAGACGATGGAGATCACAGACGAGATCGGTAGGGAGATCTGGAACAAGCTGATCGAGCACTGTGGCGCTCGCGACATGCCTGAGTGGGAGCTTGCCAGTACGTTCACTCGTGCGCTTCGTGAGTACTTCATAGAGCGTCGTGAGAAGGTCGGCCGTGCTAGCTGGCCTTTCGAGTGGCGCTTTCAAGGAGTGCTAGGGTTTCGCCACCAAGACGGCGATGGGTTCTACGTCAACTACCTCCGGCTAAAGCCGGAGGCTTGTACCTGAGATCTCCCCATGGAGTTGTCCCGATACCTTGATCTCCTGACGGAGACCGTTTGGCCGATTGACTGCGGCCCTGGCACGGATGTTCCGCGCCGCGATGATGTCGGCAGGCCCAGCGTGCCCGCACGACTCACAACAAAACCTGTCCCTCGTCGGCCTGTTCTTCCTCGAACAATGCCCGCACTCAGGACAGGTCTGGCTCGTGTACGCGGGATCGACGGCAACCACGGGAACCCCAGCCAACAACGCCTTGTACTCGATGAATGCGCGCTGTTGATGAAAGGACCAGCCGTGCAGTCGTGCTCGCTGTCGGCGGCGGGCCGTTACCCGGTCACGGATTCCCTGGAGGTCTTCCAGGGCGATGCCGCGGCCGGTGCGTTGCGCCTTCTGCACGAGTGCCTTGCTGATCCGGTGGTTGACGTCTCGCCTGAAACGAGCCTCTCTACCGGAAATCTGTCGGAGTTTCCTTGTTGCCGCCTTCGTTCTTTTCCTCTGGAGATTGCGGCGACGGTGGGCATACCGACGCCTCACGAGTTCGACGCCATCGCCGGAGTAAGTGTCGCCGTCAGAGTCGGCGGCGAGGTTGACAATCCCGAGGTCAACGCCAAGGAAATTGTCCACGTCCTGCTGGGGCTTCTCTTCGACTGCGCAAGGGATAACGAGGAGCCACTTGCCAGTCCTTGTACGGACGAGATCGACTTCGCCAACACGAGACTCCAGCATCTCGCGCTGACGTGCGCTGCACTTGAACGGCACCTTGATGCGGCCGTTGAGCGTCCAGATCGAGACGTGCGACTTCCCCCACGTCAGGATGCGGGGATCGTAGGGCTGTGCCCCGTGTCGTCGGAACTTCCTGGGCTTGGTTCGTTTTCCCACGGTGTGGGAAGCCGCTACCTTGGCGATGCACCGGACAGCGGCTTGGGCGCCGAGGCCGAAACGAGAACGCACGTCGCCGTAGACGGCCTTCTGGATGGCGATTTTGTGGTAGTGGCCGAGGGCCACAGCCTGCTCGGAGATCCAGGAGCACGCTTCGTTGCACCGCTCCAGAGTGGTCTGGAGGAGGGTGTCCTGTTCCGCAGAAGGGAGCAGGCGGACTTGCACGACGAGGTGCACGAGATTAGTCTGCCAGAGGATGAAACGGGATGCAAGCCAGTTTCGGAGGGGCAGGCACGTCGTCTACGACTTACACGCTCATTTGGTCTTCGTGACCAAGTACCGGAGGGGATGCATCACGGAACGGGTGGCGGCCGTGTTGGAGGAAAGTTTCACGAAGGTCTGCGGGGACTTCGATGTGGTTTTGGAGGAAGTCGGATGGGAAGAAGACCACGCGCATCTTCTGATTTCGTATCCCCCGAAGGTGGCGCTGTCAGTCCTGGTCAACTCTCTCAAGGGTGCGAGCAGCAGGAAGTTACGAGAACGAGGATTCAAGGAAGTGCAGGATGCTCTGTGGGGGAAGGCGTTTTGGTCACCGAGTTACTGCGTAGTGTCTTGCGGAGGCGCTCCGCTCGAAAGGATCAAGAAGTATGTTGAGAATCAGAAAGGGCCCCTTTCCTCCTCGGCCTGAAGGCCGAGGCTTCCCCGGGGCTACACGGTGAATTACTATCCCGAGGACCGGACACCCGAGCGGGACGCGATGTGCAAGCACATGCAAGCGTGGCTCGATGAGCGGTTTCCCGAGGTCAAGCACTGGCTTCGGTAGATCGGGGACTGGGATTCGAACCCAGATTACGAGAACCAAAATCTCGTGTCCTGCCGTTAGACGATCCCCGAAAAGGGGTAGGGAGGCTCTTCTGCTCTTCGTCGTTTCTGCTTTTCACGCTGTAGAGATGCACACTTTTGGCATCTAACGCTCGTTCTCCAAATCTCCGTTTCACAATCAAGACAGCGCTTATTACTGCCGTTGCTATTACTCCCGGCGCCGATGTTTCGACCTGCAAAAGTGGGAGTTTGACTGTTGCAGTTGGGGCATAAAAACCGAAGGTTCTCTCTCCGGTGGTCGTTGTTTATGCCGTTGATGTGGTCGATCACCAGCGTCAGCGGTTTCCCCCGCCATTCTGGGTCGAGGCCGCACTCTGCACACCGGTATTCAATAAGTCCTTCCTCGATGACTCTGCGTTTTAGGAGATGTCTACGATATGTTGATTCTTCGACCATTACTTCGGTTAGTGGGATCTTCGCTTTTTTCTGACGGCGGCCCAGCGAGGCTTTGGCAAATGCTTTATAGTCCAGGCCCTCCAATTTCATTCTGCGCCGGATTGTTGCGTATGCGCCGCTTCCCGGTAAGCCGCACTCATCGAGAATCTGACGCACTGACGTACACCGTCCCACTATCTCTCGGAATTCTTCGGAGGTTAACTTCCACAGCTTGCTCCGCGCCATGTGGAATTGTACCAGAAGCTCCGGGGCCAGGAATTGAACCCAGATCTGCGGGACCAGAGCCCGCCGTCCTGCCGTTGGACTACCCCGGAAGGGTTTGGGCTACTCCCCAGTGCGCACGGGTCATGCCGTCTGGAGAGGCTCCCCAGACGGCTAAGTCTGGTCTTGTTGGCGACGCATTTGTTCCCTTGTATCAGCCCTCAGGACGCTCGTCAAGCCTCGTAGAGAGCCTCCATGATCATTCCGATATTGGCCCAATCAAGGAGCCTCTGGTCGATGATGTCGTTGAGAGAGCGCACTTCTACATACGTCCGCTCTGTGTTCCCCGCGCCGAAGGACCGGCCCGATTGAGCCGTTTCGACGGCTTGTTGAAACTCCTCGCGGCGCAATTCGACCGTGTAGACGTGGGCCATGTGGGTGAGTAGCGTAGACACCATTTGTCGAGGCCGCAAAGCGACGAAACGTCCAGAGGGGATTTTGAGACCCGTCTCTTCCTCTAGCTCCGCGGCAGCTACCTCCCAAGGATCTTCTGCGACGTTGAAGCTGGAGCCGCCAGGAAGCTCGTGTACGAAGCCGTCAGCGGTTCTGGCTGGAGAGCGAAACTCTTTGATCAACAGAATGTGTGTTCTTCCCGTGAAGTATGTGTCGTCATCCCCCCACATTTCGTCTTGCCGATAATAGGCCACGATGGTGGAGATGTCCGTGCGCGAGAAGATAACTTCGTTTTCCTTGTGTCGTTTCTCGCTTTCGATCCAAACCTTGACCCACACCACGAAGCAGAAGAGAAACTGGCGGTTGGGGCCGACTCGGTATCGCCACAGAACCTCGGCATCATCGAGTCTGTTTCCTGCCTCTCGTTGTGCTCGATACCAGGACTGAAACTGTGGAGCGTTCCACACGTCGATCGGGACGTTACGTTCGCCTCCCGTGCGCGGCGCCGGCTCTGCGAATTTGGCGACAGCGGCTTGAGCTAGCTCATCGAGGCTCGAAAACGGCGTGAGCCCTTGCTGTTGCTCGTAGAGCGTGTCAAGGTAGCGAGTCTTGGGCGCGCCATCGGGTCGTCCGTAGAGGAGCTTTCCAGAGGCGAGGAAGGCACCAAACTCTACGTTGGTCGAGAAGGCAGGCATCGTTTTCAGGTCACGCGGAACCCATGCGATGATGAGATCGGCTGCGTGAAGGAAACGCTGCTCCCAGCGAGTCTGGGTGGTGTAGTCGTGATCCCAGCTTCCATCTCCTGGCTCGGGGACGTAGACCATTCCATCGTAGCCCGCTCGATCCAGGGCATCGATCATGGCCGCGCGCCAGGATTCGCCGCCGGTCTCGGTACGAGGCGTGGGGCCTACCAGGAAGATAGACTTGGCGACGGTCTCAGGAGGTTCTTGGAGTGCGTAGATGATCTTCATGAGTGGAGTCCGGCATCGCGAGGATCTTAGCTAGCTCATTCGTAGAATTGCTCATACAGCTTGCTCCCAAGATCGCATAGGAAGTCGTAGCCGTGTTCTCCCTTGTCGTTGACGAGCTTGGCGACATCCTCCGGTATGCCCTTGAGTCCGACACGAGCGCCCGAGATTGCTCCGGCCATGGCAGCAGTGGTGTCCACGTCTCCACCCGGCGTGATGGATGTGATGATGGTCTCCCAAAACGACTCGGGCGTTTTCACGAAGCTGTAGAGAGCCCAGAGCACGGAAGAGATGACGTAGGGGCTGATCCCCGGCCACTTGTCGCCCTCTTGGAACGTCCTGCACCACTCCACCACCGCATCGTCGCCCTCGTCCATCATCGTGGGGATCAGAAGAACGTAGTCGGCAAACCGGGGGTCGATCTTCTTGACGACCGAGGAGACGGTCTTGAGGAACCGGAGCGGCTCGACTTCATCTACCTGCATTCCGAGAGCAACAGCCGAAGCGATGGCTGCGGCTCCAGCAGAGGCTTGATCGGATTGGTGCGTCACGAACCCTTGGATCTTGGCCGCAGTGGCCAGAGACGAGAGCGTGGAGTCATAGAAAGCTAAGCCGATGGGAGCGGCTCGCATGGCTGAGCCATTGCCCGCGGATGGATGGGGCTCGCCAGAATGTTCCCAAGGGCACTTGGCCGCGAGACGCAAGGCAGCGTTCTTGGTTGCGTTACCGTAGCCGACCATGCGTTTGTTCTTGAACATGTCGGCAATGCGCTCACCCCAGGCTTCGGGGTCAAGGCTGCCATGCTCGACCAATGAGATTGCAAGCTCGCGTGTGAGTTGCGTGTCGTCGGTGTACTGACCGAAGTCGTACTTGTCTCGTATCTGGACGCCGCTGAACGCTCGCGGACGGACCATGTTCTTGATGTAGGGCTCGACGCTCTCTGGCCCGTGTGCTTCGACAGGCGCTCCTACAGCGTCACCGACCGCACAGCCGATGAGACAGCCTTGGAATTGCTCGACAGTAGGCTCAGGCATTCACAATCCTGTAGAGAACACCGTGGCGTCCTCCGAGTGGTCGCTGCTTGCCAGTTTTGGTGATTCGGCCGTCTGACAACATGCGGTGGAAACGTTTGTTGAAGTTGGATCGGTCAAACTTCACGCCCTTGACAATCTCATGGACGCGGCGGAATTCGGCTTGAGTGAATTCTTCGGGGAGAAGGTTCGTGACAATTTGGGGCTCGTAGTCGCATTTGCCTCGGATGCGCTCCACGGCAACATCGAGGATCTTCATGTGGTCAAATGCGAGGGTTTCGAGGGAGGCAACGTCATGCCAAATAGCCTCTACGGCATCATCTCCGCCTTTTCGTCTGACCTTCGCCATCAAGGTTGGAGGTACGAGTGCATAGTAGGCCACAGAGATCACCCGGCCTCGCGGATCGCGACCCGGATCTCCGAAGGTGTAAAGCTGCTCTATGTAGACTTGGTAGGCGGAGAGGCCCGTTTCTTCCTCTAGCTCTCGTCTGGCAGCAACCGGAAGGCTCTCCCCTTGTTCGTTGTCGCCCTCGTTCTCTCTGACCACCTTGACGAAGCCTCCAGGGAGAGCGAGACGGTCTTTGAAAGGCGCCTTCCCTCGTCGGATGAGCAACACCTTGAGGGCCATGCCGTCGATGGTGAAGATCACCAAGTCAACGGCGTTGTCTGCCTTGGGGTAGTCGTATGTGTAGGGCATGCTACTTCAGGAGAGCCGGAACGATTCCTTTGGGTCGTCCTCGTAGGTTTGCCAATTCGGGAGGTAGATCTCCAAAGGACATCTGCTCCAGCAGTGAGTCGGCCTCGGCTTCGAGTAGCTCGTCAAACCGGCTGCAACAGTCATCCGCCGCATCGGGCAGCACCTTGATGACTTGTCCGTCGTTGTCGCAATAGGAGCGAAAGGCTCGGACACGAGCGCTTTGAATGGCGTACTCTACGATGTTGTCGATCGTTTGTTGGATTTTGGATGTCATTGGTGGTGGTTCCTTGAAGTCCTCGGAGAGATTAAGCTCGCTGTTGTCACGTTGGGTTGTCGGCAGACCGAGGTTCTGTAGCGTGGTTTCGTGAAACTCTCGTGCCGTGTAGCGTTGTAGCCCTAGAGCATTCAGGAGCCACATGCCGCTAAGGCCCGATTCGAGAATGTGGCGTGAGCACTGCCAACACGACGGCGGTCCGCTCGGTATGGGTTTTGAGCCTTCGACTTCGACATGGAGCATGTCGAACTTGGAGAGATCTTTTCCGCAGTTGAAAATGTAGAAATCTTGGAGAGCCGCTTGTTCGGCGTGTATGTTGATCTTACTGCACGCTTCACGGCACTGCTCATCTACGCCGCACTTGTACGGGTGGGGAGGATGGTTGTAGCCCTGGGCAACCACTCCGAGATCGCGATTCCAAATGACCGCGCCGCGCTTGCTTTTCGCACATGGAGAATGCACGGCGGTGGCGATGGCTGCTTTGAGGGCATCTTGCTCTGTGAATTGAAATCCCATCTCATGTCTCCACGTCGTAAAGCCCGTGCATCTTGATGTAGGCCGCGACCTGAGTAGGTACATGCCTAATCCATGTGCTTACCCCGTTTCGGATCATGTCACGAATCGCTTGAGAGTGAATTCCCATCATGGGCACTTGGTAGAAGCCAAACTCTTCGCGAATCTCCTCCACGTACTCCCAGCGGTCTAGCTCGTCCAGAATGTCAGGTCCGATCACGAAACGGTAGTCGTTCTCCTTGCCGCGGTGACCTGTCTTGAAGTGGCGGAGCAACTGGATGGTGTAGATGGGTCCCGGTTGCTGCTTGAGCATGTGTAGCTCGTCAATGGCTATCGTGATCGTCACTCTCTCAGGGAAACTAGGACACTCGTGATAGCGGCTTTCTATTCCCAGCGCGGTCATGTTGAAGCGGTGCTCAAAAGGCAGGATGCCTGTCTTGAGTGCGTGCGCGGCTGAGGGCACAACGATGATGTGCTGAAACTCTCCGCTCTCCGCCAGATAGCGAAGCACGTCCAGGTGCTGGTTCCCGAACGGGTTGAAGCTACCTCCGTAGACTGCGACTTTGGTCATGGGCAGATCTCCGCAGTGTCGATACCTCACGGCTTCGCGAGGTTGAGATCAACGATCGTTCGCTGCTGGAGAGTTTCCTTCTCAAAGTTGACAACGCTGCGAATCAGACGCCACGCCGCATCATCTACCGTGGTGAAGCGCTCTTGCGAGAAAGCCGGGCTGTCGATGATCCAGTCGCGATAAGCGTTTCGTTCGTCCCCGCTCTGGTCAGGAGAGAGGATGACCCTTCCAATCTTGTGGTCGTTGATGCGCACGTCCCAGAAAGTGTCTGCGCGGCAAAGGGGGACTCTTCTCACTTCGACGGTGAATTTCATGGTTTCTCTACCCATTCTGCGCCAAGTTTGGTTAGCGCTTCCTTGGACTTCGCCATGCCCTCTGCGCCACCGATGGCAGCCGCCGCATAGGCCAGAACACGGATGTCTGCGTGTTTGATACCGGGAAGGTCCAGAAGTCCCTCGACAGCAGCATCGACACAGTAACCTCCGGTCGCATATCCGATCACGTCAACCTGAACATCGCTCCAATCCACGCAGTCGAGTACGTTGCCGATCGCCTGGAGAACGGGAGCTGCGAATTGGTTGTAGAATATGCTGTAGACTTCTTTTTCAAAATACAATCCGACGTTGCCGTGGACTGCTTCTTGGGCGAGAGCGTGGGGGTTTAGAACCCGACGCCCTTGGCCCTTAATACGTTCCCCAACAAACACTACAGAGTCAGCGTGTGTCATTGGGATGAACCGTTGTTTGGCGGGACGGTCAGGAAAGACGCGGAGCCAACCCCGTGTTCCTTTGACACAATGTGCTGGAAAGGGTCCTCCGTTTTCTTGAAACTCCCAGGCATCGTAGGCGTGAGAGTCCACGGAACCGATGATGGCATCGTAGGAGCCGTCCCTGAGCAGTTTATGGATGTGAAGGGAGACTTCTGAATCCGCTTCGACGTACAAGGCCCCGGCCGGGTCCATGAAGTCGAATTGGGTGTCCACATCGATGAGGATGCGTTTCATGGTCATGTCTCCTTGTGAAACTTCTTATGGAGCCTCTGGTACTCAGCCCACTCTGGGTCGCTCTTGTTTTCAACCGTGTGGGCGTGCTCTTTCCATTCAGCGGGTATCTCGCCTCGTTGTCCGTGCTTGTAAAACTTGACCTGAGCCTCCAGTATGGAGGCTCCTCCGTCGTCCCACTTGTCTTTGTATCCTGCGTCGGTGCGCCGTTCCTCGGCCTCGCGGAGAACCATTGCCATGATGGCTTCGATGAGTTTTTCACGCTCCATTGCATACCTCCGGCAGTACGTCGGTCAGAACGCCAGCGTTGAGAAGCTCTCGCCGGGTTCCGAGAGTTGGGATGTTGGGGTTCATCTTGTGGCGGGTGCTTCGCTCCCACTTGCGGGCCGACGCAAGGTGCTCACGGGTAAGCCCGAAAGCCTTGGCGTTTTCCATGAGCGCGTCGAGGGCAGCGGTCTCGTTGCTTTCCCCAAGCAGGATGTGGTCCACGGCGTAGGGGCGCATCCCTGCTTCCAAACGGGTGTCGAGGAACCGGCTCATACGCTCGATGGTTCCGACTTTCATGTATTCACTCGTGTCGGGATCTACGCGGCTGTAGCTCCATTCGACGCCGGAAAGCTGCGACAACTCATCTTCATCGTTGTGCTCGTCACCAACGCCCCAAAGGTCGGGGGTCGGGAGCGCCTTGATGATCTCGTGGGGGACGCCGAGGGCCAGAGCCAGTTGGTAGACCTCGCCCTTGCTGAGCATCGCGATCGGGTTCGTGTCGACCTCGCCATCGCCACCCTTCTGATAGAAACGGAGCCAGCGGTCTTCGCACTCGTTGCCGGTGCCGTGTCGGATGCCGCCGCCGGTCAGTCGGCCCATGAAGCGGCCGAGCGGCGCGCGGAGGGTTGAGCGAAGCGAGCCCATGATGGTCGGCTCGGCCTCGCAGCGGGCCTCTATTTCGTCCTGGTCGTACCCCGCAGCCACGAGGGCCTGGCGGGCACTCTGGACGAGGACGCTGTATGCGAGGCCCGCATCCACTTCGCAGAGACTCACGCCAGCAACCTTGGCCACCATGCGGGCATGCAGTCGGGACTCGTCGCTGCTGTGGATCGAGGAGTAGACTGCGGTGACATTCTCGGCACCGAGAGCCCGGACCAGCAGGAGGAGTACCACGGCCGAGTCCACGCCGCCAGAAACATCAAGCTCAGCGCGCGCAACCCCGCACTGTGCGTGGAAGATGCGGATGGCTTCTATGCGGTTGGTGAAGAGGGCTTGTGGGTCAAGTACGGGCATGGGATTTCTCGCGTAGCTGATCAACGAGCCTTTGGGTTTCGGGGCTCAGTGTGTAGGGACACGGCCTGCCACGGACTTGGTGCAGGAAGCTTCCTCTGGTGAGGAAATCTCCCGAGTCCATGCCGTTGAGCACGATGTAGTTTTCGGGGACAGGTTCGCCAGCCTGGGCAATGATCCCCGGAGGGCCGCCCTGGGAGAGCGTGTAGCGCCAGATGACCGGATCACCGGGAACGCTGACTTTCCCAAGACCCACGTCGTCGGCAAACTTCATTCGAGGCTCCCCAGCCGTCGCAGATAGTTTGTAGACGGCCGATACGCGATCTCGCGTGAGGGGATTGGTCATCGGCTTGGACACGATGTAGCCCCCATAGCCATAGATCTGCCTGGCTTTGGGCACCTGCGTGAATTCCCGAAGCATCTCGCATTTGCAAGTCATTTCCAAATCGAAGCCATCCTCCAAGATGTGAATGGGGCTGAGCCCAGCCTGCGAGAAGGCTCCGTGAGCGTACATGTACTGTGCATACTTGTCGCCAGAGTCGTAACGAATGCTGGCGGTGTGCTCCTGTTCGCGCATGACTTGGATCGCGGCAGGAATCCCAGAACGGACGGTATCGAAAGTGTCGAGTAGGTAGCTCGGAACGCCAAGGCGCATGTCTCTCATGGCCCGGAAGGCATCGAGATCGTTGCCCCACCGTTGGGTATGCTCATGGCCCATTGTGCCGACAGGCGTCATGTCTAGAAGCTGAGCCAGGGCAACGTTGCTGGTTTTGGTGACCTTGTTCTCTCGACAGGCATCGAGTGCTATGCAATGATGCTCCAAGCATGTAGCTGCCCGCATCCCTACCTCGAAAAGTCGGTTGGGGTCTTCCACTGCTTGAACGAGTTGCCGGACTCGTTGACAGACACGATCGGAGTAGGCTTCTTTCTCGACGCGAATCTCAGGACACTTGGTCACGTTGAATGTGATTCCGCAAGCGTCGTAGACTTCACGGATGATCTCGGCGTGTCGCTCGCAGACCGCAACGAGATACTCCATGGGCATCTCTTTTTGCTTCTCTGCGATCGTAGTCGCAAGCTGGATGGGGAACGACAGCCACAGAAGCATGGGCTCCAGCCAGGACACGAGAAAGCTAGGACCGGTGACCGTCAGGATCGGCTCTCGCTCGTAGACCCAAGCTCCTTTCGGCACTGCTCGTATGGTGCAGCGATATCGCAAGGCTTCTGCCATCGCAGGCGTGAGTCCGTATCCGTGCTCTTGGAGGAACTTTTCGTGGACAGCACCGGCCGGCTTTGCCAACCATTCCTGAAGGAGTGCGTTGACCTTCGCCTCCAGATCGAAAGGAATGTACTGCCAGCCGCCTTTGCGGAAACTCAGATAGAACGTCTCCTCCCGAAGCGGGAAGCCAGCCTGAGCCATCGAAAACTTGTAGGCATCGGTCGCGAGAATGGTCATGGATGTGTCCTTATGGTAGTCATACCCTATTTTGGGTGCCAGCACCATGCCTGTGGTAGAGGTACCACGTGAGAAGCCTCACGCGAGTCGGTTGGGTTGAGCGTGAATTACTCCCTACTACCCCATCTAGGAGGCGATGAGCCGTAAAATCCCACGGGCGGCTCAGACGGCTCCCAGAGCCCGCTGGCCTGGGCCTACGTCAGAGCCGTTCGCGGTACCGGACGAGCACCAGGCGAGCCTGGTGGAACGCAGAGCAGAAGTTTGGGTCGTCTCTGCCGTGGGGCTCGCTGGCTATGAGGAGATCCCGCAGGGCCTCAAGGAGCATTCGGAAGTCCTCGGGCTCGACCGCGTAGATCGTTGGCTGGGTCCTAGAAAAACTGGAGTGGCTTGACATAGTTTTTCAACTCAGAGGGCACGTCCTCATCGTCTGCCTTGGCCGGTTTGGGCTCGGGCTTGGGTTGGTTGACGGTGGGTCGTTTAGGCTTAGGCACAGGCTCGGAGTCGTGTCCAATTTTCTGCGAAACTGGCGGCGTGTATGCCGCCAGTTCTTCGGGAGTCGGCTCACCCAGCTTGTTCCTAACCAATGATTCCAGGTAGGCGCTAGTTGTCATGCCGTGGTCCTTGGCATACAACTCGATGCGCGCTTTTGACCAGTAGCGGAATGAAATGCTGCGGCGAGTCTGTTTGCTAGACACGATTTTAATTCTACCCCTCTACAGTTGTCATGTGCATAGCCTAGTCAGGCCAGCACTTGAGATGGAAAGCCCCCAAAGACTCCACGAACATGCATTGAGGCTCCTCTATTTTCTGGGCACACATCTGGCAGTGGAACGTGCGCGTTTTTGGCTTGAGGAGCACGCCTTCGCTGATTTGATCTGGTGTGAGCGTGACCAGGCGCATCGGTTCGGTTTTCGGCTCCTCAGATTCGTCAGGCTCGGGCTCGTCCGTATCAGACGGCTTTGCGTCTTGGATTGCAAGGGCGGCTTGCTTGTATGCGTCGTACATGGCCTCGCGGCAGAAGGAGGCGATGGGACACGACTGACAAGTAGAGTCCTTTGGATCATAGAGTAGTCCGTAGCAGAGAGAGCAAGGAGATTGGCAAACTGCAAGCCCGCGGAGGTACGGATCGTCGTAAGGATTGGTCAACGACGCGATCTGCTGTTCGGGCTTGGGCTCAGCCTCGGGGATGGGATCAGACATGAGCTTTGCAGCTTCCTCTACCCCACGTCGCGTCAGAGCCCACAGGTTCTTGCCCGGACTGCTGGTGAGAGGATCAGCTAGTGTGCGAATACCCCGGAACGCGAGCCCGATCAGCCGATGTGTTTCCCGCTTTCCGTGCTTCTTCCCCAACGCGTCTTCATTCATCTGAAGCTGCTCTAGCACAGCCTTGATCACAGTCTCTCTCGCTATCGGTACATCAGCCTTGAAACCGGACAACTGCCCAAGAGCAGTCAGAAGATGCGGGCGGAAGTACGTTGCTGTGGGCTTGTCTTTCATCAGATTGACAGGCTCTCGTCACTGACTCCCTGCACGTCACCCGAATCGAGCAAGCCACCCGTGATATGACCATGAATCAGACGCTTTGCACGAAGGCGAGTCTCTTCATCTGGGTATCCATCAAACACGCAGCGGCTTGCTTGTCGCATCAGGTCTTCAGGAGGCTTGCGGCGGGGGTGAAGGCTGAGGATGTCCTCGGCGGCTTGTACCCAATTACATAGTTCGCGGTGAGAAAACTCTGCGAAGAGATCACCAGACTCGATGTGTTCGCGTAGCGTGTGGGTTGCCATGCCAAGCCCCGTGGTCATTCGGCCCGTGTGTGCTTCGCGATGACCCGTAAGCTCGTCACCCATTTTCTCCGCAAAGAGAGGAAACTTGGCACGAAGGATCGGTTCCTCATCTCGCCAATCCATCATGTGAAAGCGCAGCTTCCGCTGGAACCGAGAAAGGATCGAGAAGTCGATGATGGTGCTGGATGTGTAACGTCCGGTCTCGTCACCCTGGCCCGCAGTGTTGGCGGTCGCCACGAAGTGCGTGCCTGGTAGAACAGGCCACGAACCACCGTCGGGTCGTGGCACCCGTCCCTGGATCGTGTCCAAGAGCAAGCGAACGATCTCGATCTGGCTTTTGGTGGCGCGGTCCAGGTCGGTGATGAGAATGAGAGCGGGAATCTGCCGACCGGTAGTGGTCTTGTAGCCATCGCGTGCGAGTCTGAGGAGCCGTCCCTCTTCCCAGTAGGTTCCCCCACGGTTGATCGACTTACTCCACAACCACGGCTGTAGGTCTGTGTTGGGGATCACTTGAAACTCTTCGCCGGGCACGCGGTGCAACGCCGACCATGCCGAGACGAATCCATCTTTACCGCAACCGGACGCTCCGTGGATGTAGAGGGAGCGCGCGTTCTTGAGTGCTATGCTGGCGGCACTCACGTCCTCGGCCAAGGCACCATAAGAAGGGATGCGGTAGTGATCGGGAAGCGGCAGGCAGACTTCGGGAGGCACATCGTGATTGACTTTGTGAACGACGCCAGCGAAATCGGCGGTCAGGTGGGTCGGTGCCGGGGGATGCGCACGTTTGCCGTTTGCTGTTTTCTGTAGCTCGGCAACGATCTCTGGAGCCACAACCTCGGCAGCGGGGTATTTCCCCAAATACTGCTCTACGTTGAGCTTATGGGCCTCAGAGAGATGATCCCCGAGCCACGGGCTTTCGTGTCCGCAGATCTGGCAAATGGGCATGTCCTGGCCTATGTCTCTCTACGCCAGATGAGCCCAAGAGTTTACAAATGGCTGAGATTTCTAAACTTCCTCGCAAAACCCGCGTAGAGAGTTTGCGATGACTGACCGCTCTGCGATCGGAATTCCTCCGACGTTCCCAGGAGCACCATGGCTCGCTACACACCAAGCGACGGTGGATGGCGTCTTGGCTGGAACAGGTGTGTCGCGTCGAGTCATCAGCCGGGGAGCCCGTTTCGAGAATGAGGATCACTGGACGGCCCTTCGCTTTTCCAACCTGATGATCGAGTGGGCTCGAAAGCATCCTCGCGCAGCGCCTTCCTTTGAAGTGATTACGGGGTGGGTCAACAAGGCCAACAAACCGCCGAAGGACTACCAGCCGCGCATCATTATCGCCCGCACGCCGAAGAAACTCAATCATCGAGTTGCCCTGGCGCTCGTTGGCGGAGGAAATCACGAGGCATGGCACACGTTGTTCGGCCGTCGTAAGCCTCTACATGAGAACGAAATGGGGAGGCTTGTGAATCCTCGCTGGGCGAAGTTGAAGGATTGGTCATGCCGAGTCCGGCTTCTGAGGCTGTTGTTCCGTATCATCGAGGACATCCGCATCGAGCGTCGCGGTATCGAGCGGCAGCCCGCGACGCGACAATCGATGATCGACCTACAGGATTACATTCTCGCGCAGGAGGAGCAAGACCGGCTGCGTGCTCAGGCTCAGGGTTTGTCCGAAGAGGACTGCTTCAATCCCTTCAGCGTTCTGACCGGGACGTTTCGGGACCTGGGGTTTGGGTACAACACCAGGGCTTCTCGCGAGATCCTGACGCGGCGCAAGCTGCATCAACCAGAGATCGTGAGTCTCGTTGGAGCCGTGCTGCAAGAGCACCTGCAAGAGTGTATCGAGCTTGCTGGCGATGACGATCTGGGTTTCATTCGCAAGGGGATGGATGTGGTTATCGCTTTGGAGGAGCATCTGGAGATTCAGGAGGAGAGCGAAGGAGGAGACGAGACTACCGAGGATTCCTCTGCCGTGCCGGATGAGGGCGAAGGCGAGGGCGAGGGCGAAGGCGCGGGAACGGCATCTCTCCAAGAGGCTCTGGACTCAGCGAAGAACGATGCGCCGAAGCTGCGTGAAGTAGGAGATGCTTTGGGCGAAGCTTTCGCGCAGGCCAACCTCAAGGAAGAGGATCTTCAAGGGGACGAGTTGCCGTGGCGTCCCTTTGACACGAGCTTGGACGTGGCCGAGTTTCCTGCGGGAGCCGATCTCAGTAAGGAACAGGACCAAGCGAACGAATTGCTGGCGAAGGTCAAGCGGCCCATCGCTGACTTGCGTGCCAAGTTTCGAGTGCTCATGCGCGCTCTGGAGATGCGAGAAGATGAGCACGGTTTGCGGAAGGGTCCAAGGCTTTCCGAGCGAATGCTAGTTGATACCTACGTGGAGATCATGGACGACGTGCCGCCCACGCGAGCATACTCGGACATTGCTGAAGAGATCGACACGAGCGTGGCTCTGGTGCTCAGCAGGGATCAGTCCTCATCGACGGTCTCGATCAAAGACCAGCTAGACCAGTGCATGTTCGCCATGGCTGAGCCAGTCGAGAACATCGGTGGTCAGGTCATGGCGTTTGGTTGGCGCACGGGGCAACCGGGCTCGGAGCCCGCAGATCCTCACAAGGGAATCTATCACCGTTACCACGGCATGCAGTACGACGTGTTCAAGACATTCGGGGAGCGTCTGGCGAACGTCAAGGCGAGATTCACTCGCACAGTTTCCAAAGGCGGGACGCCGATGGCGGACGGAATCGAGTACGGGCTGATGGCGCTCAGCGATCGGCCCGAGGCTCACCGTCTGCTGTTCGTGATCACGGACGGCAAGCCGCCTTCTCAGTTGTTGCCCATCATTCGCAACCAGGTTCGACGTGCAAAGAAGGCTGGTGTGCATGTGGTGGGTGTGGGGTGTGGGGAAGCAGGGATGAAGAAGCGCACGTTGGCAGAGCCCAATCCACTGCCATACGTTGCCGATGTTTTCGAGGATTGGGTGTACGAAGAGGACGTGGCTGACTTGCCGCAACCTCTCGTGCGCAAACTGTCGCAGATCTTGCACAAGACCGCGCATAAGCGAGGGCATAGAGTCCCTCAGGAGTCGATAGATGAAGCATGACTGTGGAGGAACATGGGAACCATTGCCGAGATGGAATGGTCGTTACCGTTGCAACCGGTGTGGGGTATTCGGGTATCGTGGTGTGGCTCGCAGAGGCATGGCGTCTGAGAAGTGCGGAGACATCATCCCCTACAAGTGCAGCAAGCGAGTAGGCAAGACCAAGTGTTCGCGTCCGGCCGTGGGTAAGAACAAGAAGAAAGCATGGGTTTGTAGCGAGCACCATGAAGTTGAAGAAGAGAAAGCCGCCGCCGGATGATCCGGGCAACCGGGCTGGCCGCAAGCTACACGCACGAGCAAAGGCGTGGATCGAGGCTTGCGGCGGCGTTCGCATCGAGGTAGCAAACGTAAACAGCCGGTCGGAGGCGCGCTCTGTGGGCGTCTACAAGCCTCCAGACGACGCGCAGCAGAAGGTCGGGGAGATCCTTGCTCGCAAGGAAAACGAGCCCAAGGCCAAGGCTAAGCCCAAAGAAAAGGTGAGTTTCTTCAAATTTGCCAGGAGTCAGAGGTAAACTTCTCGCGAGATTCCGCGTAGGGGAGTTGATGGCCCGGAAGCAAGAGCGCTTTCCAGTCCTGCACTACGACACCGTTCTCCGGTCCTCGGATGTGTTGGCGGACCGGCTCGGGACGGCGCGAAGGGTTTGGGCCGGAGATGACATTCAGGAGCACCTGGAGAATCCCGAGTTTCGGTTCTGCTTGATGGATGCGTGTAGGAACCACGGAGATCCTCCATCGTTGAGCGTGTGTGTCGAGGCGATGTTCTGGTACGAAATGTTCGGCCAGCAAAACTACGTCGTCGGTCCTCGCCTTCAGGAGATGTTTATCAACACGAGTCTCAAGGGAATCCCGAAGGAAGATTTCAAGCTGCCCTACAAGAGTTTCTACGTCGTGGTCGAGAATTGCGAGGCGCAGATCTGGGGCGGCCCTAGGACGCAGTGGCACCAACTGGCTGGCTTCTATGTGACGCAGCACGATGACGGCAGGATCTTCGTGTACATGTGGGGCAAACCAAACAGCCGGTCCTTTAGCGACGAGGACAACGCGACAGGGTGGATGCGGTTCGATCTCGATGAGATCTACGGGAGCTTCGATGACATCGAGGCGTACATCGAGGATTCAGTTACGAAGGGCAAGTCAGAAGACGACTTGCCGGAGTTTACGACTCCCGATACCGAGATAAAGAAATCGGTGGAGAGCTACATGATCACGGCACGGATCGCGTTCAACCTGATCATGTACCTCCAGAGTCCAAATCGTGAAGTCGAAACCGAGACTCCCGAGCAGCGCAAGAAGGAGTTTCTGCGCAAGTACGGTCGCAAGAAGAACCTCAGCAAAGGGCGCGCGGGCCTGGCCCGTCGTGACCTGGAACGTGCCGGAAAGGCGACCGTGACTTGGATTGGGCGCTCTGTCGAGGAAATCGAGCGCCCGAGGGGCTCTGGCTCACAGCCCCAGATGAGGCATTGGGTCGTGGGGCACTGGCAACGGTATTGGGTCGGCTCTGGCCCCAACCGGCGACGGGAATGGCGACACAAACTGGCGTTTGAGCGCAATATCGCCGCCGCTGTGGCTGTCGAGCGTCGATACTACAAGTCTGTCGAGGACAAGCCCGACGAGCCTGACGATTCGTAGGCGGTAGGGTGCCTATAGAACGCCTTGGGGTAAGGCGTGTCTTGCGCCTAGAGGTTTTCTATGCCCACGCTCAGACAAGCAACCATCCGCCTGGCCCACGAAGATGAGGAATTGCGTCCCCTCCTGCTCCCGTTGTTGAAGGCTGCGGAAGATGATGAAGATGAGGACGAGAAAGAGGGCAAGTTTGAACGAGGCGAGGATGTGCCTCTTTCGGAGATGCCCAAGAAGTTGCAGGACAACGCCAAGAATCCTCCTCCTTCGGTCCAGAAGGTGAAGGAGAAGATCAAGTCCAAGTCGAAGAAGGGAAGTATCCCCGAGCAAGAGCTTTTCGACGCGGCCTTGAAGCTGGCGAGCGAGTCGCCCGAGTACGAGGAGCATCTGCTGCCTGTGCTCGAAAAGTTTGCCGACAGCGTGGTGCCAGGAGACCCCCCCAATCCATCGGATGAGCGTGCCAATGAAATGGGCTGGGATCCCGGCAAGACGGAAGATGAGGATGAGGGGAAGAAGGCGGCGGATTTGGATGATGAGCGCGCGCTCCTCCATGGTGCGATCAAGCTCGCCACGGACAACCCCGACATCCGTGACCGGCTGCTGCCGGCGATTCGCGAGGCAACGGTTCTGCCGCTACTCGATGAGGACGTTGAGATGCTGCGGCAGGCGAAGGGTCCTGCGCCCGAGGCACCGTCCGGGTCCAAGTGGGAGAAGATGCCAAAGGGCTGGACCGCGGAATCCCGCAAGAAGTTTTGGGAGTCCCTGACTGCCAAAGCTCCGAAGCACAAGGTTACGGAGTGCATGAAGCGGATGGAGGGGAAGGTGGATGACACGGGTGCTTTTTGTGCGTCATTGGCTGATCGTGTCGTGGGCAAGAAGTGGCGGAGCGAGTCTCGGAAGAAAGCCGATGACGAGTGGCTCGGCATCGAGGAAGTGCGAGAGCTTTGCCCGTCGTGCGCCGATCGGATGGCGAGTTACAACATGAGGGTGGTCAAAGCCTCGGTGATCCGGCGAGCCGTCGAGATTCAAAAAAAAAGTAGGTAAGGACTGGGAAGAGAAGGCGGTCAAGCATCCAGGCCGTGTCCACAAGTACCTCGGTATCCCCGAGGACCAGGACATCCCGATGGGTAAGCTGGATGCGGCGATCGAAAAGGCAAAGAAGGAGGACGACAAGTCCATCCTCGATGCGCTTCTGCTTGCCAAGAAATTCAAGACGCAAGACAAGCGTGCCTACGAGGTCACAAAGAAGGAATGGGAAGAGGCGCTTCGGCACGATGAGCAGATGCTCAAGAAGTATGAGGAGAACCTCAAGAGACTTCAGCGCGGCGAGAAGGTTGAGAACCTGACGGCTGAGGGGGCCAGGTCCACGATCTCTGGATTGAGGACGGTAATCCAGAACAAGAAGAAGCTGATCAGGAAGCTGGACAAGCTGTAGCGGTACAGTAGTACATGCCCGCCGCTCCTTCGTACCCCTGGACCAAGGGGAAACAGGCCGAGTACACCTGCTTCGTGATTGAGATCGAGGTCGCCGTCGATCAGAACGGCACGCCTTGGTCCAATCATAAGCTCCAGAGTCAGGAAGACATGGACCTGACGATGGAGATGGACAAAAGCGGCCAAGAGCACGTTGCTCACGCGCTGTTGATGGAAGCCGTGAAGCGTGAGGCTCTTTTGGAGGTACTGCTCAAGTTGTCTAACGACGCGGAATTCAAGGAAAGAGTCCTCGATCCTGCGCCTGATGCGCAAGAAAAGCTAGTTTCTGAGGTCTCGACTGCTATGATGCGCGTCGTCAACCGAGTAACGGCTGTGCTAGCCCCGGATGCTGCGCGTGCCGCGCTAGATATGGTTCGGCAAGACCCACCGTGAGCGACGATCCCCAGAGAGTTTGCGCGATGCTTGGGATCTCAAAGGACGATCTCAAAGCCCAGATGGAGCAGCGGTATGCCAACAGCCGCAGCGAAATCATGCAACGCGTCAAGGACCATCTCAAGAGCGGAGAGTTGACGATCGAGGAGTTGGTCCGTCTGGTCATCCGAGAGAGCTACTGGCGGGCAGCTATCGATCTGGTAGAGCTAGACGTTTCGAGGCCCCGAGGGCAGCGGCCCAAGCGGGCAAAGATCGGCCCCGGCATTGACGTAAGCGGCCACCGGTAAGCGATCTGGCCGGTTTTTCGTCTATGCCCGGCTTCGGGTAGGAGCCTTCGTATGTCCTCTCTCCGAGCACTGGTGATCAAGCTGGCCTACACGCGGCCGGATCTTCGATCGAAGCTGTTGCCGCTTGTCGCCAAAGAGGCGATGAGCGTGGGAAAGACGGTGGAGAACGAGAAGTCGATGCTTCGCATCCACCGTTTCATGCACTCGCTGAGGGTGACGGATCTGACCAACGCCGGGAAACGTGGCAAGAGGGTCGATGAGTTTGCACTCTACGATCTCGATTACGTGAGAGATCCCGATGCGCAGCGTGCTCTTGAGAAGGTCATTGGAAACATCGGCAAGGCTCGAAACTACAAGGATGCTCTGAGCAAGGCCAAGAAGTACGTCGAGGGTTTGGAGCCCGGAGGCGTCCTGCCGAAGATCGAAGAGATGACGTACAAGGGGGTCGAGGTCACGCCCGCTGGCTTCAAGCCGATCAAGATCGACGGCAAGTACATCTCCATCGAGGCTGGCTATCGCGACTTCGTGGTTCGCGACAAGGAAGACAGGGCCAACTATCCGGTCTGCATGGCTCGCGGGAAAAAGGGCATCAAGCTGTTCTATCGCTGGGTGCAAGACAACCTCAGCAAGTTGCCGAACATGAGATTCAACCAACTGACCAAGGCGATCGGTGCGGCGGGCATCGACTTTCACGAGTATTGTTCGATGGACTGATGCCGCGTAGGACCGCCAAAGCAGACGTGGAGCCCGTTCGGCAGCGAAGCCAATACAGTTGTATGGCTACGAGCCTGATGATGTGCCTCAGAGCCAACGGGGTCGACTGCGATGAGGATGAAGTCAATGCTGTCCTGGGCGCGAAGCCTCTGAAGGGGGCGGCGTGGGAGGATGCCATCGCGGCGGCGCAGCACTACGGCATGCGGGTCACGTTGGTCTGTCCTGCAACGGTCAAGCAACTCAAGAAGTGGACGGACGACAAGATCCCCGTGATGATCGCGTGGAATCCAGAGGGACGCCCGTGGTCGCACGCGAGTGTGGTCTTCGACGTGGACAAGGACGACAACGTTCACGTGGCGGACTCAAACATCCCCGATCCCGACGAAACGGAGCGGGTCGTTCCCAAGAGCGACTTCTACGACAAGTGGTACGAGAAGTGGCCGAATTACTTGGTTCGGCGCCCCGCCATGGCAGTGGAGCGCGAGATCACGTCGGACGGTCGGCAAGTCGTTGCGTCACACCAGAAGGTTGCGTTGCGTTACCTATCACGGTGAAGCATGCTTCCGTGTGCCGAGAAAGTTGCTGCGAGGTATGTCCAGGCAGCGACGATTGCGGGGAAGAAATTCTACCATGGCACGTACCTAGAGGATGCGAAGAAGATCAAACGAGGAGGCTTTGTTCTCGCCCGAAGGCGTGGCAGAGGAGCATCGATGGGACCCGCCGTCTACATGTCCGCGAAACGAAGCTGGGCATTGGACTATGTCAACGACATCGTGAATTGGGAAGGCAAACCGGGGGCACTTCTGACTCTTCGTTTGAGGCCAGGCATCAAGTTTCTCGACGTGAGTGATGTGAAGAAGTGGCCTCCAGAAGTTGCAAAGGAGTACGCGGGACCCTTCAAGGTGGTCCGAGAACCAATCGATTGGCGAAAAGTGGGGATAATAGCCCGACGACAGAAGTACGATGCGGCGGGAAACCCGGATGGAACCGTGGCGGTCTTCGACCCACGGAGTATTCAAGTTGTGGGCATGGAGGAGTTTCAGCCGTGAGCCTAGAGGACAGATGGGCGACGGCGAATACGGCTTTCAAGCGAGCCGAGGCGCCGTTGCCATCTGAGGATGAGGAGCAGCGGCTCAAGAAGATCAAGAAGGAAGTTGCCCGGCTCTTGTCGCAGTCGGCCATGGCGAAGATCCGTTCCAAGTTTGGTCCTCTGGGGCTCTCCTTCTTCCAATTCTATCGTGATCTGGCCGAGGCTCGACACCTTCGTGACGTAGAGGCCAAGTTTCCGGGCGGTGCGTGGCCGGAGTTGCGGCGACGGGCTCGCATGCTTGCCAGGACCAAGATCTCCCCGGCCGCGCAGAACCAAGTGAGCGCTGTGGTGGACGAGATTCGGCCATGGCTGCGGGCGATCGAGCGCGATCCCTACAACCGAATGGCATGGCTCAAAGTCATTCGGAACATCGGGCCTTTGCTCGCTTTGGTGGCGAAGGATAAGGGTCTCTATCTCAAGGCTCAAGAACGTGGGCCGGAGCGTTGGGTCGTGTTCCGGGTCATGCGTCCCAAAGAGAAGCAACTGGAGACGATCAAGGACAACGATCCCGCTCTGTATGACGCAATCCAACGGCATCGCGGCAAGCTGCGGGAGATCGAGGACCACATCCAGCTAAGCCTGGAAGAAGAGGGTCTGAATCCCAAGCGCAAATTCATCATGGGGCGCGCAGCGTTTGTCGGCACCGATCCCGCAACCGGCGAGGAGGTTGTCTACGATTGGGCGAACGAAGCGATGCCGATGCGGGAGTATCTGGAGAAGCGCAAGCGAGAGAATCGTGCTGTGGCACGGCAGTCGAGGGTGTTCCCCGAAACACGCGCGCTCAATCAGATGCGTCGTGTAGATGAGGAAGCCATTACGGAGCTAGAGGGTGACATCGAGTTTGTCTCGCTCACGGACGACAAGGCCAAGAGCAGCGGCCTGACCCGTATCTTTCCCGTCAAGATGGACGCGAACGGCAGGCAAGTCATCGTCAAGGGGCGGTTCAAGGGGTTCTACCTGGATGAGATGGTCAACGCCGCGGGGCGTATGATCGAAGGGACCGCTTACAACTACAACCCTCGCACCAATCGTTTCGAGCACATCGAGAGTCACGGCCCCAAGGGACAACTCACGGTACGGGCTGAGCGCGAGCCCTACGTGACCGTGGCCGAACGTAAGGTCAAGGTTCGGGGGAAGAAGCGTCCGGTCAAGGTCAAAAAGCTGTTCGTGAAGATCCCTGGTGGCCGTGCATTCACGGAGATGCGCCAGGCGATCTCTAAACTCGCCAAGCTCGTCCCTTCTATCGAGTATCTGGAGGGCACGCGCCGGAGCGAATTCTACTTCGACCCCAAGGACTTCAACATTGTTCGTGACGCGTTGCAGAGCATGTCGATGTCCGAGGGCGCTGCGAAGCTGATTCGGGACTACTTCAAGCAGCTTGCCCAGGCGGAGCAGGCCACGGCAGATGAAAACTTGGGCTACTACACGATGGAAGCCATCGGCGGGTTCAAGCAGACCGTGCGTGGCCCGGACAAGGGGCTCCTCACCAAACAGAAGCAAGCCTTGGCCTGGATGGAGGCACGCGGGAACAGTGGGGTGTGTGCTCTTGGCACTGGTGTCGGGAAGACGGCGACGGCCATTGCCATGATGCAGAAGCTCAAGCGCGATGGGTTGGAGGAAGAGGGGAACGGCCGCTATCTGTACGTGTGTCCCAAGGCGCTGCGCGGGAACATCAAGAAGGAGATCTGGAAGTTTCTGACAGACGACGCGCGGAAGGATCTGATGTCTCGTCTCGACATCATGACCTATCCGCAGTTTCGCAATGCGTGGAAGAAGAACCCCAAGTTTGCAGACGACTACGTGGCGATCTTCTTTGATGAAGCCCAGCAGTTGCGCAGCGGAACCACGCAGACATCCAAGGCAGCGCTTCAAATTCGTCATCCGCGGAAGATCTTGCTCACGGCTTCGCCCATCGAGAAGGAGCCGATGGATGCCTACGTGTTGTCGGCCATCGCCAACAACGTGGACGTGAGCCCGAGGACCGAGGGCCGCAGGGACATGCTCAAGTTTCAGCGGCGCTTCACGGAGACCATTGGCGGACGGACGGTTGGAGTCAAGCAAGATCCTCTGACCAAGAACGATCTCCAGACCTTCATGAAGCAAAACGTGTTCTACGGGGACAAGCAGGACGTGGAGGAATTCGAGCTACCCAAGCTCACACAGCAGACCGTTGCGTTGGAGATGCCGCCCGAGATCGAGGAAGCCTATCGAGAGACCATCAGCGAAGTGAAGGATGTGCTCCGCGGGATGGTGGCTCGGTTCAAGTTTCGAGGTGTCGATCCCGAGACGGGCAGACGCATCCCAGAGGCCAGGGACAGGCGCATCGGGCTCATGTTCTCTGCGAAGCTGGCGCCTCTGATCAAGAAGCTAAACGACTTGGCAAACTTTCCCGAGCGGTACGTGTCTGAAGTAGCAGAGCGCGATCCTGATGGCTCTCCGGTGCGTGATTGGTCTGGGAATCCGGTCATGGTGCGTACCTCGAATCCCAAGATGGACGAGAGCCTGCGGATCGTGAGCGAGGAGTGGATGAACAGCGCCGGGAGAACGGTGCTGTACACGGACGACGCTCAGTTTGTCATGTCGGCTGCCCAAATGCTGTCCGCACGGATGCCCGGTCCGTATCATCTGGCAGCGATCAGCAAGGGCATCTACGTGTTTCAGAACGGGCAGCAGTTGTCCTTCTACATGGGCTTCGACATGCCGTTTCGGGAGAAGAAGTACAAGCGGCACATGGACGAGCCCGCGAACGACACGTGGAACAAGAATTATGAGCGTGCCTTCTGGCAGAGTTTCGTGTTCAACGAGATCGTCGCGCCGAACAACAACATCGTGTCAGCTACTCTGCACGGTCAGGTGTACCAGACCGGGCAGAATCTCCAGGCATTCAGCAATGTCGTGCATCTCGACCGCGACACTTGGAATTCGGAGGACATGAAACAGCGGACGGCTCGGGCATGGCGGCAAGGGCAGCAGAACCCGGTTCAAGAGTACACGCTGGACATGACGTATGGCCGCTCGACGGATGCTCTGGATCGGACCTTGGATGAGATCCGTGGCATCTTGCAGGAGATGGACTCGGATTTGTTCAAGCAGATCATCAAGGACAGCCAGAACGTCGTGCTGGGTGAAGAGTACTACAGTATGCGACGTACCCAAGCGCGCCTCTTCGACATAGATCACAAGAGCCTGGCTCTTGTGTTGTCCCCCTACGTGGAGCAGAGCACTACTCCCATGCGGTGACTATGAGCATCGAGCATCCCGATAATCTGGCCGAGTGGCAAGACCACATAGCTGGTCTAGAAGGGGAAGCTCTGCGAAGCAAGGCCATCGCCGCCAACTCGTACCGGTTCGTCCAGACACTCCAGACGGATGGTTTCACGGCTCAAGACATAGGTGAGATTCTGCGCATGATCGCACGTCAGTTTGTCGCGACGGGGCAAGAACCCGTCCAAGACGGCTACGTGGACTACAAAGCGCTGATTGCGGAAGACCCGGAGCTAAACGCTCTATACGAAACCCTAGATGACGAGGATCCCATGGCAAGGCAAAGACTGACCCAGACCCTCCCTCATAGATGGGGCAGCACCATGGTCGAGGATGCTTCCCAAGACAAGACAGCCGCGCGAGCGCCCGGAGGTCTATACGGCTACCCCAAGGCGATTCAAGCATCTTGCGAGAGTGCAAGTCGAAAGCTCAAGAAGGCGGCGATCACGATCGCCAAGAATGCCTACCAGAAGGACGCCAAGGTCATTGAGTTTCTGAGCGCTCACCAGAGGCGGGCCAAGTCCACACCGGCTCGCGTCCTGCTGGCGGCTCTGAAGGAGTCTGCGCCGGTCCTGGCTTCGATGGGGGTCAAGGGAGGCCATCCAGAGAAGACCGCCGGACGTGCGCGCTATGGACTCTACGGATTCCGAGCCCGGACTGCGGCGCTGGGGCTTGGGGCGTGCTCACAACTTCGGGGACATGCCGGGATGATTGCTTCGGATCTGCATGTGCGGAAGGCGGCGCTCCATGAGCGTCTCACTGGTTTTCTCGATATGCACGCCAAGAAGGCTCGATGCGGTTACAGCCGCATGCTCCGCATGGCTTATCCCGAGGCCGGGATGAAGCTGGCTTCTCAGGGAGAGCCCCAGAGCGTAGACGACTGGCTGGCCTGGGAAGAGTAGGCTTAGCTCAGGCCGAGATCCTGAGCCAGCGATCCGTGCTCAAACTCGCGGATGACGATCTTCCTGGCTGAGCGGATCATCGTCGCCGCCTGATTGCGGCTGATGCCTCGCTTTTCGGCGCATTCCTTGATTGACATTTCCATGACGAAACGATCCTGAAGGATCGACAGGTACTCGTCAGCCTGGGATGGCGCGCGTTTCTTGAGGGCGGCGAGGAAAGCTGCAAACCCTTGCTCAAATCCGATCTTCTCCTCGATCGTCGTTTCGGCAGAGGGGTCGGGCATCTCCTCCAGGCTCTTGACCCAGCTTTCGTCATCTTCGTTCCACGTCCATTGTGACCACGGGTCGGACTGCTTGACGTGGATTCGCCGGGACCAGTCCTCCAGGCTCATGTAAGCCTCGCGCTCCTTCTTGGTGCGGGCTCCCTGCATGATCCGGTGGAGAGGGCGACGGGCGTTGTCGCGGATCTGGCTGTTCGTGCTGTTGCGCGCGTAGACACAGATCTTGGAGAAGGGGATGTTTTGTCCTTCCTCCAGCCGAGAGCGAAGTGAGTCGCGCTCGATGAGGTTCTTGTAGAACGTCTGGATGTGCTCTTCAAGAAGGTTATGTTCGCGCGAGGTCACGTAGCGTCCGCCGAGATACTTGATCAGCTTCTCGGAGAGCGCAGGTTCTTGCTCACGAAGCCACTGAGCAGTGAGCGTTTCTCCCTGGGAAGCATCGATTACCTCGATCTTGGCTCCGCTGGCCTTCTTTCTGTCTTGGACCGTCTTGGGGCGCCATTTGGGCAGGTGGGTGCCTTGCAATTCCCTGGCTCTCTTGGCTCCGAGCCAGGAAAGAGCCCAGGTTCCGTCTTCCTTCAGAACGGTCAGCCATCCGTTTGGTTTGTATGCTTCGCGCAGGTTACGGTGCGAGAAACCCACGAGGCGAGCGGGCGAAAGGGCCTTTTTGCCGTTGGTCTTCCAGGGCGGGTGCTTAGAAGAGATTCCCGCGAGCTTGAGAACCTCATTGGTGACCCTCGTCAGGTCCACTCCCTGGAGCGGGCGACAATCAGTGAGTTTTCCGAGAACGAAGAGAAGATGGTTGTTGAACCATGAGCCGGTCGGCCGTACAGTGCGAAACATGTTGTCCTTCCCGTCCCTCCGGCGAACCGAGAGAGGATGGAAAACAGAGTGCGTGTTGAAGCTGCTAGGACACCCGGAGGGTCAGAATGCAGCGCAAGCACCGTAGGCGGCGGCTTCGGTCGTGTCAAGAAATCAGCGAACCCGAGAGTCCACAGGGTCAGCGCGGCGAAAAGCTAGTGAAACCCTCGGCTTGTCGCTTACGGGTGCAAGTTGTCCACAAGCATCGGCCGGCGAGAATTTCTATAGGTGGTCGTCGGGCAGATCTGCCCGGCTGGTCTGGGTAGGCTGTCTATAGATCGTCGTCAGTAGCTCATGCAGGATCTATTCCTTGCGCTCGACAATGTGCTGCGCCGCTGTGCCTCGGAGCCCCGGACACGGCCCTCAGCGCTCCGTGTGGCCTCTCGGGTGCTCCAGGCCCGGATTGACCTGGGCATGGACCTACTCGCTCGTGTGTCGTTTCTGGAGGGTGTGGCGTGGAGTGAAAACAAGAGCATGAAGCCGGGGACGTGGGTGCGCAAAGGGCGTGCTGGGCGCAAGGAGGCCGAGAAGTACTTTGGCAAGCTGAATCCGGCGTGGACTTCCAATCAGAATTCTGGTTTCTTCAACGCAGCCATCATCGGGGTCAGGAGACGGCTCGGGGATGATGATGATGCTCAGCGAAAGTACGGCCGCACCCCAGAGGAAGTTGCGGGTGATTTTGCGTTCGGCTATTTTCCCATTGCGAAGAAACGACAGCCGACCTTCTTTGAAGTAGGAAAGACACTTCTTAAACCCTCGGAGGTCGAGGGTGTGCATGAAGGAACAACAACGCCAGCGACGCCCGGTATCACAGGAGCAATCGCCAAGAAGTTTACCCAGCGCGCGGCTGATTTTGTGCGGAGCGAGGAAGGCGGCAAGAAGAAGCAAGAGACGTTCCAGCGCGTTTCTCCTCGGACAGAGTCGGTGTACGAGCGACAGAGGGGCGCCCCGGATCTGAATCCTCTCTACCTGGAGTTACGAAAGCACCATAGCCCGAAGGCGGACAAGATTCGTGAGATTCTCAAGAGCATGGTCCGCCAGTCGGGACGCCGAGTCGAGGCTGACATCTTCTGTGCATATCTCGACTACATCAAGGGATCGGGCCGGACAACAACGCCCACGGGAAGAGGAGAACCCGAGGGCTTTCTCAAGGATCTCGTAGAGATCACGGGGAAGCCAAAGGCGCAGGTCACTAACTCCATCAAGAAAATGAAGCAGTGGCTAGTCGAGAATGCTCAAAAGACGGGAGCGCTCTGGAAGAATCTCCAGAGCTTGGTGAGCGACATCGAAGTGCTCGGTGAGCCGGGCTGGGCTACCCGACGCGCCACGGAAGATGAGGATCTTGAGGAAGTCTTGGCCGAGTGGCTGAAGATCGAGGAAGAATTACTTTCTGGCGATCGAACAGTCAACGTTGGGCCTTTGTCGATCACAATCGGAGACTTTCCTGGCGCTGGCGCGGGAGCGTACAAGCATGGTGGGAAAGATCTCTCGGCGGCCAGCAAGGGTCGGTGAGTCTGACGTGCGTCGCGCATAGATGGCGTGAGTGAAACGCGCTGCTTGACAGCGCACTTCGCATGAGTAAGGTGCTCCGGCTGCTCTCCCTCCGGTGTTGCCGGAGGCAGTCCTTGTGACACATCGAGGACGGAGCATCGGACCAACCTTGTGCTCACGCCGACTCCAAACTGTGATCGGTCAATCCTGATGTCGCCAGGATACGTGGAGGGATCTGCGACCGAACGAACGTGGGGGAACCCCAGGCAAGGTCGGCATTGTATACGTTGGGATCGGTGGTCGGGAAACCGATCTGGGCAGGACGCCAGCGGAGTGGTGTCGTCTCCAAGACGACTTCGAGTACCAATACGAGTAGGCCCTTCGGGGCACGCGAACAGGGGAGCCCTCTGGACTAGAGACGTAACCCGCTGTTCTGCTCTCTTCCTCTCTCCGTAGGGGAACCAATTGGTTGTTAACTAATTGGAGAGAGTGATCGTCACGATCACGATAATGCAAACGAAGATAATCTCAAAACTGCAACCAGTACGAATGCCAGTACGAACCCAAGTAACGAGAGAACAAGCAACGGAAGCCCTACCCACATAGCCCCTGATTATCCTATCCCGACCCACATAGTAGACATGGGCTCTCACAGGTTTGGCCTGGGAAAGAACCGGACGCCCCAAGAGGCTAGAGAGGAGCTTACGCTCCCTTGTCTGCTGATCCTCTTGGATGCTGCGAAGCTAGACTTCGGGCTGTCTACGATCGCCAAACCCGCACCCCTTGTCTACATCCGAAGGTCTACGCGGACAAGATCTGTAGTTAACTCGCTGGACGGGATCGACTACGCGCTGGACTCAAACTACGTTGCCGTGAACCAGAAACAGTGGGACACAGCCGTTGCTCCCGTGTTGGACTCCTTCGACATGAGAAGTCCTCTCAACCAACGCTTGTTGGAGTCGAATGTGGGTCAGGTCTTGGATGTGTTGGGAGCTTCGTTGGAGGCCAGTTTCACTCGCGCTGGTTACGGACCGGGGTCGAACACGTTTCCTGTCGCACCCGTGCCTTTTGTACCGAGTGATTTGGAGGGGCTGGTTGGATGGTTCGATGCTGGCGATTCGAGCACGATCTTGTTGAACGGTCCTGCTGGTGTTCGGAGATGGGCAAACAAGGTCACCAATGTTCATGCGAGTCAGCAAGTCTTGGCGGATCAGCCCCAGGTTGTCGCGGCCGATCTCAACGGTCGTGACGTGATCTCTTTCGATGGCGTCACCCAACATCTGACGCTTCCGCTACGGGTGCTTGATGACTTCACCTTGTTCGTGGTCGGAAAGTATCAAGTGACTGGCTCAGCCATCGGGACGTGGTTTGCTGCGACCGGATTTGAGGGGTCCTTTGGAGGCCCTGATTGTCGTGTTCATCAGGATGGTTCAGGAGCCCCTTCTGGGACTCCAGTCATGGCGGTGAAGACGGTTGACTATATTCCTACGTCTCTTGCTCTTGCCGCCAACACTTACGGAATCGTGGAGTACCGAGAGAGCATTGGTGGGGCGGGAACGATGGCTGTGGGGGTTGACGATTCAGCGACCACGATCTTCACGGGCGACACGACCGACGATCACTGGGACCCTGGCCAGGAGTTGTTTGGCCAGTCGCCGCCCATCCTTGCCGCTATCGGTCGTCGGAATGCTGGAATCAACGGGGCCGCATCCTACGACTACCTGGAAGGATCTCTCGCGGAGATAGTCTTGTATGAGCGGGTATTGTCTGATGACGAGCGGGCTTTCGTCCACTTGTACCTTCAGACTGCGTGGGGACTGCCATGACCGACAAAGCGAAGCCGAAGCCGAAGCCGAAGAATACCGTCCACATGCCATGCCGTGCCAAGCACGACATCACGGGCGAGTCCAACTGCCCAGGCACGGAAGCCGTGGTGGTGTCTACGGTGAACATCCCCGGCGGCGGGAGACGAGCCACCTATAAGTGTCTGACGTGCGGCAAGGCATACGCGATCTCGTTCTGAGACCATCTATAGTGTGCCGGAGATCGGCGGGAAGCGTATAGGCCGACGTGCGGTACACGTCGGCACTGCTGTTTCATGGGCCTCGGGCTCGCCAGGAGGTCGGACAGCAGCTTCCCCGAATCGGCCGCTGTGTTGGCGGTCCCTTCGGAGAAGAGGGGCTCAAGATCGATGATGCCCGTTCGATCATCGCGTTGATGCAGTCGGCAACGGTGGGCGATGAACCGGGGGCGTTTATCGTGGGGCCCTTGGACCTGGCACAGCAGAACGCGACGGACGTGTTGCTGAAGGTCATCGAGGAATTCGATCCCGAGGTCGTGCGTCCTGTTCTGTGGGCTAACGATTTGGGTGCGATTTCCTCGACCATCCGATCCAGGTGCATCCACAGATGGTGCCCAGGGCTGGAGGAACACGATGAAGAGATGCTGGCGTTTGCGCTGGATCTGGTGAAGGCGGCTGTAGATAAGGATCGAGCACGCGCCATCGAATTGCTTCGGGAAACCAAGGCGTCGCCGGGAGACATCATCGATGCCTGTGTGCGTGCGATGTCTCTCGACCCAGATCAGATGAGCGGAAAGCGCTACATGTTTTGGGAACGGTTGCGGCGGTTAGGTGGTTATCGGTACGTGGGGAAGAATGAGATTCTGGCTGTGTTCGCGGGAGGCTGACATGAATCCAGAAGCCTATACGTTTTGGCGAGAGTATCCTGTTTCGGTCACGCGGTCCCTCTGCTGGAACAAGGAGTGGACGGCGCGGTTTGTGACACCCTCTTCCTTCGGACGAGAGATCTCCGCTACGTCGCGAATGAGCCCCGACGATGCGCTTCTCAAACTCAAGAAAGTGGTTCTGTCTGAGCCGTGCAAGCCGTTTGTTGAGGAGTGGTTCGCGAAGCAGGCGGATTGGGAACCTTATCGGCAGGACCATATTCGGCGCTCATGTCCTGGCTAGACCCTCCGCCTGTTGTGCTCATCTCGGGGGCGCAGGATTTCATGCAACACCGTGAGATTCAGAAAGCCGTCGCGGCGGCGGCGCGCTCGGGTCGTCGGGTTGAGTACATCAAGGGATCGGACAAGCAGCAGTTGACTCGCACGCTAGGTGCGGGAAGTCTCTTCAAGGACAAAACTCTTGTCATCGTTCGTGAGCCCCAAAAGGCGGACGCAGATCTGCTCCTGAAGCACCACCACAGCGGGTCCAAAAAGATCTGCCTGGTTTTGGATCATCGAGGCGATCTCAAGGCCAAGGGGAGTTTGGCGACCGTTGCAAAGACGCTCCCCAACGAGGTCCACATCCGTTTCGAGGCGATCCCGGCCTGGAAACAGGGGCAGCATGCAGTTGGATTCGTAGTTGCCGAGGCCAAACGTCGGAAAATTCGGCTGAGCGAAAAACTCGCCCAAGTTATGGTCCAGGCGGCTGGAATTGACGTGGGGATCCTGGCTTTTGAGGTCCAGAAAATTGCCGCCCTACTCCATGCTACGGGCGGCCAAGAAGTGCAGGCGGCGCACTTGCGGCTGACGCTCTCCACGCTCTCTCAGGTGGGTGCCATCGCCGTGGCCGATGCTCTGGGTGCTATGCACCCGTCACGTCTTGTGAGGGCTCTCGCGGCCATGAGGAGGACGCATGCTGGAGACCCCACGATGAAGGCGTGCGGGCTGCTCGCACGCAACGTCTCGCAGTGGCTCCATGCGGCTGCACTTCTCGGACAAAAGGCTGAGATCGAAGAAATTTCCGCACGTCTCAAGTTACACTCCTACGTTTGCAAAACGAAAGTCGTTCCGGTGGCGCAAAAGTGGGGCGAAAAAAGTCTGGCGAGACTTTTAACCTCCCTCGGAGAAATTGAGAGAGGGGTGAAGTCGGGTCACGTTAATTCTTGGGTGGAATTGGAGTGCGCACTTCTCAAGGCTATACAAGAGCGCACACACCCGGTACAGTGACGTGGCTCGTTTGTCGGTCTATACCCTGTCCTTGGTTGCGCGCAACCATGCTCCGGGCATGTCGGTCGCGACAACGACACACACAGGTGAGTGAGGGTTCCTGATGCTGCAACAGAGGCTTCCTGACGACTGTGTTCCTGTGCCTTCTAAGAAGAAGCCAACCAACGGAGCGCGGCCTCCGGGTGAGGCACAGCAAGCGCACGTCGAGGCGGTTCGTCCGACGTATACATTCGCAGAAGTCATGGAGGCTTCGCTTGCATACTTCGGTGGTGACGAGTTGGCGGCTAACGTGTTCGCCACGAAGTACGCGTTGAAGAACAACGCCAACCAGTATGTCGAGAAAACTCCTGAGGACATGCATCGTCGGTTAGCGCGCGAATTCGCACGCGCCGAGGCGAAGTATCCCAACTCGCTGTCAGAGGAGGAGATCTTCGATCTCTTCGATCACTTTCGCTACGTCGTGCCGCAAGGATCGCCCATGTCAGCGATCGGGAACCCATACAGGTATCAGAGCGCGAGCAACTGCTACGTCGTGCCGCCACCGTACGATTCCTACGGTGGAATCTTCGTGACGGACCAGCAGCAGGCACAGATCATGAAGCGTCGTGGTGGTGTCGGTTTCGACATTTCTACGTTGCGTCCGAAAGGACAGCCGACCACCAACGCAGCCGAGACCACGGATGGCATCGGCGTGTTCATGGAGAGGTACTCGCGAACGTGCAAGGAGGTTGCACAGTGTTTGGCGGCTGGTACTCTGGTTCTCACGTCTAAAGGACTCAAGCCGATTGAGCGGATTCAACAACGCAGTGACTTGGTGTGGACGGCCGAGGGTTGGAGAAGGGTTGCGAAGGTACTAAAGAACCGGAAGTCGGTGGTTCAGGTTCGAACGTCTCGCGGATTGGAGGTCTGGGCTTCGGGGGATCATGTGTTTCACAGCATGAGTGGTGAGATTGCCGTGGGTGAGATGATGGTTGGCGATCCCATTACAAATCTGTTAGGGGAGGGCTGGGAGGGGAGTGCGATTCCGTTGGAACCTCCGTTTATGGGCATGAGCGGGAACAGGCTGAAGAGGTGGCGTTTTCCTTCCACGCTAACTGCGGAGTTGGCTTATTTGGTTGGGCAGTTTTGTGGGGATGGTTGTGTGGAGGTAGCTGAGAAAAAGATCACAACAAACCACTGTGTCAGCGTGGCTTTGTCTAACGATTGGCCGGAAGTAACCGAGAAGGTTACAACGCTTGTTGAGCGTGTCTTTGGGTACTCTGGGCGCCTTAAACCCGGAGATGGGGACCTACAGCGACTGCGGATTTCTTCAGAACAGATCTACTTGTTTTTGACTGTTAATGGTCTTTTTCAGAGAGAGCCTGAAGTTGCGTTTCCTCAGTGTTTCCTTCGGGCGAAACGGGAAGTCTTGGCTGCTTTCGTTGCTGGATACTTTGATGCGGACGGCTATGCGTCCGGCTCGAAGAAGGGCTACAGTTTTAGCTCCACTTCTCGGCGTTTCTTGACTACTCTTAAGATTGTTTTGGCCGCGTATGGAATTGCGACGAGCTGGCATGAAGAGGACAGGTCTGAGAAGGGTTGGAAAACTCTTTATTCGGCCAATGTGGTGGGGGCTTCTAGTCAGCGTCGGTTCATCGAGTTTCTTGGCGGACAGAGTGTGAAGGTGGCTTCGCTCGGGTTTGTAGCCAAGCGCGATAACGTGTTGTCAATTTTCAATGCTGCTGACTTGGGCGTCCGATATAGCAAGTTTGCATACTGCCCCGATCCGTCTCACCTTCTTTCGCGAAACACCCTCGATCGTCTTGCTGTAGAGGGTGTTGATATTCCGTCGTGTGCGATGAGAATGTCCAACGACGAGATTGTACAGGTGGTAGAGGGGGGAGAGGAGGAGACCTACGATCTCGTTCTTGATGACACTCATCTGTTTTTCGCTAACGGATTGTATGCCCACAACAGCGGTCGGCGCGGCGCTTTGATGATTACGTGCGATGTTCACCACCCCGAAATCATGACGTTCGTTCGCATCAAGAACGAAAAGACAGCGTGTCGGGCGTGTGGACATGAGGAACGAACGAAGGTTACGCACGCGAACATCAGCGTGCGGCTCTCCGACGAATTCCTGAAGGCAGTCGAGGAGGGCAAGGAGTACCATCTCCGCTGGCCGTGTGACGAGAAGGAGAATCCGAAAATCGAGGGGTGGCTGGATGCTCGCGAGGTCTGGGCGGAGATTATGAAGGGGGCTCGCGACAGCGCCGAGCCTGGGCTTCTCTTCTGGGACACCATCCTGCGCGAGAGCCCGGCCGACTGCTACGCTGAGGAAGGTTACCGGACGGTCAGCACGAACCCGTGCATGACGGGAGATACGCTTGTGGCGGTTGCCGACGGTCGCGGATTTGTGTCATTTGAGACCTTGGCGGATGAGGGGTGCGATGTCCCCGTGTACGCGTGTGGAGAAGAAGGGCGCATTGTCATCAAGATGATGCGGAATCCGGGGATTAGTGGTCGTAAGCCAGTCTACAAGATCAAGCTAGAGGATGGCACGATTTTCCGTGCGACAAAAGAGCACCAGTTCCTTCTCCGTGCGGGGGTCTACGCTTCAGTAGATGAATTGATGGTGGGGGATAGCCTTCATGTAGGTTATCGGTACGAGGCATCCATTAAAGATCGCTGGCCTAAGAGAGATAAACGAGGTCAGGATTACTTGTGGCTGCGAAATTGCAACCGATCCTATTCTCGTGCAGAACATCGGATGATTTGGGAATTTGCGACTGGGAAAGAAATCCCGAAGCATCACCGATTGCCGCTAAAGAGGAGCTTGGACAGGCGTATTGCTTACGCGAAATCGGTGACCGATCTTCCGTTGGTTGTCGAGGGTCGTGAAATCTTGGTTCGTAAGACTTGTCCACAGTGCGGCAAGAACTTTTCCTTGCCGCTGACTCGAAGAGGACAAGAGTGTTGTAGCAGCGCTTGTCAGAATTCGCGCCGTGCGCGTTTGGAGGGGTTCCGAAAGAAGCATTTACAAGGGGTTCGCACAGGACATCGAAAGCGAATGCGTTGTGTTCGCGACGAGCAGCTCAGAGTATTTACAGCAGTGCAATTCCGGTTGGGGCGTGTTCCTTACAGAAGAGAGTGGGAACGGAGCTGCTCAGAAGAAGGCGTGCCTTTCAATATCCGAAAAAGCAATGTTAACGGCTTTCGGAGCTATGCTGCCCTCAAGGAGGCCGCGCAGAACTATAATCATCGCATTGTCTCCATTGAGGAAGACGGAACCGCGGATGTGTACAACGGTGCTGTTGATGGGGTAAGCAATTATTATATCGGGGGGGTGGAGTCTCTTTCTAAGTATGGTAAACCGCAACGGGTTCTCATCAATAGCCATAACTGTGCAGAGATTCCGCTGTCCGCGAACGCAGATTCGTGTCGTCTGCTGGCGCTCAACCTGACGAGTTTCGTTTCCGATCCGTTCACGGACCAGGCCGCATTCGAGTGGGAGAAATTCCGCCAGGTCGCCAACAAGGCTCAGCGGCTCTTAGACGATCTCGTTGACATCGAGCTAGAGCTAGTGGAGAAGATCCTCGCCAAGATTGACAAGGATCCAGAGCCCGATTGGGTCAAGGCCCCGGAACGAATGTTGTGGGAGGAGACCCATAAGGCTGGTCTCACCGGGCGTCGTACTGGCCTGGGGATCACGGGACTTGGCGACACGGTTGCTATGCTCGGGGTTCGCTACGGGACAGATGAGAGCATCGAGGTCGTGCGGGAGATCTACAAGGCGTTGGCGGTGGGTTCGTATGAGGCATCTGTAGAGATGGCAGGAGAACGCGGTTGTTTCCCGATCTATAACTACGCCAAAGAGAAGGACCATCCCTTCATTCAGCGCATCATGGAGGCGGGCGGTCCTGAGTTGCGGATGCGCTGGGAGCAGAACGGGCGGCGCAATATCGCCAATCTCACGACGGCTCCCACGGGGTCCGTTTCGATGATGACCCAGACTACGAGTGGGATTGAGCCTCTCTACAAGGCGCTTTACACGCGCTCAAAGAAGATCAATCCCAACGATCAAGGCGCTCGGGTCGATCGCGTCGATAACGAGGGGGTCGCGTGGCAGGACTACACAGTTAGCGAGCACGGGTTCCGCAAGTGGAAGGAAGTCACCGGCAAGACCGACGATGATTTTGAAGAGAGTCCCTACCACATGGCTGAGGCTGAATCGATGGATTGGCAGCAACGTGTTCGGCTACAGGCGGCAGCGGGTCAGTACGTTGATCATGCAATCTCCAGCACGTTGAATCTGCCCGAAACCGTCACGGTGGAAGAGGTAGAGAAGATCTACACCGAAGCGTGGAAGGCGGGGTGCAAGGGCATCACGATCTATCGCGAGGGTAGTAGGGAAGATGCTCCGATCAAGAAGAAGTCGGCGTTTGTGCAGCACAATGCTCCCAAGCGGCTGGAGAAACTTGCCTGTGACATCCACCGCTCACGGGTCAAGATTGGTGAAAAAGAGTATACCGATTGGATGATTCTCGTTGGTCTGTACGACGGCAAGCCCTACGAGATCTTCGGTGGCTTCTCGGAAAACATCGAGATCCCGAAGAAGATCACGCAAGGCGTGATTGTCAAGCGGTCTTTCAAGGATGGTGGGAAGTACGATCTTTGGTACGGGGATGAGGACGACCCCAACAAGATCAAGAACATCGTGAAGATGTTTGACAACCCGCAGCAAGGGGACTTTACGCGCATCCTCAGCCTGTCGTTGCGCCACGGTGCTCCTGTTCAATTCATCGCGGAGCAGCTTGGGCGAACGGCCGACGCAGATATGTACGATTTTGCCAAGGTGATTGCCCGCGTGCTGAAGAAGTACATCGCGGACGGGACCGAGGTTAAGGCCGTGAAGGTCTGCCCTGATTGTGGCGGGAAGGGCACGATGGTCTACCAGGAGAATTGCCCGCGATGCAGGCAATGTGGTAGCACCAAGTGCGGGTAGCTGCCCATCTATCGCCTCGATACTTCGCCTGTTGGGCGTAGTGGTAGGTGAATGGTCAAGGCCAAAGCACAGGTCGTTGTGTTGTCGGGAGTCTTTTACCGGCAAGACGACAATCTGTTGGTTGCGGACGATGAGCTTGGAACTGTCTCGGTAGAGAAGGCCCTGGAGCCGATGCTTGGGGAGACGGTGACTTTCGTTGCTCACCACTGCCCTCCCGATCCGCCGCTCCCAGACCGTTGGGGTGGTGGTTGTTGTCTGGAGGAACCGTCTGGGCATTGTCATGTGGGGCACCACGACCGACCCAACTACTTGTACGAGGTCAACAGCAAGGGCGTGCTCCGGTACGATGCTGGGGAGTGGTCGCTCACGAAAGAGGATGGGTCGAAAGTCAGGCTCTATTTCGACTTCCTCGTCGGGCACCAGAGCCAGATCGTCGCAACCGTGTTGCCGGACCTGGAGGAGCTTACGGCCGAGATTGAGGACGACATGAAGAACCCCTCCATAGAGCGTCTTCAAGAGAGGATCGGCCAGTTGCGTGACTTTCTGTCGATGATTCAGAAAGAGAAGGACGAGTTGAAGCCATGAGAACCTTAATGTGGACAGTCCGCCATCGTATCTACAAGTGGAAAGAGAATGCGTTGTTTTGGGTTGTCTGGAAGCTTCCGAGACGGCTCATTGAAGTTGCTGTCGTGCGGGCATGGGCGAATGCCACCACGGGACCGTTTTCACACGAGCTTTCCTGTGGAGTTTCGTGTGATGAAGTGTTGCGGCGATGGATGTGTGGTGTAGGTGGCGATCCCCATTCGAGCACTGTGTCCTACTAGATGACGGAGTACTACACAGGCCGAGTCCATTCGGTCATCTTTGAGAACGCAGGGCAAGCGTTCTACATTCTCAAGATCAAGATCGATGATGCGGATGATGCTGGTCCGGCCAGCCGCAGCTTCAGGCGTGAGAGGGATGATCCAGCAGAGGACTATTCTCCCCTTGCCGGAGCGCTGGTGACAATTCGAGGCAACATCCCCGGTCTGAATGTGGATGTCGGTACGTGGTTTGGGTTTGAAGGCAAATGGGTCAAGCACCCGGAGTACGGACGCCAGATCGAGATCACGCGCGCCCCTGTCATCCGAGGTCCCTGGACGGTCTCCACGATCAAGAAGATCCTGAGCGCGCACGGAGTGGGTCGTCTGACTCTTCAGATATTGTCCGACCACTTCGGCGACGAGATGGAAACCGCTCTTGGAGATGCCGAGCGGCTGCAAGAGGTTCGAGGCATCGATCAGTTGTCAGCCGAGCACATCGTTTCGCGGTGGCAAGCGGTCAAGGCGATGTTCCAGGCACTCAGCTTCCTGAGCGAGTTTGATTTGCCGAAGGTGAAGATTGATCGGGTGTGGAGCCTGTTTGGAGATCGCGTGGAGCAGGTGCTCGCGGAGGATCCGTGGAGTCTTGTTCAGATCGACGGGATCGAATTCAAGCAGGCAGACGAGATTGCCATGCGCATGGGGCTGTCGTTGGATTCGGACAAGAGGATTCGAGGCGCAGTGCTTCACATGGTGAAGAGTCGGCGGGGGATGGGGCATCTGTACATGCTTTCGGGTGATCTCTTTGCTGCGGTCAAGGAGATCATTCCCAATGTGACGACCGAGCAAATCGCTCACACGCTCAAGGCGTGTCACCAGGAAGGCGCGGTCACCCTCGACCGCAAGACCAAGCCCGGAACGGTAGCCATCTACGAGCCGTGGCCGTTTCTGATCGAGGATGAGTCGGCAAAGCTCCTGGTAGAGAGGATGGAGCGCGCGCAGATCTGCGGAGAGGACATTCAGGAATACACCAAGAGGCTAGGAGAGGTTGGAGTCAAAACCGCCGAGCACGCAAAAGAGAACCCGCTGGATCTTGAGGGCACTGCGAAGCTAGCTCTGGACGAATGGACGGGCGGAAGCAAGGTGTCGCTGGAGCGCCTTCAGATGCAAGCGGCCCTCAATGCGCTTATTCATCCGGTTTCCATCATTACGGGGTCACCTGGAACGGGAAAGACGTTTTGTCTGCGGACGGTCGTGAGGGTTTTGCAAGACGCAGGGGTGTCGTTCTTGCTCGTTGCGCCCACGGGGATTGCTGCCAAACGTGTCCAGTCTGTTACGGGCTCGGAGGCGTCCACGATTCACAGGGCATTTCAGGCACGTGGGATTGATGGGGAGGACGATCGCGAGTCTACATACGCGGGCATCGTCGGGACCAGCGAAGGAGCGTCGGGCGACGGGTCTGGAGAGCTTTGGGGCTACGATGAAGGATCGCCCCATCCTGCCGAAGTGCTCATTGTGGACGAGTCCTCGATGGTTGATCAGCACTTGCTGTACCGGATCCTGTCTTGCACGCAGAAGAAGTGTCGCATCGTGTTCGTGGGAGATGCGGCGCAGCTTCCCCCGGTAGGCCCCGGCAACGTGCTGCGGGACATGATTGCTACCGAGTTGTTTCCCGTGACGAGACTGACAGAGATCTATCGTCAGGAGGACACGTCGGACATCGTTCTGGCAGCGCACGCGATCAACAGCGGCGAGATCCCACAACCGACTCCAGGCAAGACGGACTTTGCTCTGTTTGAGATCCAGACAGAAGAGAAGGTGCTGGAGACGTTGCTGGCTACCGTCATGAAACTCTATGACAAGCACGCCAACTTCCAGGTGCTCAGCCCACGTCATGCTGGGACTCTCGGAGTCACGAACCTGAATTCGCGTATCCGGGGTTTGCTCAACCCCAAACAGCCAGGTCTGCGAGAGATGCGGTTGGGGGCGGAGACGGTTCGTGAAGGTGATCGGGTGATGGTGGTCAAGAACAACTATCAGTACGATATCTTCAACGGCGACGTGGGTAAGATTGTGCGTCTGGACCGGAAGAAGAAAGAAGTCAAGATCAGGATTTGGGGACCGCCAGAGACGGAGGTTTTCCTCCCGTTCCGCACGGCATCCTCACATCTCCGACTGGCTTACGCGATCACGTGTCACAAATGTCTCCACCCCGACACTTTGGTGGAGACAACCAAAGGGCTTCTTCCGATTGCTTCATTGCCGGGGGCGGGAATGGTTGGTGCGCCAGGAGGCCCGAGGGCCTACGAACGGAAGGTCGTCAACCCAGAAGCTCCGATGCTGAAAATCACGACCAAAGACGGCTACTCCGTCAGCGTTACTCCAGACCATGGCTTGGATGTTTGGGATGCTGAGACGGAAACCTATGAGCGGAAGGTGGCTCAGGGGATCAAGATCGGGGATTTTCTGCGATTGCGAATGCGGCCGGAGCTAGATGCCATTGAGCCGGCCGTGTTACCGTCTCCTCCGCAAGAGACGGACGTTCGGACTCGGTTGTATTCGGTCCCGTCTGTACTCAACAACAGCGGCGCGGAGTTTTTGGGGTTGTTTGTGGCTGACGGTACGCTTTCCCCCGCAGGGTTTCGTTTGGCCAAGAGGCACCGAGAAGTGGTGGATCGGTTTGCTGAGCTTTGTCGGGAGCTATTTGGTGTGGAAGCGTCGCGATTCCACGAATTGGGAGCGTACCATGCCGAGGTAAGCTCCGTTTTCCTATCCCAATGGTTGTCCCGACTTGGTGGGTTGCTGCCGCACGCGAAGGATGTTCCTTCTTGTGTCTTGCAGTCTCCGGTGGAGGTTCAGCGGTGGTTTCTACGTGGGTTGTTTGAGGATGGGTCGGTGCATCTTCGTTCGGGTGACCCTACGAAACTCGATCACATTGAGCTGGCCAGTAAGTTTGCAGGAGTGCGGGAGAAGGTTCGGGTGCTTCTTTTGCGTATGGGTATCATTGCTGGAAGAACAACGAGCCGCACCCCTTCTCTTCAGCTTTACGGCGTTAATGCCAGAAAGTTCGGTGAGGAAATTGGTTTCATCACACGTGAGAAGCAAGAGAGGGCGAGATTGGCGGTGGGGCCGGAGCGCTATGTTTTTCCGTGTAGCAGGAGGTTAGTCAAGGCTCTGCGTGCAGAGTTGGGGTCTCGGGTTCCGTTGCCGGTGTATCGGAATGGCATCAATAGGGGGTGTATCAGCCGACATGCAGCCGCCGAGATCTTGAAGTACTCGACAGGGACACAGGCCCAGCGGGAGTTGGCTTCGTTTTTGGAGGACCACCATAGTGTGGTGGCGTCGGTTGAGCCTTGCGTCTCTTCTTCTGTCTGTGTCGAAGTGCCGGACGGGCATCGTTTTCTACAAAATGGGTTTTACGGGTGGAACAGCCAGGGCCAGGAGTACGATGTCATTCTGATGCCCTGGGTCAGCGGTTTCCGGCGTCAGCTACAGCGCAACCTCATCTATACGGCAATTACGCGGGCTCGCCGGAAGGTCTGCCTTTTTGGGCACCCCACGGCGTTGGCGCGGGCTGTGGGGAACAGGGAGGTCGATACGCGGAACACGCTCTTCCCTGACCGGCTAATTGCGCTCGCTGGGTGCTCAAGTGAGGCGGCCGAGGCGTAAAGGAGTGTGGAATGGCTGCCGACGATGAGCTAAGGGAAGTCCTATCTTCGATCAGACGGAAGCTGCGTATCACGAAGGTCGTGGCAACTCGGGCATACAAGCACCGAGACGGTGATTCGTTTGCGGGCTTTGCTGCCGCCTGGGAATCCATACAGGATGATGCGGGCGGCCGAGGCGCCGACGTGATCGGAGTGCTTGAAGACGATGATCGGATAGCTGCACAGGGGATGACCATGTTTGAAGCCCGAATTGCTCATCTGCTGGTGGCGATGCAGGCTGACATTGCCGCGACCGAGGCGGCGATGGCTGGCGGCGGGATTGGTCCCGAGGTGTGTCAGGCGCGGGTTCGGATGTACAAGAACAACTATGCCAAGCTGATTCGCGACTTGCTTAGTCGAGGAAAGAATGTCGGAAGCAGCGACGACCATGAGTAGCGATCTCGTACCGGACAAGCCCGTTGTTGATGAGGCCCGGATTCGGCGCATCCACAAGGAGCTTCGCTCGATGCCCGCCATCGATCTGGACGCCGATCCTCTGGCGGTTGGGCCGAAGGCGATGAATAACAAGAAGGCCGCGATCAGCAATCAGCTTCGGCGCTGTACGGCGTTGCAATTGCAGCTATTGGAAGATCGGGGCTGGTTCGAGCACGAATTGGCTCGTGAGAAGGGCAAGTACGAGATCGCTTACACGGATTTGCTGGCGCACAATCCACATGTTCGTGCTGGGCGAAGCACGGCCGACCGCGAAGCCGCAGCCAGGGTGATTTTGGCCGAGTCGGTCGTGCGAATCAAAGAGCTAGAGCTTTCGGTCGAGGATCTGGAGAGGCTGCTCGTTGCTGTCAAGACCAAAGTGACTGATCTGCGGAACAAGCAAGCCCAGTTACGAGACCAGTTGAAGATCTGCGAGCACGAATTGGGGCTCGGGGCTCATTGGGGGCAGCCCACCGGAGCGGCCTATCCGATGTCAAAACCCGAAGCTGTCACGGCTGACGATGTTGCTGTGGTCGATGACCTGATTGCCCAGGTTGATGCCGCGGACAATGGCGATTTGGAGGAGGAGTCGGAGGAGTCGGAGGAAGAGGAGTCGGAGGAAGAGGAGCCGGAGGAAGAGGGGTCGGAGGAAGAGGGGTCGGAGGAAGAGGGGTCGGAGGAAGAGGGGTCGGAGGAAGAGGAGCCGGAGGAAGAGGGGTCGGAGGAGGAACCCGAGCTAGGGCACGAGTCAGATGTCATGTCACAGTTGGATGAGGATGGCAGGACATTGTTGGACGCGCATGCGGAAGAGGATATTTTGCCCTCGACCACGACGGCTGAGGAAGTGGACACCTTTCTGGAAGGTCTCGATGTGGAGGATGCCGAGCCCGAGCCGCCCTCGGACCCAGGCAGCATCGATGTCGATACGATTCTAGAGGGTCTAGAGTACGACGATTAGGGCCATCTATTGCCATCAATCGCCTGACGGGCGGGGTATGGTCAATCGTTGGCCCGGTTCCTTGTACTGTTCCAAAGGAAACCACAAACCCAGTGCCGGGCCACGGTCAAGGAGAAAGCACATGAGTGACGATGCGTTTTTTGAGTTTGGCATCGGGCAGAATGACGACAAGGTGGGCAAGAAGATCGCTCGCTTCAGCGCCGAGAAGCGTACCTATCGGATTGGGTTTTCCCATTGGGATGGGGCGGAGAACGAGAATCTCGATGAGGCCATGAAGACGCTCCTCAAGTCGATGACGACGGAGGACGAGGCTGAGCCTGCAACGCCGAAATTCATCGGTGCCCCGCGGCACTACAAGCCTGGCGTCGGTTATTTCCTTCACAAGGGGCCGGAGTATGCGGAGATCTCTGGTGAGCCGCCCAAGACCTACGTGGCAACCATCATCATCGTCTGGCCAACCGACCCGCAGGGGAATGTGACGAAAGAGTCTCTGTCTCGGATGCCCGACTTGTATCCGTGGGTGATGAGTAAGGACAAGTACCAGCCGATCTCGGCGGCTCATCGCCAATGGCCTTTCGGGGACCACGACCTGATGGCTACGTGTACCGACACGCAGTATCAGAAGATGGACTTCTTGCCTGCAAAGACCAGCCTGTTCCGTTCGCTCATCGAGCGGGCTCTGGGCGATGAGGTTCTGGAGGCAGAGTTTGGTACCAAGACCAAGGGCGATCCCCGTGCGCCGGACAAGCGGTCGCGGGAAGTGATCGAGCACATTCTCGCCATGACGCGAGAGATCATGGCGGACTTGCGCAACTTCATTGCGCGTGACATGACGCTCGATCAGATTCGGGAGCGGTTGGGACAGCAGACGGCTTCTCCTACCGGAGTCTCTGCACCTGCGGCCGACACAGAGATCGACGGGCTGCTGGGAGACATCTTGGAAGAATAGGCGTCCGTATGCTCGTGCTCGGGCTGGACCCTTCGTTGACCAATTTCGGCTGGGTCGTTCACGACACCGAAGCGAAGGGGAAGGCCCGAGTCGTTGGGCGAGGGCGCTGGTCAACACCAGCCAAGATGGAATTCATTGACCGCTACACGCAGATGCGGGAATGGCTCCGTGAGAAGATTCAGGAGTACCGGCCAGACCACATGGGGATCGAGTACCCCGTGTTCCACGATCTCTGGTCAGAGGGGATGTATGGTCTGTTTTTGTTCTCCTGCGAGGCCATCAAGAGCGAGAAGCAGGATGTGGTGTTCTTCTCTCCAGGGCAGACGAAAGCACATGCTCGTTTGTTTCTCAAGCGACCACGGGTAGCCGGACGACTGTGGAAGATGGTGAAGGCTGACATGCGTGAGGCTGCCAAGGAGGACACGGGAGGTAAGGGCCGATGGTCTAGTGATGAAGCAGATGCCTATTGGGTTGCACGGACGGCGGGCCGGTTCTGGAGTTTCTGGGAAGGGATTTTGAAGGAAGAGGATCTCACGCCCGCCGAGCGTGAGCAGTTTCTCAAGATCCACACGTTCAAGCGAGGAAAGCGGGCTGGCGAGGTCGTCAAAAAGGGCATCATCCATCGCGAGGATGAGCGGTTTTTCCTCTGGTCTGCGTAGGAGATCGTCGTGTCTAAGAAAACCAAGAAAAAAGTAGCGAAGCGGACCAAGGTCACTGCTAAGCAAGGGAGCGCGGTTCAACGAGCGACCACGTTGATCGATGATACGCTCAAGACGCAAGAATGGCGCGTGGTTGACGTCCAGTCGCTTAAGGAGTCGCTGCCCTACATTCCCACGGGCAGCATCGTCATCGACTACCTCATCGGAGGTAAGCAGAACGACCACGGAGTCGCTCCGTGTCCTGGGATGCCTCGAAAGCGCATCATGCAGTTGTACGGGCATGAGGGAAGCGGTAAGACGACTCTGGCTCTCAGCGTCGCAGCTTCAGCCATCGCCAACGGCGGCACTGTGTGTTTCATCGACTACGAGAACGCCATCGTGCCCCACTACGCTGCCGCGCTGGGCGTCCCTATCGGAGACAAGAGTAAGTTTGTGTTGGCTCAGCCTACATCTCTCGACATCGGCATGACGATTGCCTACGCGATGGCGAGAGAAGGCGTTGATCTGGTAGTGTTCGATTCGGTGGGTGTTGGTGTTCCGCAGAAGGTTCTGGACAGCGATCTCAAGGACGTAGCGGAGCTTGGGCAGATTGGATTGGTGGCGGCTATGTGGTCGAAGTATCTGCCTAAGCTGCGTAGCGTGGCAGGCAAGACAGGCACGGCTCTCATTGGCATTGCTCAGCTTCGCACGAAGATCAACACGGCGGGTGGTAAGGGTGCTACCGGAGACACGATCCAGGGCGGAAGAACGTGGGGTCATCAGTCTGATCTGCGGCTCAAGCTGACGCGTATCCAAACCGAGAAGGCAAAGGCTGTCAATCCGCTGACCAACCAGATACAGGAACGGGTCATCGGTGCTGTAATTAAGGCGAAGCTCGAAAAGTGTCGTGTCAGTGCTCAACAAGGAAACGAGGAGACTCTCTACATTCGGCATGGCGAGGGCTTTGACGACTACCGGACCCTCATTGAGATTGGGATTGCGCATAATCTCGTCCACAAGGGAGGCGCTTGGTTGGAGTGGAGCAGCCCCAAGGGCGACACGAATGTCAAGACTCAAGGCATGGACAAGTTTCGGCGGCAGATGATGGCGGAAGAAGGTGCGATGCAGACGCTTTACGATCAGGTCATGCCGTACCTGGGATCTACGGTTACGCCTGTAGTGGATGACGACGATCTTGTGTATGAGGGGGATGATGGCGATGACGACCTAGATGAGTTGACTGAGATGCTTGCGAACGTGAGTGCGCCGGGGACCGCACCGGAGCCCGAATCTGATACCGAGGCGTAATGCTTCACATTCGGGTTCGCAACTTTCAGAGCATCAAGGATGCGACCGTCGTCATCGACGGGTTCACGGCTCTCACCGGCACGAACAACGCAGGCAAGTCGGCGCTGGTTCGGGCGATCCAGGGAACCTTCACAAACCCCGCGCCGTCGTTCGTCCGTTACGGGGCGAAGCACTCCACGGTGGAGATCACGGACAGCAAGAACGATCTCTACGTCAAGTGGGAAAAGGGTGGCGGCAAGAACGATTATGAGTTGCGTGTTGGGGACAGCACTGAGAAGTTTGTGAAGGTGGGGAAGACCGGGGCTCCGCCGCAGGTCTTGGAGGCTTTCGGGGTTGGCTCTCTCCAAGCTGGCAATGCGACTCTGTGGCCGCAGTTTGCGGCGTGGAAGTCGGGACCGTTGTTTCTGTTGGACAAGCCGGGAAGCGCAATTGCTGATGGGGTTGCCAACATCGATCGTATTACGGTGCTCAACAAGGCGCTCAAGGCGTGCGAATCAGATCGTCGTCAGACTATGGCGACGCTCAAGCTGCGCAAGACAGATCAGGAGACGATTGAAGAACAACTGGCTATGTTTGATGGGCTTGATGGGGTTGTCGCGACACTGGAGGGGCTCCAGACGAAACGCGATCAGGCCGATCGCGTCAAAGCTGGGCGTGAGAAGTTGGTTTCTCTCAAGCGGCAATACACGGAGGCTCGGGAGCAGGTTGATCGGCTGGAGGGTTTCGATGAAGTGGCGGCGATGGTGCCGACCAAAGAGCGGGTGCGGGAAGGCCGCGATCTGGGCCAGGAGTTACAGGAATACTGGAAACTTCAACGCGATTTGAGAGCCGCCAGGGAGCGTGTGGAGGCGCTCAAGAAACTCGGGGACGTGGCCAGCCAAATCCCGTCTCAAGACGTTGTGACGGGCCTCCAGCGGCTTCAAGAGGGTCTCCAGAAGCTCCTCCAGCTACGTGATCGGCTTAAGCCTCTGCAAGAGGAGATTGTGAAGTTGAGGGGGGCCGCGGAGATCGCGCGCGCCTCCAAACTCGGCGACGACTCGGTGCTTAAGAAGGCCAACAAGCTACGCCAAATTCTCAAGTGGATTTACGGGATGCGCACCGAAGTCCAGACGAGTCGCGATCTGATTGAAGGTTACGAGGGAGACTTGGCAGAGAAGCGAAAAGAGCTAGATGCTCTCCTCGACGCCTTGGGTTCTGTGTTGGAGCAGTACGATGAGTGCCCACTATGCGGTGCGTCTATCGAACACGAGGAAGAGTGAGTGGTAAAGAGGCTATTGAAGGAGCGTCTGTGTGACCATGCACACTTGTGGTAAGGGCTACACGTTTCCGATCGCTGGCTGGGACTACCTGCACTGTGAAGGGAGTCCTTTTCAGCGCGGTTTTCAGCATGGCTATTTGTTGGCGGAGCGTCTGCGGACCATCTTCAAAGCGCTCTCATTCATGACGCCCTACAGCACAGGCAAGTCGTGGGCGTTCTTCAGAGAAGCCGCAGCGAACATGTGGAAGGGGAAGATCCCGACTGAGCTACAGCAAGAGATGCAGGGAATCGCGGAAGGAGCCTGCGAAGCGGGAGTCGAGATCACGTATGAGGACATCCTCGCGTGGAACGGACAAGAGGAGTTGACGGACTATTGGTGGCCCAATGAGCAGAAGCGGTTGGGTTACGACCCGGTGTATCCCGAGAGCGACCACTGCTCTGCGTTCTTGGCCGGCGGCCCGACTACGAAGGGTGACCAGATCGTGATGGCGCACAACTCGTTCAACGAGTTTGCCCTTGGTCAGTACAGCAACCTCATCCTGGACATCGTACCATCCACGGGCAATCGGATGTTCATGCAGAGCAGTCCGGGTTGGGTTGATTCGTTTTCCGACTTTTTCGTTACGTCCGGCGGCATCATGGGAACGGAGACCACTATCGGTGGGTTTGGTCTCTACGATCCCACGGGCACGCCCGAGTTTGTTCGTGTGCGTCAGGCGATGCAATACGCGACCGAGCTTGGCGAGTTTGTCAAGCACATGCTCGACCACAACAATGGAGGCTACGCCAATAGTTGGCTGCTTGCGGACTACCGGAGCGGAGACATCCTGCGGTTTGAGCTTGGGCTTGAGCTGTACAACGTCGAGATGAATCCTCAGTTGGAGGGGCCAGGGAAGGGGCCGGGCTACTTCATTGGCTTCAACGCTCCCCTTGACCCGGCGATTCGGAACATCGAGTGCTCCAACACGGGATACTGTGACATTCGGCGTCACCAAGGAGCCAGGCAGGTTCGCTTGCGTCAGATGATGCAGCAGTGGCGCGGGAAGATCGATCACCACATGGCTCAGAGTCTCATTGGCGATCACCATGACGTGTATCACGAACAGATGGGGATAGAGCCCGTTGACAACCCGTCCTCTCGTACCGTGTGCTCGCACTACTATCTCGATCCGCGGCAGTACATGTCCGATCCCACGCGCCCGTTCCCGTTCCAGCCGCGCGGTGCTGTGGATGGGAAGGTCATGACCCAGGAAAGTGCTCGGAAGCTGCGATTCTGGGCACGATGGGGCAATAGCTGTGGCATGGTTTTCGACAAGGACGCTTTCATCCAGGAACATCCTCAATGGCTGGATCTGAAGGACATTTTGGAGACTCGCGGGGGGAATCCGTGGGTCGAGGTTCAAGCAGACATGTGCCCGTAAGGAGACTATGGTCTCTCCCACACACGCAGGAAACCCCGCTAGGACGTGCAATTGGGATCGCGCTTCTGAAGAAGCACGTATCGAGGCACAACAGATTCAAGAATCTCAAGCAAAGTTGTCTGGCGAAGCGGCTCCCATCGATATTGGCCATCATCCGGTCTATGGGTGGTTTGTGATTGAAACCACTCTCGGGACTATTTTGTGGGCAGAAAGAGGAGAGTGACTAAGAAGCCAAGGCCGAGGCAGTCCGGCAGCGCGTTACAACGTCGGGATGTGCGTAGCGCAGGTTCCGCTGTAGCGTCACCTATAGGGAGCAACCTGTTTACTTCGTGGGTATAGCGGAGTGTGGGCATTCGCTTCGTCACTCGTTCCGACGTTCACATCTCGGACCACACTCCGCAGTCGAGAACGGATAACTGGATCGAGACCGTCGCGGAGAAGCTCGCTCAGGTTGGCGAGATTGCTCGCGAGGTTGATGCCCATGCTGTCCTAGACAATGGGGATTTCTTCGATGTGAAGTCTCCTGGGCGCAACTCTCACGCGATGGTGCGGCTTGTAGCGGATGTCCATGCCAAGTACCCCTGTTCGGTCTGGGGAAACGTCGGCAACCACGATTGCGTCTACGGCAACCTCGACTACCTGGACCAGCAACCGTTGGGCGTGTTGTTCTCGACGGGAGTCTTTCAGCGTTGCTACGGAGAGCACACGCGGAGGCTGACTGACCCGGATAGTGGTGTCGAGGTCCGTGTCGTGGGCATTCCTTACCACGGTCCCAAGTACGACATGGGGCGGTTCGAGGTACGCAAAGAGAAGGAGGACTATCTCGTTGTCATGGCGCATGTTCTCGCGTCGCCGCGTGGAGGGACGATGTTTGAGGGCGAGGACATCGTGAAGTACGATGACGCGCTCAACCTGTCGCCCGATGTGGATGTCTGGGTCTTTGGGCATTGGCACAAGGATCAAGGCATCGTAGAGCACAGACCGGGCAAGTGGATCGTCAACATCGGCGCGCTCACGCGAGGTTCGTTGAGCCAGGACGATCTCGATCGTGAACCTGGGGTTGCCATTCTCACGTTCGCAAAAGATGGTTTCCAGATCGAGCGTCGTAACCTCAAGGTTCGCCCTGTAGATGACGTGTTCAACCTGGAGCGCCGCGTTCAGGCCGAGACGCGAGCAATGACGATGGAAGCGTTTGTGTCGTCTCTGCGCGAGACGCTGGGCAAGGAAGCCAACTCGGAGTCCCTCCAAGAGAGGATCGATCGGATGGGTGTTCCCGACAACGTGCGTGAGCGGGCCATTCTCTACATCGAGGAAGCTGAAAACAGTAGGTGAGGCCATGGGTAGAATGGTTGTGAATAGAAGGAGGGCCTCCCTTGGCGGCGGCGTAACGTGTGTGCTGCGCCGTCGTCTTGGGAGGTTTGCTATTCGGTAGAGTGAGATCACGTGGCTGCGAAGCACGATTTTACGCTCTACTGGAACAACCTCATCACGTATGAGGGCTGTCCGCAGTGCTTTCTCTGGAACCGTGGGTGGGGTGATATCGACGTAGGCGGCGGGCCTGGGCGTAAGAAGCCCAAGCCAGTCAAGAAGTCTGCCCACCACAAGATCATGGGGCTCGTCATCCAGTCGGCTGTCGAGACCTTTTACAACGAGGAGCTATGGCGGAAGCCGGAAGGGCTCAAGCATCGGTTGGTGCGGATGACCAAGGCCGCTTTCACGCAGGAATTGGCGAAGCACTACGTCGATTGGAGGCAAGCGCCGGGTCAGGCTGAGATGGTGCGGGTGTGCTGCGATGGGGTGCTGGGCTACATGCGTACCATGAAGTATCACAGGTTTCTGGGTTCGTATGCGCGCGCAGAAGTGAACCTTCGTGGGTGGATTGACAAGAGGAATCCCCTTGGTGGCTATGCAGACGTGATCATCCGTCGTGAGGACACGGGCATCACCATTCTGGATGGCAAGAATTCTACAACGAAGGGTAAGTATGTAGACCCAGACCAGTTGAGATTCTACGCCTTGTGCTTCTACCTGGCGTACAACGCGATGCCCGATCGCCTTGCGTTTGTGTGGTATCGCTACCCCTATGACGGCAAGGATGAGACGGGAGTAGAGTGGATCGAATTCACCAAGCGTGATCTCCAGACTCTCGCGAAGCGCGCTTTAGAGGCGCGGCAGAAGATGAACAAGGAGGAATTCGACGCCACGCCCAACTCGGCAACGTGTCGGTTCTGCGACTACGAAACGGTGTGCCCCGAGCGCAAAGCCATGAGAGAGGCCGATCCGCGGAGTAGGCCAAGAGTGAGCCTGCCTACGGTAGATGAGGCGACCGGGTTCGTGGAATTTGATCTGAATTCCCCGGTTCATTCAACCTCGCGTTCGGGTAAATAAGGCTACAGGTTTCCCATGCCAGAGACCACGACCGACCAACGTCTGGAAGATGCGATTCGGCGTCGTACCGAGATTCTGGCGCACATCGAACGCATCAAAGGCAAGAAAGAGGCAGCCGAGTCGAATCTGAAGGCGGCCGAAGAAGCCTGCCGTAGTCGCAAGGTCGATCCAGATGATATCGATGGCTACATCGAGAAACTGGAGACGCGATACGAGCAGTTGGTCTCGGACCTGGAGCGGGACATTGAAGATCTTGAGGAGCAGCTTGCTCCTTTCCTCGGTGACGCAGACGGAGAAGAAGCTAATGAAGATCGAAGTAGCGAAGAGTGATCTGGAAAACGCATTGCAGGTTGTGTCGATCGGAACCTCGGGAAGCGGCAGCGATCTCACGACCCATTTCGTGTTTCGGACCAAGGACGATCAGACGAGCATTCTGTCTTACAATGGTCGTCTTGGAGCGAGCATTCCACTCATCTGCAACGCTTCAGTGGATGACGGAGAGGACGCGCCCGACGCTTTCACGATCGAATCCTGGCGACTACAGCAATGGCTCAAGGCAGTAGACGACGCCGCGGTGGTTCTGGAGCTAGATGGTGGTGTTGTCTCTGCGACCGCTCCATCTGGCACCGTGCAATTCCGTTCTCTCGATCCATCTTCCTTCCCCTTCTGGGACAAGACGCTCAAAGGCGCGAAGAAGACCATGACCATCGAGGCGCGGCGGCTTCACGCTGCCCTGTCTCACGTCAAGTCGTTCATTTCGGCAGCCGACACGACACGGCCAGAGATGGCCGTCACCGAAGCCAAAGACGGGTCGTTGTGGGCAACCGATACGGCTGCGTTGACGATCGTTTCACTGGAGGAGCTAGGGAATTCCAACCTGCGCATCCATGGCAAAGACATTCCTTCGGTGCTTTCGTTCCTGCTGTTGGCAGGAGATGACAAGCTGGAAGTGCTGGAGCACAAGCGGTCGCTATTTCTCCGTCGAGATGATGGGGGAGTGCTCAGCGTGGGGCGCCCTACCACGGCGTTTCTGGAGTTGGAGGACATCGAGGAAGTCGAGGATGCGCATTGGTGGGAAGTGGGTACCAAAGACCTGGATCGAGCGATTCAGCAGCTTTCGGCGAGCGCTGCGAAAGAAGATCTCAAGATCACGTTCAACTTCGATCCCACGGCACAGAAGGTTGTCACGTCCATGACAGCCGATTCTGGGGCGACGGTTACGTTGGATCTCGAATGTCCTGAGTACGGTTCCAAGGATGGTGTGGAGGTTGGGCTCCCGAAGAACGGCTGGGATGTGGAGTATCCCTATCTTCAGCGAATCTTGTCCTCGTACAGAGGCGGTAACGTGCTCAAGTTTGGGCTCAATCCCGCTGAAGAGGGCGGCTGGACGCGGTTTGTGGAGGACCGGGAGGGCGACAAGTATCTCACGATCTTAGTGTGGATACCGTGACCGATGGTGCTTTCTGAGCTTCCGTCTATTGGCTCCCTTCGATCGAAAGCCGATCAGGCGATCGGCTTTCGCGATGCGCTTCAGCGCCGGAACAAGACCAATCAGCAGGAGATTCGGGACCTGACAAACGAGGAAGCGTTGCTTCTGTTGGTAGCTGAGTTGCTTCGGACGTTGGTGGACGCGGAGGTGACGGAGGGCGTCGAAGCCGTGACAAAGCTCCAGACGGAGGGCTTGCAGGAGATTTTCCCCGACAAGGACGTGAGCCTGGAGGCCGATGTCACGTCTTCACGAGGTAAGGTCTCCGTTGATCTGATGACGGTAGACCGCAAGCCGGACGGAGAGGTGGTTAAGGGCGCCGATGTGGACTTCTTTGGCGGCTCTATAAGCACCGTCGAGTCCGTGTTGCTGCGCATCATCGTGATTATGCGTCGGGGCTTGCGGCCGTTGCTTGTGTTGGATGAGACGTTAGGAGCCATCGCCAAGCTCTACGTGGACCGCATGGCGACGTTCCTGAGGACTTTGTGCAATCGCATTCCTGGCGGTATGGATGTTCTTGCCGTGAGCCACGATCCGTTGCTCATCGATGCGGCTGAGAAAGCCTACGTTGTTGATGTGCAGGCCGATGGTAGCGTCAAATTCAAGGAACGACGCCAATGATGAAGCCCGGAGCCATCAAGCACAAGCTGGGCCAGGTGGTGTTTCGGCATCGTAAGAGGTTCATCGAGGAAGGGCTCAAGAGACGACCGTGCAACTGCGCCTACAACGCTCCTGTGAAGTTTCCGCGTAAGACGAGCGCCAGGGAGACGGTTCACGTGTGCCTCTTCCAAATCGCAGATCGCTCTGCGTGGAACAACACCATCTGTGACGATGCGTTCGATGGCGCTTCGCAGGCGCAGCAGTGTCCGTATTTTAAGTGCCAGAACACGGCGGAGGATCTCAAGGAGATGTTCGCGTCGCTGCTTGGTCTAGACGGGACGCCCGTAGAGATCGGATGGGTTGCTAAGCACTATCCCGACATTGCAGCGTTGACGTGGGTTCTGGGCGAGCAGCCCAAGGCGAAACCCGAGCACAGTGTCTTGGACTTGGTTGGCAAAGAGGAGCCAGAGGAGCTGCCGGAAGAACCATTGGCGGAGGAACCCAATGAGTGATCTGTTGATGGTTCACAATTGGGATGGCTTGCTCAAGCAAGCGAAAGTCCCTCCTCGAATCATGGAGGTTCCTGTCGATCCCGAGAGTGCGCCCTTCCTGGTTTCGGCTCGGGAAGGAGCCCCGTTCCCGCTCGTGTGGGTCCACAAGGCAAACAACCGAGAGAAGATTCGTGCCTGCCCGCGCAAGGATCTGACGCTGCGCACCAAGATCATCGAAGAGGTCGTTCGGGCAGGGGAAGAGAAGGAGGTAGGCAACATACATCCTCTCACGATCGAGGGTGTGCAGGCGGCGTTGGCTTACCTCAAAGCCTACAGTTTCGATGATGTGGAAGCCCTGGTCGCATCGGACGTGAAGGAAACGTATCTGGAAGAGGTGAACACCTACGTCAAAGAGTGGGTGCCGGAGGGGCACTTGGTGCTGCTCCCGAAGGACCGGTCATTCGTGGGTGATATGGGACAGATGAGCACGGGACACGTCATTGTCGTGGTCCACAATCCGCTTCGGGGAATCGCAGTAGTGAAGAGATGAGAGAGTGGGTCGAGGAAGCCCTGGCGCAGTGTGTGCTGTCGCAGGAGGCGAGAGGTTACCTCTTGGCGCGCGGGGCGAAGCCAGAGACCATCGAGGAGTGGGGGATCACGACCTGGACGGCACCAGCAGAGTCCGCTCCAGATGAGGACTTTCGGAAGCGTCTTGGCGAGCACGGCGAGGTTTTCAATGACCGCATCATCATCCCGCTGCGGAGCCCTCGCGGGGTTCTTCTGGGATGGGACAGCCGATCTATAGGTGAGAAGGCGGTCCTTCGTTGGCTGATCGGAGACCGGCCTTGGTGCGTGTGCTGGGTTGGGCTCCAGGTGGCGATGGACAAGATCTGGGACGGTCGAGATCCGTGGATCGTGGAGGGAGCCTTCGATGTGTTCGCGCTACAGCACGCGTTGCCGGACGAGCCTGTACTAGGAGCGGGGCCTGCGCGTCTCGTCTATAGCCAGGTGGAGTTTCTCCGGCGGTTCTGCAAGCACGTCAATCTCGTGTTCGATCGGGATGCCGCAGGGCGTAAAGGATCACAAGAGGCTCTCGCGAACCTTCAGGGTCGCGGAGTCTCATGCCGGGAGATTGCTTACGGTAGAGCAGAGGATGACCCAGGTAAGATTTGGGATCGAGGCGGCGCAGAGGCCATGCGTCGCGAGTTTCCTTACCACAACTGACGGGAGCAGCCATGTCTCAGGAGATCTTTGAAGCAGGAAACGATGTCTACAAAGCGCTGAAGATGCTGATTGGCAAGTACCATCCGCATCTATCCGATGTGAAAGACCAGATCTTCGTGTATTTCAAGGAGAAGGCATCAACGCCGGGAGGCGTGGCTGTGGCGGGCAAGACCAAGAAGGCGCCCCTGCTGCTGGCCGCCGGGTTGGTGACGGAGAACAAGCGCAAGATCACATTCATCATCGAGCTAGGGCACGACTACTGGAAGCCACTCTCCGACAAGCAAAAGACTGCGCTCCTTGATCACCATCTGTGTGCCATGGTCGCAGACGTGAGCCAGCAAGGTGGCATCACGTATGGCGTCAAGCCACCGGACTTCGTGGGGTATCGGGATGAGGTAGAGCGCTGGGGCTTGTGGCGTCCTGCACAGAACCCGAAGGCCAAGACGTTGGTGGAGCAGATGTTCGGCGCGGAGGAGGAAGAGGAGACGATGGAGGAGGAGGAGGAGTAGGATGCATCAGCACGCGATCCCGGCGGAAGAAGTGATCGCCACAGACGGGTATACAGATGGGTTTCATGATGGGGTAGCTTGGGTGCTACGTCGCGTAGAGGAGACCACACGGCCGGAAGGATGAGTCTCGATACCAAATACAGGCCAATGAAGTACAAGGAAGTGCTCGGGCAAGAAGGCACTGTCGCGGTGCTGCGCCAATTCGTGAGCACGGGACATGGGTTCTGTCAGAGCTACCTCTTCGGCGGTCCGTTTGGCGCAGGAAAGACGACCCTTGCTCGCATTCTCGCCCGAGCGTTGCTGTGTGCTAATCCTCAGAAGGGGGAGCCATGTGACGAGTGTCATTCGTGCAAGGTGATGCTCGACAAGCCCGGCTCGCACGAGTGCTTCATCGAAGTTGATGCCGCCACCAACAGTGGCAAAGCGGACGTTGCCAAGCTTATCCAAGATCTGGACTATTCGACGTTCTCGGGCAAGCAGAAGATCTATCTCTTCGATGAGTGCTTTACTGAGGACACGATGCTTTTGACGCCGGACGGCGCGCGGAGCATCAAAGACCTTGTGGAAGAGAGATACATGGGTTTGGTTGCCTCGCTAGATCCGGTTACTGGTGACCATTGTTGGAGGCCGGTTACTGATTGGCATGACATCGAAGATGAACGCGACTGTGTGATGTTGGAATTTGATAATGGTGTTGTGTTAACTGTTACGACCGACCAGGAGATATTCACGAGGAATCGAGGATGGGTTGCCGCTTCGGACTTGACGGATGGCGATGATGTTTGCGAAGCCGCTAATGCGTCGTTTGCTCGACGCTGAGGTCGTGATATGTTGGATGCGATGACAAAAAATCCCCATCCAAGAGGAAGTGACGCCTATTGGGAGAGACGTTTGGAGCTTCTGCTGCGGCGAGGAAAGTTGTGTGCTTGTGGTTGTGCTGAGCCAATTCGAGTTAGTTTGGAGTGGCTCAAAGCGCAAGGCGCCCAGCGCAATGTATGGCTACCTAAATATCGTCCGGGGCATGCTCCGCTTATTTCTTGCGCTTGCGGGTGTGGAGAATTGATCGAGGCTGTTGATGAGCGAGGACAACCTAGAAAGGTACGGGATCGACAACACGCCGCTCGCATGACTCCGGGTCCGGTGGTGGATTGGGAGAAACGAGCGGCTGAATGGAATGCTCGGGCGCCCCTTTGCGCTTGTGGGTGTGGGTTGCGTCTTCACCGAACGCCGGATCAGATGCGTGCTCGTTTGCCGGATGCGAAGCATTACCCAGGACATGCACATCGTCGGTCGGGGTTACAGAGGCTTAACTCGATAGAGCGCAGCGTGGTTCTTGGTGTGCTTTTGGGTGATGTGTCAATTTCTGTGCCGTGTAAAACACCGCGTTTGCAATTCACGCATGGGATTTCTCAACGTGAGTACACACTACACAAGATCCGAGTGTTAGAGCGATTGTCTTGGTGGTGGCAAGAGACGCAGACAAGCGGATACACAGACAATCTTGGAATTCAAGCCTCCTCCTCTTGCGCGGTAGCCTTGGGGGAGATCTACGAGCTTGTCCGGCCCGGTGGCGGCCCAAAGCGGGTCACCGGCCGATGGCTAGATGAGATCGATGACAGAGCTTTGGCGTACTGGTTCATGGATGACGGATCGGTTTCTTTCAGTAACAAAAAGCTGTCTCACGCAGCTTTTCACACTGAAGCCTTTTCGGAGCAGGAACATGATTTGATGGTTGGGTGGTTTCGTAGTCGTGGCTATCTTCAGGTAGTCAAGGCTAAGGCTCGGGGGTATTGGTATCTGTATGTTCCTCGGAGCGACGCTGAAAGCCTGGTCAAAGCTGTTCGGCCTTTCGTTCCTGATTCGATGCGGTACAAGGTGAGGTGCGCTTGTGGCTAGGCTCGTGCGACGAATCCTCGCGGGGAAGAGGAAGGTTTATGATGTTGCTGTTGCTGGCAGCCATGCTTTCTTCGCCTATTCACGTGAGGGTAACGGTTGTCATGCTGTCCTGGCTCACAACTGCCATGAGCTAAGTCGTCAAGCATTCGACGCCATGCTTCTGCCGATGGAGGACAACCGGCCCAACAGCCAGGACAAGAAGCTCGTGTGCATCTTCGCGACGACGGAGCCCGAGAAGATGCGACCGGCTGTCCTGTCCCGCTGCGCTCCCGCCTTCATCATCCGACCCTGCGCGCCTGCGCAGATCGCGGAGCGGCTGGGGCAGATCTGCACCGCTGAAGAGATCCCTCACCAGCCAGAGGCCCTGATGCTCATAGCCGAGGCCACGGAGTGCCACATCCGAGACGCCATCAAGGCTGTCGAGGGGGTCTCGATGGTCGGGGATGTGAGTCCTGAGAGCGTCCGCTCGTATCTCCAGATGGACGCCAATCCGATCTACCTGGAGGTTCTGGAGAACATCGGAAAGGACCAGAAAGCCCTCCTGGAAGCCATAGAGCGGCTTTTGCAGCACGTCGCCCCGGCCACTGCCTACGACAACCTGGCCGAGTTGGCAATGTTGGCATATCGGTTGGCAAATTTGGGAGTAGGAACCGTACCTTCATTTTTGGACAAGGACAAACTCAAAGAAGTCGGAGATCGCCATGGGGCATTTCTGATTGAAGCCGGGTCGAGATTTGCGAAGCGTCCGGGCCGGGTTTCGTCTGCAATGCTGCGTTGTGATTTGGCTGCACTTCATCAATTGGCGACTGGAGCGGTAGCCACGATCGTGCAGACCGAGACTCCTGTTGCCGTGCAGCCCACCGTGAGTGAAGGTTCTTCCGAGCCGAAAATCGTAGCTCCGCCTGCACCGAAAAAGACCGAAGATGCACCTTCCCCGTCCCCTGAAAAACCTTTACCGGACCCGGCTCCTGAGGAGCAGGCTGGTATTGTAGAGGGGTACGTGACTTCCACGGGTGTGTTTTGTGATCCACGTGCTGCACGTTCTAACCGGCAAGGCGCTCCGCAAGATGGTTCTCGCCAATCCTCTACTCTGTCTCCCGAAGACTTTGCGCAGCGTTTGGATGAACGGCTGCGGGAGTTGATTGACGAGAATGGGAGATCAGAGGGACCGGGTTACCTGGGTGGCTCTTGAGCTATCCAAGCAGGGCGAGCAAAAGGTCGAAGACGGGTCTCTGGTCACCGATATCCGTGAAGCTCTGGGCGTAGATGAGGACTGGCCCGTGTTCGTGCCAGCGAAGGTCTACGCCAAAGGCGGCAAGCAAATCACCATCCACCTAATGGAAGGATATGCTTTCATAGCTTCGGGGTTGGACGAAGTAGACTATTTCAAATTGGAGAGTGACACGAAGCTAGTTTCAAAGGTCATGTCTGCAATCTCACCCTCCGGTGTGAAGGTTCTGAGTACGATTGCGGATATTGAAATACAGAGTTTGCGTCGACAATTGATGGAGCGTATTGCGTCAGATATCTCACCTGGCATGAAGGTTCATGTGACCGAAGGTAAGTATCGTGGTTTGGACGGAGAGGTGCTTCTGATCTTGGACGACTGTGCTATAGTCCACATCGGTTTGCGGTCGTTGCAGACGATGGCCCGGATTCCTCGGGTGTTTCTGGATGCGAGCATTGACAAAGGTGTTGTTTGATGGCGACGCGATGGACGGATTGCCGGTCAGTTGATCCTGCCGAGTTAGAGGCTCGGTACTCGGTTGACGACTTGATGGACTTCATCGAGTCAACGGTCAACGATGAGCCTTCCGAAGAGGCGCAACGAAACCTGGAGCGCATTCGGGAGATCATCGAGGATCTCCCACCGCGTGAAGCTGACTTCGTGGAGTTGTACTTCTTTCGTCACCTGAAACAAACAGACATTGCAAACATCTTCAAGGTCAGTCAGCCGACTGTCTGCTACCGACTGCAACGAGCAACCCTACGCATTCAGTTTATGCTCTCGTTGCCTGATGTGACGGCGGAGGAGATCGAGGAAGCAATGCGTGGCTTCTTGGCTGATCCGAAGGATGTTGAGATCATGGTGCTCATGTACAAGACCACGTGTCAGAGCGAGGTCGCAAAGCGTCTGGGCGTCACGCAAGGTCTCGTGCGACATCGGTTCATGCGAGCCACGCAGAAGATGCAGAACAATGAGGAGATGGAGACCTACGCTCAGGTCTTCGATGCCATCAGCAGAAACCTCAACATTCTTCGCGAAGTACAACGCAACGCTTGGGATGCCCGAGTAACGCACGTCGTGGACTAGCGATAGTCCGCCTATGACACGTCAAGCACAGGAGAAGGTCATGTCTCGATTCGCAAAATTCATGTCGGTGGTTGCTCTTATTGGGCTCATGGCTGGGTCCACGGGCTGCAAGGTCAAGAAGCAAACCGCTAGTCCCGAGGACTACTACCCGCTCATTCTCATCGCCCTGGACGGTGGCAAGACCGCCGCCATGATCGGACGCAACGAATTCATCGAGAAGAAGAATTTCGGCGGGTGCGTGGCAACGGAGGTTCTGATCTCGGGGTTCGGTTCGGCGCAGGATGTGCTGTCGGGGAAGATGCAGGACAAGATCGTTCTTCCTGCGATGGAGCTAGACCTTGAAGAGTGCCTGGCGATCAAGGGCGACACGCCGCAGGGACACGAAGATCTGGTTCCGCTCATCGAGGGCGTCTCCGGCATAGCTCTCATGACCGGCGAGTTTTACGCCAAGAAACTCAAGCAGCACGACTGCAAGAAGGGGGTCGCCGCGCTGGGGGCCATTGCGTACATTCGGGGGTTGATCAAGCCCATCACCGATCAGGTCGCCGAGCCCGGTAGCATGATCTCGGTCCCGGCTGTCGAGATCACGTTTGACGAGTGTAGACGCTAGTTCCGCCCACGGCAGCCAGAAACCGGGCTCTGGGCTCCAGGGTCCGGTTTCTGCGTTTCTGGGCCTTTCAGGGGCTCCTGGGCCGGTACTCCGCCTATCCGTCCCATTTGAGTAGGACTCCTCTACCTCATGGAAAAGAAACCATCTGAGCGGCGGATCATCATGGCTAAGAAGGTGGCCCGTGATTGGCTGCTGAAACGTGCCAAACCAGAGTATCGATTCCGGGTTTACCACAACCAGGATTCGGCGCCTTATGTGAGTTTGTTGCGGAGCTTTCGGGATGGTCGTTTCAAGCTCGCGGGTGTGGACCAGCTTCCCGATTTGGGGGTGAAGGAAGAGGTCGGCGGTTTCACAGTATGGTCGTCAGACTGGAAGGCGATCATGTCGCTCAAGACCTTCTTTGAGAAGAAGGGGATGGATACGTCGTGGATTTGGACCCGAGATGGTGATCGATGACCCTCTCACTGATCGAGTCAGCGTTCACGTACCGCTCGGAGAGCGGCGGACAGTCGTGGTACTACACCATCGTCCAGAACATGAATGGTGTGCTTGGGATTCGAGACATCCTCTCGCCCTACGGTCCTCTCTGCGATTCCAACACACAGATTCCGCAATTCGTTCTCGATGATCAGCAGACGGCCATCGGCCAGGTGGAGAATATCTTGGCTACCACAAGTGCGATCAATGGCATTCTGACGTTCACGAACGATACGAGTCAAACGGTGACGTTCGCGACACCCCTTTCCAACACGAGCTATCGCGTCCAGATTGCTCAACAAGACCCGGTGTACTTCTGGACGACAAACAAAACTCTCACCGGCTTCACCATCAACGCGAGCATCTCGTTTACGGGGTTCGTGGGCTTCGATCTGTTCGTGTAGGAGGACTCATGTCGCTACGCAAGAGAGTCTTGAAGCTGGCTTATCAACGGGAGGATCTGCGGTCCTATCTGTTGCCTTTGATCGAGAAGGATGCGGGCGCTCTGGGTAGTCTTTCCAAGCAGATTGAGAAGCTACAGGGTGTCGATAGCGTCAAGGTGATTTCGGACAAGCCGACTTTGAACGGGAAACGAGAGGTTATCCTTGGGATCTACATGGACGCTGAGATTGGAGCTACGAAAGGTCGTCAACACCTAACGAGGCTCGTCCGCAAGGAGCTAGACCGCGCGGTATCGAAGTATCCAGTTGTCATGATTCGAATGTTGTCCCCAAGCCCTGGTCTAGATCCCTTCGGTCGTCCGGGGGTGGGGTGGGACACGCATCGCGAGAGGTTCCAGAAATACTACTCGGAACATCCCTACAAACTCATTTTGGAGACAGAGCCGGGAGTGTTGCGGACGGCCAAGGACTTTTGGGTGGAGCTTCGCGAGTTGCCTCCGGTGCTTCAGCGGGCTCTCAAGTCCGTGGGATACCGGCGCAAGGACATTCGAGTCGAGCCGGACACGACCTACAGTCCGAGCGAAGGGTCGGCCAGTGCTTCGGGACAGCGCGGCTACGTCATCGTCGTCAACATGCAGACGGGTCAGATGAAAACGGAGATGGGCTCGTGGGGCGGCCCCAACCCCTTCGAGCGCAAGCAGGTTGATCTGGATCGGCGCAACTACCCCATCCCGGCCAACGGAGCTGTGGTTGTTGGCGAATCGGGTGGTCGTGGCTCCTTTGCCCGCATCAAAGTCAACCCATCCAACCTGTCGGCCATTCTTCCGTCTGGGGATGAGGACAAACTTCCTCCCGATGAGCAGAAGGCTCTCAACATCATCGGCGGGATCAAGGGCGGTCACCGGGTCCGCTACTTCGAACGCAATAACCTTGGCCCCTACGACTTTCGGGCTAACCCCCTTCTCCAGTCGCTCGCCAAGAAGGGGATGATCAAAGCCAACCGGGCTGGGGCGATGAAGATCACCACGAAGGGGCGCAACGCCATGACGCGGGAGATCCTCTAGGAGCAACTCATGGCACAGCCCCCGCTCAAACTCGATGCTCTGGAAATCGTCGGCGATAGTGGCGTTGGTGTTCGGCTAATCGAGTCGGACGCGACAACCGGAGAGCTTCTCTTTTCGGATGCTGTTGTAAGCGCTCGCAAGCTGGCCGAAATCATCGGTTTGCAGGGTGTCGATGGTGTGATCGTTTGCGGCTCTGGCGATGGCGTGAGCAAGGACGCGGACAACAACCCGATCACGACCCTTCAGGCAGCCTTTGCGGCGGTTCCCACGTCAGCGAGCGCCTCGAATCCCTGGCTCATTCTTCTAATGCCGGGGGTCTACATCGAGGATGTTTACGCTGATCGTGACGGCGTCCAGGTCCGGGGACTCGGAAACGTCATCGTTCGGAACGCCACTGCGAACGATACGCTCACTATCTTGGAGGGACCTTTCTCGGTGCCTCGGCGTGTGACCTTTGAAGGCGTGCGCTTCGAGAACACCGACGTGTCGAGCGCTTGTGTCACGGTGACTTCTGCGCTCTACGCGACAGGCACGATCACGGTATCCGATGTGACGCTTGCGGGAGACACGGTTTCCATTGCCGGGATCACGCTCACGGCGATTGCGTCCGGTGTTCCGGTAGCGGGAGAATTTCTGCTTGGAGCCACGTTCATCGACACGGCCACGAATCTCACGACGGCAATCAACGATCCAATCAACACGCCGCTTGACACGACGGTTAAGGCATTTTCCAGCGGTCCGGTGATCACGCTTCGAGCGCAGGTACCTGGGTTGGCTGGAAATGCGATTACGATGGCAACTTCTGTGCCGGCAACTTTTGTGCTTTCGGGAGCCACGCTGGCTGGTGGGGTAGATTCGGCTGCCGGTTCTACGGTTGCGAACGATCATATCGCGTTTCTCAACTGCGACTTCGTTCCGGCCGGAGTGACGGGCCAGTACATGAACCTGGCGTCGATCAACAACATCTACGTGCAGGGCGGCGACTGCGCCGGATCGAGCACCGGAGCTACGTTGATCTGTCACGAGTGTGCTCGGTTTGAGGTTGTCGGACTCGGCAACGTTTCTCGAATCGACCTTCGTTACGATTCAGGCGGCACGTTGCCGTCCATCGCGACATCCACCTACACGTTGCGCGACATGACGGTTTCGACGGCGGTCACGGCAACGTTTGTTGGGGTGGTCGGGAGCCTAGATGTTCGCTCGTCTCGGCTAAGCGCAGCGTTTACGTTGTCTGGCGGGACGGCTTTGATTGCCAATTCGGACGTGAGCACTTCCACGACGGTGGGTGGGGGAGGCGCTCTCACGGCGCAAAACTCGTCTCTGGGTGCTCTGGATGTGACGGGTTCCTCGGCGGCTACACTGACGAATTGCACACGCGGCACCCTGACTGGAGACGGGACTTCCACCGTAGCGGAGACTCTCTCGGTTGGGTCGCTCGCATTCGCCGCTGCACCAGCAGCGACATTCACGTTCCCGGTTCCCCAGCCAGATGCAGCCTACACCGTGCATCTCGATTCGGCCATCTTGCCTGGGGCGGTTGCGGACATTCCGGTTGTGACTTCTCGATCGGCAGCCAGTTTCACGGTGACGTTCGGCGCACCACAGACGACCACGGTCGGTTTCACGGTAACGAGGTAATCAATGAGTGGTGACCCCTTCGATCCCTATGCCAGCATTACGCTGGGCCCCGACACCGATGTGATGGACTCCCACATCCAGGGCAAAAAGTTGGATGGGGGTCAGTTTGTTGCGGTTCGGAGCCTGACTGATCGTGAGCGTGAGAAGAATGCGTTGGCGGTTCCGGCGGTTGCGGGTACGCGCGTTGCTTTCGTGGCAAACATTGGTTCGGTTCTTCACTATGACTACATCCCTGATGAGGGCGTCGAGGGATCGGTTATCATGGTGCGGACGGCAGAGGGTGACTGCACGAGCCTGGGAGACAATGTGTTCGTGAGATGGGATGACGGGTACTTCATGCCCGTCTCTCGCTACCACCTTCGGCCAGGAACCTCCGAGGACGCAAACCCTCCCACCATGCGCTTCGCCAGCCTTGGTGACTTGCACGGAACCTTCATTAGCTCGGACGACAAGACAAGTGAGTTAGTCCACAAGAGCACGAAGGACCTGTGGAGCTTTGAGGAGAAGGACGGCGAGTATGTGATCAGCCGTTTGTTTGATGACACGGGAGAGCCCTTGAAAGGCTAGGCCATGACGCTTCGCAAGAATCTCATCCGCCTTGCACACGAGAATCCCGGCATGCTTCGGGAAGCGTTGCTTGATGTATTGGCCGCCAAGCTGACGCTTCGCCAGGTCAAGGCTCTGATCAAGAAACACAATCTTCCGGGGGAGGTGAGCGGTCGCGGGACGGATTGGGAGATCGAGGTCGCGAACGAGAACCAGAAGCGGAAGGTGGAAAAGGTGATCAAGGGCCTGGGAGGCTTCAAGACCGGGTATGGCGGCTGGGGTGTTGCGCCAGGGCTACAAGGGCAAAGGCGAGTGGAGCGATCCCGCGTCGAAGTGGCACTACTAGGCTGTAAGTAGCGAATCCTCCTATAGAAAAACCCCCTACGGACCCCCATGACTCAGCCCGACCCACAGCGTGTAGCAGCCATTTACCAGGCTAGGTGCTTGTATTCACGGGCAGAAAGCCTGTTGGCGTCAATGGACCGGATCGCGAGCCAGGAGACGGGAGGCCGCATCAAGACGGCTGGAGAGGTCATCTTCAGGAAGGATCGCGGCGGAGACGAGAATCAGTGGGCCTATGCTGATGTTGGGCCATCCGAGCGTGTCATAGGGGATTTCAACTATTCGCCCAAGAACCTCAAGCCTCTGGCGCGGGCGCTACGCTCGACGCTGGCTGGATTGGGGCATGTTCTCTCGGCCTACAACGTGTTTGCCAAAACCAAGTCGGCGCGTGTGAGCCCGGACGGAAGTCTGGGTGGCAAGGGATTCATCCAGAAGATCTCGGACATGAGACGGCAGTTTATGAATTGTGTCGAGTCCTTGTCGGCTCTGTCGGACACGCTCTATGACGAAGTGAATGCTCCGCACTGGTCCGTGCTCTCGCGTCAAGAAGACTCCGAGCAGAAACGTGAAGTGCAGGAGATGATCGAGGACGTGGAGGAGATCCGCAGCGATCCCGAGGAGTGGGCCGAGGAGCAGATCGAAGAAGAGTTTGAGGAAGGCAACGAAGGGGTTGCCAAGACCGCGAGCCGACTAGCGAGCCGTTGGTTGGAAGGTGCCTAATGGGTTCCAAGATGCCAAGTGACGATCTCACGCCCACCATGGGATACAACTATCTCTTGGAGGGGTACGACTTCGATGAGCAGTATGGGGATGGTGTTGTCGATGGCGCCAGGCTTCCCGAAGCCTATGGTCTCGGCGGACTGCCCGATGGCATCGTTGATGCGGACGATAAACTCGCGATTCCCGAGGGAGTCGAGCGTACGGAGGAAGAAGGGTTCGATCTGACCAGCACGGATCTGGTAGCCGACAGCGGTCTGCCGCAGCCGGAGTATCAGGAGGATGAGGCCCATACGGATTCGGTACCTGATGTCACGGACTTCTCCTGGTTAGAGGATGCTGAGCAAGATCCCAATCGGCTTCCGAGCTTGGCGACCAATCGAGTGATCCCAGAGCTAGTTGAAGCATGGGGCAAGAGAACGGATGGTATTCGTCGGATCGAGGCAGTCGATCGTGACGCAGCCCCAACCGAAACGAAGGTTTCCGATGCTGACCTTCGGCGTGTTCTGGCTTCGGCAATGCGCAAGTCCGCTTCCGGCGTTTCGGTTGCTCAGATCAAGGAAGAGGTCGTTCAAGCTCTCGGCCATGAAGCAGCACGGCTGGCGAAGCCCATGAAGGCTCTGGAGAATGAGCATGGGCTCGTTGGGAATGTGTACTTGCGTCCAAGCGCTTTCCCTGGACTGCTCCGGGGGAAGTGGGCCAAGGAGATCAAGAAGAATTACAAGACCGCACGCTATCTCATAGCGTGCGGACAATGCACGGCGTGCAAGGGCGGCAACAGCTCGGAGTGCGCCTGCAATGCTCTGCTGGGCCTGAAAGTGGTTACGGCGGTTGACTGGAATCAGGCATACGCCCACTACGCGCCGCGTCTGGAGGCGACAGGGCGACTGGACCGTATGGCTACGGTCATGGACAAGCGCCTGGCGCTCCAACAAGCATTCCTGCGTCACGAGCGGAACGTGGTGCCGGTGACGCGGCAGCAATTCCCCAAGGATGTGGTGCCCGAGCCGGAGATTTCGCCAGAGGAGGCGCGTCGGGCATTTGCGGAAACTGGCCCAGCGAAGCGTGAAGTGGTCGATCCGGCCAAATTGGCCGCGAAGCACCAGAGCAAGAAGGTGCAGGCGAAGATTGGACAATGGGTCAACGCTCGTCTCCTCACAGAAGGTGAGGCGCGTACTCTCCTGGAGTCCGGTGGACATCCAGACGCCATGCTCAAGAAAGCAGCGCGTATCATTACAGCACGCAAGGAGAGTGGGGTCTACAGAGGGGATGGTCGTCTGCCGCCAATGGCGACGGCGAAAGAAGCATTCGAGGCGATGCGGGGTCAGGGTGCGGAGCTACAGAAGCGTGTGGCTTCTCAGCAAGTCCCAGAGCCAGAGGGTGAGAATGTCCGTCAGGTCACACAGATGATGCGGTGGGCCAGGCGACAGATGACAGAAGGATTCGCAGGCAAGGGTCTGACCGATCTGCTCAGAGGGAAATTCTCTCCGCGGTTGCTCTCGGCAGCCAGCAAGCAACTGACTCAGATCCGCAAGAAGCATGAAGGGCTTTCGGGGCGCGTGTATGTGGATGCCGCTGCCTATGCTTCATCGAGCGGGACAAAAGGCTGTGAGGAAGGCGCTCTGATTCACCGCGCGAACGCACTACCTACCGTTTTGGCTATGTCACGTTGTAGCTCGTGCGTGTCGCGGAGTCAGTTGGAAGATGGCACGATGCGGTGCCAGAAGTACAACAAGATGTTGGTGGATGCGCCGCCGGTCGAAAACCCACTCGTGTATCAGGCTGAGCAGATACGGCTGGCCGATGCTTCGGATGCCGAGATAACGGCTTCGATTTTCTCGCCATCCGAGTTTGATCTCTGCAACGATAACCTTGAAGGCTTCGACATCGATGAGGGGCCGCCTTTGTCCAAGTTGTCAGAGTACACCTTCGGAGGCATGGAGTGGAATGATGAGTAGTCTGCGAAGTCACCTCATCCGACTCGCTCATGAGAACCCTGGCGAAGTGCGCGACGCCATCCTCCCGCTGCTCAAGGAGGCCGCCAAGAAGTTGGGCAAGCCAGAGATCATCCACGGGATGAAGTACGGAGGAACGCGCTACAAGTACAACTACGGGATCTTCATCGATCACGTAGAGAAAGACGGAGATTTTCTCGTGGCTCAATCCGGCAAGAGGACCAAGAAACACGGAAAGGCCAAGAGTCTGAAGGAAGCTGAGAAACTCGCACTGAGAAAGTGTGAATTCACCACGAAGCCTTCGCACTGAGAAACGGCTACTACGGACGGTGATCTGATGACTGCTCTAGCTCTTCAAAGCTGGATCGTTGCTCCCGAGGTAGAGCGGGTGGCGCGGGAGTTTTCCCCCGAGGAGTGGGAGACGTACAAGAAGGATCACCCTGGCGCAAAGCGGGAGCGTCATACGATCCGTGAGCGCAAGAGGGAGCGTGGGAAGGAAGAGGAGAAGGCTGAGAAGCCGAAGGGGAAAGCGAACGAGACCAAGGAGGCGCTCAAGGCCGCGAAGCCGAAGATCGAGAGCAAATTCAAGGAGGCGATCGGCGAGCAGTCGCAGAAGATCGCGGATGGTGTCGATAAGCTCCTGAGTATCTCTGAGGGCTCGACAAGCAAGTTTCTCAAGCATCTACCTACAGCGGGTATCGCTGTTGGCGCTGCGGTAGGCGCTGCTCTGGGGCCTGAGTGGCTTGATGCTCTGGGTTCTGGCGATCTCGCAACGATGTTGCCAGGGATCAAGGGCACACTGCTCGCAGGAGCGGCAGGAGCGGCGATGGGAGCTATTCCCGGTAGTGCAACGGTGTTGGCAGGTCTCGGGGCGTTGGGAGTGCTCGCCAAGAAACTTGCCAAGTGGGCTGGCGGTAAGGAAGGCAAGACAGCCGCCGATTTGGCCGACATGCCTGATGATCTCAAGCAAGCATTGCTCGACTACTTTACGAACGTGACGGATGACGAGATGGCGCTAGTCGGGAAGGCGAAGTCCAAAGAGAACGCAGCCAGCCTTGCCGCTGCGGTTCTCAAACAAGAGGAAGAGAAAACAGAAGGTGGGGAGAAGCAGGCTGCTTTGATGAATAGGTGGTCCTCAATGGAGAACACTAAGCAAGCATGCGTCAACCTCAGAGCGCTGATGGCGTTGTTGCAGGCAATGTATCAGCACTACTACACAGCACACTGGACAACGCGTGGGGAGCCTTTCTACGGTAAGCATCTCATGTTCCAGCGCATTTATGAGGCAATCGATGAGGAAGTCGATTCTCTTGCTGAGAAGTTGGTTGCCTTCTTCGGTGCGGAAGCTGTTGAGCCTGTGGCGCTGGCTTCTTTGATGCAGGGATGGTTGCAGCGTTGGTCTTCGATTGAGGATTTACGTCGTAGGTCTCTTCAAGCTGAGAAGGATTTTCAAGAGAGTCTGCGTCTGATCTACGATCAGTTAGAGAAGGAAGGCTCTTTGACGTTGGGGCTTGATGATTTTTTGGCCGCCATTGCCAATACCCATGAGACTCACACGTATTTGGTGCAGCAGTCACTTGGTGGTGTGTCGCGGGTAGCTACGTTGGTTGAGGCATGGGGACGAGGATATGGACCAGGACGTGGATATGAGTGTGGATATGGGCCGGGGCCGGGCCGGGGGCCAGGACCGGGCTGGGGTGGATATGGGCCGGGGCCGGGATACGGGCCAGGATGGGCAGGATTGCCTGGCGAGATGACGCCTCTCGAAAAGTCCTGGGGTGGCTATTCGTCCTTCCGGCCGATTCGCCGTGGCGAGGAGGATGAGGACGAGGAAGTCGATGCCGATGACCTGGATCTCGATGCTTCATGGGAAAGTCTCGCGGACGATGAGGGCTATTTCCATTCGGTTCCGCAGTGGAGCGAGCTACGTGAGCTAGCAGAATCCGGCGAACGAGAGAAGATGCCGAAGACGGACCAAGAGCCCTTTGAAGGGTGGACTCTATCCGCGACCGGATAGGAGGACTGCATGGGTCAACTCAGGATCACACCGTTGCTCATAGCGCCGCAGTCGGCACAGCCGCCCTATCAGCTATTGGTAGCGAATTTCTCCAAGCCGCACACGCCCGAGTTTGGCACGACGGGAAGCAATCCCATTCGCACGAGGTCTGGGTTCGAGTGGCAGAACACGAGCTACCTGTCGTATGGACACGACGCTGCTCGCAATACGGTCGTGGCAACAGGGACGGGTTCCCTTCTGACGAATCCTCCGTGGACGGGCCAGACGGGAGCTGTCACGATCAACGACAACGACTTCACCACCGGGCGCGCGTTCGTTTTCATCGGTAGGTTTGTGCTGGAGGCAGGAGAGGACTTCGCCGTTGGGGCCAACGTGGGGGCCACGGCAACGAACCTGGCGTTAGCGATTAGCAATCTGCCAGGCTACACCGGTACGCCCGCGGCAGCAGTTGTCAATGTCGTTGGGCCTCTTGGTAGCCAGGTGCTCACGTGGCGAACACAAGTGTTTGGCGCCAAAGCCAACTTCTCGAATATCACGCCAGACAGTGGGTTCTTGGCTCCGGGCGATCCGCAACGTGGCGGCAACGTGATTCTCCCCGCGTGAGGTCGTTATGAGCCTTCGTAAGAGCGTCATCCGTCTTGCCTATGAGAAGCCAAATCTTCGGTCGTTTTTGCTTCCGCTCGTGACCCGCAAGAAGGTCGCGCGGGAAATTCCAAAGATTCTTGAGGGCAAGAACATCCGTGTCTATGCGGATCGTTTTATGATCAGGGTGGTCGAAATTCCTCAAAAGCCGCTCAGGCGTCGGAGTGTTCGCACCCTGTCGATTCCTATCAACGCACCGGGTAGTAGGCCCTTCGATGCGTTCATTGTGGACAACCTGCTTCACCATCGCGATGGCGCCAAGATTGGCAAGAACGACACCTACGATCAGGCTCTCAAGAAACTCCAGAAGGCTCTCAGCAAAGCCGAGGAGTTGACGACCAAGGAGTGGGAGGAGCAGAAGATCGACGGCAAGCCTGATCCCTGGTTTCCTCGCATCAGCCAAGACGAAATCAACTACCTGTTGGTCGAGCCCTCGGACTACAAGCCGCTCAGCATCAAGGGCAAGGACTTCACTCTTCAAAGTACGTGGACCGACTTCAAGGCATACGACCCAGGTGCGGATTTCCAATCGCACGATCCAACATACACGGTGATCGTATCGAAGTCTCCGACAGGAGCGCGGAAACTCTACAAGATGCTCAAGGTCAACCCTGACGCGCTCAAACGGGTGTCTTGGTATCAGCTTACGGACTGGTTGCGCAAGAACAAGATCAACTTCGACAGCCATGGAAGCGTGTATCGCTAGGTGTGAATGCCGACGAAAGAACAGCTAGATCTCCTTGCTGACAGTCCTCCAAATGCCACACGGGTCAAGGTCGTCACGGCCGAAGGGAAAGAGAAGTGGCGAATCCTTCCTGGTTTGGTTGGCCCCGAGGAGCAAGTCCTTCTCGATACCGACACGATTGCGCTGAGCAGCAAGAAGCGCAGGCCCATCTTCATGACGGGGAAGCCGGGGCGGAAGGTCCGTCCCAAGCGGGATCCCAAAGATGAGCTAGTCAAGGTCATCGTCAAGGACAAAGAAGAACACATGAAGAAGGATCCTCTTCTGGCTGCGGTTCGCGAGAACCCGGAGTCGGTGGAGGTTCTGCACGAAACGATCAAGGCCATAGCCAACGAGGTTTCCTCCCTGGAATTCGAGCGCATTGAGGCAGACCGCAAAGGCGAGGGCTCAGCCATGCTCTCGAATCGTCGCATCGCGGCGTTGACCAAGATCGGTGACACATGGCTCAAGCGGATGGACCAGATCATGTCCAAGGGCATCGATCTGGAGAGCCCGGCTTTCAAGGGTGTCTACAACCTGATCATGGAGACGTTTCGCGAGGCCATGTCCTCTGCAAATATCCGTGAGGAGGCCATCAAGCTGACGTTCACCAAATTCAGTCACCGTGTCGAGGCTGATGATTGGTGGAACGAGGCTCGGATGAGGATGAAGCAGTGACCCGGTCGAGCCTAGCGGAGATAGCCCGAACGGTCGGCTCCTTCTGGGACAACAACGCGGCTTCCGGGCAGACAGAGGTGGTGGATGTCATCACCTTCATCGAGGAGTGGGCAGGCCGCAGGCTTTTCCCAGCACAAAGAGTCATCCTCAAGGCCCACTACGGGCTGGCTCTCGATGACAGCCCGGCTGGCTTTTCAGAGGAGCTACTGGCGTCTTACTCGACCGTGGATCTCCTGGCTCTGGCGCTGGAGGAAGATCCCAAGGTCAGTGGTCAGGCAGATCGAGCGCAACTCATTCGGACCATCATGCGCAAGACCGTCGTCATCTATGATGACGATGCTCCTTGGCGCAAGACGCCAGCCTCAGCGAAGTGGCTGACTGAGCGCGAGTACCTGCACTATCTGTACGACAACCAGCGTGCGAACATTCGCGAGGTCATTCCCGGCGAAGAACGCCGGGAGATGATCCTGAGTGTCGGACGACGGTCAGGAAAGACTGAGTTGTCGGCCATCATTGCGGCTTACGAGACGTACAAGCTGCTGGCCAAGGGGGATCCGCAGCTTTTCTACGGGCTCCCAAACGGCGAGACGATTCAGCTTATCTCTGTTGCTACTGATCGTGATCAGGCGAGCATTCTCTACGGCAAGGTCAAGGCGATCTTCAACGACACGGACTACTTCGCGGCTCACCGGGCCAACTCGACCCAGACCTTTGCGAAGTTTCAGACGGCGAGGGACATCCAAGACTTCGGTCGGTTTGATGGCAATGCTCAGCAGGCGAGCATCAACGTCACTTTCCGTTCGTGCATCGCGAAGGGGCTGCGTGGTCCCGGTAACATCGTCGCCATCCTAGACGAGATCGCTCACTTCACAGATGCAGGGCAGTCGTCGGCAGAGGAGGTCTACAAGGCGATCTCTCCGTCGCTCTCGACGTTTACTCCGAAGGATCCCGACAACCGAACCAAGGCGCTCACGGAAACATCCGATGGGCGCATGATTCTGATCTCATCTCCGCTTGGTCGGCAGGGCAAGTTTTTCGAGTTGTTCCAGATGGCGATGAAGGGCGGCTCTGGGTCGGCCAACATGCTGGCGATTCAGGCACCGACGTGGGAGATCAACCCGACCATTCCGCCGGGAGAGTACGAGAAAGAGTACGCCAAAGATCCTATCCAATTCATCACGGAGTTTGGCGGCGAATTCTCCAGCCGGACGCTGGGTTGGATCGAGGTCCGCAAGGATCTGCTCGAATGCGTGGACCCGACGCTTCGCCAGCGAACACGCGGGCTCCCTCGTGTTCCTCATTTCATGGGGATCGACTTCGCGTTGGCTCAAGACGGCACGGCCGTAGCCATCGGTCACATCGAAGGCCCCAAGGTCATCCTCGACTACATCGATGAGATCCGTGCCGGGACGCCAGGGCCCTACGAGAACCATGAGCGGCTCGACTACGAGGAAGTGGCTGACTGGATTCGGGACTTGTCGAAGAAGTTTCTGATCGAGGAGGGGATGTTCGATCAGTGGGCCGGGATCATCTTTGAGCAAGCTCTTGCGAAGCGCGGACTTGCCCAGATCAAGACGCAACACCTGACGGGTCCTCTGTCGAGCCAGATCTTCAAAAACTTCAAGGATCTGATGTACGAGAGGCTTCCCGGCGGAGAGTCGCGGCTCGTTCTCTACGATGACATGCCCGATAAGGACAAGACGGGGATGAGCGAGGACGCGTACCGGGAGGCACTGGCGGCGCAGGACGAGATGGGGGAGGGCGACGATCCGAAGGAGGAAGAAGGGCCTATCTCGTATCTCCAAGAGTTGCTGGAGCTACAGGCCACGATCAAGTCCAAGTACATCGTGGAGGTCAAGGCTCCCAATCTCGTTGGTAAGCATGACGACCGCTCGGATGCTCTGGTGCGCATGGTGTGGCTGGCTTCGCAGAGACTTGGAAACATCAAGTATATCTCAGGGCAGATAGCTCAGGGCGTTGGCCCCAATCGACACCGAATCTCAGAAGGTGCGGTTGTCAAGGCGCGAATGAGGGCGATGCAGAGTGGTAGCCATGAGCATCGGACTGTTCGCCAGCGCCAGGGTCACTATGTGCGTCCAGTGCTCGGGGTTCGCGGAGGAAGGCTAAAGGGGTGACATGGCAAAGATCCTTCAGCCTTCAGATCTCCTCCGGGCTGACCATCGGTTGATCAAGGATCTCATCCGTACCATGGGGAAGGCGGAGAAGGTCCAGCACCTTCCCCAAGAGTACGAGTGGGTCTGTGGGTGCTTCTCTGGTCTGGGGGGTTCGTGGGAGGCAGCGGCGAAGGGGAGCGTTGCGCAGATTGATCTGCTCAAGAAGATCATCAAGAACGCGATCAAGACCAAACGAATCAGCCCTGCGCCAAAGTGGGGCGGGTACAGTGGGAAGGGATGACGCTACTCTCCGCGCGCGATCCCGCAGTCCGTGCCCTGCCCCCTCGGCAGCGCCAGGCATACCTGCGGTATCTAGATGAAGGGGACCAGGAACGGGCTGCCGCGGTGCTGGAGCGGTCTCCGACGTGGCGGGCCGCCAGGAGCCGCCAGGAGGCCCAGGAGGCCGAAAATACTGCCTTGTTGCAGCGGGGGACCGGTTCGCTGGAAGAGGCTGAGAGGGCTCTCAGGAGGGCTCTGAGGGCGTTTAGGAGCATTCGGATAGCCAAGCGCGGTCCAGAGCACCGGGAAATGAGGTTTTTGGTCGGGAACATAGGGGACGCGTTATCCGCAGTCAGGCGCGCAAAGCGTGGGTCGCTCGTTGACTACAGCGACCCGGATTTGGCTATCAGAGACAGAGACTTAGAAGGCTAATTGTGGCGTCTCCAAGGAAACGCGTTCGCGCTCGGACATGCCTGCGGGTGACCCCCAAGCGACGGGTCATCGCGGGATCAGCGGATGTTCCGACCAACGGAGATGCTCAACTCGTGGGCCGAGTACCCACGCGGACAGACCGGCGAGAGGAGCTATCGGTAGGTAAGCCGCAGCCTCTCATTCGTGGCTCGATGAGGTCGAAGATCGCTACGTGTGGTGGGTCGGCTTTCAGCGGCTACGGAGGAGCCGGCGGCGTAGGAGGCATAGGTGTTTCTGGCGGCGGTTCGGGTGTTGGGTCGGCGGGATCATCCACGCTCGGAAGTGGTGGCAACTTCTATTCGCCCGAGCTATCCACCGATTTCCTTGAGCTACCGCAGAGCCTAGACGAGCAGCGAAACTACTTCCGGTTCTTCTACCGGGCTGATCCGTTTGTTGGTCAGGCCATCGATCTACACACGGAGCTACCGCTGTCCAAGATTCGTCTCGGTCGCCCCGAGGCCAAGAGCAAGGAGCTTGGCGATCAGTCATTGGACTTCATCAAACGTTGGTGCAAGAACATCGGGTTGTTGCATCGGCTGATCGAGATCGTTCACGAGTACAACCTCCTTGGTGAGGTCTTCATCTTCTTTGAGGACCGCAACCCGGAGATGCCCGAGGATATCCGTGTCGAGCGGAAGTATGTCTTGCCGGATGAGGAGGGTGCGGAGCTGATCGAGCAAGCCGAGGAGCGCGACAACGCGGACGAGCGCGCTGCCGACTGGATGCAGGCAAACTACGAAGGATGGACGGCGATCCGCGTGCTTCCGCCGGAGCAGATTCATCTTGAGGGCTTTCCCTTTACGGATGAGAAACTCATCGAGCTAATCCCTGACTCCAAGACCAAGGCCATCATCGAGATGGCTGGCAACGGCGACGAACGAGCCAAAGAGATTGTGGAGTCGATGCCTGCGGATGTCGTGAGTGCGGTTACGGATGGCAAGAACATCCCGCTCAACACGAATCCGAAGGCAGGGTCGTTCTGCTACTACATGGCGAACAAGCGCAGCCAGTACGAGCCCCGCGGGCACTCTCGTCTGGAGCGCTGCATTCGCACGCTCGTCTATAAGGACAAGTGTCTGCTTCCGGGCTGCTTGGTTTGGGTGAGGAGAAAGGGTATCCCGCAGCAGGTCCGAGTAGAGACGATTCAAGACGGGGAATTCTTACTTACGCACAAGGGGAGATTTCGCAAGGCTATAACCGGGTCTCGGGAAATTGAAGAAGATATTGTTGCTCTGGCGGTGGAGGGAATCCGGCGTCCGCTTTGTGTGACGAGGGATCATCGAGTGTTGGTTGTGGAGGATGGTGTTGAGCGATGGATCGAAGCAGGTGAGTTGAGGCCGGGGCAGCAGCTTTGCGAGCCTTCGATTGATAACGGGGATAGGCGGAGGACGTTTGATCTTAGAAAGTGGTGGGGCAATCGTCATTTTGCGGTCCAACGAAGAAGTCTTTGCGGGGGGGAGACTTGTATTGTGGACCGTCACTTGAGTGTTTGTGAGGTAAGCGAAGAGGACAACACTCTATATGTAACATTTAGTTTTCCGCAGGATCATGTCAATCGTGTCGGGGCCGTACAAGGAATGAGGAAATTGCTAGAATGGCTCAGAGATTTGGAGAGACCTACTCAGGTTTCTTACAAGGCTCTTTCTGAGGTTACTGGCATTTCTCCTGTTCGCTTAAGGAACTACGCGTTTACACTAAGAAAGCGTTTGGGTCTGCGGATGGATACAACTCCAGTAGGGGCAGGTCCGCGCAAGACTACGTGGCATCCCGCGCCCCCAGACGCCGAGGTTCCTGATGAGACTCAGTATCATACGTTGGCTTCGGGTCTTTGCGAAGTTCCTCTGACGGAAGACGTGTGTTATTTGCTTGGTGCTTTTTTGGGTGATGGGGCAATATGGCACAGCGATTGTAGATTTCTCAATACCTGCTATGTTGAGTGGTCGTTCGGCGGCGACGCCATTTCGTTAAAAGTACGAGATCGGATCGCCCGCATTGCAGGAGATTTGATCAGCGATGAGAATCTGCATTTTACCCCTGTAATGGGGGAATACGACACGGAGAGTGCGATTCATTATGTTCGTGTTGAGGATGAATTGTTTGCACGATGGGTAGCCGAGGAGATGGGCGTTGACTGCTATACTAAGCGGTTGCCTTTTTGGGTGTTTGAGCTAGCAGATGAACAAATCAAGGCGTTGCTGTGTGGCCTACTTGATACGGACGGATCGTTGAAGGTTGGATTGCCTTCTAACGATAAAACTGTCGAGATCTCTGTTGAGTTGGCAAACGCTACATTAATTGATCAGTTACATCTCTTGTGCAATCGTGTGGGGCTTGTGTCGTATGTTGGGCAATGCACGAGGTCTGCAACTTCGATAACGCGCCGCTGGAAAACAAAATCCGGGATGCGGGAGAAGACATACACGTACCCGGAGGCAACATATTATTCGCTGAGAAGCACAGATTATTCTAGTGTTAGGGAGTGGAGTAGGGGTTCAGTTAAGGGAGAAGAAACAGAGTGGGTTGAGCGAAAGTATACTTGGCGTTCGCGGTTTGATCATAATAGGCTGACTCGAAGAATCACTGGAGTGGAGAGAATTCCATACACGGGTACGGTGTATTCGTTTGATGTAGAAGAAGATGAGTCGCATACAGGCGGTGGATTGCTTTTGCATAACTGTCGGCAAGCCCAGACATCGATCGCATCGCGTCATATGACTCCAATTCGCCTGGTCTACGCTGAGAATATGAACCAAGCGCAGACCGAGGCCCTCCGAGATCAGATCGATCTGGCGCTGCAAGATCCCGACTACAGCATCGTCACCAACTTCCAGGTGACGTGGGAAGAGATGACACCGCAGGGTCGTCTCTTGGAGCTTTCGGGAGAGTACGAGCTAATCAACCGGGAGCTTTACGCGGGGCTCGGGGTCACGGAGTCGTTGCTGTCTGGCGAGTCGAGCTACAGTGGCGACCGCATCAATCTGGAGGTCATCAACGTCCGCTACATGCTCATGCGTGAGATCGTTCAAGATCTCATCGAGGAGTATTGCTTCAAGCCCATGTGCGCGAGGATGGGCTTCATCGAGACCGTCAATGGCAGGGATCAGGTCGTCTATCCGAAGCTGAGCTTTACTCGGCTTGCGCTTCGGGACAATCAGGACACCTACGACGCACTCTACAACCTCTACTCGAAAGGCTCGATCCCGGTTTCGACCATTCTGGACCTTCTCAACATCGATCCAGAGTCGGCGGCGGAGGAGTTGGAGCGCGACTTCGCGACCTTCCAAGACGCGACGTTCAACGAGGTTCTCCGCGGTGCCTACTCCAGCGTGGGAACCAAGCTGGCTGACGATACCGACTTCACGGAGATGATCGCCAAGCGGCTTGGGCTCAAGTACGAGCCGAAGGAGGAAGGCGGCGGAGGACGGTTCTAGGCTGATAGATAGCCTATCTAAGCCCTCTATCGAGGGCTATGTTCTCAGCCGCCAAAATCGCCAAACGTTACCTGCAACGGCAGGCGAATGGCAAGAAAACTGGCTACCGGGACAGCGTGGGATTGTTCATTCCGCTGCCCGCCGCTCTCGCCAGGCAGTTTCCGTCACTCGGCACTGAGGACCGTTCGCCACCGCACACCACTTTCCTGTTCGTAGGTGACGTTTCGGAGGACCGGGAAGCTGACTTTCTGAGGGTTTTGAGCGATGCGTTCCAGGGCGAGGGCTGGCCCAGGGTCAAGGCCACGCTGGGCGATCTCAACTACTTCCAGCACACCGACAAGGGGCGGATCGTTCCTCACGTGGCCGTGAAATTCGGTCAGCCGATGGCTGAGTTACGGGACCGGGTGAAGAATCGCTTGGAGGAAGCGGGTTTCGAGGTCAAGGACTCGTTTCCCGTCTACATGCCGCACGTCACGTTGGATTACACGCCTGGGTTTGACAAGCCGTACAAGGGGGACGTGCCGACCGGTACGTGGGAGTTTGATGAAATGGAAGTGTGGGGCTTGCCCAAGGTCCACAAAGTCAAGTTTGGGTCCGCACTCCAGAGCAAGCTGGGTGCTCAGAAAAGGAGTCCTCGGGACATCCCCACGAAGGCGCAGCTTGACTTTGATGGCACGTTCTCCCACTGGCAGAAGTCAGCGTTTGTCGCGGAGTCGGGTTGGGATGCAGCGGACAACCATCGATTTGTGCTCTGGCCGGACAACAGAGATGAGGAGACGTTTCTCAACGGGCCAGTGCGGTCGCTATTCGAGGACAGCGGGTACTTCACCGGGCGTGTCTGGAGCGACACACAGAAGGAACAAGGTCGTCCGCTCGGAGTCGAGGTCCATGGGGAAATTGCCAAACGTGTTGCCAGGCAGTACTTGGCTCGCGTTCAGCCACTTGACCTACGGCAGATCGAGAAGTTTCGCAAGGACTTCTTGATGCTGATGAAGAACGCCAAGGTCGTGAAGGACTATAAACAGGCGTTGAAGTGGAAAGAGGCGGTCCAGACTTGGAGTGATCGGTTTGAGCTTTTCGTTCTTGATCGTCTTCGCAAGGCAATCAAAGACCTGAGATTTCAGAGGCGAATTACCCAAGGTGATGCAGACTATTGGGACAAGAAGATCGGGCACGAGGTCTGGGATTTGCATCTCGACTTTCGTGTTCCTCTAGAGCGCTACGAATTTGTGGTCAAGTATGATCCGAGGGCGTCTAGAGAGGGGCTGTTTGCGCAGCTACAGCGCGAGCTTCCAAAGTGGGAAGGGCGTGTGCGTCGCTCAGCGCGCAAAGCATGGCGTGTGCTCAAGGACTTTGCGGAGTGGTACTCGCGAATCTCTGAAACACCGCTGGGCGTGGATATCCCTGAAGAGGAGCGGGTAAGCATTGAGGGTCTTCCGGTAACAATCAGAGGTTTTCCGACCGACTCCTCTGAGATGTACGCCGACTTTTTGGAACGATTTAAGGTAGGTCTGAAACGCTACAAACAGCGTGCCAGACAAGCGCTTCCGCTTCTGCTCCGCGGTCAGCTTCCGTTGGTTGTCGATTTCCGTGCGAGGCTCGATGAAGCGGGGGTCTACGAGCACGACCACATCTCCATCAATCCTACTTCGGCGGAGCGAAATCCAGGCGCGCTGGCTAAGACCATTGCGCATGAGATGGGGCACCACGTCTACAAGACGTACTTGAGCAAAACCGCTCAAGACTTCTGGTCTCGGGCGATTTCAGGAAACTACGGAACGCTTGATCTCAACGAAGTTGCTCGTAGGTACGGAGGCGACAAGTTTCTCTACGATAACGAACGGATCAAGAAAGAGAACCCGTTACTTTATCTTCAGATCCAAGGGCTGTGGCACATGCCGGAGACCAAGCGCGTATTCGATTACGTCTTGGGCATGGATGACTTGAAGAAGTACCTCGCAGAAGGCGGCACGGCCAAGTTTCGGGTCCACGGCAAGCCGATCACGGGATACGCCCACAAGAATAAGGAGGAAGCGTTTTGCGAGGCTCTGGGCATGCTCGTCGGTTACGGACCACGCACCGTACTGCCGGAGGTTCGGTTGTGGCTCAAGACGATTCTGCCCCAGATCAAGATCGCACGCCATTCCGTGAGCCAGTGCATGCACAAGGGCTGCAAGAAGGCTCCAGAGATCGAGTGTATCTGGGCTGAGGGCATCGGCCATGCGTGGTTTTGCAAGCCGCACTTCAAGGAGTGGTCCACCAAAGGGGACGGGAAGGGAGAGGTCTGTAGGCAATGGGAGATCGACGGAAAGGCGGGAGAGAAGAAGTGCGCTGGTGATGGAGAGTGTTTCTATCCAGGCCAGCGCGTGAAGATCGGCCCTTATACAGACGGATCTTGGAAGGATGGCGTTGTCTTGAAGTTGGAGCGATACGACATCCTCAATCCAGATGTTCTGGTGCGAGATGACGAAGGCATTGAGGACTGGGAGGACCAGGACAGCTTGGTTCCCTTGGAAGGACCAGACGCTAGGGCAGATCCCTCTTTGAAGACAGCCAAGCCAAGCGATAGCTGGCTGGCGCTGAATCCCGACGTGCTCTACCGGGCCGAAGAGGAGGATGAGGAAGTGACGGCGGAGGATCTCGTAGCCGAAGCCGCGCGGTTGTTGGGAGTTGCCAAAGCCGGACCCGTTGTGGATAGCACGGAGTGGAACGAGGACGTGGCGTCGTTCCTGAAGATCGCTCCGCCCGTAATGCGCGTGGCTTTCCAGTACAGGCTCAAGACGGCTGGATGGTGGGCGATTCAGCCGGGCAAGCCGGGCATCAACCCTCCGCCAGTCGACAAGGGTGGCTTGATGAACGCCATCCCAGGCACGGACCCGAACGAAGGGGCGCTCTATGGCGGGGATCGTCCCGCGGACATCCTGGGTGACGCCATGCGGGATGTGGACCGAGAGTATCTGCTTGCCTGGGGCCGACCGGCGACCCGGACAGAGCTAGAAGAGGCATGGAATTTCGTGATGGGTCCGATTCTGGAGGACGGGAGCTTCAACTACGGAAGCAAGTCGGAGCCGTTGAACCAGTGGCTCATCGAATTTGCCGAGTGGTTGGGGAAGAAACCCAACGAGATCATGTTCTGGAGCGACGATCTGTGGCATGCGTTGGCGCGGCTGTGGAAAGAAGGGAAAGGTCCCGCGCACCTGGAGGCATACCGCAAGGAGTTGCTGGGGGTCTGTGAGGACTCCAAGGGGTTCGGCGAGCACGCCACGCTTCGTTCAGAAGACCTGGCAGAGAGGCTCCAAGCTCGGGTCTCGGTCATCCATGATGAGACTTTCCGTGGTGAAGATACTTTGGAAGGAGACCAGGAGCCGGAGATCTTCATTGGTCGGGTGGCTTCCCAGCACTTGGCTCTGAGTGCGCACCGACGCTCGATCGCGTTGATGAAGTTTCTGTCCGAGACTGCGAGGAGCCTCGGCGTAGCGAAGCATGTCTACGTGGTGGGTGGCGCGGTACGAAACTTCGTCATCGAGCGGCCGATCAAGGATCTGGATCTCGTGATCGACTCCATGTCGGCCGGGCGCGACTCCGAGTGGTTTGCCAAGGAGTTAGCGCGTCGGATCCCAGCAGCCACAAACCTCAAGACGAATCAGTACGGGGTCGCCATCCTCACTGTGAGCGGAGATTGGGAGCTAGATGGCGACAACATGAAGGGTGAGGTCATAGAGATCGCCAACGCCCGTAGCGAGTCCTACGCCAAGGGTGAGGGGAAAGGCTACAAGCCTTCGGAGGTACAACCGGCGACCATCGAGCAGGATATACGAAGGCGCGACTTTACAATGAATACATTGATGTGGCGCCTGCTGGACTTGGCGAAGGGGCCAGACAAGGCCGAGATCATCGATCTTACGGGGTGTGGTCTGAAAGACCTGAAAGAGCGTTCGGTCAAATGCCCGGCCGACCCCAACAAGACGTTCTCAGATGACCCCACGCGCATGTTGAGGGTCATTAAGTTTACGGGGAAGTACGGCTTCAAGATCCCGCCAGACGTAGCGGCTTCCATCAAGCGCAACGCACGGAAGATGAAGCAGATGCCCTGGGAGGCCATCGGCAACATCTTGGTCGGAGACATTCTCAAGGAGCCTACCGCCCGCAAGTCACTACGTCAGATGAAGGAGCTTGGGCTGCTCGACGTGGTGAGCGAGATGATTCAGGAGAAGCGACCGTTCGCCACGTTCATGGCGAACCAACTCAAGCGCGACCGACGGGTGCAGCTTCTCCTCGATCTCATGGATCTCGGTCTCCCAGCGAACACACCGCTCCACTTCCTCACGCCCAAACAACGGCAGTGGCTTCGCGAGACCACGGTGAGGATGCCAGAGGATGAGGCGAGCAAGTTTGCAGACAGGCTGATCAAGCCTCCGGTGGACAACAAGAGAGTCATTGACGAGTTGATGCTGCCGCCGCCAGAGCGAAGCCGCATCAAACCGTTAGCTCGCGAGCTAATTCTGGCTGACCCGAAGCTGGCTGACGATCCCCGAAAGCTCACGGATCTGGTGGTCAAGAAGTGGAAGTGACGACTCCCATGCGTGTCGCCGGCATCTTGGCCTACCCGCCAAAGATGCGACAGGAGATCCTCGATTGGGTGAAGTCGCTATATGCCACATGGGCTGCAACGAGAGCCCGTGTGGAAATCAAGGGGCACAAGGAGGATATCAAGGAATTCAAGGCTGATCTCAAGGAGGCAACGACTCCAAGAGAGATTGAGCGGCTCAAGGATCGTATCGAGGTACGACAAGAAGGCATCGACAAAGCGAGCAAGATTCTGAAGGAAGCCATCCGCGATGGTGCGAAGGGCCGTGGTCGGAAAAAGTCCAAGCGTGACTTCGTGACGGACCTGGGGGGGATGCCGAAAAACTACCCGATCGAGCAGTTGCAGCAGGAGATACCCAAGATTCGCGTCGGGGTGGAGTTTACAGGCCAGCCCGCTCCGCGAGAACGCGCTGTCCACGGCACGTGGAACGGCAACACCAAGAAGTTGAGGATTCTGCTGCACGGTAGAGCGCCTGACCAGATCTTCAAGTACCGCGAAGCTGCTCGGACCATGGACACGATCATCAAGCATGAGCTTCGGCACATGGTCCAGCAGATGTTCTTCCAGTTTGAAGCGGAGTTGATGGAGAGGAAGATTCTGGAGCGCGGCAAGAGCTGGGAGAAGCTGAGCCCGAAAGAGCAAGAACACATCCGCAAGTCGCTGAGCCGAGGTGCGCCAAAGGAGTACGAAGTTGGCAGCTTTGCGCTCTATGAGGACGTTCCCAAGAATCTACAGTACTACCTACTGCCGCAGGAGTTTTTCACGTGGCTCGGTCAGAGCGAGGAGACGTTCTTGGATGAGGTTCGCACCATGCGGGTGGTTGGTGGTGAGAAGGACCCCCGACCCAAGAAGAAGGAGTTTGACCAGTTTGTAGGCAACCCGCGGCCGATCAAGTCGAAAGGCCGGGTTCTCAAGAAGGGCGACCCCATTGCCACGCATCCGTTCTTCGCGACTCTGTGGGAATACGACCGCAAGCGGTGGCAACGGGCAGTGCGTGAGTTGTGGAAGCGTGTGCAGAACAAGCTCGTCTTGCCGCCAACGAGATTGCCGTCTTCCAAGAGGGTAGCAGCGCGACACAAGACCGCCCGCATGGCAGAGCGGGTAGCGATTCGGCATCTGGTTGCCCGCGCTCCCATGAGCAAGCTGCTCGGGGACCTGATGGGCAAATGGGAGCTTCTCAACCGTAGCGTCGATGAGGATCTGCAAAAGGGCGGGGTATCGCGGGCCGATTTCCTGGCCAACAGGTTCAAAGGTCTGGACGAGTACGACATTCGGTCGTTGCTCATGCGTCTCAAGTCTAGCGGCCGGGTCATTTGGCCGCACATGCTTCGGGCTGCCAAGCTCTGGGTCGAGTACCTGCTTCAAACCAAATCGATTCCGCGAGGCCAGGCGAAGAAGTTTGAGTTGTCGGCACGGCCCTTCTCTGCGGCCAAGCGGCCTCCACGAGACATCGTCGCGTGGCTTGAGAAGAACAAGGGCAAGTATCGCTACTTGGTAGACGCAGCCGGGTGGCCGGACAAGGTTGAGAATGGCATCGGGGGAGCAGAGGACTTGTTTACGGTCGGGCCGTTCAAGGTCCACAACACCGTGCGGGAGACGGGCGGTCAGCCGCGAACGTTGGCCTGGTACAACCCGAATGACGACAAGCTCTACCTACGACCGCATATCAAGGTGGGAGAGGGCGAGCTTCACAATTTCCTGCATGAGTTGGGGCATCGCTATTGGGACAAGATCATGTCTCGCGATGTCAAGACGAAATGGGCGAATCACCACTCGATGATCAAGTACGGGCTTGGGCAGTACGAGCGGTCTAGACCCACAGATCTACCTGAGATTGGTGAGCCTCTTCCGATCCCCATGCAGGGCATGAGGCGCGGGGGTCCTCCGATAGTCACCGATATCGATGATCGCTTCATCCACGTCTTGCACAAGCCAACTGGACGTGACGCCAAGATCAAGAAGCGGGAGTACTGGAAGTTTTTGGAGCGCCGAGCCAAACGGGGGCAGTTTCCGACCCCTTACGCCAGTACGAATAGGGAGGAGCACTTCTGTGAGGCGCTTGCCATGCACCTCCTCGGCAATCTGCCGGAGCCCCACAAGTCGATCTTCGACACGGTCGTGATCAAGGGTGAAGACCCTCCTGGGATGCCGGCAAAGGTCGCCCGGATGTACCTCGCCAAGCGGTTCACGCCGGAGGCGTGGAAAGAGTACAAGCGCAAGCACCCCAAAGCCGATCCGAAGCGACACGAGATTGTCCAGCCCGAGAAGGGGAAGGCTCCAAAGCCCAAGAAAACGGTCCGGCAGAAGCTCGACCACGTGTTCACGAGCATCAAGGGGCTCAGCAAGTCGGTCGCCAAATCGGTTCGCGAAGCTCCCGAGAAGGTCCAGAAATTCATCGTGGACAAGAGTTATCGCGATGACGTGACCAAAGCAGCCGCCAAGACGATCAAGGAAGCCCCTGGAAAGATCAAGACCGCGGTCATCCAGTCCGGCAAAGCCGAGTTGAAGGCAATCTTCAAGGAGACTCCGCGCATCCTCGCCACGCTGGCGAAAGAACGACGCGCTCCCACGAAGGCAGAGGCAAAGACTCTTTATGGAGTCGGTGTGTATGTGGCAGGGACGGTTCTAGCCATGACCACCGGAGGGCCGGCAGGCGGAGCGATTGGGCGAGTGGCCTTGGCCGGCGCTAAAGCGTTCGGGCATAGCCTGAGCCTGCACATCGGCATCAAGGCCATGAACCAGTTTGCTGATGAGGGATTCCTGGCCTACGAAGCAGCCGAAAGTGTTGCTCAGGCAGGAGGCATTTCGGCGGTGCTTCCAGTCAGCACGAGTGCTCTTCCTGGTCTGGGTCAGATTTGGGATGCCGTGAGTAAGGTGGTGATGGCTTCGGAAGAGAAGTCCAAGTCCGAATCCGCGATGGATAAGATGATTGAGCAGTTGATCAGGATCATCGGGGAGGAGTTGGATAAGGGGCTCACGGACGATGAGATTGTGAAGATTCTGAAGGAGGAACGGCCGTGAGCGACTATTCCGTGCTTCAAGTTGCGGCCTTGTACCGAGCCTCTCAGGACACCAAGTACAAGGGCAAGAAGGTCGTCAAGAACCAAGACGGTGAAGATACGACCGTCTACGAGTACAGCGAACGGCAGGTTGCGTTGCGGGACAAGGACAAGGCCGAGCGCATCCAGAAGCTCCGACAACGCCGGAGCGACCTGATCAAGAAGGTCAAGAGCGATCTCAAGAGCAAGGATGACAAGACCCGACTGACCGCTCTGGCGGTCGCACTCATTGATCACACTTACGAGCGTCCGGGTAACGAGGACAGCGCCGACGATGGTCATTTCGGTGTTACTGGCTGGCTCAAGAAGCACGTCACGTTCTCTGGCAACAAGGCCACGCTGAGTTACGTCGGGAAGTCTGGCGTCAAGCAGAAGAAGATCGTGAACGACGCGGCTGCGGTCAAGCTGCTCAAGGAGATCACGAAGGGCAAGAAGCCAGACGAGCAGATCCTCACGACAGATGACGCGAGCATCACAGCCAAGGACATCAATGCCTATCTGCCCGAAGGCATCACGGCCAAGGATCTGCGAGGGCTCCATGCCAATGAGGAGATGCTTGGGCAGCTAAAGAAGGTCAGGAGCAAGGGATCGAAGCTGCCGAAGGCTCGCACGGAGCGTGACCGCATTCTCAAAGACGAATTTAATCGAGCGTTGAAGGAGACGGCCGAAATTGTCGGGCACGAGCCGAGCACGTTGCGAAGCCAGTATCTCGTTCCTCACTTGGAGGACGAGTACAGGAAGGACGGCACCGTTCTCACGAATCTGGACAAGACGGCAGCCGCCCCGAAATTCCGCAACTACGAAGAGGCTATGGCGTGGGTGAAGAAGAAAAGCCGGGAGTACGGCGGTAAGAACAAGTTTCTGTCGAGTGACGAGTACCGGGAAGCCTACCCGGTGATCAAACGGTTGTCCGACAAGGCGAAGAGTGAGGCGAGGAAGAGTCTGCGCGGAGATGCCGAGCGTGCCATGAAGGAAGTCGGGGTCCGGTTCGGAGATCGTGTGGAATGGCATCAGGTGGGGCCGTTCATGACGGTGGACGTGTTCACCGGCACTGTGGTGGACAAGAAGGGCATCCCGTATGTGAAGCTGGATCGGCCAGTCCAGGGGAAGCGGACAGTGCGTTGGCACAAAGGGTTCCGGCGCGTTGCGGCCAAGACAGCGGCCGAAGTGGGCACGGATACCGGAACCATTTACGCGATTTCGCCCGAGATGCTTCATCGCGTGGTCTCACGCAGTGTTTGGCGTGACGCTGCGGATGAGGTTTGGAACGAGGGTGTTCCGGCTGACTTTAGTGCGTTGTGGGAGCGCATGAGCCGGGAGATTCGTGAACACGGCGGAGCCGTGTTGTCGCCGGGCGGTGATGGACGCTGGGATGTGACGATTCCCGAGGCGGCTCCTCACTTGCAGGAGCAGGGTTTGCTGCCTCCCTACGGGACGCCCGAGTTTGGGCGCGAGGCGACCAAGAGCAAGGCCGAGAAAGAAGAGGAGCAGATCAGGAAACTGCTCCGTCCCGATCCCAAGAAGAAGCCGCCCCGTCACGACCTTCGAAAACATCGCATCGAGGAAGAGGATGAGGATCTGAAGGGAGACCGGGCGGATGAGGACAAGGATCGCAGCCTGAATTACAAACACGTGGCGGCTCTCTACCTGCAAGCCTGGCAGAAGGCCAAGAGCGAGGAAGCCGCCAAGAAGCTCTTTGACCAGTACAAAGAGAAGAACCCGGACACGGAAAAGACCTGGCAGGAATTCCTAGAGGACCCCGAGCCCAAGGAAAAGAAGCCCGAGGAAGAGAAGTCGAAGAAGGACAAGGCTGAGGTCGGGGAAGAAGGCGAGAAGCTCTGGAAAGACATAAAGGATGAGCCTCCGCCAGACAAGGGGAAGAAACCATCGCCCGACGCCGAAGCGGTCGCACGCAAGAAGATTGTCAAAGACACCGTGAAGGGCGTTGCGGATTCTCTGAAATCCAACATCGCAGGTGCTTCGCTCCCTCCAGCCGTGCGCAAGGAGATCACGACAGCGCTGGAGAACATGGACGCGGAGCAGATCAAAACGTTCAACAGCGCTCTCCAGAGCTACGGTTCACGAGCCAAGACGCTCGCGATAGATGGGCCGAAGGCTGTCCAGAAGGCCGAGCGGGCGCTAGAGGATTTGGCCGACTATGACTTCGCGGGAGCGCTCAAAGCCGATGAGCTAGCTCAGAAAGTGGTCGAGCAGGCTCACGCGAACGCGGTGATCAAGAAGGACAAGCAGAAGCAACGCGGTAAGAAGCGCAAGGTCACCGACTCCATCGACAAGATGCAAGAAGTCGTGCGCGACCTGTCGGGCGACTCCAAGTACGTCATCCCGAAGAAGGTCAAGGACGTGCTCAAGAAGCAACTGGAGGGGATGGAAGAGGAGAAGTACGAGGATGTCATCGGTGCCGTCGAGCGCCATCTCCATCTCATGCAGCAGGAAGAGAACCTCGATGCAGCAACGGCTCTAGCTCCGGCAGAGGCGTCCTTGGAGGAATTCGAGGAGCGCATCGATGAAATGGACGATCCGCACGCGAAGGGAGACCAGATCGCGGAAGCCATCCAAGCCACGCGCGTCGTCCAGCGACATGAGCAACGTGAGAAGGCGAAGCATCAGGCGAACAAGGCAGCGGTGTCGTCCACTGCACGGATCTTCGGAACGAAGGAAGTCCCTTCGGATGTCATGGACAAGCTGGGCCCGGCCCTGGAAGGGCTCGATCTAGAGGAGAAAGAGAAGTACGTCGAGGCTGTCCAGGCCGAGTACCGAGACATCAAGAACCGCATCGAGACAGATCCGGCAACCGGCGCACAACGGATTCCGCCCTTGCTTCTCAGGGAGTCCATGGAGGCGCTGGAGAAACCATCCTACGAGGGCAGCCCCGAGGACATCGGACGCGCCACAGCACGCGCGATGGCGGCACAGACGTTGATCGCAGACCCGTTCACGATCGGCGGACAGAAGGTCGGCCAGGTTGCTCTGGACGACGCTGGAACCCGTCAGCGAGGGCTCCAGGCTTTCGAGAAGTACCAGGAGTTGCCCCAGCAGATGAGGACGGCTGCTGCCTCCCAGATTCAAGAGCGGCTGGAGAACGTCGATCCCGAGAGCCCCGAAGCCAAGGAGCTAAACCGCATCCTCGATGGCATCGCCCTGGCTGCGCTCGTTGATGAACGCGAGGAAGACAAGCTGCCGCAGATCCCGGGCCGCGAAGTGAATGAGGGATTCGCGGAGGTTGCGCGAGCGATGGCGAAGGCGGGCAAAATTGACTTGTTACTAGGTCCCGTCGAGGATTTCTACAGCGCGGAGGGCCAGAAGTCGGTCCACTCTGCGATGCAGAGCCTCGATGACGCCAACCTGGCTCGGTCCGTCAAGGACACCATGCCGGGGATGGATGAGTACCTCGTAGGCACCGAGGAGACGCCAGCGCTCCCAGAAGAGAAGAAGCGGCATTTGCGCCAGGCCATCATCGACATGGCCGTAGACAACATGACCGTCGTGGACCGCCTCATCCGCTCCCGACTGGAAGAAGCCGGAGAGAAGAAGAAGGCCCGAGACGCCAAGTATGTGGCCGAGACGGCGCGAAAAGCTACTGGAAAGTCTTGGTGGCAGAAACTCATCGAGAAGTACCTAAAACCGGATGTTCCGATGGCGCAAACTCGGACTTCCTCCGGTAGTTTGAAACTTCCAGCGTGGACTCTCCGAGATGGAGAAAGGGTCCGACTGGCAGATTCAGATTCTCCCGAGGAAAGCCCTGTTTTGGACATGCGGTTGGAGTATTTGCGGGCTCTCAACGACTTTGTGACCAAAGAAATTGGGAAGCCTTCAAAGTCGCATGCAGACCGCGCAATTCAACGATTCTTGGAAACGAAGAACCCGAATTTCCTCCGATCCGAACCTGAAACTCCAGAAGGAGACTTTGAAAGTGCGGAACGGAAGAAAGAGGGACGAAATTCTCGTTTTTCGCTTGATAGTAGGCACGTATTAGCAGCGGGGCAGCCTTCTGTCCGCGCTGTCGAACCCTTTTTCGTCTCAAAGAGAGGAAAACAAATGTCAACGCTGACTCGTGAGGCTGCCCAAAAGGTCACGGATGACCTTGATCGTATTGCCAATCTCTTCCAGCACAATCACGAATCCCTGGGGGTTCCGCAGAAGATTGCGCTCGACTTTGCCTATCGCTGTGATCTGCTCTCCGACGAGATTGGCCGTCTGACCGGCCAGGAGAAAGAGGCGTACCAGCAAGGCACAGGAGAGGGTACAGCGCCAGGTTCCGACGACAACACGAACAAGGGTCCGTCGCAGCCGTTCAACCCTGCCGAGATCGGCAAGCAGGACAACACGCCCCCGCAGACGGAGCCCGATGAGCCTTACATGAAGGGCAACTTTCTCCAGAAGGAGTACAACGAGCTTCGCAACTGGCAGGAGCAAGGGTTGTTCTCCAATGCGAAGGCAGCCTCCGTAGTTGCCAGCCGGATGATCGCCAAGCTTCAGGGGCTTCAAGCTGCACTTGACGGCGCCGAGTAGGCGATCTGCATGGAACGCAGGTCAGACGATGTGAATTGGCAGGAGACCACACGGGAATTCACCGTGGGGGATTCTGTCAGGCTATTCAACGGCGAGGATACCGATGTAGGCCGCGTCGTTGCCGTCTGGCCTGCGATCGGAATGCTCGATCTGCAATTTGCCACGGGGTGGACTCGTAAGCCGGTCGAGGATGTGGTCCGGCTGGACAAGTGGACTCCGTATGCGCCGCCGAAGACCGAGCACAGTCAAGTTCCAGGCGGTGCGGGTACGGTTCCTGTCAGCGCAGGCCCGGCAAACAAGCAATCTAGCGTGCGCCGGGTTGCGGAAGCATACGTCAAGAAGGCGCTCTATTGGGCCGCACGAGATCGCCAGTACCGACCCACACAAGAGGAGATTGAGACTGGCGAATACATCTGCCCACGATGCAAAGGGTCGATGGGGATGGCTCGCTACAAACGACGCAACGGCATCACTGAAAGGCTTCTGGCCTGTCATAGGTGTCTCTTCTTGATCAAACCAATGGACGCCGGGTTGGAGGGCTAGGTGGCTTTCCTCAAGTACGCATACGCTCAGACCGTCGAGCCCGCCATATCGGGACGCGGTTGGAGCAAGATCCGCACGGCAAGCGGCGGGTCTGATGCGAATTTGGTCGAGAAGGCCAGCGAGATCCTCGGGGAAAACTTCGACCCCCATCGGTATCTGCTGACACACGCCACGATCGTCGCGTCCGTGGACGTGGAAGAAGTCCCGAACGTCAAGCTCGGGTCAGTCCTCGATCCCAACACGGGACGCCGGATCAACCGGAAGTGGACCGACTACCGGGTCATACCTGAGTGCGACAAATTCATCAACAACAACTGTTTCATTCCTGGGACGCTCATCACAATGGCAGATGGCACGGTCAAGGCCATCGAGGACATCTGTGAGGGGGATGAGGTTCTGACGCATCTTGGTCGGCCGAAGCGAGTGACGGCCACGATGCGGCGCGATGTCGTTGAGGAATTACGCGAGATCAAGCCGCGAGGAACAACGGAGCGGCTGTATGTCACGGCAGAGCATCCGTTCTATGTGTTTCGTGAGAACGCATGTGTGAATTGTGGAAGCCCGGCGCGGCAGCATGTCTCATGGAATGCACGCTGCATTTCGCATCTCATAGGGAAGTTTTACTGTTCCAGCGAGTGTTACTACGCGAAGCGGGTTCCGAAGCGCGAATTGTTGGAAGAGAAACGGGGAGAGTTTGTCGAGGCGAAGGATCTGACAGACCGCGATTTCACTGCTTCTCCCGTACTGAGAGGTGCAAAGGATGTTGGGCTGACGCTTGGGCAAGCCCGTCTGATTGGATTGTTCTTGGCGGAAGGCTACTACGAGCAGGATAGTAGAAACGATAATGAGCGAGTTGGGGCGATCTGGGCTTTTCACAAAGATGAAGCTCCTACGCTCGCGCGGCTCGTTCGGGATCTCATGAAGCGGGAGTTTGGGGTCGAGTGTGTCATACGGCCCCACAAGAACGACAACGGGATTCATGTCACGACAAGGACCCATCGTGACGCGGCGGCCTTCTTCACCAAGTGGGTTCGCGGAAGTGGATCTAAGACAAAGACTCTCCATCCTGATCTGCTGTTTGCTTCTGCCGACATACAAATGGAAATCGCGCGGGGGTGGCTGGAAGGAGACGGGTGTTTTCAGGACACACGCACTGAGAAAAAGCCTGGTGATATCCGGCTGACTGGCGATACCTCGAATCGTTCCCTTGCCAGTCAGATGCAGATCATCTTGCAGCGGCTCGGGATCTCTTCCCACCTGACACGCATAGAATCGCCAGGACGTAAACGGCTGATCGTTGATGGTGAAATCAAGATTGTCAACGATCCCGAGAAGCCGCGAAACGTATCGTGGGCGCTTGCTTGCGGGGGTGCTTGGGTTGAAGATCTCGTGCAGGATACGGTGTACGAAGAGCCGTATCTTGCAGCCGTCGAGGAGCGCGGAGGACTTCAAGCTGCGCCCAAGTTGCGCTTCTTGAATGGCTACCACCTGCAAATCATCGAGAACCTCGATACGATCGCTTACGCGGGCCCTGTCTACAACTTTGATGTTGAAGACGACCACTCGTATGTTGCTAACGGTGTCGCTGTTCACAACTGTGATGCTTGGGCTCGTCCGGTGTTGATGAAGTCGTACCGGACGTTCATCGGGGCACAAAACTTCTGCGAGCACTTGCAGAAGGAAGAAGAGTCGAAAGGCCGAATCATCGATGCCGTGGCTCGCGATATTGGACCATCAGTCTACATTGACATTTTGCTCGCGACGGATCGTCGGCACACAGGTCTCGTGAGGGACATCGAGTCTGGCAAGATGAGCACTCTGAGTATGGGGTGCTTTCTGGCCGGGACGCAGGTGTCGTTGCAGGACGGCCAGCGGGTGGCGATCGAGGAGGTGGTCCCAGGGGATATGGTGCTGACCCACAAGGGTCGTTTTCGCGAGGTGCTCAACACGCAGATTCGGACGTATCGAGGAGAGTTGCGTCGGATCAAGGCGGTTGGGGTTTCTTCTACCATTCAGGCGACGGCGAACCATGGGTTTGAGGTTTTGCGGGCTCCGAAGACGTGCGCTTGTGGGTGTGGAGAGCCCCTTGGGGAGACAAGCTCTATAACGCGCCGCACGACACGTCGTTTCAAACGAGGCCACGACAAACGGATCTACAACCCCAACAACACCTATTCGCTGGCGGAAGCCCGGCGGCGGAAGCAGCAGATTACTGATCTCAAAGCGCTTCGTTTCGAGAAAGTACGAGCGGATGAGCTTGAGGTTGGTGATTTCTTGTGCTTTCCCAAGGTTCGATTTCATCTACAGACTAAAGGCTGGACGGTTGGCAAGGCAAGGCTGGCTGGCTATTTCTTGGCCGAAGGTTCCTATCTCAAACACAAGGGTGAGCACGTTGAAGTGCAATTCAACTTCTCCATGGAGGAGAAGGACACTTATGTTCGTGAGGTAGTCGAGCTTCTTAAGGAGGAGTTTCCCGAGGCTAACGAACCCTGGGTTCAGGACCGGCCTAGTCGGAACACCTGTGTGGTCCACATGACTGGCCGTGATGCCGTGGCTTGGTTCTATAAACACTGCGGTGAGTATAGCCACGGCAAGCGGGTGTCGTTTGAGGCGATGCACGTACCCGCGGAGTTACACCGGCATCTTGTTGGCGCCTGGATCAATGGTGATGGCACGTTGGGTAAGGACAACAAGACGCTTTCGGGGACGACGACTTCCTATGCCTTGGCGTGTCAGTTGCATCTGCTATTGACGCGATGCGGTGTTTTTGTGCGGATGGAATGCGCGCAAAATGGAAGAGCGATCGAGCTTGCGGAGGCTGTAGGCGCCGGTTGGATGCCCGATCCTGAAACGGGTAAGCGTCCGGCCATTACTCTCGCGGTTGGGCTGTCCTCTGCACAACAGCTTCGGGGGTATTCTGACAAGGTTGGCCGTCCGTCAGAGGCACAGCAGCAGCTTCGTGTTTTAGATGACCATGTGGTTTTCCCCGTCACCTCTGTTGAGTCGGGCTGGTACGAAGGGCCGGTCTACAACATGGAAGTAGAGGAGGACCACACCTATGTGGTTGAGGGTGTGGCAGTTCACAACTGTTCGGTCACCGAGACGATCTGCACGAAGTGTGGAAATGTTGGCGCTGATGAAACAGAACTTTGCAATCATGTCCGATTTGAGAAGGGCAACTACTTCTACGATGACAAGGGCAACAAGCACAGAGTTGCTGAGCTTTGCGGCCACCCCACGCTGGCCAACGGAGGCGTCAACTTCATCGAGGCTTCCTGGGTCGCAACCCCGGCCTTCGGTGGCGCTGTCGCTCGGAACATCCTGACGCCCACGGGCATGAGCCCAGAGATGCTTCGCCAGGCTCAGAGGGTTCTGAGCGAGCCTCCGCCACAGTGGCTCGATGGGCTCGCGAAAGCAGCCAGCAAAGAACCACCGTCAGACTTCAGCGAGGCTATCCAAGTTTCGCAAGCCGAGTCTCCCGCGAAGTCGCGGACTCGGGTTAGTGACTACTACGCTCCCGATGGTCCCGGAGCCATCATCGGAGAGCCCGGCAGTGCCCCAGAGGAGATTCTCGGATTCGACTTTGGTGACGATGAGGGCGGCGGCGAAGAGGAGAAGAAGCCGGAAGAGAAGCCGGAAGCGGGCCCGCTGGACCAGCTTACCGATGCTGTCTACCAGCAGGTTCTCGACCGCGTGACTCAGAAGGTTCAAGACGAGTTAGCAGGGCGGGGGGAACAGCCTTCCGTGCAAGAGCCTGCAAATTCGACTGGCGAAGACATCATCAAACAAGCCGCCCACAAGCGTGCGTATCGGCTGGGAATCGAGGCCATCGTGAAGTCGGCCTCAGGAGACGCCCATCTGATTGACGCCGTTGCGCGATTCAACTCGCGCATGGGCGTGAAGGTTCCCAGAGCGCTCTACATGGCCGCTCTGAGTTTAGGGCCGCTATCCAAACACGGCTCGATTGAGGAGTGGGCTGTGAATGCTCACAGCGCACTCAACCGTACACCGTCCTTGGGAGAGACCAAGACGCTTCTGCGCCTTGGAAAACTTCTCGATCAAATGGCGGCTTTCACCAACCACAACCACAAAGTCGAGGAATCTCGCAATGGGTAATCGTCAACGACTGACCTGGGATAAGGGAGCCGCTGCATCGGACAAAGAAGCGTCCCCGCCACCGCAAATTCCGGCCAATGACCGGACCGAGAAGTCCGAGCATCCGGCGGCACAGCCCGATCCCGACTACGCGAAATACAAGGAAGGCGACCCGTCTGCCTGGGCCGAGGACGTACATCCTGGTCCCTACGACACGGCCGCTGCTCCTGCAACGCCCGGCTACAGAGAGCCAGCAGACCACCCGGCCGCCAAACCCGGCAAGCCCATGAGTGCGTCTGACCAGAGCGAGGAGGAGATTCGCAGGGCCACCGAGTTGAAGGCGGCGAAGTGCATTCGCGTCGCTGCCGTGATGCTCGGCGATGTCCCCGAGGGCGTCGATGAGGAAAAGCATGTCCTGGCCATCGAGAGCCAGGCTCTCGATCTCATGGACCTTCCCGACGATCACCTTCAGTCGACTCTGGAGCGTCTCGGAATGGCCGACGATGAGGAATCCGACAAGGAAGCCTCCATGGACATCACAGCCCGTCTCGACAGGCTTGAGTCTGGCCTGGAGCGCATCGCAGAGAAGATGGGCATCGCCGGCAATCTGTTCGGCCAGATGGATGAGCCGATCATCGAAGAGCCCATGGAGGAAGACCTGCTGGAGACTCCACTGGAGGAAGAGGACGCGATGCTGGAAGAGATGCTGGCTCAAGATGAGCCGGTAGTCGAGGAAGACGCCATGCTGGAGGAGATGCTCTCCCAGGATGACGACGATCTCGATGACGACGAGGAAGAGATGCTCGCGGCCATGCTCTGCGGACGTACCGCGGCCGACGAGGAGGAGGAAAAGGAAGAGGACAAGGAGGGCGGCAAGAAGGCCAAGAAGGGTGAGGACGATGAGGATGAGGAGGCCGATGAGGACAAGGAGAGCGCCTGCAAGAAGGCCGAGGAGGAGGAGAAGAAGGAGGAGAAAGAGCCCGAGGAGAAAGAGGCTTCCCTCGACATCCAGCTTGAAGACCCAATGGGCCTGATGGATACGTCAGCCCCAGACAGCGACACAGATCTGGAGCTTCTCTACCGCACTGCCGAGGACGATGAGGACAAGGGCGGCAAGCCCGAAAAGGGCAAGATCCCTTCGCAGTTTGAGAAGAAGGACAAGGACGAGGAAGAGGGCAAGAAGGAAGAGGACAAGGCCGAGGAGAAGGAGGAAGAGGCCCAGGATGAGGGTGAGAAGGAAGGCGGCAAGAAGAAAGGTACTGATCTCCGTCCGCAGCCGAAGGAGCCCAGCACAGGGGCTCAGGCTCTCGGCACCGTCCAGAAGTCGGCGTCGAGCGAGGTCAGCGATCTCAGCAGCCTGTGGGAGCACGCTCCCGACGTGTCCTCAGTGTTCAAGTAGGACTTTCGCCTACCTGCCCTTTTCATCGAGGGCAGGTAGGTAATCGGGTTCCACCATCGGTGGAATGACTATACGCACCCATATAAGTATCGGAGCTTGGTGAGGGTTGGTCTTTGACCACCATTCTGGGGGTCGCCCCGTCAAGCCGCAATCCACCAAACCTGTGAACAGGGAGCAAAAGGAGCCATAGAAAAATGGCGTTGCTTGGACAGGCGAGTGGTGGTTTCACGGAGTCGTCCTCGGCTCTCCGAATTCTCCATGTGGGTGTGCGTAACACCGTGGGGGTTCTGACCGAGGATAGCTTCACGCAAACCAACCCTCCCGTAACTACGGTGGCTGCTCAGATTTCCACTCAGTGCGATACGTCAGTGCTGGGTGTTCTGTCTGGGTCGGTCGCTTTCACGCGCGTTGACGCGGGGGACAACTTCATCGGTGGTCCCGTTGAGCACGGTCTTGGCAATCAAGCATTCCAGATCAAGCCGGTCGGATGCTTCATCAACACCGCGGTCGGAAACGCATTCGAGAATCAGCCCGGTCCCGCAAGTGGGAAGGGCCCCTACGTCTCGGCTCAGGGAACCTACGGGAATGCCCTCTTCGAGAGCCAGGTCATCGAGGCAGCTACCGTTGGTGGTGGCGTCCTGGCGGCCGGTACGGACATCGTCTACTCGACTGGTATGCGCCTGTTTGCTTCACGCAACGGGTACTTGCAGCCAATGGAGTCGGCGCAAGCTGGCGCTGCAACCTCGTTCCTGAACGCGGCCCACTCGGTCGAGATCACGAACGGCATTGTGGTAGCAGATGTAACCCTCATCGGCATCCTCAAGATGCCCCCTGACGCAACCATGAATGAGTTGGTCTACGACCAGCGCATCTAGGGGAGGACAAAACGATGACGGTTGACAACGCAGTCAAACAGCGCATCATCAGCGACTACATCAAGACCGCTGCTGGGCGTCACAAGCTGGCCGCGTCCATGACGCAGCCTCTCCGCACGCGGCGTGACTACACGTCTGTGGGTCGGCGCACGTTCCTCGTGGAGCAACTCCCCGATGGCGCACTGCCGATCTACGACAAGGATCCCGATGTCACGGCGTATGTCGTCGGCGAGGAAGGCGAGAACATTCTCGCTGTCACCAAGCCGCGGCGCGTGGTGTTCCCACTCTTCGAGATCGCGAGCTTGCCCGAGATCCCGCTGACCCAGATCAAGGAGCGGCGCTTCGACCTGATCGAGCGTGCGCAAGATCTGGCGAGGGCTCAGATCCAAGCCGCGGAGGACGAGAGGGTGTTCGCCATCCTCGACGCTATCGCCACTGTTGGATTCGACTCGCTTCCGGGCCAGTTGAACCCCGACGTGCCGGTGGTCGCTCCCATTTCTGGTGCCGTCCTGGCCGACGCATTCAGTCTCATCGAGCGTCACGACCTTCGGGTTGCTCGTGTGTACATGAATGCGCGCGACTATGCCGACATCAGGAAGTTTGGTCGGGACATCTTGGATATCGAGAGTCAGCGCGACTTGCTGAAGACCGGTCTCCAGGCAACCCTGTGGGGCGCGCAGATCATCACCAGCCGGCTCGTTCCGGTTGGCACGGTCTATGTGTGCTGCGAGCCCGAGTTGTTCGGACGCATCCCGGTGCGTACAGAACTCACGGTCCTCTCGGCCGACGACCCCCGCGCCCGCACCATCGGGTTCTCAGTTTTTGAGAATCTCGGAATCGGTGCCTACAACCCGCGTGGGCTCACTCGACTGTCTGTCACCCGCTAGTAGCGGCTGAGAGGCAGAATGGAACCCCGGTGGCTTCGGCCTCCGGGGTTTTCTTTTTGCTTGTGGGGCGTATTTGGGGCGCGGTAGGATACCCAGGACCCTATGCGTGCCATCCCGTGTCCTATTTCTCCACAGGAGCTTGAACAGCTTTATCGAGTAGAGAAACTCACTGACGAGCAGATTGTCGAACGCATCGGTGAGGAGGCGACGGTCAAGCGTGTTCGATCGTGGCGTAAGCGGTTTGGCATTCGCACGCTTCATCGATGGGAGCGTTACGATGTGCCGCTGATTGAGGGGCGACTCAAGTCTTTGCTAGTTGGCTCAATGCTCGGTGATGGGAGGCTCGTTTACAGGACGCACGCAACCCACTACACGGAGAACCATGAGGAGGCTCAGAAGGCTTATCTTGAGTGGAAAGTCGCTCAATGGGGGTCGTCCTGGGTGCGTACGGAGCCCAAGCCCAGTGTCAAGAAGAAGGATGGGAAAACCTACCGTTCATGGCGATTCAACACGGTCGCCCATGCGATTCTGAATGATTGGCAAGCGCTTTTCTACGAACGGCGTGATCGCGGCTGGAAGCGTCTTGTCTCTGAGATCGTGGATCATGTAGACGAATTCGCGCTGGCCATCTGGTACCTCGATGATGGTTCTGCGGGATGGTGGCCTGACATCATATTCGGTGCGGATGGGGAAAGCCGCAAGGTTGCGTGGGCCATCTTTGAAAAGTTCGGTCTCAAACCTCGGTGGCGGTTGGCGAAAGAGATGGCGGGTCGGGAGACAGGTACCTTTCACATGGAACGCGAAGACACTGCCGAGAAATTTCTCAACATTATCACACCACATGTCCCGGTCTGCATGGCGTGGAAACTCAGGGGTTTCGGTTACAACAGCGGTCGAAACAACATCATCAAGGGCAAGCTCGATTCCGAGGTCTTACGGGAGTTTGCGGCCGAGGGAATTCCAATTCGGCGCATAGCAAAGATTCTTGGGGTTGGTAGCTCCACGGTGGATCGCTATCTTCGGAAAAATGGGATCGAGCATCCCCGGACCAAGGGGAATCCAAACCATCGGAGAACCCATGTCTAGCTCGACTGACGCACTTCGAAAATATCGTGAGGGATTGCGTGGAACGGCTAAGTATCGTGAGATGCGGGAGTATGATTGGGATCGGGTCCGGGCCGATCCTGCCAAGCATGCCAAGCGAAGTAAGACCAAACGAATCAAGCATGCTCGACGGATGGAGGAAGACTCTGACTACAAGACCAAGGTGTTGGCGGGAAGTAAGAGAGCCAACGCTCGTTTGAGAGAGCTTCCTGAGCATGAACGCTCTGCCAAACTCCACAAGTGGCGTTTGAAGAGCAGCTATGGTCTTACGCCTGAAGACTACGAGGAGCTTTTGGCTTCTCAGGGGAATGCCTGCGCGATCTGCCAGACCAAAGAGCCTGGCGGTAAGCGTAAGGTCTTTTCTGTAGACCATTGCCATGAGTCGGGAAAAATCCGGGGGCTTTTGTGTGCTGGCTGTAATCTGGGGTTGGGTAAATTCAAGGATGATCCTGAGCTGCTTTGTTCAGCCATCGCCTATCTGAAAGCAGCAGAAGGAAAGCCGTCTCCTGAGGATATGCTTCATACAGTCACCTGTTCTGATTGTGGGAAGCGGTGGAAGACCAGGAGAGTCAGAGGATTGGTTTGTCCAGAGTGCGAGGAAAAGCGGGCTCAGGAACGAGAGCGGCGTTGGAGGTTGCGTAGAACCAAACAGTGTCCCACATGCGGTGGTGGGTTTGTGGATGAAACGCAGGCCAACAACCGTAAGTACTGTTCTTCTCTGTGCTTGGCCAAGGCACAGGCTGTGCGTCGGAAGGAGCGGGATGCGTAGCAAGAGGCCACCGCGAGAAGTCTTGGAGAGCTTGGTCGCGGAGCTTTTGACGCAACAGCAGATTGCTGGTCGTTATGGTGTGGCTCAGGTAACGGTGAGTCGCTGGCTGCGGCATTATGGGATTGAGGCGTTGGGTAAGACGGGGAAGATTGATCGGGAGCTGCCGCCTCTGACCGCGATTCAGCAGGCGCTCGTCGTGGGATCTTTGTTGGGGGACGGGACGATGAGTGCTCCCAGCTTTCGCACGGCACGGATTGCGGAGGGGCATGCGCTCAAGCAGCGGGAGTACACGGATTGGAAGGCCGGCATCATGGGATCTTACGTGTCCAATCAGTATGAGGCTACCAAACGGAAGGACGGCAAGACGTACAAGGCGTGGTGGTATTCGTCTCGGACGACGACTCGGCTGCGTCCTTTTTACGATATGTTTTACGGCAGCGGGCACAAGGTGTTTCCGAAGCAGTTACCTGAGTTGATGACGCCTTTTGTGCTTGCCGTGTGGTACATGGATGACGGGAGCCGGTGGGGGAGGTACTACCCACGCATCTCCTACGGCCTGGATGCTCAGGGTCTAGACCGAGCTTTGGAGGCTTTGGCGATGTTGGGTTTGTCTCCAAAGGTATACACGAGCAAGAAGGGGCGCACGCTTCATTTTCCGGGGCAAGATGATCTTTTCTTTAGCTTGGTCCGAGAGCATGTGCATTCGTGTATGGTTTACAAGCTGCCTCTTGAGCGTGTCCGAAAACGTTATGTGTTTGTTGCGGAGAGGCAGGATCGGAGGCCCGAGTTTATTTCTGCCCTGACGCCGGAGCGTTTGCGGAAGATGTACGAAGGCGACCTGATGACGGATGGGGAGATTGCTGTTTGTGTTGCCAAGCGCTTTGGTGTTTCTCCGTTTCGTGCGGAGACTGTGCGGAGAGTCCGAAAGAAGTGGGGTATTCCGGCCATGACGAGTCAGGAACGGAAAGAGAGGAGGCGTGGGACTGCTCCGCGATTGACTGGCTTGACACGGAAGGTTTTGGAACGTTTGTACGTCGAGGATTTGCTAAGCGACACGGAAATTGGGAGAATCTACGGCGTGAGCAAGACGCCGATTCGGGCACGACGCAGGGCATACGGGATTTTGGCCATTTCCAAGGCAGAACGAGCCAGGTTGAGGTTGGGTTGAACGGCATGCTTCAAAAAATCGTGAGGGATTGCGTATGAGGAAGTGATGAGCGACGGATCGTTCAAGCGGTTTCTCGGGATTTCCGTTCTGGAGGCAGCGCGTCAGCGTATCTCTTGGACATTTGATGTGTTTGAGAAGATCTGCGTTTCGTTTTCGGGCGGGAAGGATTCGGGGGTCATGTTGCATCTTGTCATGGACGAAGCCATCAAGCGGGGTCGGAAGGTTCATGTCATGTTCATCGACTGGGAGGCGCAATACGATCTCACGATCAGCTACGTGCGGGATTGTTTCAAGCTGTATGAGGAGCACATCATTCCCTATTGGGTGTGTCTCCCGTTGACGACCACGAATGCGGTCAGCGTATACGAGCCCGAGTGGGTTTGTTGGGACCCGGCCAAGAAGGATTTGTGGGTACGTCCGCTGCCTGAGGGTGTGATATCAGATCCTCGCGGGTTTCCCTTCTACGAAGACAAGATGACATTCGAGGACTTTGTCCCAGAATTCGGCGAGTGGTTTGGCCAGGATGCCGGCTCCGCCGCGTGTCTGATTGGTCTTCGGTCTGGGGAGTCGTTGAATCGGTTTCGGACGTTGATTAGCGATCGGAAGGTGACCAAGGATGGGAGGCAGTGGACGACCAAGGTAGGGCAGCCGGGGACGTTCAATGTCTACCCGATCTATGATTGGCAAACGAAAGACGTTTGGACATATTACGGGGCGTTTGAGAAGCCGTACAATCGGTTGTATGATCGGTTTTACCAGGCTGGGTTGTCGCTGCACCAGATGCGGATTTGCGAGCCCTATGGAGATGAGCAGCGCCGGGGCTTATGGTTGTTTCACGTGATCGAGCCACAGACGTGGAGCCGCATCATGGCCCGTGTTGCGGGGGCGAATTCCGGCGCCTTGTATGCTGGCGAGCGTGGAAACATCTTGGGAAATCAGAAGGTCACGCTACCTGATGGTCATACGTGGAAATCGTTTACGATGATGTTGCTCGATACGATGCCGCAGGCGACGGCTGAGCATTACAGGAACAAGTTTGCGGTCTATCTCAAGTGGTACAAGGACCACGAGGGTTTGGACGACGTACCTGATTCCGTGCCTGGTGATACAGGGTCGCGGGATGTGGGGTCTTGGCGTCGGATGGCGCGTTGCATCTTGAAAAACGACTTCTGGGCAAGTAGTTTGAGTTTCGGTCCTCAGAGAAATTCGGCGTACAAGAAGTATCAAGATCTCATGAAACGCAGGCGCAGAGAGTGGGGTATTTTTGCAGAGACGGTGACAGATGAGTAACGTCCAATTGACTCTGATCGAGGGTGACCGGGATCGCGAGTTTTACGCGGATATGGGTCCTTTCTTTGCGAGCGCCGAGGTAAGTAAAGAGCTTGGTTCGCCCCTTTATGATGAAGCGGGATCTTTTTGGGTGATTGCCCGGAAGGCCAAGAAGGTCGTGGGGTGGTCCGTGTTTCGGATTCGGAAGGACGGAGTTGCTGTGTTTGATTGGACCTACGTGGTGCCGGAATGGCGACAGGAGGGCTTGTGGGAGCGGCTTTACGATTTCAAGATGGACTGGTTGCGTGAGCGCGGGGTGGCGCGCGTGAATACCGCAACCAGTGATGAGGACATGCAGAGGGCGTTCAAGAAGCGCGGGTGGCGCGTCCGGCGCGAGAAGGGAGCTTGGTTGTTTTACGAGAGGGAGGTGTTCTGATGTCTGAGACGCTTCTGGCGCGCGCGGAGGAGCTTTTTGCTGAGCTAGACGTCATGGGCCTTGAGGAGCGTGTGGAGGCTCTCAATGGTCTACGGAAGCTCCTACATGCTCATAGTCCGTTTCGAGAGGAGCCTGTGGACTGTCTCCAGTGGGTACCGGAGAAGGGGGTCAGGGCCAACTCTTACAATCCCAACGTCGTGTCTCCCGTGGAGATGGAGCTTTTGGCCCACTCGATCAAGTCGGATGGGTACACGCAGCCAATTGTCGGCTTTTATACGGGGGGCGAGTATGAGGTTGTGGATGGGTTTCATCGGAATCGGGTGGGGAAGGAGGATGGTGAGATTCGGGAGCGCATTCACGGGTACTTGCCGCTGGTAGTGATCAACGAGGAGCGCAGGGGGATCAGGGATCGGATGGCGGCGACAATTCGTCACAATCGTGCTCGGGGGCGGCACCAAGTCAGCGGGATGGCTGAGATTGTGGTTGAGTTGTCACGACGCAAGTGGAAGGATGAGCGTATTGCGAAGGAGCTTGGTATGGACCCTGATGAGGTCTTGCGGCTCAAGCAGATTACCGGACTTGCTGAGGCTTTTCGGGATCGAGAGTTTTCCAAGGCGTGGGAGCCTGAGCTTGACGGAGGCGACACATAATGGGGTAAGATCTCGTTGTGGGGCAGAGCCTACCCAGACTCCTCACCCGTCAACAGATCGCGGCACTTCGCGATGGGGATCTCATCAAGTGGTACAGGAAGTTGAAGTTTGTTCGGCAGGAGGGTTTGGACGGGAGTTTCTCGACGCCCAAGAGGGCGCGGTGGTGTTACCATGAGGCGCGGAGGGAGATTGGGCGGCGGGGTCTGCGAGAGTACGAGACGACGGAGAACGTGAATGGCTGAGGTTGACGATCTCAGAGCGGAGAATGAGAAGCTCAAGGGCGAGCTTGCTGATGCCGTGGAGCGAGCGAAGTTGTTTCTGGCCCAATTGCACACGCGTTGCCCCGTGTGCCAACCGAACGGGACCCCGCAACTGCTTGAGATTGAGGAACAGTGCAGTCGCCTAGCGGCAGCGCTGAAAATGATGGCAACGGCGGCTGTGGCCGTACTCGCGGAACATGTCCGTCCTAAGATGACGCGCCAAGAGGCGCGTCGGGTTTTTGAGGACGCTCTCGCCGACAATCCTGTGCCGAAGGTGTGTGCCGTTTTCTCTGCTCCACACGACGTGGGGCTTTCCACGCGCGTCTTGCAGAAGTGGCTCGATTCAGGGGAGACTCCTGCTGATGCGCCTCCCGTGATTGAGGTTGTCCGTGAAGTCTTACGCCTGAGAATGATACTTCGGGACGCGCAGGAAGGTCTCTCCACTGAGATGCGGTCGTGGGGAGAAGCTCCTTACAGCGACTAAGGAGATGGATGATGCGATCCCTCGAAATCGCGGACAAGCTCAGCAGTCAGGACAAGGCGCTCTTGGTTTTCATGTGGAGTTTCGACGGCGAGTTTCGACCCGCAAGTGAGGCGCAATTCAGTAGCGTTGAGCGTTTCATGAAGTGCAAGTGTGTATGGGGCAGCGGCGAGCCTGTAGGTTCGCACTGTGAGATCAGCGATCTCGGGAAAGAGGTTGCCAGGGCCGTGCAGGAGAAACACGATGTGCGATGAGTGGCTGCCGGTTGATCTAGCCCATTTCGAGGGCGTGCAGGAGAGTCGAGACGTTTGGAAGAAGCGGGCAACGTGGTTTGAAAGGGCGTTGCGGAAGCTCAAAGCGTCAATGCCAGGCGATACGCCGCAACGCGGATTCCTGATCGCGATCATCGACACCGCGCTCGCTGTAGAAACGGGCCATGAGCAACGAGATAATGAGGTATAGGGAGATGGACACAGACGAGAAAGTGACAATTGAGGAATCGCCGCGCCCGGAAACGGAAGAGGAAGAGAAAGCCTATTTTCTCAGAGCTTTTCGAGACGCGCTTGAGGAGATCTCGTATATTCTCCGGCTTCCTGGCTCCCCGGACTTGGTCGTTGATACAGTCGCGGGCGTGCGGAAGCTGGTTGCTGAAAACTCGGCTTATAGAGGTAAGAAGGAGGAGCATGCTCACGCTTCGACTCCAACGTGCCGTTTGTACGAACGAGTTGAGACGGGGATTGCTGCGGTCGATTCTGCTTTGGCTGGAGACATGATCGAGTGCAATCGCAAGACATCAACCTGGGAAGACGAGGCTCGGCGCGCGGTTAATGTCTTGGCTCGCGAGATCGTTGAGACGACGCGGTGGGTGGACATCATTGATCTCGTGAACGCGATTCGGCACATCCGGCGGGAGACGGAGCAGCACCAAGCGGAGGCAGAGCATCTATCCGCAGACGGGACTGAGAAGACCGATGGTTAAGCGCTACAGCATCAACCCGGTGGACGTTTGTTTGGTCGAGGATTCTGATGGGGACTATGTGCTCGCAACCGACTACGCTGCCGTGGAGGAGCGGGCAGAGCAGCTACGGCAGTGGGTTCACGATTGTCAAGCTGGCATGTACATCAACTGCGTCTACTGCGGACATCGCTATGGCCCGGATGATGAAGTGCCTGCGACGATGGCGGAGGTTCTCAAGGAGCACATCGAGCAGTGTCCTGAGCATCCGATGTCGGCGTTGAAAGCCGAACGAGACCAATTGGCTGAGGAGAATGCGTTGTTGCGTCGTGCGTTGTTGTCTGAGGAGGAGTTGACCAAGGAGGAGCAGGAGATGGTGAGGAAGCTGGAGGCCGTTATCGCGTCTCGGAAGGAGTGAATGTCATGAAATCGACACCTAAGTGGTTGATTGTCTTGGCTATCGCATTGGTGGGACTGGTGGGGCTCATTGGCGACTGGGGGCTCGCGATTCATTTTGGGTTGCACATGATGTTGGCGGTTGTGGTCGTGATTGGGTTAGGTCTTGTGTGCCTGGACATCAGGAAGGGAGATAGGTGATGCAGAAGCCATGTGCTGACGCGGGAGTCGGTTCGGAGAAACAGGCCGGCACGAGCTGGCGCGGCCGTCATTTCCTGACGGGGATGCCGCTGGAGGGCACGCTCTACCCGGACTTCCCGTCGCTCCTCGCGGCGTTGAGGTCGCTCTCCGTGGAGGTGTTTTCGCACGACTACCCGTCGCAGGATCCCGACGAGAGGTCCTTCGGGTTCGAGGAGGTGAGAGAGGGCTGGGAATCCGTGCTCCATCTTGTGCCCGTCGCCGCTCTCCGCGGAGAGGAGACGACGGGGCGCTTCAGGCCCGAGGCCGTTGAGGCCGACCCCACGGTTGACGGGCTGGAGTTTCTGATGGGGACGCCGGAGGGTCGGAGTCGCGTCGCGAAGATTCTCAATCGGGACAAGAGGGGTAGACTGACGGTATGAGGCGACCGCAGGTGCTTTTAGTTGGAGGTCTCTACGACGGAGATCCTTTGGATTACCTTCTCGCGAGCGACGCTTCGACACGTCTCGTGGACGCGCACGCGATTTTTGGGCGGAGTATGAAGGCATTGAGGGATGCGGGCTACGAACAGACCACGTTGGACCGCTACACGCGGGAGGCGTTGGGTGTTGCTGCGTATGATGCCTCCGATTATCCGCGGCTTTTACGTGAAAACTACGAACGCCTTGTTCGGGTCACGGCCAAGTGGGTCGAAATCCGATGAGCGTTGAGGCGGACGACCGGGGCAGCAGAAGCGGTAAGGTTTTGTATGGCACTCAAACGCAAACGCAAGCCCTCTGAGATCCTGGCTTCGACTAGCCGTCGATTCGGGGATCATACTGTTCGGTGTGTGCTTCGGCAGACACTCGATCAACGGGGCCGACCGACAGACGTTTTCCGTATCGAGGCCGACGCCATGAGACCTGCAAAACGTGGGGACCGATGGCAGCCGATTCCGCTGTCGTGGAGACGCTTGTGGTTGGGAGATCGAGTAGAATGCCCATGACTCGCTACTTGGAGCCTTTTTTGCTCCCTCCTGAAGAGCGGGGTAAAGCTCCCGCGCGTGTCCAGGCCGAGATTTCTTCGATCAAAGGCACCGAGGCGAAATTGACGGGGACGAGCGCGGCTTGGTTGGGTTAGGTCTTGTGTGCCTGGACGAGAGGGGTAGGATAATGGCTCACGAGCAGCAGGACGAGCAGAAGCAGGTCGTGAAGCGGCTTCGAGAGATTGCTGAGACTGCCGAGGACGATCCCGTGAAGGCCGCGGAGGACGCCGTTGCTGTGCTCAGGGATTTCGCGTCCCGTCTCCGTGAGGTGCCTGACGGGGTAGGATGAGGGCGTGCTCCGGGTCGAGTCCTTTCCCCTTGGCGAGCCCGCCGCGTTCGGTTCCTTCTGGACCCGTCGTCCGGCTCGACGTGGGACGGTGAGGGTTTTCATTGACGACCGCAAGCTCGTCGAGGCCCCCACGGTGACCGCCTGTCGAAGCGGGATCTCGTTTCACTTCACGGTGACGCGCAAGAGCTACAGCGACTCCTTGTGGGTCAAGTGGCATCCTGACAGGGAGTGGCGTACCACGTGGATGAGAGGGGAGACGGTGCGCGTCGTCTACGAGGAGCCCGAGGAGCCCGAGTGCCCCTATCTCCAGGATGGGCTGCCTTGTGATGGTGGGCCCGTCCATCCCACGGGAAAGACCAGGGGTGCCGGTTCTCTGATCGAGCACGAGTGGGCCTGTTCGTGCAAATACCAGACGTGGTGGAGTTACCGGGACCCCGATCCCGTGCGTGGGACGCCTGAGGAGCGATCTGAGCGTTCGAAGTTGCCTTGGTGTAGACTACGTTACTGGTGAGGTTGATGAGGAATGGGTGACGATGTGAGCCAGAAGCCAGCGACCGATGACTTGCACTTCCGCGGTCAACAGAAGTGCCTCAAGTGTGGCCGTTTCATGCGAAAGACACCCGACTACCAGATCTGGACGTGCCGATGCGGGGGTTGGGCCGTTGGTCTGGCGGACTTGGAACACATGCAGATTGCGACCGAGGTTCTCTTGGCTCGCGGGTGTGCGTGAGGAATCATGAACAAGACGGACAAGATCCCGACCAACCGACGATCTCCGGCTGCTACGCTGGCGTATTTGGCTCACGAAGCGTGGGATGGGCATTCCGCTCTGATCGTTCACGGCGGCATCCGAGGTTCGGGGCCCTCAGAGCATCGAGCGTCGATTCTCCGGTTCTTTTGGAAACAGCGTCGGCCGGGAGCTTTCATCGAGCAACAGTCTCCTGAGGTGCGCCAGCGTTTGCGTGAGCTTAGGTCTGACGACATAGCGAACGTTGGTGCGTTTCCAGATTGGTACGCGGCGGACGAATCCCCCGTAGGACGGGTCTGGAAACTGCCGGGTTCCAGAGATCGAAGCGGAGGGACGTACAATGACGCGTACTGAGCCAGACGAACCTGGGCTTTATTGGGCGCTCATCGATGGCCGCTGGGAGTGCGTGTTGCTCAAGGGGCCTGACTTCATCGTCAGGATGGGAATGTCGGGTGGCTATTCGTCATCTATGCTTGTCATCCAGTGGGGAGAGCCGATCCCCGCACCAGGGGCCACGCATGGGTGAAACCATGAACACGATCGAGGACATCACTTCGCGCCCGAGCCGAGGAGCTTCGTTCCGAGGCCGAGGAGCTAGAGCGACAGGCCCACGATATTCAGTACAGCGCGCCAACGCGCCAATGGCCCGGTGGTCGCCCACGTCGCCTTGCCGTCCAGCTTACAATGACGGACGTTTTCTGGATCGAGCTTGAGCGCCTGTGCGATGCCGGTTGCGTCGAAGCGGCACGCGCTTGGTTGCAGGGCGAAGTCTTGCCGAGACGGGACGGAGTTGATCTGTTGGGATTCGGGGACGCAGGGACCCAGTGCTTCCGCATGTTGGATCGTCTCGCAGGGGAGCCATGAACCTGGGTTGCGATACGTGTGGGCACATCGCCTGCGTTTGCGAGATCATGGCCGCGCATGAGGATGGGTGTCGTTTCCGTCTCGCTGCGACGTGTGCCGTTCCTATCGAGTGCGACCATGGCTACGACGTGTGTCCGCGGTGCGATCCTTGCACCTGCACAGATCGGAAACCACAGTGACTCAGCCCGGTCCTTACCGAAAGCCAGATTTCCGTTGTGAGGAATGCACCATCCATGGCGAGCGGTGCATCCTGCCTCTTGGGCATCGTGGGATGCACATGTTGTCTGGGGGCGACTGTTGGGTCACGGCGGGCACCGCGGCAGAGAGCTACGAGGACTGCATCTGGGCGGGAAGCAAGCCAGAGGATGCCTGACCTGACCGGTGTTTGGGGTATACGGGAATAGCCCAGATGCTCGAAAGGTTGGGTTTCTCATGCGCAAGTACCTTCTGATTCTCGGTTGCCTCGCCTTCATCGCCTAGATCGGCGTCAGGGCGTATGCTGCAATCCAGTACGACCGGCAGGTTGGTGGTCACCTGAAGCTCGCTGCTGATGCGTCCAACATCCAGCTTGCACAGGATCGGCTGGCTCTCGGTCTTGAGGGCATGGACGACCGACTAGGCGGAGGCAAGTGGTGCCATGACCCCGACAAGCAGGAATTCTACACGTCGGTGGTCTACACGACTCCAGATGAGAACGTGTCATTTTGGTGCCAGAATCTACTCCAAGCGCTCACCGATCTGCGTGAGCTACCGCCTGATTCCGACGCGCTCACGGTGAGCAACACGTTGATGAAGGTGCGTGAGACGCTGCTCGATGAGGGCCAGAGCGTGAGGGTCACGAGTCCAGACGGCATTTCGGTCTACCCCCACAACACGCCTTTCTTCTTGTGGGGGTGGGGATCGTTTCTGCTGATTGGCCTCTGTGTGGGGTCGTGGGTGTGGGAGAACCGGGAGGACATCTTCTAGGGAAACCGGTCGGAGTTGCCGACGCTGAGGAGTGACGGCAAGGTCACTCTTCGCGTTCTCAAGAGAACCCAGGTTGTCCTGGTTTCTCTCGCGCTTGGCGCTTGACGAAGAGATCTCCTTTTCGCTTCGCTGAATTTTTCGTGGAAGGTTGTTCTCGGCCTGATTAGGGGTTGACTCGGCGCAGGTCTCCAAGTATGGTGGCGGGTGGCGGCGCACGGGGCGCGGCTGTCTCAATCTACCACCAACATGGAGATCAGATCAGATGAAAACACCAAGTCTCAAGAGACTCGATTGGATGGCTTTCTTCGAATCGGAGTTGGGCATCTGCAATGGAGACCCGGACAATCCGGGTTATCCGAGGATGACGGAGGACGGCTATCTGGTGATCAGCGGTCCTTTCCTGAATCGTCTGGGACGCAATCAGTACGAGCGCATGGTGGAGACGGGCGAGCTGCCCGCAAAGGGGAATGCGATCCACATTCAGCGTGGAGCCCGGCTTGCTAACGTTGCTGAGGAAGCCATTGCTGCGGCTGATCCCAAGGAAGCCGGGAAGATCTTGGAGGATGCCCGTAGTAAGCGCGACAAAGAGGCTGAGGAGGGGAAGAAAAAGACAAGAGCCCGGTCGAGTGTCAAGTATCCAGAGGAGAAGGTTCACGATGCGCTGACTCGCACGTTCATCGATGACGCGATGTACGGATCGGTCTTGACGAGCACAGTTTACACAGCCCCTTCCATTCACGGCGCCGTCACTACGCGTATGGGCATGTCTCTTCATCCTGTGGAGCTACACAACATGACCAACACGCGCATGGCGTCTGATAGTGATGCGGTGGACCGTTCTCGCGACTTCGCGCGCTCTAAACCGGTTCGCTACGCGCTCATTCGCACTGTGGGAACCTTTGATGCTTTTCGGGCTGAGAAGAACCATGTCGATGCTGAGCGTCTCAAGGATTTCTTTGCCGTCTATCTGACGATGTGCGACAACGCGACATCGAATGCGCGCGGAACCTTCGGCCTTCGGGAGTTGATTGTGGTCAAGCACAAGAGCCCCACAGGCAGCATGAGTCTGATCGATTTCAAGGATCGGCTCAAGGTGCGTATGCGGAATGGGGAGTGCCCGCGCTCGTTTGCCGACATCGAGCTTGGCTATGATGACAAGAACCTCCCTCCGGGGGCTGAGATCATCCGACTGGCTGAGCTACGGGGGAACTTGGATTGGCTGGTTAGCTGATGCCAAGTGTTTACTTTCAGGGCGACTTCGCCCACTTTTCCAACCCGCTGCTGAAGGCCGAGGGGACTACCTTTCCCGGCCCTCCGCCTTCGGCTCTCCGCGGAGCCATTGAAAACATCCTGTTCAAGATGGGCGTCTACGTGGATGTCCGCCGCATCACGTACCACCGGCCGATTCGGACGATGAACTTCAAGACGAACGGCCTCAAACATGCGGTAGGCATGTCGCAGATCACGCTCCCGGATGCCCATCAGATGAACAACACGTTGCTCTACGACGTGGCCTATACAGTGGACTTCGATCTGCGCTTGTGTTGGCGTGACCGAGAGACCCAAGAGATCGTTAAGTTCGATGAGAGGGTGCTGGAGAGCCAGGATCTTCGGAAGTACATGGCGATGTACGAGAAGTATATCCGCCTGGGTAAGTGTCAGCACCCGCCTTGGCTGGGGTCGAAATTCTGCGAAGCTCTGTTCAGGGCACCCCGGCCCGAGGACACGCCGATTCAGGAGTCGCGGGACTTGGGGATGATGACGCACGGCATCGAGTACCGTAAGGCGGGGAACATCACCCATGTCTTTCATCCGGTGATGAGAGACGGGGTTGTAGAGGTGGACTCGTTCTTCGATGTTCTCAAGGCCCGCTACGGGTTGAGGGCGGGTCAATGATTCGTCTCGACACACTCGTTGCCTTGGGGCAACGGGAAAAACTCGGCTATCTGCTCGATGACCAGCGGCCCTATGGGGAAGTTGTGTTGGATGCGGAGGGCCACATCATCACTGTTCGCAAATCCTCTGGGGCGGTTCCCGTCCCAGACTTGCCCAATCGCACCAACTCCGAGTTGCGCATTGGGATGTATGTCGAGAACGAGATGTATCTCTTTGGGACGACTCCGAAGGAGTACAAGGACCCCACGAAGCCTAGGAAAGCGCTGGAGCACGCTGCTGAAGCCTATGCCAAGATCGCCAAGGAAGTGCGGATCAAAGCCACACAGGCGGTCGCGCGGTTCTACGACTTGTCTCTAAGGGGCAAGCACAAGGTGCCGAAGGGGTGGCGATTTCAGCGGTATGTGTTTGTCTATAAGGACCAATACCTGCCCAGCGTTCCGCAGCTTCGCCCTGTGATTGAGAAATTTGTAGATGCCATTCCTAGCGTGGACAGCATCGAAAGGCAGTGCTTGATTACGGGAGAGTGGGTGCGGTGTCAGACGACGCCCCACGCAAACACCAAAGGACTTAGCTCCAACTCCAGTGGAGCGTCCTTTGTGAGTTTCAATGGGACAAGTCAGTACCAGGGGCGTCCCGAGGATCGGTTCTTGACGGCTCCCATCGCCCCTGGTGTATCTCGACTCATGACTTCAGCGCTTTCGTGGTTGAGCCGGAATCGTAGAATCCAACTCACGCCCGATCTCAATGTCTTGGTCTGGACTGAGGAAGGCCACCCGCTAGAGGCTCTCGGGCCGAAGTTGTTTGCGCCAGAGAAGGAGTCCCGAGAACAGCGAACGAAACGCGAAGAGGAAGCCGTTGGTGACCTCTTCGCTCATCCTGAGTGGGATGAGAGCACGGAGGCCGCCTACCTCCTGACAACGACTGGGAATATGGGTCGCTTCGCGGTCCGTGAGTGGGAGGAAACGACTGTCGGCAGGCTCTCTGCCAATCTGAGGCGGTTCGTTCAGGACTTCACAGTCGAGATCACAGTTGGGGAAGAGGAAGTCCAAGCTCGTCACACGTCTCTCTCGCGGCTGTACGCAGCGTGGTCCGATAGGCAGGTGGTACACCGTGACATCCTTGCCCTAGCCAACATGGCGCTCAAAGGAATGCCGGTACCAGAGTGTGCGTGGCCCTCCGGTGCGCCAGAAACCATTATCCAGAAAGCCATCTTTCAAGCGTATAGGAAACGGAACATGGAGAATCCAGGAAATTTCACAGCGGACATCAGCGTAGACGGGCAGTCGAATGCTTACCGGATGGGACGGGCTTGTGCCGTCATGGAGGACGCTCGGTACAGCGCGAACAGAGCCAACAGTCGGGGGGTGATCGCGCACAATGTGGTTGACAACCCGTCTGTTGGGTTTCACCGGGCGATGCAGTCCATCATCCACCATTTGCCCAAGCGCCCAGGCAATCAGTACGCTGAGAGTCTCAGCGTGTTCACCAGCGGGATCGAAATTCCTGATCGGTTTGCTGTTCGGGAGCAGAACGAGTTTTGGCTGGGGTATCTCTACGAGCAGGGCCGTCAAAGCTACTTGTATAGGCTGGGGCGCGATGCCAAGAGCGCCAAGAAGAGCGAGCAGGGCGCGGATGGCCAGGACGTAGACGCCAGGGCATTGCTTGATGATTGACGTGTGTCAATTCGTCACCGGCCTCTCCTCGGACAGAGGAGAGGCCGAATCTTCTGGCCCCGACTCTCTGTGGGAGCATCAGCAGTTTGGGTTCCTTGATGTAGTAGACCACATCCTGAATCGGAAGGAGAAGCAAGTTGGGCTGTCTGGCCAGCCAGGGTGTGGTAAGACGCGCCTTACGACGTATATTGCGGCTTACTTGGCCAAGTCTCCGGTGTCTCCTATCACTAGAGTAGTCGTTGTGGTCCCGACCCAGATCATTCGGGACCAGTACAGAGGACAGAAGTCTGTAGTCCGGTTTGGGGCTGTTGAGGACGTAGCTGGGGAGGGCCCGAACAACAAAGCTGTCATCTCGGTCCCTGACATTGACTTAGGGAAGCTGATAGACCCTATGGTGGCTGGTCCAAAATATCTCGTGGACCACGTCACAGGTGCCGGCAAGCCGAGAGTCATCCTTGCCACGACTATGGACACCTTTCGCAGAGCCCTAGATTGCATTGGCGACATGAGCCATGTGTTAGTCGTTCTCGATGAGGCGCATCGGTTCCCTGTAGGAGAATTCAAAGCATGGGCAAAGGCCAGAGTCGCTTGTGAGGAGAAGAGTGCCACTATCCTTGCCACGACGGCTACGATGTACCGAGCGGACGGGCTTCCGATTTGTCCTGGTGCGTACATACACCAAATTCCCCGGATCAAACTGATTGAGGCTGGCCTCTGCCCAAGTCGCTTTCCTGTAAAGGTTGTTCTCCTTCCCTCCGTCGCTAAGACAGCGACGGAGGTAGTGGATGTCCGTGTGAAAGGGGAAGGAACGGAAGGAACCCTTGTAGAGCTTCTGACCGATGACGATCTCCGTTTTGGGGTGCGGCATTGGGTTGGTCTGGGATGCCCGTTTGGCCTCATGCGATGCCAAACCCAGGCGTTGACCAAGCGCTTGAAAGAAATTGTCGAGGAGGAGTGTCCCCACCTGAAGGCTGAGGAGGTGGGGCGCCCCGTTGTGGATCTTTCGGGCAAAGAGGTAGACAAGATGTGGCCCGTTGTGGATCTTTCGGGTTCCAAGGTGAACAAGGCGTTGGAGGCCCAGATTGCGCATGATGGCCGTGTGCGGCATGCCAATGAGATACGGACACAGCTAGTTGTGGGCATTCGACGTGTTGAGTGTGGTTTCGACTGGCCTCCGGTATCTCATGTCTTCAACTTCGGGCTCATTTCGTCTGAGACCCTCCTGGCCCAGCTTCGAGGACGGGGTTGGCGTTCGAAGACGAGATACGAGGGCTACCCTGAGCGGTTTCGGGATGAGGCGTGGCTCATCATGTTTGTGCCGACTGTGTCAGAGGAAGCTCGAACGGAGTTTCTGAGGAGCCCTGATCATCTCAAGCTGTTGATGATCATCGCGGCGACCACGGTCAATGAAGAGGCAGGTACTCTGCTGTCGTTCATCCATGATGAGATCCAGAAGGGGTTGTCGCGGTATGTGCGTGGGTACCGGGACCAGTTGCAGGTCATCCGTATCCTGGGGGCCCTCAACCCTGAGCCCAGAGAGATGGACGAAATACGGGCTGATCTTGGAAAGATCGAGACTCGGCTCGGAGGCGATGTGTCCGTTTCGGACTACATCAGAGAGATTGTCTTAGAGTCGCGGGACGAGAAGAAGCGTGGGGTCGTGAAGAGAAAGTGGTCGAGACGACGGAAGCTCGGAGCCCTGATTCTTTTGTTGGGGCAGAAGGGTCAGTCCAAGAAAGAGACCGCGCGGCTGATTCGGGAGCTTCTGGACAAGAAGAAATCGGTTACGCTCGTGGAGAGTCCTGAGCAGGTTTCAGATGAGGTTCGCTCCGTGCTTGCAGATGCTCTCAATCAGTTGGTTGAGAAGCATGGCGACATTGTTACCTTCACGGACACATACGAGGAGATGGCGGCCACCATGAACACCGATGTGGACACTATCCGTCGCATGCAGCGAGAGGTGGACCGTCTGACACAATTCAAGCCTCGCAGCTATCAGGTTGCTGTTGAGGCTGTTAGCCAAGAGTTGGTTCACTGCGGAAGGCGGTGGAAGGTTCTCCAGGACCTTTCCGGGCCTCTTGGCTTGGACCCAGGGACCTACACAATGCGTCATCTCGATCGCGATCTACGACATCAGGTGTTGAAAGGCCAGCCAGAGGACATCAACAGTTTGAGAGACTTGAGGCATGCGTTTCGGTAAGGCCAAGGAAGTTTCGCGGGAGAACAATCTCCTTCACGTGATGAACAGCTATTTGCTGTTCTCGGGCGGCAAGATGCGAGTCGATTGGCTGGAGGTGCCGGGCGAAGGCTCTCCGATGGTGAGAATCCTTCGATCCTATCTCGTACCGGGCGTGTCCAAGCTCGTTTGTTTGGATCGTAACGCCGAGTACGTCCGGGAGGGCGAGGAGCAATACGGGAGTGAGATCTGCGAGTGGGTTTTGGCCGATGACTTGTTTGCCGAGCTAGCTAATTCACCGGACAAGTACGCTAACGTAGGGGTTCTGAATGTCGATCTCTACAACAGCCTTCGTCTGCTCGAATTCCCCGAACAGATGCGGATCGTCATGGAGTTTGCCACACGCCAGTTCTGGGCGATCGGGGCCTTCATGGTGTTTCTGAACTACTCGATGCGAGGCAGTGTTCGCGAGGAGTTTGCTCAAGACGTGATCAAGACTCTGGAGCCTTATCTAGATTTGTCACAGGTTGATCTCACTGATGAGGGCTACCTGTACAAAGGAGGAACGCCTGACCAACCAGGCAACCGGAGATTGAATCTTCGGATACACCTAGGACCAACAAGGACACCGAACAATGAGTAAGAAGAACGATGATCTGGAGGCGGTTCGTGTGATCGCTGATGCGCTTGAACCGTTTGATGATGTCGTCAGGGAGCGTATTCTGAAATGGGCATGTGAGCGGGTCGGGATGCACCCCAAGGAGATCAAGATCATACATGAGACACAAACTGCCTATTCGGAAGACGGTGGGGGTGGGAAGAGCCCCGCCGAGAAGGCAGCCAGGACCAGGAAGGCCAATGCTGAGAAGCGCTCTGAGGCCGCCAGGAAAGCGAACAAGACCAGGGGGAAGAAGGGGCGATCCGAGGCCGCAAAGAAGGCAGCGGCTACGCGTCGTGCTTGTCAGGCTGCCTAGAGGCAGAAAAGCACGCTACGGGTCGCGTGAGCGCCTCCTAGTTTTGCGTGCCTTTTCCTGAGGTTTCCTTCTGCGGGGCGATTGCGAGTACAACGAGCTTTCTGACATTCGCAGAGTAGAACACGTCAGCGCTGTTCAGGCGCGCGATTTCACCCCTCGTGCATAACCTGCGATTACGAGCAATGATTTCAGCAGGTTCTAAGCCAAGGGTTTCCGCCCTGTTACGGGGCGGTTGCGATTACAAGGAAGAGCCGCTGGACCTGAGCGCAGCCACCAAGCTGTTTCCGCCCTGTTACGGGGCGGTTGCGATTACAAGAGCCGTGAACGAGCAGGAATGCGCCCAAATCCTGGCCGAGTTTCCGCCCTGTTACGGGGCGGTTGCGATTACAAGGCCATGAGCTTGGCGCTCATTGATTCGAGGGCCGCTGCGTTTCCGCCCTGTTACGGGGCGGTTGCGATTACAAGATCGAGATTCTGCGGTGGACACGCGCCAGCATGTTGAGTTTCCGCCCTGTTACGGGGCGGTTGCGATTACAAGGATTGCACGGCCTACGAGGGGTTTCCGCTCTCTCTTCCGTCTCCGGCCTCGAATCGAGGAGGCGGTTTCGATTGCAACGCACGCGGATGCGAAACTCCGTCTTCTCCAAGTCTGTCTCCGCGGGAGGCGGTTTCGATTGCAACATGTCGTGCGTCGAGACATCCAGAGTGGGTTCCGTCTCCGCGGGGAGGCGTTTCGATTGCAACACCAACGGCGGTCAGGGAGTTGGAGCATGGGATTGCGTTCCGTCTCCGCGGGGAGACGGTTTCGATTGCAGTATGTTGGTGGTGGAATCCTCGCCGAGTAGAGCCCCCTCAAACGAGGGGGCTCTTTTTCCCAGTCTTCGATTACAACTACGCCATTCGGCCCCAAGGCGATCTCGTTTCCGCCCTCCTGCGGAGCGGTTGCGATTACAACGCTCTCACCGGCCTCAGTGTTCTCTACTCCTTCTGGTTTCCGCTCCTCTGCGGAGCGGTTGCGATTACAACTACCGGACCGACAGCTACACCAATCTGATCAGAAAATCGAGCACCGTCGCATCGGACAGTGGTTTCCGCTCCTCTGCGGAGCGGTTGCGATTACAACTAATCGGTTTCCACCGCCGAGGGAGAACCCCGCACGTTTCCGCCCTCCTGCGGGGCGGTTGCGGTTACAACGTGACGGTCACAGGTCGAATTTCGTCTGCCCGGTCCGCCCTCCTGCGGGGCGGTTGCGATTACAACGCTACCGAGAGATCGCGGAACGGTTGGGTGTTTCCGCCCTCCTGCGGGGCGGTTGCGATTACAACCTGCACGCTCAGCCGCCCACGAGGGTACGAGGTTCGTCTCCGAGGGAGACGGTTTCGATTGCAACCAGATGTGGGATGCAGTGTCCGTGTCCGCCTCTCACGGAGGCGGTTTCGATTGCAATTTCGTTGGCTCTCACTGATCGGTTTTTCGTGTTCCGTCTCCGAGGAGGCGGTTTCGATTGCAACCCCACTGACCTCAGCGCCATACGACGGTTCCGTTCCGTCTCCGAGGAGACGGTTTCGATTGCAACCTCCACCCACGTCGTGTAGGTGCCGCCCCGTAGAGGGGCGGTTTCGATTATAACACGCGGGACTCGGGAAGAAGTTGAACCCGGATCGTTGGGTCCGCCCTTTTGGGCGGTTTCGATTACAACAATCAAGGTGGTACGTCATTTCGGGAGAGGGAGCGATTGCGATTACAACCGCATGATGTCCTGGATGGGCTTGATCGTTGAGGTTTCCGCTCTCTGCGCTACGGAGGGCGGTTGCGATCAACGATTTCGAACGGGTACGAGCCGGAGATTCAGCGAACGAAGAAATTGTTGGGTCCCCTCATTCATCCCAAAATCGTGTGGGAAGTCAGACAGGGGGAAAGCCCCGTGTGGGAAACGGACGGCAACCCTCTCAAGGAAGCGTGGAAAACAATCCACGGATCGGGGTAGAATGAGCCCATGCGTCGTCGTGAGATACTGACTGGTTTGGCTCTGGCCCCTTGTGTGGGCCTCCTGCCCTCCATCGCGAGAGGGTCCGAGGGGTTGAGCATTCCTGAGAAGCAAAGGCGCATTGCCAAACTCCTTAAGAGTCCTGAGGGGCGCCGTAGGCTGACTGCGAGCATGACTCACCCTCGACGTTGTGGGGGATTGGGCTATTCCACGGTGCCGCAGGGGCGACCGTTCCGTCCCGGTTACGAGTTTGTCCGAGGGGACCTGGCCCTGTTCACCGCGGGAGGGCCCGTCGAGTCGGTGACGTACACCTTGGTGGGTCCGTTGTCGTCCAAATGGAAATACGGTTACGCGATCGGCCCGGTGGATCGCGTTCCGGTCAACCCGGCACCGGGGGAGTACTACCCTGCGCTTCATGTTCCTTTGAGCGCGTTGCCGGGCGAGTACCAGATCCGATGGAAGGTGCGTTTGGAGAATGGCGAGGTTCGGGATCCCGTTCAGCCGTTTTGGGTAGGATAGATGCCTTTCGATCTGACCAAAGAGGAAGCGCAGGCGCTTCTCGACGTGATCGTTCACTTCCAGGTGTTGAGCCACACTCCCGAACCCGAGTGTGGTCGCCTTCGTTCCGTGGAGCAGAAGCTCGAAAGGTTCGTGGGAGGCGAGCCGTCCGAGCCAGAGACGCCTCTCTCCGACCAAGTGCTACTGCGTGTCCAGTTTGGGATGCTTGGTGTGATCGAAGCAGGTGAGTTGGCCGGACGGACGCGAGATCAGGTTCTCGATGAGTTTCCGATGGACAGGTCCGTGTTGGAGCCGTTGTTGGCTGGGGACTTTGATGCGGTGCGGAAGGCTGCGCGGGCGCGGAAGGAAGTGGGCTAGAGGAACGGAAGGCGTGACAGCATGGAATGCACGTGCGAAATAGAGTGTTGTGACGGAGAGCCTATCCTCGACTACGAGGCTGTCCGGCTCACGGTGCAGGAGAGCCCTCTATGCGATGAGTGCGGTGAGACGATTCCGAAGGGAGCGTTTGCGGAGCGCGTGACGGGGTTGTGCGAGGGCGAGTTTGTCTGCTGGTACACCTGCGAGGTATGCTTGCGGATCAGAGACGATCTCATGGGCCGGTGTTTCTGCCATGGCACGATGCGAGATGACCTGCGAAGCTGCCTTGGTGTAGACTACGTTACGGGCGAGGTTGATGAGGAATGGGAGGCGGCATGAACAAGATGGATGAGATCCCAACCAGCCGACGATCCCCAGCCGCCACCCTGGCACACCTAGCCCATGAAGCATGGGAGGGGCACTCGGCCCTGATCGTTCACGGCGGCATCCGAGGGACGGCGCCTCCGTCAGAGCATCGGGCGCGGATACTCCGCTCGTTTTGGAAGCAGCGTCGGCCGGGAGCGTTCATCGAGCAGCAGCCACCAGGGGTACGCCAGCGTTTGCGGAACCTCCGATCCGAAGACATCGCCAATGTCGGCGCATTCCCGGATTGGTACGCTGAGGAAGAACCCCCAGTAGGCCGCGTCTGGAAACTGCCGGGTTTCCGAGACGACATCCTCTAGGGATCGTTCCGGTCACGTCTGCGGCGAGCGATGGCGGCTTCGACTGCTTCGAAGCAGGCACCATCTGCGTTCAGGAAGTCTCCACCGTCATCGTTCCACACTTCGACGGTGTAGCCTTCCTTGCTTGTGGCACATACACGTTCTTCGCCTCCACTGAGGCGAAAGTTGTCTTCTTTTGACCACCATTCCCAGCCTTCCGGTAGCTTGGTGGCTTCGGCGGTGAGCGTTGCGCGTGCGTCTTTCTGTGCGTGATGCCATTCGTCGCTACCTGGGGTCGCATCTACGAGGTTTTGCAGCGCGGTTGTCAGGTTGGCGCAGCGTTTACAGGGCATGGGGCTAATATACGCCCTTTGCTTGGATTTGGGGTATAGTCCTGTGAGGGCGACGATCCATCGCCTGACCTCCAAAGGCTCACCCGCGCGGAGTCTGGGACGGAGGTAAAGGGGCTGCCGGACCTCGGGTCACGTCCTACGAATCTCTGACCGGCGAAGAAGTCGGAGCGCGGGTCCGCTTCGGAGCTAGCGGAGATACGAGGAAGTGACCAAGGAAAGCAAATTCAAGCAACGCGTGCGTGATCGTATGGAGAGGACGGGCGAATCCTACGCTACTGCTCGACGCAACGAGAATGAGGCTGCGGGTTTGATCGAGGAGATGAAGGCAGTGGATGCTGAGCTTAGTGAGCTAGAGAAAGCTCAGCTAGAGCGCGAGAAGGTCAATCGTCAGTGGGTGAAGGACAACCCAGGGCTCAAGGTTGTGACGCTGACGTTGACGCATAACGAGCACGGGACGCCGACGATTCACGTGTCGGGTCCTGAGCTTACGTCCATCCAGATCACCCAGCCGCCTGACGTATACGTGGAAGCCATCCGACAGGCGTACCAGGACAACGAGTGGGCGAAGAACCCGAAGGACGATCTTGGTGATCTTCCCGAGTGTCGTTTGGAGGACTCCAAGCGCAAAGAGGACTTTGTCTACGAAAGCGGACCCGCGCCCGAGGGCACGATTCATGAGGACTTTGATGCGTTGGTGGCGGCGCTGTACAAGGTGAAGGGCCGTGTCATGTCTGTGGATCATCCGAACCATGGGCTTGTCGGGTTTGTGGAAACCGAGACGGACAAGTACCACTGGATACGGATCAAGCCGACTCTTGCCTGGACTGAAACGGTCGCTTGGGAACATCTAGAGCTTTGGGGCCTGATGCAGACGCCGCGAGGGCGTTGCAAGGCCGCGGGTCTTTTCAGCCAGGAAGAGATGCTGGCGAAGGTGTCGTCGGCTCTAGAGGGCTGGTGGAAGAGTGCCTCTCCGTTTCCGACCAATCCTGATCCTGCGGAGATCGTTGCTCCGCTTTCTGGAGAAGCGTTGGCTGATGTGTTTGCTCACGTCGAGAAATTCGATGTTTCGGTTGAGGCGATTGTGATGTCGGCGCGCAGTTTCCATGAGGTTTGTAAGCACGCAAGCGACAGCATCCGCTTGGAAACTCGTGCCCGGCTGATGAAGAAAGGGCTAATGGGTCGCCTGTGGGATGCTCTCGTGATCACGACCCGAGAGATCGATGAGGATGAGATATGTTTCTTGGGTCGGGATCCCGAGGGGAAGTGGGTGTGTCACTCGCTTCGTGTGATTCGGCCATCTGCGCAGGGTTCAGAGTGACCTTCCGTGTTTTCGGAAGGCGATCCCGAGATTCCTTGCCCTGAGCTTGTCGTCTGCCCAGCACAGCCTGCATTCGCTACACGTCAACCCGGACAAGGTCTGCGCCGGGCAAGGGGCCAGCGACCAACCCGTCCCAGGTACCTGGAATACCTGACCGTCGGGAGATAGAGCAGGCACAATGACGGCAGGCGCGTACCCCATTGACACGACCCTCTTGATGTCTTCCACCGTGTCACAGGAGCCAAGGACGCTCGCCCGCCGAAACGCGGCGCGTGGGATCCACGCTGCCGAGTGAGTGTACGTCCACAGAGCCGTTCCCCTGTTCGCCAACCACCAGTCCGCGAGCCCAGCAACCATTTTTGCCTGACCGACCGTCGTCACGTCTCCACCACCATCGTGTAGACATAAGGCGAGCCCTTGGGGATCGGGAAATTTCTCCTTCGCAAGTTTGGCCTCAGCCGCGATAATTTCGTCGGCCGTCCAGTTTCCGTCTTTCGCTATTCGCTCAAGCCGCTTTGAGTTGCAAGGGTGTGCGTAGCATCCGTTGTCGCGCAGGGGGCAACTTGGCGGGCATGTTTGTTTGATGGGAATCGAGGTTGAGATGATTTGAGAGATCGGCTTGGAGCCTCGGATCGGTGCATGTATTGCGACGGGTGGTTGGCGCGTTTTTGAAGAGATCCCGTGTTTGCGGAGATGGCAGATCACAGTTGATGGGGACACTTCCAGAGCTTGAGCGATGGTTTGATTGGTTGCTCCCTCTGCTACCATCTGTCGAAGAACATCCGCATCGAGGGGCTTGGGTTTCGGCCGCTCGATCCCATGTTTGCGGAGATGGTACGCCACAGTTGATGGGGACACTTCCAGAGCCCGAGCGATGGTCCGATTGGTTGCTCCCTCTGCCACCATTTGTCGAAGAACATCCGCATCGAGCTTTCGAGCGGTGGTTTGGTTGGGTTTCTCTGCCACAACCTTCCGCTCGATCCCGTGTTTGCGGAGATGGTACGCCACAGTTGATGGGGACACTTTCAGAGCCCGCGCGATGGCCTGATCGGTTGCTCCCTCTGCTACCATCTGTTGAAGAACGTCCGCATCGAGAGTTTTCTGTTTCGGCCGCTCGATCCCGTGTTTGCGGAGATGGTACGCCACAGTTGATGGGGACACTTTCAGAGCCCGCGCGATGGCCTGATCGGTTGCTCCCTCCATCGTCATTTGTCGAAGAACATCCGCATCGAGGGGCTTGGGTTTTGGCCGCTTGATCCCGTGCTTGTGGAGATGGTACGCCACAGTCGAGATAGACACTTTCAGAGCCCGAGCGATGGTCCGATTGGTTGCTCCCTCCATCACCATTTGTCGAAGAACATTCGCTTCTATGGTGGTTTTGCAGCGCTGCGATGGTGGAGGGGCGGCCTTCCAAAGCTCCTGTTGCCATTCGGAGAAACTGTCGAAATCGCGTCCGTTAGTGTAAGCCCATCGTTTGAGGAGACGGCTGCGTTTGGGTTCGGGCGTCTTGCACCAAGCGATGTAATTCAGCAGCCATCGAAAGTTGGTCAGGGTTTTCGGAATCTCTGCGGGAAACCTTCGTGGGAAGATTTGTCGGAGGATTCTCTGAAGAGTCTCTTGTTTCCAGGCTCTAGTCTCGATCTGGAAAGGCGCGTACCACCCTGCCTTTTTTCCAGCAGACATCCAGGCTTGGATTTGAGCCTTGGTCTGGTCGGCCGATGCGTATTCTCTGCGGTACGATTTAGAGAAAAAATGCTTTCCGTCCGGCAGGCTTTCCAGCAAGCGTTTCTGTTTCGGTTCGATTTTTCCGAGAACGTATCGCCTGCGCCATGTTTCTAGCCACCATTTCCACTTTTTCTGGGAGCGTAGTTCCCAAAGAGATTGAGACTTTGTTAGGTGCTTGAGTCGGGTGATCCTGTCAAGCCATCGGGCGTGTGGGTATTTGCCGTCATTGTGGACTCGGTTGTTCCAGGTCCACCCGTCTAAGCTCTCAAGCAGCCGTATGCGATCTTGTGTTAGCTCTCCGTTGCGGTACATTCGGCGCTGATAAGCTATCCATTTCCCTATTGGTCGTCCGTCTCTTCGATCCGTGTAGCGGATTTGGTCGGCGCCACCACGTTCTTCCGATTCGGCAAGCACTTCGTAGTACGTCCCCATCCACTGGGCTGTCGAAAACGGTTGTGATCGCTTCCGCCATCTTCGAAGGTCCCTCATCCAGTCTTTTTCGACGCACTGATCTCGGCTTGGCATCTCGGTTGGTCTACGCCAATTTTAGACAAATGTTTACTTCGCGGGGTTAGAAGCTATCAAAAACGGCCCGTAGGGCATTGTTTTCGCACTTTTGCGTCAGCGCGGCAATTGATCGCGCTGCTTGCGCGGTTTATTTTGGGGGTTTGATGGCGTAGATGTCACAGACGAGGATCGAGAGAGGTTGCAAAATGGCTGAGAAACGAGTGATGGACAACGATTTCGTACCTGGGCGCATGCTCGCCTTCGTGGAGCCGGAACTTGATCGCGGATCCATTCTCGATCCGGGCCCAGTGTTCCGCGAAGAGATCGAGAACAGCGGTTCGGACATTAGCGACCACGACATTCCGAAGGCCCTTCGTGGGGGCCTGCTGATCTTTGAGGGATGGATGGAGTTCACGAGCGGGCCCGACCCGGACTGCTACTTTGCCGGCGAATGGCGACCGCTGACGCACTGGGAGATGTGCCGGCTGCGTGCGGGCCTCGATCTTCAACTCCACGAGCCAGATCTAGAACCCGCCGAGGTTTCACCATGAG